GTTCCAATAACATATTCGTCTTCTTCTGTTCTTGTAGGATATGGCATAAAACGTTGTAACTGATAATACTATTGTCGTTCATGGTTCAATACGATAGAAATATACCTTGAAGAACTTCGAAGTCGAAGCAAGTAGCAGGTCATACCGTCGTCATCACGCCATCGTAGCACGTCGTCGTTCACACCACACAAAAACAGAAATACAACGAGTTAGGAGATGCAAAACAGGGGGTAAGACAAGAAGCAAGACAAGAAGCAAGACAGGAAGCAAGACAGGGAACAGGAAGAAAGTCATGCATGAGCAATAATATACATACATATTTGTGGCAGGTTCTCTACAAGTTCAAGACAGGTTCAAGGCAGGTTCAAGGCAGGTTCAAGACAGGTTCAAGGCAAGTTCAAAGGTCATAATTTGCGAGTATTCCTTCAAATATATCACGCTTTCTTACGATATATGCTGTAAGAACAAGCGAACCGTTCAAAACAACCTGCGATGAGAACAAGTCACACTCCAAACAGAAATATACGAACTCCATAATACTAAGAATCAACTTTCAACCTCACCTTTTGAGAGAAGCAACTGTTGCGATGAAGAGTAATAAAATTTTTACGACAGTGTTCCTGGTAAGAACGCATACACAACACGCAGCAACAAAAGAATGGGTAAGGCAATCAAGTTTAAATGGTAGAGAGAAACACACGGCAGGTTTGAGAAGTTTGAGAGAAGATCACGACAGGTTCCACTGTAGGTTATATTGTAGGTTTCATGGCAGGTTTCATGGCAGGTTAGAGAGCGGATCAAGACAGGTTCCTTGACAAGTTTGTTGGTAAGAACAAGGCAGGTTCAACATCATGTTTTGGTTTGTTGAAATAGAGGAAGATACAGGACACTTTGACATTTTTACACTTTGACAGCAAAACAGTTCGCAAGTTCGTAGTTCGCAGTTCGCACCTTAGTTGCTTCGACGCAGGAGAAACAACACCTTCGTAGTTGCCTAGGTTCAGAGGCTCGCATGCTCGCTCCACCCGTGACGGTTCCAACCTCGACCGCTTGCGGCTTGGACCAATCGCTTCCAGTCTGAAAATGTCGGGATGGTTGAAATTCAATAATATCCAAGGGAAAGAGGACACGTGTCTATTCAATATATGCCGTGAAAAATGATTGTCAAATCGGTGTGTATCTTTAGATTTAATCCAATGGTGTGATATTAATGTTGAAGACATGGATAAAAAGGTGGGTTGTGTGGTTCGATACGATTGGACGAACCAATCTTGCGTTTGATAATACAGTCTGTCAATATGCCACGTATGCAACATAATACTTGCAAAATAAAAATAGATACGAGCAGTTCATGAATGGTTTGAATGGTTTGTTTTGGAATGTTTAGAAAATGTAACGGGTGGTTTGCCACGTAATACTTGCAAAATAAAAATAGATGCGAACAGTTCGTGAATGGTTTGAATGGTTTGTTTTGGAATGTTTAGAAAATGTAACGGGTGGTTTGCCACGTAATACTTGCAAAATAAAAATAGATGCGAACAGTTCGTGAATGGTTTGAATGGTTTGTTTTGGAATGTTTAGAAAATGTAACGGGTGGTTTGCCACGTAATACTTGCAAAATAAAAATAGATGCGAACAGTTCGTGAATGGTTTGAATTAGAATGTTAAAAATATGTAATGGGTGGTTTGCCACATAATACTTTTCAAAATAAAAATAGATGCGAACAGTTTGTTATTTGTTTGAATGGTTTCCATGGTTTTTGTTTTGGAATGTTAAAAATATGTAATGGGTGGTTTGCCACATAATACTTGCAAAATAAAAATAGATACAAACAGTTCGTGAATGGTTTGAATTAGAATGTTTGAAATATGTAACGGGTGGTTTGCCACGTAATACTTGCAAAATAAAAATAGATGCGAACAGTTCGTGAATGGTTTGAATTAGAATGTTAAAAATATGTAATGGGTGGTTTGCCACATAATACTTTCAAAATAAAAATAGATGCGAACAGTTTGTTATTTGTTTGAATGGTTTCCATGGTTTTTGTTTTGGAATGTTAAAAATATGTAATGGGTGGTTTGCCACATAATACTTGCAAAATAAAAATAGATACAAACAGTTCGTGAATGGTTTGAATTAGAATGTTTGAAATATGTAACGGGTGGTTTGCCACGTAATACTTTCAAAATAAAAATAGATACGAGCAGTTCGTCAATGGTTTGAATGGTTTCCATGGTTTTTGTTTTGGAATGTTAAAAATATGTAACAGGTGGTTTGCCACGTAATACTTGCAAAATAAAAATAGATGCGAGCAGTTCATGTATGGTTTGTTTTAGAATGTTTAAAATATGCAACGGGTGGTTTGCCACATAATACTTGCAAAATAAAAATAGTTCATGGTAATCGCACTTGAAATCATAATAACCCACAAAAACTAGTTCAAAATATGAAAATATATGGCGCCCCTACGCATATCTAACGCATAACTCACACGGGGTTCCCAAGAGATTTGACCTGAGACTGATATCAAGACCATTGGAGACCATTGGAGACCATTGGAGACCATTGGATAGTATTTCAAGACGATTGAAAATGTAAATCGGATTATTTATTACAAAAAAGTAATAAGAATGTTGATGACGTTTATGATAATCTCGAGAACAAGATATGCAATTAGGTGTATCCACTTGGTAAATTGTGTGTAGGGGAATGCGTTGATGAATGCGTGGATGAATGCGTGGATGTGTGGATGGATGTCTGGTGGTGTTTTGAATCAATAAGTGATGCACGAAATAGAAATGTCAAGATGGATGCATATAACAATCAATATAAATGTTGAAATTCAAGGTGTCAATTCATTATCCATTCAAGTGCAAGGTCGTGGTCTTCGTAACTAAATCATCGATGTTCGATATTCCCGTGGTGGTGTCAATGGTGTCAATGGTGTCCGTGGTGTCCGTGGTGTCAATGGTGTCCGTGGTGTCCGTAGTTTCAGAGGATAACCATTTATCAAGTGTAGATGTTCTTTGATTAATTATTGAATTTTGAAATGTTCCTGTGAAGTCATTCAATTCGAGATCGGGGTCGCCACCGTAGTCCGATTGTTGGGTAAATCTATCCAAGAGCACGGTTTTCCAATTCTTTCCCGCCCATCGATAATTCGGAGGTTTCGAAAGGAGACCAGGTTTAGGTTTGTAAACACAGGACAATGTGTATTTATTCCATCCATATATTACTCTGCCTTTAATTTCATCATATTCCCTTTCTTCGAAGCAGTTTGATGGTGTCGTAATGTCGCCCTTATCGTATGGGAAGGTTTTCTTTTTCTTTTTCGTTGTCTTTTTCGTTGTCTTTTTATTTGTATTATTTATCCGCTTCGTCTTATTGACATTCGATGGTGGTTCAATAGATGGTTCAATAGATGGTTCATGGTGTTTCAAGAATTTCGTTTCGAGATGATGTTTGAGTTCCGGAGTTAGAAATTTAGTTTTGAAAACAGGGTCACTAAAAAAGGTTTGTCGGACGATTGATTCGATTAGACTGTTTACTGCCGCTTCCATGACCGCTTCAATGACTTGACTACATATGGTATATTTTAGTATTTATTATTATTCAATTTTTGGAGTAGTAAGATGATGGTGTGCTATTATGGTGTTATATTGTTTTGTATTATTATTACATCGTTTTTTAATGCCGTCATGTAGGATGCTTTGAATGTTTGTAAATCCCCATCGAAGATAAAAATCCACAAAAATTTATACATTGGAATGATACCATCACCATTTTAAATGCATTGACACGTATCGAGCAACCTGTCGATGGAATGATTTCGAGGGAACCATCTTCTTCGAAGAGTTGCACTTCGACGGAGGATTTCGAGGGAACCATCGAGGGGGCGCATTGTTTCATTTAGTACAAGACGGACCAGTGTTAAAATTCAACACATGAATAATCTGTTTCAAAAAATCAAGGAAACGAGTTCCCCAAAAAAAAGAGGACTAATTTTTTTTTTTGATCCCCTCCCCGCTTAAAAACTTAAGCAACTTAATAAGCACATGGTAATAATTTCAATTTCATGTATTCAATTACCATTACGATATATGGTGGTTTAAATTTATATTTACTATATTAATGATGAATTCCATTGAATATTATATAAATGTTATTGAATATTAGGTAAATGTTATTGAATATTAGGTAAATGTTATTGAATATTAGGTAAATGTTATTGAATATTAGGTAAATGTTATTGAATATTAGGTAAATGTTATTGAATATTAGGTAAATGTTATTGAATATTAGGTAAATGTTATTGAATATTAGGTAAATGTTATTGAATATTAGGTAAATGTTATTGAATATTAGGTAAATGTTATTGAATATTAGGTAAATGTTATTGAATATTAGGTAAATGTATCTTTATATCCGGTAAATATGCATACTTTACTTAAGATATTCGTTAATATATATTGTTTATCTCATATAACTACTAAAACTTTTTACCATGGTCTTTTACAAGTGCGACCATTGTTCTTACACGACAAAACGAAAATCAAATCTCGATAATCATCTTAAAAGAAAGAATCCATGTTATATCGTTTGTCAACCAATATCGCCGGAAATATCTTCCACCAGTGAACAATCATCCACGAGTAAACATAAATTTCAATGTTCGAAATGTTATAAAATATTATCGAATACGACAAACTTGAAGAAACACGAAGAAAAATGTGATGGTCTCCATCCACTTCAATGCATGATATGTCTCAAAATGTTCGCATCAAAACAAGGAAAACATCAACATGTTAAAAATGTAAAATGTAAACCAGTCAACAATGGACCAATGCAAGTTATAAATAATAACGGTAATATTACGAACAATTCACACAATGTAACCAATAATATCATTAACAACTTCTATAATTACACACATGACCATGTCGAATTAGACAAATTGAAATCCGAATGCCGTTCTATAAAATCATCGATGGAATGTATCACTAAATATCTTGAACATACATTCTTCAATCCGGAACACCCGGAAACAAAAAATATATCGCTCACCAACCTACGGACGGACTACAAGTTCATCGATGTTTTCAATGATGGTAAATGGATTAAGGACATCCAATTAGATGTCATTAAGGGGATTATTAACCGATACATTAAATTATCGAGACAAATGTTGATTGATGAAAACCCGGGAAAATCCCCCGATCTAGATGCAACCGATGATATGGAAGAAACGGACAATCTTAAAAAGTTTGCGAATAATTATATGACGGATTTCAACACATTTAAGAAACGGGTATTCAACAAAGCAAAGAGCGATATTTACAACAACTCTCTACGAATATGTATATAAATGTATCGGAAGGATGTAAGAACCCATGGTTGGTATATTTTGTATGCTTGTAAAAATGTGAGAAAATGTCCCGGACGAATTTCATAGTTTGAAAAAAGTGTCCTAGGAAGTGTCCTAGGAAGTTGTAAACAAATTTGCCCCATGGTTGAAAAACTTTACAAAACAAAGTCAATCAGTGTTCCAAATCGACAATGACACCCCTGCATTTCCATAATGTGTCGCTTTAAATGCCGCCATGTAGGATGCCTTGAATGTTTGGAAACTCACAATGATTTACACATTGAAATATTAACCTCATCATTTTGAATGCATTGTAAAGCAATGTAATACATTGTAAAGCATTGTAATGCAAGGATACTTATCGAACAACCTGTCGATGGAATGATTTCGAGGGAACTGTCTTCTTCGAAGAGTAGAACTTCGATGGAGGATTTCGAGGGAACCATCGAGGGAGCGCCTTGAATGTTTGAATGTTTGAATGATGTTATGGACTATTTTTGTTTCTGTTTCTGTTTCTGTTTCTGTTTCTGTTTTTGTTTTTGGTCCCGTCTTTTCATTACGAGAAGATTGGATCGTCTACTCAATTTGTTAGCACCATGTTACAGTTTACAGTTTTCAGTTTTCAGTTTTCAGTTTTCACTTTCAGTTTTAGTTTTCGTTTTTGTAAATTTGAAAACAACTTTGCCCCATGGTTGAAAAACTTTACAAAACAAAGTTAATCAGTGTTCCCAGTCGACAATGACACCCATGCATTGTCCTAAGGTGTCGCTTTAAATGCCGCCATGTAGGATGCCTTGTAATTCCCCATCGAAGATGGAAACCCACAATGATTTACACATTGAAAATATTAATCGCATCATTGTAAATTACACGATGAAACTTTCGAAGGAATGATTTCGAGGGAACCATCTTCTTCGAAGAGTTTAACTTCGACGGAGGGTTTCGAGGGAAACATCGAGGGAGCGCCTTGAATGTTTGAATGTTTGAATGATGTTATGGACTGTTTCTGTTTCTGTTTCTGTTTATGTTTTTGGTCCCGTCTTTTCATTACGAGAAGATTGGATCGTCTACTCAATTTGTTAGCACCATGTTACAGTTTACAGTTTACAGTTTTAGATTTTATAAATTTGAAAACATCATTCCATTTCTTGAATTTCATTTTTGAAAAAAAAGTTTCCCATGGTTGAAAAACTTTACACAAAAAAAGGTAATCAATGTTCCCAATCCTCTCGAGAACCAATCTATAATGCCTTAATGTGTCGCTTTAAATGCCGCCATGTTGGATACCTTAAATGTTTAAATCCCCATCGAAGATGGAAACCCACAAAGAATTATACATTGAAATATCAACCTCACCATTGTAAATGCATTGTAAAACATTGTAATGCAAGGATACTTATAGAACATCCTGTCGATGGAATTATTTCGAGGGAACCATCGAGGGGGCGCATTGAATTATTGAATTATTGAATTATTGAATATGACTGGATTATGGTCACATCCGGTGCCTGACTGATCGGGATTGTTTCGTCCACCGTCTCATCTTGTGACACTTGTTAATATGTTACACAACACATGGTAGAACCTTACCGCATATTAATAAACACCCTCCTCGCATATTAGGGTTGTCTCCTTCGGATATATTAGCACATTATTTTCTAATGCAACACAAATTGAAAATGAAAATTAGTTATGCTATTACAGTTTGCAATGAATTTGTTGAAATTCAAAAACTAATCCCTTTTATTTTACAACATAAAAGAACTCATGATGATATTGTAGTTCTATACGATAAGAAAAATGGTGATAGTCGAGTTGACGAATATCTTAGAAACCATTCCGTAAATAATGACATTACTTTGCATTCTGATTTTTTTCAAGACCATTTTGCTGATTGGAAAAATAAATTAACTTCATTTTGTTCCGGAGATTATATTTTTCAAATTGATGCTGATGAATTACCTCATGAAGAATTAGTTACCAATTTACATACCATTATAGATAATAATCCAACGATTGATGTTTATGTTGTACCTAGAGTTAATATAATAGATGGTTTAACTCAACAACATATTGATAAATGGGGATGGAGAGTAAATGAAAAAAACTGGTCTAATTGGCCTGACTATCAATGGCGTATTTACAAAAATAAACCCGACATTAAATGGGTTAATAAATTACATGAAAAATTATACGGTCATAAGACAATTGCTTCGCTTCCATCTATGGAAAAATATGCTTTATATCATCTTAAAGATATTGAGAGGCAACTGAACGCATCCCGATATTATGATTCGCTATGTATTGGTCAAAAAAATAACCAATAAATGATTATTTTTATTTTTATTTTTATTATGCACACATCAACCAAAACATCGCACCAACCAAATTAACCACTCAACACCACTCAACACCACTCAACACCACTCAACACCACTCAACACCACTCTACACCACTCAATACCGACTACACCCTTTTCATTTCGATACTTCATCTACCATATACACACATTTCATGTCCACTAACTTTCGCAACTTTTTCATCATATCTTCCTCCTCATCCTTTTCTACATACTTTATTACCTTCACTGTCATCCATATGTCTTCCTTTGAACCACCCATTGATTTCACCGACGAGGGATACGCTTTATCACCACTCCGTGATGACCACGCACATATTGTCAAATGCACACCGGGTTTATTACTTATACCGCCTTTAAACATTGGACTACCTGCTTCCACACTTCGGTATATCGTCTCATGGTAATGCAACTTCATTTCATTGTTCAAATTCATAAAAGTAATATTACCCACCGCTTTCGCATCGCTCAGTACCTCCATTACCATTTCATTTTCCAACACATACATTTTACCCATTTCCAACTTTCTTGACAGTTCCGGTTTCCCCTGTTCCAACAACCATTCCCTCACTTTTTTTTGACGAAACATCCCGGATGCTGTAAACCATGCACTACGTTCGCTCTTATCCAAATTTATTTTTATCGGCATCAAATGCTCCACTTTGATTTCCAATTCGACACCATTCTTTTTATTTTTATACACATTCATCGCATTGTCATTCAATGGTCCCGACACATCATCGTATCCGGACACATATTCTCTCGCTTGACGCATTATCCCCGCATCCACATACACATCTATGTCGTAACCATTTGAGTTTTCATCCACATACCCACATACTCGACCGAACAACCCCTGTAATCCCGTGTCTGTCTTCTTCGCATTCGAATTTATCGACGATACGGATGCCTCGAACACCATCGATATGTGCTCCTTTGGTAACACCTTACCCATTCTTAGCATCCCCGTTATCAATACCACCGTACTCGCCAATGGCTCCATTTTCAATGTTTCCATGCTGAAATCCCTATTCACCGTTGTCGAGTTCAACACTTCGCATGCCATACCCACCTCTTTGCACGCTTTACGAACTATTGACTCGTACCCATTCTTCGACACTCGGATTATGGCATACTTTTTTCGATTTTTATATTTCTCCAACAATTCAATTACCTTATTAACCGACGACTCGCTCTTTATTTCAAACGACTCGTATACCCGACCGCTATTTAAATACCACCCTACACCTCGATATTGGGATCCGGCCTCCAAACGAACCATTGTTGTACCTTCCAGTTTCCCTTCAACCCTTCCAACATCGCTATTCACCACGCTATTTATCATCAACTCTGAAAAAGGGGTCGCACTCACTGTCAACAACCTAATATTTCGTTTTTCCGACTCTTCCATGTCTCCCTTTAATATTCCCTCCAAATTGTTCTCCTTGAACCAACTGTGTGGACCATTTCCCTTTGACTGCGCATAATGCGACTCGTCCCACACTATCAATGTGTTGTCCCTCACTCTCTTTTCATCTTCCATCTTCCCTTTTTTCAAATTCTTCTCCAATAAATCTTGACCCCATATCACCTTCGTTTTATTGTTAAATAAGCGACACAATGTTGTTTCATTTTGTGTCGGCATCTTTTCGCATATCTTTTTAGACATCGCATTGCAATACTCTGTCTTATCCTTGATTACTTGAGCACGTAATTCCTTCTCACGATTACCACTTATCACCAGCACATTCTTGATTCCATACAACCCTTCCGACAATATTTTACAAATCGCATACCAATATGCTCCGGACTTACCCATTTGCATTTGTGCTAAAAGTAGAACATGGTGGTTCGAAGAAAAGGCGTTGATTATCCGGTCACCACAATCTTCTTGGTTAGAATGCACATCTACAACCATTTTTTTACGATTTTCCTTTGTCTTTGTGTTTTTTTTAAAGGTTTTCTTTGTCTCTATACATCCGTCATAATTCAATTTTCATCAATTCATCATATAAACCATATAATGGATACTCATGGTAGACCCATGATATACCCATGGTAGACCCATGATAGACCCATGGTAGACCCATGATAGACCCATGATAGACCCATGATATACCCATGGTAGACCCATGAGGGGGGCATGGTAGACCCATGATAGATCCATGATATACCCATGATATACCCATGGTAGACCCATGGTAGACTGATGAAACACCCATCTAACTATCATGGTCATTTCCATGTTATTGATAAAAATTGATTTATGTTTGATACGACATTCCCACCACTGAATAATATCATCTATACGATTTACTATTGCTATCCTTGCGATCTCCTATCTACAATCACCTTGCTCCTCTTTCGACGACTAACTATGGCTCCTCTTTCGATTACTACTTCTATGGTTAACAATTCTCAAACCACCCTTTCGAATACTTTTACGACCAACTATCACGACCATCACGACCATCTACACCCTTCCACACCACGCATCGTATTCATCTACTATGCAATCAACACCATCAAAACTGAACTCAACCATCTCATTGACAATAACATTACTATTTATTCTAAACCAATACGGACTGGTTCAACATCTACGACAACACCTAAACCACTCAATCTTCATCAAATCGCAATGGGAACTGCTTCACATGCCCTTAACATTTTCAATGACAATACTCATCTCAATGATAAACAAGCAATCATCCTTGGAATGATGCGTTTCAATCAACTCCATCATGTCCGCTATTTCATGGTCGATGAAAACACCGTGATTTAACTAGCCATTTCAACCCCAAACCAATTTCAACCAATCAACCAACCGCCTACAATTCCACCTCCATTTTTTCATTCGCTTATTTACCATTTTACCCACCACCATTTTTTTTAATTTAGATTAACATTCAAACATTCTATCGAAGAATTGTTTGGGGAACCTTCGGGGAACCTTCGATGAACCTTCGTGCATTCTATCGGATAATTGTCGAGGAACCTTCGAGGAATTGTCGATGAGTTTCCGATCATCCAACCATTAACTTTCGAGCATCCAACCATTACCCTTCTAGCATCATTCGAGCATCTAACCATTACCCTTCGAGGAACCACCGATTACCCATCGAGGAACCACCTACCTACCCATCGAAGAACCACCGAAGAACCACCTACCTACCCATCGAGGAACCACCGAAGAACCACCGATTACCCACCGAGGAACCTTCGAGGAACCACCGAGGAACCACCTACCTACCCTTCGAGGAACCTTCGAGGAACCTTCGAGGAACCACCTACCTACCCATCGAAGAACCACCGAGGAACCACCTACCTACCCATCGAAGAACCACCGAAGAACCACCGATTACCCACCGAGGAACCACCGAGGAACCACCGAGGAACCACCGAGGAACCACCGAGGAACCTTCGAGGAACCTTCGAGGAACCTTCGAGGAACCTTCGAGGAACCTTCGAGGAACCACCTACCTACCCTTCGAGCATCCATTACACTTCATTGATGAAAATTGAATTTACCATGCTTTAACTTGCTTTTTCACGCTTTTTGATGAAAATTGAATTTACCATGCTTTAACTTGCTTTTTTCGTGGTTTTTGATAAAAATTGATATATTCATGTGTCCTTTTGCTCCTTGATATAATGTAATACAATACCTTCCAAAACAGACCATTCCTCGAGATATCATGGCTTCTTCCACTAACCAACAAACTATCCGGACTATCATGTCTATCGTTGATGACCATAAAGACGATGTTTCCGAATTTGAGTATTTGCGTATTTGTGATACTTTGAGGAATATGTACAATCGGGAGGGGACTGCTGCTGCTAATACGACGGCGAATGCTATTCGACAACGGGTCGGTTACTATGAACAGCACATGCCACTTACTTCACCCCCTACTCCCGTCGTTCATCGCAGTCGTCGTTCTACTCTCGAAAATTTGATTGTTAGTTATCAACGTGATTTACAGAAAATCCAAAATCGTTCCATTCAAATTCCCACTACGTTCTTGCTTAATGTTAGCAACGATATGCGTATTGAAGTTCTACGTGCTAAGTGCGCTGAACTCAACATCGACGTTCCGGTTATTCCCGGGCACACTCGCAGTGGACCTCTCGTTACAAAAATCCAGAATGTATTAATTGAAAATGGAGTATCACGGGCGGCATTGAAACGGGAGTATTACGCATTGCGAATTGAAAAATCCTACGATGCATACTACGAACACATTCAGAATGAAATTTTGTCTATGCAAGCTAATCTCGCTATGCTTGATTAAACGAAACGAATCGCATCGCATCGCATCCTTTAAAAAAATAAAAAATAAAAAAATAAAAAAACAAAAAAATAAAAAAAGAATATAAAATTTCTTTTTTCCTTTTCCTTTTTCTTTTTCTTCTTATTTGGATTTGGCACTATACCGTTGACATAACTAGCATCCTTCGACCATCCTTCGAGGAACCATAGACCATCCCTTCGAGCAACCACCGAGGAACCTTCGACCATCCTTCGATGAACCACCGACCATCCTCCGAGCAACCTTCGAGATACCGCCGACCATCCTTCGAGGAACCATAGACCATCCCTTCGAGCAACCACCGAGGAACCTTCGACCATCCTTCGATGAACCACCGACCATCCTCCGAGCAACCTTCGAGGAACCACTGATGAACCTTCGAGGAACCACCGAGGAACCGCCGATTAACCTTCGATGACTTATCGAGCATCCTTCGAGGAACCGCCGAGAAACCTTCGTGCATTCTATCGACGAATTGTCTAGGAACTTCCGATCATCCAACCATTACCCTTCTAGCATCCTTCGAGAAACCACCATTCAACAGTCGATGAACCTTCGAGCAACCTTCGAGGAACCACCGAGCATCCTTCGAGAAACCACCTACCTACCCTTCGAGGAACCACCGACCATCCTTCGATAAACCACCGACCATCCTCCGAGCAACCTTCGAGATACCGCCGACCATCCTTCGAGGAACCATAGACCATCCCTTCGATCAACCACCGAGGAACCTTCGACCATCCTTCGATGAACCTTCGACCATCCTTCGAGGAACCATCGACCATCCTTCGATTAACCATCGACCATCCTTCGATTAACCATCGACCATCCTTCGAGGAACCACCGATGAACCACCGACCATCCTCCGAGATACCACCGACCATCCTTCGAGCAACCTTCGAGCAACCTTAGACCATCCTCCGAGATACCGCCAATGAACCACTTAACATCCAACCATTACCCTTCGAGCATCCAACCATTACCCTTCGAGCATCCAACCATTACCATTCGAGCATCCAACCATGAACCTTCCACCATCCATTACTCTTCATTGATGAAAATTGATTTTACCATGCTTTTACTTGCTTTTTCATATTTTTTGATAAAAATTGAATTTACCATGCTGTAACATGCTTTTTATGGTTTCTGATAAAAATTGAAATATTTTTATGTTGTTTGCTTTCCATAAGTTAATGAACAACATTTTTACACTGCTTACTACTGTGCTTACTACTTTGCTTTCTACTTTACATCCTACTATTTCAGACGGTTCTTTCGCCATTACCATGGCTCTCCAACATCAATACGCTGGACTCGTTCGTTCCGTCGTCCAACAGGTTGTTTTGGAATGCAAGAAGGAGAACCTTTTCATGATTGGGGCGGAAGATTACATTGTTCGACAGGACTACTTCGTTAGTCGCATCCTCTCTTTGGAAGGGGGAGTTACTGCTACTCCCCCACTTGAAAGCGGACCTGCAAATACGCCAGTCGATACACCTGCAAATACGGCAAACAAGACGCCTAACAAGAAGGCAAACAATACGGCAATCAAGAAGAAACCACGGCGTACCTCTGTATCATCCGACACCCCCTCAGACACACCCTCCGATACCCCCTCCGACAAACCTGAACAAGATAAAGAGAAAGAAACCTCCCCTTCTTCCAAATACAAGGGGGAACTCATCAAATACATCAAGAATCACCTCGCATACCTCGCTGACTATTGCGTCGAGGTATATTCCAAAGCTAAAGAGGACAAGAAAACCAAACAACTCACTACCCCTCGGAAACTCAATAAACATCAAATCGCTTTGGGGACCGCTGAGTATACATACCAATTCGTTATTGAGCAATACGGCATTGATGGTTTCAAGGAAGAGGATGCAGTGATCAAGGGAATGCTCAAATACAATGAGTTGAACCAGGTGCGTTACTACACGGTGGATGAGAATACGGTAATAGAAGATGAGCGCATGGTGTCAATACCCCGTGCATGTGAATACTTTGATTTGAGTATCATTCCATTGAAAAATCAACTGAAGAAGAAGGTTCCAATTCCATCGAAGAGGGTGAAGAAGCTGCGACCCCCCGTCGAGGAAACCGTCGAGGAAACCGTCGAGGAGCCCCCCTTGAATAAGGGGCATGTCAAGTCAATAGTCGAGAACATTGAGAGTGGAAACACAACCTCAATTGAAGTCGATGAGCCCCCTACCACTCCCGAGGAGACGCCCGAAGAGCCCCCTATCTCCCCCGAGGAGACTGTCGAGGAGACCCCCGAGGAGACCCCCGAGGAGACGCCCGAGGAGACGCCCGAAGAGACGCCCGAAGAGACCCCCGAAGAGACCGTCGAGGAGACCCCCGAGGAGACGCCCGAGGAGACGCCCGAGGAGACGCCCGAAGAGACCCCCGAAGAGACTGTCGATGATGACGACGCAGAAGACGAAGACGTTGAGGTCAACATCGTTAATGAGGTTGTTGATGCTAATTCATCCGATGACGAGGACTCGGACGACGATGACGACAGCTCTTCGTCATCCTCCTCTTCCGATGAAGACAGCGACGAAGACGGCGACGGCAACGAAGACGGCGAAGGAGACGGCGACGGAGACGGCGACGGAGACGGCGAAGGAGACGGCGACGGAGAAGACGGCAACGAAGACGGCAACGAAGACGGAGACGGGGACAGGGACGGCGTAGACGAGTATGGTCTCGGTTCCAACGAACTCGGGCTATCTGACGACTTTGAGGAGGATGAGGAGATGGAATCTTATATCATGAACTTCGAGTGATGTTCCTATATCGCATCATATAGCATCGCATAGCATCGCATAGCATAGCATAGCATCGCATAGCATCGCATAGCATCGCATAGCATAGCATCGCATCCTTTAAAAAAATAAAAAAATAAAAAAATAAAAAATTTCTTTTCTTTCCATTTCAATTTCCCCTATTTTTTTGTTTTTCTAAAGAAGCAATCCTCTTTTCCTCATTTTTTTCCCAGTTTCCCTATTCATTTTATTTATCAATACACATATTAAACTCTTCAATAAGTTCTTGCTTCGATATTGATTTTGGTCCACAAGTATTCGTTTTACAATCATACATTATATTTTGTAATTTTTTGAATATTTCGTCTGTTAAATCTATATCAACAAATTTAATAAAATAGTGTGATTGAATACATTTGTCTGCTGTTTCTTTACTAATATATCCTGCATTCACACCGATACGCCTAAATGATATATCATGCCCATCTGTTTTTTTAACAAATTTATATTTATTGGGTTTTAGTTTTTTCGGAAGTTCTCGTTCAATCTCATTCTTTATCCATATTTGAAATACACATGGAACATCATACTCATTATTATCTATAATGAATGGGTTTTTAGGTAAATCATACTCGTGTATAAGATGAAATTTTAATGGGTAATGTTTTTTCAAACTATTCTTTTTAAAACTTTTCGGTAGTATAAATGATATGCTATCACAATACTCACATGATTTTTTTATAAATTTAATTGCTTGTGATGATTGACGACCGAATGGAGGGTTCCCTATAATATGAATTTTTCCATTTGATTCTTTTGTTTTTATTATACTTTTTGTATTATAATTGAACTCTAAATAATCTTGTTCGATTATCTCATCATTTTCTGGTTTTATATCATAAAATCTATAATTTTCAAATAATGATTTTATATATTTAATGAATGAACCATTTCCAGCACTCGGTTCTATGCATATATCTTTTTTTTGTATATGTATATGTTTTTTAACTAAATCAATACATTTTTCAACAATAAATTGGGCGGTATAGAATTTATCGATTGTTTCTCGTTTTAACCCTGTATTTTGCACGGTATTTATTTTATCATCATTTATATCTATATGATTTTCGGCAACCATTTTTTATAGAGAACAACTTACCACCTTATCTTATAATTTCATCAGTTTTATTAAGTTCTTTTTCTTTTTCTTTTTCTTTTTCTTTTTCTGTAATGAGTTTTGCATTTTCTAAATGATGATAACATTCTAAAATAGTTAATGTTTCAACTTTATTTTACATAAACAAATTTCACAATTCTACAATTTATGTTAATTCCCTAAATATTTAGAAAAGCAGTGTTTTAGATGTTCAAATTAAAAGGTGTAAAACAAGGTTTACGCATATTATAGAGGGGTTTGATTGGAGGGGGGGGTAGGTAGATTTATATAATGGATGTTTGTCTTTATATATAACCATACCATCCGGATATGACACATCTCTAAAAAAAAAATTGAATTATATTTTGTTCGAAATAAGATAGGTAGATAATATTATTATACTTAACCATACACCAATTTTACAACCTATAATCATGGCAGCGATTCGCATGGAAATCACTAAGTTGCTCAATTCCCACATCATGGAAATCATTGATGTTTTGAAGACCAACAACTTGCTGACCCCCGAGGTCGAAACCTGCTTGATGACGAAATGCTATAAAAAAGAAAAAGAGGAGGGTATGGAAGCGGGTTTTGATGGTGTCGATGGTGGTGTCGATGGTGTTAAAGTGGATGGCGTTGATGATGTTAATGTGGATGGTGTCGATGGTGGTGTCGATGGTGGTGTCGATGGTGTCGATGGTGCTGATGTAAATGTGGATGAAGGTGTTGCTGATGTTAATGTGGATGAAGGTGGTGTCGATGGTGGTGTCGATGGTGGTGTCGACGGTGTATCGACGCAGGGCGGTCTAGAACAAGGAACCACCTCGAACCCCACCTCGAACCCCACCGAAGACAACAATGAGAGTAAAAACGACAATGAAGTTGGTAGCGCCAATGAAGTTGGTAGCGCCAATGAAGTTGGTAGCGCCAATGAAGTTGGTAGCGCCAATGAAGTTTGTAGCGCCAATACTGCTACCGTCGTCGACACCCCTGGAGGAGATGTTGATTCTACAAAATCACAAAAAACCAAAAAATCAAAGACTGGGCGGAAATTGTATATAAGTCAAATTATGACACGCATAGAAAATGAGTATGTGCGTTTCATCGACACCGCCATTGTTGTTTACAAAGAAAAAGACGGGAAAAAAAAGAAACAGAGTAAGCAGTCCAATATCAAGGGAGCCGCTGGATACGCTGTGAAAATCCTATGTAAGAGTAGCGAAATAATGGAGAAGGATGCAATTTTAAGAGGAATGCAACAATTCAATAACGAACATGGAAAGACCTATTTCAAAGTGGATGAAGTGGCCGCTTACAATGGAATTGAAGGTGGAGTCGGTACTGATGTTGGTGATGATGTTGGCGTTGGTGCTGTTGATGTTAATGGTGGTAATTAATGGTGGTAATTAATGGTGGTAATTATAATGGTGGTAATTAATTGTATCGCATTTATCACAATGCATCAAAATGTATCCACAAACCGCATTCATACCGTCCACCCCTTACCCGGTGTCCTGTCCCCTACTCTCTATTTCGAGTAAACCAGGTTTCACACATACAAAAACACTATGTTTTCTTTTTGGAATAACCATAACCCAAATAATGATGGGAACCGTACTCTCCAACCTGATCATCTTTATCCGCTGTTAATAAATGTACTGTTTCCGAAAATATGGGATTGTCATAGTACACCTTCGTCACTAAACATGGACCTGTTGTACATAATATATAGGGTGGTCCCGTATATTTCAAATGTTCTACGTCGTTGGATATGTTCACATAATTCACCGCTATCGCACCGCCCAGATTACCTGTGTAAATTATATGTTTGCTATTGTTACTAAAGGGATTGTCATAAACAGTCACTTTCGTGTTCGTGTTTATAATCAGGATGTAATGCAAACAATCATACAAAAATTTAGTTTTCGGTGCACTCGCTATAAAATAGTTGGCTAACCCTACATATTTCATATGGTGATCTTTATACATTGAAAAGGGGGTCGGACTATTTAGTTTTTCGATACATAATATAACTGATTTATCGCATTGCTCGATGTAAGATTTCGGGTTTTTCTCCAAATAGACATCCAAATCCATATAGATACCACCATATACATACAATGCGACTAGACGGAATATGTCCGTTTTTCTGATGATCTCACATTGTTGATACACCTCATACAACTTGGAATTAAATGACCGTACGAGAACATCCATGTCGGTGTCATCGAATATCTTGATTTCATAGTCATTAAAGAATTCCACTATGCGGTCGAAACACAACCTGTAAAATTCCGGGAACTCATCTACATTTTTCGTCTTGTATGTTAAGATGAGGTTTTTTGGTATCATGTTTTTTGGTATCATGTTTTTTGGTATCATGTTTTTTGGTATCATGTTTTTTGGTATCATGTTTTCCGGTTGATGCTGCATTTTCAATGCTTTAACATTTATATATTTTTTATTTGTTATTTTTTTTAACTTGGCGATGTTGTCGATATATGTTAACGTTTGTGACCATTCCATTTTTTACATGTTTTATTATTTGCATATTATTCCAACCCTCAACAACATAATGGTTAGGCATTGTCCCAATGTCTAAATGTCCCAATATATCAATGTCCCAATGTCCCAATGTCCCAATTTTCCAATGTTCCAATGTTCAACTGCCCCAAGTCTATAGTGTAGACATGAACCAATAGGTTGCCATTAACATTACATTTTTCCTTCGATAAACCACATACTTTGGAAACTCCGTGGAAACTCCGTGGAAACTCAATGGAAACTCCATGTTATTCAGATACGGAGCATGTGTTATATAAAAAAAACCACAGGATATAGTTCCACACAACACAGTCGATCTATCTTTTGTAAGTGGGTATATGTGCTATGTTGTGTGGTGTTATGGGTGTGTATGTTATGGGGGGTAGTGTGCATATATTATTGTTTATTTTATTGATTGATATTGTTAAAAATTGATTTATTATTTGTAATGGGTCTCCCTCACACAATGAATAAAAACACACTTTGAAAAAGCAAACAATTATATTCCCTTTCCTGTGTTTAAAAAATACAGATTTCAGATTGTGCTTTGTTCGAGGGTGGTATAACAAAGATCGTAAAATAATACGAACATGGCGAGCGCTAGTCTTGTTACCGACCACACGATTATGTTGCGAATGGATGAGATTGAACGTATATGTAATTGCCGCCTGTTGTCCCGGAGTGGGTATTGTTGTGCTCGTTCGAAGTATCGGGTAAAGTATTCAAACCCGAATAACCCATCGGGTGGTATGCAATACACTCGATATGTTTGTGGCACCCATTTACCACATGTCGTCGCCGACTTACCCCCTGAAACCAGGGAACATTTAATTTACCACTCCATCGAAATGATGCGCACAGGAGCGATTTTGCGACGTGTCGTGTTCGACCCGATTTCCCGACGAACTCGACCAATAGTGTACACCATCACTACCGATTTGGCGAATAACATCGCAACCACATCGAACACATCGAACACATCGAACACATCGAACACATCTACTCAAACACATGGAACATCATTATGGCAACAATATACATACACTAACCCTATTAACCCACCTGCTACCCCTCCTACGGCCCCTCATACGGAACCTCCTACTGAACCTCCTACGGCCCTTCCTACGGAACCTCCAGAGAACCCTCCAACTAATCCAAACACAAACACCACCACCGATAATAATGTAAATGGTGACATTGAAGTCGTCGAAATTGAATACACCGAAGAAGAAAGTGTTGATGAAACCAGTAGTGATGATGACACCGATGATGACACCGATGATGACGATGATGACGATGATGACGATGATAGTGGCATTGACATCAGTAGTGACGATGAAAGTGATGGAGAATTTGGCGAGAACTGGCGGGGACGGCGAATGGATTACCCTTCTCCTCCACGGACTCCGTCGCCGCCTCCACAGCGGTCTGGCCCAATGTCGCCACCACCCGCTCCCCAACGGTCTGGAACTGGGTATGGAACTGGGTCTGGATCTGGGTCCGGAGTGGGTAGGGGTGGACACATATATAGACCCATTGCCCGCCGCCAATCTCTTATGCGCACCGACTCCCTTTCGAACAATTTCGACGGAAACCCTCGGGCGTCCCTTCAGGAACGGTTGGACAGTGTGTGGATACCCACGGCAATTCCACCTTTACCACCTCAACCATTCTCGATACTACCGATAAATGCTCGGACTGCGATTACCTCGTCGGTCATACAGATGATCTACCAACAAGGAGGAGTGGTCCTCCCCCCGTGTTCCTCAGCTTCTTCAAGTAATTGTGGCCACAATGAATGCGAATGCTCGATATGCTTGAACGACGATATCACCCCTCAAACCGGAGGGATGTTGAGTTGTGGTCATACATTCCATAACCGATGCATAAGCGACTGGTTCGTCCGTGGAAGGAAACTAACGTGCCCGAATTGCCGCCGCCCGGCAGACCTGTCGAATATCATCGGAAAATGAGAATTGATTGGGCTTGTTTGCTTGCTACCTTGCTTTGTGTCCTTACTTGTTGTCCTTACTTGTTGTCCTTACTTGTTGTCCTTGCTTATTTACATCTATTGTTTATTAATCTATCATGCTATTGATACCTCTCCAATTTCCGTTTTTTTGTTTTTCCAATTTTATTTCTATTTTTATGTCATGGTATTGTAAGTTACATGATGAATAATAGCGCTACTATTATTAATAGCGCTGCTACCCTTTTGACTTACTTAGATGGTCGGCCTATCCTACTCCAATTCTAGTGTTTAATATATGGATAAATTAAACACAAACGACAAAAAATATACAAAAAATATGGACACACCATCTTCAGGAAAAACAAAGCGGCGAACCAAGAACGATTACGATAACCATTACGATAACCATTACGAAACACGATTTAGACGTCAATAAAAGAGAGTTGCATTATATGTAAAAAAAAACTAAATCATATTCACAGAAAGTAATGTCAAATTGTGTTCAAAATAGTTTACATTACTTTCTGTGAAATGGATACGATTTAGTTTTTTTTTTTCGGAACGGTTATACACAACTATTTCTCAAATTTTCAAGATACTCCCATCGTTCTAGATTCTCACCTGCTTTGTACCCTCTTCCCAAATAGTGCCAGAGTTCAGCTTGTTTTGTATTTTTCAACATGGTCTGCAATTCTACAGATTGTGAGAATTTAGCATATAAAATGTTGTTAACACAGTTTGCTCTAACCCGAGCCCATTTGGACAACTGTTCTTCGTTAAGAACGATTAATTTCCGAGCTTTACGAGCATCGTTACCATTACCCTTGGATAAATCAGACTCAGATTCTAATGTAAATGTAAACGCAATCTTTTCGTCAAACAATTTAAATTTGCTATAATGAAATGCATGCTCTGCGGTATTAAAAGTCAAATTATCATATGTAAACTTTGACTCATGAAAATTTGATAGCATTCTTCTCCAATGATTAATCGAATGCAAGTCTTTAAAAGTACCATTGATTTTATCAGAATCAGTTAGAAATTCATTTTTTCCTTTACCTGGAAAAGCATCAGCACTTTTGCTATAAAATACAAATTTCGAATTCATGATAGTATATATGTTTAATATCTGCTTACGTATCTAAAAGATTATTCAATTTTTAACAATTATATTAATTCAATTTTTAACAACTATATTCATTCAATTTTTAACAATATCAAGTAATAAAATAAAAAAATTCTTGGTGATGTGATGCTCTGAAGACCCAACGCCGAATAATAATGTAATAACATATATACACTATATAAGATAGCAAAATCGTTGAACGAATGCTCATTGTATTATACGTTACATGATGAATTGCGTTGCCCAATGATTTATATAGGTCTATCCTACTCTAACTCCGTTGTGGTTCGAAAAAATATATGGATAAAGTAAACACAAACGACAAAAAATATACAAAAAATATGGACACACCATCTTCAGGAAAAACAAAGCGGCGAACCAAGAACCATTACGATAACCATTACGATAACACGATTTATACGTCAATAAAAGAGAGTTGCATTATATGTAAAAAAAACTAAATCATTTTCACATAAAGTAATGTCAAATTGTGTTCAAAATAGTTTTACATTACTTTCTGTGAATATGATTTAGTTTTTTTTTTTTCGGAACGGTTATACACAACTATTTCTCAAATTTTCAAGATACTCCCATCGTTCTAGATTCTCACCTGCTTTGTACCCTCTTCCCAAATAGTGCCAGAGTTCAGCTTGTTTTGTATTTTTCAACATGGTCTGCAATTCTACAGATTGTGAGAATTTAGCATATAAAATGTTGTTAACACAGTTTGCTCTAACCCGAGCCCATTTGGACAACTGCTCTTCGTTAAGAACGATTAATTTCCGAGCTTTACGAGCATCGTTACCATTACCCTTGGATAAATCAGACTCAGATTCTAATGTAAATGTAAACGCAATCTTTTCGTCAAACAATTTAAATTTGCTATAATGAAATGCATGCTCTGCGGTATTAAAAGTCAAATTATCATATGTAAACTTTGACTCATGAAAATTTGATAGCATTCTTCTCCAATGATTAATCGAATGCAAGTCTTTAAAAGTACCATTGATTTTATCAGAATCAGTTAGAAATTCATTTTTTCCTTTACCTGGAAAAGCATCAGCACTTTTGCTATAAAATACAAATTTCGAATTCATGATAGTATATATGTTTAATATCTGCTTGCGTATCTAAAAGATTATTCAATTTTTAACAATTATGTTAATTCAATTTTTAACAACTATATTCATTCAATTTTTAACAATTATATTAATTCAATTTTTAACAACTATATTCATTCAATTTTTAACAATATCAAGTAATATATAGGTCTATCCTACTCTAACTCCGTTGTGGTTCGAAAAAATATATGGATAAAGTAAACACAAACACAACGACAAAAAATATACAAAAAATATGGACACACCATATTCAGGGAAAGCGAAGCGGCGAACCAGGAAACCGAAGGTGATGATTTGTGGGATTAACCCCCGCACCGACCGGTGTCGGCGCCCTCCAGTCGGGGTCGGTGCCCCCCACGAGAAGTGTGTCCTGAACAAAGAGACCAACTTCTGTCGGTTCAAACCCCTGACGGGTGATGCGGTCTGTGGAAAGAACCCGAGGACTGGGCGCTGCGCCAAACCGCCCTCGGGAAAGAATGCACCACACCCCGACTGCATGCTCAATAAAAAAACGAACCGATGTGTCTCGAAATCAATCGGGGCGAGGAAACCAGGGAAACCAATGGTGAAAAAACCTCGGAAAGAAGGCAGACCAGCAACATCAGTTCCCGCAGCATCGGCTCCCGCAGCATTGGCGTCCGCATCATCGAATATCCAGGCAACTCCCCAGGCAACTCCCCAGGCAACTCCCCGGGCAACTCCCAAGGCAACTCCCAAGGCAACTCCCCAGGCAACTCCCCAGGTAACCCCTCGGGCTACTCCCCAGGCAACTCCCCAGGCGACCCCTCGGGTTACTCGCCAGGCAACCCGGCGGGCCGCCGCCGCTCGTGAGGCACTGGAGGCGAATGCATTTTTGAAAGCCAGTCAGCGGACAAGAGCGCCGCCTAACCGGTTGATTGACAAGATTTATCCAGGTGAAGAGCAGATGATGAATAAACAGAGAGAAAATGAAGCCAAACGCCGGGCGGCGAAGGAGAGGAAGAGGCGGGCTGCGGCGAAGAAAGCGAATAAGGCGTAGGCTAAGGCGAAGGAGACATGACAATGGGGGTGATCATGATAATGTGGTGGTCATGGTAATGGGGTCATGGTAATGATGGGCCATGGTAATTGGGTTGGTCATGGTAATGATGGGTCATGGTAATTGGGTTGGTCATGGTAATTGGGGGGGTCATTAATGATGGGAGATGAATTGGGTACCATGTTGTGTTAATGGTGGTTTGAATTATGATTTTGTACCTACACTCCATTGTTGTGCAATTCGTGCCAATGCATGGGTCGATTTTTTTTATCATTTTTGTCAATTTCATCTTCTTCCCAGATAGGATACTCTTTTTGGGAATAAATGGATTTGATATATGTCTTTGTTAAGGTGGACGGAGGACGGATGACACGGAGGACACGGAAGACACTGAGGACACGGATGATACGGAGGACGGTGGACATAAGACGATGACGGATGACGGAGGAAGAGAACGGAATAATATTAAAAATTTCTAATGATTATTATTCGGTTAAAAAACTTCATTTTTCTCTGTCGAACATGGGGGCAAATGTCGCACCCGAAACGAAAAATAGACCCCAAACACACACGGGTTCCGTAAATTTGATGGTACAGTAATTATCAATGAATGTAATCTGAACAATGGTTATACCTTTTTTTTACCAAACAAATTGTTATTGTTTTTTTTTTATTGAACAAACGGGGTTGTTTGTTAATTGGTTATTTGTTCGTGAATTTCTACACGAACCCTTCCTTAATTTGCTCATCGGTATATGTCCCCCCGATGTCATAATACATGTGGTCGAAGGTGGTAAAATTAGACAATCCACTGTCATGTACATGTCCGAATGATATATTGTAAGTCGTATCATTGAAACTACTTTTATCTTTTACTAAAATAGACAAGGCGTGATTGTCCTGACTTATTTCAAAATTGATTCTAGGACTTTCAGGTGTAAACGTAACAAATTCCCCGTTATAATACATTATAAATTTATGGTCAGAATACTTATATAATATAGTATACCGTCCATATACTCCTCTACTAGGGGTTTTATTTGGATGATTAATTCGTATCAATTGTGATCCGGATAACCATCTCCAGTAGTCGCTGTTGCTCATATATATTCCGAATAACATGTTCGACTGATTCTCATACATAGCAAACACTCTTGGTCCATTATGTTGATACTTAAATCTGAAATCGATAACGAAGTCATCTTTATTATTAGACAATTCTAACGGGAAACTGTAAGATAGTTCTCCTGAAATTGTATTTTTACCAAAGGTGACCTTTCCATCTTCTGTTCTATCGATTTCTGATGCGTTGCCTGTTAGTGTTAATCCACTTAAATCGTCTGTATCGGCGAAGGTCCAAGCCCGTCCATTCACTGATGGTGGCACCTTTACAGTGGACCGAACCCTAATCCCCACTTGGTGTCGAGATTGGTCAGCACGGCCGCAATTTCTTCATCGCTCAGCGCCTCTTTCATTACAATAATTTCGGCGATTTGCCCCTTGAAACCAGTTGTACCATAACCAGGTTTGCCACCTGCTATGTTGAAGGAACCCGCCGGTATATTTGTCGGATTAAAATTTGGTTGAGAAATTTCATCGAAGTTTTTCGACGTACTCGAACTCGGAGAGGATGACACACTATCAAACCAAGCGTTCAAGGTTTGTTCATAATTGTTGGTATCATCATATGTGTATCTAAATGCCATGAGTTTCGGGGTGTATAAATCATCCGCACTTACATTTGTGGGTGCATCATTTATAGAATTTCCGAATACATTTATCTTTCGGTTTATTGTCGTTCTAAATTGATTTCCTGATGCTATATCGAAGGATTTACCATCACCGAAAACACCACCACCAACATGCGGGTGGTTGATGAGATAGTTAAATGATGAAGAACCGTATTGATTGAAGTATACATCGTGCACATACACCGCAAATATGGTCATGTTGCTATTGTAGAACATTTCCCCACTTCTTGACTTATACATTGCCAAATTTGGACTCCCCGCATTAACTTGAAAGACAGGGAGGCCATTCAAATAGCTCGATGCGAGGATGTGAGTTGTTGTTCCGGAAGGCTCTCTTTGGTCATCATAGACGAACCTCCCAGTAGAGGAGTTATTGTTGTATGCGATGGCATCGATATGGACGACTTTACTATCACTATAGGTGTCTAGAGGGTCCGGCATCGGCGGGGGCGCCGGCACATACAAATCGAGGAAGGGGATGCCATTGCTGAGGCCGAAGGTGAACATTTCATTCCTCGCCAGGATGGGGTGGATGTTGCTGTCTGTTTTGGTGAAGTCCGCTTCGGTGCCCTTGACCCAGGCGCTCAGTGTCATGGTACTCGAGGCGGCGTCGCTGCTCAGAATGTCGGTGCCCAGGTCGATGTACTCCTCATCGGACCCACCGAAGTTGATGGCGTAGTTGCTCTGCCCCGCATGGGGCACCACCCCAGGGACATATTTCGCCTCGGCGAAGGTGGGGGGCAGGGTGCCGTCCCGGGCGTTGACCGTGGAGTCCGCCACATTCGAGTTGAATCCGAAGACGCCCACGGGGACCGGAACAGCGGCCTCGTCGAGGTCCAAGGGGAGCGGCGCTGTCGGAACCAGGGAGGGAAGCGCCTCGAAGTCGCCGCCGTCGCCCATCAGCAACTTGGCGGTTCCGTGGTGCAGACCGAACGAGAACACCCCCTCCTTGTGGACGACGGGTAGGAACTGGTTGGAGTTGGCGGCGTCCACATTCACCCAGGCCGCAAAGGTGGATGTGCTCAGGTTGGACCCGCCGATGTTCGACGCCCCAGCGATCTCGATGTATTCGTCGGTTTGTGGAACGAAATATTTGTCCCCGGATTTGGGGGCGATTGCCCCATCATTGTCACCGAAGGTGGTTGCTAGATCAGCGATATTGTGAACCACACCATCGTGGGCGTGACCCGACTCGTCGTAGACTGTGTAGCTCGCCGATTGGCCGGCATTTTGTGTCTCATCAAGTCGCTCGAAGTCGTAGCGGAGGAGCATTCCGCTGTTGAACCGTTCTTCGAATAGCGTTGTGATTTCATCTTGTAATAGCGCCCGGTTGTAAATTTTGAAGTCGTCGATCATGGTGCCCGCCTTGGCCATGGCGTCTGGGGTGTCTGGGTCGGTCGTGCCGATGAAGAGGGTGTCGAAGGGGTTCGTCGCTTCTGAAATGGTTGAGAACGAAGAGCTATTATCCAATTTTACTCCATTGAGGTAAAAATCAACCGTGTCTTGGGTGGTGCCACTATTATAGACAAAGGCGATGTGGTTCCAATCATCGGAATTCATATTCGTAAATGCAGATGATGTATGTGGTGTATTTGGTGTAGTATCAACGTCAATTTGCAATTCAGAACCCGATGTGACACTTAATTTCATGGAGGTGTTATCGTCGGCATTCCTCAACCCGATGAGGGCGTTTTCATCGGTCGCTGGTGGATCTTGGGGGGTAGGGGGGTAATACCAGAAGGACACAGTCGTGCTTTTCCCCGCTTTCACACCGACGGATTCGATGGTGTCGTGGCGGATGTAGGAATTGCCGTCGAAGGCGGCGGCGCTTTTTCCGATCACAGGGTTGGTGGTGTCGAGGCTCACATTGCCGAGGACATCGGCGCCCAGGTTCTTGTAGTTGTTGTCGTTGAAGGTCGTCTCGCTGTAGACCTGGGCGATTTTGATGGTTCCTCCCATGTAGTTGTGGTTTCCACACACATAGTAGAGGGTCGTCAATTCTGTGTCGATAGGGACTGTGTATTTAACTTCACGAGAAGTTGCTGTTGTAAAGTTTGCATCATACTCTTGTGGAGTGGTATCGGTATCATCTATATTATAAGTCACCCCGCTACTGCTATCGAGGGTGTAGCTCATGTAGTGGATACCATCGATATCTGTCTGGAGGAACAGGGGATGTTGAGATGCACTGGGATCTCCATTCGTGGTGTCGGATTGGTTGAATGTGTAGGTGCATTCAGGGTGCAGAATGAGATTATATTGGTCTTTTCCGTCAAAACTGAACTTATTCGTCCCATCATTAAATACTTTAACCTCAAATTCCACATTCGAATCAACCACGAACATTCCATTACTCCCCATATCCAAATGTGATCCACAATGGTAATATAATGTCAGATTGCCCTGTGCCTGGTCATGAACCGTGTATTCGAGTCGGCGGGTGGTGGCATTGTCGAAATCATTGCTATATGTTGTAAAGTCGCCGACATTCGAATTATCGAGGTAGTACTCGACATCCGTGGGGAAGACATTACCGCCAACACTAGTAAAAGTTTGAAACGTGCTGAGATACAATGGGTGCCCATTATTGGTGGCCCCGTCCTGGTTAAAGACATAGATTTTCCCGCTATCAGGTTTGGCCGAGACGAAGGGGGTTTCCAGACCATTGATGTGGAATTTGTCTTCTCCTGAGGTGTTCACCACGGAAACGAAGAATTCGAACTGGTTGGAGTTGGGCTCGGTCACAGTGAGGTTGTCGAAGGTGTATTCGAGCACATTGCCGCCGATGGCATACAATTTACCCACATCGGCCTGGGAAAGGGCGCCCTTGTAGAAGCGGATGTCGTCCATCGAACCATCGAACCCAGCATCTTTGGCAGCATTATTCCCGATGCGCAATCTTTGATTTTGGGAGCCGTTGGCGTTCACCGCAGTAACTAATGGTGAAGTAATACTACTATCTGGATTATTGAGATAGAGTTCTATTTTGCCGGTTGTTGCGGCTGGTTTGAAGTTGACGACGAGGTGGTTCCACTCGCCAATTTTTACAGGGGATGATGTTGTGAATGTATATGCGCTGTTGTAATTATCAATCCAACTAACGATAATGTTATTATTATTATTAAGTTTAACATACCTTGTGTCGCTTTCGTAGAAGAGGAATTGGTCGGATGATGGTTGTGCTGATGGTTTGAACCAGGTGGATATCGAGAATGAGGATGAGGTGGTTCCCCCGAGGTTGTCGCTATGCAGGGGACTTCCTTGTAGTTCGATGCATGATGCGTCGGAGTTGTTATTGAAGGTGGCCGCATAACCGTCTACCCATCCTGGTTCAGCCTCAAAGGCGATGCTCCCCATAGGTATAATTTGCCCATCGATGATTCCTACACCGTCGTTCACATACGCACCATGAGATACGTCATAGCTCAAGAAGTTGTATTGACTAATCAGACCTCCAGTGACACCACTCTTATCGAAGGTGACATCCACCGAATCAGTGGGTATAGGGATGAGGCTAATGTCGTAAGGTGTATTATTATTTCCGAATGTGTAATTGTTGCTGCCCCCATCACGTCGTTCATTATCATAGGCGAGATACACGACCTTGTATGTATCACCACTCACCATCTGATTAGACAATGCCATATTGCTATCCTCGAAATAATTGCTGAGGGTGAAATTAATCTTATTAGCAACCGCTTGACTATCATTACTATTATCTATATCGTTTGAGTAGTAAATGGTCGTATTAGTTGTATCCGCCGCAACATTCGAAATACTTACCACGAAATCATCTTTTTCTTGGTCGGTACTTGGAAAGGTAAAATCTTTGAAAGCGACAGCGTAGAAATTGAAGGAATTGTGGGCGTCGTACACTTGTATATCACTAAATGTAACCGAGGACTGATCTGGCGAATTCCCGACCTCAATCTCATTAATAAAGACCGGGTTACTCGTGTCGACAGTTTTGACTGGAGTATTCCCATAACCTGTAAGCCCTATATTATCTGTGATATTTCCAGCGGGGTCTGTGATACTCGCTGTAATGGTATAGTATTCTCCCGGTGATAAATTATTAAGAATGACATTAGTAGGTGCATTTATTTGTTCATGATTTGTTAATGAGTTTGAACTACTCGTTATACCATTTTTCAACGGATCCGCAGTGAACTCGATTTTATACCCGTCGTATGTTGCATTTGCGTCACCGTCTTGTTGATTAGATTCACTAATATTATCAATTTGCAATTCGATGAAGTCTCCATTAGGTGAATAGTCGTGAACACTGTAACTGAAAGTAGGGAGTGAATTATCAATGTAGACATTGCTAGAAACTAAATCAGTACTAGTGTAGTCGCTTCCATTGTAAGTGATGGTAAAGTCGATGAATTGGTCAATGGTGGTGTCAGTTGTGGTGTCAGGTGCAGTGCAAGTAACCTCCCAAGTATTTCCGGTTCCGGTTATACTACCGGTAGTAATAGTTTGATCAGCGACATTAAAAGTAACATCGAAATCACTCGCAATTGCGTTGTAGGTAGTATTCCATGATAACTTCAATATATCTCCTGACTTTGCGTAATTATAAATGTTCTCATTTGAATTGGTTATACGGATATTATTCAAGAACTCATCACCTTGTTGAGTGAATTCTAATACGGCATCATGTTTATAGAAAGAATGCCCATTATTCACATCCAGGGCGTAGATGTAGAGAAAATACGAACCATCCAATTCGAGGTTATTTTGACTATCGATACTATCGATATAGGTTGTGAATGTCGTTACAGAGATATCGCTAGATGCATTGGCAATACCATTCGAGATGATATTCGAACCCAAATTATTGGACGTGAATGCGGTTTGCAGATTAGTCAGGATGGTGTCATTATCAGATGTTCCCCAGTCGGCTATTAGATTGCTATCGAACAACCCCGCATACACACTGAAGTCGCTATGAACATCTATAACCGACCCACCATTAAGGGTGATTTCTAAATTCCCCGACTCACTAGGTACTACAGTAATACCATTTGTACCAGTTGTACCATCTGTTGTAATATTAGGGGGGGTACTCGTCGTTTTAATATTTTCGTGAGTAATGGTACTAGATTGATTCAATAGATTGGTGACTGTCATACTAATGTCATAATTGGTGTTCTCTGTTAGACCAGTAATGGTGATGCTATTATTGGTGAATGTTCCATCATTACTGTCGTAAATCACGTTAGAAAAAGTAGATGATAATACGTTGGTACCGTCTTCTGAAGCAGACACAATGATATCGAAGTCATCCCCGATATATATGCTGGGGTTGAAATCACTTGTTGGAGCGATGATGTCATTTAAATTTCTCAGTGTGATATCGGTTTCATTAATGGTGCTTACGAAATCAGTAGCATTGCTCAATTGAACATTGTTTTGGATGTATACCCCTGTAAATTCATTCGTTTTGCTATTGAATGAGTATGGTACATCATTATGTAATGACAAACTGTATAATAATTGTCCATCAGCCAAAGTGTATGGGACAACGTATGTCACTCTCCAATTGCTACCACTGTCCCCATCGAGGCGTTCATATACGATATTATCGTCGCCGCTGAAACTTATAATGAAGTTGTTCGAATCTCCTTCATGCTTAACGGTTGTGAATGTCATGTATACACTGTCATTCGATGTGGCGAGATTTGTGTTATTTTCATTGCTCGATGCGAAAGATATGGAATTTATTTCTTGATGCACGGCCAAACTACTACCGTAACTAGTCACTGAAACATTGCTTTGACCAGACTGTTCCACCGACACGATGTAGAAATAGTAGTCCGTTTCTGTCTTGATAGGTTCGAAAGAAACCCCGGCGCTATTGCTATTGTAGTAATTTGATGTAGAGAAAGTGAAATTACTATTAGTAAAACTACTATTCGGGATCTCAGTAAAAGTACTGTAAGTCTCAACAATATTATTAAATTCATCACTATTATTTTGTTGGGTATTAATATCCAAGTCGGAAGCAAAGGCATATACTTTGATTTCTGAATCATCATCTGCACTACCAATGATATCGAATGTGGGAAAGAAGTTGCCATTATTTACACTGACGCCGCCATTATCAAAACTGACTGTAGGCGGAGTCGTATCGGTAGTACTAAACATTCCATTTAAACTACCATTCGGGAATATATTACTGGTGGTGTTCCCTGCGGGGTCTGTCACTGTCGCCGATAAATTGTATACCGTGTTTTCATTCAAATTATTAATTGTAACAGTATTAGTTACACTGCTAATTTGATTATGTATATCAGAATGGGTATTCAGAACGTTAGATGCTACATGGGTTCCATTACTGGCGGTAAAGGTGATGATATAATCTGTGTAGGTATTATTAGTCGATATTGGATTGCTCTCATTAATTGATTGAATATCAAATACGAATTTCCCGATACGATGTTCCGTTTCCGTTTTTACAGTATATTGGATGATCGGGTCATCAACATCGATATAAATATTGGCTGAGCTGCTGCTTAAAGAAATGGGATGGGTATTAACATATTTAATGTCGTATTCTGCATACCCATTCGATGTGAAATCTGCCGGAACTTGTTTATCGATTTTCCAATTCGACCCTGTGTTGTCTACATTTCTTATATCATCATTTTCAATTGGATCCCCGAGTATAGTTCCAATGAAGTCTTCAGCCACCGACACATATTTGGTTTCCCAAGTGAAGGTTAAGTTGTCATTCTTAGTGGCGAATTGATTATTATTATTATCTGAAGAAATCGTCAAATTATGATGTCCGGCGACATCGAACACACATGGCACACTCGATTGGCTTATATTTCCGACTGCGTCGACGACGAATAAATTCAAGTAGTAATTAGATTGGGATGGAACCATTAAGGTTTCGGTTACACTACTATCGAGGGATCGGTAGTATTTGTCAAATGAAATCGTCGATGGAATATCGAATGGCATTCCTGCTAATATCCCCGATGGTGTGAGATTGGAACCTTTTCCAGCATTATAAAAAATCGACAATGCAGTGTCGGTGGCCGTATCGAAATTGAAAACGGCCATGTATACACTGAAGGTGCTCGATACATCACTCACTTGTATATCACTGACGCTGTTACCATTATCAACAATACCGATGCTCATTTGGCCACTACCCGACATTGAGACACTTTGCTGTGTGAAATTTGAAATATTCGGTAAATTACTGAGAGTTGTCTCTTGCGACGTGATATTACTATTGTGTAGCATAATGTCGGTGACCTTGAAGACGACCTCATAATCAGTACCTTCTGAGAGGTTGACGAAATTGATGTTGGAGTCGAATTCGGTTCCATGATTGTAGAATTTCCTCTCATCATTACAATATGTGATACCGGTATGAATATTAGAATCAGAATATGTAGCATTGGACACCGACGCCTCCAAAGTGAAGGGGTACCCGAGCCAAATGGCGGGATTATTGCTTTCGGATGGTTCTAGGGTGTCTTTTAGTAAATTCGGATGGGTCGTAGAACCTTTCAAACGAATGCCTAATGGTGAATCCTCGAGTGAAATATTCATTCCACTGTTGTTAAGATTCAATTCTTGTTGAATATAGATGTTAGAACCATGAGCGTCGCCTTGTGTTAAATACGGTGTTTCATTTATCTTTACACTATAAGTTAATTCTCCGGTGCTAATTGTATTTGGTACAGTATATTTCGCCTTCCATTCAGTTTGGTCTGGGTTGCTCGAATAAACCACATCATTATGAGTTGCGAAAGTGGTGTTGAATCGGTCCACATATTCTTTATAGAGGGTGGTCCATTCCAGTTCGACATTGTTATCTCCGGTAGCGACGTTTCCAATGCCATCTACCACCGATATATTTGAAAAGGTCAATGCCTGATTAAACTTCACGGCGGCTGAACTACCATTATGATATTTAATAATCGTCGAATTAGATTGCGCATTGTCTTCGATGGCCATCATGTAAATGTAATAATATTCATTCGTTTTGAAATCATAGAATTCCGTACCGGTTACATCGTAGTAGACGGACAAATTGGAATTGAAGCTATTACTTAAACCAGAAAGTGCGGAACTATTAAGTTTAGTTAGGTTGCTATTATCCAACATGAGGTTTTTAATATCACTCGAAGATTGTTCTATAGAGTAATTGCTATTAGTGACCAATGCGTACAAATCGAAATCCGACTGACTGTCGCCCACATTTCCGGTCAGTGTAAATGTCGGGATGTTGGATTCGGAAATTATTACTTCATCTATACTCAAATCCGGTGGATCTTCATCACGAGTCATTCGAACCCCCCCTTGTAAATTGAAAGTGTTCGAGTTGCCGACGATGTCAATCACATCCGCTTTAATGTAATATTCCACATTCGTTTGGAGATCAGTAATATCCACATATTTTTCATTATTATGAACTGTAGTAGTCTGGTCGAAATCAGATTCCATCGATTCTCGATTAAAATCATCATTAGTGTCATTACTCGTATAGAATTTTACCTTATAATGTGAACCGTAATCATCAAGCGAATATCCGGCACTCAGATAGTCATCCACTAAATCGACAACCTTATATTTTAGTGTAAAACTGCTGGATGTGGAACTATCCAATGTAAAAGTAAAACTAGTAGGGGGGGTATTATCGACGTACATATTAAAACTATTTTGATCTATAACAATGGGGGAGTTATTGCCGAATTGGATATTAATCGTCATAGGACCGCTTGCAAAAGTATCAGGTACTGTACCGACGAATATATAATTGTGGTCGTAATTTGGGCTACTACCGGAAGTATCATTGCTATATACGAACAGATTTGAATTGGTGCCTCCAACGTCGACCATGGAAACCTTAATATGGTCGGTAAGGACAGGGAAATCGCTGTTAAAAGTACATATCAGGACACTCCCCCCCGTGCAAATATTGTTAACTGATATTGTGTCAGTACCCGCCGATTCCCTTTCGAGTGTAAAACCATTGACACCCCAACCCCATACATCATTAATAGTCGCTAAATCATCCACCGGGTAATGGGCGTCGTTGGTGGTAAATTTGATATTTTCGATTTTGACATTCGCATAGTCGAATTTGTTGCTCCAGGAGGCTTCATTCGTCCATGCGGAGGTGCCGAAGAATAATTTCCGGTCGGGGATACCGAAGTCGTAGGTCGAGAGGTTTGAAGCAGTACAAACGAGGTTGCTCCCATCGAACAGCATCATTTTAGACTCACCATGCGCCAAGTTGTTGTATACCAAGGTGAGGTTATGGACCGCATCATCGTAGACGTTGATAGTCGATGCTGTGTCGATAGGGGCAGCCTTCTTCGTGTCCAAGGCGTCGATGACACCGATGACTGGAACGGATGAATTGACATCGGTACCCACTGTAACTTCCCCAACATTCCGGCCCCGGATATGGTATCCGAACGTGAAGAAATTGCGAGCCGCATTGGAATAGGAGAAATCCTCTGTCAAATTTTGCACATCACAGGACAGGGTGAAGGACGCATTCGCATCATGGAAGTCGTTCAAATCCACGAAATAGCAATTTTCCCAACTATCGATGACGAGATTGGAGTCCGATGGTCCAATGTGTTCATCCAATGTCAACAGTTTATATGTTAGATCCGATTCGCCATTTCGACTAGGTGTATGGATAGGCGACGAATTCCAAGTAAGGGTGTTTGACATTTTTATAGTTTTTTTAATAGTATGGAGATAATATTGCTAACAATTAAAAAATAAACATCACATGACCGAAATTATTACAACCAAATTATATCTTTGGGTAAATTCATTTTGTAGCAAAAATAGGAGCAATCGAAACTTGTCCGTTTCAAAACGACACCATCTTTTTCGAAGTGCATTCGGGTATTCGGGATGATGACTTGCAATTGGTTATCGAAGATGTCCCGTAAATATTGGGTGAACATTGTACTAGCAGGCATAATGATCATGAAGGGTTTGTTAAGTTCCCGCAACTTTTCTAGAACCTCCTTTTTCATGGAGAAGGGGATATTGGAAATGATGCAGTCGTATTTTTCCGGGGAGATGGCGGTGTCGGTGTTAAAAAAGTCCACATTCGGACCCTGGATAACTGTGCAACCGAGTTCGCTCAAATACTGGCCTGACATACCATTTCCATAGAAGGCCTCATAGACGACCATTTCGCCATTCGTCGGTAGGTAGTCGGCGACATCTTCCCAGATTTTTTTGGGAGTGAAATATTCGTCGTCCATTTGCAAGTTGGATAGGATTTTGCTACACATTGTATTGTTTTCGGGTGGAATTCAGTGGAGCACTTCTTTCAGTGGACCTCGGGGTCTGTCAACTTTTCATTCGTATAGATATTTTTATAATACCATAATCAACACATAATATGTCGAACCAAAAAAAATATGGGTTCCATTGAATACAGCACGATAATACGATAATACGGAGGAAGGAGGGTGCAAGGGTGTATGGGGGTGTTAATTCGAAGGCGGTCTATATGCATTTTACATATTCAATATGCATTTTACATATTCCATGCGTTGTTTTATAAAAGGATTTTCTATAAAAGAATAGTGTATATAACTACATAGATATCTGTTCATAAGTAGTAGAAGATCCAAACCATGAGTAATAATCCACCGACAGTGGTCAGGTTGGACATGAATGGATAGTATTGGTGTCCGAAGGGGGGAAAATGGTAGATTAGTGTGGCCGCCACTGTGAAAATAGCGAGGGATAGGGCGGCGACACCACCGAGGTGTTTGGTCCATGTCAGTGGTGTATTAGGTTTTGTTGAGGGTCCAGTCGTTCTCGCTGGTCCAGTCGTTCTCGCTGGTCCTGTCTTGGTGGCGGCATAGATTAGGGCGCATGGGGCGACCAGTTCGACGACGATGGCTATCACGATGGCGACTTGGGCGAAGAAACGGGGCATTTCCACAGGGAAGCGTTTCTCGAACCCGACGACGACTTTATTGAAGTGCATGACTTTGTCGACGCCGGAAATGAAGAACATCAATGTAAGTACAATGGCCACAGCGGCGAGGGACATAGATGATGACATGGTAAGGATGGGGAACTCTACTTTATTCGAAACCATTATGTATACAATAAGGGGGCATTATTTTTCTTCTTGGTCCTAAGTGTTACTTTGGGAGTTTACGGGTTCTACCTTATAATAGGCACACCTTCCATTAGTAACACACACTTTAACATTTCCATTATCGAGAGACACATCATAATTAGTTGCATTTCGTTTTCCACTATTGGGATTGGCATTGGCATTGGCATTTTCACGGGGAGGGGCACTTTTACTGGAAATTCCAAATTTGTTTTGTACACTAGATTGAACATAATCACCAATTCTATTAAATACTCCTTGTCTCATATTATCCAATCCATCATGACCCTTTGAAAAACTCGCATTTTCATCAGGTCCTTTTGTTTCAGATTTATGATCCACATTTTCAGTATTTCCATTTGTTGCATTTGTATTATCCGCATTTAAACCCTCCCCCTTTTTCTTTCTACTAAATTGATTCTTAAATGTACTACCTAATTTATTAACTTTACTACGTAAATTATTTAAATTTTCTTTTGTAAATTTATTTTTTAAACTTTTCATATTTTTTGGTAAAAAACTTTTTATATTTGCAAATCCTTTAGGATTCATTTTACTCAATAATTTTTTACCAGTATTCTTTACGATATCAGAAGACAAACCACCATACAGAATCGGATCGTATATCAATTTACTATGTGAAGGAGTTATTATGGTATTTTGACCACCTCTACTAGAACCCGGATGCTTTTTAAGGGAAGATTTTGAGGGCGATTTGGAGGGCGATTTGGTGGAAGATTTGGGGGAAGATTTTGGGGGCGTTTTGGTGGAAGATTTGGGGGGCGATTTGGAGGGCGATTTGGAGGGCGATTTGGAGGGCGATTTGGTGGAAGCCGCCTTTCCTTTGACAGATGCTCTCCTTTTTTTGCCTTTTTCTATCAAGGGGGTCTCATTCGCTTCCCGGTTAGAAGATGCTTTGGGTTTTTTCTTTTTATTTTGTTCAGTTTTTTGTTTGGTAGTTTTCTTAGAAGTCGACATTTTAATCTATTGTCTTCTTATATATCTCGTCACGTATTATGTTTTTATGGCACGAACTAGAAAGAATAGTCGTGCTATTCGTGTATATAATTTAAAGGAAGACAATTATGGACTACAATTACATTTCATTTTTCTATTTATGGTGTAATGGGGGGGGGGAGGTGGGGATTGTCCAACCGTTAAAGACAATGTTAGATGTATTAACCACCGAAGACATTTTCGCCACTGTAGGTTACATAAAGGAAGCCATCCTCCTCGACGTGGTGGTGGAATATCTCAGCGATCGATGCTGATGTGGGCGGGAGAATATTATTAACGAATACGAAGATGGCCTTTTCTGGTGGGAGATTTATTCGTTTTCGGATGACATAGACGAATTGTCCTACAGTCAGGTTGTCAGGGACGATGTATTTTGTCTTATCAATGGTCTGTATGTCACTGTTCGGGTTCTTCTCGATGATGACGGGGAACCGATCGGGGTATTTTTGCCGAATGCGGGTGGAATCGAAAAGGCGTTGGTCTAAGGACCGGACTTTTTTGTAGTTGAACTCGTGGTGTCGCATGCAATGATAAATAATATGTGTCGAAATCAGGATAAATTAAATTAGTTGCAATGCACGGTATTTTTTTTTACATTATATGTGGACAAAAATGTGTGCGTCTATCTTTAAATGTATGGGTATATAGATAGAGGATGTACATGCGTTGGTGTATAGCGTGATGGAGTGATGGAGTGATGGAGTGATGGAGTGATGGAGTGATGGAGTGATGGAGTGATGGAGTGATGGAGTGATGGAGTGATGGAGTGGTGTTGTGGGTAGGTCGGTATTTAAAAGGGGGTAAATGGCGATGTCGATATAAAGAAAAGGTAATAAATGTATTATTCTATAAACTAACACAATTACCATAATTAATCAAAATAATGGCAAATTATGCGGCACTCGAATACGACGTTACTATCGAGATCCCCCGGGGGTCGAAGGTGAAATACGAATATGACACGACGTCGGGGCGGTTACGGGTGGACCGAATATTGACAACTGCATATACCTATCCTTATAACTATGGATACATTCCAGGGACATTGTCGGAAGATGGTGATCCAGTAGACATCATGGTTCTAGGAGAGCATGCGTTTCTACCTGGATGTGTGGTGAGGTGCCGTGTAGTGGGGGGTCTAATTACATACGATGGAACAGTGGACGATGTGGTTCTTAAAGCGGATCCAAAGATAATAATGGTTCCAATCGGGAATATAGACCGCAGTGTGGGAGGACTTGAGGAAGTTCCGAAGGTGTCCCAAGCGATAATCGAGGACTTCTTCCGAAACTACAAAAATAACGAACCGACCAAGAAAGTGCGCATCGGTGAATGGATGGGTGCGGAGGAAGCCATTGACCACATTAATTATATCGACGAGTGGGTTGAAGATGCAAGAGTGGGCTAATCGGGTTGATTGGGTTAGGTTGATTGGATTGGGTTTTTCGCACCCGAACGATATTATCATTTATTATATTTTTTATGGGCATCTACTATGAGGTCGTAGTTGTATTTCCGTCCCAGCATGGCGTCACTAAGGGAGGACCCGAATGAGATGAACTCCGGTGTATCTTTCACTTGTTGGGGAACAGGATATTCGAGGATTAATAAGACGAGGCATACGATGTTCAGTGTGGCGATGAACAGGGTTTCAATGATGGTGAGTGTCGGTTTGTTGTAGACATAATAGGACTGTAAAACAATGCTAATGATATACACCAAAATGACCTTCCAGTATAATTCGTAAATCATTTTATTTTAAAAGATATAATATAATCTGGTGAGGGAAATAGGAGCGAGACGAATCGAGGTAATTTAAATTTTATAATTTTACATAATTTAAAGAAAAAAAAGTAGAAATAGACGGATATAGCATTATTCCATATCATTGGAGTATATGATTAGGAATATTATGGGATATTTGATGCATTAATGGTCGAGATATCCTATTACTAGATGCATTCATTCATAATGGTGTAAATGTTCTTGTAATTTTTTTTTAGAGATCGAAATGCGGAGACGGTATGGTCCAAGTTGAGGAGCCCGGTATCGTCATCATCGCCATTGTCGTTGTAGTTATCATCATCGCCATTTTCATTGTCAATGCAGGGGTCGTCATCGTGAACCTCATATTGGTTGTCATCGTGGCCGTCGCTACTTGAACATTCAATGACATCTAGGTCGGACGATACCGCCAGGTTACCGCCATTGAAGATAATATTTTCAGGTTGTTCCTTGTCATTCGAAGTGGGGTCGGATGTGTGCATAGAATGGGTAGATGTTGGTCCATGGGTAAGGATGTTATTCTTAGGGGGGGTTTTAAAGCGGATACGGCGTATTTTCGGGTTCAAATACCCATACAAATCTACAATTTTAATAATTTTTATAGGGTGCCTTGTTTTAATGAATTCGTTAAAGTCGAGACTATGTTCGGGTAGTATAATATAAAGGGCATTGATTTCCAAGTCGAGCATAATTAATTCGAGTAGATGGTTCACAATTTTCCAAGATGTGTCCATGTTGTCATTATTGAATTCAATTTGTATGCAGGGAGAATCGGTGGAGAAGTAATGATTCAGAAATTGATAGGTGTTCGTGGTTAGTATGAGATCCTCGAATATTTCATTAACATTGAGTTGGAGACTAAAATAGTTCCCCACATAGTATTTATTATTTGTGTCGGTAAGGTTCTTCAAATTTGCGTATATTGTTTTATTGTTCTGTTTATGTGGGATGATGGAAGGGGTACGGAAAAAGAAGTTGGTTAAAAATGGTAAGCACAAAGCACCCACATAAAAAACAGGTAGCATGAGATAAAAAATGTCGCTGACAATATCACCGACCATATCACCGACCATATCACCGACCATATCACCGACCATATCACCGACCATATCGTTGAATGCTATCGTTATAATCTTTACGAAATTGACTGGTCCTCGTCCTTGATAATAAGGGGTCTTATTCAAAGTCAAATTGAACGTCAAATTCACCCCCAAACTCGTACTCAAACTCAAATGGAGATGGATATGAAACGAATTGGAAGTGTATCAACTAATAAATGGTGTCCCTTTAAATATTTTATGTAAATAATATTAATTAATAAACGGGTCGTGTTTTTACATATGGCGTCGCTAACCGATACGATCCCCGACTATTTTGATCCGAATTACTATATATATTTGAATCCGGAAATCGAGCAGGACCACACTTTTACGAGGATTGAGGATGCTCTCGACCACTATCTAACTGCGGGGCGCTACTCTAACTTATTATTCAGTCGTGCAATCATCGACGAAGAAAACTTTAGTCACACCATATACAATTTCTTGCATAGCAATGTCATCATTGAGGACACCGACTTCATCACGGACGATGTGTTGAAAATGGATTTGTATAATAATGACCTCGAACGACTGTGCAAGATACACTATGCCCGAGTGGGGTCCGACGACTTGTTAAAATTACAATATTCAGTCCCCGAGGACTTCAATGTAGAACTATATCGTATGTTCCATGCGACTGAAATCGATGTATCTGTCGTATCCAGAGAGGACCATTACATGGACTATTTGCGCCGCCGCTTGGATGAAGAACAACAAGTGGTATTGGGTTCGGTAACAGAACTACAGACCCATATAGGTGGAAATGTAAGAATGACGGATTTAACAATCGACAACCAACTCGTCACTCTCGGGAATGCGTATTTTGCGGGTGACCTGGGGGTTTCGGGAACCATCACGATTGATGGAACTGTCGTTTTGGACCAGACGACCCGCAATGATGTTTACAACTTCCCCAATAACATCCCCTTTCTTTATACATTTTCAAACACATTATCCGTCGAAAAGAACCTCCTTGTAGGGTCCCGAGATACTCCAAGTCAGTCGAATGAGTCGTATTTTTTAAATCGGGTCACTATGAATAGTAATTTAAATGTGTATGGGCATGTAGGAACGCCACTAATCACGAATCTGGTTGAAGAAGGTGGTACATTGAATATTCAGGCACCTCAAATGAGCATCCATGCGGTGGATGGGTTGCATTTTCAAACGGGAAACATGACAATTGATGCTCCAGTCGTTTACAATAGCAATGTAACTATGCAGTGTGGGGTAGACACCATCGACCCCTCTCTCATTGTGCGGCAATTTGGTGCCCAAGCGTCCATTGCGGAGTTTTATCACGACGACTTCCCATTACCATTATTGAAACTAAATGGAAATAATCAAGTAAGTATTGGATTGGACAATGCTACCAATGGGTATCTACTCGACGTTGGTGGTGATACTAACATCAATGGGGTCGTTAATATTACCAATGCGTTGAAGGTAGACCGCATCACGAACCATTCCCCATCGGCGCCACTCATATTTGATACTAGGGTAGAAATAAGGGAGCACTTAGAGGTGACTGGCACGACCCTCTTTAATGATAGTGTGGTGGTCGACAATGGGAATGTGGCGGTTACTAGTGGGAATGTGTCTATAGGAAGCAACCTTGATATTGTGGGAAATATCATGATCGGAAGCAACCTTGAGGTGACTGGAACGACCCTCTTTAATGATGGTGTGGTGGTCGACAATGGGAATTTGGAGGTTACCAGTGGAAATGTGGTGGTTAGCAGTGGGAATTTTGAGGTTACCAATGGGAATGTGGCGGTTACTAGTGGGAATGTGTCTATAGGAAGCAACCTTGATATTGTGGGAAATATCATGATCGGAAGCAACCTTGAGGTGACTGGAACGACCCTCTTTAATGATGGTGTGGTGGTCGACAATGGGGATTTGGAGGTTACCAGTGGAAATGTGGTGGTTAGCAGTGGGAATTTTGAGGTTACCAATGGGAATGTGGCGGTTACTAGTGGGAATTTGGAGGTTGCTAGTGGGAATTTGGTGATTGAAAATGGAAATGTGTCTATAGGAAGCAACCTTGATATTGTGGGAAATATCATGATCGGAAGCAATCTTGAGGTGACTGGAACGACCCTCTTTAATGATGGTGTGGTGGTCGACAATGGGGATTTGGAGGTTACCAGTGGAAATGTGGCGGTTACCAGTGGGAATTTGGAGGTTACCAGTGGAAATGTGGCGGTTACCAGTGGGAATGTGTCTATAGGAAGCAACCTTGAGGTGACTGGAACGACCCTCTTTAATGATGGTGTGGTGGTCGACAATGGGAATTTGGAGGTTACCAGTGGGAATGTGTCTATAGGAAGCAACCTTGAGGTGACTGGAACGACCCTCTTTAATGATGGTGTGGTGGTTAATAGTGGGAATGTGTCTATAGGAAGCAACCTTGAGGTGACTGGAACGACCCTCTTTAATGATGGTGTGGTGGTCGACAATGGGAATTTGGAGGTTACCAGTGGGAATGTGTCTATAGGAAGCAACCTTGAGGTGACTGGAACGACCCTCTTTAATGATGGTGTGGTGGTTAATAGTGGGAATGTGTCTATAGGAAGCAACCTTGAGGTGACTGGAACGACCCTCTTTAATGATGGTGTGGTGGTCGACAATGGGAATTTGGAGGTTACCAGTGGGAATGTGTCTATAGGAAGCAACCTTGAGGTGACTGGAACGACCCTCTTTAATGATGGTGTGGTGGTCGACAATGGGAATTTGGAGGTTACCAGTGGGAATGTGTCTATAGGAAGCAACCTTGAGGTGACTGGAACGACCCTCTTTAATGATGGTGTGGTGGTTAATAGTGGGAATTTGGTGATTGAAAATGGAAATGTGTCTATAGGAAGCAACCTTGATATTGTGGGAAATATCATGATCGGAAGCAATCTTGAAGTGGATGAGCATGTGGTTGTTAATGGTCGCTTAAATATCGGGGAACCCACAGAAAACACTGATGTTTACAAAATGTCGGTGAATGGATATGTTCGTGCATCTGGTTATTATATGAGTTCAGACGAACGAACCAAGAGGGATGTGCGGGATTTGGACATGGACACCGTGATTAATGTTATAAAAAATGTTCGGATACGAGACTATGAACTTATAAATGAGAATAGCGTTTTTGAATATAAACGGAATAACTCATATTATTCGGATAAAAGTAGAAGTAGTAGGAATATCGGGGTAGTAGCACAGGAATTAGAGCATTCTTTAAAGGCGGTGGGTATAGGAGACTGCCAGAATATCATTCGAACATGCAGTTCCTATGTTCCGAATATCGTTAGGAAAGCAACCTATAGCCAATTCACGAACCAACTTCGAATGGTCGGGGGTGATGACCCCTGGTTGTCGATAGGCACTAGTTTGAAAGTCATCGACATTACCACTTCAGAGATACAACATAGGATAATAGACCATATTACAAAAGTGAATGGTGTTATATATATAACACCGAACTATTCGATGAATGAGACACATGAATATGTAATATATGGCACAAAAGAGAACGATGTAAAAAGTGTAGATTATACCCAATTATTTTGTGTTTTATTGAAATGTGTGCAGAGAATGCTATGACAAGATAAATTAACCATGACGCATGAATAGCAAAATAATGACATAGTGGCATAATGACATAGTGGCATAATGACATAGTGGCATAATGACATAGTGGCATAATGACATAGTGGCATAATGACATAATGGCATAATGACATAGTGAGATAATGACATAGTTGCACATCGCCTAGTTATCTTCATTGATTTTGAAATAGGGGATGGAGCGATTATTGATAAGTTCATAGTATTTAGGTGGCATGAATAACATTTTCCAGAAACTGTCGCCACTCTTGTTGTTGTAGGAGTTGTCATCGAATCTAGGGTCGAGTACATTAAGGTCAATTTGACCATGCATTATATCCGCTTGAGGAATTTTATTGGATACCTTGAGGTCGAGCATTGGTTTAAGGGCATCTCTTTGTTTCGATGCTTTCGACATTATTTGTTCTTCAATACGATATATGTCATTCTGATTCTTGAATACCTCTTCAGGATAGTCATTATCATCGGACTGCAAACTCCTTATGTCTTTTTCCACAAGACGGCGTCTATTGTAATATATTTTAATATTCTGGAAAGTATCCATTAGAATGATGGAAATGAATATGATGAATACTATAGCGGTCACAATGAAATAAACAACATCGATGCGGATATCCACGACTTTATTTTTCAGTTTTTTTTTGCATTTCCATAATCTTCGCTTCAATTTCATTATTGATATTTTCAAAATCCCCCATAATTACAGTGTATACAAATAATAAGAGGATTTTGGGTGTGGATTGAGGGGGGGGGGGGATAAGGTGGTTTGTTAAAATACTTTTAGAAAAAAAAGATTGAATATATTAATGAAAGTAAATATGAATACATATCTATTAGTAAAAAAGAAACTATTATCCACATTTTTTTACGAATTATGTGAGTTAATCATCACCACCCGGTCAACTGATTCGAAAATCCACACGAGTAAGAGTACGGGTCACACTACAGGTAGTAAAAATATACAAAACCGACCCTATTACAATACGAATTTAGACGAATTACTGTTGAAATTAAATGATTCGAATTATGTTTCCGATGGTAAAGAAAATGAAATTGATTTAGACGGTGAGTTGACAATACGATTAGAGTTGTTGTATGACACGGGATATGAAAGACTAAAGAGAAGTTGGGATACTTTTACAAACAGAAACAAGGAAAACGATGATAAAATAAAAAACGAAGTGTATGAAGAAGTTGATACTGGGTTCAATTTATTAGAAATTTGTGCGCTATTCATTTCCATTGTTTTCACATTCATAATGATTAGTTACTATTACACCGACAGCATAAGTATGCTACAAATGATTGGTTTCATCATTATTATTTGGGGTGTATGGAGTTGTTCGATGGGATTGTTCAATTTGATAAAAACTGGAAGTAATAAAAAATATGGAAATGACACAACCCTTAATGATCTAGCATGCAATTTAAACACACTGGATGATTTAGAAAACAAAGAGAATGTGGTGAGTGAATTAAAGACGTTCCTGTTAAAATATAAGAACTCATTGAACACGAAAACTAACACAATCGTCGTATCCACCCAAGAGATCGAATACTATTTCGAGAAGCAGCGGACATTCATGTTGAAGAGCGAGAATGTGGGTTTGAACAACACCACATACTACGAAAAAATGTCGGACCTATATTCATTTATCAAGGATGAGGAACCGATGTCATCGAAGATAATAAAAGACTTCGGTATGGATAATGATTTGCATAAAATGATACGAAAGGATATGAAGGCATATGCGATAAAGAAGGACATACTTGTTCTATTTAATGGGGCAATAGATCATTTGTTGAATACCAACGATTACAAGTTAACAACCATTACGGACAGTAAGCAATATTATAATGAATTGTTTTACGATAAAAATAAAGAAAATGCCAATCACCCACATTTATATGAAATGATATCGTCTTTGTATACCAAACTGAAATCTTCTGAATTGTCGTCGGGCGACAATGAAATAATAAAAGACATTTTCAAAATTATCATTGATATAAATACCGCCCTTCAAATATTGCATTACTTCGATTTACCTGAATACGGCATATTGAAGAATGAATTGCTTTATTCAATCACACCTGAACTGGGACAGGTACTTAAACCATCTGATCGATACAACATATCGAATGAGGTCGAGAGTTTGCAAAAGTTGAAAGACCTTTTTTTGAATATGCAATACACAACCAAGGGCGATGGGAGTGGTGGTGGAAGTGGTGGTGGGAGCGGTGGCGAGAGTGGTGGTGGAAGTGGTGGTGGGAGTGGTGGTGGGAGCGGTGGCGAGAGTGGTGGTGGAAGTGGTGGTGGGAGTGGTGGTGGAAGTGGTGGTGGGAGTGGTGGTGGGAGCGGTGGCGAGAGTGGTGGTGGAAGTGGTGGCGGGAGTGGTGGCGGGAGTGGTGGTGGGAGTGGTGGTGGAAGTGGTGGTGGGAGTGGTGGTGGGAGCGACGATGGGAGCAGTGACGATGGGATCGACGAGAGTGGTATACTCGCATTTTATAATGAAATTATGAAGTTGATAAATGATGATGCGGAGTCGGCGAAAAAAGCGGTGTCGGTGTATTCCAAATTCATTGCTAAATGTAAAAGCGAAACTGTATTGAAAAATGAACTCTTGAACACGAATAAATACAAGCAGGAGAAATATATAATTCAACAGGTTCTGTTCGGGATTTTCAAGTATTCGAATATCAATAGAAATGAGACCATGCGGAGTTTAAAGAAAAGCATATATGATGATCCGAATTTGAAGAATGCGAACTTATTTTGGACGAATATTCGTAAAGTATTGGACATAATATTCGACGACATCGATGTAAAGAATCATAATGAGGTCCTATTGATGACGCCGAGTAAAAATACCCGGGACCAATACATAACCTACTTTGAATTCTTGGACAAGATGAAGAGTTACAGCGAGGAGGCGGCGAAGGAAACCTACGAAACCATATCCCGAATAAATACACATCTATCGAATATCAACAGTAATTATGAGACGATTATAAACGCCAATGATGGGAACACAAATATGTATAATGCTGCTGATGATGATGAAATTGTAAAGAGCAAGAAATTATACATCTTAAAACAGGGTATCGACTATTATATCGGGGCATCCAGCATCTTCGTCTTGGATTACCTCATTAAAATAATATTTTCGGATTATGATGAGGACGGGAACCGCATCAAAACACGTAATTATTTCCTTCGTGACGATGGATTCGGTGGCGTTGAGTTTAAGCGACCAGGTACAAAATACATACCTAAAACTTTAAAAAAATTTGGAAATAATATATCGAATTTCCCAACAAAATTTAAAGATAGGTATAAAGGAAAACCAGAGGGAAATGATAGCGAGAATGTTGGGGGGGGACCCACGGGAGGAGATTTCGCCTCTGTAAGAAATAATATTAGATTTGTTACAGGAGGGGGGGTATCGGAACATAGTACTCAAGCGCAAGATAGCGGAAAAAATAAGAATAATGAAAAAAATACTGCTAAAGAGACTATCACCATGGAAAATATGTATAAACGACTAACTGAAAAAATAAAGAACATTCGAGATCAAAATGCTGATAAACAACCCATTGACCGATTGATAATGGAATTACAAAACTTATTTTCCGACCTTAATAGTCGAATAAAAGAAATCGAAAAATATCAGGAGAAACAAGTCATTAAAGGGAAACAACGATTGGATAATGACATTGACTATATTGCAAAATATACGAAAGCAGTTGAAGAATTAATGGTAAAATTAGAGGACACCAGTCGGATTATTGGAGAAATCGAAACATTCGATTATTCTAAATATACGAATACCGTTGACAAGCATCTTTTAATGATTGATGCATTAATAGTTCCGAAAGACCCAGAATTCAACAATCGGTTTAATAAATTCAAGAACAAATTGGTGGCATTCATGAAAGATGAATCCAATAAATCTGAATATGCGAATAAAATTACGGACATATTTGATGAAGGTAATTATTCAACCGTAAACTATGCGTATTTTAACATTATCAAAATCACAATGTCCGATAAATCGACTTCAATGTTCTCCAATTACATAGATTCTATCAAGAACTACATGTATAAAAGGGATGCGACAGGGGCAACTAAATTCGAAAATACGATTAGACGATTGGTTAATTTGTCCATCGTTTTAAGTGCGTGGATATTATCGGTAATATTGTTGTTATCATATTGGATGAAGTTGGATGGGAACCATGAATACAACAAAATGATAAAACAAAATAATACAAAGGACCTACAAACAAGTGTCTTGAAGTTGAAAATACAAGCTCGGGAATTTTATCGAGCGAAGGTCCGTTATGGTGATAATGTCGATGGTAAGGTTGTTAACATAATTAAACGATACTATGACGCTATGAAGGAAACCTTGATAATTCATGACAAATGCAACTATACGAAAATGAATGTGGCGAATAAAGTACCATTCCCCATGACTGAGGTATTTATTGGTTTGGCGCTACTTGGTTTTTGTTTCTCCATCATAATGACGAACAATTTCCTACTCGACCCTTTCTCAGCGGACCAAAAACTGAAACGGATCAAACAAACCCTCCTATATGCAGATGACATAGTAACCACAAATACCGAGCGCCTAGAGGGGTTGGAACTGATGCGGATCTTGTACGAACAAAAATATGATTTATTGAAAAAACTTCGGGAAAATTATCGTCGTGAATTGGATAATATCAATGGCACACTGAAAAGTGCTAGAATGATGGAAGGGAAACATAATAAAGATATAATAACGATTAAAAATGAACTTAATGAATCAAACCAAAGGTTGAATGTGGTAAGAGAAAAAGAGGATGATGCGATTTACAATAATAGGACTACTATAGTTAGGGAATTAAACAAAAAATTGGATGATAATGAATCAGACCTAACAAAAACTAGATCAAATATAAATGAGCATGAGGCCAATCGAAAAACTCTACAAGACAAATTAGACAAGATAGAGGCGGGTTTGAAGGAAGTTATGGCTCTCATATCGGATTATAAAAATAGGAGTCAGAATCGGAACATTATCAAATTGACAAAAGATGAGGGGAATAGCATCAGTATTACCGGAATAGAGGACACTTTGTTGCAAAACACCGCAAATGATGCCATCAAATTGGTCAAAAAGAATAACACTAATACAAATGCAAATAATGATGAATTGGAAGACAATATAAATCAATTTGACACACTAATTAGTGATGTCGATAAATACATTAAAGACCGCAGCATGACCGACCCAATTCAATCCGGTGGAGAAGAAAGTACTGCTATGAATAGTACATTAAATTACAATAAGTCAATGTCGGGAGGGGCGACAGATGACTTCGAGGATAGTTTACCGAAGAAGATTAAGGATATGTCATACGAAAAAAATGAAAACAAGGAACGGGTTTTACGGACATTGCAACAACTAGACGATGAGTTGATGGACAAAAACGACTACAAAGCATTGACATCGGCGAGTGTGGCATTCGCAGTACTATTGGTATCCATATATATGTCTTATACCATTTTGAACAACACCGTGCAATATAAATCGCAATTATTCAATGGTAAACTATTCGGAATGTCGATGTGTGTAAACTAACTCGCCGTCCCCCTTTTTGATGTTTTCAAGTACCATTTTACATATTCGGCGATGTTGTTGACGATTTGTACATCATGGTCTACATCATGGTTTAAACAGGTTGCATCTTCAAGTTCCCCGATGTTAAATAAATCACAGACTCCAAACATAACCTCTTTCAAAACACCCTGGTGGTCTATATCATGTAATAATGGTCGTAGAGATTTAAAAATATAGTGTGAAGAGTAAATAGGGTTCGTCGTATTATTTTTTTCAAGGTACGTACACATTACGTGCATATATATTTAACAAACATTTGGGGGCATATTCTATTACTATTTTTCACATTTTTAAAATGAATATGCGAACGAAACATTGATAATGAAAATGTACCAGTGAATATCCTATTGCCCCCCTCTCATGGAGCTATTTGAAGATGTATCTAAAATATGTGCGAAGAATGTGAAAATTGGTAGGAATTATGTAACACCAACCAAGGAATATTGGAATGTTCATTATGATAGCAGCATACCGACGGCATTGGTAATGGATGATGGTTCAAGGGTTATTAAAAAAAATCAAGGAGATGGGAAAGAGAAAGGGGCAATTAAAGGAGAAGGAGACGATGCAATCTTAAAACCGGGGGGGGATAATAGGAATAAATGGAATAATCTCAATCACAAGGAATTGTTTGTCATATCGTCTAAATTGGTTGTCGCATGGGATAAAACCTATGATGCGACGGGGAGGACTTTCAATATCGAATTTTATGAAGAGACAACTAAGTCCCGGGTGGGTTCCAATGCTATACTGTCGAAAGGTCAATCTTCATCCGCATCGATAAAATCGGTAATGTCTATGATGTCTTTTATTGCGACCCTCGAAAATTTGATAGAGAAGTTGATTAAAAAAGTTATTAGAATGATAAAACGGACCGGGGGTCGGGACATCAACTACTTTGAGACCACACAAATAACAGTGAACTTTGGAGGGGGCATAAAAGGAGGCATGCAAGGGGACAATGATAGGTACACTGATGAGGATGGAAATTGGAATGGAAATGGAAATGGAAATGGGAATGATGGAAATGGGGATGGAAACGGTAATGGGAATGGAGATGGAAACGGTAATGGGAATGGAGATGGAAACGGTAATGGGAATGGAGATGGAAACGGTAATGGAAATGGGAATGATAATGGAAATGGGAATGGAAATTGGAATGGGAATGGAAATGGGAATGTGAATGGGAATGTGAATATTGTTACTAGAAAAAAAGATATACACGGGGGAGGAGAGTTATCGTTGCGTTTGGGAACATTCAAGACATATCCGAGTAAATCGATGAGTGTGCGTTTTTATAATGTGCGAACGGACCAAATACGAGTGTTTGATGATGACTGTCGTGAGATGAGCCTCGACGACATCGTGCGGGGAGACGATGTAAAGATTATGTTCCATATACGTTCAATTTGGTTATCGAAGGACCATAAGTGGGGGGTAAACTTGCAATTGGTACAAATTATGCGGATACGCCCATACGAAAATATCCATAAAAAAATGATAATGGGGAAATTACGTCACATGGAGACATATGGTATGAATGATACGAGTGGATTAGGGATGGGGGCAGCAGCGATGGGGACAGCACCGATGGGGACAGCACCGATGGGGACAGCACCGATGGGGACAGCACCGATGGGGACAGCACCGATGGGGACAGCACCGATGGGGACAGCACCGATGGGGACAACACCGATGGGGACAGCACCGGAAACGGGTCATATGGTTGATATAAAGAGTTCCATTGTAATGAAATACAAGAAGATGCGGACGATCGGACTTCCGGCGGAGGCGATACGACAGCGTATAAGTACCGACTTCGACTTGAAAGCACCTCAAAAAGACCATTTAATGCGACTGTTGGGGTTATTAAAGAGCGGGGATAATTCTGATGGGATGAGTATGGTGGTTTCTAATTCCAATTCACCCCCTCCGCTTTTATCTAATGTTATCCCTCCTCCACCTTTAAAAAATGAGGATGGGGTGGTCCATAATCAATCAATCCAGAAAAAAAAGGTTTCTAACCTAGAAGGAATTGTCGGTGCATTTCGTCCATCTCGGTCAATGCTATTAGCAGCCAAGAGCAAATTAAAAAAGATTATTACGGGTTAATCGGGTTAATTGAGTCAATTGGGTTAATTGAGTCAATTGGGTTATTTGGGTCAATTGTTAATCATCCGAATTTATTTCCAAAAAATACATCACTGGGACTGGGACTGGGACTGGGACTGGGACTGGGACTTGGACTGGGACTGGGACTGGGACTGGGACTGGGACTGGGACTAGGATTTTTATTGTAGGATAATAGATGCGCATTCTATGCTATTCCGAAACAATCATAAATGCATATTGGTATATGTTCCGAACATGTATGTGCCTAAAAAAATATACCAATTTGTTAAAGAGAAATAACATTACAATAGTCTAAATATTGAGTATGCAACAACGAATGAAAAATATAAAAATTATCGATAATGACGACGAAATTTTCATGATACAATTTTTTTTCGCATGTGGGTCCATAAATGAGCATATTGGTATACAAGGTATAAGTCATTTTCTCGAACACATAAAATTTAATAAGAGCAAATCGTATAGTAATTTAGAATTGAAGGAAAAGTTAACCGAACTTGGAGGGACTTTTAATGCCTATACCAGTTACGACCATACCTCATATTTTGTAAAAACTAATGTTGAACAATATGATAAGTGTATTGATTTAACCTTCGAATTGGTATTCAATACCCAATTCTCTGACAACAACTTGGAAACAGAACGAAGTGTGATTATGGAGGAGCGGGAGACAACCCGGGCGAATACACATATGATGGACACAATGATGAATATCATGCTAAAGAGTGGGAACCCATATTGTCGTAAAATCATCGGGACCAAGACGGACATTTTGAAAATAACTAATATGGATTTGAAGCGATACAATGAAGAACACTATGTATGGGACAATGTGCGGATTATTGTAAGTTGTCCTAAACGATTGAGGGCGATTGTGCATAAGAAGATTGCGTCGAAAGCGAAAGGTTTGATACAGCAGCCAGGAAAATCAATATCCATTAATGCTGCCCCAACGACCACTTCGATGCCTAATAAGTGGTGTGTGAATTACGACAAATTTGACTACAAATTGGAGGTAACGAGTAGTATGTCATCGGTAACCAAGGTTATTATGATATTCAAGAGTTGGGCTGTTCGCTCCATCGAACAATATTTGTTGCATTTCGTATCCTACATCGTATCCAATAGTTTCGAATCATTATTATTCAAGGAACTACGGGAAAAACATGGAATGGTATATTCGGTTAAAATGAACAGTATTTGCTTAATTAACATCGGTTTATCGTATATAACATTTTCCACGACCCATAAGAAGTATGAAACAGTCGTCGAGAAAGTTCTATTCATTTTACGGAACCAATTAATAGATGGAAAAATCGGTAAAAAACAGTTCGAGAAAATGCGGAAGTCATATTTACGAACACTCACCTATATGTTTTCTCATACGATGACTGTATTGGAATATTATTGTTCAATAATATACGACGACCGGGTATTTGAGAAGGACTTCGATTTAGAATGGTTAATGGAACGGATACGGAATCTCGATTTCGAGGAGTTCACCTGTTTGTGCCGTCGGTTGTTCGACTTCGATCAGGTAGGTATGTACATTAATACGAGAACGACAAATATCGGCGAAGAAATTAAAAAAATAAAGAGTTTATTGGAAAATGTTAAACAACCCAATTAATTAAATTCTGGAAATACGGATAAGCATTAAAATATATAATAAAACTAATCAAGATGAAATACTTTCAATTATTTTGTGATAGGCCCTCACTTGAATTCATGGAAGAGTTTCTTCGGTGTTTCAATATAAATGGGATTGATGAAAGTAAGGAATTTTGTAAGAATGACTTAGTGGAAGCGAACACGGTTGAAAAAATATACGACATGTTGCCGGAACTCATCATGTATTATCTTCCATGCAAAGCGAAGATATATTTGAATGACATCAATGAAAAACGAGCGATAACCATATTGTGTCAGTTTTTGAAACTTTTCGAGTATCGTCTATGTAGGAAAGAACGCATCATCAATCGGAAAAAGACGATATATTACCGTATCCAAAAGTTGGAGGATTCTCGATTACATATAAGCAACTTTAACCACTATGAATTATTGTTTAAGTGATGAATGATGGTTTCAATATGCTCATGATGCATACTGTAAATGTATCATTGTGAGTTATATTAAATGGACTTGTAGACAAATCCCGATATCAATTACCCCTTTTTTTCAAGGGACTGTCAATTTATATGGAATGTTTATACCAATCCCCCCACATTCATGGAATTGATATTTAAGATATGTGCCTATTTTGAAGTTCACCGGGAATAGATGAACGACCCCCTTCGTCAAATCGGTCATATAAGATTGATGTTCCCTATTCGGTAAAAGATATTTTGAAGCTGGTGGGATCACCATAAGAAGTTGTTCGTGGAGTTTAATGTAATGATGGTCTGTAACAACCGCTACATCCTCGGAAAAACTTTGAAGTCGGTCCATACCACACACGTAGTTGTAGGTGTCCAAGATGGTCGGTGAATAGTTATAGCGGTAGTACCATGCCCAATCGGTAGATTGTTTAAAGTAATAGTCGCAGCACCATGACAATCCCCGAATATACGATGCGCACACCGTCGAGACGGTGTTGGTATGCATTGTTTGGTCGAATAGGTAGTAATAGTAGTTCGTCCTCCATCCCTGCCTATTATTTTCGAAAAGACGGTGGGGTGATTTGTGGAATGCGGGATAGAAATCGATTTTCTTCGATTCAAAGGTTTCTATCGAAGTAGTGGGTGGTGATGTGGTTGATACTTTGGAGGGTGATGATTGATTTCTCGGTAGCATATGCTTAATGTTCGGAGGGGATTTTGTGAAATATTCCTCCTCCGCCTGACGAAATGCGTCATCTTCGGACATCGATAGGTGATCGAGGAAATGCAGTAGGAAGGGTAGGTTAATATCGTCTGTATTCGGTAGGAGAATATGCTCTCCCCATTGTTGAAAGGTTTCACGATACATCTTCATAAGCACCTCCAAGCCCCTTTCCCGGAGTCGCAAATAGGATAGATGGGGTAGGAAGTCATTCCCGAGTAGGAATGTGAGGACGACATAACATTTTATCGCATGTGACGGCGATTGTTTGTGTTTTTGGGTATCCATTGTATCGTCGATACACATGAATTCTCTCCATTGCGTCAATAAACTGTCTTTGGTGCGTTTAATGTCCAAATAGAGATATCGACACATGCTAGTCTGTTCACATGTGTCGACACTGTGCCTAGATTTTGCCAGGCGATTTGAATCGGATATTTTTTCCGGTTTCATTTTGGTAATTGCATTTGAGTTGGAATGTGTATTTGAATTTGAATTTGAATTTGAGTTTGAATTTGAATTTGAATTGACCGTCGATTTATCCACATCCACATCCGCATCAATAGCAGTATCACCATCAATGGCCACACCACCCGGAGTTCGTTTCGAGATAGGGGGGCGTTGATAAAAGGTCGGTTCCCGCATTAGGAAGGTGTTCGCCGCATTTTTTGACAGCATCCCGAGAAGAATGAGGTCAGCATCTAAACCATATATCACATCGATGCAGTCGGTTTCACACGGGTTCTGTCGAATGTAGTGGCATATTTTGTGCTCTCCTTCACCAGGCTCTTGATAGGGTGATAATATGACTTGAATGCCCTTTTCCTTTTCCAACTTGGAGCAAAATGTGGAAAGCGACCGCATTAAACGGTCCATGAAGACAGTCCCAGGGGTGACGGCATTCGAATTCCACTCATACTTCACTTTCTTCGATAATTCGGGATGGTTTTGTAACCTCTCTAGCAATAGTCGGCGTTTCCAGTCGCTAAAGTAGCGGCGTTTTCTCTGTTGTGCAATTTTAGCCATCGGGGGGATACCATCTATCGACACGAACACCAATGTGGATGGGTTAGAGGAGGATACTAAATCGACAATCAGATGTTCACACTCCTCCATAAGTTGGTCCTCGAACTCCCGATGTGACAATAGACGTCTATGGGGGTCATGGATGCGTTTATTTTCATCCCGTTCTCGTATTTTCCCCACGCAATAGTGGATCCCACAGTTGAAGTCGAGGAAAAGACGATGGCATTTGTGATAGGGTAATTTATCGACCACTATATTGGAAAACTCCGAGGTGATTTTTTTGAAGTAGAACGGGATCCCCATTATTTAACACAGATGCAACAAAATGGAGTGCGAGTTCTTTTTATAGTTCGAAGTGGTCTCGGGTTAGTGATATGAATCATATTTTATGGTTAGCATGTCGTTTATAAGTGTATATCCATATACTAGACATCTATATCATGATGTGTAAAATGGGAAATATATAACTAAGACAGTTACCCATCCCCCACCATCCCATGAAAAGTAACTGGGAACATTGAATTATAATACAAATGCACACATTCTCAAATAATAAATTTTATCGGTATAGAATTAAATAGATTAAGCAATACCCCATGTTATACAGAACAACATTTAAAGGAATTCCGCCTCAAACAAAGTTGACTGTCGTCGCCTACCTTATTTTGTTGGCATCCACCCTCGTCCCTTTCGAGGTAATAGATAGACCAATGGATGGTGTGAGTAAGAATGCGGCAACGAATGCGACAACGAATAAGAATGTGGCGTATGGACTCCGTCGCCGTCTTTGGATAATGCTAATGATGGTATTACCGATAATAGTGTCCGTCTATACGATACATTGTCTAGTCGTTGGGAAATGTGAAATGTGGGCGTGGTATAATTCCATTGTCGTATTCGTCTGGTGTTGCGGTGTATTTGTAGCAGCACTCATTAACATTCGACATTGAAATCATTGGTGAACATGAATCGATGACAATTTAAAAAATTGAAGATAAAGTCCAACTAAATTAAGAAGGCAGGGTATTTTACTATGAGTGGCGCCATGTATGTCTTGGTTATTGATTTGTCGTATTTCGTGTTCTATCGGTTTTATGCTTTAGTGCATTACTTTAAATTGTCGCAGAAAAGAACAGACTTTACCAATGTGGTCGATGACCCAGAATTCCTCGCAAAATTCACTGAGTTGTTTCGACGAAATGTTATGGACCTCATACAGAAACATCTAGGGGTAAAACGGAGGAGATTGCTCGGTGGAGATACGAAAAATGCATGGGGGAAAAAGATATTGGTCGTATTCGCAAAAGATTGTTCCCGATGCGACATATGGAGAAATTCCATTTACCCGGACTATAAAAAGAATAGGGATCATAAAAAACATGGGGTGCCATTCGATGGTCGCATTTTTGACCATGTTATAAAATCGGTACTTCCCGACCTATTGAATGAGTTTCCTTTTATAAGGATTGTCGAGGCCCCGGGAGCCGAAGCGGACGACATTGCGGCGGTTCTTTGTCGACGAATGGGGGAATACCGTGGTCGTAATCGAGGTGAAGGCGGTGGCGATGAAATAAAGTACGAACACATAGTGGTAATAACGAATGACCACGATTATCTTCAACTTTTGGACTACATTGATGGGATATACAATTTACAGGGTCATGACCTTTCAATGAAGGCGCTATCAGGGCCATCGGTTAAAAACATGTATATGAAAGTTCTCCTCGGGGATCCATCTGACAACATATCCGGGGTGGTGACGAAACGGGAGGCGAAACAGTTGATGGAGCAGATTGACACCCTTGATTTGGAAGGGGAGGGTGATGTGTCAACGAACATCGATGCGGTAATCCGATCCTTCCTTTCCCCGAAGGTGTCTTTAGAAGAGATATACGACCGGAATAAAAAGTTAATATGCTTTGATAATATTCCGGATATCATTGTAAGAGACATTGATGAGCGCTGGTCGACCATCACCGATGAGTTCGAATGAGCCAGGTCCATTGAGTTTATGGGGTTGGAAATGTTACCGAATATCGCCGAATGTTGCCGATTATGTGCGCATATGCTTGGTTGATAACAAGGGGAAGAATGGTGCTGGTATAAAATCATTACCATCTAAAGAGATGGTTGGTAGTATTTCAAGTTGAGTCGGATGGTGTCGAGGAGATTGGATTTGTAGGAGTTCCCCCCCGCAAAAGTTTTCAAGAAATCCGCAAGAAACAACTCGACGGTTTCTATGTCATTCATATCATGCAAAATATATGTGGTTCGGCATTGAAAATATGCATTAGCGACCACCGATAGAATTTTTTGTTTTGTGGTCTTCGGATCATGGGGACAGTAGGTGATATAGATATTAAAAAATTGATTTTTCGTATTATCCCGATCTTTCGAGAGATTTACAGTGACCACACTAGTGTCTACACTAGTGCCCCCATTAGTGCCCCCATTAGCGCATGCATTCGGTAACTTACAATTTCCATTTCCATTGCGGAAATCATTAACGGTCGTAAGAAATATATTGGGGAGTATTTCGAAACGCATATATAACTTACTCACATTGTACTTTTAGAAATGGCCGTTCCAGACGAGGAAAACCTATGGAAAGAATTGGAACGAATGCGCCTTGATGATATCAAAGGCAATGCCTCGGGAGGTGTTTCCTTGGTAGATGTTAGTCCATTTGAACCCCTCTATCCATCACAACTCGACGGAGTAAATGGATTTCCTCAACAGGCAACGGCATCCTCAACAACGGCATCCTCAACAACGGTATCCTCAACAACGGTCTCCTCACTTTCCACCTCCAATCTCCCCGCTACCCCGACGCCAGATACTACTATAACGAAGGCGGAGATGGGGACAACGATGGGGACAACGATGGCAACAACGATGGCAACAACGATGGCAACAACGATGGCAACAACGATGACAACGGCGTTCGCCAACAAATGCGACAATTGTGGTGGCATTTTGTCGTTGGACATGTGTTGGATCGATGAGGGCGACTGTGTATGTCCCCATTGTCATACAATGCAATCCCGTCTAATTGACATGAATGCGGAGTGGCGATACTACGGTTATGATGACAATAAAAACTGCAACCCGACCCGGGTGGGAACTCCTACTAGCATTTTCATCCCGAAGTCGTCGATGGGGACGGTCATAGGGATGGAAAATGTGCGAAAGAATGGCTACGAATTTCAACGGATTCGCCGTTACCAAATGTTCCAGTCCATGCCCTATAAAGAGCGGAGTTTGTTGCATGTAATGGACTCTTTAAATGTCAATGCGTCGAACAATGGTATTCCATCATCCATAATCGAGGATGCGAAGATGATGTATAAAAAAATAAGTGAGCGTAAAATATCCCGAGGGGACAATCGTAATGGTCTAATAGCATCCAGCATCTACATGTCTTGTAAGACCAATAATGTTCCGAGGAGTGCGAAGGAGATTGCGAAGATGTTCAACCTGAACATTACCACTATGACGAAGGGGTGCAAGAAATTCCATGATATCATGAAAATGACGACGAATTCGTCTAACCCGGACGACTTCATATACCGATTCTGTTCCAAGTTGAAGCGACATGACATTACCCCATTGTGTCAATATGTGATAAAAAAGGCGGAGGAATATAGTGTCGTCAGTGAGAACGCCCCCCCATCGATTGCGGCGGGATGCATCTATCTATGTAGTGTATGTTGTGGCTTGGACATTACGAAGAAAGACATCGCCAAAGCATGTGAGATATCCGAAGTGACCATAAATAAATGCTATAAAAAACTGTTTGTGTATAAGAGCCATCTCTTCCCCACTGAAACCATCCAAAAATATAATATATGAAATCCAAGCACTTTTAGAACATTTAGAACTTTTAGCAATGAAAAGTCGAACAATATATGTAGTTGCATGATAATTTATTCTTTAAAAGTCGAGGTCGTCGGCGTCTAGGGGGTCGAAGGATAGAACGGTTTTTTCCGCCGCCACCCCGACATTCGCCTTACTGTATTCGGATACCCGCACCTCGAAGAAATTTGACTTGTTCGTAATGGAAATCCGCTCCATGAAGTCGAAGGGGCATTTCACGATGTGGTAGAGTGGAGAATATCCAAGTTGTTTAAGGAGACGGTCGGCGACATATTTAACATATTCCGACATGAGTGTCGCATTCATTCCTAAGAGGTTGCAAGGCAGACTTTCGGTAATGAACTCGAGCTCGATGTTTACCGCCTCCCGCATCATGGTGTGAGCATCGATTTCCCCCATTTTATTCTCCATCATTGAATGGAGAAGGACAGCGAACTCAGTATGCAATGATTCATCTCGACTTATCAACTCATTACTAAAGGTTAGTGAATTGAGGATACCCCGCTCCTTTATGTAGTAAATGGAGGCGAAGGCGGCGGAAAAGAACACCCCCTCTACGATAGAGAATGCGACCAATCGAGAAACAAATGGTACATCCACATTTTCAATCCATTTCATGGCCCATTCCGCTTTCTTTTTAATACATGGGATTTGATTTATAGCATCGAAAAGAACGGCCTTTTCCCCCTTATCTTTTATGTAGGTGTCGATAAGGAGCGAGTATGTTTCGCTATGGATCGTCTCAATCGCTATTTGAAATGCATAGAATGCCTTCGCCTCGGGAATTTTCACTTCGTTCATGAAACGCCCAACAAGATTTTCATTAACTATACCATCGCTCCCAGCGAAGAAGGCGAGAATATGCTTAATAAAATGCTTCTCATTATCGTTCAGTAAATTCCATTCATCGACATCGGCGAAGTTGATTTCTTCGGGTGTCCAGAATGAGGCCACCGCTTTTTTATACATATCCCATATCGACGAATATTTTATAGGGAATAGTACGAACCGGTTCCCAGTGTCAGTGAGGAGTGGTTCATTTGTCTCCATCGCAAGCAGGTCGGCGAGGGAGGTGGTTGGACGCATCGCCATGTTTATGTTGTAAGTTAGATTTTTTTTGTTTAAAATACTATCCGACCTAATTATTATGTGGCATGCACATTAATTGTGTTCGAGATTGAGACTGAGACGATATTGAGACTGAGACGATATTGAGACTGAGACGAGATTGAGACGAGAATGGAACGGAAATTAAATGATAATGATATGAAAATATAACGATAAAAGAACGATAAGTATTATTTTCTATAAACACGGTAATATGATAAAGTTTAAATGATTTTCATCCCTTTAAAAAATAAACACTTGATTATAGATGGTGGATGGTGGGGACGATGGATGGTGGGGACGGTAAATGCGAATTAAATATCTATAAAGGTTATAATATTCATATTACATGGTAGGGGTGTGTGGAAATCATTCATATACCGAAGGAAACCCATTGACGACTGTAGATGAGATAGAACGTTTGCGTGAACGCCTCCACCGTATCGAGACCCACCTCGGAATCGTGGGTTGTAGTGACATTGATGCCGCCGGTGAAGTGGAGGATGCCATTGAAGTGGGCGATGCTGTAGAGACCATTCCGTTGATCTCCGACATCGACCCAGTCGACCAGGAAACTATCGAACAATATGTAAATGAATTATTGGGAAGCAAGCGCATTAATTTCTTTCTCATACCCGACTATGTTGAAAAAAAAAATCTATGTGAATATTTTTAGCTTCATGCTAAGATTGTTCCGCCATGTTTTTAAAACGAGCTATATTTCCATATTCAATCACCGTATAAAACTTACAATGGAATCCGCTATGTTAAAAACGAAAAAAAATATATAGTATATGATTGTTTAAAAATACATTCCATCTTTGTTTGCAAATACAAAAAATGAAACATTGAAACATTGAAACATTGAAACATTGAAACATTGAAACATTGAAACATTGAAACATTGAAACATTGAAACATTGAAACAATACGATTTGTTTCTATTTATTTGAAACGAGGGTGGTTGATGCATTATTCCTTTCATTGTCTTGATGGTATTTCATGACTCGATCCGCCAACCCTCTCTTCGTATTCAACAACTCGACCACATGCTTACGGAGCGCCCGACGGTCCTTAGGGTCACCTCCCGACATGATATATTGTTTAATGTAGAACTTCAAGGGGTTTCGTTTTTTTTTCATACGCATTTGATTTGTTCCATTATTTCCATTAATACTTGTCTCTCCACCGAAATGTGATTCAAAAGACTTGGAACACGGATTTCCACAATTTGGTCTATGACAAGCAGACGCATTATTTCCATGTTCCATTATAACGAATGATACATTTTTAATTTTAGCATGGTCTCTACTCAGAAGCTCATTCAATTTTTCAGATATATCTGTAATATTCTCAGTATTTGTGAAATAAATGTAATTTTTAATTTTTTCTGATTGAAATAAATTTTTAACCATATCAGTGCGTACAGTATCATCATCACTGTGCCGGTAGATATGTGAAAGTGTAATAACAGCGAAAATTAACATTCTTGCGAACCTATCCGTTCTTTCTATCGATGGGAAAAATGTCTCCATTAAATTATTTTTACAATATTCTTCGTCTTCACAATTGAATGCCATCGCCATTTTGGATTGTATACCAGTCTTAGACACGAAAGACCGCTCTTTATCTCTGCTTATATCATTAATTAAATTACAATCGGCAAAATCATATGCCTCTTTCAAATTCCAGAACATCTCTAAATTTTTTTCATCGATTGCTTCCCAGTGGCTTATTGTCGGATAGTTTTGCAACATCACCCCCTTCATATTTCTTTTTGAATCCTGTCTCACTAATGCCGCAATCGCTTTATCCTGACATGTCCCCCCAGTCCAATTATCTTTAATACCGAAGAAGAAGGATAGTAAATATGGAGCTTGATGGAAATTAAATGTGAAAGAACTGGAAGTATCCGTATCTTTGTTAAAAAACATATTGTATTGTTTTATGTTATAGTTCAGAGTAGTTTTCACCATATTATAAGTCAATTTCAAAGGATATTCATCGAAAACATTATTATTATTTAAATTACTCCTTATCATATCAATCAATATTTTATAATAATCTGGATATGGATATTCACTCTTTTCTGAATAATCGGAATTTAATAGGATATACAATGACACTAAGAATGCACCATAAACTAACGAAATACTTTTCCCTGAACAGAATTTCTTCATTTCATAAATGTAATGCATTTTAATATTTTCATTAATCGTCGTTCGAATGGCATTCACTGATTCAGCATCCGTCTGCGATGGATCGGTATCGAAAAAGTTATTCAAATCAAAGAAAAGAGGCAATATCAATTTATGATTTGTTTTCAAAATTTCCGCTTGATTCTTTCTAATGTGCGCTTGTGATCTTTTTACAATTTCAGATTCAACGAATTTTAATTTATGTTCCAACAATTCTTTTAATTTTTCTAGATTTGAAATTTGATGTTTTTCGCTGTTTTTGAGACAGTCTCCTTGTTCTCCTTCTAAAAATTCGATTGATTCAAAAAAGACTTCGTTTGTAAAAATATTCGTATCATGCATTAAATAACGACAATGTTCATCAATTTTACTTTCAACATCTTTGTGAATTTTATTAAATAATTCTTCCATAAAAGTATAATCATCATTATACTCGTTTTCTTTTTCTTTTATCAATCGAATGGTGTTGTACTTTTCAAATATTTTTAATAAATTTTGACAAAGTTTATCATATTTATTTTCAGACCCATCGTTATTCCCATTTCCATTTATGAAGAAGTTTGTAATATCTTTTTGTTTTAAATCATCATAGGAATGTAAATTTTTTGCATTAATCAAATTAACATCTTTATTTTTGAATTCGATTTTTGTTTCTTTACCTAACTTTTCAAAAAAAGCCATAATGAACTCCCTAGACTCAAGTGTCAAAGTGAATGGAGATACAGACATGACTTTATCGGTAAAGTTATCATTTTCATCACAATATTTAATGCATTTTTGTGTATAACCGCCAGCAATATTATTTCGATAATTGACATTGGGGTAATGAAAATAAGAATCATCATAAGTGCAATCAAAGCAATCGGATGAATCAGCACAATCAGCACAATCAACACAATTTGTATTATCCAATATCCCTTTCTGTATCAATATGGTGTTCTGTTTCATTTCAAATGAATTAAGATTGCTATTTGCTTTTTCTGGCATTTTGAATACTTTATGGTGAATGCCTAGCAAGTCATCATCTTCGGCATTCTCATATAGGAAATCATCGAACAAGTTGCAATAATCGTACATATATTCATTGAAATAATCGAATAAATTTAAGTTACTTGTGTACTTAATTACTTGTCTAGATCTTCCTTCAAATAAATATGATTTTAATTTTATATTTTCTACACTACTTTGATGAATATCACCATCGGAGGTATTAAAATGTTCTGTAATACATTCAAAGAACTCCTTTTTATACTTATCGTATGGATTTTGATATGTATTTGTTTCGGCATCATATACATCATTTAGTAATTCTCTATTGTAGATGCTGCTTTTTTTGTCTAATGGATTTACGAACTTTGAAATGCTTAAATTACCAATATTAGAATTAAACACGCCACCACCATCATCATCGGTAAAATTTGAAAATTTTTGAAATTTTTGTTTGATATTTGCTAGTCTGCTAATTGGGTCGTTTTTATTAACGCATCTGGATTTTATTAAGTCGTCTACATTTACATTTGCATTTACACTTTTGAGTTTATTTATTAGATCGCCAACATTAGAAGCAGAATAACTATTTTCAGTCATATTATATGATTACCCCTAAAATTATTTAATTATATATTAACAAAAATAATTTGTAAAGTAGTTGTCATTCAATATGGAATTCCAATGACGTCATTGATTCATAGGTGACCGCAGACGAATGATTTCGAGGTTCAAGGAGTAGGCCACGAAGAGCCAGGTTATATAGGGTACGATGCATAGGGTCATCGAAAGGGATCGGTATTCGACGATGGCAACACATAGCAAGAGCAGCGCCGTAAATATAAGGGCGACGATTACCCATAAAGCGGTCATAGCACGGTTAACCGAGTTTCCACAGGCGAATATCGGAGTCCACGCCATATTCAATGCCAAGTTGACAATCCATAGTGTGAAGAAAATGACTGTTCGGTGAGCATGGGACATAGACTTTTGATTGCTACCACTATATGGAGTTCGAATGGCTAAATATGCACACAATCCATACAATGGATAAATCACATTCCAAACCACGGGGAATACCCAATTGGGTGGTTGAAAGGAGGGGCGGGAACCATCCTGTTGTATTCTAATATCACAAATCCGGGACGAAATGAACCCTAGAATTGTGGGGAAAATAATGATGAACCACCACATTTTAACATGCAATAATAACGAGCAATCATATAAACCATATAACCATAATGTATTTTTTTTTTCAAGAAACGGAGGGGGTATAAGTGGCAATCATATCCTACAAATTTTATCTCCAACACAACGTCCAGTCATCAATGTATCGGTTAATAGCTTGCGTTTGTCGGACACACAAACATTTATATTAGGGCAAACATGCACTTCGGGAATGAGGCAGGAGTAGCAATACAGGGTGTGGCAAAACTTGCATTCGAGGGGAATTCCTTTCCTTCGACACTTAACACAACGACTGCCCTTGGACGTCCCTGGGGTCGTGGGGGGAGTTATCGTTATCAATTCCCTTGGTTGGGGACTTATATTTTGGTTTGATTCATCTACCATTGTTGGGGTGATGGGGGGTGATTGGTTGTTCGAGGTGGGTCTAAGAAGACCGCTCCTGTATATCGGTGCTATATTGATAAATTAATGTCAGCAAATAATGTGTTTCCCATGTAATGAAAATTATGTTTCGTATATACGCATTGAATGCAAAATCTAGTAATTTATATTTCCAATGTATAATATAATAGTATAAGTAATCATTAAACTCAATGGGACTATCTCCATCGAAGGAACCTGGACTAAATGGTGTCAAACAACCAGGAAATGTATTTTCAAAGGAACTGGAGAAGTTGGAGGGATTAGTCAACTCTGTTATCACACCGGATGGCAACTTCATGGATAAGGAATACAACTTTTTAAATGACGATGTTTGTAATCGTTATACGATGGTAATGGAGACCGCATTGAACAAGCACCTTAAGGTACACTTGCATGATTTGGCGGCATCGGTGTATTTCGTACCGAAGGACAACGACATGGTACATACCAAGTCGGGGGACCGATTGACGAAGTCGGAACTGTGTTCGGTCATTACCTCTCACTATCGACGGACCCTTCGAATGCTGACTTTAATACGGAACATCTACGACTTCGAGAATGGGGGTAAATACAGTTTGGCGGGAATTGTGTATAGAAATCTCGATCAAATCGATGGAATGTATCAGGTTTCGGTATGCGCCACGGAGCAGGAACCATTGGATATGGATGAAAATTTGGTCGATTTCAAGAAATTAAAGGGGTTGGATATGTTTGTGAATTCATTCCTCAACAAGGGGGAGGCGTCGACATTTATCCGGCACCTGAAGCAACTCTTCGGGAATTACAACAAACGGAGCATATCTCGTCTTATTTGTGAGGACACGATTGTAACTCCGAAGGATTACAAGGAAATATACGACGACATTCGGGTTCAGTGTGGAGGAGGTTTTGGTTATACAGGTTATACAGGTGAATACGTTGCGGATGGGGCGGATGGGGCGGATGGGGCGGATGGGGCGGAGAATATGTCGAAAGCCACTAGAAATGATGAAGCTTCAGTGAAGAGGGTGGATAAAAATAAAAGTAAAGACGCAAGTAAAGACGCAAGTAAAAGCAAGGGGAGTAGTGTGGTGGGTACCAAACCATCATCATTGTCGCCGTCCGGGAAGCGCTGGAAACACCGTTTACTATTCAAAGTAGGGAAGGACCGACCTATCATATCCAATGAAATGTGCATGGATAAGCAAAAATACATCGTTCCCTACAGTAATAAGATGCGGTTCCTCTTTCATAAATACAAGACCGACTACATCAAAAACATTGATTTGGTGTATACAGTGGTGCATAAGTTGGTGTTATATGATTTCAAACTTTCAAAGTATAAATTGCGGGATCTGTCGTATGCCCAAGTGACCGCCATCGAAACCGAATTGAAGCGATGTGTGGTGATTATGTTCGTGCAAAGCATGGTAAATTACTTTAAAATTTTAAATCATGTTAAACAAATCAAGCACCTGAAAAAGACCGATGGATGATTTGACTTCGTGTTTAATTAATGGCGATGTTCATAATTTGTGCATGTTCGGTGCCCACCAATTGTGCCAAAATAAATTGAAGCCGCTTATTAATACAATAATCAATGAATACACCACAAATTACATCAATCACCATATTTGTTCAATAAATTTCATCCACGACCGTTTAAAAAAAATTGCGAAGGAGAATAGGACCCATCGTAAGGCATATCAAAGTAGACTGACACGTATTTGCATATGTGAATTATATGTGTATCTGGCGCAAATCCCTCTGAAACGTGTCGGAGTGGGGGGGGATATGGCGGCAGGTGCGGCAAGAGGCGTAGGTGCGACAAGAGGCGTAGGTGCGACTAGAACAGGACAAGCGGTTGTGGGGGGAGGATTTAAATGGATGAGGGAGATACCTCCGATACCCCCCGCCTACAATCCGACCACCCTATTCTATGTCCCCTATTTTGTGCGGTCTCATTCTCACCTGGATATATGTCGATATTTGAAAGTGCTACAAAATTATTTCATCGACGACTCCGAATTGACAATGGGGTTGCGAAGACTATTGTATTGTTTTGGAGTTCGGAACATGGAGGGGGTCCGAGACCATTTGTTGTGGCTCGTGGCACGAACCCGTAGCACGAATCTGACCAACAACATTCTCGACGAGGCGGAGTTTAAAGAGTTAAAAGAGGATATGGGTGAATCGGTAAAAAGCATGGCGACTGACTTCGTATGGTTGTTATTTTTTATTGCGATACGGTCGGCGTCCGAGCCGAGTAAAACATGGTGTAAAAAGTTGGCGGGAATATACTTCACAAATTTTACGAAGGCAGTGAAGCAGGTACGCATGAACCTATTATTAATGGCATACCAGATTGGTTTGACGAGTTCATCGGAGTTCGGGCATGCTTTTGACACGAAGAACCGATTTTATAATGAATTAGTGTTGCAATGTGCGTTCAAAATCGAATATATCTACGAGGAGTTGGCGGGACGGTTCGAACACATCGACTTGGTACCGAAGTCGAGAACCCCTAGGGAACGAAAAGATGGGGTGTCCGGCGGGTCGATGACGACAATGGGAACGGATATGGGAATGGGAATGGATATGGGAATAGAAACCCAGTCCAGGGGGCATGGTGATGGTCCAAGTTACTACGAACATATGCTCTTTTCTGCTCCGACCCGGGATGACGACGCTATAGAGCATTCGAAGCGAATTATCGGCGCCCACCGAATGAAAATGATACGAGGCGATGGGGGTAAAAAACAAATATTATTGACGACGACTAAAAATATCAATGCGAAGTCGTAAAATTTATGTCACCAACATAATAAAAAAGAGGACACATAATAAAATTATTGGTATAATGAGCAAGTTTACAGAGGATGTTTATGGGACGACCTTTGAATTGAGTAAAAAGGAGAGTTATTGTGCGGTTGGAGAATTTATCCAGCGAGACGGGTTGGTGGACCGGACCACCGGCCTTATTCCTCCGAAGCAGGAGCGGCGCATCGCCAAATCGATGTATTGGTTCTACCTATACACATTATGGAACGATAACCCCGATATTCCCCCGATGTCTCGAATAACCGACTATCGGCAATTTCCGGATGAAATGAATCGCATGTTATACACCTTTTTAACCACATCATCTAAATATGCGAAGAGTTTCAAAAAAACACATTCATATATGTTGGACGACGAGAATAAAATGATGAGGGGCGTCCATCGGAAGCATTTATTAGAGTTCGTTAACCACATAGTCGGGGAGATGCGAACCAATCCCGCCTTCATATTGAAGTTGCGGCGTAAACGGTCGGGGTCGGTGGATACCACCACACTGTCAAATCATCGGGGGCGAAACAAACCCTTAAATCGCCGGTCTCTAGAAAATCGGGCGTTACTAGCGGAACGGATCGGTCCATCGATAGGGACATTGTCGAAAGGGATGACGGTGGTTGAAAAAAGGGACATGAAAACTATCGACAATGCTTTAAAAACACAGGGTGAACAAATGTCGATGCTATTAGGGTCCATCGAGGAAAAAATTAAGAAGAAACCTAGTGTGAAAATACAAAAGGAGGTTGTCTATGTGAATACGAACCCCTCCACCTCATCCGTGAATACTCAATCTAAACCATCTTCTGAAAATAATGACAATAGTGGTCCGATAGTGGTAAAAGTTACTTCAAAAATCACGAAGAAAAATACAAAATAAGATGAAGATGTGATTAATGATTATTTTCCCAACATTCTTTATGCAGGAAAAGAATGAGGAGAGATGATTAAAATGACCGAATGACCTAATGGTGGGTTGGTGGGTTGGTGGGTTGGTGATATTTACTATTATTTTTTTGTAAACTATATGGTGCTATAGAGTAAAGATAGTGTGTCATGCAAATGCACCTCGAGAAGTCCATCCGTTGTTGTTTGATAGTACCAATTTATCGGGAGAATTAGGGAATGATGTGGTTTAAGGATGACATGGACGACACGCACATTAGTATCCATTAGAGTGGATACGAAGTGCTCATCCAATAGGTTATATTTTCCTACATTGTAATTTTTATGGTAAAGGTGTGTCGATTTCATAGGGAAATATGCTTTATCGATGGGATGACTAATTTTTATTAATGTGTCCTGTTCGTCATGGTCATTGTATATCAGCACAAATTTACTCAGGTTCTGTTTGAAGAGAGTGTGGTCGGAAAGGGACAGCGTTCGTTTAATGTATAAATAGCGGAAAATAGTGTGAATAAGATCAGCGGGGTTTACGACAGCATCGGCGAGATAAATTGGTTGTTTTTCGAGGAGCAAGTCGGGGCGAAAATCCGTTAAATCGGTTTGTATAATCTGGAAAGAGCGGGGTTGATGAAGGTAGCATTGGAAATAAAATAGGAAAACGATAATGAAGAAAATCCCTAATAGATACATTTATAATGTATTTTGCTATGTGGCGACGGGTAAATTAAAAAGTCCCTAATTCGCCGCCTTTTATTTAGATATAAAATAAAATTATTTAAAGTTTAAAACTCAACAACCAATTTATCCCCTATAAAAATTCATAGCGGCATTATATATTTTGTTATAACCGAATTTAAATATGACGACGGACAATGATCATCAAATGGAAAATGAAGTTGTTTCCAAAATGGAAGTTGATAAGTCCGGTGGTGCCGATAAGTCAGGCGGTGCCGATAAGTCCGGTGGTGCCGATAAGTCCGGTGGTGCCGATAAGTCAGGCGGTGCCGATAAGTCCGGTGGTGCCGATAAGTCCGGTGGTGCCGATAAGTCCGGTGGTGCTGAATGTCAACCAATCAATATCAAGACTGTCATGGAGGTTGTCGATGGAAATGAATATGGAAATTGTGTCGGTAACTGCAAATGGTTTAATAAGAAGTTAGGGTATGGGTTCATTACTGTTTATACTGGCGAACATAAAGGGAAGAATATTTTCGTTCACCACACAGGCATTAAACCCCTAAATAGTAATTTCCGCACCTTGCGGAAGGGGGAGTATATTAATTTCAATATTGAAAATGGAAAGAATGGGTTGCAAGCTGTGCATGTGACTGGTATTAATGGCGGTCCTCTAATGTGTGATAATATTACTCCGAAAGCAGTGGTAACGAAATTCACATAAATGGTCTCTAATCTTTCGTTTATTAATTCATATTAAAAACATTTTTTTTATTCACCACATATGTACATGTGGAATATTTCATACATTTATTTAGCAATAATTGATAATAATTGAATAATCTAATTATCAAAAACTCATTCATAAAGATAAAGATAAAGATAAAAAGACACGCAAACAACAATTCAAAAACACAAGAAACAACACCAAACACACCAAACAATAAACAACCATGGCGATGAAAAAAGCAAAGGTTTTGGTCGTATCGAAGAATGATTTTCCGAGTCTGTGGAGGTTTTCATTGGAAGAAGCGGAAGAAAAATGGGATGATGCGGATTTGGAAGTGCATTATTTAACGAAAGAGCTTAAGAAGTTGCGGCGGAAGCGTGTCAATCGGGACGAAGAGGCAATCAAGTCCTTTACAGAGCGTTTAAAAGAGGCAGAGAATGTCTTGAGCGAATGTGAAAAAGTATTGGAATGGTTCGACACATCCGAAAAAAAATAAATTGATGTGGGAGATGATGATGATATAATTAAATGGTCGGTGTGGGGGAGAGTGTTGAACTACAATATATATCTCTACCTCTACCTACCATTTTTTTAGGTGTTTTAGGTTTTAAAACAGAGACAGAGACAGAGACCAGAGACATTTACATTTCCACGCATTTTTTATTTTCCGTTAACAAAAAACATTTAAAAGTTTTTCCAACCTCATTGTTAAATACCCAATCTTCTAACTAGTTGTTAAATTCATTTTTTACTAAATAATAGTATATCAATATGGCTTTATCATCCGATGTCAATGAACTGTTTACCAATTTTTTCCCGGTGAATGAAGTCGATGATTATCGGAAATTATTTACTGCCCATGTAACGAAGATGAGAACATCTAAAGGGGCCAAGTGGATGAAAAGAGAAATGGTAAATACGTTCATATCATGGGCGACCCTAGATAAATATCTTCGAGAACAATTCAATAATGTGATACACCATGATTTCAAGGATATTGTGGATACTATTAGGTTCGATATTGGAGTTGGAAATGAAAATGGAAATGGAAATGGAAATGGAAAGGGGGATGGAAATGGAAAGGGGGATGGAAATAACGATAAAGAGAATGGGGTACATCATACAACGGATGATTTGGATTCCCCCATTTATAAATTGGAGAATGAATTCGTTAAATGTTGCAAGGATGGTAAGTATTTCTCACATGACTTTTTGGTGTGCATTGTAAAAAATTCAGAATTGTTTATGAAAGCAATGCACCAAATGATTAATAAGGCGTACAATGAGACCTTCAACCACATCCCTCCGAAAATAGATGTTGATTATATCTACATGAAATTAAAGACATCGAACATCATGGAATACGAACGTATAACCCAATTCATCGCCGAATTCGACCCACTGGATAATGTATATAGAATAGATGAACTAACCCAACATAATGGGGGTTCGGAAACCATTGAGGAAAATATCTCGATGGAAATGGGTGAAGGCGATGCATTTGTATCAATGGAGAAGAGAACCGAAGACACTTGTTTAATATACAAACATTACACAGAAAACCTCAATCGCAATCCCTCGAATAAGGAGGTCGACGACATAAAGCGCATGCTTGGGAATAAAACGGCATTGATACCGATAATTCAGTCATATTTCAATTTCACCGAAGGGTGTCTATTTAATTATTTAGTGGACTGCTTCGAAGTGGTATTCGAACGCCCCATAAGCATATTAGAATTCAAAAAATATTACAATGATACCGTTTTGTGGTCGGATATTTCCAAGGACAAATTCCATAAATATTATGTATCAAAAAAAAAGGTATATGTAAATGCTCGGAACATTACGAAGAATATCTACACCATATTCTTGGATAGGTCGGTGGATGAATTTTTCATGATCAATAATCATTTGGATGTCTTCGACGACCCCGACTACGGACAGTTGCTCATTCAGTATATCACCGGACTACCTGAATATGAAGAGGTTATGCGGCGAAGCATTGCGACCATATATGAAAATATGTATTGTAAACAATTAGAACCATATAATATGGACTACTTTTTACAACATGTGAAATCTAAAAAAATGCATACGAAGGCGGATGAATTAACATCGACGATAAATGACATGTATGTGGAGACGGAGCGGTTCCAACGACTCATCGAGGACATATATAAGGGGGTGCTTGAACGGGCTCCGGACACTCTTGAAATGAAGGATGGTATCGGCAAATTCCGGGAAGCATTAGCGGCGCAATTAGCGGGTCCAAATGTAGCACCATCATCTGTAGCAGCACCACCATCTGTAGGAGCATCTGTAGCACCATATGTAGCAGCACCAATGGTTTCTAATGACATCGCATCCTTTGAGGATACCACATGTGATGAAATTCGTCGAGACTTATATGGTTCCATCGAATACTTGGACATTCTCAAACGAAATGTGATTAAGATCGGGAATAATGGTTTATTGCCGAGCGAAATAAACCAATTGGTGACTGGAATTTACAAATGGGACACCGACCATAAAATCAAAATGAATCATGATTTGCTGGTCGAATATATTAGTAAAGAATGCAAAAAATCCAGTTGATAAATGATAAATGATAAATGATAAATGATAAATGATAAATGATAAATGATAAATGATAAATGATAAATGATAAATGATAAATGATAAATGATAAATGATAAATGATAAATGATAAATGATAAATGATAAATGATAAATGATAAATGAAAAATGAAAAATGAAAAATGAAAAATGAAAAATGAAAAATGATAAATGATAAATGAAAAATGAAAATATTATAAAATAAGATTTAATAGTATATGGTAATAGCAACCATTGAATATTCTATCCTTCGATAGCATTGGTTTTATATGCTGTAAACGCAGCGGCAGCGGCGCTCAATGGGTTCAAATCGTAGGGTATTTCCTTCACTTTATTGAAGAATGAGTTAACCGTGTGGATAACTCTAGTGATTTGTGCCATAATATCTTTTTTGTCGGTTATATAAACCATATAATATACCACGAGCAATATGAAGACACATATCGCTAAAAATCCGATCAAAAATATGTAATTGTCGATTATGGATGTCGGGGCGATTAACGATTGATTTGAATTTACAGCATTCAATTTTGAACATAAACTGGCATACCGCCCATTTTGACAATATGTATTAAAGCACATCCGGGCCACCTTCTTCTTATCGCTCACCGACAATCCATATGACCCTATGGAGCGGCATATATGCTTCATGTTATTATCATATGGTTCCATGTTCTTGTGCATACTTTTGTTATATTCGTCAACATCCTTATTATATTGGCGGGTGATTCGCTTCCGATCTTTCATTGGTTTCATCAAGAATTTAAGGTCCATGGTTAATTTCCCCGGTTCAGTGAGCCCTATCACCGTCCCCCCTTCTATGATTTTTGTAACATTGGCGTGTGGCGAGTATCGGGGTAAATAGTACGGTAGACGTTCACAGTAAAAGTCGGTGGGTTTATAATGTTCGGTGCAAGGCGCACACGCATTTATGGAATAGGGACGGTCCACTTTATTCCCCACCTCGAAGGAGTTCAATGTTTTCCAATGGGTTATATCATTCTCGGTACTAATTATCCAACTGTAGAGCATAATAAGGCACTTCCCATCGAATATCTCAATATCGAACTCCATTATCACATATATCAAAATAATCATAACCAATGTGTATAAGATAAAAACGACGATGGCAACAAGAAGAAGGGCACCGGCGATTATACTCGTGAGTAGGAAATATATATATGTCTCTACTACTGCGACTATTACTAGCACACCGGCAATTGAAAATTTAATATTGACCTGGAACAAATATAACACCAATTTAATCAGTTTGCTCGGATTGGTTAAAACTTTTATTATATTCAATAGGAATTTGGCAATTTTGATAGGTTTTTTTAACATTCGTATTATACCACCAAAAATAGGCTCAACCACATTACCATCAGCATCGATATATGTACCATCTTCGTAGTCGGTGTAGTATGCTCCATCATATCCCCCGTGGTCGAAAGCGTCATTTTTATCTTTCTCGTCGCCACCACCATTCGAGTAGGTCTCAGTGATTTTCCTTGTTATATGTGTCGGTGGTTCTGTGTAGAGTTCTTCATAACCGGCGATGATCCAACTGAATATACTCATCGGGTCCTTCGACCCCTGTCTCCCCAATTTAACGAGATACGACCGAACTGGTTGAATGACCATGGATATGAGGATGTTAACGATGAAACTCTTCAATGGTTCGTGAGCGGTAATTTTTTCTTTTTGAAAAAGGGTATGCAAATTACCAAGAGTTCCAGATATGATATTATTCGATATGTATTTTTCTTGCGCATTGAGGAGTGCTTTGTATTGTTTCCTCAACCGTTTTTTATCGGGGTTTCGCATCGTGTCATAGTAGAGGAGTAGAGGAAAGTTAATAGTAATATGCATTTGAATTTTCCCGAGCGCCTCATATAATTTCGAAATGCGGTCGAGCATGCGATTTTTTTCATGTATAGATTTACTGTCCGACTTCACGAATTTCCACGCTGTCTTGACTGTTGAACGGTTCATAATCAAGTCGCCGACAATCATGATATCATTAAAGGCATTTACGATATTCAAGACATCGTGGTTCTCCAACTTTAGGTGCAATAACCCGGACCCCACATCCGTTTTAAAACGATAAAGTGTTTGTTCGAAGGCGAGCTTCAAAGCAATGAGGTCCGATTTATGTTGGTCGAAATGGTCCCTAACGATTTCTTTGAAGGTATCGGTGCTATCTACATTGGCGACCATGTCCGTGATTACCCCGGTCCCGGTCCCTGTCCCTATCCCATTCCCTGTCCCTGTCCCATTCCCATTCGGTGGTAACCTCGGGTCCTCATTGAAATATTCCCGAATAATATCGTAGTTTTCCTCTTCGAGTGCCCCCCGTAGTCGGCCGGCGGCTTCCTTAGTGTCATTCACATCCACCCACCCTTGACTCTTCGCCAGATTATCAGCGTGGTAAGCAATGCATGCCTTTACTGTTCGTAATGTTTTGACCCATGTATTATAGTATATGGTCGCCATCATGTCAATCAATGTGTCGTCCGATTCAGGTTCCATTACATTGTCCATCGTAATCATGTCGTCAACACTAGTGTCACCACCCGAATCATCCTCACTGTCACCAATGTCGACATCTCCACCATCGCCCCCATTGGTCGAGGTAGAGGTTACAAGGATGCGTTTCGATTCATTGTAAGTCCGAATGATCGATTCAAGGGATTCAAAATACGCCTGCTCTGGATTTTGGGTATCGAAGAAATCCACATAATTAAGGATGTTACGATTGAGGTCAGTCCATGCGTATACATTATTAGACTGAGAAGACGACGGCGAAGACGAAGACTGGGAAAACAATGATTTGTTTCTTAAAAATTGAGGATAGAGCCCGTCGCCTTCATCGTCGCCTTCATCGTCGCCTTCATCGTCGTCATCGTCACCGCCTTCTTCACTACCAGTCGTATCCAAGTCATCGTTATTCTTGAGCTCGCCATCGATACATTCGTAGGAGTAGTTAAAATTTGCGAAAAAATTATATGCCCTGAAGCGCTTCTTAATGGTCGATGGTTTGCTCTCCGGGTTTTGATAATCACAAAAGTCTATCATTAGGCACTTCATGACAAGCATCATTTTCGCATAACTTATGTTCCCTTTCGTCTTCGTATTTTCGGTATATCTAAAGATGGAACGGACCCCATCCTGAATGCTTTTGAATAATGGAGACTTGTCGATATTTTGATCATTCAAATGCTTCTTAAATTTTTCTGTGGATCCATATTTCACCATCTCTTTTGTCGCAGTGAGTAGATTTTCGAATGCGGTCTCATTATACTTGGTATGGTGTTCACCGAAAGCGTACTCAATCAGTTCGTCGCTACCGACCAAATTCATAGGATAACTAAATCGGAGGACATCGATTATGCATTCAGTCAACTCCATTGAGAATTCATCTATTTGGGGATAGAGTTTGCTTTTGTAACCGAACAAATAATATCTACGGAACCGGTAACTGGAATTGTAATACAAGGTGACCAATACGAGGACGATGAATATCGCTAATACCACCTTGAGTATTAGGGCGACATTCAAATTTAATCTAAACATCATTAGAAACCTTTCCTTCGCTGAATCAAAAAACGAGCCATTTGCTACTTGGTCAGATGCTGCTTCCCCAGTTGCTGCGTTGCCCGTTGCTGCCTTGTCCGTTGCTGCATTGCCCGTTGCTGCATTGCCCGTTGCTGCATTGCCCGTTGCTGCATTGCCCGTTTCTGCATTGCCCGTTGCTGCATTGCCCGTTGCTGCATTGTCCGTTGCTGCCTTGCTAGGTGCGGGTTTTCTCGTTGGTTCATTTTTTGCAGTTTTGCCCATGTTAAATCAAACTATATATTGTATATTGTAATTTTCAAATGGGTGGATGGAGGGAGTTGGCCACTTAATTTATTTTAGTGATTTTATTTTATAATGATTTAAAATGCGAAATGGTGCCTGGATTGGCCCGGATTGGTCCATAATTCATGCTATGGGTGATACCGAATGATGATGCTACATGATGAGGATGCGACATGATGAGGATGCGACATGATGAGGATGCGAGAAGATAAAAAAATATGTTATTCCATGATTGAATTATAAAAATAAATCATTGTGCTTTCGGGTTAAGTTAATGTATTAAAAATAACGAAAGCATCTATTATCTTTTATCATTTTATAAAAAAATTATACATCTTTTAACACACGAACATGGGAGATACTGCTCCTGAATCTGGATTAGACTTGACGGCGGTTTCTCTAAATGACGAGCACCATGACAGTGCGTTATTCGGGGCGGTAATTACGAACCATTTATTGGCTTTACCGACCTCGGTAATTCAAGAGGGGGGGGAGGTGGACCTAACTGTGGGGGCCACTGGGGACATCAATTTTCTGGTGGGGGGGACGGAAAATGCGGCGGTAATGAAATTGGACGATGTCGATAAATTTACAATGGAAACTTTACAGTCGATGGTGTTGAAGGCGGGTGATAATTCAAATACGGTAAAAGTATCTGGAACACAATTTCAATACATCACTGAAGATAGAACCCAATTAATCGATGCAGGGTCTTATGTAGATGGTTCTCAAGCAGAATTTAACAACAATATTCGATTTCAAGCGGGGGTAACAGAGTTTACCGGGAGTATGCAATGTTATGGAGATGTATTGGCGAACGGTCATATCATCGGGAATTCATTGAATGTGGTTAAAGCAACCTCGGACGGCGACAGTGTCGATGTTGGGTTCGGGTTCAGAATAAATGACCACAACAACCTCGAATTATACAAGTATGAGAGTAATATGACTCAACGTATTGCTATATTCGGTGAAGGGGCGGCCGTTACAATAAATAATGCGTATAGCAACTTTCCTGTGTTCGGTCAAAGGACTTACACCCCGAATGACCAACTAATTCTCGGGATAAATTCCAACACCTATAATGTGTGGGACACTTCGGGAGCGAATGTATATTATAATAATGGGAAAGTAGCCATCGGTACCAATACATTCACAAATACCGATAACTATAATTTGGAGGTAGTCGGTAACACCTATATGCACGATGAGATGCATTTCAAAGATGGGATTAGAATAGATGGGTCTAGCATCAACAATGTGCACACCCTTAATGTAAGTGGGAATGACTTTAGAGGAACTCTTTCGACCATCTTGTTTGACTATATTCCCGCTAATAATAATAGTACCTGGTTGAAAAATAATCAAAATAATATCGCATTAAGTGGGTTTAACAATGACCTAAACTTGGCGAATTTCTACAAAGGTACCGGGCAAACTTGGTTCGACAAGGCACAGAACACTATCACTTTGAGTTCCTTCTCGAATGACCTCGTATCACAAAATAACATGTCGATACTCGAAATCCAAACGAGTAACATTACCTTCCTCGAGTCGGGATGTAACTTTACTGGTCAGGTGTCGGAGTTGCAGGGCATATCGGAGTTCCCTCTAACTAGCTTCAGCAATGACATTACCCATATTTCCAATCTAACAGTGGATAACTTCACGGCGGTAAGACTGGATTCTAATCTGGTCCCTTATGCGAACGACACAGTTGACCTCGGTACTCCAGAAAATCGCTTCCGTGACGCCTATTTCTCCGGAAACACCATATACATCGGTGATTCGATAATATCTAGTAGCAATGATAACGAAGGACGGACCACCCTAGAATTTACTCAGTCACACTCTGTGAAGATAAACAACTTGATCTTCCCCGATGGAACCAGTATGGATACGAAGGCGGCAGCCACAACGACCGAGGGGGATGCCCTCGGTGACTTCGACTCCATCATCGGTGGTAATGCATCCTCTCGCCCGACATTCAAGATCGTCGGTAAATACAATTTCGGGGTGCACCACGAACAAGATGAGGCGGATAAAAAATATACTTGGAAAATTATCAACATAAAAAGTCAAAATAATGTACATAATCTGATCGTGCCAGATAGTTATGGAAATGTCGAACTTACAACCAATGACAATTTATATCAGGTGTCATCTGCCGCCCATACCAATGTAGATGTTCCATTTGTCAACTTCGACGATGGGAGTGGTTTAACGAACAATGTGGTTCTTAGTCCATATATACCGAAAAATGCGAATGATTTGAGCCAATTGCGGAACTACGACCCGTCGTCTGAAAAGTTCACGAATAAATTCAAAGCGGACTTCGACTACTACCATAACAATCGCCGCTACAATAATCCCGATAACCGCCCTGACAGTCAACTATGGGGTTACTATAGTGGGGAAGTAAATTTGGATAAATATGTAAATTTCAACCATAAGGGGTTGCATGTGGATAACTCAAAGCACTATATCATGGAATATATGCAATACTATTGTGTACCTTTCATCAAACAGTTTAATGACACCGAAAAATATATTTATTACATACCCAATACGATAGAGAAGCGGTTGAATACCTATTACAAACGGAATGGGGCATCCGTCGCATCGCATAATGTCGAAGATAATAATTACCCCTACAATTTGTTCCCGAAGATTATGTTCAAATCATGGGACAATTCGGTGAATGACACTGAATTTCAAATTACCCCTTACGACCCACTATTGAAATGGACCTCAGATGATTCCGACCCGGGCAACAATGCTGAAACAAAACAACAAATCATTTCGAAGTTTAGTGACATTAATGGCAAAAATTGGATACGGAAATTGCTCGAAATTACCTTCGCCTATATCAAATATGGAAACGCAGTGGCAAAACTAACAGACGACGATGAAACTCAATTGGACAATAAGGCAAACATCAATGCTTCTAATTTGATATTAAATCGTCAAATTATCTCTGGATATGATGTCTACAATATGATCTATATAAATAAAGAGGAGGTATTTGATGTATCTAATGGTGTTCTTTCACTCGTTTAAATATTTTGAACTATAGATATATTGAAACTTTCAAAGTCATTGAGACCCCTACTTTTTTTCATCATATAAAACTATTTATTTCCTTAGAATATTGATAAATTGCGACAAATCCCAATTTTGTCCTGTAGTAGGGGTGTCGGTAGAGGTGTCGGTATAGGTGTCGGTAGAATGTTCAGTATAGGTGTTGATAGATTGGTCGGTAGAATGTTCAGTAGAGGTGTCGATAGGGGACTCGATTTGGGTGCTAATAGGGGTCTCGATTTGGGTGCTAATAGGGGTCTCGATTTGGGTGCTAATAGGGGTCTCGATTTGGGTGCTAATAGGGGTCTCGATCTGAGTGCTGATAGGGGTCTCGATCTGAGTGCTGATAGGGGTCTCGATTTGGGTGCTAATAGGGGTCTCGATTTGGGTGCTAATAGGGGTGTCGGTAGAGGTGTCGGTAGAGGTGTCGGTAGGGGTATCGGTAGAGGTGTCGGTAGAGGTGTCGGTAGATGGTTCTCTAGGGTTGTTGATAGGGGGTGGCGAGTGATTTTCAATGTGGTCGTTGAACAGTTGAATGTCGCTTTTCATATTTTTTAAGGTGGTATCAACAACCCCATGTTTTGTTTCATTTTCCATTACAATATCCTCCATTCCCGTTACCTGGGTTAGAAGATCGGATAAATCGGTTTTGGTGGTTTTGATGCTCGTCTCATTCCGCTTAACAGACGTCTCCATAGCACCAATGGCACTGGTATTTTCGACCACATTTTTTAGCAAATTTGTCATTTCGGCATCGGTTTCATCGAGTTGGTTCTTAATGTTTCCCATTGAGTCATGGTGGTTCAATTGTTGTTTCGTTAATGTTATCATATCTCGCATAATCTTATTTATATTTTCTCTATTATCCTTTTGGTGTTTTAATAATTTGTTGTAATTACTGCGAATATCTTTCCCCACCCGTTTATGTCGTCTTGTATTGATATTGTATGTAATGAACAATGCTATACATACAATGATAATGGATAATAATAGTATACTACCGAATATGATAGTATCCTCCATCGGGCTATGATTGTGTTTAATATATATAATATAAACATGAAAATGTAATCAAATTGTAAACATTTAATCAAAAATTATAATTTATAATCCATAATTAGGCATTCAGAATTATGCAATCAGAATTATGCATTCAGAATTATGCATTCAGAATTATGCATTCAGAATTATGCATTCAGCATACAACATTATATTTTAGGTCGTTCCACCCATATTAGTAATATCCTTAATCTAATAGCCCTTATTCTAGTTTCGGCGACGGTGGTTTACCGCCCATCATCCGATTTACCCGACCGCAAATATAATTGAGGGGAGATTTCACTGTATCATAGACATTTTCGACGAAGTCAATGTGCCTGTCCATTTTGGAACATCGGGGAACCACATTGCAATTTATAGTGTCCCGCAATTCATTCATAGATTGGGTCAAAACAGCGATGTCATTCTCTAATTTGTCCAGTCTTGTGCATAAATGGGCGAATTCGTCTTTCATGTATTTTTATAGAACCACAATATTATAGTAAGGGTAAATGACACGACGAATGCCACGACTACATCGAGTAAACTTATGACCTTTCTCAATGGATAGTGGGGTCTGGAGTTGGTGTCGAAAAGGTGGCAGAAGGCGATGCCATTCGACACTGCGGTCTCGATTGATGTGAAGGCGTATCCACTCTGTTCATTATGGGTACCCACTGAATAGAGATTTCGAAACACGGGGGAACGAAATGGGAAGGGGTAGGACGCAATGGTTTTCATGTAGGAAAAATCTGTGGAGGTCCATCGGTTAGCATAGCGTATCACTCCGGGTGATAATATGGATTGGTCGGGTTCAGGAAGGACCCCACCATGAGCCACATTAATTTGGCGGAAGGTTTCCACGAGCAGGTCGGTCACTTGGTCGGTGTCGTTAGCGGTTCGTCGGGTATGGGGAGAAACCACATCGAGACGGACGACGGCGACACTCAAAATTGTTTTACTGGTATGGTCCTGTCCAAAGTATTCGGAAAGATTGTTCCATAAAATACCCCAGGGTGTCTTTGACCCATCCCCACGAATGGGAGGGAATTCAACCTTCGTGGTCCAATGGAATGTAATGGATAGGTATGGTTCATATGCCGATTGTTTGGTATACTTTTGTAATTTCCCCAATGGTCCGAAGCATGCATGGATAGTGGGGGCGGAATTCATTACACAAGGGGTCAGATTTTCGAGTGGAGTGGCGAAAATTACAGTATCCACGGGAATGAATTCGTCAAAGTCGGTAACCACATGTGAAATGCGGCGCTTGTCTGGGTCATGGATCATTTTCACCACATTTTTTCCTGTGGAGAATAGCACTCCCTTTGATACCAATTTGGATTTCCAATGGGCGAAGAGACCAGTATCATTGGGGGATGATGGTTGATACATCCGATAAAACACATTTTGATTAAAGGTTTGCATGAACTGATACAAGGTATAGCGTTCTATCCCCGCTCCATCGGTAATGCGACAAATGCGGTCCATGTAGGCGATGGTCGCATTGGTGAAATGATGTTTTTTCAAAAAAGCTTGGACTGTCATTGATTTGCTAGTTTGGGTATCGAACATGAACTGAACGAATGCCTTGGTGATGATTAGGGTCTCTCGTAATGTGGTTAGGCGAAAAAAATCGAAAAGACTGTCCGCTACACTGTATTTATAGCGAACAAATACATCGTAAAAGTCGATACCCATGTCCGTTAGGATCGACCGAAAATTGATGAAATTCTCAATATATACACGAGGACCATGTTCAGTGAAAAGTCCATCGGATGTACGGCGCACCCTATGGCACCCACCGATAGCGTCCTCTTTCTCTATAATGTGGCATTCGTGGCCGATATTCGCCAATATCCACGCTATCGTAAGTCCAGTTGGACCACTTCCGATAATCGTTATACCCATGCCACGAATTAAGGGTTATAAATTGTCTGTTTATTTCCAATTTAATGAAAGACATAAAAAAATGCAGAGGAAAATGGAAAATGGAATGGAATGATATTAGGGTATGTTATATGGGATGGATATGGATGATGATAATAACCGAACCATTCTTCAATTTACATTGCTATTACGCCATGTTGTGGCACGGTGCGACGAAATCATTGCTTTAACTAATTCTGCCCTATTGTCGGATACGACTTTCCGCAACGATTTAGTCCGTCGGAGAATAGAGGACCGCATTTCATTCTTCATGGAGATATCTACTTCTGTCATAATATTCGATAGTAGCACATTCGTTGGTTGGTCCAAATAATGACCGAATTCATAGGATACCAATAAGAGGCGCCGCAAAGTTTTCACCGTTTCTTGCATATATATCCCTACATCTTCCATGGTTATGGAATTGTTCGAGTAAAGGTGAATAATTATGGTGAGAATGCGTTTGATAGTCTCTATCGGTTGATGAGAGTAATCAAGTTCCAACCAATACCCAATAAGACACTTCGCTTCGACCACACAGGTTTGATAGCTCTCTTGTATATCCATAATTACATCTCGCATATGAAGCTGATGCACTTTATAATAGATAACATCGAGTAGGTCTTCTGGAAGGTTCTGGAGACGGTTGTTTTTATCAATGGTCTTCCTCCGCATATTATTCGCAACAGTATTCATGTTAGAGGTAATGTTTGACACCACCATTGCCATTTTTTTGAAATGTATTCGAGAGTATAAGATGTGCTTTTTTTTGTAAAATAGTATTTGTATTGTTTCAGATGTAAGACAACGGTAAACTATTTCAATTTTTATCAAAACCATTCATTTTATGGTAAAGTGTAAATTTTCGCCTAATGGGTCGCCTAATGGGGCACCTAATGGGTCGCCTAATGGGGCACCTAATGGGTCGCCATTAGGGTTTTAAATTCCGAATTCAAAATTAGAAATTTATGCTAATTGTAAATTAGTGATAGCATCATAGAGTGTTGGCGAGATAGAGCGGTGCCATTTTTGTATGCCGTATCCAATACTTATCGAAAAAAATTGAAATTACCTAATCTTTTTATTATTTTATGAAGTCATCTTATGCCTACTAACATATTGTGGAAAATAACGGGAAAAAAGTATTGGTAATATTCTAGGGTAATATTTTACAACATAATACAATACATTTGTCTGCTCACTATGGAGACTGTAATAGAAGACAATACTGCGTGTGCTATTGTCCTCAATAATGGCGACCTCGTGGAATATATTCTAAAGTTCTTGGAATATCATGAAATATCAGGGGTCGGACCGGTAAATAAAACTTTTTATGAAACTGCCACACGATTATATGAACGATGGATGCACCAAACAATTCGAACACCTTGTGAAATATTGGAGAAAGAAATGGTACTAATTGTAAAAAGGGGGTTCGATGACGTTCAACCGCATCATGCAATATCAGCGTATATATATTATATGCGACACATATTGAATGATTATTGGTTGATGTTCGTAAAAGATCTAGAATTCATGGAAAGGATGTTCTGTTTCACGACGGTGGTCTTCGGAAACATACCATGTAATTTGTCCGATACAGAAAAGGAGGGGCTCAATGTGATACGAAATGAACTTTTGAAATACTTTTACATTGAATATCCGGATAATTACGATGCGGAAATGCTACACTTATTAGCCCGCTACAAACATGGACGAAGTGTGAAGAAATTCAAGCGGAGTCGCTTGATAAAACTACTCACCCGACCCGAAGGACAGGTTTACCATATACCCGATAAAATATAGAGGCGAATATGTAAAACATCAATAAAGTAAATATATGAATATTGATAATAATACTATTTTTTTTACATATTGTGACTTAGTGTATCCGTGTATAATTGTATCTGTGTCTCCGTGTATGATGTATTCTCAATACTTGGTCTTACTTACGAAACGGAACTTAAAAAATTGAGTGAAGTTTATCGACGAATAAAAATAAATATCACAAATAGACCAATTATAAAGTGACACGTGGTGTATTATTAACTATATGAGTAACCTTAATAATGAACCACATTTCTAGATTGGTTCAAATAAATCTCGATGTGATGTCAATCCATCACTGGTTATGCGAAAGATGGAGCAATTGACCCTTAATGTCCCGAAGGTCGATGTCCCGAAGGTCGCTGTCCCGAAGGTCGATGTCCCGAAGGTCGCTGTCCCGAAGGTCGCTGTCCCGAAGGTCGATGACCCGAAGGTCGCTGACCCGAAGGTCGATGACCCGAAGGTCGATGACCAGATTGTAGATAAGTGTAAAACTGATGTTTCCACATTATCATTGATTAATAATCGTGGAACTGGCGCAGGTGGTGCGAACACGAACAAGAACGGAAAGATGCATGAGAAGACATGTTTGTTGGAAACTGAATGGGAAAATGAAATGCCGACTGAAGATGGCCAAGGTCTTATAATCACCTTCAAAGATGACCCGACTAGAACTTTTATTTATGCGACACAGGCAAAGTTTACGAAACATATGAAATCCCAATATGACTGTAATGTAAATAAGTTACATGGATGCAAATATCCTGACCAAGCAATCATCGACAAATACAAAAGACCAAGAACCCTTCATATAATGGAAGGAAAATATCAAAACCATGGTGGTTCGGTTTGTGAAAAAATTCAAAGTGCGTCATGGAAAAAAGAAAATTATGAAAAACAATTCCCTAGATGGAGAATAAATTACATGTATGTTTTATCCAGATATTTCGAAGAAAAATGTAAAGCAGAACTGGAAATGCTTGAAAAATACAAAATACCGTATTTCATTTTAAATAATGCCGATGATGACAATGAAAATACCAATGTTAAAAAGAAAATTATCCGCACCATTTTGGAATTTTAAAAATATAAAAAAGTTCAAGATTTGATCGGATTACAAAAGATAAACAAAAACAAAAACAAAAACAAAAAACAAAAAACAAAAACAACAAATACATCAATGTGCATATGAAATAAAATCAGTCCAATGTATTTTATCGGAACGGTTATCTGGACCCATGTTTTTTTATTTTTTATTTTTCATTTTCTATTTTCTATTTTCTATTTTTTTACTATGATTGAATCGGACATTAAATTCCACAAAGTGTCAAGCATTAATCGAATATGGTTGATTATATTGTATATTAAATACCACTCTATTATCGAGAAAATTATAATGAACTATCCTCATGAACTATCCTCATGAACTATCCTCATGAACTATCCTCATGCAAATATGTATCACTATGCATCACTATGCATCACTATGTATCAATATTATAGGTTACTGCTAATGGTCGAATGTTGCTAATTATGACCTCCTTCGTCGTTGACCCAGGTTTCTTCGAATTAATGGCTCTTCTCGCAACAATGTCCTTACATACGAATTCTTTAAACGCATTCGTGACCAAGTCCACCTTCGCATTACTCATTGTGAATAGCACTCCTCGTGCATGTAAATCATGTATTTCTTTAAACAGTTCTTTATGAGTGTGTAGATTGAACCCATCGGTATTATATCCCACGAAGGAGGTGGAATTTTCGGGTGCGTAGGGTGGGTCCAAATATACATAGTCACCCACATCCGCATTTAGCAATGAATTACGGAAGTCACTATGTACGAACTCCACATTCCGAATCAAAATGCTGAGTTTGTCCCAATCGGTCTTTGCCATACGGGCATATGTTTTATAGTTACCAAATGGTACATTGAAACCATTCGGGCCTTCTCGATGCATCCCCCTGAAACAGGTTCGATTTAAAAAGATGAACAATGCCGAGTAGACTATGGAACCTTTGTCCACCATACCATTGAATTTATTACGAATCCAATAATAGTAACTCTCCTTCGATGTCTTTGCCTCCTCTATGGTCGTCGCTTTTCTATTTACAATCGTCCCAGTGACAGATTCGTATTCGTCGATGTACCGAGACAACTCGACATATAATTCATCGGGGTTACTTTGAAGACATGTATAGACATCGATGAGTGCTTTGTTGCTATCATAGGCGTACACTTTTCCAGTTATTTGAATTTCATTGTTTCTTTGTTTTGAAAGAATACCCAAAAGCACACTACCTCCACCAAGGAATGGTTCATGGTAGTTGTTCAGTTCTTTCGGTACCTGTTCGAGAATTATATCGAGGATTTGAGTTTTTCCACCGACCCATTTAAGGAATGGTTTTTGAATCATTGGTGCCATTGTTTGATGACTTATGAGTGTGTGTTTTTCAAGTTTAAGAGCAATTCAATTTTTTAATGTTATTTTTTGATATTTTTTATATTTTTTAATGTTAATTTTCAATGTTAACTTTTAGAGACTATTTTGTATTATATAACGTAAACCACAAAATCAACCACACATAAAAATATCATATGATCTAATTCGATAACCATGCGGGAACCATGTGAATACCATGCGGGAACCATGTGAAATACTATGTAAAAATATATGAATATCCATGCATAATGTGTATAGATATGTTGTTTATCATAGGAGGACTATGCACCCCTTCATCCTACTACACTCGATTGAAGCACTACCTTGTCCATTCCCATCCCGACATTGGGCCAATGGAGGTAATCGATTTGATGAAGGCACCTTGCCATACCTTCACCGATTATTGTGACATTGTCGCATCCACATTGCGAAGGGGATGTACCTATGAACAAGATGGGGAGTACCATCACAATCATAATGTATACATATTGTCTTTTTCCATGGGATGTCAAATTGCCTTGCAATCAGTGCTAGAAATCGAACCATTGTGTTATAATGTTAAATTCATCCATGTTTTGGTGAATCCAGCGAATATTTTCAATGAATTGTGGGATGATACCAGCGACTATTTTTATCCTCGAGGGCGACTGGAGGGATGCCAAAATAAATCATTGTTCACACCGGTTCCCTATGAACGAGCGGTGGCATTAAGGAAAGGGACCGCCGTGGCGAAAGGGACCGCCGTGGCGAAGGGAACCAATCTACGAAAAGTAGTCACAATGGCACGCATACTATATTTTGTGATGAAATGGGTACCTTTTATGAAACACGTGGTTCTATGGGTTTATTATTGGATTTGGGGACATCGGGAAAAAGAACCATGGTGTGTATTAAAATGCATGGCGGAGCAACCATTCTCCAATATGCTATCCATCATCGACCACGCTATGGTTCGCCCCAACTGGTTCGAAACTATACGGAATGTCCGAAGAGGGGGGAGAACGGCATATCGACGCATCCAAATCGTTTCAGGAAAAAAGGACCGCTACAACGCATTCGCCCGGTGCCTGGTGGACACCCACCCCGACCTCTTTAAATTGTCGGAAATTGAAGATAGTGCACATCACACATTGTATTTCGACTTTGTGGAGGTGGCAAATCTTTTATATTGATGTCCTATCATATTTGCAAATATGTTGGGGGAAAAAAACGAAGGTGGAAAATGAATGTTTAAAGATGGAACATGAATGTTTAAAGATGGAACATGAATGTTTAAAGATTGAATAATAATTAGATGTTTAATACTATATCGCCGAGGTTGGAAACCACGCTAATCAGGTTAAAGGGTTCTTGTGGTCCAATTTCACATTCAGAATGCGCCTCATTTTTTGAAGGACCGCATTATCAGGGACCGCCTTCCCACTTTCATAGGAGTTGACGATATCCACACGCATATTCAAAGCCTTCGCAAAATCTTTCTGAGACGGAAATTTTGCCAATCGGGCGTTTTGGATGGTTTTTGCGAGACTCATAGGCACCGTGGCATGTCGCAATAAATCTGTTTCTTGCTCCAATTTCAACAATGGCGACTTCTCGAAATGGGGTGTCGAACCCATAACATTCCCCATTCCTTTGGTGGTAGTCGGTTTGTGGAGTACGACTTCCTTCCAATCCTGTCCAGAACGTCCCGATAGCATTTATGCCAGATTATATTATTTATCTTATTTTAATGTTTTTTTTCGAAATATATAAACTTTAACCCATAATGATGGGAGATGGGAGATGGGAGCATAGTATATTACTCAAATTTGTATATTTTTTCGCCTAATCCACCTCCTCGATATTGGGTCCGGTGCCATCTGATTTTGAGAATGCGGATGGGTCCGGCGAATCGGTAGAACCCGGGGGTGGAGGAGGTGTTCCATATGATGGTGGTGCATCCTGACTGCCTTGAGCCTGTTCGGCGTACATTTTCCCGATGATCGGGTTTAGTTTGTCCTGTATTTCCTTGAGAATATCATCATACTCCTCCTTACTCGCCGTGGTATTGTCGTCCATCCATTTTAGTTTTTCTTCCACCAGATCCTTAACTACTTGGCGGTCATCCTCCGAGAGGTTCGCATTAGTGTCTTCGGCGGTGCCCTTCATTTTATAGAGGTAGTTTTCTAGGTTGTTCTTAGATTCGACCTTTTCTTTTAGGCGGTCGTCTTCCTCTTTGAACTTTTCCCCCTCCTTAATCATTTCCTCGATCTGCTCCTTCGTCATGCGCCCAGTCTCATTAGTGATGGTGATGGTGTGCGACTTACCAGACCCCTTATCGACCGCACTGACATTCAAGATACCATTGGCGTCGATGTCGAATGAAACCTCGATCTGGGGGACCCCCCTCGGTGCAGGGGGGATACCACTCAACTCGAAGTCGCCGAGCAACCGATTGTCTTTGGTGAAACCCCGTTCCCCCTCGAAAATTTTGATGGTAACAGCGGGTTGATTGTCGGCGTAGGTGGAAAACACTTGCGACTTCTTCGTCGGGATTGTGGTGTTTCGGTTAATAAGGTTCGTCATGACCCCCCCGGCGGTTTCAATGCCCATGGATAGTGGGGTCACATCGAGGAGAAGCAGGTCCTTGACCGAGTCGTCTTGTGCTCCCCCGAGAATGGCCGCCTGGACAGTCGCCCCGATGGCCACCGCTTCATCCGGATTGATGGATTTGCACAACTCCTTTCCATTGAAAAAGTCAGAGAGCATCTTCTGGATTTTCGGGATGCGGGTCGACCCACCCACCAAAATCACCTCATGGACATCGCCCTTGGACACCTTCGCATCCATTAACACCTTCTCGACCGGATCCATCGTCCGTTTGAAAATGTCGGAGCACATCTCCTCAAATCGGGCTCTCGTCAAACTGCCATTGAAGTCGATACCATCGTGGAGACTGTCAATTTCGATGGTCGCTTGCGCCGATGTCGACAGGGTGCGTTTAATCTTTTCACAACTTGTCCGCAAACGCCGCATCGCCCGTGCATTTTGGGTAATATCCTGTTTATACTTTCTCTTGAACTCCTGGGCGAAATGGGTTACGAGGCGGTTGTCAAAATCTTCCCCACCGAGGTGACTGTCCCCCGCCGTCGCCTTCACCTCGAAAATGCCCTCTTCAATTGTCAATAAGGTTACATCATGGGTACCACCACCACAGTCGAATATCAACACATTCTTCTCTGAACTCGTCTTATTGTCCATGCCGTAGGCGATAGCCGCTGCGGTCGGTTCATTAATGATCCGTTGCACATTGAGACCCGCAATCACTCCCGCATCCTTTGTGGCCTGCCGTTGGCTGTCTCCGAAGTAGGCGGGAACTGTAATGACCGCATCGGTCACCTTCTCCCCGAGATACGCCTCGGCGGTTTCCTTCATCTTGCTCAGAACCATGGCGCTAATTTCCTCTGCATAAAAACTTTTCTTCTCTCCCATGTGTTCAACATGGATTTTCGGTTTGTTCTTACCATCGTCCAACACCTCGAAGGACCATAACTTTTTGTCCCCCTGCACAAACTGTTCTGTGAACTCCCGACCGAGTAGGCGCTTCGCATCGTGGACGGTATTCTTTGGGTTCATGGATGCCTGGTTTTTCGCTCCATCGCCGATTAGGCGCTCCTCGTCTGTGAAAGCGACATATGAAGGGGTTGTTCGGTTCCCCTGGTCGTTCGAAATAATTTCTGCCCTTCCATTTTGCCATACTCCGACACATGAGTAAGTAGTTCCCAAATCGATTCCGATAGCAGGGGGCATGATGTTGTGTAGTCAAATAATTGGGTCGAAACCAATGCGATTATAATGGAATGGTGTGTTTAAATAATTTTTCAACTATATTAACATAAATATCATCGATTGAAAACAATGCATTTCACGGACATTTTAAGTGTGAAAATTTGTATATTATTATCGGTGTGTGTGATTTTAATATTTTATATAAATAAATTTGACACATTACCATTACCTGTTTAGAGACCATGAAGTGCTTAGTGTTAGGTTCTGCGCCTTATATGAATTAGAGAACGGTCGTAAGCAATTCCAACAACATAATATAAGATTATATAATGCATCTAATTATGAAACCCGAATGCCATTCGATAGATTTTAGCGGGTGTGCAACTTCAAAAAAAATCTGATGGGTAAATGGGGTGTTCCCCAACTTTTTTAATAAGGAGCGTCGCTATTTTAAAAATTACATCAATACACGATGAGGATAGGGTGATAAGGTGATAAACCTCTAAGAAACATTCAAATAAGTCATGGCAGATAAAATGTTTTTTTAATAAACACGAACAAAGCAGTTAATGTTTTACTATTACAATTCATGATAAATATAATATGAATATTTATTGTTATATTGACGTTAATTCAAATCGCATTTAAAAACAATGTTTTTTTTTCTAAAATAAAAGGGGCGAGTGTTAATTGATTAATTGATATATGAAGTACCATATAAGTATTCACATATTTCCTAATGAGATTGATAATTATCAAACATTTATACATCAATTAAGAAGAAATTTGAATTATATTGATGATGAAATTGTATTCTCCCCTTTTTTAAATCTGTCAAACTATTTTTATAATTGGGGAGATAGTGTACTTAAGTCTAATTATTTTGTAGATAGATTTAATAAATTAAATAATATTACAAAAGAATATTGCACATTAGATGAACATATAATTTTTGAAGATAAAATTCTGGGTTCCTTAAGTTATAGAACCACATTTGTAGAAAAGTATAAAGATAAGGTAGATGCCTTTATATGGTTTGACAGTGATATGATTTTCCCAGATAATGCTATAATATCGTTAATTACAACTCATAAATCTGTTGCAGACAAACATTGTATTATAACACCTCAAATACATAGATTATGGGATGAAACTTGGGATGTATTAGTTAATGAAGACTACATGAATATACCAACATCACACGATAATTATTTCGGGTTTGATGGTTACAAATTATTCAAACATACTGGAAAAGAACTATCCGTCATAAAAAACAAACACAGATTTAAATTTGCTGCTGGTTGGTGCAATTTATTAACCTCTGATTTATTCAAAAATTATATTGAGTTTGATTATAGTTTGGGTCATTATGGACCAGCTGATGACACCTTTATAATGCATTTATTGGATTACTATAAATTTAAAAAAGGTAAAGACATTAATCAATATATTATTAAAAACTTAGTAGTAACAGAAAATTATAAACATAGTAGTTTAAATCAGTATGAACATTATATTACGAAAAATAGTAATATAAAAACAAAAAAAGGATTTACTAATGATGTAATACAAGCAACAAGTAAACGATTAAATACGATTATCAATGGATAACAGACTTGAAAATGATATAGCTATTTATTTGATTACAAATTTCCATTTCCATTTTATTTTTCATTTTTATTTTAAATCATACATTTTATTTAATGATGACTATCTATATTGATTTTATTTAATATGAATATTTTACACATCAACATTAGATTTTGAAAGAAAGTTAAATAGTATTTATCTGATGATAATATTTTATCATTTGAAACATGGTATTTATTGAGCGAAATATTATAACGATTTTAGATGTGAAAATGTTGTTGATATATTTATATCCAGAATCATTTTTAAAAAGATTTGAAATTGAAATTGAAATTAATAAATCGTATGTTTAATGTTTGATGATTGATGCTTTATGCTTTATGCTTTATGCTTTATGCTTTATGCTTTATGCTAACATGACTATTAAATTAAAGAGATGGGGATACATCGGCATCTCTACACTACAATTATATAGAATGACCGGATAATTCAAATTGAATCACTATTTACATTTTTCCATGATTAAAAATCGTCCTTATAAATTAAACAAATAAACATTTTTTTTTCAAAAATCCTTCGTGGTTTAAAGGGTTTAAAATAACCGACTTAATACACGAAGATAAATTGTAAAAACTAGCAATACGTCATGGTAGATAATATTCTTGTTACAAACACGATAAATGCAATCAATACATCAACTCATTCACAAGATGAAATTAACTCCGTAGACTATACATTAGGATTAATTAAAGCACCGTATGATAGTATAAATGTGAATTATATGATAAATGAAACACCACTAGTTAATAATGCATCTCCTAATTATAATTCCGAACCATTTTTATTTTATAGACATAGCAGAAGTATTGATATTAGTTCGTATTATAATTATTACTTTAGTTTAAAAGAGACTAGCCATGTATTTCAATATAAATTGACATATATAATGGGGTCAATTAAATTGGAAACTGATGGAACAATAACGTGTACAATATTCGAAGATTAACATCTGTTGTTATTTGCATGACACATATAGGATACTGTTTGTTTAGTTAACTATTCTACCATTTTAATAGAATATTCTCATAAATATTAAAATTTAGTTATATCATTATTTTGAATGACATGAATAATCTTATACACTTTACAGACACCCCGCCCTCATTCGATATAAATCTTCGATTTGGGTTCGCATTAGATAAATGAACAAAACCTATATCCAAATTATGATAAAACACAAAAGGAAGGTACTGTGTTAAAATATAATAATAGTTATTCTTTTATGCAAGCAATGTAATACAAGTTAAGACAAGGTAAGACAATGTATATAACATCCATATCAAATTTACACAAAGAGAGGGTAAAATTACAGGAGATTTTCAAACATAAAATTTGACCGGGAATATGTCACAATTTGCATCAATATTTCATGTGAAATTATGCAAGTCGTTGTCAAAATTAAACTTACAATAAATGTTTCAATGTTTCTAATTTGTTCCGCAAGGTCCGAATCAAGTCCAATAGGGTTTGTTGGTCATCGGGGGTGATGGGAACCACACCCCGCAATGATTCACATTTATTCACCAAGTCGGCGGCTTCGTCGATTTCATTTGTAAGGACCATGATATTCCCTTTTACTTTGTGAATCATATTCCATTCAAACGAACAGTTCACAAGGTCTACTTCATTTCGGGTCAATTCGGCTATGATGTCAGAATAGGATATTGTTCCCTCGGTTAAGAATGATAATGATATCTTGGTATCGACGAGGTCGTTCTTATTTTTATTTTTATTTTTGTACCAATCTACCGAATAGTGGTTATGGCAAAGTTGTTTGATGACATCGACCATGCGTGTCGCCATGTAGTCTTTCGACATAAATCCATCGGCTCCACTTTGAATGTATATGTTGATGTCTTCCTTGGTATTGTTCGCTGAACAAATGATAATAACAGCGTCACATTTTTGTTCTCTCATTGTTTTAATGATTGATGTTCCCTTCATGAAAGGCAACCCATATTTATCATCTTCTCTATCCGGGTAATCAAGATTTTCATCGAGAATGATTACATCGGGAGTATTTTTCAAAACCCAATTTGAGAATGTTTCAATCTCATTTATGGTTTTGCCGAACACATGGCAATTACCATTTCGCTTTAATGTCGGTAATTTTGTCAATAGGATATTGGACACCATCTTCCGAATAATTTCGCTATCATCTAATATGGCGATCTTGATACCTTCGGGTAATGATGGAATAAATGCGCTATCAATTTCGATATATTTAACTGGAACATAGATCTTCGAATATATCAAATCATCACAGACATAAAATTCTAATAACCCTTTCATTACCATCAAACATTTTTGTATGATCCATGTTCCATGCCCTCGACTACTATTAGATGATATTCCATCCTTATCGCTATCCTCATTTTTAGCATCATTTGTATCCAGATGCGAGGTGTTGTCGTTCTTTTTATCATTATTACCAATGTCTCCTAGTTCTCCTCCTAACCGTTTGCCTTTATCAAAAAATATGTGGAGATCATATTTCGACATATGTCTAAGTTTTTCTGAAAATTGGTTAATCCCATTTGAAACCTCTATTTCTAACCATACATACTCCGTAGCGTTATTTTCAGGTATTGTGAAATCATATATTACATTCTTTATATATTGGTCGAATTGATAGCGTCGATGATGCATCTTAAGTGTTGCATTGTATGGATGCCCCCCATACTTGAATGCGTTGTCCAATATGTTCGATACAATATGTTCGAGAGGTAATGGGTCCACTGCGATTTGGGTAATTTCATTTATATGGTTTGTCACATTAATACGATTGCGGAACAAGGTTTCAATCAATTTGGAAGAATTAGTCTGTTGAAAGTCCAGGTAATATTCGTCGCACAATATCGACCGGATGGCGGTTTCGTGTAACACAATGTGCTTGGCATTCACCAAATGATTAATGAGGTTGCCTATTTGTGTGTTTATAACATCTATAGGCGAATTAGAATTTAATAATTTTTGCAATGTTTCGACCATGAAAACCGCCCCGATCAGCGAGTTTTTTAATTGGTGGGATAAGAAATGCACCAACTCCACCTCCTTTTTCCTAGCCTCCTCCTTTAGTATTAATTCCCTTTCGGCTCGTTCCCGGCGAATCCGCTCTTCGATGCTACGAGTCACACAAATCAGTTTCCCCTCCATCATGCGTATATTCATTTCCATCCATTGATATCCATGATGTTTCGTTAGAATTTGTAAGGGCAATAGACATTCCTGTCCATTATTTACGAAGGTAAATATCATTTGTTTTAATTTTTTCACTGATGTATGTTCTATCAATTCCATCATACCTTTAGACATGAGCTCTTCTTTCGAATAACCCAGTAGTTTGATTCCAGTCGCATTTATTTCCTCTGTGCGAAATGTTTTACGATCATGCAAACTTATCACATCCGATGTGTTTTGCATAATCCAGTCCAATTGGTCTTCGGTCGTTAACTTCCGAAAATAATACAGAATGCTATCGTCTTTATGATAACTCGTACATATCATGTGATACTCATTAACATTACCCGGGAATCTAAAATGCAAACGCATTATTGTATTTATTTTATTTTCAAAATTATATAACAGTTTCTCTTCGTCTTCAAAACGAGATACATAAATTATGGATTGTTTTTCAATGACTTCGTCTATTTTCGTGGGAAAAAACACCTTTTCGAAATTCGGACTAATGTATCTCCACAAATCATTATAGTCAGCTTCGATGAAAACTGTATCGTCGCATGACTCGATGAGACGCCGTATACTATTTTCATTCGTTTTGAAGCGTTTGGTTTCAGTGATATCCTGGGCCACACCGATGACACCAATGATGACACCTTCGAAATTCCGTCGAGACGCCGCATTAACAGATAGTGTACACACTTTATTTTCACGGGTCAATATTCGGAGTTCATAATTCTCACAATTTACTCCATGCAATGCCTTTAGTAAAATATTATGCACGGACGATTTATCGGGCGAATGTATAATATCATAAATACTGGTTGATAGGATTTCATTCTTTGTAATACCTGTGATTGTAGATATTTTTTGGTTCCATTCACTTACATTATGATTTATGTCAACGGCGAAGATCGGCGCATTTGCCGTGTCAATCAACGAAATGTATTCCTGCAAATATTGTGATTGTTGCTCCGCTTCTTCGATATTACACTGAAATTGGTTTAATTCGTATTCCCGCTGTGATAAACAACGACGTTCATTATCAATGGTTCTTTCTTTTTTATGCATTTCCCATATAAGGCATGGGAATGCTAAAAATATGCTATAGAATAATAAACAAATATTATAAATTAGGTTGCTACATTCGATCCAATTCAAATTTTTTACTGTTGTTTGTTTATGGGAGTTCGTGGAAGATATCATATCACTAAGGATGAGTTTATGATGTATGTTTTCAGGAGAATACACATATCTATTTTTATTGAAAATTTCTTCACAATAAGATTGATTGTAAATTAGGGTTTTGAAGAACTTTCTTCGCACACAGACCGCCACATCTTCTACATTGTTAGTAATATCAACACCTTCCTGGATTTCCTCAATTTCCTGGATTTTCTCGAAATAACGACCGACATCCGCAATGTAAACATTGAGGGTATCATTCGAAATATTCGAATCTAATAACAAACCATCTTCATTATTGTTAAAAATCATATTATGGAAAAGCAACATATAATATTGACTTAGCAATGTGTCCATCAATTCGTAACCATATTCCCCGATTCTTTCGTGTGATATTCGAATTTTTTGTATATAGTTCGAGTTCTGTTGATATAGTAGTGTATTGAAAATTACCGAACCCATGATTCCGATTAAACTTATGAAAGAAAATACCGGGTATTTGCAACAATACCGTTGATCGATTATATTGCGAATAGTTGTATAGAATGCTGTGGCACCACGAACCACAATATTGCGACTATTCATATTTATGGTTGTTTACTTATCTGAGTATGCGACTACACATATATTACATGATTAATGATAAATATATTATAGTTTTTAATATATGGTAGTTTTTAAAACAATTAATAAGACCTAGTCGGTTTGGACCCAATAATAATATTTACATAATATTTTCACCAATGTTTCATCACAGAGCCACCGACGATAAAAAGTTCGTGTTCTGGACCACGAACTCCGCATTCCGAACACCACCCACCCCAGTAATCTTCATCGATTTCCATGTCTCCGGCATCACATACCCCGACCGTTGTTTGATTCCATACTCCTCGGTGTAGTATCTGGACTCATTAATGGATCCAGTAACCCGTAGACCGCCGATGGTGGTGAGCAAGTTCAATATATGCAGCGCTGAGAACGACACATTATTTTGCACCCGGATAGCGCTGTTTGTATTTTTTCGCCATGCCCCCCATGGTTTCGTGGTATTCTCCTCCACGGTGGTGAGCAGTTCGGAGTAGAATGTATTAATGTGTATTTTTCGAATGGAATAGTTCGCTTCGTCCTGGGCGATTGTCGCCTGGAGCCCGGCCCGGAGGAGACGGTTGAAGGTCATTCCTTGTCCTGTGGTCGTCAATTTATCATTGTAGTAGAGCAAATTGTCCCGCACTGTCTTCATATTATAGGGTCGGTCCACAGACGGCATCGTAAAGAAGTGGCGAGAATAGTAGGGATGCATTACGATAAATTGTTCGAGGAGGTCCACGGGTTCCCCCGCATATCCGTCGTTGATCCTCATTAAATTCGTCAGGTTCACCTTAGAGGGGTCCGTTGTAATAGCATTTTTACCATAGTTATTCAAAAAATCGCCGTCAAAGTTTTTATAACTGGTTATGCGGTTTGTCGATGGTTCTGAACCCGAAGGTATGAAAATACCTGAATGGTAACCCAATACATTATTGATTGACGAATTGACTGTAGATACAGTACTCGCTTCGTCCGCCATGACCTGGTCACCTGCGAGGTCGAAGAAGGCGATGGGTTTAGAGATAAGGGTTGTCGATAGATGGAATGTGCATTGGACATCTGGAGGAATGACCAGATAAAAACCCGAGGGTTGCCCGAATGTGTGTCCAAGGCGGTTCGCATATGTGGCATCCGTCTCTTCAGTGCCGTTGTAGAAAACATAGGTGTCGATGGAGTTGATTTTTTCCAGATTCACGAACACATTCGCCACCTGGTTTCCCTCTTGGTCGGTGTTAATGGAAACTACTGCATTGGGCACTTCGTCCACTGTGGGGGACGCCGTGATTGGGAGGAAAATTCGTAGGGCATCGCCCCAGCGGGCATCCGGAATGTAGTTCAACTCATAGGATGCCTCCATGGCGTACTTCAAGGCCAACTTACCCAAGTAGTTGGTCAATAAATTGTTGTCCCCTTGAATGTTGTTATAACCGATGGTGTTTTTCATACCATACGAACCTATCGATTCGTCGTATTCCACCTTGCTTTGAAAAAACTCGGCGATGTTCTTTAGTATTTTATAACCGGTGCTGCGTAACCAATCCACATCCCTCGTGACCCGAAAATAGTTCCAGGTATTTACCGCAATGAGGGCAGTGTTGAAGATATGAAGCGGGGAAACCGACGACCAATAGAGGTCATTATAGTTCACATGGTCATTTTCATAGGGGAATTGTGCGCCCTTAAACCCGTGGGCGATTGCCAACTTCCGGGCCCTCTCCAATTGTTGAAAACGGAAATTCAATAGGGTGCGGGCGATCTTCGGTTTGAGGAATATCAGAACAGGTATTACCCATAACTCGCTATTCCAGAACAAATTTCCATCGGTGTCCAGAGTGGATAGATTTAGTGGATTAACCTCCACATTGATATCATCTCGAGTTACCGAATAAATGTTATACAAACTGTAGTAGGTATAGCGTTTAATTTGATTCAATTCCTCCATAGATGTGGCGTATTCCTCGGTGCTTGTGTCGAGGTCCGTTCGCCCCTCTACGACGATTTTCGAGTCCCAGATACTCGCCCATTCCCGGTTGTGTTCCGAGAGGAGTTCCTCGGGGGTTTTGTTGAGGATATTCACAAGAATCCGGGTGGTTTCCCGCTCTGGATTGCGGAAGTCCTTTTCGGTCATCAAGCATGATATTATGTAAATGGAGACAGTTCCCTGGTCGCCTGCCGGCATTGACACATTCAACTGATTGTAGGCGAAGTTGTTATTGGTGCGATCCATATTGTAACCCTTATAGGTGACCTGTGATATTGGGCCCGTCGCTGGGTCGGTTGTAGCTACTAAGTAACAATTGTTCACCGCCATCACGATACGTTCGTCGGTGTCGCTGATGAATTCTCCGATAGCATTGAAAAAATGGGTGTTGGCGGTGCGACTATGGTTAATAATATTGTTATTATACCGCACATTTGCGACATGACGATAGTCCGATACAATTTTATGATAGAATGGTATGTCGATGGCTGCGCCACTGACATTTGTAAAGGTTATTTTATGCAATGCACAATATGGATACTGGCGGAGGGTGGTCGCAAGTGTGGACACCCTTACCTTGGTCTCGCCGTCGACGACACAATCGAATGAGTTTGTTACTGTCGCCCGATACATATTTAACCCCTGCTCCACATTTGTATAGACGACGGCCGGGGATGCCGATGGGGATACCGAAGTTGTTCCCGACGTTGATTCGCCCTCCCCACTCGATTCGACATCCGCCACATTGGTCTGGAGTTCGAATAGGTCGTATCCCCCATAGTTGAAGGCGTCTATCGTATTCTTTGAGTATTGTCCCACATTGTCGAAGTCGAATGCCGCTGTAATGAATGATGCATCATGTCGGTTCGGTTTCGCCGAGGTGACGAACCCGATTTTCCCATTGGCGACCATTACCCCATTATATTTATCAGCATAAGCGGTTGTGGTGGGGTAGTTCGACAAGTTGACATCGTAGACTGTACTCGTGGAATATTCCAGGTCACCATGATATGTTCCCATCAATATAGCATACTCACCTAATGTTCGGATATGCGACCGCACCTCTTCAATGGTGATATCCCCATTATTAAGTTGGTCCAAGTGTTCATTTGTCTCACTTTCCGTGGGTAAACGGGTTAATAGTTCCAAATAAGCTAGTTTAATTTGCAATTCTCCATTCGTTGTCATCGTTGAAGCCATAGAAATGAAATACAAAGCGGTGTATTCCAATTTTACAATATTAACCACAAAAGATTTTGTCTATGTAAAACATAGATGGTCCATAAATAATGTATTAGATATATATTAAAAACACCGGCACTTAACGACACATACACCCCTGTATCTTTGCACTATATTTTCAAAGTATACATAATGGATACAGTCAATGATGATACTTATGCGATGGTCGACTTGAAGCAAAACAATCTCGACCCCAATCTTGACCCCAATCTTGACCCCGGCAACAACCCTATCCATTTTACATCTGAATTGCGTAAATTGCGTAAATTGCGTAAATTGCGTAAATTGCGAGGGATGGTATTATCTTCCATGGATGATTTTGTGGTTCCAAATGTGTACCACACCTTTCAAATAGATACAGCGACGAGGGTGAAAAAACATACCATTAAGAAACTTTTAAATATGTAAATACCAAATGCTTCACATTGTATATGAGGGCTACATACAATATGTATTTGGAATATTTCAAAAGTAGATATTTTGGTTTGTCCGTCTGAATGTAGAACCGCTCGATGTCGTGGTTTCGGTCATTGAAATAGTTGATTACGAGGACCATTAAAGAAAACACCACGAAAGTGGCGGATATCTTCATATCGTCGGTCATTTTAGCGGTCATTTTAGCGGTCATGTTAGCGGTCATTTTAGCTGTCTTTATATTTGTCATGATATTCTCAGGGGGGCGCATAAGTAGTGTTCGTGTTATTGTTCGTGTTTGTCTCCAATATCTTCATCCTCATATTTTATTTTTCCAACGTCGAAAATATAATTTAAAAAAAATGATGGAATGGCTTTAAGATATTCCCCATTACTTTGTAATTTAGGTGGAAGGGAAGGGGGGGATGAAGGTGATTCAATAGTGGGTTCGATGATTCCTTTTTCACACAATTACAATTTTCTCCACCTCCTCCCCTATGGTGTCCCTATCATCCCCTAATTCATCGACCATGAAGTCCACCTCCTCCCGTATAGCATTGAGATTATACTCGAATTCCAATTTGTCGAGGTTGCAGTGCAATTCGATGTCCCCATCTATGTAGTTCTCGTTTGTGTCGATGGTTTCCATATTGTCAATGTCGCCCATATTGTCCATGTCATTTTCTTCATCATCCCATTGGTCCCCATAGTATTCATCCAAACGCCCGTCGTCTATGAGGATTTCGGAGTCACCTGTTCCACACGGTGGTATCTGTCCGAGCATGATGTTGGCGGATACACCATTCACTCTATCGTATTCGGAAAATATGCCCGCCTTGATTAGCATGTCGGAGGTCTCTTCGAAACTGCACTTGGCGAGCGGACCGATGTCGCTGCGGTTGATACCATGGCGGTCAATCGACAACATATACCCTTTCGATGTCATGGTGTCGACCAATAGGGCGATGTGGCGGTAATTCACCGAGGTGCTGTCATTCAACACCTCATTGATTTCTCGTAGAAGACACTCCCGGGCCGCTTCAATCCCCAACAACTGGTATATTTCATTCACATCATTGGACAATGTCCTTGTCGCATCCACCATAGGATTGCACAGAACATCGATGAGATTGGTACCATCCGTGTCTAACATCCATTCGACGGTTTTGTCGCTATTGAAGCTCCCCGACACCTTATCGTATTGGACATATTCATCCTTCCGGGGACTAACCTTTTTAATACCACTCACCCCTTTGATGAGGATGGTCTCAATGATATTATGTTCCAAGGCCTTGAGTTCCGTGATCCCATCTTCGACATGTTGGTCCGGTAAACCGATGCGGAAAATGATTTTGTCCGCATTGTCGTCACTGAATACACATTTCACCGTGTCGCCATAAAAGTCGTATATGGAATGGTGAATGTCCGCTGTTTGAAGGTCCAAGTTCAACATTTTCATTTTATCGAACTCCATGCGCAATACCCAGGGCAACTCTTTGGTTTGTTCCCCATCGTCCACCTCTCCATTCCCATTTTCATCGAGTTCCGAAAAGCGCCGGTACATTTCCATGAACTCAGCATCGTCTTCGATGTCGGAGGTGAATCCATTCGGGTCATAATATATGTCCGACCGCTTCAACACATCTTTAATGTAGGTCATTTCGAGGGCATTCAAGACCTGCTGCACCTTGGCGAAGTCGTTTTTAATTCCATTGCGGAGATATATCATGCACGAAGGGGCCTTCATATTTTTACTAACACTTAGAAGTTCCTTGATGCGAGGAACCCCCCGCACCGCCTTCGATGCGGATGCCACCCCCGAAAGGTGGAAGGTGTTCAATGTCAATTGAGTGCATGGTTCCCCGATACTCTGAGCGGCAACGACCCCCACCATTTCCGAGGGCGGGGCGATGGCATCATAAAACTTAAATTTTATCTGTTGAATGATGTAGTCGAACGCCAATTTATGGAAATTGTGCTTTAAAATGAGTTCCTTCGGATTTAAATAGCACCGTAATAGAATTCCGAACAGTTTTTTCCCAGTGTCCATTTTGTTAATTACCAGTTCCTTGGTAAGTCGTTCGATGGTGTCGACCACATAAAGGGGGTTAAGGTCGCTCGATAAGGTGCATTGTGCCAAATCATAGATGCTCCGGGCATTTTTGATAAGGCGGGATATGGAAATGGGATAAACGATTTTGTTGTCGAGGCGGTTTTTGAAGATGTGTTCGATGATGAATTCCCGGTCCCGGCGCACCGCCTCATAGTAGTCGAATAGGCGGCGTTCCCAATTGGGGGTGTTCCGCATTTCATCGATGGTCGACCTCGCCACGACATTATGCAACTTGTCCTCCGGCGATATAAGGTATTCTTGTTGCATTCGTCGCAGGTCGTATTCGATATATGGTAGTTTGTGATTTTCCAATTTCACCGCATTCATACCGTCGTCCCCATAGAGGAACTGGATAATGCTCCCCGAGGCATTCCGGACACTCATGTCGAAATTTATTTTACAATCCTCCATTGCCTTCACCAATTTCCGTTGGATATAACCGGTTTCCGAGGTCTTCACGGCCGTATCGATGAGACCTTCACGACCCCCCATGGCATGGAAGAAGAATTCCTGGGGTGTCAACCCGGATACGAAGGAACTTTCCACGAACCCCCGACTTTCCGGACCATCGTCGTATTTCGTAAAGTGGGGCAGGGTGCGGTTGTCGAACCCATAACTTATGCGCTTTCCCTCGACACTCTGTTGTCCGAGGCACCCCACCATTTGCACCAGATTAATCGTGTTCCCCTTGCTTCCCGACTTAATCATATTGAGCATGCGATTGTTGTCGTCGATGTTCTCCATTCCCACCTTTCCGATCTCCTTCTGAGCATCATTAAGGAGATTATTCACAATGTCCTCGAAATGGTCCTCATTGGTTTTTATCGAGTTATTCTCGAAGGTCCCGAGGTGGATTTTGCGGATCTCCTTGTAGACATCCACCTTCAGTCCCTTGGATATTTCGTGGAGGCGCTTATGGGTCCGTTCGTCGATTACTAAATCGCTTATTCCGACACTGAAACCGGAATACACCAACCAATCACAAATGATTTTCTGGGTATTGTCGAAGATGTCGGTGCATTCCTTCGACCCATTCTCATTGTAAACCGTGTGCACAATCCCATTCGTCATGTCTTGGTATATTTTTTTGTCGATAATGCCCTGTTTAATCTGGCCATTTTCGATGCGCACGAAGTTCGGTCCCTTGCTACCATTCTCCTTGTCGGGGTCGTAGGATTTGTTCCCCCCCACGATATTCACATTGGGAGGGATGATGCTTGATAGAACCTGCTTTCCCGACCAGAATGTCCCCCCCCGCTTCTTATTGCGCACTGGGTCATCCACCATTCCGGAAAACTTACTGTTGGTGCTCAGGATATTGTAATATTGTTTTTGGGTCAGGTATACTTGGTTTTTGGTAAGTCGATACACCCCGAGGGCGATGTCCTGTACTATGGATATAATGGGTTTTGCGTCTCGAGGCGATATGATTTGTGTCGGAACAGCGGCGAGTTGAATCAACTCATTCTCCGTTTGCAGCGACTGGGGGACATGCATATTCATTTCATCCCCGTCGTAGTCGGCATTATAGGAGGGGGTGACACACACATTCAAACGGAAGGTGTCGTAGGGCATGACACGGACCCGGTGGGCCATCATTGACATTTTGTGGAGCGATGGTTGCCGATTAAACAACACATAGTCGCCATTCATCAGGTGGCGGTCCACGATGTCGCCGTCGAGCAACTCCACCATTGAATAGTCAATATTTTTGAGACGAATTGTGCGGAACTTATCCTTATGCTTTCGAATATACTTCGCCCCCGGGTAGACATCCGGACCATTCTTAACATATCGCAACATGTCCTCCCGATTATATTGGTTCACCACTTCCGGGAATGTCAGGTTCATGGCGATTTTGAGGGGAACCCCCAACTCGTCGATGCTTATACCTGGGTCGGGGGTAATTACACTTCTCGCTGAGAAGTCGACCCGTTTCCCCATCAGGTTGCCCCGTATCCGCCCCTCCTTGGACTTCAGGCGTTCGGTTAAGCTGCGCAAGGGTCGCCCTGTCCGCTGCTTCGCCGGCGCCAACCCGGGCAACTGGTTGTCCACGAAGGTGGATATATGGTACTGCAGTAAAATCGCCCAGTAGTCAATCTGCTCCTTCGTGGAGTTCCGGTCGATTTTGTGTTTCAACATATTGTTCGTCTTCACGATGTCGCACAATTTGTGGGTCAGGTCGTCTTCACACCGCTGCCCTGTTTCATTGCGGACGGAGGGGCGGACCGACGGTGGGGGGACTGGAAACACAGTGCATATCAACCACTCGGGGCGGTTGTAGTCCTTTCCCATACCCAATATATCCGCATCCTCGTCGATGATGCCCTTCAATATCATTAATACATCTTCCGCATTGAACACCAAGCGATGTTCCTTGCTATTCGAGGAACCCGCCACCGCACCACCACCGCCTCCACCACTGCCACCAGCACCGCCCCGATTGGTTCCCGAGAATGGGTCTTTGTCGTCGCTGTCCTGATTCCCATCCTTCCATTCCATGTAAATTCTCCCGATATTCTCCTTGGTTATCTTCGAGGGCATCTTGGCGCCACAACCATCGACTGTTTCCTGACCACATCGTTTAACTTTGGAGCACACCTTGTATATCAGTTCGAAGCGTTTCTGGCGGGAAATTTTCTTGTTGAGGATCGCCTGGATGTCCGCACTGCTTCCATCTACGAGCAGTTTGCTACACCGCCAACACACACATTTGAGTATTTTCCGCACGATGTCGAAGAATTGTATGTAGAACACTGGTTTGGCCAACTGAATATGTCCGAAATGCCCGGGACAGAATGTGTGCCGTTGCTCACATGTTTTACATATTTTGTTATGTTCGATGACACCCATGCGGTTATCGAAGAGGCCGCCAATTACTGGTTCATTTCCCGAAAAGGTATCCGTCGATACAATCTCCGCCACCGACCGCTTCACAATTTCATCAGGACTCATAACCGTGAATTGCACCCCTGTAATGAGATCGATGTCATTCTCGAAAGACAACTCTTTGTAAATGGACGACATAGTCGGTTATAAAATCCGTATAGGGTTTTTTATTTATATGTATATGTTATTTAAAAATATGTGTTTAAGTTGGTTAATAATCACATACCATATATTGTGATATTGTGATATTGCGATATTGTGATATTGTGATATTGTGATATTGTGATATTGTGATTGTCGAGAAGGAAACCAGCTTCTTCAAAAAAATAGTTCGCCGAACTTATTGATATTAAACGCTTAATTAGAATTTGGTTTTTATATACGTCAATTCAATTTTTAATTAAAGCCTTACTTTTGAAACACTAAAAAAATTGAATTTAGTGTATGTGGTGCTTACTAGTTTGTGTTTTAGAGAGTAAACTATTTACATGCATAAAATTACTGTAAATCCGACTATGACTATGACCATGGCAATTCCCGATGAAGATACTGTCGACATTCGCACGAAGAGAAAAACACGGTATGGGGAAGCTTCTAAAAACGACGAAGATAATGGAAATGGAACTGGAACTGGAAATGATACTGGTTACGCCAATGGTGGTACAGCGAAACGAACCAAGACGGAAACAACAAATGAACCCAATAACCATACCCCTCGCCCTGATGATAATGAAAAATGTCCCAATGACGACAACGGTCCCAATGACGACAACGGTCCAGACACTGACAACTTTGATAGTGATGTGGATGAAGATGATGAGGATGATGTCGATTATGTTCCTTCGACCGATGAAGAAGACACATGTACAGATGATGATGCAAATGATACCGATGATACAGACGATAAAATGGATAATGAGGATGACAACGACGATGATGACAACGACGATGATGACAACGACGATGATGACAACGACGATGATGACAACGACGATGATGACAACGACACTGATGACAACGACACTGATGACAACGACGATGATGACAACGACGATGATGACAACGACGATGATGACAACGACGATGATGACAACGACGATGATGACAACGACACTGATGACAATAGCGACACTGATGACGAGCCCATTGGCAACCCTCGTATCATTACTATCGAGAATGTCATTTCACCCCATTCCATCGGGAAATTATGCAACCATCTACTTCGAAGGGTGAAAGGTAGAGGACAATTATCAAGCGATGACTCTGCTTCAGATGGATCCGCATCAGACGCCAAAAAAAACCACAAGAGCATACGAGATATAGGGGGCACTCTAGATGGTGGAAACAAAAGTGGAAACAAAGGTGGAGACAAAGGTGGAGGCAAAGGCGGAGGCAAAAGTGGAGACAAAAGTGGAGACAAAAGTGGAGACAAAGGTGGAGGCGATGCGGGGAAATCCGCCTTACGCCGCTACACTCACACCCTCGATGAGGATGAGCGCAAATTCTTCAAAGGACTGCCTCTCGCCGAACAACACCGCCTATTTCTCCATGAAAAGAATGTTCGAGGTCTCACACATACAAACACACCTCTCCGCTTCAAAATATTACAATCCCATTTGGACGACTACACCAAGTCCATCGCTTTGCATAAAATCGACCTTATGAACCAAATGGACGAGGCGAATGGGGAGTATATCAAAGCGATGAATTGGGTAGATTCGCTATGCCGCATTCCCATTGGAAAATACCAGGCGGTGACCATGGAACCCATAAGCACCCGAGACGGCGGCGGGTTGTCCAATGGGGATAATGTGTCGGCATTCATTAACCGCACCGCTGAGCGTCTCGATGCCGACATTTACGGGCACACTAGAACAAAGGAGCACATATTGCGCATCATCGCCCAATGGGTGGCCAATCCCTGGTCGAAGGGAAATGTGATCGGTATCCAAGGGAAACCCGGTGTCGGTAAGACGACACTGATAAAAAATTGTGTATGTCAAGCGATAAACCTCCCCTTCGCCTTCATTCCATTAGGGGGAGCGTCGGATGCCGCCTTCCTAGATGGACATGGGTACACCTACGAGGGAGCCACTTGGGGTAAAATCGTCGACGCCCTCATGAAAGCCAATTGCATGAACCCTGTGCTATATTTCGATGAACTCGATAAAGTGAGCGACACCGGAAAGGGGCAGGAAATTGTAAATGTCCTGATCCACTTGACCGACCCATCCCAGAATGAGTCGTTCTCCGATAAATATTTCACCGACATAAAATTGGACCTCTCGAAGTGCCTCATCGTATTCACCTACAACGACGAGGGGGCGATCAACCCGATTTTAAAAGACCGAATGATAACCATCCGGACCGACGACTACACCATCGATGACAAGGTGCATATATCGAAGAAGTTCATAATCCCTGAAATGGTGAACCAATTCCGGTTTCAACCGACCGACCTGACATTCACCGACGATGTGGTCCGCCATATTATCCAACGCACCGAAACGGAGGCGGGTGTCCGGAACCTTAAACGCTCATTCGAAGTGCTTTTCAGCAAAATCAACCTCATTCGCTTGGTATTCGGTGGCGACGATAATAAGCAGGGGGAAACAGCAACGGAAACAGCAACGGAAACAGCAACGGAAACAGCAACGGAAACCCAACGGAAACCACCGACTTCATCCGGTGCCCTACGGACCCTCCGAAACAATATGGAGGTGTCAATGCGCACACCATGTCTGCGGTTACCGTTGTCATGTACCCATCAAATAGTGGACACCTTTATCGGAGTTAAGAAGACCGATGAAGTTCATCACCACCTCTACCTTTAGAATATTATATGGGATTTTGAAATAAAAAAATAAAATAAAAAAATAAAAAAATCATATATATCTTATTCGACCAATATTATCCACAATCGACGCCCCAAACACAGTCTTTTTTTTCAATACTCGGACATTCCTACATTATTGTGGCCTCGAGTTTGTAATTGTTTTTTCTGTGCATCAGTTATACAGACACATCCTCGGTCGCTGGAGTACGTCGATGGGCAGCAATGGGGGGAGAATTTATTATGAGCGAACATCGAAAGGGTTCCACTTTCTTCTCCCTGGGCGAATTTAGACATGTCCACTTTCTTCTGGTTATTCACATAATTCACTGTGTTGTAGAGATGCCGTTTGTCGTCGACGAAGGTCTCCAAGGTTTTTAATATCGTCGCATTTTTCTTCACATATGTTTTAACCATGAATGTGATGGACACCACGAATACCAACGTGCAGAATAAAAATAAAATATTCTTAGTCATCTTTATTATTTATTCATAATATTTTTTCATATTCCATTCCATTCATATTCAAATAGTTCGAAGAAATCCGGACCATTCGAAGAAATCCGGACCATTCGAAGAAATCCGGACCATTCGAAGAAATCCGGACCATTCGAAGAAATCCGGACCATTCGAAACAAATAGTGTTACAACATAGTTTCAAACAAAATCGCATGATTACATAATCTATACATATACCTATACACCTATACACCATACACCTATACACCTATACCTATACCTTTACAGTTTGTGGATAATTGTGCCCCACCCTTTAATCCATTTGATAAATGCCACGTGTCGCTACCTAATTCGCTAATAAATAAAAAATTGAATAAATCTAAAATTAATTTTCAATAAAATTATACAAGTGGGTTATTTAAGGGAACTTAATTTCATAAAAAAAACATAAAATGGACCAAAACATTGGATACATTTACATTAGAAATCATGAATCATATGATGTTCATGATGCATATAAAATAGGGAGAACTATTAACATTATTGAACGAGATACTCAATATGCTACTAGTGAGATTATTAGAGGGGGCTTCAAAATGGTCATCGCAGTACCGATTAAAGAATTGGAGGTTCTTGAGCAATCTTTACATAATGAGTTCAATGCATTAAATGTTAAATATAATGCCGGGACTGAATTTTACCATAAACAAATCATTAATCAAATAGAATCTTACTTAATTTCATTTGGAGTTGAATATACAATATTATCCGAAGAAGGGATTAATAATTTAGTAAGATGCACCCGATTAAAGAATACAACCGATCAATGTGTACCCTACATACCAAGAGATTACCAATCCATAATCATCGATAAGGCAGTTACATATTTTCAAAAGTTCGATAAAGGGATACTTGTATTAATGTGTGGCGTAGGTAAAACCTTAATTTCATTATGGATTACACAAAGATTAATCACGAGCACTATTCTTATCGGTGTTCCAAATATACTCCTATTGAAACAATGGGAAACTGAAACTAGTGTCGTCTTTCAAAATGTCCCATGTAAGATTGTTTCAAGTGGAGTTAATATTCGAGATATTGAAGAATTTTTACAAAAAAATGGTGGGAAATGCATTGTTATTACGACATATTCATCTGCATACAAGGTCTATACTGCTACACAAAACAAACGTTTCGTATTCGGCATGAAAATATTGGATGAAGCGCATCATTTAACAACTACAAATATGCAATTAGTAGACCCCAATTCGAAAAAATATATCAAAATGTTAAATATTTCATCCAGTAAACAACTATCCTTAACCGCTACACTTAAATATATCGAAAGTAGTTGTACCGATAATATTGTAGTTTCAAATGACAATGTGGAACATTTTGGAGAAATCATTGACCGCAAATGTCTTCTTTGGGCGATCAAAGAGGATATCATTTGTGATTATAATATTCAAACCATTATCACTAACGAACAACAATTAGAAGAGCAATGCGCATATTTTAATATAATAGATGAAAATCACAAGAGGCTATTCCTGAGTGCGTTCGCATCCTTGAAAAGCATATCAAATGGCCATTCACATCATTTACTCATATATTCCAATAGCAAGAGGAACTCGTTAATATTGACCCGTTTTATTAAGAAACTTTTGGATGATGACTACTTTGATATGCCTGATATATATTATTCAAAATACCATAGTGATATGAAACATACAGAAAAAGACGACATTATTAATAGGTTCGAAAATTCACAATATGGAATAATATCTTGTGTTTATTGCTTAAATGAGGGGTGGAATTTCCCACTATTGGATGGCACTGTATTTTCTGAAAATATGACATCCGATATCCGCATCGTTCAATCCGCATTGAGAGCAAGTAGGAAATATGCAAAGAATACAAATAAGATAAACAAGATCATTTTACCTATTCTGAATAGGACCGACTGGTTAGAAAATAATGAGAACCCTGATCTGAAAAAAGTGAGAGAAGTCATATATCAAATGGGTTTAGAAGATGAAACTATCACTCAAAAAATTAAAGTGTTTAAACTTGACATTGAGAAACCCAAACACAAACCCATCATCCAAACAGAGGATGAACATGATAATGAGTTTGAATATGATAAGGAATTGACACGGAAATTAATGTTGAAAACCATTAAAAGAACCGCACTCGATATAACATACGAAAAATCTAAAAAAATTATTGCCAATCAAGACATCAATAGTAAAGAGAGCTATTATGAGTTATGTGAAAGAGATAATAGATTATCCAAAGAACCGGAAATCATATTCAAGGGACAATTTACAAACTGGATAGACTATCTAAATATTCAACGAGTATACTATGATTTGGACACCTGTAAAAAAAAGGTGTGTGAGTATATTTCGATGTATCCTGACATAAAAAAATATTATTTGGATTTATCAATCGTTAGTAATGAATTATGTAAAAAAGATGTGCTATTTCCACCACATGGTTTATGGGTTGAATATTATAATGTGAAGGACTTACGAGATATAATTTCGATAACAAATAAGAAAAAGAATAGGGGCGCTATTTTCTAAATCAATGTTCGAGTGTGTAGGGTTGACATATTTAAGGATTAAAAAAAATTGAAATATTTAAGGATAAAATACTTTTTTTTATATTATAGTATAAAAAAATTGAAATATTTTTATATAAAGGTATAATAACTTTTATACTCTATCATTATTGAAATGGCTAAACAATACTCTTGTGATTTGTGCAAAAAGGTCTTTAATCAAAAAATTGATTTCACTCGACACCGAAATAAGAAGACGCCGTGTATTACATTGACTGAGATGCAACAAATCGTTAAAACTAAAGAGGTTGAAATGGATCTTAAGAACACCCTCATCAGTGTATTTAAGTACTGTTTGAATATATTGAGAGATAATGAGGGTTTAACAGGCGAAAAAGCATTGAGAAATATGTCATATTTGCTGATATTGAAATTAATTGAACCCCATTTCGGAGGTGAAATTAACATTGATGAATATGAATACGATTTTAGTCATATTGAAGACGAAATGGTTGAAACACACAAAAAAAAATTATTGGAAATCGTTCGTTTTAGTGTTCTGTCAAATGAAAGGGAAGATAATGTTCCAGGGAATATGAAATATTTGTGGGATGACATCTTGGCAAGTCATCCTACTACAAAAAACATATTCTTGAAAGGGAAAGGGTTTGACATTCAACACAAATCAACTTACAAAAAATTAATTGATAAACTAAACTCATTGGACTTATCTGAAACGGAATATGATGTGTTGGGTAATGCATATGAAGAAGTTATTCAAGATATCATGACCGGTAAAGTGTTGGGACAATTCTTTACTCAACCATTAGTCAAGAAAATGATGGTGAAATTGATTGATCCAAAAATACATCCAGATGGAAAAATAGATACATGTGGAGACCCTACCATGGGAACCGGTGGTTTCCTAATTACCTACTTACAATACATTTTACAACAAGCAACCTCCAAAAATATTCAACCCGACTGGGGTTTTATCAAAACCGAAGGGTTATATGGTAAAGAATTAGAACCGGATACATATCAACTTGCGGTTTCAAACATGTTAATCTCATCGGGACATATGTTTGGAAATTTAGACCGAGGTGACAGTATTCGTGACCCAATAACACGGAAGTTCGACAATATCCTTGCCAACCCCCCGTTCGGAATTAAAGGATTAAAATACGATGATTTTCAAAGTCCATTAAAAAGCGAATATGTTCCTATCAAGACAGATAATGCAGTGTCATTATTTATTCAAGTCATCATTTATATATTAAAGGTTAATGGAAAATGTGCTGTGGTATTACCTGACGGAAAGGATTTATTTTCAAAAACAAATACCACATTAGTTGCCATTAGAGAATATCTAATGAAAACTTGTGATTTGAAAGAAATTATATATCTACCATCAGGAATATTTACATACACATCCATTAAAACCTGTGTGTTCTACTTTGTGAAAAAGAGGGAAGGAACTGATGTTTTGGAAACCAAAATTAAAGTATCAACAAAAACTCAAAAAGAAACAGGGAGAGATTACACGTTTTCAAAAACACATCAAACAACCAAAGTGAAGTTTTATGATTACAATCCTTATGAGGATATAAAAAATCTATTGGTTGAAGTTCCTATTGATAACATCATGAATAATGCATATTCACTAAACTATGCTGAATATATGAAGGATGAAGTAGAAGAACAATACGAAGAAGGTGTAATTGTGAAAACTCTTGGTGAAGTTTGTAAGTTTGATATTGGAGGAACACCTTCAAGATGTAAAAATGAATATTATGAAAATGGAAATAACCTATGGGTTTCAGTAAGAGAATTGAATGGGGGTTATATTTACGATACAAAAGAAAAAATAACTGATTTAGGAGTTAAAAATAGTAGTGTAAAATTATTTGCAAAAGATACAATATTGTTCTCATTTAAATTAACTATTGGTAAAACTGCTATTGTTGGTAATCCATTATATACAAATGAAGCAATTGTAGGAATATTAAGTAAAAATAATGATTTACTAAATACTAAATATTTATATTACTATTTAACTATTAATGACTTTTCAAAACTTGGTTCAGGAATACTTGGTAATGGTTCATTAAATAAGAACTCATTAGAAAAAATTAAAATCCCCATCCCATCACTTGAACGCCAACAAGAAATCGTAAAATATTTGGATTTCATATACGAAAAAGCAAACAAAACAAGTAATGAGAAGATTGCGGAATTGAAGCAACTTAATGAGTTTTGTTTGAAAAATCAAAAAATGTTTGGTGAGAATGAAAATAAATCTCTTGGTGAAGTTTGTAATTTCAAAAATGGTAAGAATTTAACAAGAAAGAACATGATTACTGGAATGTATCCAGTAATTGGAGGGGGTAAGACACCTATGGGGTACCATAATGAACATAATGTTGATGAGAATACAATACTATGTTCTTCCAGTGGTTCTGCTGGGTATATTAGTAAATATAATACAAAGGTATGGGCTAGTGACTGTTTTTCAATAATACCAAAAAATAACTCCATCGATAACACTTATTTGTATTATTTGTTAAAACGAAACCAAGACGACATATATAAAAATCAAACTGGAACAGCACAACCGCATGTGTATTCAAAAGATTTACAAAAAATAAAAATCCCCATCCCATCACTTGAACGCCAACAAGAAATCGTTGAGTATTGTGAATATAATGATGCACTCATCAAAAAATTAGAAAAAGAAATTGAAAATAATAAGAAATATGCAGAACAATTCATTATGGATATTTTGAAAACACGAGTGAACAACGGCGATGCGTAAGAAAAATTCTATGATGTAATAATAAAAAAATGTAGCAAGACGGAGAACTAACTTTTAACTATGATTTTGTTTTGAATCACATCCAAAATAAAAAGTGGACCCAAATGTTTATTTTTTTTATTCAAGTACATAGTATATAACAGGGATGTTATATAGTTGATGACCAAAGTGAAAATGGATTATTGCTATTATGCGTCGATATGAAGCGGTGTGGCGATGCGGTGATGTGGCGGTTTGGAGTGTGATGGTAAAATTCGACATTCTTTTATGTTTTAATCATAAACTGTTTAAGAAGTTGGCAGCGCCGCCATATCCATCTAACATCTTATCCATTGTCACCGAACATGGGGTCATCCATCCTCACAATTTTAATTCTATGCTTCAATGCGTATTTTTTCTTGGTGCTCATAACCGATGGGTCGTCCATGACCAAATGAGTAACCTTCAGCGTCATCGAGGTTTCAATAGTGGCCCCGAGGGTACTTAGTCGGTCAATGAATTGCCGGTTTCGGGGACCACTGAAGACGAATACATGGTCTCGGAATATATCCGATTGATGATGCGCATTATTATGATAATGAGCATTAAGATGTTTGTCCGGTGTATTCAATCGGTGTGATTGGTTTGATTGATGCGAGTGGTGTGATTGATGCGAGTGGTTTGGTTCGTTGTCGGGGGGATAGCGGCAATAGCGGTGCAAATCGTGGTCGGTCAAATATGCCTGGAAAGTCGGCAAGTTGTTCAAAAATGTGGACGCCGTCTTGTCGTTGAATCCATCGATGCGTTTTACATCGTCCCGGGTCATGAGTTCACGGTTCGTAGCGAGGTCCGGGAATCGGTGAAACAATGTCGCCGCTGTTTTCGGACCCATTCCCCGACCGAAGATATTACTCGCAACCATGAGGCGTTCGTATGTTAGACTACGACGGGCATCCATGACCGCCTTATGAATATTATGTGCCGCTTTCTCTTGCACTCCATCCAGGTGCACCAGGTCATCCCATTCGACCTGTAGCAATTTGGGTAGGTCGTCGATGCCGGCGTCGAACAATTTGCGCACCATACCCTTACCGATACCTTTGAAGTCCAACTTTTCAACCATATATTCGAATTGTTTCCGTTTCAATAAGGTCGCCCCATCCATCTTCCGGGTCGGGGTTTTGTTTTCGGTTTCGTTTTTGTTTTTATAGGGGATACCATCGACCATTACAGCATCCGCTGTATCGATTGTATCGATTTTATCGCCACCAGACCGCTCTTTTTCGTCGTGAATTACAATACGGATGTCGACCCCCGATGGGTTCCAGGTGTAGTCGAAGGCGGTCGGCATGTCTCCCCCCTCGGCCGCTGGTTCGAGCACCGATGTGATAAAAGGGATGACATCCCCGCTCCTCGTGATAGTGATACGGGCGCCGGGACCGATCGCATTGCCGTGGATGAATTTTGCATTGAACCCGGTCGCCTTCCGGATCTTCACCTCCCCGAGGGTCGTCGGTTCGAAGCAAACAGTGGGTTTTAGATACCCATCCTTGGACAAATTCCACTCCACATAGTTCACCACTACAGTGACCTCATCCCTGTTCATCTTAAATGCTATGGAATACCGAGGGTTTCCCCTCATGGTCTTGTCGTTGCGGGGGTGACTCTCGTCCACTGTAATTACCAACCCATCGATGTCGTAGGCCCCGTGGGTGTTCCGGTCATTTAAATGCGCCGCCATTGTCGGGTATGTCATATCATTTCGAGGTATGTGGCGATGATGCACCCCCATCGGGACCCCTAGAATGTCCCTCATTGTCGTGAGTTGGACCGATGGAGTAGGGGCGGTTTTCCCATCGATTTCTATAAGTTCGTAGGCGACGAAGTCGATGGACTGTAGAATTTCAAGGGGACGCTGTTTCGCATTCACGATCCCCGCCACTGTATTCCGGGCATTCCCCGTGTTTTTGACAGCGCCGCTTTCGATGAGACGGCGGAATGCGGACTTGCTAATCACCAGTTCCCCCCGCATTACGAAGGGGGGAAGGTGGTCGGAATGGAGCGGCAACTCCCCCAATCCATTAATCGAGGGGATAATCGAAGATATGTCGTGTCCCTCCGCCCCATTACCCCGGGTATACAAACAGGGGGGAGTGGGTGCTTGGAACACGAAGAGCGCCGACACTCCATCCAATTTGTCGGAAACCACATACTGGGTCGCCGGATTCTTTAGGGTCCATTTCTTAAGTTCTATATCAGTTTTCACCTTGTTCAGACTGCCCATCCAATATGGTAATGCCACCCTTCGACGATAGGGGGTATCGGCGGGCTCGGCACCGACCTCGAAAAGGACAGGGGTGGACGGCGACAGCGCCCCGAGGTGGTCCTTAAGGCGGTCATATACCTCGTCGGAAAGGAGGGGGCGATTCGAGTTATGGTAACGGTCATTGCACATCTTTAAAAATAAAGCGAGGTCTTCTATCGCCACCCCTTCAACTGTGGAATGAAAATCCGAGGAAAGACGGCGAGGAAAGGTAACATCGGTTATACTGTGATTAATTTTATCATTAAGTCGCTTGTCTCGACCGGTTTCGATCAACGGTTCCATGGCAAAATATAAAAATCAAGGGTATTACACAATGGTATTACACAATGGTATAGTAACCCAACTATTCACTCGATATTCTATGGATAGTTTGAAGCCATTCTCCTTCGAAAAAACACTATTTAAACATTTGCAAATGCCTGTTATTGATTATTGAATATTGATTGATTTATCGCTTAAATGTATCTCTAATTTTCCAGACTCAATTTCCTTTATATCCTTATTTTTATTTTGTTTTTTATTTTTGGCATTAAGGACCGTGACCTGTTCCCGAGAGAACCTGAAACAGTCAGAAACACTATTATATTATTAGCACACACTTACCCATGAAAGTGCACCTAGATTTGTTATATTACTTGTTAAAATTATTGTTGGTGTTAAATCACTACTATTTTTGGTGTTTAGATATAATATACTCATTTTACCTATTCATGCTTAGAAACAAAATTCTATATGTAACACTCTATGACCTAAATAATAACGACCGGACTGTTATATATCGTTTCTACGACTTATTCAACTTGCGAAATCAGACTCAATTTTTTAAATCCCCCGCTTCAAGTACACCGAATTTACTATCGAAGGACTATTTATACGAGGTTATTTGGGCGGATACTAAATCCCATCGTCGCAGTCTATTGAGCCCCCAATCTCTTTTCAACATCGATGGGTACAACTTCAACGACTTCCAGTCAAAATTTTTAATGGTATTTAAAAGTCTAAAAAATAATGATTCACGCATCAAAAAATATAAAAATGTGTTATCGGTCGGTATTCTGGACCATGATGTAACTCCGATATTCAAAGAAGTAGTGGACAGTTTCTTCTTCGATATCCGGGTCTACGATTTCATGCGGTATGTCGCAATCCGCACCGCTTTGTTCTCCACTGAGGGGATGGATATCGGACATGATACTATATTTGGGTCAACATTGGGGTCAAAGAGAAAGGGTATATCTACTTACAATTTATGCACCGATTCCTTGGAGATTGTCGATGATGAAAACTTGGATACACATACATTTAAAGCTAATGTTAACATGAAGGATATACGCATTTAAAAACCGGATACCGACGACTTTTCAAAAAAGAGATGGGCGATGATGAGGTGTGGTTCAATGATATATGGTCCTTCTATTTCCACGATCCCTACGACGACAATTGGACGAAGGATGGGTATACGAATGTATGCACCATCGGAAATAGTCGGGAGTTTTGGACCACATTCCAGCTCGTCCGTGATAATCTACACAAAGGGATGTTCTTCATGATGCGAGAGCACATCTTTCCTATTTGGAATGATGATGAAAATAAAGATGGGGGGTTCATGTCCATTAAGATTTTAAAGGAGAAGGCGGCGGACTTCTGTGAAGAGTTGATGGTGAATATGTTGAATGAAAATTTGTTGAAAGAGGTCCATAGAAAGCATTGGGTCGTGGTGAATGGCATATCCATTAGTCCCAAACGGCATTTCTGTATCATCAAAATATGGCTAAAAAACACGGATATGAAGGACCCTGATATGTTCAATATCCCCGAGGGATATTATGGTAACATTATCTTCAAAACGAACACCTTCAATTAAACCGGTACACTGTGTTTATTTATGGAGCAGTGTGTTGGGGAGCAAGGCATAATTTAATTTCTCCCAATGAACCGACTGTGTAACGAATTATCAGGGGGTAGTCATTCTTTAGATACAATTCCACAGTGTTCGATAGATTCGTGCATTTCGTAAACATTACCAGGTATTTCAAATTGAATACCCCTTGGAATATTTCCGACATATTTTCCGAATGTTCCACGGTTACTTGGTCGCTATCCGCAATGGTTATTTCGTGGGAACAAAAATCGCCGGAGCACGATAAAATCAATTTGTTATTCACATTTTTTATTTCGATATATTCAGCAATTCCATTAATGTCCCGGCAAATTTTCTGGAAATCATTCGATGGTAGAGTGATCACACTATTGAAGGTCGCAGATGGGATTTCCATATTGTTGTTTTCCAAATCAAGTAAATTCATGTAGGTGACCCGTCGAGTGTTTTTCTCATTGTTCTCGATTTGAATACCGAATACATTACAATTATCATTGTTCATGAACATCGTTAGAGTGTCATTATTATTGATGGTCTTGATAATTTTATTGAGGTTCAACATGTTCATACCGATGAGGCGCCGACCATCACAGTGGTATTTTTCAAACTTCCCACTGTCGAGCCGTAAGTGGATTAGAATCGTATGAGTGCTGTCCATTGTGCATATTTTAATGCCCTCAGGGGTGAATTCGAACACAGTGTCGGTAAGAATCTCCTTCATCGCCTCGATAAGAATTTTGATCGTGGATGCCTGGACGGTCTTTATTAACAGACAATTGTTGTCCCCTTCCATTGTACTCATTTTTCTATATATGCGTCGAACCAAGATGTTTTAGCATTTGAAATAAAACATCTTTAAATAAATTATATACTTTCACTAAGACGCATTAATTTCATATCAATAATGGTGCTAAATAAACGGTCCATCCATTCGACCTATGTGGTAATTATGGTTTTCCTGGGATTAATCGGAATTATAATTGTAGCCACACTCCATACAATGCATCTCGCTTCCTTGGCCAAGGCGGGGAAGGCAGCGACGGCAGCGACGGCAGCGACGGCAGCGACGGCAACGAAGGGGAGAGGCGACCTAATTATCGAACCACTTTTCCTTGACACCTCGTCACCACCCGAGGGCAACCGACCGACGGGTGGCATCGTGTTCTTCACCGCCATTCCCACTACCACACTTGAACATGTCGTGGCGTATATTGCGGGTTTTACCGACATTGATCGAACCGCTCGACGGTTTCCAGGTATGGATAAAGACACCTTAATGATGGATGTGGTCGATACTGAAGAAATGGAACAAAATGAACGACATATTGCTGAAAAAATTGGTAAATGGAAACATTCCTACTTACGGCGGTATGTATCCCCTACAATCCCACCGCCATTTACTAACACCATCCCAAGTGACATCGCATTTATAAAACGTATTCTATGGGACAATGGATATACCCGTAGACTGGTGCATATACCCTGGAAATTTTGTATCTTAAACGACCATATCGAAAACAACCTACCCCATACCCACGACGATGTTATTTTTTTACCGAAGGGGTTCGTCAATATGTCCCCAACCGCACGGCGAACCACACTCCTCCACGAGCAACTCCATATCTTTCAACGGTTCCATCCTATACCCACACACCGCCTCTACATCGACATTTGGAAACTGTCTGTGGTGGGTATCACCTCCTCCAAAGAATTCTCTTCGAGTCTCCGTCGGTCTAATCCGGATGTGGACCGACTGGTTTACACCCACTATGACCCCACCAGGAATGCGCATGTCCACACCCACCTAGTGTTCGCCTCGAAAACCCCCACCGACCTCCTCGACACCACCATTAAAGTCGATGTGGTGAAGCGATTGAAACCTATGGATATGGATATTGATATTGATATGGATATGTCTATGGATATGGATATGGATATGAAATTACCTTCTGAACCATTTTCCAAACCACTCTCATCACCACCCCATCTACCAACATCCACGACGGAGTTCGCCCTGTCTAAATCCCCCGACTATTACGAAATAATCCATAACCCCATATTCAATATAAAACAAACGGAACACCCCAATGAAGTTATGGCCTGTCTCATCCCGAAGATTTTACTGTCCCCGAAAATTCGCCACACACCGACCGAACAATGGATGCAACAGCATTTGTAACGACTTGGTTGTGTTTTAAGAAGGATGCTATGGCGACAATGGTGGATACAAATCCAGGGGGAATGCATTGCTACTGAAAAGTATGGAGTAGTTTTTATTTATCATGGGTCCATTGCCCCCGTCGTCTAACAAATGACCATTGATATTCGGTACAATAAGAAGATTGTGGCCATCTTCTACATAGGTTACATTCGTTTCATACATATTCTGAAGGAACACTGCATGATTCGGGTCACCAATAATGTCACTGGTGTCGGTTCCCACATTTCCATCCCGAATGTAGGCATACGTCTTCAACCATAACTCGAACATCCAATCATTCCCCCCAGTCGGTATGTATGTACTGAACCTATCGAATATATGGTTCAATGTGAACACATTATCCAATACTCCGTCGGTAATACCCCAACCGAGGTCGGGGGTGTAGAGACGGTCGTAGAACTTCACCTCATTGGGATTTTCCATATTTTTCCATTTTTTGTAGGTGATATGGGGATACAGTCCATAGTTGTCGTTTTGTATCGCTTCATAATAAGGGGATGCGCTTGAATTATATCTGTAATAGTTGGTTCGTCGTCCCTGCTCCGTTTGGTAGCTAAGGTAGCGGGTCGATGGATCCGCTGATGTGTCAGTAGCATCGTAGGTGGTGACATTGTACATATTAATGAACTCGACCGTGTAGAATTTAGTTCCATCAGGGTGCAAATTTTCATGGGGCATGCTTACGAAGTCTAAATCGACACAATATCCAAACCCTAAATCACCATGGGGCCACAATTGGTCGCCGGCCCGACCGTTGTAGTAACTCTCGAAGTCGAGTTTGAATTTATTACGGAACAAGGCCGTATTCGGATCCAATACCCCCAAAAAGTAGTAATAGTCCGGGGCGCTCGGTGGTCCCGTAGCAATTCCACAGTTGCTACTTAAGAATTTGCCTGTCTCCGTCACCAGACTAACATTTATGAAATGGAGGTTATTGCTCGCAGTAATTTCCTCCACGACTTCGATGTCATTAACACCACTACCGTCGGTATTCGGAGGAAGCGACGCCAATGTGCAGTCAAACACTTTCCCCTCCCAACCATCGAGCCAATATCTGGTAATTCCGAAGTAAAAAACTCCCGACACTTCCTCCATGGGAACCCCCGTGCGGGGAATGCCATGCAATGACTTGAACTCGGCGTAGTGTTCATCGGAGAACACCGACACTAGTTCGAAGTCGCCATTCGCATTAGTCGCCAAAATTTTACCGTGGTCTTCGGGGCCGGTCGGTATAGGAAACATCTGCCCATTCACGAAGAGGTCGTCCTGAATGCGCAAGTTACTATGCACATACATGTCACCGATTACCTCCAATTGATTGGATTCGCTATTATCATGCACAATAAAACCAACTCCAGGGGGGAATATATTACCCGACAAGGTTCCCGTAATATTTGTGATTTTCCCCGCATCAATATTGGATAGGTGTCTTCCATCGCCATAGAAAAACCCACTATCCTCTACAGTTATGCTCGCATTCGAGGTCATTACCAAGTCCCCATCCGCCACAACCATGGACACGGATGCGCCATTCGTATAGGTGGTTCGCATTTCGTCGAGGGTCTCGGATAGGTTGGATACCCCGAGACCCAGAGAGACCTTCCCTGTTGTGTCGCTGGATATTTGGAACCATTCCGGGTGGTTCGAGTATCCGATTCGAAATAGATTGCTGTCTCGGTCGAGTAGCGCCCCATCCTCTTGGTAGATCGATACACTCCGACTGAGGTGAGTGGGAACATTAATAGTTAGGGTCTGTTCGTCGCATTCTAGGCTTGAACCCGCTACATTGAGGGATGTGCCCACTGTCAAGTGTTCTCCGATAATGACATTGGAACCGATTTCCAAATCCTTCCCCACTTCGAGGTTTGAAGAAACGGTCATATTCGACCCCACTGTCATGTCCAGACCCACTTCGAGTTTTGAAGACACCGTCATGCTTGAACCCACTGTCATGTCCAGACCCACTTCGAGGTTTGAAGAAACGGTCATATTCGACCCCACTGTCATGTCCAGACCCACTTCGAGGTTTGAAGAAACGGTCATATCCGACCCCACTGTCATGTCCAGACCCACCTCGAGGTTTGAAGACACCGTCATGCTTGAACCCACTGTCATGTCCAGACCCACTTCGAGGTTTGAAGAAACGGTCATGCTCGACCCCACTGTCATGTCCAGACCCACTTCGAGGTTTGAAGACACCGTCATACTTGAACCCACTGTCATGTCCAGACCCACTTCGAGGTTTGAAGACACCGTCATGCTCGACCCCACTGTCATGTCCAGACCCACTTCGAGGTTTGAAGACACCGTCATACTTGAACCCACTGTCATGTCCAGACCCACTTCGAGGTTTGAAGACACCGTCATACTTGAACCCACTGTCATGTCCAGACCCACTTCGAGGTTTGAAGACACCGTCATGCTTGAACCCACTGTCAAACCATTACCCACATATATATCCGTTCCTACCAACAATGCCTCCGCTACATTTAGAGTAGACCCGATTGTCATATTCGATCCGACTGTCAAGTCCAGTCCCACTTCGAGATTAGAGTTTATTGTCATGCTTGATCCCACTGTCATGTCCAGTCCCACTTCGAGGTTTGAAGACACGGTCATATCCGACCCGACCGACAAGTCATCCCCGACACTCATATGGGATGCTAAATGGACCACTCCCCCTACATTCAAATTGGATTCAATAACAGTGTTTCCGGCCACCTGAAGTTGAGTGTCAGCAATTATATCGTTGGTACCGACACCGACCGCCCCATTGTCCTTGAGAACCATCACGATATTAGAATCGTCCCGGAAAAACTCTGCCACATCCGCCACTCCAGTCTGGGTAACTTTAAGAGCGGGACCAGTCCCATCATTCTCCACCACGATTTCCTCGGTCACCCGGACATCGGTGTTCAAAATAGTACTTGTCCCCATAACCGTAAAATCACCAGTCACCTTCATATTCACACATTTCACATTCCCATCGACGATTAGGTGTGCATCGACGGACGCATCCTCATCACAAATTGCTGTCCCGACCCCCACGAAACGTTGTAAATCATTGCTGGATACATAGAGGAGGTTGTTGGATCCCGCCTCCAACCCTGTCAAAGGCCCCACCGACCGGATACGGGGTTGGTGGGCGGTCGTCAAGGTCCCACTAAGTGTATTCCCACCTGTACCACTACCGTCACCATTACCGTCGTCGCCATCGTCACCCCCACCCATGGTCAAGGTGCTCGCCCGAAGAGTTCCATTTATCACCACCTCGACATTAGAATCGAACACCACCATATTGTCATGAGTATTTTCCGAGGAGGAACACACATGCACATAATGTTCGGGATTGGCATTTCCGATACCGATGCGATTTGCACCATTGAACACCGTCCCCTCCTTCGACACTGTAATCGCCGAATCGACCACATTGCTCACCCCGATGAGGATGTGGGCATTGGAATCCGAATGCCAAAAAATTGTGTCCGTCGCCCGGGAATTGGTGAATACATCGCTGTCATGTAAAGCAGTCTGTAAATAACCAGGCATCCTTAAATTTAATTTTTTTAATATTTAAAAATAAGTTAGATTAATTTTTACCACAAAACCACCATTTTTTATGATGAATGATATGTGTGTAGACAATGTAGATATTGTAAACAATGCAGACAGTGTAAACAATAAAGACAATGGACTTCCTAATGATGAACCTGACGATAAAACTGTATGTGAACCACGACTCACACCACCATCCACAGAAGACCAGTGGGAACCTGAGACAGTTGCGGCAGCACCACAAAAGCGCCGACTGTTCGATGGTACCGACAACAATCCTATCACTGCGATATCGATCCTCGGAATGTATCGGAATGACGAGATGTATTTGAAATACCTGACCAAGACATTGACCGAGTTCGAACAGACCTACGATGTGCAATTCTCGTACTACTTCATCGAAAACAACTCCACCGACCGCACCCGGGAGGTGTTGAAGGAGTTCATGGCGACACGCAAAGGGCGCCTGCTCCTCTGGAACCTGAAGAAGGACTACAAGAATGTCGGCGACGGGCGCAACTACGACCGCATTAAGGCGCTGGCCAAGGTGCGCAACAAATTGGTCGACTCCTGTGTCCCCTTCACGACAGACTGGTGCCTCTTCATCGACAGCAACATCTTCTTCCCTCCCGACATCCTTGATAATGTGTTCACACCTTCTCGAGAACCCACCAAGAACAATATCGGAATGATGACGATGTACACACAACAAATGCTGATCCCAAATATCCATAAAATAAAGTCGGACCGCCCAGTCCTCGTCAACCACTACTACGACACCTACCCCTTCGTGGACATGCAGGACCGCACCCACTACCCGTATTGTGCCTTCGAACATTGTGGTATGTGTCAAAAGCATCGTAAAGGATGGATGAACCGCTCCCTCATATCATCGAGCGAGAAGACAGTGGATGTTAAGTCCGCCTTCGGTGGTTTCGTCTTCGTGCGAGGCGATATCCTCAACGATAAACGTATCCGATGGGACACCTTCTCCTACGAAATTACGAAGGATGAGAGTGTATGTGAGCATGTGTTTTTTTGCGACCGTCTCCGTCTCCTATCGGGGAAACGCATCGTGGTCCTCCTCGATGTAAACAAGTTGTATCGAACAGTATAAATCCTGTTGTATCGAACAGTATAAATCCTGTTGTATCGAACAGTATAAATCCTGTTGTATCGAACAGTATAAATCCTGTTGTATCGAACAGTATAAATCCTGTTGTATCGAACAGTATAAATCCCGTTTTATCGTTGTGTAAATTCGTCGATATTTAAAACATATGGTAAGAACAATAAACCTTTTAGAAGAGGGAGGGGGGTGTATCCCATTCTTCTCGGAACCAGTTTTTTGTAAAACTTTGAAAGACATTATAAACCACGTAACCACCAACCTTGCACACGTAATCAATCGTTCGAATGGCGAAAACTCATTATGATATTCTAAATGTTCCTAAAAATGCGAGTCAAGACGACATTAAAAAGTCTTTCAAAAAGTTGGCGGCCACCCACCATCCCGACAAGGGGGGCGACGAGCAGCGCTTCAAGGAGATCAATGAGGCACACAGTGTCCTCGGGGACCCCCATAAACGCCGGGTTTACGACGCCCAGGGGTCAGGGACAGGAATGGGTTTCAGTTCCGGAGGGCGGTCGGGGCGTATGCCCAACGCATTTCGCACCCCCTTCGAGGATGTAAATTTCATGAATGTCTTCTTCAATGGAAACCGGACTGGCAACCGGAATGGCAACCGGACCGGCGGAGGAAACCCGCCCCATCGACGACCCACCCACCACAAGGTGTATAATGCGACCATCTTCGTAACCCTCGAGGAGGCCTTCAAGGGATGTAAGAAGGCGGTGCCTCTGGAATGCCGGGGGGTAATGTGCCCCGACTGCATGGAGGTGTGCGACGCCTGTGGTGGTCAGGGTGTCATTGAGGAGGTCGTCCATCGGTCCTTGGGCGGGGCGACGCTCATCCAAACGGTGCGCCGAGCATGTGATGTGTGTGGAGGCCAAGGGAAAAAAAAGAAGATGGACAAGGCTGATAAGACGGATAAGACGGATGCTGATGCGAACTCCCCATGTGGAACCTGTGGCGACACCGGGGAGTACACCAAGACCGCCACTGTGACCATCGAAGTCCCCGCCGGATTGCCCGAAGACTTCTCCACTCAGGTACCCCATCCCATCGACAAGGATGGACTATTAGTCATTAATGTGGAACTGCGGAACACCACACTACCCGGGTATGAACGGCGAGGGGACGACCTGGTCTATACACTTAAAGTAGGTCTTCTAGATGCGATGGTCGGGGCACGGTTCGAGGTACCTCATCCCTCTGGGAAAGGCATAGTATTAGACTACACATGCACCAATGATACCATATTACCACATAGTAGCAAGACAATACCTGGGAAAGGTATGCGGAATAATACCAACTTAATCGTAGAGTTCGCAGTCGATTTCCCGAGAACACGGCGAGCGTTAGGGTCTCTCGGTCGGGAAACGACATTTAAAAAGATGCGAGAAATTTATGGGGAACTTTTTGACGGGTGAATCGGCATATAACCTATTTACGACGACCGGCGTAACACGAAGTTTTTAGTACGTTTTAACCTGCTGGCTTTATGTTCTCATATTGATTGTGGTGGTGTTGTTGGTGCTGCATTTACTGCTGCTTGTCATTATGATCCTTCTACTCCTTCTGCTGCTTGTGCTTCTAATAGAAGGGGTATATTGCTAATTGCATTTTCCGTCAAATCCATATCCGCCTTTTCATAGATACCATTCAATATAGTCGCCATCTGACATTGTTTCAACTCTAATTCATTTTTTGTAGTGTCTGTTGATAAATATTGTTTTAAATTTTCTTGAATATAATTTTTATTGATTATTAACTTCCTTTTAGCAATAGTCGCTTTTGTTGTCATACACCGCAAATTATTTCTAGCACATCTAATACCCTTGTTCAATCCTTTGGAAAAACTTTGTTTTGCTTTATTATATGCTTCATTAACAGTTGTTGTTGTATCATTTATGTAGTTATTTATTATATTGATATTCCGTACTATACTAACCGCCGTATTATTAATAGTCGGGTTGGATAACGCATGGTTCAAAAATGTGTACCCAATATTAAACATATGCAGTTTTACGAGGGTGCCCGCCGCCTTGCCTGCTTCAATAGCTTTTTTTTCTGCTTCACCCTGCTGTCCTATTTTTGTTGACAATTCTTCCAGTTCTGTATTCATAGTTTCATTCAATAATGTAATGATTGGCATTAAGTCTTCGTTCACTGAAACATTCATTTGTTCACCAAAATTTTTTTCAAATGTAGTTTTCATTTCCTTCTTCAAGTTAGTTTTTAAGGCTGAAGGCTCAAGTTCATTATTTTGACTATCCTTTTTTGGTACATTAAGTAGGTAATAAAGCGGCGATGTATTAGGAATGCTATCCACCATGAAGTCGATATAGGCCGTCACTTCAAATTTTTCAATAGTTGGTGGTGGTTGTGGTACTTTTGCTCCGTCTACTACTTGTATTCCCCCCCCCTTTTGTTTCCCCCCCTTTTTTCTCGAATTACTATGTCCGCCCCCTTGACATTTTTCTTTTTCAATTTCAACATTTTCATTTGGTTTGTCTACAAATTTATGAATTAGTCGATACAATCCAACCGTCACCAATATGAAATGATACAAATCAATCGATGCTACATACTTGAAAATTAATTCTTTATCATCATCTGATATAATAGTCTCACTATATTTATCTGAACACATTATTTCACTCGAGTTTATTGAACAACTGGTTTCGCCGTTGCCCCCGACCCAGACGAGTTTGCTCTTCTGATTCAGGTTCGATTTCGCCGCCGAACGACTAGATGAAGGGGCGGAGGCAGGGCGGCTACCTCCATGACTACCGTCACCACCGTATCCACCGTCTCCACCGGCGCTTGTTTTGGCGGCGCTCGTCTTGGCGACCCCAATGGTCACATTGGTGCGGTTCTTCGCTGTGCCCCCGGCCATACCTTTGAACCCCGCCCCGCCTTTGACAGTGATGTTCATGCGCAGTGCCTTCTCGAGCCCCCCATGCTGCTCCACTGTGAGCGGGGTATTCAGGGTTTGTTTGGTGTTTCCTGGCGCCGCTGTGCGGACACTACCACACCGGGGCGACGCCGACCCCCCCTCCTTCTTTCCTTGCTTCTCAAGCCACCCAAGGCCCAAATCCTTATTAATGTCGATGCTAGGAATTCGGAAGGTCTTCCCACCAGTGGCCGCCTTCCATTTCTTGATGGTCTTGACCGCATGCTCGCTCTTGGTGAAGCCGCCTTTGCCAGTGAATTGTTCGACATTCGCTGGGTATTTGGCGGCGTACAATGCTTCGTAGATGGAACCGCCTGTGAAATTCGGGGACAGCATATTGATGGACCCGCCGCCAGCGAGGCGGTGCTTCGTCCAAACTCGGGGGTTGCTAGATTTACTTGTTCTACCGGAACCACCACCCGACCGACTAGACTGACTGGATCTACCGGACTTACTGGGCAGACTAGACCCACCGGCCATTGCGTTGACCACAATCGTCTTCTGGTTCACCTTCGCCGCCCTCGCCTTATTAAGTCCCAATACATTTTTGGCGGGAACTCCCACGCTCCTCCGACCGCCTCCAACTTTTCCTTTGCTGCTACCGCCATCGGTCGACGATGAGGCATATTTATGATGGTCATGTTCACATGAACTGCACTTCGATTTTCCCATTTTTCGTCGTTATTATATGAGAGACCGTTGCTTGTCAGTTTTTTTTTAATTTAACACAACAAAATAATTTAAATTGGCTATTGGGGGGATTAAGAAGATTAATATAAATACATCTAAAAACTAGGATGGGTAGATTATGTTATAGACCATAATGCTTAAACCCAACTATGCAGGGCTTTAAGAAGCGCAACTGCTAGACTTTAAGAAGCAAAGAATAGCGTGTTCTACTTGTACCTTACCGACCCCTCTCAAACCTTATCAATCTCTACCACAATGGACCTCCGGGTAAGCACATGGAACATCAATGGATTGAAAGCGAGCATCCGGGACGGCTCCCTACTCGCCTTTTTGAATAGGGATGACCGCCCCGACATCGTGTGTCTCCAGGAAATAAAAATCAGCGGGGAGGCGGATTTCGCCCCCATCCGAGCGGCCATCGACGCCCTGAACTACACACTATTGTTGCATCACGACCCCGAAAAAAAGGGGTATGCGGGGGTGGCTACGCTGGTAAACCGGTCGCACCCCGACCTCGAGCACATGGTGTGTTGGGATAGGACATCCTTCGTCGGTCGGGTGTTGGAGTGTGAATTCCTAAACTTCGTGGTAGTGAATGTGTATGTACCGAATGCGGGGCGCAAGTTGGACCGCCACGACTACCGCACGACTCAATGGGACCTCGAGTTCAAGGACTACATTGTCAACCGGAAGGAGGCCACCGGGAAGCCGGTGATTATCTGTGGGGACTTCAATGTGGCCCATCGAAGGGTCGATCTGGCGAGGCCTGGGAGCAACCTGAAGACGGCGGGGTTCACCCCGATGGAGCGGGAAAACTTCACAGTCCTATTGGAGGATGGAGAGTTGGTCGACACATGGCGCACATTGCATCCCGACACTGTCGGAGTGTATAGTTATTGGAGTTATCTCCACAATGCCCGAGAAAAAAACATCGGGTGGAGAATCGACTACATTCTGGCGTCGAGAGAATTGCAGCACAAAATAAAAGCATCACATATACAACGAGAGCAGGTCGGATCGGACCACGCACCCATTGTTACTGTATTCAACAATTTATGACAACATTATTTTTTTCATTTTTATCTTTTTCAAAATTATCATTTTCAAAATTATCATTTTCAAAATTATCATTTTCAAAATTATCTTTTTTGTTTCATATTTAAAATGTTTCATTATGATGTGAAATGTTTCATATTAAATGCATACTTATGTCAAATTAAGTAAGGTCGATGATTTGGGGGGGTGGCGAGATTGAAGCGAGGACGGTGGTTTCGATGTCATTTTCCGTGGTCTGGGTCGTAGTCGGGGTCGGGGTCGGGTCCTCCAGTGCCTGGGCGACGACAGTTGAAACATCACGGGAACGGGTTATGTAGCGTTCCAGAACCTCTCGGGTTATGTAGCGTTCCAGAACCTCTCGAGATGAGCGCATATTCTCCACAAATTCGTCGATGAAGTTTTGGGACTCTGGTAATGAGTTTTGACGCTGGGGGGTCCAAGTGTCATCGAGGTATGCATCGATGGTATCGAACATTCTGATAATTTTGCGGGACTGGGACCGCAATTTATGTAGCACAGCACGGTCCTGATAACCAGGTGCTCTGAACACCAACTTTTCCAAATCGACATGGCACCGGCAGTTCGGACAGGTGTCCTTATTTTTCGAGAACCATTTCTTTATGCAATTGTTGTGGAAACAATGGTTACATGCACCGATGCGACCACCATTAGCATTGGTGATCCCGGCCTCTTGGCATATCGAGCACTCCATCTCATTTTCTTCAGATCCATCCGCTCCATCCGCTCCATCCGCTCCCCCTGTATTTGTATCGTTCCCAGTCTCAGTCCCAGTCCCAGTCTCAGTCCCAGTCCCGGTCGTTGCTGCTCCATTTTCGATGAGGGGTAACAATTTCACTCCATATTTTCGGATTTCATCGAACAAAGTCTGGAGGGGCGTCGTAGCACCGGGATTATGGGGTTCGACCATTCGATTGTTCTCGACGACATTTTCAAGTCCATTATTTACCTGTATTTGTGTGTATTCGGTGATTCGTGGGGTTCGGGTGCCATTCGTCGTCGGTGTGTATAGTTCCCGAAACATCAATTGTCTCTCTCGATAATCGATATGGGATAAATAGTAATATGCCACCACACGATTATTGTTAAATTGGTTAAGAACCATGTTAAAATGCGACCCACAAGAATACTTAATTGTATTTGAATGAGTGCAGTTGAACCGGTATTTTATAGGAAACGGACATCGTCCATTGCCGTTTCGACGATAACACCCACATACCCTCGGTGCATCGTCAATATTAACAACGATATGACTGCGATTATTAGTGTTATTTTGATTCGGTTCAGTCATCTGTTCGTCTCGTTCGAATTCAAGTGAGTGTATCGCCCCCTTTCCTCCAAAATGAGGGTTGAATATTAATATGTAATTTATTTAACAATTTTAAATATCAATTACAAAATGGTTTTTTTATTTAAGAGTATTATTAAAATAGTTATAATTCAATTTTTCTTAAATATAATAGAAGGAGGGCACGAACTGTAATAATTCCAAAATTAGTATGTAATACCGTCCCCCCCATTTATTTTGTCAAGTACGACCATTAACGATTATCACCTTGTTCTCAAACCGGATAACACATTATTCACGTGTAAAAAGAGGTTCTGGTAGAAACAGATGGGGAAAAGATGTTTTGAGTGAATGTCTCCATAACTCGCTATTCGTGATTCATCCTGTATGTTGGAAAAAAGATAACCCATAGCATGCGATTAGCGGTTAAATTCCATATAAAAAGACGATATAATATAGGTTTTTAAACATGCATTATATAAAGGGGTATTAAAAATTGAACAAAAAAAAATATTACCGCAGCAGTGTATGCGTATGCTGTATAAATCACAATAAATATGTCGGACCGCATTGAGTTGAGGGATTACCAACAGGCGGCCCTGAACAGCATCACGGATTGTCATGAGGAGAATGATGACAAGTGCTTGGTCAAGATGTTCTGTGGGACAGGGAAGACTATTGTCATGTTACGTTACACTCTCGACGGAGATTTCAACTTCTCTGTGTTCGTGTTTCCTTCCATCGCTCTGATCACCCAATTCAACCAGCAATATCTTAAAAATAAAACATGGAACATCACCACACCGTGCATGTCTGTATGCTCTAAAAATGAGATAGAAGACACAACGGTCGATACAACAATGGTCGATACAACAATTGTCGATACAGCAATGGTCGATACAACAATTGTCGATACAGCAACAGTCGAAAAATCACTGTTCACGACCGACGAAAAGAGTATCTCTCGGTTTCTCTCGAGGAAGCCCCGTAAGATTGTGTGTGTGACCTACCATAGCTACTCGACATTGGTCGACTGCATGATTAAGAAGGACATATTTCCAGATATCACCAACTTCGATGAAGCCCACCATGCTCTCGAAGACCGGGTATCCTCCCACATATTCCATGATGATTTTCGAGGAAAACAGGTGTTCTATACGGCGACCCCACATAATACCCAGGACCTTTCGATGGACGATGGTGAGGACTGTGGTCCGATTGCTTTCGATTACACCCATCGGGAGGGAGTTCGAGATGGATATTTGAATGATTTCGAGATCCGGGTGGACTTTTCGACCGAAAATGACAACTACCGCAAGATCGCCCGATCTATTCTGACCACCGGAAACAATCGGGTTTTGACCTTTCATTCCCGAGTGAACAACACCGATACGTCCGTTCGAGAGTTCGTCGACGAGAAACAATTTCGAGATGTGTTCGACGATACCTGTCGTTCCGAGTTCCCTCACCTCGTCGGTAAGTACACCTCGATTCGAATGTTCGGCATCGACAGCAATACGAAGAACCGGCCTGCTATCCTGAACCACCTGGACGGAGCCAACGACGAGAACGAAGTGGTCATCGTATCCTCCTGTAAAACCATCGGGGAGGGTGTGGACACGAAGAATGCGAACATGTGTGTGTTCATTGACCCCAAAGCCTCTCTCCGAGAAATCATCCAAAACATCGGGCGCATCGTGCGTCTTCAATCGAAAATATCGACGGTGTTGATTCCAGTTTGCGTCGACCGCACTCGCCACAACGAGACGGACACGGCGGAGGAGAGGGACGCCATCATCCGTGAGGACATGAGCAAGAGTGGGAACTACAATACCATCCTTAATGTCATGTCCGCTCTCCGACAGGAAGACCCCGAACTCTTTGATATGTGTCTGCGTTACCCCAAGAACTTCACCGACGATGAAATGAAGGCCAACTTCGATAAACAGGGGATATCATTTTTGAAAAAGACACTGACCGAGACGGAGTTTGAGGATAAGGTGAGGCATAACCCGACCATCAAGTTCGAGGTGCACACCCCCGACTGCGAACATCCTGTTCAGGTTCGGAACGTTGTGGTAGAGATGACCGAGATGACCGAGATGACCGAGAATACCGAAAAGTATTGGAAAGACAACGACCGTGTGTACCATAAGATGGATGCAAAGTCGACCCGGAAGAATGACATTACTCCTCCTTCGTCGTCATCGCCATCGTCGAACAAGAAACTAAAGTTCCACACATCCGACGATTTGAAAGTGTTGTGGAGCATATCCGACGATGACCTGTTCACTCGGAAGTTGTGTGGGACCATCGAGTCGAAGGTCGAGAAGTACGACTCGATGAAGCGGGCGATGGAGATCGTCGATTGGGTTAAGAGCCATGGCGGTAGGATGCCATCGCAGACTTCTAAAGACAAAGTCGAGAAACGACACGGAATAAAATTATCATGTTGGAGGCGGGCTTTGAAGGGGAACGGGAAAGGGAAATGCTACCCGGATGTAAGGGCCTACCTGGACGAAAACCTTCCGGGGTGGAGCGACGATTTTGAAGCGCAAGCGAAGCAACATGCGGAGGAGATCGTCGAGTGGGTTAAAAGCCATGGCGGTAAGATGCCATCATCGCAGAGTTCTAAAGACAAAGTCGAGAAACGACACGGAATAAAATTATCAAGATGGAGGCAGGCTTTGAAGGGAAAAGGAAAAGGTATTGCATGTTACCCAAAAGTAAATGCCTACCTGGACGAAAACCTTCCGGGGTGGAGCGATGATTTGGAAGCGCAAGCGAAGCAACATGCGGAGGAGATCGTCGAGTGGGTTAAAAGCCATGGCGGTAGGATGCCATCTCAGCATTCTAAAGACAAAGTCGAGAAACGACACGGTCAAAAATTAGCGAATTGGAGGAAGGATTTGAAAGGGACAGGGAAAGTGACAACGAAATGCTACGACGAGGTCCGGGATTATTTGGACCGAGAGCTTCCGGGGTGGAGCGACAACCAGGATTTGGAAGCGCAAGCGAAGCAACATGCGGAGGAGATCGTCGAGTGGGTTAAGAGCCATGGCGGTAAGATGCCATCATCGCATCGTTCTAAAGACAAAGTCGAGAAACGACACGGTCAAAAATTATCATGTTGGAGACAAGATTTGAAAAAAGGAAAAGGTATTGCATGTTACCCAAAAGTAAATGCCTACCTGGACGAAAACCTTCCGGGGTGGAGCGACGATTTTGAAGCGCAAGCGAAGCAACATGCGGAGGAGATCGTCGAGTGGGTTAAGAGCCATGGCGGTAAGATGCCATCATCGAAGTGTTCTAAAGACAAAGTCGAGAAACGACACGGAATAAAATTATCATGTTGGAAACAGGATTTGAAAAAAGGAAAAGGTATTGCATGTTACCCAAAAGTCAATGCCTACCTAGACGAAAACCTTCCGGGGTGGAGCGACGAACGTGATTTGGAAGCGCAAGCGAAGCAACATGCGGAGGATATCGTCGAGTGGGTTAAAAGCCATGGCGGTAAGATGCCATCAGAGACTTCTAAAGACCAAGTCGAGAAACGACACAGTCAAAAATTATCACAATGGAGGCAGGCTTTGAAAGGGAACGGGAAAAGGAAAAAGAAATGCTACGACGAAGTCCGGGATTATTTGGACGCAGAACTTCCGGGTTGGAGAAAAACGGATAATGACACTACGCCACAAGAAGAAACCGATAATGGTGTCAAAAAGGCCGAGACTCGGGATCAAGATGAACTCCCTCCCGAATCGTCGAGGCAAGCGGAAGAGAGGGCGTTGAAAGCGGTTACAAAATCACCACCCTCGCTTTCCAAAGAGACAACCCGAACCAAATCCAAAAAATGTGTCCACAAGTGGACCTACGGGGAGTCCGACGGCGACTTCGTGGTCAAGAGATGCGATTTGTGTGGACGCCAACAAACTGTGAATCGGTGCAGTCGGAGTCCCGGCTACAAGGAACCGAATCCCGAAAAGAAGCGGGACATCAACGACTGGTTCCAGAGCGGTTACAACGACTACCTACCAGGGAAGGCGGTGGTCCTGGATGCGACGGGAATGAAGTCCACACACGCTCTAGTGGCGTCGGGAAAGTTCTCTGTGGAGGATATAGTCGTCCCGGAATACTGCGACGAGACCTACGAGGAGAATTGCGCAGCGTTCCCGGAGTTCGCCTCGTGTCTTCGTTCGGGTAAGTACCTTGATGTGTTGCGAGACGAGGTCGCCCTGGAGAGGGTCAGTGTGATGTACGCCGACTTCACAGGAAATTTCGACAAGTATGGGGAACCGCTTTTGGAGTATTTGAAGACAGTGAATGGGTCCATACGGACTGGGACTGTAATGGGCATAACTTGGAGTGAGAATGGGAAAAAAGATCAGGGAACTCGCCATAAGATCTCGAAATACTTGGGGGCATTTGAGGCGATGTATGGGTGGATCGAGATGACGATTTCCCCTCAAGAGTTGGGGTATGGTGTGGGTGGGAACATGTGTGTGGTGTTTTATGTTAAAACTTGACATGTATCATTGATAAAATCAACAATGAAAAAAATTTGTGATGTTGCATACATCACAATTATATTTTTATCATTTTTTATGTGTTTAGGTTGATATAACCATTGTATAATACGTGTTTATGAGATTTAGAGACAAATTGATGCTTTTCATATAAAGAATGTAAGTAAAATGCTTATCAAAATTAAAACATGTCTATTTTTTATACTCAACAACAACCCATTTTAACGTGCTTTTATCATTCTTATCTTCATAACACGGATGTAATCTCCAAGGGTGGTTTGAGTTTACCCCTGATCCAAATTTGTTAACCTCTTCAACACTATAAACTTTTTTAGTTTCTATACCGTGATGTTGAGTTTCAATAAACCCGTTTAAATTTTGTTGATAATTATTATCATTTGGACCTGGACCACCAAATGTATGTACTATGAATTTTTTCGCACTTTCAAACGTATTGAATAAGGTATGGTTTATTTTGTAATTTACATTAATAGGCTCAATATTTGAAACTCTAGTGTATACTGTTCCTTTTTTCTCTTTTAAGCCATGTATTGTGGAATCAATATTCCGCCCTTTAAAATTGACCCATGTATAATCGAAATTGTTTTTTGACAATTCTATGTATTGTTTGACCGCAACTTTGTCGCATACAAATAATGGTTGTTCATTATTGTTATATTCAGGTTCATCCCCATACATCCAAAAACGAGGTATAAGACCATTGCATGTACTCGATGCATTCATTCTTTTAGCGAATTTTTCACATATCAATCCCGTATATTTCGTTAGTTTTAGCCGCTTGCTTGCGGAGTATTTATCTTTGATCAAAATTAGTGTATGTTTATTTGGTTCTTTGTATGTTTGGATTATCGTCTTATTTTTGCCCCGTTGTTTAATCTCATTATTGTCGTCATTAAAAGATATGTAAACATTATGACCATCGCCACTGTCGTCTTCTATAAAATGAAAGTCAAGTTTTTGACACATATTTTTAATTTCCTTCCTATACTTACCTTTTTCACAAGATGTTCTTGCACGAATATAATGATATCTCGGAGTAGTGTATTTTGACTTAATAAGACGTCCAATGTCTAAATTTTTATCATAGTGCATAATACTATTTTTGTTATAGAAATACTCAAATCCTTTGTAATTTGGACCTGTCTTCAGAAGTACTAATCGATGATGTTTTAAATCTCTAGACATTATCGATATATTTACATCTGGTGTAGCTGAAATCAATATTATTTTAATGTTATGTGACTTCATTCTCTGTTTCGTTACCCCCAATCTTTTCAATTCATTATCGATAGTCATCCTCATTCCATCCGCAAAATGGAATTCGTCGATTATGAATATATGATCATTGAGCAATTCAAGATTATTCAATATGTATGTTATTCTTTTGTGGAAATTAGACCGGTGTGTAATACAATGGTTCTCTGTATGATTTGCCATTTCCGGTATTAACATTCGATTATCCATAAGCGTTAAATTGTCTATTAACTGTTTAAACCATTCAGTATCTGACATACCTGTTAAAATTGAAATATTTTTTGTGTCAATGGCATTTTGATAAGGTAAATTCAATATATCATAAATCAAACTATGTACAACAGAAGTTTTCCCTGATCCTGGCACAGCTACAAGCGATATGAATTGTATGTTACGGTTGAGTATACCATCCATCATTATTTTTAATGAAGCTTCTTTCGAAGTTGTAAACCATTTTTGGTCGTCAACACTATTAATATCAACGATCATTTTTGTAATTTCTTGCAAACCTACGTAGCGTTCATATGATATTTTTTTATGATATGGTGTATAATTGTTCCACTTTGGTAAGTCTATGTACGACGAATCTGAATCGTTTAATTCAGTATCCGTTGTCGTTTCATGTGATGAATTATTTGTTATTTCTTGTGATGTTGCCATGTTTAATATTAAAATTTCAATGTATAAAGTTTAAAGTTCTAAGTTTAAAATATATTTCAATTTTTTTTTGGCAAATATCCCATGAAACAATACAACAACGAGGGAAGACTATACCATTTAGGTTTTCATGTTGGTAGTGTTTAAGTGGTATTGTGCTTATAAAATAAAAAATACAAATAGGCATTATTCCAACAACTCAATAACTGCTACTTGTTAAATTGCATGACAACAATGGTATTAGATGTAGTTCCCCTACACTCGTTATCAAAAGAAAATCATCAACATGACATTTTAACCACCCGACGAAATATTTAAGAGGTCAATAATCGCTATGGATGATGTGTTTATCGACATAGTTTGCAAATAATCATTGCCCCCCCCGATTTCAATATATCAGACGATTAAATATCGTTTCCCTTTGAAATTCCACGCCTTCATTATTTCCACCCACTCTCGCTCCCGTCGGCCACGCAGCGTTCATCGCAACCATCGAAGATAATAGTGGTTGGTGTCGTGCACTATGATGGTGTTCGTAAACATCCTGATACATCGGTTTGAAAATGTTCCAAAAGGTAACCCGAAATATCGCCCCCCTTGTCTTTCGCCCTCTTTTTTTCATCATTCCAAGGATCATTGTCGACTTCGGCGATTCGCAAAATATCATCCACATTTTGTTTGGTTTTCACGATCTTAACGACCCGATACAGTGTGCATATGGTCGTTTCCGATACACATAGTGTGGCATCTGTATCATCCTTTGAAGCCATAACATCGGAAGAGGCATTGGACACCGTTTCACATTTGTCGCCGTCGGCATCGTCCATGGATGGGTGTATGGAAGCACCACAAATTATATCTTGTGTGGTCTCTCGCAGTTCGTCGAAATCATCGATTAATGCACGTAACCAGTCGTTGATGAGTTTCTTCGCATCCCTTCGATCTAGTACATAATTGTGGGTATCATCAATGTTTTCGTGGTATTTTTCAACACTCATGGTTCAGGTTTATCACTGTGTCGATGATTTAAAGGATATGAATTGTACCGACAACCTTATTCGTTTTTTTGAAAACTCAATTTTTTTACCATTTCGTCGATGAGCTCGATATATAGAGAGGGTCATTGTTTGATATTGATGGGAATTTGAACCATTTAGGGAATGGGACCCATGGTGGAATGGGCGATGTGTGTTATAGTGTTATAATCTAGATCATAGGGATGTGGGGTGTGGGGTGTGGGGTTGGTGGTTGGTTCCTTTTATTAATATTTCACAATCGCAAAATAAATAATATTTTGTATTAATTAAATAATAGCAAGTAGTATTGAAAAAAGGAACCATGGACCCCTCCCGTATATTTAGTGCGGCTGTTTCGATTCTATTCAATTACATGTTGTACGCCTATTTAGACCGCATGGAAGAGGTCGGGTGCAAATGTTCTAATGACTTAAAGCGGGATGCGATCAAGACCATCATCGTGGTAAATTACATAATCATATTCGGGGTACTATTGTATGGCAAGGTACCTGCGAGCACAGCGGTATTGTCATCCATTATGTCCATGGTGTTCGCAGTTTTCACCTTCACCTATTTGCACCAATTGAAGGCAGAAAAATGCAAATGTTCAAATAGCATGATCCGTGATGTCTATTACTATTACTACCTGATCACCTTCCTACTGATCGGTGTTATTGTGTCCACTTTCGTATTGATGAGTCTGGCGGTGTTGATGTCAAAAACAGTGGGGAAACTAAGCAAATAGATCACAATGAAAACCATAAATGACAAATTAAAAAAAGAATATCCACACCGCAAAATCGCAAACCTGTATATTTTTTATGTGAATAGAAACTAACATCAAACTAACACATACCTAAAGAGTGTAGACTGTTGGCGACAGTGATGGCGATGACTATGATGAATAATTTGGATCCAGTATGCGTTATCATACACGATCACGCCCCTCGAAATTACTATATGAATATGCCATTGGTTCTCCACTATGGAGACATTTATGAAACAGTGCACTATTATTGTTCGAATGATATGTTCGAAACCTTGAAAATGATATATAAAGGGGTGGAATCAGTCGATGTCATTATGTTGGAATCGGAGGATGTGTTAAAGGTCTTCAATGTTCTCCAGAAGAAGTATGGGCGGAGTCCTCGAGCGATGCAATGCTTCGATAATTACGACCTTATGCGCAAGGATAGTTACCGTGGGTTCCGCAGTGGGAAAAAACCGGGGCATGTTGATTCCGCAATCAATAACCTCGCCCCGATTACCGACCTGGAGACACTATGTGGAATGTATGGGTTGGATGGTATAAACTACCATCGTACCTTGTCGATTGAAAGGAATTTGACGAAGGAACTGTTTTTTTTCAAACAATTGATTAAATATGTTAACTTTGGGTATACCTTGGTTTCTGATGACCGATTCAAAAAGTTGAATAAGGAGACCGTGACCATTATAAATCCCCTTAAATTATTTCCTCGAAATAAAAATATGTTCAACATAATGACCTTGATCGAGAATGCGAGTCAAATTTTCATAAGAAATGACAAGTTAGGAATGTTTTTGTATTTCATGTGCACAACACAAAAGTTCAAGAAAAGGGGGGTTGTATTTTTTTACGATGATATCAAGGAGTGTGACAACTTCGAATCCATAAAGGTACCCATGTGGAAATTTGTGAAAAGGGGTGTCTAAGTTGTCGTAAGGCGATATTCGGTAAGGCGATATTCGGTAAGGCGATATTCGGTGTTTATGTTACCATTAGTAAACCAATAAAATCCATTAGTATTTTCAAATATGTGATGTGTTTTAAAAAAATGTAATTAAAATAATTAACCATATACATTAAGATGTTGATGGATATAACTGTTGACACCACCATGCCCTTGGTTTCAACTGGAACTATTCCACTCCCCGATGTCTCCACCAACCGCACATGGTCACACCATCCTCCCCGAATCATCCATCAAATTTGGTTCGACTTCGGCACTATGTTTTCTAGCGAGCACCACCGAATGGTTGAACGCAATCGTCGAATGGCGACGGATGATGGTTTCGAATACATTCTGTGGACATTAAGCAGTGCTCTGGACTTTATTGTGAAACATTATCCATATTTCCAAAGTTTTTTTACGAAAAAGCTCCCCTATAATATCGTCAAATGTGATTTCTTTCGATATTTGGTGTTGTATCATTATGGGGGATTGTATATGGACCTTGATTTCTACATATTAGAGCCATTCGACCGATTGTATTCCCGAGTGTTCGGATTGGATAGTCGGTCCAAGCAAACCACCACCTCCCCAATGTCGTCAGGGAACGCTCCTTTCGCCCCGGATCTCGAGCGTGTCTGTGGATACGAAGTGTATCAAGGTAGTGACGGAAACAGTCTCGCCCGCAGCAGTCTGCGACCCATCCCGGCCTTCGCCTCAGTCATTCTTAGCGAGGAATGGTATGACAGTGTCAAATACCACCCCAATGAGTGCTGCACCACATCGGTCGATGGTACTCTGCACAATGGATTTCTGATATCTAGACCAATGGTCGCCTTTTGGATGGAGATAGTATGCGACATCTATGCCAATCATTTGGATGTGCTAGAGAAAAATGATGTTTGGCGTGTATCGGGTACGAATAAATTGCGGAACGCCTACTTCACATTTTGTCGACAAAATGCTTACAAACACGACGACGCAGCGATTTGCTCCCCCTCGATATTCTATTTACCCTACTACTATATATGCCCGTATAAATGTGTGCCACATAGAACGGATTACCCGCCCTATTTATGCAAATCTCCGGAAAATCCACCATTGTCCCTCACTGATAGTTATTGGGTGTTTTTGAGTTTATCGGAAATAGAGAATGATGTGGTAAAAAAGGAATTGTCGAAGTCCATCGCCGCTAGCATCATATTAGAGAATGGTAGTTTATGGATGAATAAAGATATCAAAGACCATTGAAAGTTTATCCTAAAGGGAACATACTTTTTTTTGTCTGATTTAAAGCATTTTTTAAATATGAAAATATCATTAATTTAATGGTTTTAAAATCATCATGGTTTAATCATCATCGTATTTTTTATAGTTAATCGAATTCAACTGGGATTGCAATTTGTATAACTTATGGTTGAGTTCATCTATTTCGTCAACTACGCCATTGATGTTGATGTCATTTTCTTCCTCCACATCCGTTGTGGAAAGAAATCGATATGATATGGACTTTGATTCCAATAATTCAGGTGGTATGGAATCGAATTGTTGCATTGGTCTACCCATTCGCCGCCCCTTGGTCGATGACGGGCCCCCATTGGTCGATGGTGCGTCCACTTTTGTCATCGTTAAACTATGTTCGAAGGTGTTATCCATTGAATGTGTATGACCACCATTATTATAATACTTATGCGCTTGTAATTTTCCTTTGAAAATATTTATGCGATAACTATTGAGAACGACCAAACTGATAAATACAAAGACCATGAAGCATAGGATTGTATTTATATAAGGGGTCATGTTAGGGGTCATGTTAGGGGTCATGTTTGCCGTCATGTTAGGGGTCATGTTTTTTACTTTCGTTTTATTCTTTAAGGAAAAGAAAAATGGTCGTATCAAATAACTTGTTTCCCCCAAATTTCTCTCCCCACCCACTTACGGAGAGTTTTCATTAATATAATTATTCATCATTTTTTAGTAAATGAGGTCATTTAATTTCCAATACTCTTTGATATTATCGGAGAATTTACGGCAAATTATGAAGGGGATTTTTCTCTGTTCGAATTCCTTCATAGCGATATCCTTCACATTATTGAGACATCGTAAAATAGATGGTTCAAGATAACTTTGCCCTCCCATGGCGAGTTGTTCCATGCGTATTCCGATTACATTCGTCTTCTCATAAATGGTTAAAACATTAACACTTTTGTTATTCGATGGGTCATATTTACTTTGGAAACTGTCGTAGTCGTGAACCTCTTTTTTCGCTAATATCTTTAGTCCTAGGGATGATATTGAAGGGGCGTCGAAGTTCCCGGATGGGATCGTGGATGTAACGATGGTGGTATCCGTGTATGGTTGGTCAGTTTCCGTTATTTGAGCACCCATACTAGCACCCGGACAATCCAGAACACCCCCTGCTTTCTCAAGTGAAATATTAATGTCGGTGTTTTCAGTATTATTAACATGCATAGCAGCAACACCATCTAAAACCATATCCTTTTCATTCATGGTGGTGTCAGTAGCATTGGAATCATAAGCATAGGCGGTGTCATTCTCCAAATTAGTGGTTGTAGTTGTGGTTGTGGTTGTGGTGGTTTCATGCTTCAAAGCAGTATTGGTGTTGGTGGTAGTGGTGTGTTCATGCTTCAAAGCAGTATTGGTGTTGGTGGTAGTGGTGTGTTCATCCTCCAAAGTAGTATTGGTGTTGGCGGTAGTGGTTGTGGTGGTTTCATGCTCCAAAGTAGTATTGGTGTTGGCGGTAGTGGTTGTGGTGGTTTCATGCTCCAAAGTAGTATTGGTGTTGGCGGTTGTGGTTGTGGTAGTGGTGGTTTCATACTCCAAATTGGTGCTGTTTGCATCAATCATAGTTCCATCCTTATTTGATAGCACTCCAAGCATCTCCGCCCTAATCCGCTCGAGGAACCGAGTAAATTTACTCCTCTCCGCAATGCGATGACCATGCTCGTCTTCGATGATGGGGTCGCCACGATTCCAATGGGTAAGGGTAGCATTTCGGGTGTGCAGTAGCGCTTCCTTAAATTCCAAATTCTGGTCGGAAAACTTTATCAATAAAGCGGGTTCCATGTATTTGTCGCATATGTCGTCGAAGTTATACCGATACTTGTTCATAAGTTTACGCAGTGCAGTGGTGTTATGGTCGGTGTATTCACCACCTACAGCGAACTTCGAAGCAATCTCCATACCATCATCTCGGTTATCGCCATCACCTCCATCAGTATCCTCTTTAAATGCCTTACCACAACAATAGTGTTCCACAGTTGGCCATGCAAATCCGTCCAAGTCGATAGGAGATGGGTAGGCATTGGACAACATGCGGCGCCAATTAGTTATGGCGTGTAGCGTTTTGTAAACCCGCTCGGTATACTCGACCTCATTAATGGTCTCCAATATCCCTTTTCCCGGAGTTTTGTGTGCGGAATTTACATTGAACATGAAAATGGTCGCCATTGGAGTATCGTTTTCCTCTTTCCCTTCTTAATATCGTTAATATCGTTATATTGTTATCCTAAATTCCGTTGAAGAACCGATGCTTTAATGATATGTTGATAAATAGTATAATCAATTTTTTTAATAGTTTTAATATTTTTAATTTTTTAATTTTTTTATATTTTTATAATTCTATACTGTATTGTATGAGGGTCGGGATGCAAACATATATAGTAACCTTTAAGGAAATTTATAGTGTCGCTATATACAAATCCTAAATCCCAAATCCATCCAAAAAATAGGTGGACATCTACATTCGAAGACCATACATAGTATTGATGAATAATCTAAAAAAAAAACAAGAATAACCCAAGCTAAGGAGCAAATTATCGAGGAGCAATCAATACTCAAATTCGTCCAGCTTAAGTATCAAATGCCCCCCCATGTTTTTAAATATGTTTTTAATGTCATATTAGATATAATATATACCCTCCCCCCATTTCATTTCAAATTCACATATCATTACATATCAATACATATCACAATACATATCAATACATATCACAATACACAACAACATAGTCCCCTAAAATCATATTTATTTAGTCGTCACATTTCAATCGTCGCATTGCCATCGTCGCATTGCCATCATCACATCGCAATTGTCAAATAATTGACATATCAACGACACAATCTTGTGTAAAATGCAAACCTTGCTTTTTAAAGAGTCGCCTCTGTTAGTGCTATATGTAACATTGATATTCGGTGTAGTCGACCAATTAATGCATAATCGACGCCGCTACCACGCAGGGGTCGCCTTCACCCTCTATATCGGGACATTAGGCACCCTCATGTATTTTTACCGCATTCCCGAACGGGTCAATCGCTACCCCGAGGAGTTCATCGTCGCTCCCTCCGATGGGGTCGTCAAGAGTGTCATGTGGGTCGATGTGGATACCGTACACATCGCTATCTATTTGAATATTTTCGATGCCCACATCCAATGGTGTCCCCTCGCCGGTCAAGTCGTATCCCAGCGGATAAAGGCCGGACGCTTCCACCCCGCATATCTTCTAGAGAAGTCCCGGTACAATGAGCGGGTGGAGACGACCATTTTCAATCCGAACCTCGGCGATACGGTGAAAGTTGTGCAAATCGCCGGTCAAGTCGCCCGCCGCATTTCGACCTTCGTCTCTAAGGGAACCCGAGTGGCCCGGGGTGACCTGCTCGGACTCATTAAGTTGTCCTCGAGGGTCGACCTATTTCTTCCCTCGGACCGGGTGAAAGTCTTCGTCCAGGAAGGGGACCGCCTCCAAGGAAACAAAACCCTCCTCGGGGAAATTTTATGAAAATGGCGGGGTATTTCATAGTCATTTTATGGGTCATGAATGGACGATGGTGCTTATTTGTTTATGTTTTTGGCGGCGGATCGAAACATTGAAGTCCACCGCATCCTTGATTTGTTCTAGATGGCTCACGAGGATGATTGTTCGATACTCCTTCAATAGTTGCTTGATGAAATAGGGGATTTTTTCCAAATTATCCGCATCACAGGAGGTGAACCCCTCGTCGATAAACAACTGGGGCCATTTGATATGCATATTCCGCCCCGAGGATACCGATGTTAATGCCACCCGGAAACATAGACCCAACATAAAGATTTGATACCCACTCATTTTTTCGATGGGACAGGTGGTGAGACCACCGCCCTCTTCGACACACCACGATATGTCGAAGTCGCCCTTCACATCTCCAATTGTATCCCCCTTCTTATGAATCGACATTCTCAGTCGCAGAAGGGTGTCGTTTCGACACATATTGAAGAGCATCCGATTCGTCGCCCGCTCCAAGGCCGGTTTCACTTTATGTGAATAATACCACTGCTTGTAATTTTTCATGAGAAGTTGCAGTTCCCCTAAAACTTTATTCCTATTTGAAACTTCCCCACACATCCGTTCCAACATACTCAATCGCCGTTGAAGTTCGAGGATTTTTTCTTTAATGTAATCTGTCCTTGAAATAGTTTCTACCATGGAGACCTTCGTGGCCATTAACCCCTCTTTCGTGGCGGTCAACTTCCTTTTTGATAGAAGGCATTCCAGGTAAACACCGGTCTGCTCCAGGGCTTCGTATCGCCGCTTCGCCACCGCATACTCAATCCGCCTAGCCACCTGCGAAGGCACCCCGCCACTCCCACCACTCTCGCCACTCCCACCACTCCCACCACTCTCGCCACTCCCACCACTCTCGCCACCGTCCAAGGAACTTGCTGAACTGTCGAGGGACACCGCTCGAAGCACCTCGTTGTAGTGGGCCCGTATCATATCATAGACGACCCGCAACTTGGTCCATTCGGTGTGCCGTTCGGATATTTCGCCCACCAAGTGGTCCCACCGCTTCGTAATCCCCTTCGACAACTTCCCCATTGACTTCAAGATTTGGCGAAACTGCATTATCTCCATCGACACCTCATGGTCGAACTCCGGGTTTTCAACATCTTCAAGAGACACTACGAAATTCTCACAATTTGATAGGTGCTCCTTCACCGCCAAGAGTTTCTTGGAGAGGTCCTTGCGGCGGTCATTAAGCGCCATTAGGTCGGTAGATAGTGTGTCCAATGCAACATCCGCTTCCTCGATTCGGTCTCGACACACATCCAACACCCCCTGCTGGGTTTCGTAGGCCGCCTTCCAATGGTTCCCTCGCACATGCATAGCGAGCGCTTTACGATAATTGTCGTATTGATTGACATCTTCCATGCTAATTATGGGGTCAACCTCATCATCATAATCTTCTTCATCGGTATCATCGGTATCATCGGTATCAACGGCATCATCGGTATCATCGGTATCATCGGCATCACCATCCGTATCGTCAACCTTATCGGTACAATCCAATATACCTTCATTTTTGTTGGGTTTGAGATTGAGAGATTTCCGATAAGATTGTATTTTTTCCCGATATGAAGCCATGTGTTCCTGATGGTTTTTGATTTCGAGGCGCCATGGTACATTCCGGCACGCCCAGCACCCATCATTGAAGGGATGGGATTTGAAGGACTCCGATATCAATTTGACTTGTTCCGCATGGAAATGATACGACCGACAACTGTCCAGGATATAGGCGTCGCCCCCATCCTCGGTATTGTATCCATCGTCGGTATCGCCCCCATCCTCTGTATTGTCTCCATCCTCATTTTCGTCGTCAATATCCCGACTATATCCCAACATCAACCCAGTCCTCCTGCGGTAGGCGTCGATGGTCTCGATGGGGTATGTGGTAACATTCGGCTTCTTTTGAACGAGGGTGTCCATTTTCGACCGCTCTGTTCGCAGCGACTTTGTGTGGGTTGCCTTTGTCGCCTGGATATTCTTCCTTTGTTTGGTCATTTCCCGCTCCGGTCCATCAATGGCGTCGATGTCGCTTTGCAAGGTCGCAACCAGGTCCCGCAGTTCCTCGCTGCTCTGGCCGTGTATGCCCCATTTCGATGACAATACATCCAAGCTCCTCCGGAGGCGGTCTATCTGTGCCCTCTTCATCTCGAGAGTGGTCACCTTCTCTTCAAAGTCATTATATCGCCAATGGCGCCATTGGGAGGGACTTGAACGGAGCAAGGTTTCCACTGGTGATACCAGTGCCGATATCTCGAAATCCACCACTGCTTCTTTTGTGGTTTCGTTATCCATTGTTTCTTCATTAGTCAGGGATGCACCGACACCACAAGGAAGACCATATTCCATCGCCACCTTTCGCATATACACCTTTTCCCTCTCCATGGTCTGAATTTGTTTGCCTACCGCCTCCATCTCCGATTTCTTTTCGCCAATGATAGAGTGGAGTTGGGTGCATGTGGATACACCATACACCTCGAAAATGCGGTTTATTGTATCCAAATCGAATGACATTGGGGGGTCCATGTAAAGTCCGTCGCCATTCGCCCCATTGTCGCCTTCCATAGCGGCGGTCGCCCTCTCCAACTCCATTCGCAATGTCGACCGGTCATGTTCATTGTGGCATATTGCCTTCTCCAAAGACCCCTTTTTGGAGCATATTGCCCTACAACTAGTCTCATCGTCCTCTTCTTCGTCATCCTCATCGTCATAATCGCCATCCTCATCGTCATAATCGCCATCCTCATCGCTGACCTCGCTATCCCCATCAACAATCAATTTATGGTGTTCCAAGGAAACACTCGCTTTGGATGCGAGTTCCACTAGGCGGTCGTTAATCCCCTCGATGGTTCCGATGGTGGTCTCCAACTCCCGGTTCACCTTTTGCAAATGGTTAGCATCCTCTTCACACACCTTCCAGAAAGCCCCGACCATCCCCTCGGCGCTACCGTCGTGATCGACCTCACTATGACCCTCCAATGTCGGGCATACGAGCTCGGCGAATTCCTTCCGAGTGGTTGCCAATTGACTCGTCAGAAGGTCATTGAAGTAGGCCGTCGCCAGACACGCTTCCTTGAAGGCATCCGAGTAGTTGGACAGGTTGTCCATTTGGAAAATGTCGTCCAAGATTTCCTTCTGGGTCTTCATTTTCAAGCGGAAAAAATCGAGGTCGTTCGACTGTGATAGCATCACCGAGGTCAAAAATTTATCGATTGTCCCGATATGGGTTTTAACCCAGTCGTCCACCGCCACTCGTCCACTCCGCACTTTCGCCCACGATGGTTCGCCGCCTTCTGCGGGTACGGTCGGAGGACACCGCTCCTCCACCGATGCCTTCCTGTTGTTGAATTTACCTGTTCGGGGGGTCACAGAGAATTCCCGGGTAATCCGATAGACACATTCGCAACCTTCCACCCATAATTTCACCGTAATCATTGTGCGGGCGGGGGGGACCGGTCGGAGAGTCAGACTATGCTGATTTATCATCGGCAACCCCGCCGCCGCCGCCGTTGTGCCACCGCCGCTCCGGGAGGGAAACCCTTCGCCGTAGAGGGACACACAAATGGTCTCCAGGAAATTACTCTTTCCACACGCATTGTTCGCTGAAATCAACATCACCTTCCCCGCCGAGTGCTTCTGGAAATCAAACCGATTACCCGCCCCATAACACAATATCCAGTCCCATTCCATGTCCAACAACATCGCCTGGGTTGCCCGCACCGCCCCGACATTCGTCGCCCTATCCTCACCTGCCTGGTAGACCAAGCATTTTTTTTGTATCTTCAGATTGCGGTCCCGAAGACGGTCCATAGTGCTCTTGGCGAAACAGTCGCCGACCTCTGAATGCAAGGGTAGAAGCAGCGCCTCGTCGTGCTCGAAGTATTTGGTCCAACTCGGGTCGTCGGGGGAGTAGTTGACACTTTGGATGTACTCTATCCAATTTCGACAGTCATCACCCCCACCCACATGGTTGCTTTTGTCGTCATCATCACCCCCACCCACATGGTTGCTTTTGTCGTCATCATCACCCCCACCCACATGGTTGTTTTTTTCATTATCACCGTATACATGATCTTCTTCCATGATGGTGCAATTAGTCCCATTCCCCTCACCCATCCAAATATCTCCAGTATGCCCCCCCGCTAGGCGGTTATACGATAGAACATCACATTGGATATTGTGGTGAGATAGGAGGAGTTCGAGTTGCTCGATGTGGTATATTAGTTCTCCATCGGTCATTGCTTTCGTTGCATCCTTCCCACCCACCGTCCCACCCACCTTCCCTTTACCCTTGTAACTTTCCATAACTTTTACCCGTACCCGCACCTTATGTGTCGGAAACCATGGTTGCTTCAAACAATGGGTCAGAGAATAATAGTGGTCCTTACCATTCACCACCATCCACTCGGATTGGTGGGTGCTTCCTGCATGATTGCTTCCACCTTCATCATCGCCCCTCACCCATAATAGCAAGTTCAATAACCCATAATCATTTTTTATATGGTATCGGTCCACATATATCAGTTGGCGCCGATCATCATGCCCACCTTTTTTATCCCCCTCTTCTTCTTCGAAGGTCCAGGTCAAAAAACCATGCCCGAACAATGTCTCCCCGAAGTCCTGTTGCACCAAACTTCCCGCATAACCCCATATTGGACACATCTTGGAAACCCCCTCTACTTGATGGGTGTGTTGCTCTACAATGGCGTCGAAGGAAGATGGTTTTTGATTATATTGCCTGGGTTTCGTGGGTTGCCCGGGTTCCCTGGGTTGATGCTTCGAACCCGGGGATTGAGGGGAGCATATTTCCGAACCGATAATCTGGAACCCCGTCGGGGAGTTGGACTTTTCGACCATGTCTGCACAACCGATAGGATAGCAGTGGGGGACAGGGTCCGCTTCTAGCATCGGCGGTTTCAAGGTATGCCGGTTTTCCTTACATTGTCGCCCCATACCATGGACCTGTTGCAAATGCACATCCCCGAGAAGCACTGCGTCGTAGCGGTCGAGGTCCGGCCCACATATCCATGCGAGGTTGTAGCTATTTGGTATCGAGGTCTGCGCCAATGTACCGTGGAAAAGGGCGACCCTCTTTGCCGGAGCATGATACTCGCAGGTTAGGGTTCCATTAGTGGTTCCAGTAGTGGTTCCAGTAGTGGTTCCAGTAGTGGTTGTTCCGTAGGCGATATCCACTGGGTTCGGGAAGGCGCATAGAGACTCGGACACCCCACTCGTCGCCCCCTTCTCCAGGGCATCGACGATGTCGACCAAACCGAACAGGGTGTCCCCGACGATGTAGAACCCGGTCTCATTGAAGTAGTGGACATCGGGTATACCCTGGGCGAGAAGAGATTGCACCAAATCCTGCGACACAGGGGACCGCCCCTCCACCGCATTCCGTTTCTCGAGGAGCAACGCCTCCTCCTGCTTCACATCGTGGTTCCCCCGAATGATAATCGTAGGGAGCATCGACGCCAACCCCTCAACGAGCTTGAAGAACAGGTCGATACCACTCGGTTCCACCTTGAGTTTGTGGTGGAAAATGTCCCCGGTTATCACACATAAACATATTTCATCGGGATTTCCCTCGGGAGTTGCCTCGAGAGTTCCCTCATCCCCGACATCATCCCCGACATCCTCGCCGGCGATTTTGTTCTTCGCCAGTGTAGCTTCTATATTCTCCAGGAGACGGTCAATTACCCCATTGTATTCATCGAACCGGGACTGCTCGTAGTTGCCCGCTCGAATGTGGATGTCGGAGATGTGGATTATGCGCCGCACCTTCGTATCCGGGCTGTATAGACGGCGTATGACCTGATGCTGCCTACTATTGGAACTATGGGTGGTGGAAGTGCACATTACTTTCGACATGTCTGTTGAACAAAACTCCCAAATACGACTTGAAATAGACGAATAAAGATACCCGAGGTCAATGGAGCGGAATGAGACACCGAGAAGACACCGAGAAGACACCGAGAAGACACCGATAAAACAAAGAGAAGACAATGGCAGTTCAAATGACCCTCTCTTCCTTTCGAATAAAAATAATTATATATGCGGAGGTAACGATTATTAATGATGCATAATCAACTATCCCCGATGATCGCTGCTAATCGCTGCTAATCGCTGCTAATCGCTGCTAATCGCTGCTAATCGCTGCTAATCGCTGCTAATCGCTGCTAATCTCCGATAATCGCTGCTAATCTCCGATAATCGCCGATAATCCCAGTGTCTCGTATTTTACCACATGTAATATACTCCGGTTACATTTTAAATCATTTTTGGAATTCAAAAAAAAATATAACGAAACAGTAATAAAAAATAATAATTAGGGGATATGAGTTATACTCATTATTCTGCTTCAGACATCACATTGGACAATGATAAATGGACCCATGTCGCTGTTACTGTCGACCAGGCCAATTCCAATGTGAAATTCTACTTGAACAATTCCAATGTGTTTACATTAGAAAACGAGGAATTGAACATCGCCGTCAACTCCAACTACCCACTGCTCGTGGGCAAGACCGAGACAGGTTCGAATTATTTCAAAGGCGACATCGACATGGTGAACATCTACGACACCGCCCTGACCGACACGAATATCGAGACGGAACTGGCGACCTTCCCCATCATGCATGCGACCCTCGACTACCCTATAGGCATCACCGATGGTATCATGGACGCTAGTGGCTACCAGGCGTTGATTACTTTGAGTAACGACCCGGAGACGACGAATTTCGGGTACCAACCAGGGAATAAGGCCATGTTATTCACCAGCAATTTGAGCCAGTCGGTGGAGGTGAGTGGTGTGCCGAGCAAGGACATCCCCGACATGGACCGCTTCACGATCAGCGCCTGGGTGAACCCGACGGCGGACACGACAGGCACGACAGGGGAAGTACCAATCCTGACCAAGGACGGCACCTTCACCTTCGGCCTCAACAATGGCTCCCCCTACCTCGGACTGCCTAATTTGACTTTGCCTCCCCCCCCCATTGGTCTGATTAGTGACAACAATACATTAAATTATGATAAAGATACGACTAACTTTACTGCTACTAACGGTTATACGCAGCATTCCACAACAACATTAAATAATGGTGACATAATTACAGCAAACACTGCATCATCATCCATCAGACTTCTCGGGAAAATTTTCGATAATAATACTGATTCCCAAAGTGACGGTTGGCATGGTGGAATTATAACTGATAATACTGACAATCAAGAAATGTACACTATTATTACCTATGAATTCTCAAATGGGGCAAAAACAGCGACTAGTATGGAAATATTTCAATCGCCTTGGGATTTTCATAATATAGGCGATTTTATGATAAAATATAAAAATAGCACTGGCACATATGAAAAAATTCACGAAGGTAATTTTGGAAATAATGATGTAATGAGTGTAAATTTTTCACAACCCATAACAAGTCAATATTTTCAATTGCACATTAAATTGGGACCACTACCATTAGACCCTATTCGAAATTACCCAGGAATTGACGAATGGAAGATTTACGGATATTAATGACATTTGACATTAATGTTGCGATACATTTGATAAAACGGTTCAATCAAAATCTATAATAAAATTCCACAATACAATCTATTTGCCGTTTATCGAAATAAAAAAATTGAAATTTTATTTTCTTTGTTCTTCATTTACGCTCCAAATACAAACAACACTAACCAATACGTGCTATCATAATATCGTGCTATCATAATATCGTGCTACCATAATATCGTGCTACCATAATATCGTGCTACCATAACATTGTAACATTGTAACATTGTGACATTGTAACATTATTCCCGGATAAAAAATGAAACTCTTCGTTATCGATGGGAATATCGGTTCTGGAAAGTCGACATTTTTGAAACATTTGGCGACGAAGTTCTCGACCATCATACCTATCCAGGAACCGGTGGACGAATGGTTCAAAATCAAGGACGACCAGGGGGTGAGCTTATTCGAGTTGTTCTACAAGGACCCTGCCCGCTACTCCTATCTATTCCAGACGAACATCCTGTATACCCGCTTCGATAAGATTAAACAACTTCAACACCAATTGACTGTGGGAAAAGATGGGTCGAAAGAGAAAATGGCAGAAATAATGGTCGAGGGGGTGGCCATCGATGATGAGCCGGTCGTGGTGTGCGAACGTTCCATTATGACCGACTTCCATATCTTCGTGGAGGCGGCGAAGGACCTGGGAACCATGTCATCGGTGGAATACGAGGTGTTCCTCAACTGGTACACCATGCTCGTCGACTTGGCCAAGTTCAGGGTGGATGGTGTGATCTACCTCCGCTGTGACCCGGAAATATCCCAGGAACGCATCTTCAAACGCAATCGCACCGGGGAAAATGGAATTGCGTTCGACTATCTGCGGTTGCTGCATGATAAACACGAGGCGTGGCTCCTCCAACCATTGTTGTCGGCAAAATCGTCGATTAACTCGGTGACAAAATCAGAGAAAAAGGGGCCGTCACCTAGCGGCATCAGCGACGAAGGGACGGGTGGTGGAACCCCACCATTCCCGGTGATCGTTGTGGATGGGTCCCGAGACTTTGAAGACTTGGTGGCGGACTCCAACCTCCACCGGGATCTGGAGAGTTTCCTAGGGTTGGAGGCGGGTAGGAGTAAGCATATGAAAATTATTAATGCAAGGAATACGACGACCCCGCTTCAACCACCCCAATATGGGTGGAAGCGTATTGTATTCGAGGGAGTGGGGGTGTTCATATTGACCTATACAGTGGTGTATGTGTTCCTATGTGTATGTGTGTTTATGTTCTACTAAAATCAATGTGAAAACAATCCATGATGAATAAATATATAATCGGATACATGGATGATTATTGCATTTGAAACTGTGAAACTGTTAAACTGTTAAACTGTTAAACTGTTAAACTGTTAAACTGTTAAACTGTAGTTTGTTGTATCTATAATCATCTCTCATATAAATCCGTCATATATATCCGTCATCTCTCATATAAATTCGTCATCTCTCATATATATCCATCATATATACTCTTTTTTTAAGATCTGATTTGAAGATTGCATTTTTAGCATATGTGATTACAAATCAGTCTAGATGTCAATTGTTATAAGATACATACAGTATCATGTGTGGATGTTTTATGTAATGTAAAGTCTCTCTATTCGAGTCGGTATCCGACATGATGACTTTGATGGTGTAGCTTGTGCCATTGACATTTGTAGTACTTGGCTTTCACAGAATTATCGGTATGTTGAAGGTACTAGAGTTGTAGCCCGAAGTCTTGTTTCGGTGTCTGTTTCCTTTTCCAGGTTTGGAAGAAGCATGAGTAGCAACATCCCCAACCTCCCTCTTGGTTGTAGACGAGTTCGAAGTCGTTGGTCGTTAGCATGTAGTCCACATATTTTTTATGTTCAAAGTCCTGGTAGTCATTCTCCATGATGATAAGTTGTATGTTCTGGAGGATGTCGGGGAAATCCTGGAGAATGTAGTAGAATGCCCCTTCACAATCCAATACGAGGGTGTCGAAGGGAATGGAATATTTATCAAGAAGTGTGCTCCAATCTATTTTCTTGACAGGTTTCCAACCATCGAGAATTACATCGGACACCATCGTATCCCACCCCCGTTGAATGAGATTTCTTTTGGAAAGTGCGCTCGGTTCGATATGAAATTGCAAAGAATTTAAGTCCCGGTTTTCGGTCAAAATCTTTGCGGTGGTTTCATCACTTTCTAAAGAGACCATGTCACTATTGTTTTGTTGATTGAGAATGGACGATATAATCATAGAATTACGACCGACATTCGCCCCTATTTCGAGCACTTTTTCGTTTCCCGTTAGGAACCGCATAGCCATTAACTGCTCCGGAAACTCTTCATCGAACGACCCATGCTGAATACGAAGATTGTGGTGTATCGTATGCAACTTGTGTGTAAGTCGGTGTCTATCGTGCATGTTGGTCGAAGCGCTCACAATTGGGGGGGATGTGAGTTTATTCTCAAAAAGTGGTTTGACATTGTGTATACCGAATGCGTCGGGGTTGATTCCCCGCCAACACAAATTTTCACAAAAATCAATGCAATCGTTCAATTTGGGGAGCGAATACCCCAAAATTTCCAAGGCGTGTTGAAAAAATGTGTCTTCGCCGATTTCGTCACAATTTTCGTAGTACAAGGTGTTCATGCTAAACCGCCTTCTATACTCGATGATTTGTTCTTTCGTAATTGACATTATGCATTGGATCATTGCGGATCTTTTCCTCAATGAAAACCCCCCATTGATTGAAAAATGAGAATAGGGGGAGTTATTCAAGATGATATTATTTTGGTGTTCGTCGGTATATTTAAAGTACCCTCCCCATTGGTGTGTTGATTCGAATGATGCTAGTAGAGTCGGTGGACAGGATAATTGATAGATACCACCGATAAGCGGATACACTAGGAATTTAGAAATGTCGCTACGAGGGTTCAGGATAAATGAATCTGTTTGAAAAATTAGCACATGCTCCTCTTCAATGGTGTTCCAGAAATCAATGGATTTTAATAATTTTTTGTATTCATTGGGGGATAAGTCGTCACATTTCAATGTCGTTAGTCTGTAAGATAGACCGGATAATGATTCTTGGACGAATTTTATATCATGTGCGAACACATGCAGGTTCCAATCTTGACCGAGATTGTACATAACATTGTAGACGACCGCCTTAAGTAGGTCGGTCTTTCTCGGTTCGATGATGACGGCGACCTTGTCCTTCGACGATAAAGTAACATTGAATCCAGATCCGGGCTTTTCCAATGCCGCTTGTTGCACTTTCAACTCCGCATGAATTCTTTCCATTTTTATTTGGTGTAAAGATTTAATTATACAATGAAATATTGCCGCAAATGTGAGACCATTGGAGAACCCAATGTGAGACCATTGGAGAACCCAATGTGAGACCATTGGAGAACCCAATGTGAGACCATTGGAATTCCCACACAATCTACCCATGCGACGTATAATCCATATCCATTAACTCCATGTAGTTAGTGTTATTATCGTATTATTATCGTATTATTATCTTACTCTTTTTGTGTCAAAGTGATAAAAATTGAAAGTTATTTTGGTTTATATCTCCTCCGATTCAATAAACAATACCATAAAAGCATTCTTAAAAGAAAAATGGCTCAGACTTTCGTATCCTTTCCCTGTGGTTTCCAGTCGGGCGTCTATTGTCCTCCGAAGATTTTCACTGTGGACCCCTTAAAAGGTTCCTTTGTGGGAACAGCGGAAGACCACATTCGACACATCAAGGTGGACATAGACCCCGACCTCATGAAGTATGTGATTGGGACCCGTGGCTATTACTTCAATGCCATTACCCGAGCGTCGGGGGTGTCCTACATTTGGTATGACAAGAATACCGAAACGATCGAAGTGCACGGACCGATTTGGCGCTTGGACGATGCGGAACGGCGTTTGACTGAGCGTATGGACCATATCCAGTGGGCGAATATCTTGAAGACATACAAAATTGATGTATGGGCGGATGAAGCCGAATGAAATTAGAGTAATAATGATAAATAAAAATAAAAAATAAAAAATAAAAAATAAAAAATGAAAAATAAAAAATAAAAAATAAAAAAAAGTTAAAAAACTTTTTTTGTGGTGAAAACCCCCATATCCCATATTTTTTTATTGGTATATTCGAAAGGGGAGTTGGTTGATTGGATGATGGATGATGGGCAATCGCACACTTTCATCATGAAAACCGATTGAAAATACATTGAGCATCGCCCAACGCCCAACGCCCAACGCCCATCGGTATAGGTATTTGATAAAAATTGAAAATGAACTCATCCAACCTTCATTTTTTGAACGAACGACGGTTGTATTAAGGAATTCCAGTTCACATTGAGAGAAATCCTAAAAATACATACTCGCTACAACACGATCTACAACACGAGCTACAACACGATCTACAACACGATCTACAACACGAGCAACACCACGAGCAAAACCAGGAGCTACACCATGACTGTCCGCAAATCACAACATAAACTGAAAGTATTGGTGTATGTGATGATTATATGGAATATTTTCATGATTGGGTGCATATTAGCGACCTATCCGAAATATCTACGGGCATGCATGATTTTGAAACAAACTCAAGGGAAAGATCCATCGGAATGTTTGTTTACCTATAGAACCATTGAATGGGTGCGGTCGGTAAAGGATGTGGCAATGGGAGGAATTATCCATCCTTTGAAATCGTTGGGGGTGTTATTCATAAATAGGGCGGTTAATATGAAAGACACCATAGAGAGTTTTGTGGTGGCTTATAACACCACTATTAAAATGAATACCAATGCCATTATGATGAGCGCCCAAAATATGACAGAGTGTATTGGTAGGTTTTACATTAATAACATAGGGCAATTATATATTGTCGTGATTGGAATGTTAACAACACTAGTCTTTATTGGTATGTGATGGTTTTCGATGTGTTTGTAGAGTTTTTGTGGTCGTCCGCATAATAATGTTAATTACTTAAAAATAATTCCCATATACATATTTTTATTTTGTTTTGGAGAAAGACGAAAAAAAATTGATTTTCAAATCTAAAAAATACAATTAAATTTATACAAATTCAAATCATACTAATTCAAAAATTTATAGGCGACAATGGCCCATTCCAACACATCCCACAATGTCTTCGTCTTCGACACTGAGACGACAGGTTTGTTAAAGGACCGCCCCTACTTGGTGTCCATCGCTTATCAAGTGTATGCGGTCTATCCGGCGACTACCAATGCATCCACCAATGCATCCACCAACGCATCCACCAACGCATCCACCGAAAATACTGAAAATACCAATGTGACGGTCATGTTGCTCCATAAGGCGTATTACATCATTAAACCGCCTAATGACACCTATGAAATTCCACCTGAGTCCACGAAGGTCCATAAAATCACCACCGAACACGCCCGGACACATGGAATAACCTATTCGCACTTCATTAACCAGTTGAAGAAGGTGTTCGTAACCTACAATATCCAAACGATAGTGGCACATAACATCCGTTTCGACATGGGGGTCTTGAGCATCAACTTGCGACGCATGCGGAAGGTAAATGGACTAGTCGATGAGTTGATGGAGACTATAGGGAACATTGACATATTTTGCACAATGGAAGGGGGGACAACGGTTACAAAACTTGAAATGAAACACAAGCGCCCGAAGACGACCCTGTTCCCATCCTCTACGACGAAAAAATACAAATTTCCGAAGTTGTGCGAACTATACACCCACTATTTCGGAGGGGCAGTCTTCAATGCGCATTGTGCGGACAGCGACACATCGGCATGTGCCCGTTGCTACTTTAAAATGGTATATGGTCTCGACATTGAGGCTCAATGATATCAAGAATAGGGGTGATGGACGGGATGAAACCAATAAAAAAATTACCGGATACAATAAAAAATTACAGGATACACAACAATACCATACACACAAAACAACACCCACCCAACAATTTTTTTTATTTTTTATATGTTATCGACAAGGTCCTGGATATAGAGGTTGCTCTTGTTGATTTTTTCAATCTTTTCGAGATTTTCTTTATTAGTCTCATTGTTCTTCCATCCAAGATTCAGTTTGCGAATTTCCAGGGTGTTAATGGCGACAGCGGTGGGAATATAGAGACTAACCAAGACCATTCTAAAATTCGAGTTATCCACCATGCTAAACAGTAACATGGCGAATATGTTAATCATGCACGAAATCGCCCATTTCTTCTCATACACAGAGATGTGATATTTATAGGAAGTTGCCAAACTGTGCCATGATGCCGCCAATTCATACTCATTCTTCACATAACCTTGGAGACAGGTGCGGGCTCGGGTCAAACTGCCGATTTCAGTTTCCATTTCATTCTTCTCCTCAGTCATTTCATTCATCTCTTTTTTCAGATCATCTAGTTTCGTGTGCAGTTCATTATTCTGGAATATGATATAGGCCGTCGAAGTGTCATCCTTGGGAAGCACTGTTTTTTTAATTTCATTCGTGGAGAAGAACATGTTGACTGGGGCGGAATTTTCCATATCATTATTCATATTAGAATTCATTCGTGTATCGATAAGATACTGTTTAAACACGGATAGTTGGTAAAAGAGTAAGATTATGTAATAACAGTGTGTTCGATTTTCGAATATATTGTTTTATTTAAGGTTTGTTCGGGAACTGAAAAATATTTCAATTTTTATCTTATATAAAGACAATCCGCATTATGTAGCTTCTATAATAAAAACAATACAATGGTGGCAATTACGATACCCCCCCATATTTTCCACAGTAGGGAGGCGCATGGGAATGGCAACCGGCGAATGCTCGGACAAGGGCGAACACTCGGACAAGGGCGAACACTCGGACAAGGGCGAACACTCGGACATAAGACAGTGAGACATCGGTATTCCGCATTGGTGGTGAAAAATATGGGGAACAGCACGTCCATAGGCAAGGTGTCGTCCACTCGGCGGCGGATGCGCCCCACCGAATATTTGGTGGATTTGACCCAACAGGCGAGGGAAGACCATTTCGACGCCATCATCGGTCGGGACCGGGAAATGGATAAATTACACAATGTGTTATTGAAGCGGACCAAGAAGAACGCCCTGCTGATCGGCGACGCAGGGGTGGGGAAGACCGCCATCGTGGAAGAACTTGCCCGGAACATCGTAAATGAAGCGACACCGACCGACATCATGGACTGCCGCATCCTCCAATTGGATGTTACATCGCTGATGAGTGGAACCTCGGCCCGGGGAGACCTCGAGGAAAAGGTCAATAAGCTCTTGCATTTACTGACCGAGGACGAACACCGAGACACCACCATTTTATTCATCGATGAAATCCACATACTTACCATGAAGACAGACAGCCCGGAGTTGAATGTGTGTGATTTGTTCAAACCCTTCCTCGCCCGGGGCATTATCCGCTGCATCGGAGCGACGACTTACACTGAATATGAAAAGTATTTCAAGAAGGACAAGGCGTTCACCCGTCGGTTCCAACCGATTTTCGTACATGAACCATCCTGCGCCGACACCCTCGAAATGCTTCGCATGGTAAAAAAGAACTACGAGGACTACCATCAGTGTGTCATTGACGATGCGGCGCTCGTGAAGGCGGTCGAATATGCCGACAAATACATCCCCTACCGGCATTTTCCGGACAAGGCGATTGATCTGATCGACGAGGCCTGCTCGAAGTGTGTAATCGACGCCCGAAAGAAGGTTGGGGATATTATGGAGAGGATGGAGATGATGACATTAAAGAAGACTGGGAATATTGGTAATACAGGGGATACTGTGAATGTGGCAATGGGGGGCAACCCCGATGGAGCGAGGGGCATTCCCGATGGAGCGAGGGGCATTCCCGATGGAGCGAGGGGCATTCCCGATGGAGCGAGGGGCATTCCCGATGGAGCGAGGGGCATTCCCGATGGAGCGAGGGGCATTCCCGATGGAGCGAGGGGCATTCCCGATGGAGCGAATTGCGACCCCAATTACAATTTGAACCGGTTTCGACGGGTGGATGTGGAGATGATAGATAAGGTCATGAGTTGTGTGAACAATTACGACATCAAATACATAAACTCGTCGGAGAATGACAAAATTTTAGCGGTGCGGGACCGAATGCTGCGGAATATCATCGGGCAGGAGGCGGCCATTCAAGCAATCGTGCACACTTTGCGAAAAAACACATGTGGTCTCAATGACCCCGCCCGTCCCCTATGTAGTCTAATGTTCGTCGGACCGACAGGGGTGGGAAAAACTGAATGTGTGCGTCTATTGACGAAGTACTACTATGGTGACGAACGGCACCTGCTCCGGTTCGACATGAGTGAGTATATGGAGTCGATGGCGGCGGCGTCCCTGATTGGCGCCCCCCCGGGATATGTCGGGTTCAAGGAAGGGGGCAAGTTGACGAACCTCGTGAAGCGCAATCCCCATAGTGTGGTGTTGTTCGATGAGATTGAAAAGGCTCATCCATCGGTGCATAACTTGCTCTTGCAAATTATGGAGGACGGTGTCCTGACCGATTCATCGAAGCGAACGGTGTCATTCAAAAACTGTGTAATCATAATGACGAGCAACGCAGGATACTCCGGGGGCACCAATGCGCCAATCGGGTTTTCCTTGAAAACAGACACCCGTGATGCCACACTGTCCCCGAGTGAAAATATATCCATGACCGGTTCCATGTCGCAACAACCATCGCCAGTAAACCGCATCGAAGGCTTCCGCCCCGAATTTTTGAACCGCATCGACCGCATTGTCCACTTCAAGCGCCTCTCCGAATTCGACATCGCCCTCATATGTGAAACCATGATCGACCAGGTCATCGCCCGTGCGAATGAAGTGTCCAACATCGACTTCGATGCCCCAATCCGCTTCGAGGTGTCGGAGGCGACGAAGCGGGGGATTATCGAAGAAGCGACCCAGTGGAACATGGAGTATGGTGCCCGTCCCTTGAATCGGGCCATCACTCGTCACATCACCGACCGCATCGCCGACCATCTATTGACATGTTCGACCCGCTGTAATAGCAATGGGGTCTATCAATACGAAACCCTGCATCCAATTGAGGCGCAACCGGCCATTCATCCCGACATCGGTCCGAGTTGCCCCTTGCAACCGGTGACAGTTATTCGACTCTGAAAGTTCAATGATGGGTTTTTAAATTTGTTTCAATGGTTCTTAATGAATGTCCATTATTGCTATCCTTCGATGTGACGAAGGGCGTTGTTCTATTTAAGTTGTTGTATTTTTTATGTCCAATAAGTATAAAAACATTCGAATAATCTATATACATCAATGACATATTATAACACACTTCAGTGTAGCGAATCTATCAATAATAATGAATGGACCCATATTGCGGTGACAGTGGACCGGTTAAATTCCAATGTCGATTTCTATGTGGATGGTACTAAGGTTAGTAGTAACATCGAACTGGATATGGGAGATATACCCATGACCGAGAGTAACTTCATCATCGCCAATAACGGCGGGGACGAATACTTCGATGGTAAACTGGATGATGTCATGATGCACTATGGCATCTTGAGCGACACCCACATCGGTTCACTCGCTAACATAGATGTCAATCCCTACAATGACCCGAAATTGATTGCGGGGTATCGCTTTGATGCGCTCGGAGGCACCACGGTATTCGACGACAGTCCGAATAAGAACAATGGGACCCTCGTTAATATGGACGATAGTTTCCGTTTAAGCCCTAGTTACATTAATAATAATGTATGCCTCCAATTAGATAGTAACAGCAACCAATATATGGAGGCGCCCATGAACCCTGATAGCGAATTCAATCAGATGACATTGGCTGCCTGGGTCAAACCGTCGCAAATCAATCAAACCCATACATTGGTGCATAAGGAGGGGTGTTTCACCTGGGCGATTGATAATCTAGGCAAACAAACAATGATGCTGGAGAATGTTTCAACACAACCATCTGTAAATATAGATTCCACGTCGCAAGTTACCATTAACGAGTGGAACCACATCGCCGTTACCGTGGACCAATTCAACTCCAAGGTAACCTTCTTTCGGACCGAATACCCAACCGGTGGCACAGCCAATTATACATCTAATATTCATAGTTCTGTTATCGACATTCCCATGAACTCGTCTAACCTCTTCATCGGTTGTAAGAGCAATGCCGCTGATATTGCTGCTACTGAGTGCTTCGATGGCAGTTTGGACGATGTATTGATCTACGACGCTGTGCTATCCGGTGAAAAAATTGGAAAATTAGGGAACAACAATTTTCAGAGTGACTACTACCAACCGGCGACAAATATCGCTGCGGATACATGGGCACATATTGCCACCACATACGACGAATCGACAGGAGATATTAAAGTATACCACGATGCCGTAAATGTGGCGAGTTATAGTAATTACACATTGTCTGTGGGTTCGAACGACAACCCCATCTACATCGGTAAGTCCGACGAAAAAACCTACTTCAAAGGAAAAATTGACGATGTGCGCATCTACGACAAGGTGCTGAGTGGGCTCGAATTAGTGGGCCTGTCGAATAGTGTGAATTAGTGATGAATAAATTCTGTTCTATGCATAACGATTAGATAAAGAATTCGCAATAAGGCGAAATGACCATATTCACAATGTACCATCACATATATTCATCAATTCTAATCATGTTCAAATGATGTTCCAATGATGTTCCCAATGGTGTTCCCAATGATGTTCCCAATGGTGTTCCCAATGATGTTCCAATGGTGTTCCAAGGATAATTCCTACCGGGTTCTCTTCGTTTTCTTCGCCTTGTTTGTTTTATTTTCCGATTGGGTAGTCCTACTATCGTTATTAGACTTCGGTACAGTACGACTTGAAATAGATAGGGGTTTTTGTGCTCTTGTCCTACTGACCCGAACAGTTTGTTCATTATTGAGCCTACTTGGGGCGGTTTTAGTTTTCTTTTTGGTTTTCTTTTTGGTTTTCATTTTTGTTTTGGATTTCGTTGGTGTCAATGAGTAATTGGGTGGCAAAAGTTCAACCCCATCATCCGGGATGGTGGTGCGGTCGGGGTCTTCATTGCTCTCAGGGGGGTAGGTGATGGTGTAGGGATGTTCCATGTTGGTGGTGGGGTCGATATTCCTACTCAACTGCCCGACCAGGGTTTTCTCATAGTTCGTCGATTCAGGATAGTCGATCTTGACCCGCACATACCGCCCCACCAGTTTTTTATCGAATGGTTGTGGTTCGATGTAGTCTTCCTGTGTTTCCAAAATGGTGTCATAAACATCGTCGTAGTCGTCCTCGGCGCCTTCTACTTCGTTGCCAGGTGCGTCGTTGCCAGTTGCGTCGTTGCCAGTTGTGTCGTTGCCTAGTCTATCCTCTTTAGGGGTTTCATCTTCGCCGGAATTTGCCGGTGAGGGGGAAGCACATGGGATGTCCAACACTTTTCCACTGGTCCGCACATATCGATAGTGTTGGTGGGGTTCGTGATGCATCCGCCTCGCCAACTGCTCTCGGACCCGTTGATTTTCATCCATGTATGCTGTCGCCAAACTATGCCGCAGGTCATTAATGGTGATTTTGCATTTCGTAAATTCCAAAAAGGTGTTGGAAATGAAACTCGACAACCCGGCATAGGGCAACCCTCGGTTGTTGGTGATAAGGTAATCCGGGCGTTTCTTGGTGTGCCGTTCGGTTTTAGCGAGGTATTTGCGGATGAGGGCGGCGGTGGTGTCTTGCACTGTGAAACCATAGGTTTTATAGGTTTTGTTCGTTTTGTAGGACACAAGCACGATGCGGTTATCATCGAGGTCGATGTAGTTGGTGTTCGCAGGGATGTCCATACCCATTCGTTTAATAAGAACCTGGTCTAAGTCGTCACGGAGCATGTTCTCGTGTAAATAAATTGACAACACAACGATTTGCCGCAGACTTTTGAGGGTTTTGAGTCGAGTCCGCTTCCGTATTTGGTCGGGAACCTTAATTAGTTGGTTCCAGTCGTAGTAGGCGTCGTTCTCGAGGCGGTCGAGTTCCTTCTCCTTCGCCAACCAGAAACTTTCCTTCGATGCCTTTTTGAAGACGATGATTTTCTGAAGGGGGATGATTTCTTGCAACCGAAGTATGGACGGGTTCAAATTAATGGAGGCGGGGATATCACCGGCCTCGTACTTCTTTAGTAGGGTACCACTTCGTTCATAGAATTGGTTCAAGATGGAGTAGTAGTCTTTTTTATTTTCCTCTTGGATCCCCGGGAAGCGCTTAAAGCGGTTCAAATATAGGGATGGGTTGTCGTAGATGTCGATGAGGTTGTCGGTCTTCATGATTTTAAAGAGGGTAGTGACCTTCGACTTGAAGTTCCTTTTTCCATTGGTTCTGCTCTTTTTCGATTTTCCATCGAGCACATTGGTCCCTTCGGTGTCGACCATCCAATTTGTAATGTCTATCATATCTTGGGGTGTTATGCGATGCCTTCGCAGATCGATCCGCCGGGACCGCCTATTGTCGTCGCCTATAGCGTTGCTTTCCGGGGTATTCCCACTAGCATTGTTCCCCGGAGCATTGTTCCCCGGAGCATTGTTCCCCGGAGCATTGTTCCCCAGAGCATTGCCCTGTCGTTGAGATGTATGTCGAGGGGGTCGTATGGGTGTGGTATTATCATTGGTAGGCGATCCAGGGGGCGAACCAGGGGGCGGTCCAGGGGGTGAGGGTGGAACCAGGGTATTTCTGAGGGCATTGGCGGTGTTCTCTCCGATATTGTTTCGATGTCCCCTATCATCATTATTTTCATTAGGGGCATTGGCGGTGTTCCCGACGAGTTTTTGCCAAGGGTATGGGTCCCGAAAACGACGATCCACGACCTCGGTAATGAGGTCCGGGTCGATGTAATATCGAATTCGACGATTTTCGAGACATTTTTCCATCATGGCGATTTCGGGCGGTCTCCAATTGTACTTGGGGTCGGCTAATGTTCTCCGTTGTACACAACCACCGTCGTCGATGTTGTTTAAAATGCGTTGCCTCGAGACAGCGATGCGATTGTCTCGATACCAGCGCCGGGAGTTTTCCCGTTGACGTTGCCTTTTTTGCATTTCCTCCGCCGATAGATCTTCAACAGGGGTCGTACGGCGCCGTCTTTGTTCGGTGGGTCGTCGTTCGGTGGGTCGTCGGGGCATTCTCGAGTAATGTGTTTACACAAATGGTATGTTCGTGTATGTTTGTTTTTTATGTATATTATAGTTATTCCATAAGAGTATAAGATGGTGTCGTTTATTTGTCACCCCCGACTCCCGGGAGATCTAAAAAAATTGATTTTTTTTTTCGGGCGTATGACCGCTTCCTTAAAGTAAATTAAAAAAACTCGTTAAGACCGACCATACTCGTTAAGACCGACCATACTCGTTAAGACCGACCATACTCGTTAAGACCGACTGACCCTCCATTGCAAACAAACAGCACATCTCCTTGTGCTATTAACTTCCGTATATCAAATACACCTCCTACAACGTCCACTTTTGTATTTGGAGAGATGGCGTCTTCATCATCGACCGAGTGTCAAATCTGTTGTGATACATACACTAATTCCAAGAAAAAAAAAGTGGTATGCACGGCGTGCCATTACGAAGCATGTTCGTCATGCATTTCCCGCTACCTCCTCGATGACGATGTAACCTCAACCCATTGTATGAACTGCAAACATGAATGGAGCGACGCCTTTATGAGTAAGCATATGTCGAATACATTCATGAATGTGGATTTGAAGAAGCATCGAAAAAAGGTCATGATGAACAAACAAAAGATACTGCTTCCTGACACCCAAATTTATGTGGAGAGGGAGTTGGAGTTGCAGAAATTTAATGAACCGGGTGGCAAACATGAAACATGGTTGAATGAAATTAAGGAATATGAAACAGAAATCAATAAAATTCATAAAGACCTGCTTGAACCGATTTACAAGAAAGTACATGCCTTACGTAATAAGATATATTGGAATGAGCGAAAGGCCGAACATTGGAATAAACATTACGACCTTACTTATGATGTAACGGATGATGGAGAAACAAAAAAAGTAACTAGGGAAACCTCCAAATTCGTTCGTGCCTGTCCCGCCGAGGGATGCAAGGGATTTCTATCCGGGCAATGGAAATGTGGATTGTGTCATGTTAAGGTGTGCAAAAAATGCCATGAAATCAAGAATGAAACTGCGGACAACCCACATGTATGCAATGAAGACAATGTGAAAACTGCTGAAAAAATCATGAAGGACACTAAACCCTGTCCGAGTTGTTCGTCATTGATATTCAAAATATCCGGTTGTGACCAGATGTGGTGCACTCAGTGTCAAACTGCTTTCAGCTGGAAAACTGGGGATATCGAGCGGAAAGTCATCCACAACCCACACTATTATCAGTGGATGCGGTCTATCAACAATGGCATACTTCCTCGGGTTCGAGGTGATGTGGTCGGTGGTGGAGACAACTGCCATCATCGTAACTTTACCATTATACGGTTATCTATCGAGAAGGAGGTATTGAAGGATGCCAATGAGATTGGTGAAAATGTAAAGAATATGGTCGATGATGTGGAAATGTTCCATATGTTCTTTAACCATATCCAAATGATCGAATTACCGAAGCATCAGGGACGCACCGACGATAAGAAGCGAGTTGACGACCTTTCAATGCGCATCAAATGGATGGTCAACGAAATCGATGAAAAGAAGTGGCAGCAAAATCTATATTACTTTGAAAGACGGGACACATTCAACAAAGATATCACTGATGTTTACGAACTCTTCATGAATGTGGGTCGTGACATCATCAATAAGATTCACCAAAAACCGAAAGATGTGGTTGAGTTTTTGAAAGAGTTGAACAATCTCTTGGAGTATGTGAATACATCTTTCAAGGATATCTACAATCAGTATAAATATATTGTTCCTAACATCTATAAGACAAAAACCAGTGATTATAATGAACGGCGGCGGCATAGAAATCTAGTAAGGAATGTACTACTGGTGCGCAGAATGAAGTATGATGAATGAATAAGGCGTTGAAGGGAAGGGGATGGGGTAGAAGAAGGTGGAAGGGGAGAATGGAAACATTTAAAATATTGGAAACATTGGAAACATTGGAAACATTTGGAAACACGAACAAATGCGTATTTTGTTCCCTGATGGTTGTGTGTGGTCATATATGTCTAATAAAAAATTGAATATTTCTATTCGAATGTTTATATCTAATGTTTTTTTTACATATTACAACACGCCGTTTTTACCTCGAATTATATATTCCACCAATTGTCCATTGTTCGATATGATGGCGAAACATCCGAAACTCGTCATAGACACTATAAAAACGGTTTCACAAACATCCTCGAAAAAATATGCGGCATCATTGTGTCGACATTTCCAGAATGAACACTACATGCACAATCTGGTCCGCTTATATCGTCGCTCCCAGAGAGAATGCACCCGGAACAATCGCCTCACCCCCGACATTGGAACATCTCGGGAGAAGGATTTGGTAGCCTCATTGTTGTCCGACCGGGATTTGGTCGTAAATTACAAAATTCCAAATAGTCATGGAGAGGATGTGGTAGTCGATGACGAAATGATCTCTATTAAGCATTCGTCGAACAAAAGGGCGAGATGCAATGGTTTGAAGGTCATCTGGACATCGAATGAAAAAAAACAGGGGGAGTATATTAACAACAATAGTACCATGTTGTCACAATGTCATTTATTGGTAATTTTTGTACGTTTCCACGTTTCAATGAAATCCATGGTGGGTGATGGAACTATGGATATAATGGACAAGGGGGAACTAGAGATCCTATTCATCGATAAGGCGACCATTTTTCGACAACACCATTTGCATTTGATTCGTGACGAACCGGTATTGAAGTGTTTGAAGGGGAATAGTCGGGGTATCGAATTCACATCTAAATTTTTCGCCCATCTCATCGAAAACACTGAATTCCAAATTAAAATAGCATTTGAGGGGTTCGGGGGGGATGAAAAACCGACGGACTATGACCCCATTTTGAGCCGTCTAATGTATTTGAAGTTGTAACAATGTTCTATTGTATCAATAATTATATTGTATATTAAATATAAAATAATTTGAAAACCTCTCTCTTTTTTTTTATATACAACACATTGAATTCAAAATGAAAAGATCCATCATATTATGTATGTTTATTTTCATCATCTTATTGAGTTTGTTGAGTTGGTTAAGTCATAATAAATTGAAGAGGGACCATTATGAAAGTTTTTGGGTAGATACTGAAGAGACACCCGATAAACCCCTGGGGTATGGTGCGGTGAATGCGGCGAGTGCGGCGAGTGCGGCGAGCACTGTCATATTGAACCCTACCAGTTTGACAAAGAAGGATATCATTGAAAAGGTGGATGTGGGTACCCAATCTTATAAAGAAGCGAGCTATTATTTGATACCGATGATAACAAAGGTAAAGACCGCATTGTATAACCTGAATGCCGACTATGCGAAGTTGACAGATGAAGAAAAAAAGTTAAAAAAAGAACTTGAGGCACTTCTCAAGGAACTAAACAGACTGCAAAGTATAATAACCGAATTGAAAAACAATGATAATGCTGGTAAAAGAGGACTAACGGCAGCCGACTACACCAAATTAAACAAAATTATCAATGCCAAAGAAAACATCCTTTCATTGGTTAACCAGTCTATCAAGGATATCGACACAAAACTACTGATGGAGCATTTTACGGACAATATGGATACCAATGCTACACCAGGCGATGATACAACTGGCGATATTGGTACAGGCGGTGGTGCTACAATACAAGTTGAGACAGTTGATCAAGTAAACAGTCAAGTAATGGGATATTCAAGTCAAATAGACGAACAACATGAACAAGTATCAACAAAGGATTTTCCTCAAACATATACGAATAAAGATGATACTAGTGAAACTGCGGATGGTATGTATCGAAGTGCTCGTGAAATTTGTGAGAGTAAAGTTAATACATGCTATGTTCGCAATACTGATGAAACAACTGATTTAACATATGAATTGAAAAATACGATACACGTATTCGACGACAATAATTATGAATGTACCGAAAACAGAGAGGGTTGTATCGATGGCACAGATTATAATTGTCCGTTCGATTCATGCTTTTTCGTGAACGGCGCCATTGGTAAGGACTATCAATATTACACCTCGAATGTCATAAGGGACGCCACAATAGATAATGACGATAATATTTTATGTATTAAGTCGGATGATCTATGTCAATATTCCACAGAAGCTGCTATTAAAGATAAAGTCCGGTCGAATTGTGAAGGCGGTGGTAGTGGTGATATAATGGGTAACAACCATGTGCCGAAATATAAATGTTGGACAACCACAGGAGGGCTTATTGACTCGAAAGCGAGTCTTGCATATCCTGAAAACTGGAGTAAGACATGGACAGATACGGTAGTTAACGATGATGGGATGGCGGGTTCATGCACCATGAATGAAAACTGTCGAACGGAATCGGATGCTAAAAATGAGGAGAGTTGCCTATCATCTACTAGTGGCAGTAATTACCAATGTTATACAAAAGATGGGGTTGCTAGCGACTCCCCTCGTTACCGTAAAACTTTTAATCAAGGGAAATGGGATGCGAACATGCATAGTTGGGTATCTGGAACTCCGTATTGTACGACGAATGGAAGTATTGATAACCCATGCCGGACAAAAGATGATGTTGACACAGAAAAGGCGTGTCTAAAAATGATTAGTGATGGGGGGGAGAATTATGAATGTTGGGCTTTGACCGATGACCCAACTATCGACCATGAGAACGCCACCGACCAATTACAAGTAACAATCGATAACTATACAAAACTGAGTGACGTATATAGGAAAACGGATAGGAAATTCTATGAGGCGGTGAATAATTATGCCAATAACTCCTCTATCAGTCCAGTGAATAATGGGAAGGGTACTTGTAAGGATAGAACCGATTGCCGGAGTAGAGAGAAGGTTCTAGATGAAATCGACTGCTATAATCAGACGAAGGGTAACTATCAATGTTGGAATGTTGATTATAATGATGCCAATTCGGAACATACCGTCTATGCAACAGGGACCGAAAAGATGTTGAAGACATACGACCGAGATGCGTCGACATGCTCATCCACGAATGACAATTGCTCCACTAAGGAGCAGGCCTTGGATAATGCGAGAAAAATATGTTTGTATTCGGATTACGAAATAAATCGTTGTTGGAAGATCGACCCTTCAGTAGCTGACAATTCAAAAGAAAAAACAATCGTACCAGACCAAGGGGATGTTTCCAACTTTTTCGAAAATGGTAGTCGAGTTAAATTCGAAGAAATCAAGGACACGAAAGGTAATGTTATTGAAGGGAAGTGCGTTAGTCGAGATTGCCGGTATACGAGTCCTGAAGATTTGTGTGCATCTCAAAAACAAACAGGTTATACCGATGGCTCTACTATACAGGAGGAACTACCGATGAAATTCAATAAGGACACTGGTAAATGTGAATGGCATTATTCGTCAAAACCATATTGTTCATATAAAACGATTGTGAATGGGAACGAGACCGACCATTCTTCAAGTACAGAAATAGATTGTAGTGGTTCCGCTGGAAATGATGGGAAAAAATATGAATGGCTCATGGAATGTGTTGGAGATGTGTGTATTCCATTTGATAATAGTAGGGAAAATGATAACTGTGTACGTGATACCTCGAAAACAACCACATTTCCATCGAACCCAAAAATATTAAAGGAGAATATCGTTTGCCCGTGCCCATCATTATCTGATAACCGTTATTCTACTCACTATCAAACAGCGCATTTCACATCACAAGATTACACCGATAATGATGGTAATGGTTATTCTTCCATCGATGACGCCCAAAGTAACTTATGTGAAAGAGATCCATGCCTCCTAAAGACGGTTTACACAATCGACACCAAGAAGTCGCAGTGTGATGGAGAAAAACACCAAGGCACATTACAAACCACACAATTCGAATGTGTGAATTGTGTGCGTCCCGCTGTAATATGGAATTTGGAAGAAGACACCTTACCGACCTTCGATACGAGCAAATTGGACTACCCGAGCAACGTGGCGACTGGAAATGGTGAATTGGTGAACAAATTAAAATTCATAAAGGGAAGTCCAGGTATATGGACCGGGCAAAAACTAGAAAAGAAGTTTTTGTTTCTAAAAGACCCAAAATATACAAATCGAAACAGTGTGGAAAGGAAGGCGGCTATCGATAATGAAATACAATTTGTAGATATCGAGGGGAAAACGGCTTTGAAAATGAAGCGTGGAGATGTAACCTTAAAAATGGGGGATAGTAACCGGCGCATCGAACATTTACTGGGGAAAGATGCTGCCGCAAACATATGGAAAGAAGGGGTTTCTTTGAATGACAAAACATCTTCGATGTCCATGTCGATATGGGTATACTTTGACACTCTACCGGATGAACCGGGTGAAAATCATTCTCTTGGTACAATATCACATTGGCCGATCGTTAGTACATCTGGTCCAAAAGCACTCGACTTTCTCGAAATTAATAAATATCCATCAGCAAATGCAGGGGATTTAAAATGGTATCCCACATTTTGGTATGGAATTTCAAAAGGAAATGGTATTAATTATTATAAACCAACAAAGGATCCTAAACATCGTCGCTATGTGTTGAATCATCCGATAGAGAAAGGTAAATGGTACAATTATACCATAACGATAGACAATTTAGTTGTGATGGAAGAAGGGCAGCAAAAAATAAAATGGAACATTAAAGGATATATCAATGGCGAATTGGTAGATGCATACAACCCACCGGAATATTTTCGGTATTCTAAGGCTAAGCATAATCATTTAAGTTATCGTATGGTGAGATCGGAACGTGAGAGATCTCCATTTCCTCATGATGCCACATTGAGTAAGTTAAATGTTGATCTTATGATTTATCCAGATCGACCATATAGCAATTTAAACTATCATGATGGTTTTATCAAAAGTCACGAGCATAATTATGAACCAGTGGGTAGACATCCGAATGAATTAAGTTATCATAAAAGAAGTATTGGTATTAATGACTACTTGCATTTAGGTGGTCCAAACTCTACTGGTGGATTTGGAAAAACATATAATGATGGTCATTATGCACACACCCCTATATTTGTTATGTGCGATATATATCTCCGAAAATTTGCATTGTATGATACCGCCCTCACTCAGTCAGAGGTGAAAAGCATCTACCTTAAAGGGTAAGTTAAAATGGATTTTGAAAAAAAAATCCATTATATTTATACAACAAAAAGATACCGATAGATGATACCACCGTGTGCATCATGTGCGGTCCCCCCCTCGCTTACAGGTGGTGGTAAACGGAGAACTACAACTGTTGGAGGGAGAAAGGTTTGTAAGTGTGGTTGTGATAAAAAGAAAAAAGAAAAAAGAAGGGGAAAAGCGGGGGAAAAACATCTTTCAAAAAGAAAAAAGAAAAAAGAAGGGGAAAAGCGGGGGAAAAACCTCTTTCAAAAAGAAAAAAGAAAAAAGAAAAAAGAAGGGGAAAAGCGGGAAATAAAATAAAATTAAGTTATGTATTTCCAGCACGCCATTATTTTAAGTGGTAGCCATTGACTATCGCTATAGGTATTTATTCATCATCATTCATCAACATTCATCAACATTCATCAACATTCATCATCATTCATCATCCACTGCCTTTTTCAAAAAATGATTTGACACCCCTGCCATGAAAGACACAATAATTAGAAATACAAACAGGGAGCATAATGATATAGTATTCCACATGTTTTTTTCCATATTATATAAAAGACATTTTTTTAAAGAATACGGTGAAATGAAGGCGGATGGAGGAAGGATGAAGCGGGGAATGTGGGTTTTAAAGATAATGGTTTGATATTACCTAATCAAGACCCGTCATATCATACATACATATACGCCAGACTTTCGGGGGATACCTCTGGGTTCCCTCCATTCATTAATGGTTCCCGGTTAGTTTTAAACATGGAGAAGCCATGTATAATATCTTCCAAAGTGATTATATGGCGGTGTTCTGAGTTAAGACCGAAAATGCGGCGACTATGGGCGAGTTTGGTGTAAAAGAACAATGTTTCCATGTCCCCCGCCATATTTTTAAAACTACTCAGGTTATCTTGGAAAAAATGGTGGAATGCATCTTTCCGACTTTCTTGGTCGGTGATGGTCCATTGTGAATCGTCATTTTTTATCATTGACACGAATATTTGCGCCAATTCGTCGGCATTGTAGGCATCGATGGTATAAACGAAGGGGAACCGGCGCTTCAGTCCTGGATTATAGGAGAAGAAACAGGCGTCGAGGTCTTCTTTGTATCCGGCGACAATGCAGAGGAATTGGTTTTTCCGTTCGGTGAGGTTATGATTGATGGTGTCAATGCATTCTTTGGAGAAACTGTCTGTTTTCTGGGAATTTCCGAGGGCATAGGCTTCATCGATGAACATAACCCCTCCGATGCAACTGTCGATAACTGCTTGGGTTTTTTCGGCGGTCCATCCGAGGTATTTGCCGATGAGGTCGCTTCTTTTCACACATCTGAATTTGCATGTTTGTTGTTCTGGATTTGAATGAGAATGAGAATTAGAACCAAAATCAAAATTTGAATTCAAATTCAAAGTTAAGTTGGTCGATTTAGTCGATTTAGTCGTTTTAGTTGATTTGAATTTATTCATATTATCAATTGAGTTATTCAGGGTATGGTTCCGAGCATTGTTCCAGGTGCTGTCATGTCCCTGGGGGGGTTCGATAACCCCTAATTTATGGTAAATATTTCCTAGTAATTGTCCGAGCATAGTTTTCCCGACCCCAGGAGGGCCTTGAATTACGATATGAATCATATCATTCGCACGGTCTTGTAAATTTTGCACAAAGAAAAGGACATTGTCAATGATACTTTTTTTAATATTCGTCAATCCGACCATGGCATTCAACTTAATGAGTTCATTCCGAATTTTGTGAATTCGTTGTAAATTAATATTGTATTGTTTTCCAGGGATGTATGTTTCTGCTAAATGTATCAAGTCTTCCAAGTTATCGATTTTGGTTGCGATATGGTACACACCATCCATGTCGATATATTTGATATTATTCAAGCATAGTTTTTTTTTCGGGGTGCGATGGGAACGGTTTTTTTTACTTATTCTACCATCGAAGAATGTCGACATGGTTAGTTCGTGTTTCATTAATAATTATAATATGAAATGCTTTTTTTGTTTTTTTTGCAAAACATATTATCCTAAAAAACAAAAGATAAGTTTTTAAATAATGTGTGTAAATTAGGGTTCTTCGGTTATATTCGGTTCGATATAGGCGATATTTATATCTATTATTGTAGACTAGAACTTATTTATATCGCTATCATCGATAATGAACATATTCCGTGCTTTTTTCGGTGTCGTTTCGGTTATGGAGGATTTGGCAGTAATAGAAGAGGAGGCGGAAAATGAATTGGAAGCGGAATTGGAAGCGGAATTGGAAGCGGAATTGGAATATGAATTGGAGTGGTTGGATGGAATGGGTTGACTGGGACATTTATCGATGATCAACCCGGATGTGTTCGCCCCCCCACTATTTAGTTTTCCACCCCCCATGTCTCGATGATATAATGATGGGTTATTGCGGTATTTCATCACATTGTCCCATATATCGGCGAGTTTAATGTTCATATTAGAGATAAAGGGGTCATGGCGTTGAATTCGTTTAATGGACGCCCCCTTCAGGAACCACATATCTTTTTTCACGATTCGTTTATTGTCCGCCGCCGACAGCGTTCGTATCGTATCATCCATCCATTTTATCAGTTCGGGTTTCGGGATATTTATCGGACTGTAAATGTATTCATTAGAATCTGTTTCAATATCCGAGACAGTGAATATGATTCCTTTTTCTTTATAGTCCATGGTGTATACATCGAATTCGTCTTCATAATCATCATAAAAGGTCTCTTCGTCTTGATACTCTTCGAAGGTGGCTTCGAGGAAGTCGCATTCATCTAGACCACATGCGTCGAGTTGCCCTTGCATTTGATAATAATATTGTTCCAATACCGAATCATTTACGACCCGTTTATACGGACATTTAATTTCAAGCATCACCCCGAGGTCGTTTATTCCATCAGGGGATGCTCCGAGGAAATTGTGGCGGGGATGCTTAATGAGTCCGAATTCATGGACTTTTACACCATAACGGGCCTCGTATATGTTTGTCGCAACAGGTTCGTATTTGACACCATGGACTAATGCCGGACTACTGAATAATTTAGAGGGGAATGATTGAGGGGCTCCCATCGCCCCACTATCCACCACATTCACCTTCTTTTGATAAAATTTTTTTACATCGGTCTTCCTCCCGAACTTTTCCACTCCGAGGGCGTCTCCGAAGTCGCTTGCTGTAATTAGATTAGCTCGTGTTTCATACCATATCGGCGTCCTCTGTTCAATAACGGGTATCTTCTTTAAATTCTCTAATTGTGCCTGATTTTTGAAAATGGTCCGGATGCGTTCTCGAATAAATTTTGAACTATGGAGGTTGGAACTGCGGTGTACTTTAGACATATCCCTGGAAACCCATGCGACACACTCTTTATGCATATCGCCATCGGCATGGAAAGAGGACCACGAATCACAATTTTTGGTGACCCAATCATTCAACAAACCATCCAAATATTGTGAATGGTTATCCATTGGTGTTGTAATAAATATATAATCGGTGGTTAAGTGTGTTTTATTGGAAAAGTGTGGTAAGGAATTTTTTTAATCAATTTTTAATTGAAATAATATAGTTTGTATTTAAAATGGATTGATAATATAAGTTTTATAGTAAGGAAACGACTCCGTAATTCAATTAAATCGTATAATCCGGTCTATATCCGAGGTATTGGCTCTTTTTTAAATATTTTAGATATTTTAGATATGTTCGACAATGTGCATAAACTATTCCAAGACTGGGATGCGAGAATGGTGAGGGAGAAATCACAATCACCATCTTACCCATCAATATCAACACCCCAAAAAATAGATGGAGATATTGAGACGAAAGAAACAAGTTACAAGACTCTCGACCGGAATTCCCAGAGCACCTTAAGTTCAATATTGTATACAAATCAACGGCACCGCAAACAGGAGATACCTCTAAATTTCGAGGTTGATGAGACCACTGGAATATTAAAGGATGTCGATGTTATATCTCGAATAACACCATTCACGAGCGATAAAACATCATTGATGGTGGAAGGGGGTGCGACACCAGCAACGGCAACTGCGGCGACACCAGCAACAACCGCAACTGCGGTGACATCGAATGGGAACTGGGACGGTTGGAGGCGATTACCACAGGGTACTACAAAAGGCGCCCCCCCTGTTTTTCAAACTTCCACATCCAAATCCACATCCGCCTTTGCATTTAAGAATTGGCCCAAAACAGCGAAGACCATAAAATATCGCCTTATATGCGATTTTATCGACACAATGGTGGAACTATCGGATGACCGCAAGGAACACATTAAGGGCGCATTCCGGCGTTGTTTTGACAAATGTGTGGACAATGTAACATTGGACTATAAAAAACGGGTTATCGTCGGTATCGACATCAATGCCCCAATTTTTGAATGATGTATTTTATCAACTCGCTATTTTTTAAAATGTCGGTGTGTTTCACGCCTGTGAAATGTTTGATAACAGCACCATTATTCAACAAAGAAGGGGGGGTGAGACCACAATATGGAGCGACACCATCACCCATGGTGTTTGTGTAAATATATGAAATTCCTTTATTTTGTTTTTTCCAACATGTTAAATGCAATTGTGTATCTAATGGTATCTTTTTATTAAATTCCTCCCCCATTTTAGCGGCAATAGCGGTGTAGGGGTCGGGAACAACAAAATCATTTGGATTCGAACTACCCACATTACCATCAATGCTAATTACATGGGCGGTGTTTACCCCAATGGGTTCTTTTAGCGATGCCCAAAAGTCGATAATGGACCGCATATGGTCTGCGGTGGTTTCTTTCGCTATTATCTTGGGAATGTCCTGTGTCGTTATAATTCGAGTTCGAATGACATCGTCGGTTTCGATATCATCTTCCATAAATGAGACCAATGGATGTGTCGGGGAAAACCCGAGTTCATTTGGGAAACATAAATGAAGTCCTGTGAAATGACGATAGGTATTATAAATCATATTCGCCTTATCGAAACCGATAAACAATGATTGGGGGGCTCCACCATAAGGACTATTCACAGTGACGAACTCTTCGATGTGATTATTGATCCATTCATCATCGACAAATGATGTTAAGAAATTATGAATTAGTAATCCCCCCAAACTATGGGCAACCACCACCACCTTCACTCCATTTAAATTAACAGCATGCTCGATGGCTCCTTGTACATCATAAAAGTAGTCCTGGCGTTTGTCAAAGTCTCCGATGTACCGATAGTCGTATGGCAATCCCATTAAATTTACATATGGTTCATATTCATAATCGTCAATCAATGTCTTGACGATGGTGCTAAAATAAGAGTAGTTGTAGGTTCGGTCAATAATGTTGCCGTCGAGATGAAATAGTTTATTCAAGTACTCGTCAATGGTTCGTAGTTGGGGCACAATATTGCATATTCCCATAACCCCTCCAAAATCGAATGGCACAAATGCATCCCGTTCGACTAATTGCGCTGTTTTGAAACTGCATAACAATTTGTAGTTGATGAAGTCATTACCCATTCCAGTGATAAGCGACCGACTTCCCCATTTTTGTTTATCCCCACCGACGGCGGGGGATGTCAATGTGCCTATCGACTCGGGTTTATTTAAAAAATTGAACCTATCGGTATTTAGGGAATGTCTCTTATCTATCAACAACGACCCATTGAAACCAGGAACGAGTACGAGGGGATTTTTACACGCTCGAAACATTTTTGATTAAAACTATGTTAGAAATATTTTATGACTCCCTGGATGAGGTTCAAGTGGGGGTAGACGAGGCGGGGCGAGGTTGCTTTGCGGGACCCGTGGTGGCCGCCGCTGTTATATGGGACCATCGGTGGGTGAACGAACAACTCCAATTCTCCACCACAGAGGGGGGCACTGTCGATGGAGGGGGTTCTTATCCCGAACAACTTGGTAGGATGGATATTCAACCACATAATAATGCGAATGCCAAATTGTTGCGTCTCATCAAGGATAGCAAGAAACTGTCTAAAAAGAACCGCACGACATTATCACATTTCATAAAAGAGCACGCATTAGCATACCATATAAAATATGTGGCGGAAAAAACCATCGACGACATAAATATTTTGAATGCGACCTATCAGGCCATGCACGGTGCATTGGATGGTCTCAATTGTCGGTTCGACCGCATCCTGGTCGATGGCGACAAATTTCTACCTTATAGGAGAAAACCCTCCGTCCTCGATGGATATGCGGATTATTGGTGTGTTCCCCATATGTGTGTTCCCAATGGGGATAATGTATATTTGAGCATCGCATCCGCCAGCATTTTAGCGAAGGTGTCTCGGGATACATACATGGAAGAACTCGCCAGCAAAAACATGGACTTGAATGCCAAATATGACTGGGTCAATAATAAGGGTTATGGAACGAAGAAGCATTTGGATGGAATTCGTGCGCATGGCATTAGTGTCCACCATCGGCGAACATTCGGCATTTGTAAAGAATTTTGATTTAAGAAAGTGCTCATTGATTGGAAAAAATATATAATAATTTGTCATAAAATGTGTGGTATTTTGGCGACCCTTTTTTCTTCAAAAAAAACATCGTCGACCTTGTTCCAAAATAGTCTCGAAAAACTGCGTCCCCGTGGTCCCGATGCTACACAAAACCATGTTTTAAATTGTGGGGTTGTTAACCCCTTGTTTGCTGACATTTACATGGGGTTTGCTCGGTTGTCCATCAATGACCTGTCTATAGATGGAATGCAACCTATGCGTCTTCGCTTCATGAAATTCGGTTACGAATATTCATTATGGTTAATTTGTAATGGCGAAATATTCAACCATGAGAAGATCATAAATGCCCATAATTTCGCACCGAACTCCAACAGCGATTGTGAAGCAATTCTCCACCTCTACTGGAAATATGTACATCACGATACCACCCGATGGAATGATACTAATATTTCCACCCCGTATGAAGCATCCGCTCCATCTGAAGAAGACACCCTACATTCCCACATTGTAGACCTCCTTAATGAATTGGATGGGGAATTCGCCTTCGTCCTCTATGACGAATTCTACAATATCGTGGTGTCGGCTCGGGACCCGGTAGGGGTTCGCCCTCTATTTTGGGGTATCGACCCGGAAAATGCTGTCGTCGGATTCGCTTCCGAATTGAAGGGTCTGGACTTTTGTAATGTAGTCCATCAATTCGACCCCGGGTCCTATCATATCCAACGGTTGGAGATGTCGATCATTCCCAAAGCCATTGTACCAACCAAATATTTCGACATCATGGAGAAGCCCTCCCTGTCGAGATCAATTGATACAGTGGATGAAAAGGTGGTTCTTTCAACCATCAATAAATTATTACGGAATGCGGTAGAAAAAAGACTAATGAGCGACCGCCCATTATGTTGTCTTCTATCAGGTGGTCTTGATAGCAGTTTGGTTGCGGCCCTGGTTGCGGCCCACTACCCTCCCTACACACTCACCACATTTTCCATCGGACTACCAGGGTCCCCTGACTTGCAATATGCTCAAAAAGTGGCGGATTATATAAAATCGAACCACCATTCCATCGAACTCACACAAGAAGACTTCCTCGGTGAGATTGAAACAACCATAAAGACGATTGAAAGTTATGACACTACTACAGTGCGGGCGAGTGTCGGCAACCTACTTGTCGCCAAATATATAAAAAAAAATACTGATTTTAAAGTGGTATTCAATGGAGATTATAGTGACGAAGTGTGTGGGGGGTATAAATATTTTTGGAATGCCCCCTCGACCGATGCATTTGATACCGAATGCCGGGCCCTGGTTAAAAATATATGCTTCTTCGATAGTCTAAGGAGTGACCGGACGATTTCTAGTCAAGGGTTGGAGGCCCGTGTTCCATTCGCCGACAAGGAATTCGTGAAATACTATATAAACCTACCACCCGAAATGAGAATGCCTCTAGATACGGAGTATCCGGAAAAATATTTGCTGAGAAAAGCCTTCGAAGCGGACAATGTTCTACCCCCCGATGTACTCTGGAGACCGAAGGAGGCATTCAGCGATGGTGTGAGTAAAAGCGACAACTCATGGCACAACATCGTTAATACCTATATTAATACCCGTGTGACGGACATCGAATTTAACAAGGAAGTGGGGTTGATGGTACCAAACACTCCGAAGTTGAAGGAGACCTTCTACTATCGCAAAATTTTTGAGAAGGAATATGGAGTTATCCATGGTGGAATAATTCCATACTATTGGCTTCCCAAATGGTGTGGGGATTTACAGGACCCATCCGCCCGTGAAATCAAATGAAAAAATCGTATATGGCAATTCCTTTAAATACCCGACTAATTCCCATGGTTCACTTTATCCTTCATTTTCATTTCATTTTCATTTCATTTCATGTTCATTTCCATTTCATTTTCTTTTATCTAGAATCGCACTCCGAAACTGGCAACTTGTTTATAAGTCGGGTTACCACCATTGAGACCCCCTTCGATCTTCACGAACTGCAATTCTTTATTTTTCGTTATACGGATCGCATACGAAATCTTTTCATACGTATAAATTCCATTATCATCTGCTTCTTTGAAATACCCAGTTAGACGGAGGGACCCCCCCTTAAATTCCCAGAATGCTTCATCTTCAATACTAATCTGATTAGTGATGTTATTTGTAGAATCTAATATAGTAGATTGGGGACCTAAATAAGGCATTCCACTAGTACCAGTATTCCATTTTAATGACTTGTCCCATAAATTACTATTCCAGTGGTCGTTAGTAGTCACAACACCGGCTGGTATACCGTCAATTTCAATACCTGCACCGTTATTTATAATACCATCCGCTGCGAAAGCTTGAGGGGTAGCATTGATATTAGAGTTGTTGCTGGAGTAAGCCAATGTAATAACTTTGTCCTGGACATGGAAGTCGTCCATAGTAATCGGGATTTGGTTATAACTCCCCAACACATCCAAATTACCATAGACGGTTAATGTACCCGTATTATTACTCTTGCTAGCATCTGAATCTCCTAGATATATATTCATATCATTGCCTGAATATGGTTTCAACTCATTTACATTAAGCATACCCTCCAAAGTAAAATCACCATCAACTGTCAAATCATTGTTAATTGTGGTTTCTCCCGACACTAAAAGGGTATTTGACATTGTTACAGCACCTGTCAATTGAGTAGCTCCAGATACTAACAATGTACTAGATAAGACAGTATCTTTAGCGACCGTGAGGGTAGATGAGAGGACGGTGGCCGCATGGACGGACAGGGTGGAAGCGAGTACCGTATTGTCGGCGACGGAAAGGGTGGATGAGAGGACTGTGGCTGCATGGACGGACAGGGTGGAAGCGAGAACTGTGTTTTCGGCGACCGAGAGGGTGGATGAGAGGACGGTGGCATCATTGACGGATAGGGTGGAAGCGAGCACTGTGTTCTCGGCGACGGAGAGGGTGGATGAGAGGACCGTGGCTGCATTGACGGATAGGGTGGAAGCGAGAACTGTGTTCTCGGCGACGGAGAGGGTGGATGAGAGGACGGTGGCATCATTGACGGAGAGGGTGGAAGCGAGCACTGTGTTCTCGGCGACGGAGAGGGTGGATGAGAGGACCGTGGCTGCATTGACGGAGAGGGTGGAAGCGAGCACTGTGTTCTCGGCGACGGAGAGGGTGGATGAGAGGACGGTGGCATCATTGACGGATAGGGTGGAAGCGAGCACTGTGTTCTCGGCGACGGAAAGGGTGGATGAGAGGACTGTAGCAGCATGGACGGAGAGGGTGGATTTCAACTCAACTATGTCGTTGAATGCTGCTGGGACTGCGACACTCAATAGATCACTGGAGATGGTCATTTTTGGAATAGAATCATTACTTGCGAAGAATTTAAGAACATCTTCGTCATTGCCATCAGTTTCGGCGGTTATCATGGTATCCCGGTCATTATCAACCACCCCACCAAAAGGTCGCCACCTTTGATCACTATGGAGACCTTCGAATTTTTCAGTATTGCTATTGTAAAAAATCGCTCCTACTTCAGTCGATGGAATAGCATCTCTAATACTTGATTCCCCATTGGGAATAGTCAATATTGGACCTAACACCCTCACATTGGAGTTGAACATTGCTTCGTGTCCAACGGATAGAGTGGAGGATATGATAGTGGCGTCACTGACGGACAACACACTATCTATGATAACATTGTCGTTGAAAAATGCAACATTACCAACGGAAAGGGTGGAAGCGAGGACTGTGTTCTCGGCGACGGAAAGGGTGGATGAGAGGACGGTGGCATCATTGACGGATAGGGTGGAAGCGAGCACTGTGTTCTCGGCGACGGAAAGGGTGGATGAGAGGACCGTGGCATCATTGACGGATAGGGTGGAAGCGAGAACTGTGTTCTCGGCGACGGATAGGGTGGATGAGAGGACGGTGGCAGCATTGACGGATAAGGTGGAAGCGAGAACTGTGTTTTCGGCGACGGAAAGGGTGGATGAGAGGACGGTGGCATCATTGACGGATAGGGTGGAAGCGAGCACTGTGTTCTCGGCGACGGATAGGGTGGATGAGAGGACGGTGGCATCATTGACGGAGAGGGTGGAAGCGAGCACTGTGTTCTCGGCGACGGAAAGGGTGGATGAGAGGACCGTGGCATCATTGACGGATAGGGTGGAAGCGAGAACTGTGTTCTCGGCGACGGAGAGGGTGGATGAGAGGACAGTGGCAGCATTGACGGATAGGGTGGAAGCGAGAACTGTGTTTTCGGCGACCGAGAGGGTGGATGAGAGGACGGTGGCATCATTGACGGATAGGGTGGAAGCGAGCACTGTGTTCTCGGCGACGGAAAGGGTGGATGAGAGGACCGTGGCATCATTGACGGATAGGGTGGAAGCGAGAACTGTGTTCTCGGCGACGGAGAGGGTCGATGCGAGAATGGTGGCTTCACCCACGGACAAATTATTATCAATTTTCACCGTATTGGAAATTTGAATGCCATTAGACATTACTGTGGACAATTTATTCCAGTTATTACTTTCACTTACCAATAGACTGTCCAATACAATTTTATTGGTGGCGTCGCCCGACTTTAATATAATTGCGTCACCATTTGATTTTGCCTCGATTTGCACATTAGAGATTGCCCCTGAACCAACATCGCTACGAATGTAGTCACCATCTGATGTGATCGTTAATTTGTGTTCATCATAAATACTCAATGCAATCACACCTGAAGATGCCACTTCAATGGCTGATAAGTTTTTACCATAGATTTTAGGCAAAAGCACGGGTCCAAAGACCGTGTATGGTCCAGTATTATCTGCTGAAGGATATGTGTATTGATAACTAGTATCGTTTATTACTTCTATTGTGTCTTGATACGGCAATGTAGTTAATGGACCATCAGAACCTCCTCCTCCTGGATAATTAACTCTCGTCATTATGATATTATTATAATCGTCTCGTTTTTTATAATATTTTTATAGAAAATAATAGAATAACCGAGATTTTACCGACAATATGATGTATTCGATAAAAAATTAAAATTATCCCTCAACAACAATACACACACCCCACGAATGCCTTCTTATATTCTTTCGAATCATACTCGAAAGTTTCGCAATTGTAAATGTCGGAATCCGGATCGAATGCACAATCACAGGTTATTTTGGCAACGGTGAAGTTTCGGAGAGTGTCATCAGAACGACCCATATCCTCCATCGACACCTCGGGTGCATCTTCAAGTCCATCACATCCTTCGATGCATTGCAATGCCCCATAACCAGGGATATGCGATGTGGTTATATAGTCGCCATTGGAGAAATTTCCATTCGCATTACACACCCATATACCCCCTTCCCCCACACTATTTACCATGACCTTCTTGATTTTAATTTTATTGTCCAAATAGAACTTGAGGTTCCCGATGTTAAAGGTATGGGAGGTGTCATCCATCTCCTCTCCACTAATCACACCGAACACCGCCTTGTCGTAGGGTCGGGTGCTAAGTTCGACAATGGGGACCGCCTCATTAATACGGATGATGGACGAATTATACAAGTCGTTATATTTTCCAGTAGACCGCACAATCTTACCGACCATCATATCCATATTCATATCCATATTCATATCCATATTCATATCCGTATCCATATCTCGATCTAAGGTTAGTGGTGTGGATTGATTGTGGAATGAGCATCGATGCTGTCCAGTGAAATTAATTACGGACTCTTCGAAATGGTCTGTGAATGCCATCGCCGCCCCATTCCGAGACAAGAAAAACAAATCCGCCTGGTTGCTGTTTTCCGTGGGTCGACTGAATATTCTCCAAAAACTCAGATTACTGTGGTCATTAGGGTATATATAGATATCATTGCTAGTGTAAAGATTTTCATGTAAAAACACATTATTTTCGAAGATGGTGTCCGCATGAAAATGAAAATTGGATGTCAAGGCGTAGACATCCCGATTAATAATTAGGTCATTGCTAATGGTAACATTCGACCTAAATGTCGTATCACTACCGATTGTAATGGACTGGTCAAGGTCCGCTCCATACACCACATGGTGTAAAAAGACATTTGAATGGAATATTGCATCCTTTTCGAAATAGGTGTCGCTACCGACCAGTAGGTTGCATGTGTATTCATTACCATATAAATGTTCCCCCACATATAAATTGCATTTAGCGAAAAAGTCCAAATAAACGATGGGGTCTATCTTGAAGGGGTTGCTCGTCAAAAAAATCGGTTCGAGGAAATAGGTGGGTTTGAAGAAGACATTCTCATAGGGGGTAAAATAGGCCCCCGGTATGACTAGACCATTGTTAATTTGGGTAGCATCCTCAAGGTGTTCGATTGCCATGCGGATGACACGCCAATACTCTTCGTAGGGTTGGATAGTAATGCTTCCACAAATAAATGCCCCTTTGCATGTAATATTTCCATCGACATAGAGGTCATTGCTCACTGTCATTCCATTCTCATTTAGGTTGAGGGAACCGCCCCCGATGTCGAGTGTGCCATTGATGAGTACATTGGAGTCGACGACACTGAAAATTGGGTAGTCGTCGCTATTGTAAACATGGATGTCGCTATGAAATATGGCGTCCCCGTGAAATTCGATATTCGAGAGCGCTCGAAAGGCTCCATTGACATCGAAACTGTCCGCCACCGACATATTAGACACTGTCATGTCCGCCACGGATACATTTGACAATGTTACCTCGCCATTGAATATGCAGTCGCCGTCGAAAATGGACACCGCATTCGAGTTCGTGAAATGGATGCTATTATTAAAATCAACCGGACCATTGAAGTGACTGTTGCTTTGCACATTTAATGAGTCGTGGGTGAAAATGCTGAGCATCACATTGCTGGAGAAATACTCCAACCAGGGGGCGATGTCATTCAAGAAGGATCGGAGGCGGACATGCGACTGGTCGTATCGCAACCACGGAGCCACATTATTGTTGAAGATGCTCAAGTTTATTTGCAATGGGTCCGGTTGTAGCCACGGGGCCACATCATTCTGGAATTGTGATAATAGGACGCTCTTCGAGTCGGGTCGCAGCCACGGAGCCAGGTCATTTTTGAAACCACGAAGGGACACCTCACTTTGCACACTATTCAACCAGGGGGCGATATCATTGTTGAAACTCGATAAATTAATCGCCATGGAATTGTTTTGTAACCACGGGGCCACATCATTCTGGAATTGTGATAGTAGGATGCTCTTCGAGTCGGGTCGCAGCCACGGGGCCAGGTCATTGCGGAAACCCTGAAGCGACACCTCACTTTGCGCACTATTCAACCAGGGGGCGATGTCATTGGAAAAATCCCCGAGGCGGATGTCGGACTGTGTCAAAGTCAACCACGCAGCGAGGTCATTGTTGAATGTTGATAAATTGACCTGGGTTTGGTCATGGTGAAGCCAAGGGGCGAGGTCATTGTTGAACCCGGACAAATTGACCTGGTCTTGTTCCTCATCCAACCAACTGATGATGCTTTTTATTTGTGATATGAAAGTGTCATCGATGTCATTCCCCATGTTCCTAATGTGGTCCATGATGTTTGATCCATTAAGTTTCATGACACCTGTAATGTTGATATTATGTGTATAAGTTACCCCATTGATGGTGACATTTCTCTTCAGTAGTGTATCGTCTTCGACTAGCAAACTTTTTAAAGTGTTAGTGGGTAGTTGGGATTTGAACTCATCATCCGTCAACACGAAGCGGCCATTTTGGGCACTCATTGTTCCCTCGAAAACGGCGTTGCTGCTGAATGTGGTGGTGTTGTCGAACTGGGTGGTATTTTTTAAAACCACCTTGGATTCGAACTCGACCTGATTGGTGGGACCACCAATAACCATGTCTCCGTAGATGGTGTCGAAATGGGCGCTTTTGAAGTCTAAGTTGCTACCTCTCACAGTGTGGTCGAAGTCGGTGTCCTTCGTGAACCGCATATTATCATTCACATTAATGGTTTGACCCGAAACACCGACGAAAATGTCATTGATATTGAAATAATTATCGATGTCATTGTTCGTACTATATAGGTTGGTGGTTTGGTTCGAACCATTCGCCCGAAGAATGAATGCATTTTTCCCAGTATTGGTAATTTTATTTCCCAAAATGGTGGAGTTATCTGCGGTGGTAGTATTTGTCGAGAAATGTCCGATGGTCGTCGAGTTTTTCGCCTCGGTGGAATTGTTGTTTCCGATGGCGATCGTATTTCCACCGGAAGCCTGCCCATCCGCCCCAATGCCGATATTGTTTAGAATGGCGGACCTCATGTTATTTGTATTGGTGGTCGTTGCGCCATTGGTCTGAGTATACAAATTGGCGACATTGCACGAGTTGTTATCGCCGATGAAGATGTTTCGATATCCATCTACATTATTTTTCCCGGCATTCGTACCGATAAAGACATTATGGGACGCCAAATGGGTGAAATTTGCGCTATTGATGGAGTTGTTGTTAGCGGAACCAGCACTGTGCCCGACAAACACATTGTCCTGTCCCCGTTTCAGATTTTTCGCAGCATCGTACCCTGAGACGACATTCCTCTTACCGACATAGTTAATAACCGTATCATTTTCTTTACGGAAAATAAGGGATTCATTGTCAAAAATTACATGGTTCGCAATGGAGTTGATATTATTCACTCCATCGAGGGACAACTTATTTTGAAAGGACTGAAGTGATAGCATGGTTATTTCAAAGGTGGTATTCGAATAAGGAAAGTGTGATATACAATATAGTCCTACTTAAAGATAGTCCTACTTAAAGATAGTCCCAATGTTTGAGACACCACACACAGTGTTTATTATATATCTATGTGTAAAAAAACTTACAAAAAAGTTCCCTTTCTAGAGAAACTGATAAAAAAGAATGGTTTTTAAATAGAGCATTACTCATATGGTATTAACATACAATTGTGAGTGTTTTATAAAATCATAATGTGTGTTTTATACACTCATTGTGCCTTTTATGGAAGCGTGGGGGAAATACCCGATGAGGTCGAAATCGTCGATGGATAGTTCATCGATGGTCTTCGTTTTTATGTCGGGGTGCAATGTCAATATTGGGTAGGCGAGTGGATCCCTTTTTCGCTGAGTATGCATCTGGTTTAGATGATTGATGTAAACATGGGTGTCCCCAGTGCTGATTATCAATTCTTTCGGGGTGAGGTCATGGCGGTAGGCGAGGAGGTAGGTCAAAACAGAATACGACAGAATGTTCCATGGAACCCCGAGGAACATGTCACATGACCGTTGATATAAATGACATGAAAGACCCTGGTTGTTATCGACATAGAATTGACAACTAACATGACACGGTGGGAGGACTGTGTTATACAGGTCCGATGGGTTCCAGGCCGACAAAAAGATGCGCCGACTCGTCGGTTCATGGCGAAGAAGGTGTTCAATGTAAGCTATTTGGTCGACCCCCTGCCCCTGATAGTCGCTTCGACAGTCTATATAGGATGCACCATGGTGTCTCCATTGAAATGAATAATTCGCCCCGCAGTCCCCTTCTTCGAGATGGTTCAGACCATGATTATCTAGAAATTCCCGGGACGAGTTGCCATTCCATATTTTCACCCCTTTTCGGTCCAGGTATTTGGCGTCGGTCCGACCCTTAAGAAACCATAGTAGCTCTTCGATGCAACTTTTCCATGGGACCCGTTTAGTCGTCAATATGGGTATAGTATGTCGAATGTCGAACTTCATTTGCTGCCCGAACAATGCCATTGTACCTGTACCAGTCCGGTCTTTCCTCCATTCCCCGTGGGTAATAACTAGATAACACAAATTAAGATAAATGTGGTCCGTGGAAAGTTTCGTGGTCGGGATCCGTAAATAGTCGATAAAGCGGTAGGTGTGTCCGAGATGGCGAAACTGTTTCGAATAATTAGATATACTGAACTGGTTAGGTATATGGAAAAAGAACCGGTCGAAGGAGTAGTCGTGGTCGGGGTGTTGAATATGAGTTAGGTGGATATAATTGATGTATGGTTTGAACAAATTAAAGACAGATTGACCTCCGATGACATAGTATTTCACCATCTCACAATCAGGATGGATCATTTCTTTTGTATCGTCGACATCGAAGAATTCCAGTCGAGGCGGAGGGGCTTCGATGAATTTTAAACAGGTCGGAAAATCTAAAAAAAAGGTATTCTTGTTCTCGAAATAGGGGGCGAATTTGTCATCATGGGGGGAGTTGGTGACGACAATATTTAACCGACCAGGAAGGGGTCGTCGTTCCAGGACGGAAAAAAATGTAGAAGAACCCATGATGACGACATGTCCATATGTGTGTTGTTTGAAATGGGTTGTTACATCAGGAATATTCCAAGGTATAGAGGTTGGACTATTGGAATCACCGATGCCGAAATTCTTTCCGACAGTGGCGATGCAATGAAGTGGTGGAATCATGGTTATAGTTGATAGTTGATAGTTTATAGAGAGGGTGGTGTAAAATATAATTTCATATATGTAAATTTTAAATATTTATATGTGTTTTTTACCAGGTGTCATATAGCAACATTTCCTTCATTTTACTGTAGGTGTAGAGTGGTTTATTGACACCCCAACTGGGGCAGTCGCCGGTGAATTTTACGAAGAAGCGGGAACCATCCGGGTTCCAACGGACATGCCTCACACTGGACTCGACGACGTCGTTCCAATTGACGATATCGATGTCGGAGCGGTCCAATACCATATAGATGCAATGTTTCATTATCACAAGTAGATGTGTATGGGGAGAAGTGATGGATTATGTCGGGGTTTATACAAATATATGAGAAAATATGATTGGACCATTCAAATTAAAGATTAAGGAGATTTTTTAGAGAGACCATCACAGGAATGGAGGGGGGGGGTGAAAAACTATTTAAAGATAAGCACATTTTGACATTTAGATTCGTAAAGAACCTCCGCAACGTTTAGACAGCATAGCTCAGTTGGTTAGAGCGCACGGCTGTTAACCGTGAGGTCGTCGGTTCGACCCCGACTGTTGTCGTTGTGTATTTATTTTTTTTCTATGCATTCGATTTAGTAATGCACTTCCCGATAAAATCAATGGGTATAAACTAATTTTTTTTGTATATCAAAATATAGTATTATCATAAAAATATATATTGAGTAATATATAACATGGTATATCCATCACCCCCTCTCCATTGACCCGACAATATTTCACACCTTATATCGGGTGTTGTTTCAACAACTTTGTTACTTCCCAATCTCTAATGCTTTCGTAACACATATGTCTCTAATATGCCTTTCCAATTCACTTAATTTGTCGATTGACGAGATATCCATTGGTTTGAATGTTTTATAGACAAACTCCTTGAATATATTATCCGCAATAACATCCGCCGATTTACTGGCATACAACTCTGAAGAAATGACTGCCTCTAAATGCGACTCCGGTGCGAACCCATTAAAATCAACATTTAAATTCTTCACATCGGATGTGAACATTTTTTTGTATTTATCATGACGTGAACTATGGTGCATATCATATTCAAATTGCAGTGTCGTCGTATTGAAATTGATCGTCGCTTTATTGTGCGACCCACTCGGCATGCTTACTTCGATACTAATTCTGCGATTGGTCGGGGGAACACCATCATCTGTATTTAAACGATTACAAAATATAAAACCATTCATTTTTTCCATAATTTCATATAGAATAACCTCCGTATCCTTAATGTATTTTTGTGTATTTTGAATCATAAGATGCGCTTTATTTCTGCTCTCAATTAGTTTTTGTTTTTTGGAAACATCGGACCCATGGTACTTCGATTTCAAATATTCGCTACTAAGTCGATATATATTGTAAAGATTAATTATCTCCTTATACAATCTCGGTATATGTCCGATCACATTCGATATATTAATCAAGACAGTTTCGTAATTATTTTTCAAATTATGCTCTTTAGTCATCAATTGGTCCACATTCGCAGATAGAATTTCCAATTTGTCTTGAAATGCCAAGCTGTTGTCGATTTGTTGCAAATTTTGAATGATACCGGAACTAGTTTCAATGCTGGCTTTTGTTGTGTCCGTATCTTCGATTGTACTTTTGACCTCTTCCACTAGTTTATCATATTGTGATGCCGTTTTCCGAAAATCATCATTATTTCTATTCAATATCGTCTCAAGATAGGTTCTTAATTTTTCAATATCATTAACCCACGCATTGACCACTCTTGAATGGGTATCGATGTCATATTGCGCCATCGGATTCGCAACGTCATCTATTAATGTGTTGTTATTGCATACTTTTTCCAACTCGAAAAGAACCTTTTTATCGTTTTGTAGAATATCTTCGTCGAGTTTTGTATAGGATACCTCTTTAGTGTCGGGGTCAATATGATAGGCACTGTATTCATTTTTGATAATGTCCTTAAAAGAGTAGTCAATCCCTAGTTTTTTTTTCATGTCCCGTAAAACACAACACGGTGTATTTTTGTGTTCATATTCACAATCAAGTTTGAATTGAGCACCATTATTTTCAAACTGCTCCATTTTACCTGATGTGTCCATTTTTGTGTCCATTTTTGTGTCCATTTTGACCATCGTAATGGACGCCTTTCCGATAAATTTCATACGAACTACATTCATAATGATGAATAAACAAAACAATGCCACGATTGAACCAATCATGAACATATTATTTGTATACAGTGTGGGAGACATATTTAATAATACAACAACGAAAATAATGCGGTAGTATGTATTTACTGTATTATAATAAAAAAGAATAATCAAGAAGATGAATGTGTAAATGGGTTAATCTAGATGTTATCTATTCTAGATGTTATCTATTCTAGATGTATCATTGTTCATTAATGGTTGCTATAATTTATAAGGGACAACTTATTCATCTTTAACGGCGATTAAATGGTCACATTCATTCGCCAAATACACCTTATTCGTGCCATCTTCAAACTTAATTTGCATTGCGGGGGTCGCTTTCATGCCAAATATGTTCTTATTTCTAACGACAACCCCTTGTTTGTTGAGATGCATGCATTTAACCTTTGTCCCTAGTTCGTAGATCATTGTTAAGAGAAGGAAGCACAATTTGATACTGTGTTTTTTTTCATAATATATGAGATATAAATTGATATTGTATTTTTTAAACTGACATATATTATTATAAAAATGATAATTTATGTTATAAAAAAGTGGTAAATGATTTAGTTGGAGTAAGCCAAACCACCCATACCACTCATGATGCGCAATACATTGTAGTTTACAGCGAATACCTTAACCACATTTGCTCCGGTGCTAATGCCTTCGAGGGTGAGGGTGGCATTGTCGATACGGGACATGTTGCATGTACCAGATGGTTGATGCTCCTCCGGCTTAAGGGCAAAGGAATACACATTGATAAATTGACCGACATCCGGGACACGCTCGTGGTGCTGATAGGGTTGCACCAACTGGAAATACATGGGTTTCCTCTTGGAAAAGCGCTCATGGCTGTTAAGGGAAATTTGAGCGGAATTGTAGGTGGACACATAAGTGCCGATTTTCGCTTCAGTTTCCTTCTCGACCCAAATAAGTTCCTTGACGGGATGGTTGAAGTTGAGTTTGATCTTACTGTTGGCGGTTTCATCACCTGTGAATTGAAGCTGTTCGATGAGGTATTCGTGGGACACCTGGGCGAACCGACGGCGCTCATCAGTGTCGAGGTAAATGTAGTCGACGAATAGTTGAGCGGAGAAAGAACCATCAGTGCCAGTTACATTGTCAGTAACATCACCAAGAGACGAGAATTCGATGTTGATTTTAACTTCATGGTATTGCAGAGCGATGAGAGGCAACGCAAGACCCGGGTTTCGGCAGAACCAGAATTGGAGGGGAATATACACCGTTCGTGCGCTGGTATCATCAACAGTGTAATTAACACCACTACCAGTAACGACGCTGCTACCGTTAATCATCTGACTATAACCATCCCAATGACCTTCGGTTTGAGTCAACTCATTCCAAATGTGGAGCCAGTCGCCGTAATGCTTGTCGATACGCTGTCCACCGATTTCGATTTCGACGGACTTCACGAGTTTATGACCCAGTCCGGCGAGGTATCCACCAGTAGTGGCGCCTTCAGGCAATGTAACTGCCGGGAGTTCGACTTGCATATACATGCGGTTGATGAGGTCTCCATTGCGGGAAACGGTGCAAGTCACTTTGCGACCGAAGTCGGCGGTCCCATTAAAGGTCTGTTCAATGGACTCCATAGAAAAGTTGGTATGGCGCCTATAGACGACTTTGAAAAAAGTAATTTGTGGATTACCAGACAAGTAAATGTCTTGTGCGCCATAGGCAACGAGTTGCATTAATCCTCCTCCCATATTGAATTAATTTTGTTTTAATATATAGTTAGAAAAAAAAATAAATTTAAAAACACATTTAAAAATTCCAATGTAATATTTAGGTTTTTAGTTCATGAAAAAACAAAGGAATAATCCGAAACGACAATGTAATTACCAAATATCCAATGCGACACTTGATGTGCGTCATAAACATATGATAAAAACTTTTGACACCACATCCCAACGATTGACCAAATTGACGAAGGAATACACCGACCTCGACCAATCCCTCGCCGATTTAAAAGCCATCCCGAAAAAGGTCATTCGAGACCATGAAATTAAAGAAATTGTCATAATCAGGGATAAATTGGCGCATCTCAAGGGGCAAATTGACGACTTACAAAACCATAGATGGGAAATAGAATACTTCACCAATACCAGCGACATTCTTTATAATTACTACGACCTCGTTGAAAACAACTCCGATGAGAATGTTAATATGGTTTCAAATTTGTCTGTAAAAAGCATCGCTCAATATTTTTCAGAGTCGAATGAAAATACATCAACTGATACGAAACATTCATCAGGTACTACATCATCATTGCCGGCGAAAAAAACAGACAATGGTGTCCCGACATCGGTAGTGGCTAAATTAAAATATAACCGGGCCCGTCTTCTTGATGCCTACTTGAGCAAAACGGACTCCAACTACATTAATAACAACATTTACCAAGAAGACACTAATCTATGCTCGTATTGCAATATGGCGACGAAGGACATCCTTGTAAATGAGGGCATTATATGCTGTCGGAATTGCTACACGATAGAGCATATTATAACGGACAATGAGAAACCATCCTATAAAGATCCTCCCAAGGAAATATCCTATTTCAGTTACAAAAGAATCAATCACTTCTCCGAATGGTTGAATCAAATTCAAGGGAAAGAGACCACCGATATTCCGGAAGAGGTTTTCGATAAAATAATGTTGGAGTTGAATAAACAACGTATCTACAATTTAGTGAATGTGACCACAACGAAGATACGGGAAATATTGAAAAAACATAAAATCAATAAATACTATGAACACATTCCTTATATACTCAATAAAATAACAGGAATTCCTAACCCCCATTTAAATTCGGAATTGGAAGAAAAATTAAAAAATATGTTCAAAGAGATTCAAGTCCCTTTTTTGAAATATAGTCCAAGTAATCGGAAAAATTTTTTATCTTACAGTTATGTTTTGCATAAATTTATCCAATTGCTCGATGAAAAGGAGTTCCTCCAATATTTCCCCCTATTAAAGAGCAGAGATAAATTGCATCAACAGGAGCAAATTTGGAAAAAAATATGTGAGGAGTTAAATTGGAAATTCATAAGGTCCATATAATCATATAATCATATAATCATATAATCATATAATCATATAATCATATAATCATATAATCATATAATCAGGGACACGACAGACATAGCGAGGTTCCAAGGGATGTTGGGGATATCCATTTAGTTAGGGAAGTTGACGAGGTTTGCTCCCATACCGAAACCAGCTCCTTGTCGTGCGGACACTCCGATGGAGGGTGCGAACAAATCAAGGAGACTGAAGGTGGCGGCGGCGACGAAACCAATGAACATTACCTCCTCCACCTTCGGTTTCTTGCCGGGGAAAAAGAAGGCGGCGGTGGCGACGACGAGACCTTCGAATAGATATTTCAAAATACGGACGATGATTTCCATGACATCGAAAGAGTAATCGTTCATGATTTTTATTCGTTGAAATTCTTTTTATAATTATATAAGAAAAAAGTTCGTCCATAAAAATAATTTGACTAATTTGAGGATTTGAACCAAATTTATTTTTCAACATAACAATGAAAATTATATAAACACAATTTATATCCCCTTCGATATTACGAAGTGCACTTTACTCATCGTATTCCCCTTTAAATTGTGTGATGGCAGAAGAACAACCGACAAGTGATTTGGTGAAGGTGACCGATACAGATTACCTCGATGAAGACCCACCCATTCGCAATCAACAATATGTTTGTTTGTCGTTTATCAACCCGGAAGAAGTCATTAAAGATAAGGAGGCGTATTTCTTGCGAGACTTCTTCGACCAATATATCGCAAGGAATGTCGAACTAGTGGATGGACTGGAAAAACTCTATCCGGATAAACAGGATGAGTTGCGTTCCATTAAGGAGCAATACAATATATTCTTCGATGCGGATAAAATTGACTCCGAATACAAGACATTCAAGAGTATGCACGACTCCAGCATAAGTTCCCGCTACATGCAGGAGAATAACCTCCGCACATGTATTCGAGGTATAAAAGTAAGAGGATCTTATGAAACACTTAAAGAGGCACAAATTAGAGCAGAGGTATTGAAGCGAAAAGACAACAATAAACATAACATTTATGTCGCCCAAGTGGGATGTTGGTGCCCTCTCGGGGGAAATCCTGATGAAATCGACACAGAATACAATGAAACCCAATTGAATACATTAATGCGGGAATATAATAAAAATCGGGAGAAGACGGAAATATTCTTCAATGACCGGAAGAACGACCTTATTGAACGGACCAAGAAACACAATGAGCGCATTAGTTTCTTTAATGCGCTCATTAAGGATGCAAATGCTACATTTAACGAGGATGAAGAGGATGACGATGATCACGATGATAACACGGATAACGAGGATAACGAGGATACCATCGAACATGACCCCCGTTCTCAAACCGAGGGGGAAAGTAGTAACTCACTATCCACACCGCCTACAATACCCGATTTATCCACCGACGACCCATGGGTGTCCCGCAAATGATAAGAATATGGTCCCATTTAGATATGGGAATGCATAGAATGGAATGCATAGAATGGAATGCATAGAATGGAATTATTAATTACACTAGGTAATAAATGCAATATGCTTTCGAACCAACATTTGTATATGTTGATGATGTCTTTTAACTACCATACCAGACATCATAACCGCTGAAAACACCGCCGTTAAAATATTTGTAAACTTTAAAAAATGAAGTTGTTCGTCATACTCCTCCTATTTGTGGGTATGTTCATGGTTACCCACGGTATCTACCAAGAAAAATTCGAGCAATTGAAAAAAGATGTGCGTGTTCAATATAAATTCATCCCTCGTACCTATTTCGATGAATTCGTCTTTAACAATAAGTACAATTCCTCACACCACAAAGCATTATTCAATGACAAACCCGACTCTCGAAGCGCTGGACTACCAGTTCGATAAATCGGGGAACCTAGTGTACTAGAGGTGTCCTTGTGGTGTCCTTGTGGTGTCCTTGAAGTGTTCACGAAATCCATACCATATAAAATTAAATTTTTTTCACATTAATTATATGTTGCCTCTTCCGGATACTCGATGGGTCGAACATCTCCTCATTCTCGTGTTCGTCGTCCAAATTGTCGCTCATTAACCAATAATCATTTTGACAGACACGAAAAGCCGGTGCGTTGTCGGCTTTATACCAAAATACAGTGTCTTCAAGTTTATTACTTTTTGTCGTATTGTCAATTACTAGGCATTCGTAATTTTCGGTGCACTGGTCCATAACTTGACAAAATATTTCGAATGTCGGGAACATTCCCGCATAGTTATCGTATATCCGTTTCCGATTCGCAACGATGTTCTCCCTAAGGATGAATATGAAGTCGATGTTCGTCCGCAAGTTCGGGGGAATTCCTAATGGGTACTGCATAGCGATCACAAAGAAAATCTTCAAATGGCGCCCATTCATAAACAATGCCCTCACATTCTTGTCCTTTGTCCATGCGGAGTCATAGAGGCAGTCGTCTAGAATCACGAATGCCCTCGGATCCACCTGTGTGTTGCCATACATTTGCACATCTTTATTAATTTTCTTCAAAATCATGTTCTGTCTTTTCACAACATTGTCAATCACTCCGGGTGTGTATTCATCGTGAATAAACATTTTCGGAATGATATCTCCATAGAAATGATTTGCTGATTCTGTACCCGATATCACTGTTCCAATCGGTAGGTCAGAATGGTAATATAGTAAATCTTTAATGAGATATGATTTTCCAGTATTCCTTTTCCCGATCATTACCACCACCTTGTCGTCGGTAATACTCGATATGTCGAACCGTTTAAGTTCTAATTTCATCGTTGCAAACTATTATTTTACGACCTCTATGAACTATATAGTCTCTTTACAATTTATATATCGTGTTTTACACAATCTTTTTATGTAAATGCAACCATCTATAAACATCTCCATAAACATCTATCTATCATATATGCATTCATATCAAAATGGAGGTTCCCCTAAATCCACATTTTCTAACAGTTCATCTAATTGGGCGAATTGAGCACCATTCGGATACTCGCCATTACCCCCCACAAGGTTCGCCTTCGATTTGTTTAAACCCCCCTCGTATACTAGGGTAAGGGCACAATATGTTATTACAAACATCGTCAGAAATAGAATTAATTGCCGTTTGGTTACTTCGTCGTCCTCTTTCCGCACCTTGTTATTCGAGGCGATTATATGATATGCCACACATACTACGATGGAAACTGCGAGTGATACGTAAAATTTAAACATAATCGGTGTTTCCATTAATATACATTTTTTAAATGGTAAAATAACCGTTATTTTTCCATGCATATAATTCGACGAAAAAAATATATTTACCCCCATCCAACTTAATAATATAATCGTCACACTCATTTACGAAGCGGTCGCCAATAGATCCGGGTTCGTTTTTATTAGTAAATGCTTCAACATGTTTTTGCGATTATTTTTAAAGTGCTCATAGTCCATATTGACACCGAGAATGTCCTTTATCTTCTTTTCATTTCGCCTTTTCTTTTCATGAATGTAAACATGCTTCACTGAATTATTAATGGCATCCATGTCAATTTTTTCATTCGTTTCTTTCGATGGGGAACGCATAGTTGATGCTATTTGTCGCCCCCCCTCCATTGTATGCTCTAAATTTGACTTGGAATTAGTACTCGAATGTGTATTTATGGTTCTATGAGAACTATCATTACGATAATTTTTTTCATTGACAGTTTCTTCTTTAAGGGTGGGACCATCTCCAATATCAGCATATGCATCGCTTTCAGTATCAGTGTCTGTATCAGTGTCAATATCACCGTCATCACCTACACCATCGCCAATATCGTCGCCCTTATTGTCGCCCTTATTGTCGCCCTTATCGTCATCCATATCGACGCCTATATCTTGTTTTGTCATCTTGGAAATACCCATTTCAACGATAGAACCAATTTCTGTTTCATGAGTAGTTCGTCCATCGACATTAACATTGGCATTCGTATTGGCATTTGTATTGGTATTGGCATTGGTATTGGCATTCGTATTGGCATTCGTATTGGCATTCGTATTGGCATTCGTATTGGCATTCGTATTGGTATTGGCATTCGTATTGGCATTGGTATTGGTATTGGCATTGGTATTCGTATTGGCATTTGTATTGGTATTGGTATTGGTATTGGTATTGGCATTGGTATTCGTATTGGCATTTGTATTGGTATTGGTATTGGTATTGGTATTGGTATTGGCATTGGTATTGGTATTGGTATTGTTTACATATTCCACTTTGCTTTTCACATTTCCATTGTTTATATCATCAATGGTAGGAGGGTTTTTATCATTTCCATGGGTTATATTGATTACTTTGGTCAATGTATTTTCATTGGTGGACACATTTTCAATGGGTAGTTGGTTGTCGATAGACCCCCCGGGGATTTCAATAGCGGTAGCTCTCTCGCCCATTTTGGGTGGGTCGCCATGTGTGTTAGTATGTAAATTGCGGTCAACAACTTCATCTTTGTTGCAATCTATCGCATCATCCGCATCCTCCACAACTTTGCGGTCATTTTCCGCCTCATCAACACCAGCATCATCTACAACTTTGCGGTCATTTTCCGCCAACTCCAAAACTTCGTATTTTTCAGCACCATTGTCATCATCCACAACTTTGCGGTCATTTTCCGCCAACTCCAAAACTTCGTCTTTGTCCGCACCATTGTCATCATCTACAACTTCGTCTTTTTCCGCACCTTCTTCATCATCGTCGCTAAGCTCATCTTCATCATCGTCACTAGGCTCATCATCGTCTCCATCCTGAATGAGTTCATCCACGAGTTCATCTACGAACTCGCTATCGAAAGAGTTTGTAGATATTTTCCCGATGGTCTTATTCGTATTCAATGAACCAGTTTCGAGGTCATTGTTACGAACATATGACGACACGACCTCTTTGATCGGTAGGTTGCAACGAACAGTGTCTCTAATTGATTCCGATATAATACCCATAACCTCGTCTTTATTTTGTATTAGCTCGCTTTTCACAAACTTACCATACATTAGTTGTGGTTTTTTCCATAATTTTCGACAAATGTTGATGTAACAATTATGCATGAACCTTTTTCCTGATGGTATTTCGAGGTCCATGGATTCAGGAACTGCTACATTATGTCCGATGGTCGACAACATTACATGGGCGGATGATTTAAAGGTCGCCGCTATAAGTGTGTCTAACCAATCACATTTAGTCGACTCAATGAACCGTTCATATTCCTTTTCTAACATCACATCATTCCAGGTGGGGACTTTCTCTAGGGTTAATTGAAAGTCACGGAGAAGCATTTTGATGTCGGTGTTGCTATGTTGTGTATTTTCGAATATTGAAGCGACCCCTTGATAAAATAAGGGAGCGGTTTTATGGATAAGGTCGCTCATATACTCATTATTCAATTGCATTACATTTGCCATCGAATTCATTTGTATTCTTTGTTATAGTTTGTTTGCTGTTTAATGATGTTTAAAAAATGGTGGATTTAACACATTGATAATAAATGCATTGCCCATTACCCTCAATATACATGTGAAATTTATCTCAACACAAGATAAAAACACAAGAAGAAACCATAGGCATTTTTACACGATGAATTCCCTACTCATGTATATATCTATGTGTATGATTTTACTTTTGATCAGTGTGCTGTCCTGGGTGAAACATAAACATACCAACTATCAAGGTGCCGAGCTATTCTCGGATGTTACAGGCCGTTTGGTGGGTCAAATTCATAATGAAACTGTGACATGTGAGGTAAATGACAGTCCAATACCAGAATCAACTGCGGTCGAATATATTACGAATGATTGTCCCAAATGCAAGATACCAACTAAATTTAAAAAAATAAAAACCCACGAGGTAAAGGCAAAGTCAGGGAAAGTGAAATTTATGTCACCGATATTAGCCAACTCTATAAGCATAGATAATGACATATTATTTAAAGGAGGAAGTAAGTATGGTAGCGATGATATTAAAATATCGAGAGGCGATAATGGTTTGACCATAGGATGATGCGTATCAAATGTATATTAAACATTTTTTTTTGAAACACGCCTATACAAATTTATCACATACATATAAACAAAATATAAAATATATACCAAACCTTTATCCCTTCTTATAATGAATATATATAGCATTATAATCTTTATCGCCGTGTGTTTTGTCCTCAGTCTATTATTCACTTGTGTTCTTTTTTCTTGTGGCACCTATAAAAGAAGACGCCATAGGAATCGTCGATTTGAGCGATTTACAGAATATGATAATGATGAAATAATAGTGAACAAAATATATCACCGTGGTCATGGTATAAGTTTTCCGTCGCATCACAATATAATTCAGAATAAGTTGGTATTCAAACATACGAAAATGGACGATAGTGAAAAAGGTATATACATGCAACAAAATGGTAATGATAAAGTTCCTTTATTCGTTTATAATGGTAAGAATGACGAATTCCAAATGGGAAGCAAAAATGTTCCCCTTAATTTTTCAAAAGTTGTGAATTTTAAAAATAAAGTCAATATAGATAAACCAACAAAATTTAATACCGATGTCAGATTTAAAAAGGGGGTGACATTCGATACCATTGACATTTCACCAGGTTCAACGGGATTGGAGTCCGACTCTAAATTGTGTGTCGGTGGAGATGGTGATGATAATTGCATTATTGCTGAAGATTACAATATGTTATTAAACTACGACCAATGTAATGCCTTCGACGAAAACATAAAAATATTACGGGGAGCATATATGCAAAATGACAATGATGATAGCACTACCAGTCAAGGTATTGCCGAAAAAGGCTATTCTGTCGATGAATCGGAAGTGATTGATAACCTTTACAAATGGGTAGATACATTACGGAAAAAAGAAAAGGCTTAATATGATTATATTATATGTCGAGTAAAATGGGTTTATAATGAGAATTTATATTTATATATGTGTATTTTGTATCGTGATATTTTTTATGTTTGTAAATGACAAAATGAGTTGGTTTTTGAACAAATACGCTCGTTCATTCGCAGTGTTATTATGTGGATTAGTAGCAATTATCGGCATTCTACGCCTATCAACCCGTGTTCGTAGCAAAAATGGACCAATAATCAATTTGAAAGACCATGTTGAGCGTTTTAGAGTTAGAAACAGAAGAGCGTTGCAAAACAGAAATGAAAATAGAAAAAAAGATGAGATGGAAAAGAGAACACAAGAAGAAATAGTAAATAGAAAACAAGAAGAAGAAGAAGAGATAAAAGAAATAGATATGATACAGAATCAAGGCTATAACTTCGAGTGGTTAAACTCATTTGTTGAAGACTCCAAATATTACGATAACCTTTGTACTCCCGCAACAAACACATCATACAAACAATGTGAAAATGAAGTTGAAGTTGAACCGGAAAACGAAGTTGAAATTGAAGTTGAACCGGAAAATGAAGTTGACGATAATGTACCACCAAATTACAGCATTGGAAATACCGCTGTTAAAATGAGAAGTGGCAATATTAGGTTCAATGGTAAGGTGTCATTCGATGATACAGTTATGTTTGGAAATGATGCGAATGTAAAATTCTATAAAGAGATTGTATCCAATGATATTAATGTGAAAAAAATACGATTGAATGAAAATCTAACGATTGATAGAAGTAATTTAACAACAGCATACACGAATGCTCACCATATCAATGACAAATTCACCGATTACTACCTCCAAAATAAAAATGGCAAGATCATGAAACTATTAACATCCCAAGAATTACTTAATGAATACGGGTTTATCGAACAAGAAGACAGTGTTGAAAGTGAAGATAATGGAAACATTGGAAACAATGGAGACAATGGAAAAATTGGAAACAATGGAGACAATGGAAACAATGGAGACAATGGAGACAATGAAGACAATAAGCAAAAAAAGGAGTTAGTGAAAGAATTTATGAATATTATAAGGGACAATCATCCTCCGGATGAAAATAATGGCCTATGCCATCAACTTAATTGCATTAAACATATGAGTGTAGACAAAGAAAAGCACCATTGTCGTGCTATTATTATGGATGACAAAAACCGTAGCAACTATACCATCGATATGCAAGCAGACGAAAGTGGACACGCTGAGTACCATGAAGATGAAAAAGAACATAATATAAAAACTACGGTAAGTGCTACAGGAACAATAGATAATCTAAATAAAGTGTTATTATATAAATCGAATGATGATACAAAATGTGAGTTGGCAATGTTTAGAAATAAAGATAAGTTGGTTGCGTTTAAAAATAGTTATGCGAATGGACGTCCAGAAATAAACAATACAAATAAACTTGGAATTTACTATACATTTTGGTCGGATAAGTTCGATAAGAATGGGGGATGGTATGATTTAGTTCCAAATAATATACTTCAAAGCAGGGGCGATAATAGAAAACTAGAGTATCTAGATAATTTCTATTTACGGGTTGTGAAATAATTCAAGGTATATCCGAATATTTATTTATGTCTAATTAACAATTATAAAGACACACTTTAATTATGGCATCGGGATTATCCATAATTCCATTGATGTTGCTATCAATAATCATTTTCGTATTCATAATGCACATGGTCTCATCTAAATCTATTGGGACAGGATCATTTGCACCACTAACACAGAAGACAAACCCTGCCTTGAAGGAACAATTTAGAGTTAAGAAGAGAAAGAATGAGGAAAAGATAAAACAGAAAAAGTTGAAACAAGAAAATAAACCGGAAGGGTTGGAACATGAAGGGTTGGAAAAGGAAAGATTGGAACAGGAGAGGATAGACAGAGATTATATGAGACATTTGAGGTTGACACACGATTTAGACAGGTCGGGTAATGAAGATAAAAACACGTTCGGGCAGGAGAAGATGTCAAATCCAATGAATTCAATCAACTTTGGTAGAGACATTGACTTTGTGAATGTAGATGATGAAGCAGGTGCTGAAGTAGGTGCTGAAAAAATAACTTTCAATAACTTGCGAACAACCTTCAACGAACCTGTTAAATTTGATGGAAAAGCGATATTGGGAACAGGGCACCGTTCTTTGAAAGACATACCCCAAATTAAATTATATGATGATGGTGATGGTAATTCTAAATTGATATTGAATAAAGAAAAAATTAAAGAAATGAAAGACGCTCTTAAAAAACTCAAATACACCAATTCGAAAGTTAAGGCGGTGCACATACACAATGATGGCGTCGATGACAAGTGTAAAAAAAACTATATGCCTTTACGAACACTCGGAACGAATTCGTGCACGAATATTATACAAAGAATATTGAAAGGGCAATATAATAGCAAAGACAGCACAGGCAGCAAAGACAGCAAAAGTGAAGATGGTAAAGATGAAACCTATGGTGCTATAACTGAAGAGATGGTGTGTACATCATGTGCTTGCAATGATTATATTACAAAACACAATTTTACAGTGGCCGTTAAGTTTAGATGTAAAATTAATAATGATACCATAAATGAGGATTTAATTATTACTAACAATGATTATAGAAAGGGCTATGTAAAAAGAGACCTGAATATTAATAATGACACTTTCATTAAAAATGCTAGTTTTTACATAAAAGTTTCAAATCGGTCACGCAAATTGCGGTGGGTGCTTATATTTTGCTATGAGGATAATGATGATTTTTTGTCGTCAATTGATACGAACGATAAAAAGTTCATGTATACGTTTTTGGATAATTATAACAATACAAATAAAATAAACTATTGTATAATGTCGAAAGATGTAAAACTAAATTCAATAGAAAACGACCGAGTGAATATTGCATATCATCAATATGTAAAATCTATCAACCCTAGTAATAAGATAGTGCTACTGGCATCAATGTATTAAACAGCGGTGTTCAAGGGTTTTGTATAGGGATTTTCATGGAATGCAGTTAGAATATCCGGGTCGAGGCGACCATCCGACCCATTATCCGGTTCCAAATCGACTTTATGTTTCGTGAGGTTAAAGAACTCGGTGGTAACTGGTTCATTGTTTATCCGTTCGATATTGTTGGTGTCCCGGGAAGCCTCCCTTTCACAGTCAAATTTATTGGATTGGACATTCATGGTTTCCCCACCCGACACAAGTTTGACCCGGGTGTCCGTCGGTTCCCTTTTCTCTAAGAGGGCCTCTTTCACTTCATTGATCGTCGCATTGTAGATATCGGTGTATGACATTTGTTTTTTGTCTGTGCTATGGGCTCCTCCGAAATGTTCATGATTAGATATGAACTCTTTTTGAGTCGGATCCACTGCCATCTCCTTGTTCAAATACCCGGAGCGGTTCTCCTTATGGGGACCAGTTCCCATATACTCGGTGTCGGAGGTGAACTGCCGCAGGGTATTCGGGGCGTCCATGGTGTTCGTTTCGTAGCCACCGCCCCCTTCGAGGGTGTTGATTTGACCATGGTGGTCATTGTTTTCGGTGGTCTCCCGTATAGTCGTTCTTGTAACATCCGTGGGGTCGTATACTGTTTGTTTTTTAGTTCCACCCTTCATGTTGATTACATTTTCATACGACGGCAAGGTCTCTTTCAAGGTGGTGCGGGCGATGTCGTCGGGGTCGTAGACGACTGGTTTCTTCTCCCCGACGATATCACCGGTGCGGGTATCGTGGATGTTGGTTTCCTTGATCGTCGTGCGAGCGATATCATTGGGGTCGTAAATGGTTTGTTTGTCTGGGAAGGTCGTTTGCATTTGCCCGAATTCCCGGGCATTCCCGAGGGTGTATTCCTTCGTCGTCGTTTTAAAAATGTCCTGAACAGGGGCGATAAGTGATTTAACATAGGTCGTAAGATTTCCTTCGTAGGTGCGGGTACTGGTGATATCCCGCTCATTGTTGTATACGAGAATATTGTTTTTTCCATAGTCGAAGGCATTACCCTTTCCATGCTTCTCTAGGTCTACATTGCGAACTCCGAAACGGTTCAAAATCTTCTTTTTGGTCGGTTGGAGTTTCGATGACTGTTCATTACCGATATTTTTATACACATTGCCTGAATACGCCACACTTCTCTTTCGGTTGGTGTCCTTAACGATATGACAGGGGCGATGTTTATCCTTCAGAAAGGCCCCCGTGGTTTTCAAGTAGCGGTCCGGGGTCATTTCGGCGAAGGTGTCGACCCTGTTTTTATTCACAGGAGCTTGCATTCCCCGCTTAAGACCCCGCTGTCCCTCTAGTGTGCGGCCTTGGAAGGTACTTTTCGGATTTGTTTTTGTCCGCAATTCGTCCACCGTCTTTGGAAGGGCATATTCTCGAGTATCCGGTTGGAACCCTGTTTGGGTCGGTGTATTCCCATAACCACTATTTAACCCTGGACCGACATACACCTTCTCGAAGGGGAGTTCGTTGGACTTTATTTGCGACATGCTCATGCGTTCGTATTCCTTCTCATAAGAGTTCATTGTTTTGCTCGTAGCGGTGTCGACATTATTGCGCACATCAGCGAAGCATAAATTCTCTTGCTTCTCGATGTCATATATCTCCCCCACCCCTGTGTAATTTTCCAAAATTACATTGTTTACATTATTCTCGAGGTCTGTGTTTTGTTTCATCGACCCACCAAAGAAGGGGGTCATATTATTATGAGAGAAGTCGTCCATTGGTATGTGTGCTCCCGACAACTTACTTTCATATGTCTGTTTCGATGTGTTCGTGACAATGTCCTTATAGTCACTCGATATTACCTTCGAAGTTTGTGGGGTGCGACTTTTTTTATACAACTTGTCGGCGTGGACTTGGACTGTGTCGTGCACATCTTTATATTGTGTCGAATGGTAAATGTCATTGGGGATAGTTTTCGCTGCGGTGGCATAGTGTTTTTTACGGTGGGGTTTTCCCCGTTGGCTAGTCCGTGGATGTTCGGGATTTCCAGGATGTCCCGACGATTTAGAGATGATATATCCGAGGCCACTTAATGTCAATAAAACATAAACTTCTATCATGATGTTTAAATTACACAAACGGGGGATAAACGGGTTTCAATTTAATATAATTGTAATAAATAAAAAATTGATTTAAGTTTTGCTTATATAATTACAAATTACAAATTACAAATTACAAATTACAAATTACAAATTACAAATTACAAATTACAAATTACAAATATAAATACATTAGCAATATAAAGCATATTTACATATGAATATTTAAACACTAATCTTAATGTTTCCCATTTATCCCCTATAAATTTAAAGTATCAATAGTTCGACTATATGTTATAATACATTCAATAGTGTGTTCGATAGTATCTATAATCCTATTCTCATAATATTTCGAATTAACTATCGAGTAAATATGTACGGTGATACCCTTATGACATTTAACCCCAACATGAATTGCAATATCGCATCGACCATCGATAAGACATTAGAAACGACCTACCGACCCGATAAAACGACCATTCGTAAAGTTCAAGAATGTGGTGTGATATTATTCAATATGCATATGAACGACATCCTCGTGGTTTATCAAAAAAAATCGAATAAATGGGGGTTCCCTAAAGGATACATGACTCGCATGGAACTATACAATAAGGAATATTTTAATTGTGCGAAAAGAGAACTTATGGAGGAGACGGGTATTGATCTACGTACACACCGTCATACTAAATATGGAACGATTATAATATGTAATAAATTGTTTTATGTAATTGAAATAAAAAAAGATTTCATCAATGTGAAACCAGTCGATAAAAATGAAATAGGTACCTATAAATGGATTAAACGGACCGACCTATTAAATTTCGTTCAACAAAATTCTTGCAATATAACAATGAAGAACTTATTTTAAAGATTACACACAACCAATCCAACCAACCCGCATATTGGTGTAATTTATATACGGGAATTATGCCATATATTCATTTATTTTTTATGTAAATTAATAAGTGATATCTATATCTATAGATCTAATCGAGCTTCTTCATGCCCTTTTTATTCATTTTTTGTTGAATGACATTCTTTATTTTAATGATTTCGGAATCGTCTTCACTTACCAAGCGCTTGCATTCATATTTATATTTCACCTCATATTTCGTATTTTTTAGAGTAATCGTTACCGGCTTGGCGAGCTTGATGCGAAAGATTTGGTATGCGAATGTCTTGTGTTTTGAACCCCGTGTGGACTCCCCCAAAATAAATTTGATACTGTTCTTGTTCGCATATTTATTGTACTTCGGGTTATTGTCGATACGATTGAATAGTTTCACCCCCGCCCGTTTAGCCGCCTGAGTAACGGACTTCGCTTTATAGTTACCTCCCTCGAAATTAATGCCGGAACCGAGCACCTTAAAGGAACGGCAATCTAGGTCACCATTAGAACATTTAACCATGTCTATGTGAGTATTATGTTTTTTGCGGTAAGATGTTTATTTTATAATATAACATAACATTTTTTTCAATACTTCTCGATTTCTCCACAACACCGCCAATGAATGAATGGATACGCTTTGTCCTGATAAACTTGCCAGTCATGTAATGGTGGGGTACATGATTTTTCATCACATTTCGGTAACATATCCGACATATCCAGTGGCGTCGGTATACACGGTCTATGATTATCTTTCACGACGATACGGTTATTGATGTCCGTTTCGAATGGAACAATGGATTTATTTTGTGGGTCTTCACATAACCATTCCCACCGATTCCACCCAGTTCCCTTTAAAGTGCATGGGGGGTTACTCATTTTTGTATCTTCCGGTGACAGAAAATCACAGTCCTTCATATGTTTTAAATTGCAATAGGGGGTGGTACTCGGTGTGTATTTTTTCGTAGGACACTTCGTCGCCTTCACATTCAGTCCGAGCAGTTCGGAGTCGACATCGATCAAATTATTTTCACAGACACTCCCACCATTTTTGTCGATGCGAATGTATGGGTTCGGATAGAAACACCCCCCATCCGGTTGTGTCGGGGTTGTTAAATGGTAATCTCCAACTTTCACTGACTGCTTTAATGCGTGTTTATAACTGCATGTGTCGTAATTCAAGCGGTTGAAACTCATTTAATTTATTTTATTATAGTTTATCAATGTTTATATTTATTACAGAAAATATTATTTGCATGTCTTTTCTTTAACATACTAGTGCTTATGCGTATCCTTATGCCATTCTCTTTATTATTTGCTTAGATGGGACAATGAAACGACGCTCCCTTGCTATTTGTATGCGGTTAAAAAAAAACAATCAACCTCTCCCGAAAGAAGGGTGGTCCATTTTCGGAGGTCTCGGAACCGGTTTATAGTCTATCATCTGGCACGACGGTAGGTGTTGGAGTGTTGTATCCACTTTCGGATGCTGCACACATTTTATATACTCCTTCCCCTGGACATAGTTGTCATCCCGGGGACTGTATTTATAGTCCGAACAGTAGGTCATTGGGCGGTTTTGCCCTCGCAGGTCGTTCTCAAGGTCGACGAGGTTTCCTTTTACATGAGACACATTGGTACCTCCAATAATCCCCAATTCCATGCGACACTTGTTTTTGTGCTCGAATTTAATGGGGTCCAATACGAAGTTGATGGACGACACACTTTGTTGTAATGTCTGTTTGTAGTTACAGGTATCATAACTTAACCGGTTCGAACTCATTTTTTTATATTGTATGTGTTTCAAAGAGATGTATTTTTATTAAATAGATACAAAATAAAAATGAAAATGAAAATCTCACTGGAAAATCGAAACCAATGGTGATGGATAATTTAGCCATAATCAGCTTATTCGGGAAAATGGTGGTGGTGTCCCCATTTATGTTTAGATAAAAATCATACTTGAACCGTGAACATAGAACCCAATGTAAAAACCATATTATAACATGAACTTAGGCGTCACAATGTTTCCTTTGCCATACTTTTCCATCGAAGTAGTAACCATTTTCCTTTAAATACTTCTGTTGCTTTAAGTGGTCACGAGTATGCTCCCCGCCCCGAACCCACTTCGGCACGATGTTATTGGGGTTTTGCACACTGTCCTTTAAACATGGTATGAGGGGTGTGAATACATCCAACCCCTTGCCACTCAATACATCACAACTCTTCTTTTCCCCCGTGTCCTCTCCCTGTGTGAGTTTGCTTTCGATCACCGCCTGAAATCCACCGTGACTTAGATCAGGTACCGCATGGAAAAGTCGGGTGTCTAATTGATGTTTGCACTTTGACTGGGTCATTTTCTGCTTATTACGGAGCATGCTGTCATTATCCACTAGGCATCCATTGGTAAACCCATACCCCTCTTTAATATGCAAATTGTTTTCAACGACAAAGTCCTTTAATTTCTTATTTTGGTCGTCGCATTCTGGCACATTCGTCTTATAGAAGTTGAATAACCGGTAATCATGGATACTCTTGCTTTGATCATTCTGTGCGGTCACCCAACACGAATCATTTCCTAGTCTATGCGGTTGGTCAAAATACATTATAACAATTGTCGTGTTTTTTTAATAATATAACATAAAAAAATACCACTTGTTTTTTCTTGACACCCTCACAAATCGAAAATGGAAAATGGAAAATGGAAAATGGAAAATGGAAAATGGAACATCGAAAATAGCAAATCGGATGGGTTGATGGTTTAATCAAGATATAAAAAGCAATTGGGTCTTATGCATTCGACGATGGTCGGATTTGGAATGTATGATATCTGGAAATTTGGAAAAAATTGATATTATATAGAATGGTCCCATCCCCTTATTGTAGAATACATAAATATATTAAAACGAATAACCTTATTAATCATTAGATTGTAAAATAATATTTTTGTCATCATGCCCCGTAAGTGTCGCTGTGGGAAAGCTATACCTATTTATAACGACCCTGGTGAGTCCAAACCCGTCTGCTGTTCGAAATGCAAGACGGACCACATGGTGAATGTCAAACACAAACGGTGTCGATGTGGGAAAGCTATACCTTGTTTCAACGACCCTGGCGAGTCCAAAGCAGTCTGCTGTTCGAAATGCAAGACGGACCACATGGTGAATGTCGTAAGCAAACGGTGTCGATGTGGGAAAGCTATACCTAGTTTCAACGACCCTGGTGAGTCCAAAGCAGTCTGTTGTTCGGAATGCAAGACGGACCGCATGGTGGATGTCGTAAGCAAACGGTGTCGATGTGGGAAAGCTATACCTAGTTTCAACGACCCTGGTGAGTCCAAAGCAGTCTGTTGTTCGGAATGCAAGACGGACCGCATGGTGGATGTCGTAAACAAACGGTGTCGATGTGGGAAAGCTCGACCTATTTATAACGACCCTGGCGAGTCCAAACCCGTCTTTTGTGTGGAATGCAAGACGGACCACATGGTGAATGTCATAAGCAAACGGTGTCGATGTGGGAAAGCTCAACCTATTTATAACGACCCTGGCGAGTCCAAAGCAGTCTGCTGTGTGGAATGCAAGACGGACCACATGGTGAATGTCATAAGCAAACGGTGTCGATGTGGGAAAGCTATACCTTGTTTCAACGACCCTGGCGAGTCCAAAGCAGTCTGCTGTTCGGAATGCAAGACGGACCGCATGGTGGATGTCGTAAACAAACGGTGTCGATGTGGGAAAGCTATACCTTGTTTCAACGACCCTGGCGAGTCCAAACCCGTCTGTTGTTCGGAATGCAAGACGGACCGCATGGTGAATGTCAAAAGCAAACGGTGTCCAAATTGCATCGATTGGGTCGACACCCAACTCGGAAACAAAAAATATAAAGGTTATTGCACTCGATGTTTCCAACAACTATTCCCCAACGACCCCTTATCATTCCAGGTGAGGTCGAAGACGAAGGAGATTTCGGTTCGGGATTTCATAAACGCCGTGTTTGAGGGGTTCGTTCACGACACCCCCTTGTTCACATCCCATTGTGATTGTAGTGTAAAGAGACGGATCGACCATCGACGGTTGTTCGGACATACATTATTGTGCATAGAAACCGATGAGAACCAGCACAAAAGCTACGACCAAATGGATGAGGAGATGCGTTACAACGACTTGTACATGGCCCATTCAGGTAAATGGGTATACATTCGGTTTAATCCCGACAAATATATCAACAAAAAGAAGCAAACGAAAAACCCAGAGTTGGCGACGAGGTTGCGTGTATTGGAGAAAGAAATTCGGAACCAAATTAAACGGGTCGAGAATGAGGAAAATACCGAATATGTCGAAATAGTTTACTTGTATTATGACAATTATACATGAGTAGTCGTAATTTCAATTACATCACCCCCCCTCTCTCCAAAAAAAAATACCATCATTTTTTACTCTTTGTTTTTTAACACGCCTCATGGGGGTATACAATGGTGACACTGAATAAATGTGATGCGATATTTGGCATATATTAATATAGCTATACCGAATTTCTACGAGGTTGTTCATCCATTTATTTGTTGATAGCATTGATTACCATTTCCCTCCTTGCACGAGGCGCCTTCATTAAAATACAACCATTTGGCAAATGCCTCCTGGTCATTGGGAATGGTCGTATTCGGCGTCGTGTAAAATTGTCGATAGGAGTAGTTGCGGTCGAAGACATCATCTACATTGCGGTATAGGTCATGTTGGAATGTTCGCTTCATAGCCTTCTTTACTTTAGTATCATCCACATCACAAGCACGAGGTCTATCAACATTGTCTACATATTCGGTCATTAACACATTCATGAAGGGGTTCAATTTGTCGGGTTTGGTGCATCGTCTACGGCTCGCCGGTTTGTCACCACCCATATTGTCATGACCATTCATGTACCGCTCCCGTTTCAAGGTATACCCATCGATGTCTATTTCGTGAACGATGTACGATAATACGGCACCGATGATTAAAACATAGAATACCCGATTTTTTCGATTAATTACGAATAGAATGATGGTAAAATACAACATGAACCGCATTACACTATTAATCTTCTCTTGCATATTCATATCATTACTCGGGAAGAAATTCATGTAATTGTCGGTGGTTATGAAATTCGCCAAATCACGATACCATATTTTTTCGGACATAATCACGTGACACAATAAATAACCGTAGTTAATCGTTGTATTTTATATTAACAAATACATTTTATGTGTTTATTCGTGAATGGTACCTAGCATAATAATACCATACATAAAATGAAAAGCACACAAAAAAGTTGGAAAAAATGATATATGATATACGACAGTTGATATATGAAATACTGGAAGGTTTTTAATCAATTCCATCTCTATCTAACCCTTACCTAACCCCTACCTAACCCCTACGTAACCCCCTATCTAACCCTTACGCCCTACCTAAATCGAAACTCACTTACTTCAAGCGGCTGCGTTCCTCTATCCGGCGCTTCAGTTGCATCTGCTTCTTATGTTTTCTTCCCATGGGTGTAGTCTGATCTGATTTGGAACTCGATTTGTTCATACCACCACCCATTTGACCCATCGCTGACTTCATCATATCTTCCATAAAAGAGTTCGAACCATTTAATTTCGTCATCATAGAGAACGCTTCATTCATGAGGTCGTCCTGTTTAATTTCCCCATTTTTAATTTTGTTTGTTATTTTCGAACTTACCTTCCCGATGATGTCTCCGAGGACATTATTTTCACCTGAGAACATTTTTTTCCACATTAAGCAACTCTTCAGGGCTATTCACATTCAATTTACTTACATCGATGTCCTCCGAGATTTCCTTCGCTAGTTCGCCAATCTTGCTATTGTGGAGAAAGTTCATGGCGGTATCCATACCTGGGTCATCAAGATTAATATCATGGTTGTCGTTAGCATACTCTTCATCGAAATTCTTGCTAGAATCCAACATGGGGGATTTTTCAACATTTTTCCTCGTAATATGAATATTTTTTAGCAACATTTGTAAATCTTCAATTACGATGTTGTCAACTTCCTTTTCAAAGTCGCCATCTTCCTCGAATTTATTAATGATACGCATCGCTTTGGTGAACATCGTATCCAACTGCACCACACGGTCGCTATAGTCATCTTGACCATCCTCATCCGCTTCCGCCTCAACCTCTTGTTCCGCCTCCTCATTAACGGCATCGGTTTCTTCCCCATCATCGCCCTTGTCCTTTTCGGTGTCCTTTTCGGTGTCCTTTTCGGTGTCCTTTTCGGTGTCCTTTTCGGTGTCCTTTTCGATGTCCTTATCAGTGTCATTTTCAGTGTCCTTTTCGGTGTCCTTTTCGGTGTCCTTTTCAATGTCCTTATCATCCTTCTTTTCAGCACCACCATCGGTATCACCCTCCACAACTGTATCAAGTGTCTCATGTGTTTCAGGTGTTTCAACGACTAATGACGTTGCTTCCTGAAATAGGAACCCCAGCATATAGAACATGTATAAATAACATCGAACAACATCTCGCTCTTCATCCTTAACAACATTCAAAATGTCGGACACCGAAATTTCTTTCAAGATTTGCAATCCAGTGACATCATCCAATGCCAAAATGTCAGTGTCATTGTAGGCTTTCACGAAAATTTGATTAGGGTCGCTCAGTTTTTTTATTTGTGTCAGATATAGTTCAATGTGTTGGTCGGTCAATTTATCGAAGACGATGTAATTTTTTTTCAACTTCGCTTTCAAAGCGACATCTTTATTTTTAATTTCCTTTATGAAATTCAAGGCGATCCGATTAAACACATATTGTATTTTCTTTCGGAGCAGTTCGATGAGAGGGGAAGACATATTTTTTATTCACAACCAATCACAATAATCTTTTAAATACATTACATGGTGGTCCAATAAATTCAATATTTCTTTAAATCTTATCATTGATTTTGTATAGCAATTTCAAATATTTCCATATAATTGCTTTGTTCTCATTAGATAGATCCACCCAATATTTTTTCAACTTCTGGAGCAAGTCCGTAGAAAAATTAACATGATTTCCATACTCCCCCCCTAAATTCGACATCGCCATCTCCTTCTGGAAGTTGTGTTTGAGGAAAAATGTTCCATCCTCTTCGATAATTTTGTCTCGATACTCCATAGCGTGGGCACGGAATATTTCGATAGGGGCATTGTCATTCATCATTTTCATCATATTGTAACTGCTCTTGAACAATTTGAAATCCTTATCATCGGGGAAGGTCTCAATCAATTCGTTAATGAATTCAATAAACTTTTCATTAAAACAGTTGGTCCATTTTTGTTTTTCGAGTGTCATTTTTTGTTATCAATGTCCGAATCAAACTGATTGATTATAGGGGTGAATGTTATATTCTATGTTTAAATATTTTTATGGTCTCGACATTTGTGTATTTGTATTCATATTCATATTCATATTCATATTCATATTTATAGAATTCAGTTCATTATCCCGTTTACTAATTATATCTTCATAGTTCATATTCTTTTCAACAACCGCATCCTCGTCGGGGGTATATATTTTGCTATCATTGATATGCTCCCCATTTTTAAGATGCACGAAGCTATGCTCCATAGTAGGTCCTCCGTCACCACCTTCCATTTCGAGGTACGAGTAGGCATCCGACATCGAATTCCCCATTTCAGAAACCATGAAGGGGGAAATGTTCTTATTCACGGATATTTTCTCCACAATATGGTCTATGTAGGCGAACAGACCTTCGTCGCTTAACCATTTATTGTCGTGCATTAAAATAGGAACCCGATCCACTTCCTTCGGTAAATTGTTATTATTATCGACACAATGGATAGTAAAACTGCCTCTCAGTTGGTACTTTAGGATCGTGGTTACGATGTTCTTGGAATGTTCACAATAATTGCTGTAAAATAGTATTGGTTTCTCCATTATCTATTTTGAAATTTATTATAATTTTTATCGTAGACGCATAAAAACATAATCGATTAATAAAAAAATTGATTTATAATCACCAACCAGTTTCCAACGTATTATTTATATTGTTATTATCAATTAAATATATGAAAATATGGCTCAATCACAGACACGCATTGCCACCTCCCCCGACGCATCTCTTTTTGCGAATTATGAATCGGATGGGAAGAAACTGTCAATAGACATTAATGATGTGGATGTCAGTTTCGTTAACTCGATACGACGCACCATATTCACACACATCCCGAATGTCGGGTTCTATTTTAAATTGGATGAACATTATGTGACCTCTAACACCACAATTATGGTAAATGACAGTCCCATCCACAATGAGTTCCTATCCCATCGTCTCAGTCTCATACCATTGCATCTAACTGTCGACGACATCGTGAATTGGACGGATACCCAATATAAGTTCGTGTTAAAGGCTGAAAACACCTCGGCAGAAATTATGAATGTCACCACCGAACATTTCACCATCTACGACGACCAAGGGGAACTGCTACCAACGAAGAAGGTGCGTGAGATTTTCCCTATGAACCCCATTACGAAGCAGTTCATTCTCATCACGAAATTGCATCCGGGTAGTAACGACAAACCGAAGAAAATTCATATCGAACTCATTGCGACAAAAGGGACCGCCAAAGACTGCATATGCTGGTCCACTATCAGTCAATGCACCTACTTCAATAAAGTCGATGAAGATCTAGTAGCAAAACGACTCGAAGAATATATCGAAGTGGAGAAAGAAAATGGTAAACGCACCATCGAAGACATTACCAATGAATTTAATACGTTGGAGCGCCTCCGTTGCTTCCATAAAAACCGCTATGACGAACCCAATGCATTCACCTTCCTATTAGAGTCGGAGTGCATGCTTACACCGGAATATATATTTTTCAAAGCAGGGCGCATTCTAATAGAGCAACTCGAGGCTTTAAGTGTGGAGATGGCCAAGGATGATGAGTCCGATGTCGTTAGTATTTTTAGTGCCCCCGAGGTTAATAACTTTTACACCATTAGTGTCAAGGGACATACCCATACCATTGCGAACCTCTTGCAGTCTAATATTCTTAACATGGGAATTCGAGACGACGACAAGAATAATAAGGATTTATTGGAATATAAATTGGTTTATGTGGGTTACAATGTGCCCCATCCCTTAGAGGAAATGTTCCAAATCAAATTTAAATTCGACCAAGACACATCCCGTCGGAAAATGATCGAGTTCTTTCTATTGTGTTTAATTAGAATCAAGGGGGAACTCATTCAAATCATGAGGGCATGGGTGGAATACACCTTGTTGTATAAACAAAACATCAACGAAGTTGCCGAGTTCAATTAAAAATTAATATAATATAAACTAAAAAAATGACGACTAAACAAAAGACAAAATTACAATTAGATGTCGACCAAGTTGATGTATTAAATAATAAGCATTTGAACAATTTATATCGGATTGGAACCCATGGGGATGGAACATGTCTTATTCACTCTTTTCTTTTCGTGACGGACAAAAAGTACCGAGACCTATCTCCAGATGATAAGAAAAAAACGGGACACACTTATCGCAAACAAATAGCCCAGTATCTATTAAATGCGGTGGAGTCTCCCGAACCACATAACCAACAATTGAAAGATGTTCTCGAGGAACAAATTTTCCCGACTGTGGCGGACAAATACGACAACATCGAGGAATACCTCAAAAATAATTTAAATGACCCATCCGAGTGGTTGGATGAACAAATGTTGGTCCTTTTGGAACGGATCAAAGCATTCAACATTATCGTCATCAATGAACGGACCCTTCAGTTGCGAACTAGTGGTGTATACGACCCTACTAAGCCATTCATTATGATTCATTATATTACCGACACCCACTATGAAGCGACTGGGTTGTATCTCAAAAAGAAGAAGGAGACACAAATCGAAATTAATGATTTAGTATATGTGATTGACCCAGTTAAATATGGCAATTTGCACCAACAAATTATGAATTTGTATGAGAAATTGGTCGACATAAACAAAAAGAAATCGGTATCCCGTGTTAAGAAATCAAAAAAGTCGAAGACCGAAAAAACCGATAAAGACAAGGTGGACAAAACGGACAAAACGGACAAAACTGATAAAACGGACAAAACGGACAAAACGGACAAAACTGATAAAACGGACAAAACTGATAAAACGGACAAAACGGACAAAACGGACAAAACTGATAAAACGGACAAAACGGACAAAACGGACAAAACTGATAAAACGGACAAAATAAACCCTACAAATGGGTTCGAGACTAACGAAGAATACACTAATAATGCTGTTATCGATTCTGATAACTATAGTTCTCCGGAACAACGAAGAAGCGACCCGATGCCGACCATAGGGACCAGTCCTAAATCGTCGGTAATCGCATCGACCACCCCCCAGATTGTGCAAGTTACCGAGGAACCCACCCTGATATCGGAGATGTCCTCCACTGATTCACCGTATTATGAAACCATGGTGGCCGAGGAGGATATCATATTCGAGACCATCGGGGACCTTAGCGAACTCGTCGTCTACCGGGTCGACAAAAATGCGGCCATCATTTTCACCAAGGACCAGGCCTATAGTGAACTATACGACCTATTAGAGGATTCGCCCTCACATAATCAAATCAAGAACAAACACCTAATCGACATGCTGTATATGGATGGAGACCAACTGACTTATCATTGTCCGACGTCAAATACATTGCAAATTTCTCATAAGGACCGCCATCTCAATATATACACTCCAGTCGCTCATATGTCCAAGGATTTATTGATGGAACTAGAAGATACATTTAATGTCATTCATGAGCGCAACACATTGCATAAAGATAAACGATTATCATACACCGACACTACTCAACGAATTCGACTCCATCAACGTGTGCTTTCGCTCCCTCCAAACCATACTGAATCCGGGGATAAGGTCGATGGGTCGTCGATGACCCCACCCCCATCCATCGAGATTGTACGGGTATGTGATGAAACACTCGACTCATTGTCAAGGAACGAAAAAATACAGGACCAATGCGAACGGTTCGAACCCGAACTTAACCCTAGAAAGACTAATTACAATGAGGAACTGCGTATTAAACAACATTTAGATGCAAAATTGGAACATGGAAATTTCCTAGACCATTATAGAATTTCTCAAAAATTTCTACAACGAGGAATATTTTCATCCCCCCGGCGTCGTCACCGTCGTTTTTCGGTCAAACCATACCAAATATTCAATGTCAGTTCGTATTATACGGAGATTACGAAGCTCGTCCAAGGGACCCCTGTGCATATTTACTTCAATGACCACACCTCACGGAAAAAGACGACGGGGGTAGTTCGAAACAATGACCAGGAAAACCGCATTCTATCGATATCTCTTGATACCCCAGTGATCTACAAGAATAGGAGTTCAAAGAGCGAGGTGTTCTTCTACTACGACCGGGGAGAGTTATCCAACAATTGGTTCTCATTGAACCCATCGGGGCGTCCTCCAAAGACCCATTTCTACAAGAGTCGGATTTTACAAGACGATTTATTTTTCGTGTGTCCGAATGATGACGCCATTGACCTATTCTATGCGTTGATGTCACCGAGCATTGAAGAACTGATGCATTTACTCGTGCATGGTAATAAAACCGCATTATCCATCGCCGATCCCGACGATGATCCCGACGATGATGGCGACCAGGATGGCGACCAGGATGGCGACCAGGATGGCGACCAGGATGGCGACCAGGATGGCGACCAGGATGGCGACCAGGATGGCAACACCAGCAAAACCATCGACGATGGAGGGCAAGTGTCCCTATCGACAATCGCATCACTTTTACAGAAGTACCATACTATCGACCCTTGGACATTACCGATCGCATCACAACGGAAAATCATTTCCCTTTTCCAAGATAAGTTGAAAAAAGTGTCATCATCGGCGAAGGATGTTACCCCGGATACGAAGTTGGTACCCAATAAGGACCCTAATGCCTATTTCTTAAAGGACAGCGCCATGGACCACCCATCCTCCAACTACACGGACCTTTTTAAACATCTACAAGGTTATGGGAATGCGCCGATGCATCGCATGTTCTTATTGCATAATTCATTTGACAATGGTCTAACACACATACTACTCATGATGCATAAAAAAATGAAGGAACTTTCCATTGGGACAGAAAATCATATGGATAAGATTACCCTTATGACGAAGGAGTTGGCATCATATAAAGCGGACGGTGAGGAAGACCTCCTTTTTTACGACGACATCAACTTCCTCGTGCGTGAAAAGGACCGGTTGCAGCGGATGGCGGAAAAACGGAACCTCGAACGGCAGGTTGACTTCTTGCGGCGCTCAACCGACTTCATGAGCAACCTCGACGACAATTTGGGGCGTCTTTTCAAATCCCATCAGCGGACGACACAATATTTCAAGGCGCTCATGAAAATCCAGAATGTGACAAATGTGTCCTTCCTCCGGAAAAAGTTCAATATGGTTGACAAAAATATGATGGGTGACGAACTATACATGGATACCCAAGAAATTGCGTCGTATTTCGAAGACAATGTGGTTTTAAACTTCGGGGAAGTTCTAGGAACAATCGACACAGGGTTGAATAATGAGCGGATAGCGACAACGGTAGCGACAACGGTAGCGACAACGGCAGCGACAACGAAACCTCCCCCGGTGGCGAATACCTTCCTTTCACTGTTACATACATTGAGTTCCCACTTCGGAATAAATCAGTTAGGGGATCAAGAGGCGACTTACATTAGCACGAATGTGCCCGCCATAATAAAAATCATGATGACTGAGAGGATTGACTTGTTCCGCAAAGCGAACCCGAATGAGAAGGACCTCAAACGCTTATTCAAATCACAGGCGGATAAACTCGAGTATGTAGAATATCTAAATGTGACAGTGGTCATGAGTTTCATGATCGTATTCATTGCTATAACCATTAACAAAGTGTCCTTCAATCGACTTTATCATAAATGCAAGGCCTTCTTCGATTTGGCCGGATATCCCTTAACTAATGAGGGAAAACACCAATCTAAAAGCAAACCAGGGGTGTCGAAATCGATTGTGAAGTATGCGGGATGCCTTCTTAAAAATATATATCCCAATAACAAAAATTTGAAGGACGATGCCCGGAATGAAAAGAAACTTATCATCGTAATCAAGCAAATTATAAAACTAAAACCCGAGTTGGAGCGTCAGATTGAAAAAAGCATGCGTGCTTTTATGAAAGTAAAGAAGGGGGGTGACCGACTAAAACACACAACCGCATCCACACTAGGGGGTCCGTCTATCCATGCGGTTATTACTAATTTCCGTCCGTCAGTAGACAAATTGCGGTCCATGCCTAAATGCTCGAAGCCGGTGAAAATCCAGGACCTCGAATACAATTCCGAAACCACATTAGTCGGGGCGCCCTTGTCCTCTCGACAGGCATTCGAGTATATTTTGCAACTCAAGAGGTCCCGGAGTTCCGACGACATAACCCATAACAATGACTTCACAATGAAGCCCATCCGACCACCGTCTCGAGTTGAGGCGTCCGAACCTACTTCGGAACCACCGACGCATGATTCGTGGGTTGACCTTCAACATGTCCGCCATCCTCCCCTCACACCACCGATAGATGGTCGATTGAAAACATTTTTGGATATGAATGAGTTCCTCGCAACTCCAGTGGCTCAAAAAGCGGTCGACAATATGAACGACCCATTATCATGGCATGACCTACAAATCGCCAACGAACTCCATTTGAATCAACTCCTGTTTTTCTTCAGTCAAAGTCTCTCTCTATCCGATGACCATATCGAAGAACTCAAAGATTATATAATGGATCGCTTCGTTGTATTCGACGAAATCAGCGACGAACAAATGGCGGTCGACAATGCTGACTTGGTGTCATTTTTGCGCATCAAATTGTTACGGAATGTTAGCAAAATCACACATGTCGATAAAGTTGGCAAAATAAGCATTAATATCGTTGAAAGTTATACCAAAAAGATGAAGAAGGTCTATTTTGTAAAACTCTTCAACTTAAAGAAAAATTATTCGGACCGCCTATTCGCCGACGAGGTCAATGATGATAAAAATAACGTGGGAAATGAAGTAGAACTAGACGATGTAATACGGACCTATGAGGAAGCACTGGATGATGAATCGGAAATGGCGATGCGACTCGATAGGGGGTTACGACCTATTAAATGTGTGTCTCTTCTTTTGGCGCCATATACCGAGACCGGCGCCGTCCGGAACTCCAAGAATGCTACACAGGACAACCCTTACATCAGGTCAAATACCATGTGCTTATATTGCATTCTCGGATATGTTCGCTACATATTGACGACATTGTTTCGTGTAAGTAATATGGATGTCGAAAATGATGGTGGGATTGATGAGCAGGACGACACCACCTTATATTCCATTGCATTGCGTCGTCTACATGAACTATCGGATGGAGTGGACCGAGATTTAGCGACACATGTTGTTAAAGTATTGTATCAACATCTCGAAACATTGCGGTCGCACTGTATATCCTATGAGAACCACCAAACCGACTACAGTGCCTTCGTTAAGGAGTACCGTGAACTCGATAAAGTGAGTAAATTCAATAAAAAGGATGCCATGACGAATGATGAGCGTTTGCTATACAATAACCTACAGACCATTGGATATGAACCCGACACCGACGACTTCTTGCACGCATATAAATCCTTGGAGGGCGATGTGGATAATTATGTGGAGGTTGATGTGACCGGATACACTGAGACATCGTCAGGATATATCGAGACAACATCCGGGTATATCGATACAACATCCGGGTATATCGATACAACAACACCTGAATTCCACCATGTCAACTCTGAAACAGCAAACATTACTGATGGTGCCTATCGGGAAGAATATGAGGGAGAAAACCCAGATGATTAATAGGCATACTTTTAAATTGATTTTTGGGTAACCGATGGCTTTCTCTACCCTAATATACCCTAACGCTGTTTATTTTTTGGTAAGCACGCATTTCATCGAAAGGAGACGCTATCGGTTCGAAGGCTAGTTTGTCCTCCATCACCACCCCCACCACTTTTACGGAATACAAAATTAGATTAAAGTTTAGCTTCGATAGGCTTTTAATATTCACAATTTCACCGAGGCATTTCAAATGCTTCCCATGGTTTTTTTCTTCACGGTGAATGAGCACATCGAAATTCACATAGAATGTCCGGGAGGTTCGCATGTCGGGTTGGCGTAGTCGTTCAATGTATATATCCTTCACGACGAAACCGGCGAGCTCCTTTATTGTCTTCATAAAATTATCGAATTTCTGTGCCAAGTAGAACCCCATTTTCTCCTTGAAGTATCCATCGGTGTTTTCGTAGAAATATATCTTGTTTTTTATAATGTCGCTATGCCGCTTCTTAACGTAGTGTAGATTACGCAAAAAGAACCCTTCCAACACTTCATTTTTGTACTCATCAATGTAGCTTCCCGCTAATTTATTTCGTAGAACAATGTCGCCTGGAACCGAATTTATTTTCTTGTAGTTGCAATTCACAACCGCATGTTCACCATCCCCGAGGTAGTAGGTATTAAACTCCTCCCGTAGGATGGGAAGAGATGTGTCCTTGACATATTCGATCGCTAGTTGCCCTTCTCGGAAAGCGGCATTCTGTCGAATTGAAATAATAACCGACATTGAAAAAAAACCACATACCATCGCTATTAACACTAATAATGTCTTGATTTTTGAACCCATCCTACTTACCGGGCTACTTTGTATCTTTTTACCTTGTAGATAGACAAAAAACAATATCCTTGAAGGGCGTATTCTCAATTATATCCATTTACATATAATTTATGGCAAGGTTGTTGGTCTTGGCTATCACAAGTAGTCGTCGATGGGTTCAAATGCAAATGATGGATACGGGTGGCATTGTCGCCTTCGAACCGATAGTCGGGGGATTCCAGCAACGCATTAAATTTATGGGGTGTCATCAATGCATCACAACCCTCTCCCGTTTTCCGACATTTCACCGCCTTTTCCGTTTCGTCACAACACGCCCATTTCGGTACCCCGACTGGACAGTTATAGCATATGGGGTAGTTTTGTGAATCGACCTTATAGTGTTTGAAACTCCGTTCGTAAATCCCCACTGGCATCTCACAATACCCATTCGGTTGACATCCACCATAATTATTTTTGTAATTCTTATTCTTTTGAAAAAAAGGGCACTCGTAATTATATTTACATGGAACATCCCAAGTTCGTCCAATCGCACCATTATTATCATTTCCACTTTTGTTTTCACATTTGCCTTTCGTTTGAATGGTATTGTCATCGATCCTGAAATATGATTGGTCGAAACAGGCCCCCTTCGGGTCGTCCATGTCATTTTTTCGAATGTTATCAAATCGGATGATCAAATACACCTGTTCGCCACTAGACACCATCGTGGTGTAACTATTGTATTCGACATATCCATGGTAATAATTCTCCGCCTCCTGGGCCATTTTATTGTTCAAAAATAGACGCAATCTGTCCCCTCGACCATCGAGGGAATTAACATTCAAAAACACCCGGTCGCCCTCAAGTAGCACCACCTTTCTCCGTTTTCCAGTCGAGTCGGTGAATGTTGCCCGAACATCCGTTTTATCAGTGTTGCGGATATAGAATGTGCTCTTCATGATATTAGCGTACCCCCTAGGTTCTTGTCTACGATTGGTCCCTGGAGTTCCCCCAACATTGTCCTCTGCATCTTCTTCCACATCATTGGTCCCCTGACTGTCTTCGGTGGTTTCATTGTATACCGTGTCAAATTCTAGAGGGTCGTCGTCATCATCGGGGTCGTCCTCGATGATTTCATGGTGAATGGGGTCAAAGTCGAATGGAATGGAGTTCTTTAAAATCGACCCAATTATTTTATCCCCCTGGTCGTCCTCTTCCTCGAAATGTTCTATTCCATAATAAATATCATTAATGAACACTTCATTCGGGAATTCTGATGGGTCCACATTTATTTTCAAGCGGGTTATGGGGTCGAATTCTTTATTTTTTAAATATATGTCCCGCTGTTTCTTGTAGTCATGCACTAAGGGAACAATTCCATCCAGGGTCTCGCTATGAATACGCAATGTATTGAAATCGAATGATGTTAGACTTACATCATATTTCTCTGCAATGGGCCAAATAATGTCCATAAAGTTACTTCGATCATTCACACAATGATTGCTATAATAACTATTATAACCTCCATCATTATTCTGTATTTTGCTATCAAGGGCACAACTAGATGGGATACTCACTGAACGCTCATTTTCGGTGTTATTGTCGGTGGTACTATTAAATGGACGGTGACTCTGGTATCTATCCAAGTTCAAATTGTTCATAACCCCCGTGATATATTGTCGCAAATCATCCGGGAGTTGGGATATATCGTATAGGTCGAAGTAGGCGGATACTGTGGCGCTGTCTATCAAATCGAGTCCGATGAACCGACCGATATCCATACCCGTTAAATCTTTGGTGTACATTATCGTATCGATAAACAATGCTTTATGGTCTTGCAGTGTGCCCGTCTCCGCAAATTTGTTTACCAGGTCAGTGGATATCGAGGATAAATTCGCATTCACACCCAAGTCGCTATTATAGATCGCATTACGCAAACGCTTTATGTGGCGGGCGTCGCCTTCCCTATCTACACCATCCCCTTTCTTCGACAGTCTCAATGGAAACAATCGCTTGCCCATATTCTTATCGATGAAGAAGGTGAGTAAGTTTCGGTCATATTGTGTGTCGAAACTGATGAGAAGATAAGATGGGTCATTTTTTTCAAACATGGTGGTGATGGGATTTGACTGAATGGAATAGGTGTTGCACACATCATTAAGATAGTTCGGTACCCCATCATTCCCTTGATTTCCGTGGATCGGGGCGAATACGAATTTATCGATATCCTCATCGGCAAGGAAATAGACCGACGACATGATGCGTCGAAATATCTCGACATCCCCCCACTTATTATAATACAATGTGGACCCGGGTGGTATATCCTCAATTGAGTTTATGGACGACTTATTGGATATCACATAATAAATCATTTTATATTTTGATGACCCTAAAAATATGGGGGGGGGAATATTATTGGATGAATCATTATTATGCGTTTCCCGCAATTTTAGAAAGTCTATAATATTTGTCATTTTAAAGTCGGTCGGTTTGATCAAGGTCCTTGTGCACATCTCTCTATATTGAGGGTCATCCACCACAAAATCTAAAGCGGTGAGCTCTTTATTGTGGGGCGATGGTATAAACTCCGTCGTCGTGTCCATTTCCCCGGCGTCTCGATAGGTTTCGACGATCGGGTTAGGGAAACGAAATGTGATAGGGGATGATGGCGATGGCGATGGTGATGATGGCACAGTCCCCTTTCGTTGGGATTTAGAAAATGCATGATAAAATAGTCCAAGTCCAATTCCCAGTACCAACCCGAATATTAATACACTGCTAATTACCACCGTTATCAGGGCGGACATTGCTATGGATATTATTTGTTTTAACGACAGAAATTATATCTTTAGGTATAATAATATATAATTAATACGGAACCCTCATCCTCATGATAGGTATAAATTCTCGAATAGTGTATAGTATGTTGTTTTTTTCCTTACTAATGATGTTAGTCATTGTCGTTCGACCCCGCATAATGTTTAATAAAAATTTACAGATGAAACATTTCGGATTGAGAAGCGACGAGACAATCTATTCATTCGGTCTTTTCACCATTGTGTCGGCAATCCTATCATTTTACATGTTTTGTTTAATAGATATGATATTCGGGTAAAAATAATATGACTAATAATTATAAAAAACTCCCGTCTATTATTAGATAATAGGGAGTGGTATTTTGAATATGATTGACTGTGAAAAGACCATAAATAAAGCACTATCCCATTTCGATGATAGAGACGCCTATGCGAAATATTTGAAAACATACGAAACCTTCCATGATTATTTACAACTTATGCTGGGTAAGAGACAGAAGGTGTCCGATGCGGCATTTACCCTCTTCGATGACTACATAAGAATGATTGATTCGACTGTGGACATTAATGTTAAAAAACCGAAATACATGCGTTGGGATGAACTATGCGAACATATTGACCAAGAATTACATGAAGCGCTCAATAAATACCAATTTGAAAAAAAACGGTATTTGTATGGAAATAGTACACCGGACGACTATAACAAATTAGTTAAATTAACGGACACCATCAATAAACTACAAGGGTGCAAGAGGAATGCCCTTGAACTTCGCAATAGGTACCATGAAGGGTATTATTTGACGATTGAAAAACTTAGCAAGGAGATTCAGGACTACGACAATGCCATGGAAGCAATGGAAGAGGAGTGGAATACAACGACGGACGACTTGGAGAAACAGCGTATCATGCGCAATCTCATAGAGATGCGAACCGAGGGGGCGGGTCAACGTCGTAAGAATATCTTGCAGTTGCGAACAACCCGATACCTGCCCTTGTACCCTCTCGACATTGTTGTAAGGGCACCGGTCGTGGATAATTTCTCCCAAAATGGGGATAGAAGGAGTAGACCCATATCCGACGTCAAGAAGAAAAAGGTCCAGCGTAAAAGTAGTAGTAATGTGGGAGACACTGTAACCACTATCGACAAGAAAATTGCCGCTAAGTTGAAGAAAGCGGCGAAGAAGACAAAGGCGACGGATGCCATTACGACCGATCAGGAAAAGCAACAATTGAAGCGTTTCCTCTTTAAAAACTTGAAGGAATGTCAGAGTTCCAAGCGGACCGGACAGGGGTTCATGACGAAGGAAGACATGCTGGAGGTAATCAAACAAAACCCGACATTGCAGTCAAAACTCCCCAAGGAATATAAAAAGTCGAAGAAGGGGGCGTTATGTGACACATTACTGGATGTCAAAGAAATATCCGAATGAAAATTTACGCAATGCTAAAAGATGGGGGGGGGGGATGGCGGCGAGATGCATCATAAATATCATTAAAGCAAAATATCCGTTGTTTCAAATAAATTGTGAGTATTTTATAAACACAACGGATTAATACTCTCGTTTCGAGATTATTATCCCAAAAAATATATAGTAACGACCCAAAACTCCGTAAACGACCATCCGTAAACGACCCTTATTTAATCATGTTCGACAAAATTAGATTATTTTATTTCATAGCAGCATTCTCGCTCGGAATATGCTATGTGTATGCCACCAACCCTCCCCCGGAAGTGGTATTGAAATTCCCCTCTCCGAATAATGCGGGGAAATTTATCTACAAAGATGGTTCCGACACATGCTATAAATATGAGTCCACGAAGGTGGATTGCTATGAGGGCAACAAGAAGAAGGCGAATGTTGTTCCCCAACCTGTCACCGAAAATTTTAAACCAGGATATCTTAAAAATAATATATCAAGTATTAAGTAAAAAAGTAGTTTATAACACTCAACGTCGTTCCTGTATAACCGACGATGTTGGACAATATGATGAAATCGGATTCTGGGTCAATTATCATATCGATAATATTGGGTATTGGGTTGGCATCGATCTTCCGCAAGGTGTGTAAGGATGGACGATGTGTGGTTATAAAGGGGCCGAAAATCGTCGATATTTCTAAAAATATCTATCAAATCGATGATGAATGCTTTAAATACACAACCCGTGCGACGAAGTGCTCTCGTTTTGATTAAGACGCATTATTTCTCAATGTAGAATACAAAACATATTCTCTAAAGAGTTTCATAACGCCGATTGTTTGATAAATAGAGATGAAATCCACACCGATAAACCAATTACCGAGCAATGGGGCGAACCGCTCCAACGACAAATTGCATCACGACACCATAACCATGGTTAAACAATATGAAGATACACAAAAAGCACAAGACAATTTCAAACCCCCGATCGATACATCTGTAAGCATGAATATCGACGACGACATTTCCCTTAATGAAGTCATGACCGGTACGAATGATAACCGAAATATTGAACTCAATGAAACGGCCCGGTTACAGGAGCAGATTAATAAGTTGCAGACCGAAATTCAAAAGCAGCGGGAACAGAATGAATTGCGGACGCTTGACCATTTAACCGAAAGCGCACCGGGTTTGACAGGTGGTGGGGGGGACACTGAACCGATGGTGAATCCGGTCTTCGTGCCCCAGTCGCCTTCAGCGCACCTTATTAACCAAGAGGCACTCGCCACGATTGCGGCGATGAAGGCTAATCTCCAGTCGGCGGCGTCTCTCGGTGTTCCGGACCAAAATGCGAAAAAAAGGGGCTATTTTGGATGGTTATGGGGATGGTTCGGGGGTGGTAGTGGAATGGGTGGAATGGGTGGAATGGGTGGAGGTAGTATAGTTAGAATATACGACCTCAAACTTCTCACTACAGTTTTTTTGGTGGCATTAGCGATGTATTCGACAACAACGAATAATTTTATTGAAAAGTATATTAAAGACTCTAAATATGCGTTCCTTAAAGAACCATCGAAGGCTATGGTGGTGGCGATAGTCGTTATGGTATTCTTACGGTTCTAACAATTATTTTGTATCTAAAGACATACACGCCATTTTTTACAATAATTATACCCAACTGTATTTTTTGCACCACCGGCGATATGCCAGGGATGCCGCCGCTAAGGAAAAATCAAGAATCGATCGACAATGAAAATGACCCAGTTCGAAGCGCCTCGAATAAGAGTGGTAAATTGTCCGATTCGGCGCCCCCTCATTTGATACGGAAATGTGTTAACCTCGCCCTTCGTTCCAATCTAACCCATAAGCATGGTTGTGTGATTGTAAAAGATGGTGTCGTAGTGAGTCGGGGATACAATCATAAAAAAGGTATTTCACCCATCGAATGCATAGACAACACTAACCGTCAAATATTCAGTGTCCATGCTGAAATGGCGGCCATTAGAAATGCGAAGAAAAAAAACTTAATAAACAGTGATATGTATGTGGTGCGAATTGGACCAAAATGTGGGAAAAGATGTTTCGATGCCTCGAAAGATGTCGATACATCATTGCCATTGCTGCCTGGTTTATGTGCGGTAGAAACACGGTCATACAATCCATCCCATAGCAATGACCCCCCTCCCCGCTATTTGAAATATTCCCATCCATGTGAGGTATGTGGTGCATTAATTCGTCAATGTGGTATACGGCGGGTGTTTTATTCAGTCGATGACGACGCCTCGGTGTAATTGAATTGTCTTGGAACGGACAGGATATGATGTTTATGTCCCATTATTCCATTACTCCATTATTCCATTACTCCATTACTCCATTATTCCATTACTCCATTATTCCATTATTCCATTACTCCATTATTCCATTACTCCATTATTCCATTATTCCATTATTCATCTGCCACATCATCCTCTTGTGATAAGGTGTTTGGGTCAACTTCGAAGTATGCGTCTTCATAGTATTCATTTTCCGTATCGCATTTGTTGTCCTCGAAACAAATTTGCGCCTTCAATCCAAGCGCCTCCATTTCCTGAATGAGCAACTTCATTGTGTAGGGGATGCGAACTCTTTTGAAATTAATACTAGTATCGTCCACCATGGACGACAGACCATCTGGATGTTCTACCGCAATGCTTCCAGAGTTTCCATCGAAACTCACCTGATATTTGTCGGAACGTTCCATCATTGACTCCTGGATGAAGTGCCCTATCCCGTGGGAAATCAATGCATTCGTTTCCATTTCACCGATGCGCAACCCCCCCCCACTCGCTCGACCATGGGATGGTTGCTTTGTAGTGCCAATTTTCGGGTTCTTCGCTGGGTCGAGGTCATTCCCCCCTCGATAGTTCATTTTGTCATTTACCATGTGTTTCAACCGACAATAGAAGGTTGGACCCATGAATATTTTCGTCGCCATTTGCTCCCCGGTGTATCCATTATACAAAATTTCGTCACCATGGCGGTTGTACCCCGATTTTTCTAGTAATTGATAGTAGTTCGTGGTATCCATGTTTTCGAAAATAGTTCCATCCAATGTTGTTCCCGCCGCACATCCATACTTTGCCACTACACACTCGATTAGGTGCCCGATTGTCATCCGACTTGGAATGGCATGGGGATTAATTATCATATCCGGTACCACCCCATCTTTAGTGCGAGGCATGTCCTCCTGTGGTAAAATCATTCCTACTACCCCCTTTTGACCGTGGCGACTAGCAAATTTGTCCCCCAGCACCGGAGTGCGAGTTTTCCGGAATCGGATCTTTAATTTTCGCCGGGTATCCTTATCGTAGACATACACAACGTCGATGGTCCCACTAGTGATAGCCGTCGCAACAGTGGAACGGTCACGGTAAATGACCTCCATGCCCCCTGCATAATCGGATGAAAATCGGTCCACTGTTTCATCGTCTCGGTTCGACACCACATGTTTATTCACTTTGCCGACATACACATCGTCCTCTTCGATATAGGCCCCGACCTTCGGGAAACCATTGGTATCAACCTTATCCCAACAGGCATATTTCATACTCAAATCAACACCCTGTTTCCGCAATGTTTGGGGATTTGCGAACTCTATGCTCTCGCCGCTACTTTCGCTATGGTCCTCACTTTCGACATGTGCCTTGTAGATGGTGGTGTTGAACATTCCCCGTTCAATTGAATTTCCATTTAGAATGACACTATCCTCTTGATTGTAGCCAGTATATGTTGCGATAGCGACGATTATATTCTCCCCATTCGGAAGACGGTCGAAATGCGTGTATTTGGTGTATTTCGTAGTGAGAATGGACCGTTGAGGATAATGCAAAACATAACTCGCTGTATCGATGCGGTTATTAAATGAGCTCGTGTACACCCCCACCGCCTGTTTCCCTTGTTGCCCCGAGAAGATGTTGCGAGGGGCTTGATTATGGTGGGCGAGGGGGATCATATTCGTATACAAACTCAAACTGAGGGATGGATGAATTTCCAGGTAGTCGTATATATTGCGGGGGTTGCCTTCGATGTCGGTTCGCCACATGGCGATGAGCGAACGGCTCGTCTCTGTCGGGTCGATGAATTCCAAAGGGGACTGTGTTTTTGTCATCGCAGTATTCGAAAGTTTTTCCCAGTTATGCCCGTCTTCATTGTAATTGTCATGGTCATCAACGTCACCATTCATAGTGGCATTGGTAGTGGCATTGGTAGTGGCATTGGTAGTGGCATTGTTTTTTTCTCCCACCCCATCGATGCGCAATATTTTAGCCCATTTCCCTCCACCACCTCCTCGTGGTCCTGTCCTCTCTTCGAGAGCCTTCTTCACCTCGAGTTGGAGGGTGGTGTTCGCCACATATATTGGGCGCACACATCGTCCTGCGTCACAAAACACCTCGATTTCATTATCCAATATGTTCCAGGACACTGAGACATGACGGTGGATTAAGTTGTTTCTCTTAATAAGTTTAAGGCGCAGTACGAGGTTTTGGGGGGCATCGTGCACCCCCACGAGGTTGTTATTCAATAGGATGCGAGCAGGTGTAGTACCATCGGGTTTGGTGTAACTCGCTAATCCAGTAATGGCAACATATTCGATAGGAAGGACCCCATTGGCAACGAGACATTTCATCATCGAGGTTTCATTAAATTCATCCGATATGTGACAGGTGACCGCCATATGTTTCAACAGTCCGATGTTGCCTCCATCCGGAGATTCGATGGGGCACATATATCCCCATTGTGACGCATCCAATTTATGGGGACTAACAATCTTAAGACTACGGTCCATCGGGGTATTGACACGTCGGACATGGGACATATACCCGGCATACGATAACCGGTTCAAATCTTGCACAATCCCCTCCTCCTCCCGGGTGCCCCACTTTCCTTTAAATGACCTAATCATCGCCGATGTTATGATATTCGGATCGAATATCTTACGATTGGATGCCCTTATCATTATGTCGAATTCTTTCATATTCTTCCAACTTCCATATGTATATTCTCTATCGACAGTGTCTTTTATGTTATTCCGCAACTTATTATAAAAGTCCCTAAACATATTGCTTATCAATACCCCGGACACATCCACCCGTTTGTAAAGGTAACTGTCCCGGTTCGTGTCTTCGATTTCTCCGTGCGCATGGCGTACCATTTTAAACACCAAATATCCCAAATACATCGCCTTAACTCTATAAGACTCCCCCACATTCGGAAACAAATCCGTCTTCAATACATGTCGTACATAATTAACCTCCTTGTAAACACAATATCTCTTCAGGTAATCGATTGCTTCATCTTGGGTACGCACAAATGAACCCTCGTGGACACTCTTGTGGATAAATTGGAGATAGCGGGGTTCCGTTCGTCGATGGTCGGTGAAAATTGTGTTTATGATTTCTTCGTCGGATATTATACCGAGCGCACGGAATATGATGAATAAGGGGATTATCGGTTGTTTTATGTTCGGAATGGACATCACAATCGAATTGGTCCGTTCCCCCTTACCATAATTCCTCGAATATACATTCATTGATATGGTTTTCGGAAATAAGTTGCTCTTCGAGGTGCATCGAATTAAACCACCATGACTAAACTCATTTTTTACGGTGCTTGTGTCCTTCATTGTCCTCATAAAAAATTTATTCGTGGCGGTCCGCTCCTGTGAAACAAGTACCTTCTCCTTACCATCGATGATAAAGTACCCACCCTGGTCATAGGGACATTCCCCTAATTCTGTAATTTCCGCCATCGTCTTACCATGCAAAGCACATATTTCAGACCGTACCATTACGGGAATTATACCCAATTGCACCTCCTTCAATGTATTTTCAAACACCTCCACCTCCTCTGAACCATCATCGGAGTAGGTCTTGTATTCGATCATGATGTCCGCAAAAAGAGTACATGCATATGTTTGGTCACGGATACGGGCCATATTCGGGCACATCATAGGTTTGTCACCCGGTTCATGTTCCTGATCTAAACAGGGGGGCGACAAATGGATTTGGGAACTATCACGCCCACCTACATAGATGTTTATAACATTCTTTTGTTGTCCCGCTTCATTCGTTTTTAGAATCGTAAATGGATTCAACGTCTTTATCATATAGGGAATTTTTACATTAACGAAGGTGTTGAATGATTCGATATGATGGTGTGATATATAATGCTCATTGTTACTGAAAAATTCATGAATTAGTTCCCAATCTTTCGTTATGTCCATACCTATATTGTAAATGTAATGAAAACAATTACGTCAAAAAAATTATGACTATTTAACTATTTCAAAGATTAAAATTCGTAATTTATCAACCTGTTATCATTGTAGTATGTTTGATAGTAAGTTTGATAGCACCAATTCACAAACCCTAATCCATAATTCATTAGATCAATTCACATCCCTTCATTTTTTGTTGACCTTCGAAGTTGGGGAGGCGCATCCCTTCCCCCCCACACTTGCCACGACGCCACCTCGATTTCCACCATTTTGTTTTTGTTTTTGAGATTTTCCCCCGGATAACCCATTCCGACCACTACTAACTCGACTACCATTTTGACGACTATTTTGACGACTTTGTTGACAACCCATACCCATATTACCCCCCACACTTCTGACTTTCCTGGTCTTTTGAGGTGTTTTCCCCGAACCTTTCATGATGTGATAGTCCATATATCCCACTTCGGTATTATATTTTGGTAGAGATTCTGTTATTTCAGTCGGCAATTTATCAAGCCCCTTGGTTATCATATCCATATTCTTCATCTTCCCAAGGATAATGGGGAGTTGCATAGTCTGTAACATACCTCCCTGTTTATTGCCAGTATTCTTTTGTTTGGTTTTCCTCGTATCTAGTGGTAAATTATATCCTTTCATCAGTCTCGTTTAATAAATTGCTAGAAAAAAAGTGAATATTTGGTACATTAAAAATATGTGTAAAGAGCGATAATGAAATAGGTCGCTAAATAATCATTCCCATTCATCAGATTGGATATAAAGGGGTACAATTTGTCTTCCCCCTCATTGGGATTGTAGGTGGGGATTTCCACTAAATGTTGGGGGGTAGAGTTAAGGCGTTTCATGATAACAAACATATGCCGAATAAGCCCATTGAATTGGCGGGTCGTTAGAATATTTAGTAGGGCACTTATGTCCCGATTTATACATACTTGTTCGCCACCATTGGTCCATAGTATCGTATTTAATGCATTGATTTCTTGGTCGACTGCTTTAAATGACAAATATTTCATCACATAGTTCTTCAATAATAGCGGGGAGTTTGCCATGATTATATCTGGTTTCCAATCTCTTCCTAAGCTTTAGTCTAAGCCGTAGCCCAACCCTAAATCTTCATATATTTCATTTCAATAATATTAAATTAAACATCGAAACTCGCATAATCGGACACATTTTCCACTCCATTTAATGGAACCGTATCAAACCGTAGATGCAAATGACGGGACACCAACTCGATTTTGTCGAGGAAGAAGGAGGATAGTGCCTCCATTTTTTCAGGCACTCGATGGATTGTTTGATAATCCTCGTGACTCATCAAATAAACTGTGTCATGCATTGTATTCAACACTTCACGACGAATATCATATAATTTTTGAATAAGATGAGTATGCTCTCGATATTTGTTGTACCCCAAAAGTGAGACACTGCCAATGCTTTTGTAATATAATTGTAAAAACTTATTTATCATTTTATGCAACTTATGGTGTGTATGGTTATCATATCGGGATAAGAAAGCAAGGTCTCGTTTAATGAATGCATGTTCCGGAGTGGAGACCAATTCCGTCTTTCTAACATTCGTATCAAATAAGGTCCTCAATGATGATAATGTGGCGGTTACCCGGGAAATTATTCGTTTGTCCATACAGACCACTAATGCGATGGCGACTATTATGAAACCGATGGCGTTTGACATTAATTTTCCAATAAAATGTGTGAACTCCTTAATTTAGAATAATGTTGTATTTTTTTAATTCAAAATGTCAAAAGCAATATGAATATTGCCACTATGATAATTAATAAACCAATATAAATTGAACGGTCTTTTTTGAAAAACTCATTGGCTACTTCTTTCACAGTCTTCTTGTATTTTAAGGAGTGGAATAGGTCGATGGTCGTCTCCATCATTTTACGTAATAGACGATGCAGTGGCATATTGATAAACAACAACCCTTCATGTTCCTTTGTTCGTTTATAGTCCGTAATATTGTTGATGACATCTAACACTTTATCTTCCTTTTTCATGAGTGTTTGATACACATCCTCGGTACCCAATTTGGTATTATATCCATCCACTTTCGGGCGATGGAGGTCATCATTAATGAAGTCTTCTATCTGTTGGACTTCGGCGTATATGGAGGATGTCGCCATTTCAATATTAGTTGGGTTTATTGAAAAAATGGGGGCAAGTGTATTTTATTTTTAATAGAAAAAATACATCACAAAAAAGATGGACAAAGAAATAAATTAACGAACACAATATCACAATATCACAATATCACAATATCACAATATCACAATATCACAATATCACAATATCACAATATCACAATATCACAATATCACAATATCACAATATCACAATATCACAATATCACATCGATAAAATGATAAGTATCCAGTCAATTTATTAAAGTATGGTTAAATGGAAACAATGTGTATCTTTAAATTATGTCGATAAGGTCTACATGACCTAGCATATGGCGCCGGCAGCATATTTTTTTAAGTCCGATATTATCGAGTAACTCTCCTTTGAATGACTCTTCAAAATAGGTGCTCTTATTTTTTTCATCGATGCGTAGATCCTCTATGGTCAGCTTCGAGGTATCTACTCGTTTTTCTATTTCTTTGCATTTTTCCTGGTAATAAACCCATTTATCCGCTAGTACCTTCCCACAAGTGAAACATCTAATTGGAATAATCATTTTTAATGAGTAGGTAGATAGTTTTTTTCCATCGATCGAGGCATATTCCTTTTAATTCAATTTTTTATACTGTCACCTTTTCTCCTATCTATATAGTCTACCCAATCTCCTCCGATTAGATGTTGTTTAATCACTGAATATGTCGAGACAATTCAATATAATTTTGAACCAAGACCGACTGGTTATTTAGGGGTGACATATTCTTTTCGAACCCATCATAAGCATTGTCAAAGCATTCCTGGCTCTTTTCGAAATTTTTCCGTTTCATATGGTATAACCCCTCCAAAAGCATGAAATCAGGGTTGTTTTGAATATTATTTTCCATAAGCACTTTATCGATGACTTGAATATCCTCAGGGTCCAGTTGGGGTTTACTCAAAAGTCTGTAAATCATCTTATATGCGTTATTAAACAATAAAATATTGTTCGGTGTGATAGTGCTCGTGGCGAACCCCACCTTGGAACCATCGACCAACAAATTGGGGTAGGTTTTTCCCGTCGTGATATGCAGTTTGTCAATGAGATAAGACATTTGGATGTTATGGGGAAAGCGAATCGGAAAATACATTGCCGACATTTTCTTTGCGGCGGTGTTACTAATGTAGAAAGAATCACAACAGGGTAGTATCGTATTTTCTCCGGTCGCCGTCTTCATGTTGTTATCAATTATCACCACACCATCTCCATCTGAATAATTCGAGGGTTTGTCCCCCGGTAACCCGAAAAATATCATATCATATTTCTTATATTCTTTCCGGTTGACGAACTGCTCGAATTGGGTCTCGAAGTTTTCGTTGTAGTAAACATCATCCTCGACGACTATATTTATATCATTTTCGGTTCCAATAGATGAAATTATGCGAATAGCATCCATGTGTTTCAAACAATTCGATATAATGTTAATATTCGGTGACCGTAGTTTCAGTTTATTGAAAAACACATTTTCGGGTTCCACCAAATCGTCTTTTTCGAATATTCTCTTCACGAAATCAGGATGTAACCCTTCAGGGTCAAAAGTTACGACGACATTTACAGTTGTCTTTATATGTGGAAATCGGGATGATATATTTTTGAAGGTTTTTTTTAAATTATCGATAGTTTGTTTACGGTGTTCTAACTTGGTGTAATGCACGACATATACATTAACACATATATCCTCCCTCTTTTTCTCATCAACTTTCGCATCAACTTTCGTATCCAAAGATTGATTCATATCGAGAACTTAACAAACTGAAATAAAAAAAATTGATTTAAGAGAAATCCCGACCTGTTTTTAAATAATTTACTTTCCATAACATTTTTTAAATATAACCATTAGTATATTACCATCTAGACAAAAAGATATAACATACTATTGTTAATCATGGAATTCTGTGATTTTTGTGATAATATGTATTACATAAAACAACGGGATGACACGAATACTATGGTCCATTATTGTAAAAATTGTAACAATGAGAAACCCTTCAATAATGCGACATCCTCCACAGAGAATGAGAATGGGAATGGGACAGGTCAATCAAGCCATAAAATTTTGACGAATAATTTCGAAGTGGGGGCAAACATCTACAAGCAATATCTGAATGAGAATATTGTTTATGATCATACCATCCCCCATATCAACAATATTATTTGTAGCAATCCGAATTGCACTAAACCGGATGATGTCGGCAATGATGTAATGTATATTAAATATGACAAGTCCAACATAAAGTATCTATATCATTGTGTTCATTGTAAGAATTTTTGGATTAACTGACATTATTTTCGATGAAAATTATATTGTAAATCTATAAAATAAGAAGTTTTAGGGCACACCCTATTTTTTTAAAAGGGGGTTTGCGAACAAATCATACCATAAATTTTACCATGCTTCAAGACACGGCGAGTGCATGGTTCGGCGACCGTGGACGATTGAGCAACTACAATCCAAACGATAACTCGACAGTCCCCTTCCTAACTGTCTATGAAAAAACACAAATATTGGGAACCCGTATGACCCAATTAGCGAATGGTGCAAAATCTTTTCTTAAAAGGGACGAGCTGAAGGCACGGTCGATCAAGGAAATCGCCCATATGGAGTTCGACCAGCGGAAACTCCCCTTCATATTAATCCGCACCATGCCCAATGGAAAAAAAGAATATTGGCGTTTATCCGACTTATATTATTAATTAACTTAGTTATAGGAGTTTACCCTATTCTCCACCGATGCGAACAATTGAGGCAGGTTACAAATATGGTTGAACTTTCATCGGCACTGCGCACCTGGAGTTCATAGTAACTGCATTCCCGTTTTTTACATTTCCCACATTTAAATTGGTCGGTCTTTGCGATTTGTTTGTTGTTGCATATATTATCATCTTTTTTGTGTTTTTTGTCGATGTATTCTTCCCATTTACTCGGAACCAACTCATGTGGTTTCATGAATGCTAAAGCATATGGTTCCAAGTCACCCTTAACAAGTTTCGACCGCACATTACTTTCATCTGGTTCGATATTCAAACACGCATATTCTGTAAGTAATGTTAATAGACTGCGGGCCTTATTTACATACATATATTTGAAACGATTGTCGCTCCACGACCTTATTATTTTTTTTTTCTCAGCGAAAGCGATGCTCCAATTGTAGATGCCCTTTTCGATGTCATTGACAATCTTCGGCGATAAATCAGGACAATGTTTGTGAAATAGATGCAACACAATCGGGCGTTTATCCATGGTGGGGATGGGATATATGATATATATTGTATCGGGGAATATATGATATATATTGTATCGGGGAATATAGTATGGTGGTTAATAATATAGTGCCCTGTTTTAATGGGGGTTTAGATGTTGTTTATATCATAAATATATTGTCCAATCTCTCATTTAGGCGGCAATCAATTTTTTTAAATGATATTTAAATTTAAAAAGAAAGTGATGTTATAACATCTATGCCGTCTTTTTTTTATATAAAATTCACCTCGAATAATATATCACTCTATATAGTTTAGTCCTATAAGGTTATATTCAATGGAACAATATAATTACATTGAAGTGTATATCACCCATCAACAATCTATCGATATCCCCCCTACGGTCTTTACCAAACTAATGCGGCAATTTACAACACATGTGAAAAAACACCATAGTCAAAATAATGCATCCACGGTTTCGGGAACATCAATACATCCTACATCCTTCGTCAAACATACCATGAAGGAATACTTTGAAGATTTGGTGTTTGAGCGCACTGCCGATGGTCCCATCCACACGAATGTCGGGACAAAGGAGGGGGTTTATCAATTGGTTCCAGTCGATACCCCCTTCCTCGGTAATTCGTCGACCATTATTGGGAATTTACCCCCCATTTTAACGAGTACATCATCGTCTGCCTCTTCCGCTTCCTCTTCCGCATCATTGAATGCGACTGCTTTGGAAATCATGACCTACAAGAAAATACAACACACGATTTCTTCATTCCCATCAACCTCACATATATACGACATAACCTATGAAGTCCGGCGCACCTTCAAAGTTAACAGCAATCTCTTTTTAAACTTCTCTACAATGGAATACGCATCGGACAATTGTTCGAAAATGTACCATTATCTCTATTTGAACTATAACCATAAAGCGAGTTGCGATATGGAAATGAATTTCAATCTCATTCGGGATTGTGTTGACATCCTCCACAATCTACTCTAAAGACCGACTAATATATATTCAAATAAATTAAAAACATTAACGGTTTTTAATATCCATTAATTCAAACGGGATCCATTTATTTTGGAAATTATCATTCGTGCTTTTACGACATCGAAATTTAGTCTTCACAGTCAAACTATGACTAATTAGAGCATTCCTCATTAACTTACTGGTATGAAGTGTGTCGATGCACGCATCTCCCACATATTCATTATTATTGTAGAGGCGATAGAGGTCGGGGGTGTCTGTTTTTTGTACATGGAGAACTCGTTCATTTTCTTCTTGGTTCCCATAATTCGAAACTAAATGAGGGTCGTCTACATCGATGGTAAGGTCGACGGTTTGGTCAATGGTAAATGAAGTCGCCGCTCTTGATGATGACGCATTAATTGTATGGGGTGATGCTATAAAATGGGATATGTGTTTGAACGTTTTCTTCTCCACATTTTTAATCAAACTGGCGTCAAAATTATATAGAATGTCCTTGAATTTTAAATACAATGGTTTGCAGTAGATGCCCCGTATAGAGTAAGGCAGCTTCGGTATGAAATCATCGACGAGGTTTTGTACGTCTTTGCATTCGAATGTGCGCTTCACTTGAATGTTAAAGAGGTCCATATGGGTGGGTATAAATGATTTCTCCAAAACAGCATACATTCGATTAAGGCGCTTGACATAGTCCTCATCCTGAAGACCATGGTTATTCCATACAATTAAATCGGACATCAAAAATAACCATTTCCCATGGACGGTTTTTATCATCTCTCCGTCGAATAAGGTGCCATTGAATAGGTCGTCGTTATTTATCGTCAATCGAGTTATTATGATGCGGGGAAGGGAATACCCCATTTGCACCTTCTTATCGATGAACAAAACTGTATTTACGAAATTGAGGCGGGTAAAATAAAGGTAATAGGGATTACCATTGGTTCTAACCATCAAAAGATGGGGGACCCGTTGGAGACGATGCATATTATTTTCCGAATAGGTGTCATGGTGTTTACCGATAATTTTAACATCATAGGTCTGTAAACGGTCCAATATGCTTTGTTTAATATGGTTCGACTTTATATTCAGGGCATATTTATCACAGAATGATATATAGGATGTTTGCATTAGGATGAGTATTGGGTTCGTTCAGATACTAATTATAGTTGTCGCCTTTGTACGGCGCCTTGAATTAGATAACTTAAAAAAAATATAAATTTGTAATTATGTTAAATAGACAATATTGAAAAAAACATAAATTAACATGTATCATATATAAATTGTAAGTTGTCTTGTCTTTAAACACATGTTCGATTTTTATATGCAATTTCCCTAAAGTGTCATATAACTTGATTCAAATGTTTCGAACCCCATCAGTTTTTCGGGGTTGCTTTCATCGTCATTATAGGAGTATAATATTTGATACCCCTCCGTCGTCTTCATTGTATCCGTCCCTAAAACCCCTTCGATTTTATGCTCTTTCACGAAGTTTTTTTGGTTCTGTTTAAAAGCCACATCGATATTGTTCACACAAAAATTTTTCACATCATTTTTTTCCTGATTGTCGCACATTACATCACATCCCTTATCTAATGTTTCTGGCGACAATTTGGCATCGAAATATTTGCCTATCAAGTCGCCTTTGTCTGGGTTTTTGTTTTTGTTTTTGTTATTGTTTTTATCGGTCTCCAATGTCGCCTTCGATGGCGCCGGGATATCCACATCGTTTCCATTAAACACGAAGTCGTACAATTCGTCGATCGCCTCCCGAGGCAAGGATGGTTCCAAAGGGGTCGATGGTTCCACCGCATCTACCACAACTGTCCCTGGAGCTGTCCCTGGAGCTGTCCCTGGAACTGTCCCTGGAGCTGTCCCTGGAGCTGTCCCTGGAGCTGTCCCTGGAGCTGTCCCTGGAGACGACGATGGTAGGGGGGACCCATTGACTTGGGGGATAATCTTGGCTTCATAGGTGGACAACATAATATCATCATCTGGGACCCTGCTAGGGTCAATTCCGGGAGATGCCATCGAACTCCCAAAAGGGGGAGGTGTTTGAGATTGATGTTTGGTTTGGGTTTTGCTTGGGGAGGTGATATTCCCCCCGGAACGATGCAGACGGGACGCCACGATGCGATCCGCCTCCTGATTTTTTATTATGAAATGAATAATCATGATAATCAAAAGCATTAATATGAAATTTTTGACAGCAATTGCCAACATTATTAATCGTGGTGAATAATTTAATAAAATATATATATTTTATTTTGGTTTAATTTCGAATCACAGTTTAAAGGTTACTACTTCTATTTGAAAACATAATGTAAATATGGCAAATGTCCTCTTAGATTTTGATGGAGTATTGTTTCAAAATAAACGTATCCATGAAATAATAAAAGAAAAGTCGGTGGACTATGTTTCACGACGACTGCGGATATCTAGACAGACTGCCGACACTATCAATACACACCATTACCGCCACTTCGGACATACCACTCTACATCTCCCCAAAGGAACCCTCCGGAGTTACAATAGGGAGGTGTTCGGAACCTTGGACTGGGACCTAGTGCATGACTGTATTACCGACGAAGACCGGCGACGAATGGGTACTTATTTCCATATGGCAAACCTGTTCCCATATATTAATCACTATGTTTTTTCGAATGCACCCTTCGACTATTGCAGCAAAATTACGAATGCCATCGGTTACGACCTCAGTGATTTGGTCAATCCGAATGTATTCACAAGCGACATCATTTCGGATAAATTGGGTGCCGACTTCTTGAAACCATTGCCCCATACCTACGCATATGTTCAATCATTTTTTCATGGGGATGGCGACGAAAGACGACTTCGAAAGAAACAATGCCCCCTATTTTTTTTGGATGATAGCCCCATTAATCTACTTCCCCTGGTCCATAATTCAATGTGGAATACTCACCACATCAACACCAAAAAATATAAGCACAACCCTATAGATGCTGCTGTAGATGCGGATATGCATTATGATACGCAAGATGATACGCATTATTATGCGCATGATGATATACACCATATCTATCAAGCAATCCTAAATAAATTGACTTCTAAATAAATTGACTTCTAAATAAATTGACTTCTAAATAAATTGACTTCTAAATAAATTGACTTCTACCTGTTAACTGGAAACGGTCCGGTTCCCGGCGACTATTAGAAACCACCTCGAACCCCGACTTCGTGTAAAAAGTGTGCCGTTTCCTATATTGGTGTTTAAACACAGAAAAGTCATCTACGATGTCTAGGACGATGGGGGGGTTCTTCCGTTCTTTTATGAGTTGTCGCTGGATACGACCGATAGATTGTTCCACATTGCTTTTCGGTGATGCCATTACGAGGGTGTCCAATTTGGGGAGGTCGAAACCTTCACTGACCATATTATAAGTCCCGAGTAGTATCTGTTTCTCTTCACTCTCGAGTAGAGCCTCGGTTTTCATGCCACCTACATAATAACCATATGTTTCCTTTGTGTATCCATAGGTCTCGATGCATTCAGCAATGTCTGCCAAATGATTTCGACGGTCACTCAAAATGAGTACATTCCGGTCCGCATTTTTACTCAGGATATGGGACACGAGGTAATCGATTACCATGCGGGTTCGAGGCATATACGAACAAATGTTGTTCAACATCTTCGACATATTCGGTCGCCCATTGAATAGTTGGTGCTCGAAGGAGTAGGCTGGGTTCGCATCGTAGTATTCGTGGACGATTATTTTCACCCCCTTCTGTTCATCTTTGTTGCGTTTGGCCTTGAACACCACATCGCCGAGGAACCACTTGAACACCTTCGAAAGACCATCCGAACGGGTCACTGTCGCCGAGAGACCGAGGGAGTAGGTATAGTTCATTTTGTGGAGTGCTTGAGAAAATACCTGAGCCCCCATGTGGTGGCATTCATCGACAATCACTAGCCCGAAGGCGCATTGTGATATGTCACGGGTTAAAATCGTTTGCAAACTACCGATGACGATATCACACCCCTCGACTTCGAACCGAGACTGTTTTATAATGCCGACCCGGGCCATTGGTAGATATTGCTCGATCCGCTCCTTCCACTGCTTCAAAAGGAAGTCCTTATGCACCACCACTAGGGTGCGGGTCGCCAACTCCCGGAATATATAGAGGGCCATTACTGTTTTCCCCCAACCAGGGGGCAACTGAAGAATTCCACCCCGTTTTTTAGGGTCATGTGCGCATTCTATGAAACTTCGTACGGGGACCTGTTGGGTTGGTCGCAGGGAACCCACGAACTTAATCGCATCATTTATCGGCGCCCCCGACCGTATTTTGTCGATTTTCGGAACTCCATAATGTTTGAGACCATAATACTTCGGTAAATATATTTTTTTACCACTTTCCAGGAATACCTTGAATGAAACATCATTCATTCCTGTTGACGCCACATAGTCGATTGTGTTCGGTTTCACAGTTAGTTGTTGCCGAAGTGTCTCTATGGCGTTTTTATCTAAGCTATCCTTTATAATCCCATAACCAGTTCCACTTATCGAGGTCGCCATTGTTGACATTCCAATAACCTGCCAATAACCTGCCAATAACCTGCCACGAACTTGTGAAAGTAAGTCCCTCTGTTTCCAACCCGAACGTTTTTTTTTGTAAAGATAATGTAAATATCGTGTAGTTTTTATACCATCTACAATGGAGTTAGATTATATTATCAAATACATTTTGTGTCTTTATATCCTCTTCGGATCGTTTATAGATATCCACCTTTCTGTGCCTCCTAGTGTGCATAAAGTCGTGATTTTTTCATTCTTGATAACCTTCTTCGTTTTCGCCTACTACGACTTCGTGACGAGTGTGTTAGTCGGTATATGTGCCATCGTATATGTCGGTAAACTTATGCATAGGAAACCGAAAGCATCCTATCCTAAGACGACGGGTAATGTCACTGAAAACGCCAAATCACCACCAATGGAACCCTCGCTCAATCCCATGAAAACCCCCATGACACCCCCCATGAAAACCCCCATGACGACCCCACCATCAATTCCCCCGTCGCTTGTAAGTCCGGACATTTCTAACCCGTCGAATGCGATGGACACCACTTTAGGGTCTATCGAGCATTTTAAAAAACTTCACTCAAAAGACATAGAAGACATCACCGCCGAACCTGACATTGCTGGTAATATTGACCACTCCCCCGTTAAGGCATCCGATGGCGACGATATCGAGCTGGATTGGAATAAGGTGTGCGCCATTGACTTACACAACATACAACAAAATGACGCATTCAACAATGTGAATGTTCCATCTAAACAACTCGATAAGATCCAGACAAATATATTCGATAAACTAAACTACCGTCTCTATTATAACGACCTCGGTGACCAATATAATATTCAAGGCATGGACGAAACCACGAATTCGGTGTCGGGATATGACGCCACAATTTACTAATTATTAATTCTACTTCACCCACGCCCCCCTCCTCTTCCTCTTTACGAATCATCGGTTTTCATGATACCGAGACCTATCATGAACATCGCCATGAATATGTTATAAACTCCTAGGAAATTTATAATTTTGTGATGGATGCTATTCGTAAGTACAGGGTCCTTTATCATGTTCATATAGAGAAGGATATAGATATTTAGAACGATGAAATAGATTGACAGTGCGATTATGAAATACATCGGGCGTTTGGTGTATGTTTTGTAAAGAATTATCAAAAACAACCCCAAGATGAAAATGGTAAATACATTGATTACTAGATTCAAATAGGATGTGGTTTGGTTAGCATTCGTGGTTACAATAATTGCCATACTTCCCCCAATCAAATTTTATAAACCTTTTTATTTATAATAGAAGTATATTAAATTTGTGTCTTCTATTATCCCTCTTTATTATAAAACATTTACATACAAAATCAGTGGAAATAAAATGGGGTCGGTGGCGAAAACACCATCCGTGGGTACATCATTTAATCAACCAGTTAATCAACCAGTTTTCGACATGGCGGATATAATTATCATTAGCATTCTCGTCGGGGTCTTCGTCCTCGGTTTGGTAGGGTTAAGTCTATACTTCATGCATCTTCAAATGCAAGATAAATCCATCGCCAAAAACCTTAATCGAGTTAACCACCTTCACACCATCGAAAATGCCCTGCGAAAAGTTGTCCCCCAATCGGTTCAGTTGCCATTCGATGACGACGCCGACCTGGATACTGAGGGTGGTGACACAATGGAGCATACAGTGTTACGACATAATGACGCCCCCATTATTGAGTATCCGAGGAAAACAGAGTACGACCGGCGTCGAGAAGTCCTCGATGATGTTATGGAACGAACCGACCGGCGACGCCCCCCGATACAAATGATACCCATTAACATACCGACCCGGGGTATCGACGAATTTCGACAAATCGGAGTGATATCGAGCGTTAGCGATGGTGCGAGGAGCGATGATGCGGGGAGCGATGGTGCGGGGAGCGATGCGCATGGGAAAAAACGTATCCTCCCCTTGTATGGGCGTCGAACCTATAATGGCAGCTCGAAATGGAATTACTACACATCGACGGATGGTTACCATGTGGTACAATTATCCGTAACCCATAAAAATAAAGATTGCATGCAAGAGTATGGATGCGACGAATTATACTCCGGGGACGATATCTATATTCAAGAGTATGACGAAGTGTTCCGTGTAAATATGTATCAACGCTCACCGATTCGCTATATCCCATATGTTTAGCGAGCTTGGAGGCGGAGGATTAAACATAGTGGTTATTTATTTCCCCCATGATCTCATCCATGCTATGTTTCACACTTTTATAAATTATTTATTTGCCATGATAATCCCCACAATTGACAATGTAAATAATCCGATTAATAAAATGTATTGCAATAGTTTACTCTTGTCTTTATCACAATCATTAGCATCGAACTTTTTCGGCGACTTCCAATACAATTTTTCCCAATCGTACTTGTAACGTAGCATATTCTGTCGAATGTTCAAATACAATAGAATGGTATAAATAATGATAAGTAGGATGCCGATGATTTGAGATATTAATCTAAATGATGGGTTTAACAAGGTAATGCCTCCGAGAATTCCGATCACCGACACCAACATGAAAGTATACCTCACAAAACGGGCCTGGAATTTTTTCTCATTTACTCGGTAGTCCAAGGACTGGACAGAGCGAAGCGAGGTGTAACCTTTGTTGTGGAAATCGCTGATGATGCGGTCGATGACTTTAAGTTGCGCCTTTTGGTATTCAGTAAGGGTCTTATTCTTGTTCCGTAAATCCGCTTGTTCGGAGATCAAATACGCCAAGTTCACCGCATTTTCGATGCGACTCGGGACCAAATAAGAGTCCATGAAGTTCCTGAACCGTTCCAGATTGCGCCCTCCATTTGTATTGCCATTATCGGTGCCACTGAGATCATTTCTACATTCATATAACATTTCCGTGATTTTGCATATGTCTGTATTTCCGTCACAAATAGTCATCCTAATAAAATGTAAATTTGTTTGTTTTTATCCAATTTATATTAATAATAAAAAAGAATTTATTTTTCCTCTTGGTCGAAAAAAAGGCGAGGTAATTGACAGTAGTACTTACCATGGTTAACGCATTTGTCCCATAAGTGTTCCCTATCAATCATTAAATTTATTTATTGAAGAACAAGTAAAGCACGAGCTTGTAGGAGAACATTCCAGTTAGTACCAATGATGCCACACATATCAACACAATCGCCATCAACCTCTTGGTTTCTTCATTCGCCAGTGTCATTCCAAAGTAGGACAGACCGACTAATCCCAAGATGTAGGTAATTAGCACAATGAGGTAGATCATATTCCAGAAACTGTGGCTCGAGTATTGCCGTTCCATTTTTTTACTCTTGCTCATCATCGTAATGAGGGTCGACTTCTTGTTATTAAAATCTTTTTCCTTGGTCTTCAATAGACCATTGTTTTTTAAGAAGGTTTTGTTGTAATTCACATTGTCTTCAACATAGGAATGGAACACATAGTTCTTCAGATTGAGTTCTTCGATTACTTCGAAAATTGCATGTACGATGTATTCAATGTATGTTTTTACACTATCATCACTATTTGTAGTATCTATATAGTTTATTTTGATTAATGGTTTATCACATGGTCTTAATGAACTATATTTTGCAGTATCGATATCGTTGTACACAATGCCATATAGAATCGAGGAATAGATGAAGTACTCGACGACCAACCTCGCCACACCAATCATATACCCAGTGTGGATTTCATTTTCCGGGTTTAATTTTTCCATTTGATCTTTATAATATGTGTCATCTTGGTTTTTATTATCTAACTTCAAATAATCATAATAGGCTTTAAGGTTACTGTTATTATCTAGAATATATTCCAGTAATGTTGGGCGGTCAATTATTGTTTGTCCATTTACTGTATTAGGAACATATTTTCCCAAATCAACGGTTATTGTGGGATTAGGTAAATCTACATTATTACATGGTATTGTTGGTTGATTAGAGAATGCATTATTCAAAAAATTGTCAAAACTAAAATATTTCACCAGTTCTTCGGTGAATAGCGATTTTTTACTATTATTTTCCGGAGTCTTCAAAATATCATCATAATATCTATCATTTCCACTAGTATCTTTTTTCACTATTCTATATTCAATATAATTATAGCCACCATTTGCGTCGGTGTCTTCACCAGCCATATTTTATAGTAAATATAATTCGTTGTAAATAATCCTGAATTTATAATATAAAAAGAAATTTTATATTCCAAGCATTCACCCGCCCCCCTCCCTCTTCATCATATATCCATAATTAATCAATCTACGATAGTTTGTTGTAATGCATTAATCATTTACACACAGCACCGATAAACGATGGACAGTCCCGCCGATGGGCTAGTGCGGGTTACTTTGACGAGTTCGCCACTCTGGACATTCAAATACCTCGCCATCGGATCGGTTTTAAGGATAATGGGGAATTGTAGTTTGCTCTTTAAGTTATGGGTGGCAACGAGGTCGGCGATTTGTGTGGGGTCTCTAATAACCTCATGCCGGGGAACCAATTCGTGGCGGGAGATGTTGAAAAGCAACTCCTTCAATGTGAATACTTGCACATCGATGTTCGCCAACTCATCGATATTTTTGGGGGTAAAGTTATTGACCCGTTCTTTAAAAACGATGATGAGTGTGGTCACTGGTGAGTCCGCAGTGTATGGTTGTAAATATTTTCGAAGCTCACCGATTTTAAACTTAACATTCATGTAATAAATTATCTTCATGCCTTCATTGACATCGACCTGAAAAACATTATTGTCACTCTGACGGGCTAGGATATCGAATTCATCGGTCGAGATGCTATTAATATGTGTCATATCGACCATTCCTCGGTCCAAGAGCATTTCCTTGATCGTTTGGAACGACCGATATATGTCGCTATTATTGGTGTATTGATTGTCCATAGGTTATATTTATCTTAATATAATGGTTGATAATTAAATTTTTTGAATTATGGTTTGTTTCGATATTTCCTCTTCCTCTCCTTCTTTCGAAAAAAAAGATAATATGATTGAACTCAATTTTTTTTAAATAGTTGAAAATATATGAGGGGGGAGGGGGAATTTATTCATCCATTGTGTATAATTATATTTTAATTAATTTTTTTCCATTTACTTCCATTTTAATGGTAATTTTATGGTAATTTTATGGTAATTTTAATGTAATTTTACTTTCATTTTTGTGACCCATTGCCGGCATTCATCATCATCATTTCATGGTAGTCTTCGTCTTCATCCTCATCATCGAGTAATCCTCGACTCGACATGCATAGTTTATAACCCGGCCAGTAGTTCCGACTCCGTTCCCGCCCCATGGTACCGAGAAGGTTGTTGTCCATGTAGGTCTCCAACACCTTCCTACGGGGCACTGCCCCTCCTATGCTTTCATTCTTAAACCAAAGTTTGTATTCGGCATATAAATCGTCGATGAAGACCTTTTCCCCGACCTTCTCTGTGATGTAGGTCTTCAAGAATTCGCCGATGTTGTCATTCTGCTTTTGATAGTTATCGGTGCATTGCATGACCTCTTTCGGTTCGGAAATTCCCCCCATTTCCTTGTAGGTGCGATAGATATCGACGAGCATGGCCATGAAGGTCTCTTTCCATTCATCGAATTTAAGGGACAGTTCCCGGTCGATGGCGAACTCATGTTCATTGCGGGGGTTCGGGTTGTCGGTGAATTTCGACTGGAACTCGATAAGACGCACCCGCCGCCACGTACCCCCATCCTCGGAAGGCAAATTTGGCAAATGGTTACAAGTCAAGATCATTTTGAACATCGGTTTGAATTCGATGGAGTCCTTGTAAAGTCCACGGGTGATGATCTTATCATTCCCACTCAACTCCTTCATGAACCCCGCATTCATCTTCTCATTTTCTTCGGGTTCCTGGAGAACAGCGCACCGTCGCCCCTTCGACCGCACCAACTCGCTATTCGTCTGCCCGGAACCACCCCGTTTATTCGTTAGTAGAGACACATTGAAGGTGCACATGTAATCCCCGAGGGCTTTTTCGAGTAGTTCGATGCATTTACTCTTACCATTCGACCCCTTACCTGCCCATACATAGAACTTCTCCTCCCGATTATTGCCATCGAGTAAACTAGACATGACCATGAGTAGATATGCCCGAACATCGTGGTTAGGTATAACCTTCTCCATAAAATCCATGATTTGGTCTCGAATGTGAGGTTCAGTGTCCTCATAGGCGACATAATTGATATGGGTGTTCATACTGATGAAGTCCTCCGGGCGCCCTTCCCGGAATTCCATGGTGTCTAGGTCATATACACCATTTTCAAAACCAATCAGACTCGGATTGCTGTCGAGGAGTTTGTCCTCGAAGTCTTCCTTATAGAAGAGGGAGGAGCATTCCTTAATCATTTTGTCCTTGAACTCCGTCTTCTTCATCTTGAGACTGATGTTGGTGAATTTTTTGCATTTTTTGGTGTACCGTTCCTGGTCATCTTCATCAGTCGCTTCCGCTGCCTTCTTACTGAAATCGGTTACCAATTTGTTATACTCCATGAACATGTCCGTTGATATTTTGTTTTTCAAAACATACCCATGTTCACAGGGGTTCCATCGATGGTTTTTGTATTCGAACCAAATTCTATTTTTGATGGACGAACATACGAAGTCCGACTTGAACTTGTTGTAAATCACTAAGGCGATGTCATAATCAGTTTCACTCGAACTGTTCATAAGACATGAATACAAGTTCATGCTCATTAATTTTCCATACTCCTCCGGGTTATCCTGCTTTGCCCACATACAAAGTGACCCGATGCCGATGCCATATGGTTTCATATTGCGCCAGAGGCGTTCACATTCTCCGTCCTGGAACTTCGGCGATTTCCGACTGAACTCAATCCATTTGTCGAGAAGGCGGTTGTCGATACTTTTGCAACACCACCCCACTCGAATCCAAGTGTCGTAGTTCCCGGCTCGCTCCGGGTTCAATATGTTCACCAGGTGCTCCACATATTCGAGGTCATCACATGAATTAACCACATTAGTGGAGGATGCCAATACGATATTCTTTTGTGCTCGAATGTAGTCCAGGCGGTCCTGGTGTTCTTGGATGATTTTATCGACGAAATCTTGTTGGTCACTGTGAATGGGGCTCTCCATAAATTTATTCCGGATACTCAATGGTTCCACATACCGCCAGGGTTCGTCCGGATGCACGATTTTCGCATCATGCGCAAACTGTTTTTTGTCGGTGTCCCAATAGATATTGTAATGCCGATAGACCTTGTAAGGTTCCTCATTCGCCCCCGCTTTTTTGCTTCCACACATTAACCACCCATTCTTCTCGATGACCGCTTCGTCGAAGATGTCATTAATATTGTTGACACATAGTAGTTCGTGCTCCAAAAAGTCGACCTGGTCCAAAACTTGTTTCCGAATATGGAGTTGCAGTGCGGGGTAAGTTACAGCGTTTGTGATTACGATATGCACCCCATCTTTTACGACGCTGCTATTCGACACCACCTTCCTCCGGGGCGCCGATTTTTCGAGCACATACACATCGAAACTCGGTTTATCGACATACAACATCAATTCCGCCAAATACACATCTATGAACTTCAATAGTATGCTCTCGGTATATTGCCGCTTGAGGAACCGTTCCTCGTCCGCAAATTTGAAGTCGAGGTCGATAACCACTGGACCGATGTGGCGATGTTTCTCGGTGACATACATTATCTCATTATTTTTCAGTCCGTCAATGTATTTTTCGAAGAATGTCTCTAAATCCGAGCCTCGAATGTAGAATGAGCCAGTGGGGTTGAATAAGCTAGTGTGTGTATGATTGCTATGCTTAACGGTCCTATATAAATTTAAATAGTCGAAAAACCCCATGCCTTCTCCGATTTTAACAGACATTATAATAATATAAGCAAAATATTTTTATATAATATTCTTGCTCGATATACCACGAAATGCCATAAAGATAACGCCTTTAAGATGATACATCGTGTATAATAATTCAATTTTTTTCGTAATTTCAAAAAAGTATGTTGCTTACAAGTAAAGAACAACTTATCGGGAGTACCGATAGTTGGGGTGATCTCCCATCCCTTACCAGCATTTATATAAATCATATACGATGCCCCAGCGACGACAAAACTGTGAACAACCGAGTAAACAACCACCCAAATGGCGACACCATTCAAACCAGTCATCCCAATTCATTGGAAAGGGGGGGCGGCGCATGGTCGATATACGAGGACTTGCCGATCTAGACACTAGTCAATCATATTGCTCACCGGATAAAATGGACAACTATGTGAAGACTAACACCTGCTACACCAAAACGATGCTACTCATGATAGTGAGAGAATACAATCGAAGCATGGATGATGATGTTAACAAAATTAAGGACACGAATGTTAGCAAGAAGACCTTATTGAAAGAATTGCATGCGAAGTTGGACCCATTATGTGATATGAAACATGAATCATGTTGGATTAACCTCGATTTCATGAAAATGATGAAATCGAATACCCGTCATGAATTACAGAACACTTTTCGACCGATTCAACCAACCTCCTGGAAAACTAATAACCGGACCTGGTTAAATACCTACGACATCATAAATGTACTCCACCAATATGAGCGAAAATATCCCTCCTTCAAATTCTTGGGGGTCCACCCGATTAATTTCGATGAAGAGGTCAATTATGGAAATGAAAGGACCTGTGTGTCAAATGAATTATGCCACCTGGACATTCGAAAGTTGCTGAAAGCGGATTACACACAAATTGGAGCGGTATTCAACCTGGACCGTCATGATGAACCGGGTTCCCATTGGGTGTGTTTTTATGCGTGTTTTCTTCCCCGATCACCTAATTATGGGTGCTACTTCATTGACTCCAATTCCACCGAAACCCCGAGTGAAATAAAACGCCTAATGCATCGTATTAAATTACAAATAAAGGATTTATATTCAGGGTCGATGGGAAAGAAATTTAACATCATGGAGAATAGAAAGCAATTTCAATTCAAGAACACCGAATGTGGTATGTTCAGTATATATTTCATGATTAAATTCCTCGAAAAACATAAATTTAATGACATAATTAATTTAGAGGTTGATGACGAAGATGTGCATAAATTCCGCAACATCTACTATATGCGCCAATAATATATGGTATGCCATTAGACCGCCACACAACAAGATAAACATAAACATAAACATAAACATTTGGTGTTTTAAACTGTGATATGGAAGCACCGTTTGCATTCATCGATGATGGCCCGTTCCCCATCCGCTGTTATGATATACTTTTCTATGACCCGAATGTATTTCAATAAGTAATATTTCTCATTTGGTGTCAATTTATCGGATGTATTATCTGATGTATCTCCCAATGTATTGCCGGTTGTATTGCCCGATGTATTGTGAACCTTTTCGATATACATAGGTAAAGACTCGAGGAAGAAGTCCCGCAATTTCCAAAGTTTGTGGTGGAACTCCTTGACTTCGAAGTTATACCACATTTTGTTCGCCATGTCGTATTGTTTCCATACATCAAAATATTGCACATATATCAATTCATTCATAAATATGTCCTGTAAGATGAGTGCGATGATCCGTTCAATCGCCTCCTCTGTCTTTATATAGTTGATTACTGTCTTACAAAATACATCCATTTCCATGGTGGTTTTTGTAGTTGTTTGTACCCGAAATCCTCGAGAAAAATCGTTTTAATATGACTAATGAATAAAAACCAATTACATGAAATTATTTTGAACAACATCATGATACAAAATCGTTTGATTTAATGTTCCAAAAAGAAGTTCCAAACGATGCTCATGATTTTGGAAATCGTATAGATTACCATCATAGTCATAGAAGGCTATACTCAATTTCTTCAGACTCGTTAATGGTGGGGACAATTTTTTTTTTATGATGTGGTCATAATAGTTACTGATGGGCATATCGGGGTTATTGATAATGGAGAAACTTGATTGCAATGTAGTACTTTGTCCCTTGTTGAGTGTAACATTGTTCACTTTCAAAACCATGTATTTATCCGCTGTGAAGTTCGCTCTGAACTTGGAGGTGATTTCCCATTGTTCATTTATGCCAATTTCATTGGGATCGGGAATTACCACCATATTTGCTATTACATCCTCATTCTGGAACCCGAGCAACCTCGCCATGGTATTCTCTTTATAACGATAGGCATGGATATTATTGGTATGCTGAAATCCTACCCCCTTGAACACCAATGTGAATGCATTCGCCATTCTTATGGTGAATTTTTTCGTATTTTCATGGTATACTACTGTGATGGGATTGTAAGCATTGATATCCCCCAAGTTTTCGATGAAGGTGGCAGTAATAGCATCCTGCAACACGGTGGCGAACTCTATTTCCGCATAGTCGCCGGGTGGGACCACGACGGGAATTTCTCGGGGCTCGTTCGCAAGGTCTGAGTTGATTTGTATATGCAAAACATTATTATTTTCGTGGACAAGGTATCTTGAAAATGGTACATCGGCGACGATTAGTTCCAAGGAATTCACATCTGTTAGGTCTTCGTCCAATTCGATGGTGTATTTCGAGGGCGATGGGTAGAGGCGGGTGTTTCGGTCCCGACTGTCGATGACATAGCGATAAAACTTGTCGACCCGTTCGACATTGTCCTTATGGGGTGGTGGTATAATGGCGGACTCATAAAAGGGGTTATTCTTCGTCGCCTTTTTATCAATCTCATTGAAAATCTTTAAGGGGTTGTTCCGAGTGAAACCACTAATATCCATAATATCGTCGTATAGAGTTTAACTATTAAAAATAATTATATTTTATTTTATTTAAAAATGACTAAACAAATAGGTCATCGTCTTCGTCATAAGTTTCTATCCATTGACAACTTTAGGAATGTAAATGATATTTTCACAAAGTTTTTGCAAGAGAAATACGCATTGGAGGTAAATGATGGCAACATCGACATTCGGAAAATCATATTCGAGACCATGCGAAAGGTGTCGAACAACGACGCCTTGGCCGACTATGACTTGCTCGAATTAAATAAGGTGACACTATCCATTGTAAAAAATGTGGTGAAAAATAAACTATCCATCGACAAAAACTTTAATTCCAGTTTGATTCGAAATCGGGATATTGATAAAAAAAATGTGAATTTGCACACCTTCAATAGACCTGTGTCGACTAGCGACCCACACGCCATGTCCGATGTGCATTCTCAATTTGAAAAACAGTCAACCATCCGGGTATCTGAAGGGAAAATCAATGGGGGTGGAATGGGTACCGACGGGGTCCCTTTCAAGGAAGATGTCGCAGGGGTCGACGAGGTCGCCTTCACCGACGACGAATTCAAAGCAAAACTCGCCTCGCTAGAGGATGCCCGGCGGAAGGACCAACAACCACCAGACTACATAAATATAAATAAATCTGACCATGGTGGGTCGAGTAGGACCAAGAGTAATACCGATAATGCACCGGATAGCATTGGGATGGCGGATAGTGTGGCGGATAGTGTGGCGGATAGAGCCTTGGGTAGTACATCAATCTTCAATGACTATAAAGATGGTCGGGTCGATACAAATATAATGGAACCCTTCATTTCTAGCGACTTTTTACCCAACAAAGACGCTACACCGAAGGACCTATACGAAAGCAACAACCGTTTCAACGACAATTTGGTAAATGCGTTGCGGGAAGTCAACAATACCACGAGAACATTCGCAAAGGATTACCATGAACCCGCTGAAAAGCAGCGGATCATCCTCGAAGAGCGGTATTTGCTAATCAATAGTCAGGACCGTAATTGGTTACGGGACAAGAAACGCTACGAATATGCCATTTATTTCACAGACCAGTCCAAAACCAATCATCAAGTCCCCTACTACGAAAACAACCCGACAATTCCCTTTACGAAGGGTTCCGGGGGGGAAGGTATCGCCAACCTGACTGGATGGGTGGATCCGTCCACCTCAACAGTTTATCAAAAATACGACCGGGATATCGGCGATGGGAACTTGGTCGGATACGAGGATGTCTTTGACCTCGTAGAACTAAATGCCAGTGTTGGAAATGTCTTCAAGAACATCCATAGTATCCAAATCAACAAGGTGATAATTCCTCTAAACATCTTCCTTCTAAACAAACACAATTTCAATGTCGCCGCCATAGAAATAGATTCCGTCAACCGAGACTATGATTTCAATATCAACTTCCCCTATGTGTTATTAAAAATCGGGGAATTCGGTAATGTATACCAAGGTACCGACGAAGTGACCCGGATGAGTTTTTGCCAACTCGTTTATGACTCCTCCTTTAAGTGCCCGAATGGGCGGGGCTACATCATACTGACACCCACTCAAAATGAAAGAAAGGTTTTCTACCCTACCGCACTGTCCTCCCTCACATCTCTTACATTTTCTTTAATGAAACCAAATGGCGAACTATTGAATGAATCCACTGATGGACAGACTATATTCAAGATAAAAAATTCATCGATAAATAACAACCGTTTCCTCCAAGTGATCACCAACCGATACTTCTCCCGGAATGATTTTTATAAAGGGGATGTCATACGGATTCGTAACTTCAATGTATATAAAATCACGAATAGCACCATTTATGATGACAATGCAATTCGTAGATTTAACCAATTCATTAACCGCAATGAGGGTCATGAAATCATCGAAAATGGCGACGCAAATCCGAATGGTTATTTCAAATTCTTTTACATTAAGGCAATGGTATCATTCGATGATTTAACAGGGACGGATGTGGTCGATGAAACGGCCATCCCCTCACTTGAATGCTTCGAACAGGACTTATTCAACCACGACGCCGCCATCTCGAGTGGGTCGTTTATGAATGGTCATATCATAAACCTATCATTGCAAAACTCCATCACCATTTCTCTCAAACAACAGGTCCACGACTCCAAAGTGGTCGCCTCGGAATCGATATTCTAAATGGATGAATGACGGGAGGGGCTTATACCTCGAATATCCCATGAATAATATAAGTTATATATGTGAATAGAATATAATGAACAGTGGTATTTAAAGCATTCAAATAGAAGCGACTTTTCAAATCATCAAATTATTAAATTATCAAATTATCAAATTATCAAATTATCTTGTAACGTGTAACGTGTAACGTGTATAACCGAATTATAAAAAAATGATTGATGAATGGACCAATAATTCATAATTCATAATTCATAATAATATTTGGAAATATCCACCATCATTTGGGCGTTCATTATTGTATCAATGCATAATTATTGTATCATGGGTGTTTCTTGTTGTCAGTTTTTTTAATGAGGAGGAACATGAATGTAAACATCGATGGTTTATAGGTGTAACATCCATAATCGCCATATTCTTTCTCGGGAAAACGATATGTTTTGAAATGTTCTTCGTCCCAATTTTTAACCCATTGCCGTAAATTCAATATCTCCACACAATATTTCGTTTCATCTGCGGCGGATATGTAGTCGTTCGCAACGTCATTAATAACGTCGTCGATGGTTCCATTTAATGGTAAACTACCAAGTGCGCATAGGGTCAAGCGGACAATGGCACGGTCCGCATAAAAGTCAGCGCTCTTTAGTCGGTCAATCAAGGTGTTCTTAGCCTTTTTCCATCCACAACAAAAGTCGGCGTTGTCAATAACTACTTTTTTTGGTGGATTTAATATGCTGTAGTCTCCATACAATAGGCGAGTGACATTCTTCGGTCGCTTTTTCATCATATTCTTTAATTCATTTTTGTCATGCTGCGCAATATGCACTCGAATACCCTCGTCGCATTTCTCAATCGCTTTCGTCGAATTGAAGTTGGAATCATCGAGAACCACTGCGTAAGAATATTTAGCACGATTTTTCAAGTATTTCCGAACATAGGTTTCGTAGCAGTGGACCATACAATCATTGCAAAATTGTTTTTCTTCTGAGACAACCTGTCGGATTTTAGAGTAGTGGGTGGTGGGCATTATGTGTCTTTAGGTGGAGTGGACTACGATATGATTGAATGTAAATATAGCAATTGCGTAATTTTGATTTTGATTCTGATATTGATATTGAGAGTGAGATTGATATTGCTTTTGTTTCTGTGTAGCAGGTTGGGATGGATGTATCCCGAGAAGCGGGGTGGGGAATATTCAAGGATGGCTTTAAATGAAAATTTATCACCCGTTCCCCTCACGCCCGCACAATCATTATTCAATTTTTATCGGTAGGTAATCGATTTATGTGTCCGTCATAACTCTCCATTTCCTCCAAGCTCGTTGAATAATTGTCGCCATATAGTTCGACATTAACTTATGGAAGATGATGCTCGAATGATTTTGTATGGCGATATGGCACAACCGATGAAACAATGGTTCATTGTTGTATATACATTTACACCCATTGCGCAATAAATGGGATGTGTGCAAATACCATCCTTTCCGCACAGTCCATTCCAAGAGTGACACCCCATCCTTGTCGGTGATATCAGGGTCCACCCCGGACTTGAGTAATAATTCCGAGACCATGGAATTACCCTCGATTAGACTACGAAATATCATAGGATTTCCTGATGAGTCCAATTCGGTCGCTTTCATTCCATAGTGGTCCAATAATAGTTCGACTAAGGTGTAGTTCCCACCAGACACCAATAACTCCATTAAAGAACGACCCTGATCATCCTTTGAATGTGGATCCAACCCCCGAATCAATAAATATCGCACGAGGTGAAACATTCGCCGTCGACACGCATTTATTAGCAAATTAGTTCCATTTTCGAATTCGGTGCTTTTGAGGGTGTTATCATCGACCGCCTCGGCGATCGTCATGACAATCTCTTCGCTAGACACATCACAAGCGTATATTAATGCATGGTGTCCATGGTGTCCTTTCAAAATATCAGGACCCGTCAATTTAAGTAGAAGACGGCACACATAGACATTTTCTTGGCGTATGACACTTGTGAAAAATGTGTCAATTTCTCCCTCACCACCGTCGGTGTCTATACCCTCCGACAAAGATGATGCTATTAGACGGCGTAGCATAACAAAGATAATGTGGTGCGATGAAGTGTTATTTAAGTGGTACGAAGTGCGTTGCTTTTTGCGCACTATAATCTCTTCTTTTTATTATTGATTTTTTTTCACCGTTAATTTGTACCAACCATTGTTTTGATTTTCGAGGAGACCGACACGGTCTAACACCCCGGTTTTTTGATACAATGCGAAGTCGAACAACTCATTCGTGCTCTTAATCCAAATGTAGGAATGCTCTTTAATGGTAACCTTCATCGGTTCCAATTTCACAGTGGTCACCCGTTGGCGACTTATCGCATCCTCCTCGTCATCATTAATGTTCGCACTATATGCGACTTCAAAGTCGCTGACATCATAGGGAAATGTGAAACAATTCAAATCGACATCATTTTGTTTATGAATGGAGCAATCTATGGCGGCCTCCTTGACACTCTTTAGGATACTCGATATGACCTTATCCTTTCGCATCGCCAGATTGTGTATGGTTTCGTCAGTGGACAGGTTATCATCATTGCTTTTGATATACATGGACCGTCGTTTTTGTTGGTCGGTGAGTCGCATTTTGTAGGTGTATACCCGAAAATTCCGTTCGTGGGGATGCAAATCGATGTGAGAGCAGGTGCGGTTAGCCCGACCTATTACCTGGTCGATTCGGGATTTGTTCCAATAGGGTTCCATTACATGCACCTGCCGCACATTCTTTAAAGATATGCCGGCTGACCCGGATTGAGTGATCATCATGACCTTTATGAGTGAACCCCGCAGGTTCCGTTCTTTTTTACCGTGCACATCCATTTTTTCCAAGACATCCCGCACATCTTTGTCAAAGGACGCCAAATCGGAATTGAAAATCTTCAATAGAACATCGGACACCTCCTTATCGGTACTAAACCGGGCATATTTGGGTTTGAGGTAGTCCTCCTCTTTCACATCAATTATCACCTTCTTCGTCTCCACGGAAACTTTCATTTCAACGAACCCCATCGCTTCGAGGGCTATGGCGAAAATCCCGAGTCCTTCAACACTGCGGAACTGTGAATACACCAATACAGACCCATCTATATTATTGATGTGATGAATAATTCGAGCATATTTCGGAGAATATTCTGCTAAAGTGTCGCCGGACAGATACTTGTCGCTATATTTCCTCAATGAACGCATCGCCGTTTTCAAATTGTCTTGATATATACTGGCCTTCGTGATCTGCTTCGTAGATGCGGACTTCTTCCTCGGAACAGCGGTAGCGAACTCATTGTCGAAATCGTCGATCTCCCCCGCCATTAATGCAATGTTATTAGAAGGAAAGGGGCGGTCAATTTCATCGGGGAACGCAAAGTTACACAGAATTCTCGAAAACGTTTTGAAGACCCCATTCTTTTTAAAGTCATCATTGGCATTGGATGCTTTCTTCTTCTTTGCAAACTGTTCTTTCTTAATTTCTTTATCCCGCATTTTCGCATACTGATTGAACTGATGGTCTGAAAAATATAGATGCTCTTCGGTGGTTCCTAGATTGTCCGGATACAACTCCCGATCGCTACTCTCATAATAACTTACTAAACCGATGATCCGTTGCTTGAATAACCCACTATTTCGAATCGCCTGCTTCGATTTGTCGATAAATAGATCATTGAAGATGTCGGAGTCGGTCGGTAGCAACTTTAGGGCATCATTCTTTACCTTCTTCATGTCAATCGATGCATCGACCCCTGATTTTTTTAATCTTTCCACAATGCGCCGCACTCTTTTTATATCACTTACTGCCACAGTGTCATCGCCCACATACACGAATTTACCATCCGCATTGCGTTGGAAATTCGTCGGGGTCAATGTAATTTGAATTAATTTCATGTTGCGACTTTTCTTCAAATTGAATTGGTCTATGTCCGGGTCGTTCGCTAATAAATGCTCATTCACAAACTTACCCTTATAGGGCACCATATACACCTTTGTTCGCCCCTTGAGTAAATTGAGGGTGTAGGCAATTTCATTCGGGTAATTCACAATCGGGGTTCCTGTAAGTAGCACGAATTTCGCATTCTTCGCATTCAATAGGTCTCTATACATGTCTCGGAATAGCTCGCTTTTATTCACCACCGCTGAAATGAATAAATGTGCTTCGTCGATGATAATGAGTTTATTGTCGAACAAATTCCCCTTCGACATTATAGTAGTGTACTTAGCTTTCGTCATGCCATTATAACTCAAAAAGTTGTATTTGTAGTAAATCATGCGTTGCACTTGCATGGTAACCTGCTGTTTATTAACCACAGAGAGGGTTTCATAGTTGGGGGATTTGTCGGGGTAAGACAACCAAATGCCCTGCATGGTCTTAATATGCGTTGGGTCGATACCCATCATCTTTGAAACCTCTTCGTATTGTTCCTTTGACACCTTATGAAACTTCCAATGTTGATTGATTGTGTATTTTTCATGACCACAACGCAACACCTCATTGATATAGTTCATTCGTAGAGATGCGGGGGACATCACTATTACATTCCGGTGGCGCATCAGTATTTCGGCGACCGAAATGGAAGCACATGTTTTTCCAACTCCTAGACCATGATACAAAAGGAGCCCTCGGTAGGGACTACGGTGCTGCAAATAGTCCCGGATAATCTTTTGATGTGGGAATAATGCTAGACGCTCCTCTTTCATTTCACAAGACTTGGTGGTGGAATTGTTAGTGGATTTGGTGGGAGATTTATTTGCTGTCTGGCCCGTTCCCTCCGCTATTTGGAAGGTTTTGGTGACCCAAGTTGGAAATACTTTTCGGTTGATGGGAACCCACTCCGTTGGAGTGATTTCCGGTGAAAAGTCGTAATATCCATATGCTTTTTTATACTCTTGAATGGCTGTACGGACACTATCCGCCCTCTTCTTTTCATCATTTTTCTTTTTTTGTTGCTCGTTCTGCTTTTCTTTTTCTTTTTCTGCCTTTTTTTTTGCCTTCTCCAGGTCCTTCAACGTCGCCTTCTCCTGTTTCTTCCGCTCCTTCTCCAGGTCCTTCAACGTCGCCTTCTCCTGTTTCTTCCGCTCCTTCTCCAGGTCCTTCAACGTCGCCTTCTCCTGTTTCTTCCGCTCCTTCTCCGTTTTTTCTTTAAGGGTCGCTTGTTCTCGTTGTTCATCGCCCGATGTTTTTTTTCGTTGCTTTTGGTCGGTGTCTTTCAATTTATAACAACAGTCTTCGCCTTTTCCATTTTTTTTTTTATAGAACCCATCGGGGCATGGCGGCCCCTGATTTTTATTGGTAGTGCATTTGATAATGGATGGTTCATTGCTACTCATTTGGAATATTTTGGAAAGGGGATGAAATTTAATATATACGCATATAATAACTTTTTATAACCATTGATGTTGGTTATAGTGACTAATGGTGGGGAAATTGTGAAACCATACAGTTTTGACTTTATTTAAATAAAAACCGCTTTTTCAACATGAAATAATTTCAAATGGATTTTTTCGAAAAATATCCCAATAAGATACCATTATTACTCCGTCCCCATGGGAAATTGGAGCAAAAGATTATGAAAAGAAAGTATATGGTCCCTAAAGACTATAATGTGGGTCAATTCCTTGCCATTCTACGGTCCAAGTACTCATTAACAAAGAGTGAGAGTGTATTTATTTTTGTAGATGGAGTTCTTCCGATGATGACGGAAACATTCGGACAGTTGCTTGAACGCCAGATACCATCGGTGAATTTCGAATATGAAAATAGAACCAACATAATCATTTTAGACATGCGTTGTGAGAATACTTTCGGTGCACCGAACCAGGATAATTCGAATACTGTTGACTTAACATTGGAACCCATATCATCATCCCAACCACCCCCAATACCCCCAATACCCCCAATAAATTCATATGCATCCACCCCAAGCTTACAAATGGTGGTCGACTGTCGGGAAACGGACCTCATTGAGTGTATGTCCTGTGAATATGCGGTAGAGCAACTCCCAGTAGGGGACATCGTTATTCGTTCAAGTCCCTATTCTGTCGGAAGTGGAAATGGGGGTGGAAATGGGGGTGGAAATGGTGATGCATATACCGATGCCGATGGGAACACATTGACACATAGAACATTGAACCACTATGTATTCGAAAGGAAGACGATGCGAGACCTGAGGGCGTCTATACGAGATGGTCGGTGGAGAGAACAGAAGAACCGTCTCCTCAAATGGTTTCCTCGGGAAACGGTGGTGTATATTATAGAAAATTTCGATGGGTACAATGGGATGACCATGGACCCCTGGACGAAAGTTAATGGGTCTTCGCAAATATCGGGAATTTTGAATACGATGTTCCGAGACGGGTTGAAAGTGGTATGCACCAAGTCGCTCGAGGACACTAGTCGGTTTCTACAAGAGTTCTTTCAAAGATGCCCTGACTATATATCTTTAATGACCCAAAATGGAATGGGTGGTGGGGAGGGAACAGGGCAGAGATCATTACCGAGTGTCGATATGTTGAAAACGGGGGCGGTCCGTAAAAACCAAATTACCCCGATGAACATATTTCAATTACAAATGGCACAAATACCGGGGGTGTCGACGAAAATTAGCGAGGCGGTCAAACGGCGATATCCTCGGGGGTTCATAGACATGTTCGAGCATTTCCAACGACTGGGGGAACCGGATACCGAGCGGAAAAAAACCGCATTCGTAAATCTACTTAAGGAAATCCCCTTAAATGCTGACACCCCCTTAAATGCTGACATCCCAGTAAATAATGGGAGGTCGTCACTGAACAATGCTTCCACTTCATCGTCTCGAATGACTTCGAGAAAATTAGGTATCAAAACAGCACAAAATATTGTGGACTACCTCGTCTATTGACTATGATAAAATTATTTAAAACCTTTGAAAATTAATTTAATTAATACACTAAGCGATGGCATAAGATACTATATTTTGGGCATCAATGCTTCCAATGCAGTCCAATGTTTAATTTTGACATCACCATTCACCACCACTAATATCATTTTTTTACATTATTTTTCTCACTTTCAAAGTTGGAAAAACTTTAAAGCATCTACCAATATTCACTATCCTCGATGACGACCACCACCGAAAACATTGTTTTATCCGATGACATACCCTACAACCCCGCTAATGTGTTGATAAATGAAACTGATTTGACAAATATTTTGTCTCAGTTCTCGATAAACAAGCCACCGAACGACATTGCTATCTATCGCAAGGCATTCCTTCACCGTTCCTATTGCACCCGCAAAAATGACAATTTTTTGAGCGGAAACCAAAAATGCCCTCCGAACTGTCTACCTCTTCAGGAGGAGTCGAATGAACGCTTGGAATTTCTCGGGGATGCTATCATGAACTTTGTGATCGCTGACTATCTATTCGAGAGATATCCTGATGTGAATGAAGGGTTCCTCACGAAAATGCGGACCAAATTGGTGAATGGCAATATGATGGCGCACTTATCAACGAAAATTGGTCTCGGTAAATTCGTTATCATTAGTCAGCAAATAGAAGCGAATAATGGTAGGACCAACAAGAACATCCTCGAGGATGTCTTCGAAGCATTCATTGGTGCTATCTATATTGACTATAATTCTCTCAAAATAAATACATCGGGCAAAATCCCTATGTTGGATGGTACAGGTACTGGATTCCAAACAGTGTATAAGTGGATCATCGGGGTCATTGAAACCTTCGTCGACTTCACAGACCTCGTGAAACAAAAATCCAATCCAAAGGATAAGTTCGTTAAACAATGCCAACATAACTTCCAATGGACACCGAAGTTTTATGAACTAGACATTGCGGAGAAACAAAATAGAAAAATACACACTGTATGTGTTAAAAATATGAATGGCGACATTATCGCAACTGGAAAGGGAACCAGTCGAAAAGTCGCCGAATTTGAAACCGCCAGTAATGCACTCCGGTATTATGGATGGAATTGACTTTATTTTTTTAAAACATCATGTTTCACATATTATTTGTAGCATGCATTTGCTCAAAATCTTTTGACAATAATATGATGTATATTAAATCATTGTGTATATCTATAACAACAAATATGTTTGTATGCGCATTACCTATGGTAGTAACCATGCGACTTTCATCGAGTATGAATAAGGGTATGGGTATGGTTAATATCCCTAAACCAACACCGACACCGACACCGACCCATAACCCTTATAAATTGAATGTGGTCATCACTGGTTCGACCAAGGGCATTGGGAAAGCCTTGGCGGCTCAATATTATCACCGGGGGGCGAATGTTGTAATTAACTCTCGAAATATAGAACGTGTGTATTCTACATGTAATGAATTATGTTCATCTATGGATAAACGAAGTTATAAGAATAACATGCTCTATGGTATCGCTGCGGATGTATCAATTTTAGAGGAAGTTGAATCAATGATACATGAAATAACTAAAGTCATGCCTAATATCGATATATGGATAAACAATGCGGGTACATGCTCCTATCGACGCCAACCCTTTTTGACATTCGAGACGAGTGACATTAATACCATCGTTTTCACGAATGTATTGGGTGTGATGTATTGTTGCAGATTGGTCATCCCCATGATGGAACAACAATCAACATGGGGACATATCATCAATGTAATCGGAGCAGGTTCAGATGGTCGAAGTACACCAGAATATTCTGTATATGGGGCCACGAAAAGTGGGATAAAACAGTTCACTAAGACATTGGTCGATGAGGTCGGGAAACATAATGGTCCTAATAAAAAACAAAGAAATATAGGCATTCATATACTATCTCCAGGCATGGTCGAAACAGACCTCATTATGAGCAATGTGGAAAACGACTCTGGACTACGAGAAGTAATTACCATGATGTGCGACAAACCGGATGTTGTCGCCGCCGAGATTGTCGAAAAAATTAATAGGCAAATTATCTTACCGAAAGCGCAACACACTGTAATCAATATATTAACGCCTATGCGAATTGTTGATAAAATTGTAAAGCATAATTTGCGGATATTTTTGAGGAAGTTTTTACCATGAATATGAGGATGTCACGATGGTTGGGTCAGTTTCCCCATCAAAATAAGCTAGATGTCGTGGGTGCTGCGGATTTGCAACTATTTTTAATCAGTGTCCCCACTTTCCATCCGACCCACATACTCGTCAAGAATATTGCCAAAAACCCCTCCCCTTTACTACAACCGAAAGCGATGTATACGAAACGAATCCAATTAACAAACATAATAATCATGAAAATGATAGTGAACATGATTTGTAATATGGCCAATATGACGAAGAATGCCCCCCCATCATCTTTATTGTTTTCAGTTTCAGTAAACTTTTCTTTTTTTTTACGTCCATTTAATTTGTTCAAGGCAAAGAATGCGGTCTCGAGGAGCATATTTAAATTATATATTTAATTAAATGCTAGGTTTTTTTTCATCGAATAGGATATATATTTATCCGTCCCGAAAAAGATATGTTTAACACAATTTGACATTACTTTATGTGAGGGAGTTGGAACGCAATCCCATATACTGTCGTATCATAAACAATTAATAATCAAATTAATATTATATAGTAAATAGTAAATAGTAAACATCACCGGAGTGGTTGTGGACATATTCTACGACCATTTACAAAACTAGACTAATATGACTGCTAAAATGACTACTCTATTCGTCCCCTTCTATCTACAAAAGGCTGCATTTGCCACCCTTCTATTCGGTTGCATCGTTCTTATCGGCATCGGGTTCTTCGAATTCAACTTAATTGAAACAATTAATAATGGGTCCCTGGATGGTATCGGTTTTGTTCTATACTTCTTGGTGGCTCTGGCGACCTTCTATAATATAACTCGCCGGGACTTCTATCTACCATTTTTGGGACACTCAGTACATCCTTGCAATGTATTAACTCCTAAAACTCCCCATAGCGCCAACCTTTCCATCACTGTGCATAACTTAACTCCGAATGTTAATGTTGTATATTGGGCTTCCGATGTAGTAGACCCCATACACCCCGACAAAGTTGTCGAAACTCCATGGGACGCCTACGATAAATACGCCAATTCGGGGGTCGCTGTGACCAACGACAATGGTACATGTGTACTCAAAATACGGAAACCATCACAATATAAAATCCCATTGGGTTTCAAACTAAAAAAACATGTGCATTTTAGAGAGTGCATTGGAAAAGGCATGCTCGGTCCAGTGCGGACAAAGTATGTTTCGGAAAAATGAGATTGTAGCAATGCGATTATCGCCATCACTTTTCATACCCTACCATCTTCAAATAGAATTTTTTTTCGTGATGTATAGTATAATAATAAAACCAATTGGTTAAATTTCGTAACAAATAAAAACATAAAAACATAAAAACATATGGACGCCATCCTATACGACACCATCGTTTCATTTATCGCATTCGCCACTACCCGGTATGCTTTACCGAATACAATTCTAGGAAATCCAATACAGTTATGGCCTGGGTTTGTGCTTGCGACCTGTTATGCGATATGCACATTTTTTCGCAAATACATGACCCGACTATATGGGAAAAAATATGGCAAGGGCAAATAGGTTTTTTTAAAACATAATAATGATTGTTATAGTCGGAAATACCACCACATAACATAGATAATATAGATATGAATTGGTGACACATACAAAACACATAATAAGAACACATAATAAGAACACATAAAAAACACATAACAATAACAAGGAACCCCTATTTTGTAATTTCATCAATGCACATATATTAGGGAGAGCAACTCCTTCCCCTCCAAGGTATATTTCGACATGAGCGCAGTGGCGACCCGGTCCAACGCCGGGCGCTTGTTTGTTAATATGCATTGTGCGGTTTCCTTCGCTTTCCAAAGGAGGTCCGATATTTCATCGTCCACGCCGCTCCGTAGATGTTGTGAGAGTCGGTCCTTTTCCACCCCCTTCATATACCGCAAACCGACACTTTCGGAGAACCCATACTTCTCGATCATATTATACGCAATGGTCGTTGTAATATTCAAATCTTCCACGGCTCCGGTGGTTACCCATTCGCCACCGAAGACCAACTCCTCCGCTACCCGTCCCGCCAAACCGACCACGATTTTCTTGAACAAGTAATCCTTCGAGAACATACCTCCACTAGTATAGTCTTCTATGGGAACGAACTGGACGATACCATCAGTGTCCCCCCGGGGCAATATGGAAACCTTACTTATTTGGTCGAACCCCTCGAGGGTCAATGCGACCACGGTGTGCCCTGCCTCGTGATAAGCCACTGTCCGTAGTGCGTTATGCGACCGGGAAACATTGCGGGGAAGTCCTACAGTAATCTTATCAAATGCGTCTTCGAGGTCCACCGCTTCAATCGTGGGGCGACGGCACCGGACGGAATGAATGGTCGCTTCATTCATAAGAGTCATTAGTTCCGCTCCATTGAACCCGACAGTTTTTGCCGCCATTCCAGCGAGGTCCACACTTTTACCTAATCGTTTTCCCCTTGAATGAACCCGTAATATTTTATCCCGCTCATCCTTCGATGGTAATGTCATTTTTATTTTTCGATCGAAACGACCAGGTCGCAACAACGCTGGGTCCAATACATCCTTTCGATTCGTCGCCGCCAATACCACGACCCCCATGTTGTCTTTGAAACCATCCATTTCCGTTAACAACTGATTAAGGGTCTGTTCTCGTTCATCATTTGCCCCACCTCGATACGACGATGTGGATGTCCGAGCTTTCCCGATAGTGTCGAGTTCGTCGATGAATATGATACACGGGGAATTTCGCCGGGCTGTTTCGAACAACTCTCGTACCCGAGCCGCACCAACCCCCACAAATAACTCGATGAATTCTGACGCTGTCGTGGATATAAAGGGAACACCTGCCTCGCCCGCAATCGCCTTCGCCAGTAGTGTCTTTCCAGTTCCAGGGGGACCCTCCAATAGACACCCCTTCGGTATGGATGCCCCCGCCATAGCATACCGTTCCGGTGTCCGGAGGAAGTCGACCAACTCTTCCAATTCCCCCCGGGCTTCGTCCATGCCCGCCACATCTCGAAATGACACACTCGTGTCGACAGTAAGCGCAAATTGGTCGGGTGGTGACCCAAATAGGGGGGATTTCGGGAACCCTAATAATCCAAGGAACCCCCCTGACTTCGGATCAGTTCCCTCTCGCCGGTTCGTTATCGCCGTTGATGTTGATGTTGCAACCACATTGCGAAGGAGCAGACCACCGACTAGAATGGTCACAAGTAGTGGAAGTGGTTGGGAAGTAATATTCAACCCAGTGTCCTCGAAGTCGTAGGTTATTTTAACATTTGTGTCTTCCAAGATATGTGTCCAATCCATTGTCGAAGTGGGTAAACGGCAGTTACCGGTTGACCCATCCTTTCCATGAAATTTTACCATAGACCTATCAGGGAATACCACCATATCCGAAATTTTATCATCCCTTAAGTCCCGCATAAAATCACTATAAATTGTCGACTTTCCGACCCATGGAATGATATCAGTGAAACCATTCTCGGTAAAACCATTCTCGGGATGGTGGCTTCTATCATTGACATTCGCTGTTGAAATGACCATTGACTTAGACACCTTTACACCATAATGACCAACCTGCCATCGTCGCCCCCTATCTCGAACACTAGGCACTCGACAACCACGATTGAAAGTCACTCCACAACAATACCCCTTACTATACCCCTTACTATACCCCTTACTATACCCCTTACCATACCCATTACAATAATGGCATTCACCATTTATGGATTGATGCGGCATAGAAGATACTATGGAGTAGTGGAGAGTAAACATTAGTTTCTTGACAATTTTCTCACGAAAGAAAGGTTCACCGACGTATGAGTTATGAGAGACCTACTTAATTTTAAATCCAATTTATAATGAAATATGCCACCCATTTTATGCTTGTAAATTTAATCATACTTTATAATCATAATCGGCGACTGCTAAAGCGTATTCTACACATTGACTATAGTTCAACCGGGGGTCACAGTTACTCTTGAATGTCGTCTTCACATCCATCGCTGTGTTTTTTACGAGACCATTGAGGCACTCTCGTGATTCATCATTCCCTGTCATCTCAAGATGGACCCCCCCGGGAACCACACCATATTGTATGCATAAATCGAAGAAGGCGGCGGTTTCCGCTACAATGTGTTCGAAATTCCGGGTTTTACACCCATTCGGTAATTTATAGGTGTTCCCATGCATCGGGTCAACCATATACAAAACATGGTAGGCTTTGGCCTTGATCTTCTTAAATAGAGAGGGCAAAAACCATTCGATATTATTGTGTCCATAGCGGCAAATCAAAACAATTTTCCCCTTCTCATTCGTCGGGTTTAGGGTGTGTATTATACGGACGAGTTCATCCAAATCAGTGGTGTGACTCAATTTAATCCCGATAGGGTTCTCAATGCCCCGTAGAAATTCGACGTGGGGGCCATGCAATGACCTTGTCCGCTCCCCCAACCAGACAAAATGTGTCGAACAATCGTATATTTTATTCGTGATGCTATCCCGACGGACCATCGCCTCTTCATAGTCTAGTAGCAATGCTTCATGTGATATGTACAATTCAGGTTCCTTCATTCTTGAACTCAATTTAATTCCACAACTACGCATGAACTCCACCGCTTTTAAAATACCTTGAAGAGATGCATAGTACTTCCGGAACACTGAAACATCCAAATCATCTTGCAATGTGAATGGGACCCACTCATGCATTCTTTCCAAACTTAAATACCCACTCATCGTCATCGCCCGAATCATGTTCATGGTATTCGCCGACATGTCATGGGCCTTTAGAATCCGATCCTCACTGATACTCCGACTTTCCTCGTCGAATGCCTTCCCATTTACAATATCTCCGAAATATGAGGGTAATTCGACACCCTCGACCTTCTCATGGGGACTGCTTCGAGGCTTCGCATATTGACCGGCTGCCCGGGCGATTTTCACCACCGGTTTTTTGAAGTCGTAGGATATGATTAAAGACATAATGATGAGGGTTTTGAACAATTCAATCATGTCCTTCGTGGAATAATCATCGACGGATTCCGCACACTCACCTCCTTGGACTACGAACATCCTCCCCTCGCTCGCCGCCGCCAACCGCTGCTTCAAGATCCGGATTTCATTGGCGAACACCAGTGGTGGACGGTTCTTTCGAATCGTGTCCTTTACTCGTTCCACCCTCTCCGGATCATGGTATTTTGGCATGTATTCGCTCCCCCCCATCCTTTTCCATGAATCAGGGGCCCACTCATCCCTCTCGAATGGGGGCGACGAATTAATTCGAGCACCACCCCCCCTTCGCTTCATTGTATTCGATGTCTTCGATGTCTTCGATGTCTTCGATGTCTTCGATGTCTTCGATGTCTTCGATGTCTTCGATGTCTTCGATGTCTTCGATGTATTATTCAATGCATCCCTTTTGCGCCAATTTGGAAAATCCTTTTTAGACACCGGGTACCTTTTCCAACTCACATTAATCGACATAGCATTTCGAATCATGATGAAAAATAAAAAAAGGGTATTATGTGTTAGGAATTAGTCGTAATTTTTAAATTAAGTTTTTATAAGTTGTTAGACGTTTGAATAGGCACATTCAAATATCAAATATCAAATATCAAATATCAAATATCAAATATCAAATATCAAATATCAAATATCAAATATCAAATATCAAATATCAAATATCAAATATCAAATATCAAATATCAAATATCAAATATCAAATATCACATATCACATATCAAATATCAAATTATTCATGCATATATACACATTTTGTTCAAATAACTATTCCAACCATATTTAGCAATGTATTCCATCGTGCGAATAACCATTTCGAAGTCAACCTTCTTACTTTCTTCCTTGAACAACGGACTGCACTTTTCCATTAATAAACTAACATTGTGATTTTTCCAATCGGTATATTTCATTCCCCATGGTGGGTTTTCGTTTTTCAAAAATGTCCACAATTCTTCATCGGTGATGATTCCATACGCCCGATGATATAGTGACCGCCAATATTCGTCTTTAATGAAATTAAAGTCTCCAGGTATTAAATTCAGCAATCTTCTCCGAAACATTTTAGATTTGTTTAATGATGATAAAAATATGACAAATGATTTAACATAAAATCCATCTAATTTAATTTATTCTATTTTGATTTTGTATTTGATTCAATTTTTTAAGATAAAATGATGAAAAGATTTTTTTTGTATCAATATTTTTGTTAATATTATCATAATAAACACCAAAATCATATCATACTACATATCTTAAATCTTAAATATTACATTTTAAATATGGGACCGAATGCATCTCGTAATCAACATATCGAGCAATCAATACAACCCCACACCATAACACCGATTGCGACAGAGTATATTTCAAAATGGACCCAATATTCATCCAACCCATCTAACTCGAGGAAACCACTGCATAAATGTTCGTATGATGGATGGACAGGTATTTACAACTCGGACAATTCTGTGACATTCAATGGAATAACATTCGAAACAATTATTGATGCTATTTATTACAAGGAAATTATTTCCTTCCATGAAAATATGAAAAAAAATGATGTAATGAAATATGCGAATAAATAAGACATGGTAACTTCAAAGTATTTAAGGAGCATCTTTAATAGGCCTTGGTATTGGTCGGGTCGTAACACTATTGATGGGAGGGAGTGCGGACCTCCAAACGGAATTTGAAAACGCAAACATCTCATCCCATGATGTAATATTTTGATAAAATCGTAATCTGCTTTTTCTTTTTTGATACTCTTCACCCCCTGCTTGGTATCGTTTATGAATTACTGTATTTTTTAAATTAATCATTGATAAAATTACAATAACCAATGATTTAAAAGATAGACATTTCAGGGTTTTTTGAAATTTCAATATGTCAATGGACCGCTTCAATATTTCATGTCGACTGAAAACATAATACCCGGAAAATGAACCCAAACAACTATGTCCCCCCATATCTTGCACCACAGTATTAATAACCTTTTTAAGCACGGATGGTTTAATGTTATAATGCCATTTGCATTTCAACTGGGGCGAAATCTCTTCAACAATCGTATCCATTGGAGGAGCAGGGAACTCGCTGTAGTAGTCCATCATCTTTATTCTACAAATTCAATGTTGAAATAATCCAATTATAATATCTAGGTTGGAATAGGTTTCGTATATATAAATGCAATCCCTATTTTTAACAATTCAATTTTTCTTTAAGCAGTCCCATCGGAAGATAGAATATAAATGCGTTTGATGTCATCGTATTTATACATGTTATCAATGGGGTCAAACCATTCTGTGTGAATACGCATAGACACCGCATTCCCGTCGTCTTTCACGAATGTAGACAACTTAAAGCCCCCGGATTGGGACACATATTCGCCCTTCGACACATTCGGGGGCATCTCTAATGGTGATTTCGACAATCGGATATTTTTACCACCATAATCACCATCATCACCATCATCACCATCATCACCATCATCACCATCATCATCAAAACCATATTTATAGTAGGAACGTCTAGTCGCTATAAATTTACTGTTATCGTGTGTACTTACTTTATTTTGCTTATGATTTTGCTTATGATTTTGCTTTTGTTTATGATTTTGTATTTCTCTCTTCTTTGACAATGTCAATATCGACCATAAAGCATTGCGCCGTGACAATGATGTGGAAATTCCCATATTCCCCATATTCCCGAATAGTAACATAATGCTGGTAATTTATTATCGTCGACAAATCCCGTTTTATTTTTATGGTTAAGCTAGGTATGTTCGAATATAGACCAATGCATATCGACCATAACATTGTCTATAAATAAAGAAAATACTTAAAAAAGATACAAAATAGTGTATTCTCATCATAAAAGGATAATAATCTCGAACTCTACTTATCATGAGGAAAACCAAAAACATCGCCCCTAACATAAACCCGATATTTTCCCCGAAAAAAGTGGGAACACAATTTAAATTCGCATCAAATTCGCAATGGTCCACTACATATTTTAATAGATACATCCAACAACGGCGCCTTTGGAACCACTATGCATTACGATATAGAATGCAACAGGATAGATTGACACATTGGAGACATTTGACACATTCGACACATTGTGGTGGATATGATTTCACAAATTCACCAGACAAAAAAATGAAGCAATTAGACCACCTCCGTTCGATGACCAAAATTGCTATTGACTACACGGGTGCATATGATAGAGGTATTTGCGACAGTGGTATTTGCGACGGCATATGCCCCACTGCTGAATACTACCCGGAGGATGCGACGACGAACATGTCGTTCATTCATAAACTAATATCGAAAGGCAAATATCCCCATCTTATGGATGAAGCCATGATGTATTCTATTCGAAAACATACATCTACCGAAGAGCGATTGACTGGAATGGTCGATATGCTATCCTGTTTGATTGGGAGGGAAATGACCCATGTTGTTCGTGGATATGTTTCCATCGAAGTAGACGCCCGTTTAAGTTATGACACCCGAGCCACTGTTGAACGAACCTATCGACTTTTGGATATATATGACGGTCTCGGGGTTGATCCGAAACGCATTATGATAAAATTAGCGGCGACCTGGGAAATGATGGAGGCATGTAGAATTCTACAAAAAAATGGTATTAACTGCAATATGACCCTAATTTTGTCGCTACCCCAGGCTGTCGCCGCCGCTCAAATGCATGCGAAAATGATTTCCCCCACCGTCGGTAACATCTTCGACTGGTACAAGGCGCAAAATGCGGCCTATTTCGAACTCGATAAATTTTATGACCCCGGGGTAGCGACAGCTAAACAAATCTACAACTACTTCAAATATAAGGAGTTCGACACCATCGTGATGGCGACATCCTTTCGCACAAAAAAACAAATTCTCGACCTAGCCGGCATAGACCGCCTCGCCATCTCTTCGAAATTATTGGCGGAATTGCATTGTTCCAAGGAGGGGTTCGAACGAGTACTATCAGTCGAGAGGGCGAAAGATTGGTATACCGGGCGGGACTATCCCCAACTCGATGAATCAAAATTTAGGCATCTTCTATGTAAAGACCCCATGGCGACAAAAAAATTAAATGATGGGGTGAATGAATGTATTCAAGACATTCATAATCTAGAATATTTGTTCTATCGACGACTAATACAAAAAAAAATTACCCATTGATTTACCTATATATTTTACCCAACGATTTATCCAATATTTTTGTTATTTTCGTGTTAAATTGCAAATAGACGGTTTAAAATAGTCGTTTCATAAGCATATTACCATCGACTTTCACTACATCACCCCCCCTTTTTTCCAAACAGATGGAATGGGTGGTCATATTGTCATGATGGAAGTTTTCGTCGGTCTCTGATATTAATACCCCCGCACCCGGTTTCAAGATGACATCCGCATCACCATTAACAGAAAAATCGAAATGACATGTCAAATGTGTATCCAAACTTACATACAATACCCAGTTTTTGTGCAAATTCTCCGTCGTCATATCGTATTCGTATATTGAACAGTCCGACTTTCCGACCCGCAACACTTGGTATCCAGTAATCATTTCGATTAAATTGTTTGTTTGGTCTAAATCATGGGATAGTGCATCTATTAGGTGACCATCGATAGATTGAGAAACTTCCCTATCTTTACACAACACATGGCGCCGGTGTTCTTCACTCAATAAGTTCGGGTAGCATAGCACTTTGATGCCATTGTTTTTCTTTTCATATCGAATATTTTCGGTACATACTCTTTCTCTCTTCAAGTTAGGGGTGGGGTGGTCACGGTTGGGAACACGGTTGGGGATATTATAGTGGTTACTAAAATTTAAACATTGGATTCGTGGAGTAACATTTTTCGACGACACCATTGACTATTCTCAATCTCAATGTCAATTTCAATAAACAGATAAAATTATATGAAATAATAAAACGATAAATCAAAAAATAAATTTTATGGACTACACACAATTGCCATCTTGCCCTAAAAATAAAAAAAAAGGGGGAGATAAGATGAGATGGCGAATGGGTTCATTTAACCAACACACCATTTCATCCAAAATTTCATAGTTTATCTCCCCCTTTATATATTTTTCAGTTCTCCACCATCGCAACTATTGAAGATGATGCCTGTTGTTGCTGCATCCGTTGGATGTAGAGTTCGAATTCGGATATTTGGCGATTCAACTCGGAACGCCGGATTTCCTCCGTGATTACCCGACGTTTGGTGTTATATGCCGACTTAATGGCGGTCTGTGTCATTCCAAGTTCAATTAGGAATGTCTCCACCTTCTTCACGAGACGGCTGCTACAGGTATGCCCCGGAATGCTGGGAACCTCTTGATTCATCTCTGCGCATATAGCACGGAGAACTGTCATCTTAATGTCATTCGTCATTCGGGTTGGAGGCGGGGAATAATTGCCATTGTCAATAGACTGTAATAGGTAACGATAATGTTCAATCTGATGTTGAAAACGTTGCACGAGGCGGACTCGATGAGTTGCCGAGGTCGGTTCCTGTTGTTTATGCTCACTTTTCATTTTTATCTGGTGTAAAAATTTGAGCGCATTACACATCTCGATATATTCCGCCTCCTGAACATCTTCTTTATGGTCATCCACAATGGACATGATGTTCATCACTGTCTTAGCAGAGAATTTCATTGACGCCATTGTTGTTTGCTTTTTTAAGAATTTTGTTCTTATAATGTGGACAACTCAAACGATAAATACATTCAATTTTTATCAAAAACATACGAAAATACAGGGAGGAAACGCTAGGAGAGGTTACTTGTGGTTTCATGGAACCATCTCTTACTTAACTAATGAATTGGTAATGGTAAACCACGGGAGACGATGGTATACTAGACAGGATGGCGCTTAGGCGGTTTGCATGGATTTACGCACTTGTTTGTATTCGAATTTGTTAGTGGTAGGGTTCTTCTTCTTGTAGTAAGTCGCCACGTTACCACCATTACCACCACTACCAACATTCTTTCGGTACACTGTTCGTGTCACCTGTTTTCCTCCTGCCATGAAGGTCATCTTACCGATGGAGATTAGCGATGGGGTAGTCCGTCGGGGTTTCTTTTGTGAATGGGCGTTCCCTCCTCCGGGTGCCTTTTTAGTTATGGTTTTATTTTTATTAATGTGGTTACCACTACCCCTTAAGTGTTTTGACGGAGATGCCTTTGACGCCGCCGATGCCATCATCGCTGATAAACTCCCCGCCGACAACGCATATTGCGGTAATGGCGGCGAATGCTTGAAGGGTAATCGCCGATACCGCTGGTTATTACGCTTACTTCGAACCCCTCCTCCAATTTGTTGTGTATCATTACTCTCAATTTTATTTAACACATTATAAAAAATAGTATCTATTTTAATATTAGTATATGTTGGTGACATCAATCTAACAAACAAATCTTGTAAAGATTCTTTTTTTTTTTTAATATGTTCCTTAACATTTCCTCCACTTTCTGGTGGGTTTCCCATTATATAGCCATTCGTAATTTCTAGTGGAACGAATTTGGTCTCATTTGTATCTACGGAATATGTTTCTGTTCCATCAAATGTGAAAACATCTTTACCTTCACTATTTAGTTTATGTTTTAGTTGTGGCATATTCAATATTTCAAGTTTTTTTTCTTTATTTCGTCGATAAGGCTTTATTGTCACTTCCTTATCACCATTCATTATCTTAACACCATAATACTTCATAATGATGCAATATACGGCGATGCGGGCATTCATATAGTCACATATTTTTTTACCCCCTATTGTTCTAGATTGTTCAGTTGAACCGTCTGTTATATCATTGGTCTCAAAGTATTCGATGTATTGTTTATATATAGGTCCACTCGTATTGTCATTATATAATGTGTGTAGATAATCAAAACCGATAGGGCGAGTCAGATCTATACGGAAAATGACATTAGCATCGCTATATTCCTGTTTCAAGTTTATGGCGGTATTCGCCGCACAAAAATCAGTGCATAACCCACATACTGTCACTGTGTCATTACTATTGAAATCAGCATATTTGATTTTATGGAATGTGCATCTATCTGATATTGTTGTATTACCTAAATTTTCTCTACTTTCATTAGACACATTTGCAACATTATCATCATAATTAAATTTATTAACATCACCACAGTAGTTAATTAATAATGGGGTGCTTTCTTTCATTATATTATCGTTTCTGAACGCCCCCGTTTTTAGTTTCGCATTTTCACCTGAAAGCGGTTCACACGATGTTTTTAGAGTACCAACCTTGTGCTTATTATCTGGATTATTTGTTTTTTGGTCTATATCGGGGGCGAGAACCTGGTTACGACACATAATATTAGCGCTATCTTTATTTCTTTTTTGTTCTTTTGTCGTACAATCCGGGTCGTGGAAGGCGGCATACGAATCACAGGTTTGGTCGAACCCTTTATAAGTGCGAACCACTTCACCCCGTGGTTGTGTTTGTTTTTTCTCTATATCTGATAATGCGCCATGAATTAATGGGTGTGGTAACCATCCTATAGTCCCTTGCACACAATGTTTGGGGAAGGCCTTAAATGAACAATGATTATCTGGATGAAAATCATGACTCGCATAAATATATGTCCAATTACTCGACGAGATAAAATCCGCTACATTCTTTACATATTGCAAATCTGTCGCATAAGCGGCTAAAACAGGGGGTTTTTGTTTGTAATCTTTGAGATTACTAGTTATATCTGGAGTAAAATTGTATACATAATTCGCCAACTCGAAACACTCCCGGTCGGCAATGAAGTCGTTTTGCATGTCGATGACGAATAGAACATTTTCATTATTTCCCATAACTTATATGTACGAAGAATGTATAGTTGTCAACTCTTATATTAACAATTATACATAAAAAAATGTCGAACTGCATACGTTCCCTTGTCATGTGTTATAAAAAATTACGGTTCCTCGAGTAGACGCAATGTTTCATCATCCGTCGTCTGGTAGTCGTAATTCGGTTGGTCCTGAAATCCATCCCGAATGAGAGTGTGCTCCCCCGTCTCAGTGTCGAGGTCATAGATGTTGAAATTATTGCGCATGTCGAAGTCATTCAGTCGGGACGCTAAATTAACACTGATACTGCCCTCGGGTCCACTAATGATGCGATGGAAGATACCCGCAGGCCACACTAGCATCGCTGGTCGGTCATAGTAAAGTTTACCATTTTTGTATACATTCTCAGGGGTCACAATAAAGGATGCCTTCGTCTTCGTTGATGGATCGAAGATGTCAACATACCGTGTCCCCTGAAGGACCATAAGGTTATCGTCTTGATGAGTATGCATATACCATGGTCTCTTCACAGCCCCGATGGGACCTGGAGAAATTCCATTCGGACCGTGAATGACCCGGTCGATGCCACTAATTTTAGGGATGTCTGATGGGACGATTTCATCGAATAAAACACCAGTGGTACGTCTGAGTTGACGCAATGGTAATAAACGATACATCGGGGACTTGGGTATGTTAAATGTGGGTATATTTATGGTATATTTTATAAAATCCAAATTTGGACTTTGTTTAAATACTAATTGCTTTTATAAAATACATAAAAATAACCTCATTATTATTTATCAAGAACATAAATTGGTATATAGGACATCCATTGGTAAATATGACATCCATTTGTAAATAGTATTATAATTATTAACCATAACGATGGTTTCGATGTCTTCTATGTCTTCACTGTCTTCGATGTCTTCACTGTCTTCGATGTGGAAATTACTTTATCTATCCGGTTTAACCACCCTTTCCTTCGTGGTCACCTTAGTCAATACTTCATTATGTCATTTTACCAGTATTAACCTTGGGAACTTCTACAATACCCGGGTCTCGAAAGAGTATTCCCCAGTAATGGTAGGGGTGGCATGTCTAACTCTAATGGACTATATTTTCATCGAAACATTTGTGCTGATGCAGTTGGTTCAAGATTTACTATGGTATTGTCTGACTTCACACAACAATATGTGTGGGTGCGGTTTTATGAATAGTCATGCATATAACCGTATCGGTACCATATTATCGTGGATTAATGGGAACACCCCCTTCTTCTTGGTAATCTACACAGGTGTGATATTTAATGTGTTATTATTACACGACGAACCACTTAACCATATCGACATAATTCGCTTACTGACCATTGGTTGTAATGTTGTTATACTATATGCACTTACTAAGGGGCGGCAATATTTTAAAGCGATTTGGGTGGATAAAGCATCCTTAACAGAAGGAAGGGGGGATGCTGATTATGCGACCATCGCCCCATTGCTGCATGGCGACGATGTTGATGAGGACCTGGAAGCAAATCGGGAAGCAAACCTGGAAGCAAACCGGGAAGCAAATCGGGAAGCAAACCGGGAAATGACCGCTTCCAAAACCGACTTTTCTTGGATAACCATCATCTTGGAACTATTGAAACTTGCTTGTCCCGAGAAGTATGTTTTATCCATTGGGTTCCTCTTCGGTGGCATCTCCGCCGTCGCAACCGCATTGTCCCCAAAATTAATTGGGATGATCTTCGACGAGGCTGTGGTGGTCTACAAAGACCATAACCATGAAATTACCGACTACACCATTGTTTCGGATACTTTTTCGGATACATACGACACTACAACGTACAACCTGGATTATCTACACCGCTTCGATAAATACATAATCTACCTAGCAGTTGTTTACTGTTTTTCGAGTATCACTGCCAGTGTAAGGGGGGGAATATTCACCTATTGTTGTTCCCGCATCCTCACCCGCTCCAAACACCGGTTGTTTGATGCGGTAATGCACAAGAACACCGCTTTCTTCGAGGCGAATACGAGTGGGGAGATTGTATCTCGAATGACCCGAGACATTACTCAAATGTCGGACCAACTCGTGGTCAATTTGAATGTCGTATTTCGAACCATTTTTCAGATGGTCTTTTCGATAGTCTTCATGGTCGCTTTCAATGTGAATTTGACGATTTCCACTATTTTAATCGTCCCGATAACCTGGAAAATCACTAAAGCGTATTCGACGGTGCTATCTAAAATTATAGAAGATGGGAATGACATAATGTCAAAGACAAACTCCTTGTCTCAAGAAGGAATTTACAATATACACATAGTCCGTACCTTGAATGCGGAAAAACAAATAATGGGCGACTATGTATCCTATTTGGAAAAGTATAATCGCCTCACGAATAAACAATCGCTCTATTATGCTGTTTATGTATGTATAATGGGATTTATACCATCAATGTCTATCCTTATGGTGGTTTGGATCGGAGGGGTGTTTATCATAAAAGGGGTCATGACATCAGGAGAAGTGATTAGTTTCATGTTGTATCAACAGATGTTGACCGATGCATTCAACACAATAGCAAATGTATTCAATGGTGTCGCTACAGCGGTGGCCTCGGCGAAAAAGGTATTTAATTGGATTAAGTCCCGAGAAGATGCAGATACCTTGTTCGACCCGGATAATTGTGTTCCTATATGCAATGGTTTCGGTTTCGCCCGCAGCGACATCGTCTTCGATAAGGTGTCATTTCGCTACAATGGAAACAATGGAAACAATCGCAACCATCGCATATTGACGGATGGTGATGAATGTAATATGGACTATACATCTGCCCCATCATCCTTCGTACTCCGGGATTTGAATATGCGCATTCACAGTGGGAAAATGAATGCCCTCGTCGGTAAATCTGGGTGTGGTAAGTCTTCCATATTGCGCCTCATATTGCGTCAACATAAACCCACTATGGGAAGGATAACGATGAACCATTGGGACATCCACCGTTTCGACAAAGAGACCTATTTTAGGAAAATAGGATTGGTTAACCAGGAACCCACTCTATTCAATATGTCTGTAAGAGACAACCTTACCCTAGGGTTAGACCAAATGGTCGCATTTGAGACCATTGAGGCGGCGGCCAGGAAAGCGAATGCCCACGACTTTATCATGGCGCTTTCGGACCGAGCGTACGACACCAATTGTGGCGAAGCGGGGGGCAAATTGTCGGGGGGGCAAAAACAACGCCTTATTATCGCTCGAGCCATACTCCGCAACCCGGAGATGATACTATTGGACGAAGCGACCTCCGCCCTGGATGTGGACTCAGAACACGAAGTCCAAGGGGCCTTGACGGAACTCAATACATTGCAAGGGGTGACTATGGTGGTGGTAGCTCATCGGTTGTCGACGATTCGGGGGGCGGATACGATCCAAGTAATTAAGGACGGTGGAGTGGAATCAGAAGGCACCCACCATCAATTGTTGGAATCTTCTCCCACCTACAAAATGTTGGTGCATAGACAACTAAAATGATATCAACTATTTGTCGTAAAACAATCGATAGACACCATATACACAAAAGAAAAGGGTGTAAAAAATATATTTTTATCCGTCGATACACCACTTTGTTTCAACCTTTTCTATATTGTATTTTTAATTGTTGCTCACCATGCGGATGCGGTCTAGTCGTTCGATAATATTATCCTCCATACTAGCAATCTCACGGAACAATTCTTCCCGCTCTTCATTAAATATAACAACCTTCTCATGTTGATACGCTTTTTTCAAAGTAACCAGGGGAACACCATTCGCAACCAATAGATTTTGGAGCTCATTGACGGTCGCCCGATTTACCAAAATATACCGAGTATTAGGTATCAGTCCATTCTCGATACATTTTGACTTAAGAACCCGTATTTTGATCGCATTGGTCAAGTTGGAAGGGGGGTGAAGATTATAAATTTTTCTACGATAAAACGCCATCAAACGGGTTAACATTTGGATACGATATATATTAACATCATATGTAGTAGTCTGAAGAGTGGCACGTTCACCATCGTCCGATTGGGGCGGGGGTACAAAGGGATAATGGTTTGGGACATTGTCGGGGACATTGTCGGGGACATTGTTGGGGAAATTGTTGGGGAAATTGTTGGGGAAATCGTCGGGAACAACATTGTAAGGGGTAATTCTCACATTGCCATTCAAAATCAGATTCCGTGCTTCTTCTTCATGCGTCTTTTTGGAATGAATGAACTTGATAGCATTGCAAATTTCAATGTAGGTCGCTTCATTAATATCATGTTTGTGTTCATCCACTATATTCATCATTTCGAACACAGTCTGGTTGGAAAACCCCATTGACGCCATCTTGTTTAATAAGTTCGAACTATGTCTAAAGTATGTGATAATGGTTGATAAAATATTGAGTATGCGTTTTAATGAGTGCTTTATGATTATTACTCGGTTCTAAACATACCGTCCAAATAATCAATTTTTATCAAAGTTGTATTATGGAAATATGTATGGAACTCGTAATGATTGGCGCATGGAACACGTGGCGACGGGCGCATTGAACACGTGGCGACGGGCGCATTGAACACGTAATGATTGGCGCATGATGTATATGATACGTCTCGACGCTCCACCACCATTCCGTCGAATTATCCATGGTAAATTGAAAGGTTGCGCATTAAGCATCGAATATTAATATGCGTGTATATACTAAATTACTATGCCTATTCTTATTGGTGAAACATACATTGAGTGGAGACATATTTTTGTTTTGTGTCTATTTGTCGGAATTGCGATATGCACCAAAATACACGACAATAAATATATGGTCGGTATATATTATGGTATAATTCTCAATATCGTTTTTTCACAACCACCTTGCAAACAAACACTATGTAATAAGGTATTACTAGATGATGATGGATTTGGATATGTCGACAACTTTTTAACCCCTAAACAGCTATCGACCTATAAAAAGAAGTTCGTAAAGAAATACCATTCGAATACCATTTTTTTAGGGAACCCGAATACATGGGGGTATCAAGATGAAGAGACAGCTGAATTGGTCGATTATTTGCATAAAAAAATTCAGCATAGATATAAAAAGAAACTATATATTGATTATGCCTTTCTCCGTGTGTATAATGATGAAGCGATAAACCCATTCGAGAATTTTCATCTTGATAGTCACCATTATGGAATGAATGTGACTCAAATCAGGACCATTCTAAATCTACATGACCAATCGAATGGCATGTTCTCGTATAAATCCAAGTGTTGCCGTAGAAAGACAAAAACGATTAAAACAAAGGAAAATACACTCATATTGATACAAGCTAATAAATTACTCCACAAATATAAGTTTAAAAAAGGGTCAAGGTGTGTCCTCGTGGTGGACTTCGTGGATTCCAAATGGAAAGGGCTATATGGGACATTTTGGGGGACCTTCGACTTTGTATGGGACCGCATTCAAAAAATGATAACCACTGTAAAAAATCCATCGTAGATTGGAAAACCTAACTAATTTCATTATCATTTAAATGTAAATAAGTAGTATGAATATAAGTATACATCAATATGGAAAAACAAAATTCTATAATGGATGATTTGAATAGAGAAATAGTATTAAATGATTATCAAAGTGCAACGAAAAAACACAAAGAGTTATTCATTAAAGGTGATGTAACTGCTAGCTCTGAATATATTCACACCAATCAAAAAGAAGATGCTAGTGCAATATGCAATGCATTCTATAATAAACCCATTCGTGTCATAAGTATAGTAAAAAGAACAAAAGTCGGTATGGATGGATTAATGATAGAATTATCTAAAAATATGACTACTCATCCTGACAACAATTTCGTATTACATAGGAACAATGTATTATTCATTACTGGGATGAGCAATGTTTCATGGGAAGAAGACATGAAATTAAAAATACCAGCGTGTTTTAAAGATAATGTGTATCACCACGGAAAATTAAAAAATTTGAAAACCCGACTAAATGGAATAAGGAATGCGTTAATTATAAATGACGAAATCGATACCGGTGATAAAGAATATCAAACTTTACATACCATATTAAACGACAGTGGGATACTAGATATTAAGAACATGGAGGAACGTAATATTCGTTTTGTATTCGTATCTGCTACAATGATAAATGAGTTGCGTGATTTATATGAATGGGGAGATAAACATTACACACACCATATGTTGATACCCAAAAACTATATAGGACATAAAGAATTTTTAGAATTAGGAATAATTCAAGAATATTATCCCATAAATGATAGAAAGAGTGCCGAAAACTGGGTAAAGGAGGATATTTTAAAAAATTATGGTTCCGATTATCGAGTACACATAATTAGAACCAATGAAAAAAATAAAGATTATATATTTCAAGCGTGTATTAAATATAAAATTGATTTTAGAAATCATACATCTACACAAAGAATAAACCACGAAAAATTGTCACATATATTCAATAATGTCTCAAATCATTTAGTTATAGCAGTCAAAGGGTTTTACCGCCGTGCTAATTTAATTCCAAACGAATGGAAAAGGAAAATAGGGGCCACGCATGAACTATATGTTAAAAAATATGACACAAATGTACAAGTGCAAGGCCTACCGGGTAGAATGAGTGGGTATTGGAAAGATGTGTTGATGAATGGACATAAGACGGGACCATATAGAACATCGATTGATGCTATAAAAAAATACGAAGAATTCTACAAAAACCCATCTGGAATAATAAAGTATAGTTTCATATCTTCCAAAAAAACATTTATCAACCCAACACACATTAAACATTTAGAAATTAATAATCCGCCCAAAAACACGAATAAACGTGTCCCAGTAATTTTAGACGATTTGGATTCTAATAATTTGATATTTACCAAAACGAATAAAAAAGATAAGATCGCAGCACTATTATCTATATTAAATGAAAAAGGCCAATATGTAAAATTAGTTAATTTCATTAAAAATCCAGACGTATCTTGTTCTTTGATATCACGACCGAGAAATGAGACATCCATTAGAAAACATATAATCGATGTTGTAAATGCTAGTAGATCTAATACCCCCTTCATTATAGATTTGGATGATAGTTGTAGAAAAAAAAGTAATTGGAAGATGTTTATAGATACAAATGGATGTAGAGTATGTATTGTAATATGGTCTTTGGACCCCGATGTGTATTAGACTATCATTTTTTTCAATTCGAACTAAATGCTAAAATCTCTTCCGTAAACTCGTTTGGATTCATGCAAGTTCCTAATTGGTTCTCTTCCACCGTGTTTCTGAAATTCTTACGTAGTTTATCTAATCCTTTTTTACTACGCCATGGTTTAACCCCATCATTGTACAAATAACACTGGTCATAGACCTTAAAATCATCAGGGGCATTCTTAGAACCAATACCGATATACTAATCATGCTTTTGCTCCGGCAATGACACGATGCGATGCCTGTTCTTGGCTGCATATTTGCGATTATACTCTCGCACCTTGTCAGGATTACGCTGTTTCCATGTATTATTATACTTTTTTACCTTGTCAGGGTTATTTGTTCTATACTGCAGTGCTTTACGCTGCGATGATGTGAGAGTTTGGTCGTCCAATGACAACCTTTTTTTTTCATGTGTCGGTTTTTTATCCTTTTTATCACGATTTCTTAAGTAATAGACTTGATACTGTTATAAGTTTGTGGTGTCCCATGTTAATTTACGGGGTCATCCGATGAAGGTAGAATCTGCCCCTGTTCTTTCAATCGTTTCCTCATCATCAAAGAATTCGCTATTTATTTCTTTCGGTAAACGCCGAATTCCAACCCACACTCTAACCGTTTTCCGGTCTATTTTCTTAGAACTACGCTTTAACCCCAACGCTTTATTTAATATATCACCAAACGCCCTAGTGCTGATTGGACCCACTTCGTCCATATACCATTTGTATAAGGTGTCGGAACGCATGAACCAGTCTCCGTCATCATCTTTAAGTTTCCCCCAGTCCCAACACCCGTCTTCCTTCTTAAACTCGTGCTCCAAATCCGCACCCTCGTGTATATCCCGATACAGTTGAAAGTTCCTTTTAAACCAAGCCTCACTATTATTATCCTTACTACATATCGAATTGAATCGTGAATTTCTCCATGCATCGAAACAACTTCTTATCAACGACTTGGCATCATCATTTTCATCGAAAAATCCATTAGAATTTACTCCGTGTGAGGGACATTGATTGTCCCATTCAGAATTAATTATTTTAACCATTTCCTTCCAATCACCTTCAAAGTATTCTCTACCTATGTCGTTGCGCAGTTTGAACAATTCGGTGAACCTTAGTATCACCTCTCGTTCGAGGACTATGCAATCGTCACATTTAATGTAAAAGACCAATTCACTCCCATTGGGATACGACTTTACACGTTCAAAGCCTTTTTGAGTGCGTCCAATCTTGTACACATTTTCTCCAGTCTTTATGAATTCTCGCTCCCTCAAGAGATATACATAATGATCATTTGATGAGTCCATAATCACCTTAGATTCGCAATAATTTGGGATGGGTTTGTAATTTTACTCAACACAATGTCATCATCTCTTATTATCTTACCAAATCAATATTATTTCAATTTTTTGTTAAAAAATTAAAATGATGTTGTTTATTTCATCAAAGCAACCATAAACCATACACCTTAAGTGTTCAACATAATTATATGACAGTTTGATAATATCGAAATGGGATAATGCTATGATAATGCTATATTATACTATGTAGTTTGGGATATATCGATCCGTTCCCGTTTGAAATGGCGGCGTTGCTTTAAAATGAATGCCATACATCGCTCCGCCATCTCGCTGCCATTTATCCCATTGTGTTTCCCATGCGGTTTCCCATCGTTCCCCCCCTCTTTTTTAAAGTAGTCCTCGAGGCTCGCCCGTAGAAAGCGTTGTGTTAGTGGTTGATATTGTTTAAATGTGTGCCGTTGCATACCAACCGCCACCAAGTCGCTATCGGGAAGACGGACGAGTTTGTCGTGGTATTTTTGCCGCTTTTTCCGCATATCCGCTAGTCGGATGGTCAGTTCCCGCACCTCCTCGTCATAATGGAGAAAACGTTCTATGTCCCGATGCCCCGATGTTTCATGTTTATTTCCAGTCGGTGGATGGGACGACTTGCTATATCTTGGATATGTGGTCGAATGTGTAGATTTACGGGTCGTCATGTTAAACGCTTTTTTCTCAATACTTAGATTTTTAAACCCATCATAGCGCTCCTAGCAAGTCATCGAGGTTTTCTATTTCATTAAGAATGGGTTCGAGGTGAGCATAGAAGAAGTCATTTCTTTTATTAATCCACACACAATATTGGATTTTTTCGATGTACTTCATGTAGTCGATGTAGAATTTGTTCATTCCGAGGTGGTGGACTATGGTGTCCACCAGGGTCTTCAAAAGGGGATATCGGGGGCGGTTTGTCCGTTTCCCTGGTCTCCTTATTGTATTCGGTGGACTAGTGGTATCGTATAAGTTTCCAACTCCCCTCATATCATTTTTTGACACATACCTCAATTCATCGTCGATGCGAATTGTTTGACCCACCATGGTGGACCCTACTAACTGAACTTGGATACCATCCTCGATATCCTCCGTTGTCTCCTCCTCGAGGTATGTTTTCGCATTTTTTCTTGACGCCGGTTTTGAATCGTCCATCGACATGATTACCTGAACTTTTTCCGAAATTAGTTCGTGGACCTTCGCCATATCGTATAAAGCGACGAATTTTATCACATTATTTATCCTCGGTTTCGATATCATCAGATACTCTTGCTGCATCTTGTAATTATATTTGGCCCGTAACCGTTCGATGCGGGTGTTTATATCTTGGACGATCCGTGACCGTTTGGTGGTAGCGGTGGTAGCGGTGGTAACCATCGTATGCATATTCTTCAAGGTGTCGCACATTGATATGTATTTATAGTCGCTCATGGTATCCCTATGTTCGAATAATAAATTCGAAAAGTCGATGAGGTGATATGTATCCATGGTTCATAAATACAAATCGAAGATATTATTTCAACACAACCTAAAAAAAATCTATCGAGGATTGATGAAAATTGATTGGATTTTGAGTTCATTTTCGATTTTTCAAATCCAAACTACACCCTATTAAAAAGTATTCTTATCGCACACGAGAGAGGTGAGTGGTGAGTGGTAAGAGGATAGAATACACCACTGTATTTAGACGATGGCAAAATATTTATCAGACGCTTTAATCGAACGGCATTATTATGCTTCTATCATAAAGTTCCATCGTAGTGGTGAAATTATGGAGATTAGTAAAGTCAAATTGGAATTCCTAAAACAAATTTACAATGACTTTGAATACATTGAATTGTATGGAGAACTCAAATATGGTATGAATGGTGCGAATTGGATGAACACGGGGGACCCTGCGTTAATGCGTGCTGTTAAAACAACATTGTCTGCAGTAAATTTTAAAGCATTGGTGCGCATGCTGTCTAAAAATATGGCGGAAGGTAAAACGAAAACTAAGGACACGAAAGACACGAAAGACACGAACGAAACTAATGACACTAAAAACACGAACGACACCGCAAGTCCTAGTCTGTTTACTAAGAAGGACATCGACAATATCATGAATGAGTTAGAAGACATACATGGTGCCATTGCCTATAAGTACTTTCTTAAACGCATCTATTCTGAACCGAAATACATTGATAAGTATAAGAAGGTAAAGGCGGGTTCGAATGGGGCGAATTGGACAAATGACACCGGACTTATGTATGCTTTCACATTGTATCGACGAATGAGCAAGATGAACACAAAAATGGACAACAGTGTTTGGCCAAAGACGAGAGTAAACTATGAACCATCCCACGAACACATCGGGCGTTGTGTGGCGATAACAAAATGTAATACCCGTTGCACTCGACCTGTTAAAAAGGGGTCAATACAGCAATTGTGTTGTCAGCACGACAGTTTTGGGACTGAAAGATTTGGAATTGTGAGTGGTGGTCGGTCAACTAAGTAATATTTCGACAATGGTTCTTGGTGTTATTTGGTTTTGTTCCATGTGATGTTTTTATTTTTTTATCATCGTCCATGACCGTGAATTATCATGATATTAACATCTTTATATTATACCATGTCATGTTCCCCGAGCACTTTATTAATGAATTGGATGTCGGTGCCCGTTAGTCCATAATGTGTCCTTATGAATTGTTCATATTCTCCCCCCGAAACTTTGCCCCCCTTTCTTATGGGAATATGGAGTCGATTAAGAATTAGATATTCATTCTTCATATTTCGTCCATAGTTGTAGTTGCAAGTACATAGAATGAATTTTATAATGTTCGAATTAAAAAAGGCTAAGACCTGGTCTTTATGTTTTTCATCGACCGGCATGAACATGGCATTGTCGGTGATGCCCAATGTCCCCCGATCAAATATCGGTTTGAAGTATTTGAACCCCCCTTTGTATATCATGACCACCTTGGGGACATCGTGGCTCCGATGTTTCCGTCGAGAATAGCGGTAAATGTAGCGGTCCTTTTTAACACTGTAGTTATGAATATTTTTATACCGAAATACAGAGGACTTTGTACTATTGATGCTTAATTTTGATGTGGAATTGCTACTAATGATTTTAATATCCACTGGTAAACTTTTTTTTGGGGGGGGAGAATGATTGTGACGATGGTTCGTGAGTTTGTAAATTATGCGCATTGTTCGATTATGCAAATGAAGCGGCAAAAAAGGATGGTTCTTAAGATTTACCCAACTACGGTATATATGACCATTTAATACAGTGACACAATCTGTTTTCAATCGAGGGGTATTGGTATTGCGTATAATGTAGTAGTTCACATAGGGCGCACTAACTCCGAACCCATTGAAACCATTGTTCGTATACATAAATAATATGTCAGATGTGTCGAATGAGAAGCGGCTCTCTCGACTGTAGCGTCTCCAAGATACCGGGTGGATAAATGACATATACCCCCCGGGTTTCAATAAACTGAGCGCTTTTGCTACAATAGCAGGGTAGAGGGATCGTGTCGACAACCGCCCCTTATCTTTGTTGTTGGGTTTGGTATAAGGTGGGTTCCCGACGACAACATCGAAGAGGTCCATCGAATTTTTGGTGGGGGCGCCCGTTTTCAAATTTAGATGGGGGTCGAGGAAGTCGGTGTGGACCACATTGGGCATCGCCATCGGGTCGACTATTCTAAATAGTTCTCGACACTTCCGGACATTATCGGCATCGATTTCAACCATGTAGAGCATCTTTTCTATAATGTGCTTAGACCGTTGTCCATGGTTCCTTATATGTCCGGAGAGGCCTTGCATTAATGCATAATAGCAGTGGATCGCATAGGTTCCCATTCCACTCGCTACATCGAGCCATTTAAGTGTTTTATCCTTCCAGAGATGGACGGGAAGATGTGAAAGTTGGTCTTCCACAATCGTCATGGCAGTGAAGACCTCCCCCCGATTCTTCTTGTGTAGATCTGGGGTCGCCAGATTCCGACGCAATACATCGTAGACGAGTTCCTGTTTATTTTTTGTTTTTTGGTGGACCATTTCCCTTCCATTTCCAACCATATCATACACTTCTCGCATTGTTCGGTTTTATACAATCATACACATTCTTTTTTTTAATGTCATAGGATATTTTCAACCTATCCAGAAAAAAATAACAAATATTCGAAACAAGAATCGGAATGGCTCTCTACTATTATAACAAGTATCGACACTCTACTTATTATAACAAGTATCGACACTCTACTTATTATAACAAGTATATGCTCTAATCTAATGGTAGTTTATTAGATTTTCACACATTTGATTTACAAATCGTATCATTTGTTTCACAAATACTATGATAAATGTAGGTGGGGATCCGCAAATGACGGGGTGGAATGAAATTAAGCGGCCATTTTCGGATAAACTGGGGTTCTGGATCTTTAGTCATAGTTTGAATGATTTGAGTGACTTCCTTTATGTTATTCTCAATATCGTCGGGTACTTGTTCTTTTATTACGACAATGTCTTGTAATATATTACATGGTTTATTATCTTGCATCACCGGTGTATTCGAATTAAACACATATGGTTTAGATAAATCGCATGCTGATTCTTCATCCCATTCATTCCTCTTAATTTTTTTCGCATTGGGATAAAATATCCCCGATAAGAATTCCACACAAAAAGTCATTGCTCTATTTGTTAGGTATTCGAAATCGTAAGACAGTGGGTTCTGGATAGACATTATAGTTTGTTTTTAAAGGTTGTTATTTGATTTGCGCCGTATGTCTAAGTCGATGTTATATAGTAGAGAATTAGTTTTATTTCAATTTTTTTCCCGAAAATGTATGCGAACCAAGGTATGTGTACTAATATGCATTGTACACCTAGGGATGCATGGCACCTCCCCTTATATATCCATATACTTTGACAATTATTAACTTTTGTAAAAATAAAGGGGGAAGGGTAATCCTTCTCGCATTCTAAATACAGTAGGACCCAAAACAACGAACCTCTCGGAATCGAAGGAAAGACTAAAACATCAGACCGGAAAGACTAAAACATCAGACCGGGATGTCTACTACAAATTTTAATGGAGCAATGAACTATTTATCTAGTTTCTTCTTATACACAGACACTTCGAAGTCCCCGGAAAAGATATATTGTTGGTTGAGTCCAACCTGGGACAATGTCGTTAATAACAGATTTTGCTGGAACTTTTGGTTATTATTTTATTGTGCCATGGTCGTAGTTAATCTGATTCTCTATCAATATCTACTAGAGTTGGAGCGGAAAGGGTGTGGGTGTTCGAGACGGTATCGTACTGAACTGAGGAATTCCATACCTATCAAAGTTTTTTTCATGGTCCTGGAAGTGATATGCCTAGCATTTTCAAGCGACTTGATTTATGCGAATATTGCAACAACGATAGCGACACTTATAAGTTGGTTTGTGCATTTTCCACTATCTATGCTATTTCTATGGAATACGAATGGACGGGCTAATCCGTGTGATTGTGCCCGAGACTGGAAGGAACTCATGACCTATATATGTTTCTTTTGATTCGTTCCCAATGGCGTCAATTTATTTTTGTGTTTTTTTTATGGTTAATTTCAAGATCGCAATCATTTTCCAGGTGGTCGAAGATATAACGAACTGAATATCATATACATAATCAAGGACATGGAACACCATGAAAGAACAACCATTGTCATGATATAATTTACATCAATTACATATGCCCAACGGAACTTTAAGAAATACATATACAAACCGAATGAAAATGAATTAACGAACCACTGAATAATGATGTTCCGATACTTTAAATTCACCCCGATTTTTTTTTCATTCAACACCTTCTTGAAATAGGTGGTGATGACCGATGTCGTGATGTAGTTTATAAGTATGACGACGAGATATTTAACGAAACCATATTGGATGAAGGAATTCAAATACCAATTCAACTTCTTGTATCGATGGTCGAATAAATCCATTTGCATCGTGGAGGTTGGGGGTAACGACCGACCATTGGCGAATGACTCCTTCGCTACGAATATATCCAGGGTGTAATTTAACCACAATACGAACACACTGACACCGAATACAGATTGGGGATATTGCGGTGATTTGGGATCCAACAACAATAACAGTCCAACCCGGATGGCTTCGGAGGTGGTCATCGCCAAGGACGCCCGGCGGTATTCACTATGGAAGAACCGTTCTTTCAAAAAGTCCATGGTTGTTTTGCGTTTTATATGTCATCATTTAAAAAAATTGAATTTGAGTAGAATAACTTAAAACGTATAACATATTGCTAATTTATTAAATATATTTGAATATATTTTTTATCTTGTATTTTCCTACTATCCATATATACTAATCCATATATACTATCCATATCTAATGGTAAATAAATATAATCAAGAGAAACTCATTGAAGCGACATCGAACAAGGTTTTGAATACATTGGTGACATTGGGGACGAAGTTGAAGCAAACGAACGAACATACAGGGGAGATGAAGACTACCATTAGAGATTTAGAGATTATTGCGAAACGGGTAATATTTCATAAAAAACAGGAAATCCGCAAGTTGGAGGTTATGAAGAAATCTAAAACTAAAACGGATCGAATAAAAAAGAAAACCATTACAACGGAAACATCTACACCATACTCATTAGTGACGACCAATCAGTTGACGACCAATCAGTTGACGACCACCCAAGTGAAAACCAATGACCCCACCTCCTTTAATATCATATTTACTAGTATTTTGGAGGAAATCAACTGCAATGCGTCCCTCGAGGTTCCAAATGTCATGAAACACCGTATCGCATATACTATTTGCAAAATGTGGGCGAAAAAGAAAATCCCGATTGAACAGGCAAAAAAATTCATGTATGAAAAATACAAAATCAATATCAGTTATCAAACCGACCGGCAACTTAATGTGTCGACTGAAGAAACGAAGCACAATGATGTTGAATACAATGAACTCTTGGGAAAATATGTATATGGATGGGATTTAAATGGTGATGCGGTATACGAACCTACTATTGGTAATCGCATTATGGCCCCTGAATATGTTAATGCGGGAAATGAATGGAGACAGGTATTAGACCATCGATACAGTAAAATTGACCCATGCGATAGAGAATGCGAGTTGTTCCATTATACTGGAAATTAAAATGGGGTAGGGGGTATGGTTCCTTGCTATTCATGGTTATTTTATGGTGAAAATTCCATGGACTTTTATAACATTATAACATTATAACATTATGTAAAAAAAAAATTGAATTTTCCTAATACGAGAGACGCCTTTTTTTTACAAATATATATGCACACATTGTGGAAATTTTCAACAAACGCTAGTTCCCTCTACTCCCATCCTATCTTATCCGGGTGTGTAAAGTTATCACTAGGGTATACGATGTATTCGTCTTCCTTTCAGAAAAGCATCGACGACTTCATTTCGACGATATCCGGACAAGAAAAAGAGAGTGCTACACTCAGTCGGTTCGTCGACCTATTGAAGCGCAATAACTTATGGACGACTGCCATTGAAACCTGCTATTCTTCGATGATGGAAGAAAGTTGTAATGCATCATGCAACATTGAAAATTATGGAGATGACTTGTATGAACATGCAACATCCCATCGAATTCCATTAACATCATCGGACCAAGCACCTTCCCCTCCTCCATCCACTTCCACTTCATCGTCGTCATCGCCCATTTCATCGTCGGAATCGCCCATTTCATCTTCCAACCAATCTATAAAACCCGGGAGTACTAAGGTTGGTTCACAAAGAAAAAATAAAAACACACACAGTGGTATATCAGGGTTTTGTCGAGAAAAAGGTATTGATGCCATTATTCGGAAATACCTCAAGAATGTGAGTGTTAATGAACATTTTTATGACAAACATATCGAGACCATAAAAATGACAATATTCAAGAAATACAACAATGACCCATCCATTAATTTAGAGAATGAAGTCGAGGCGATTGCCGCCACTTTTCAGGACCAGCAAACTATATCTGATAATGGGAATTCTATATTCGCCATTCCGAACTCGGGGGAGGGTGAGGACGTTGGCGATGGTGAGGACGTGGGCGATGTTCATGTGATAACCGAAACCGCAATCGTATCCGACACACTTAAACATAGTGAGGGGGACCAGGTTGACCTTGATAGTAAAAATGTTGACGAAACCCCAATATCTATATCTAATGCTTCGAATTTGAATGAATCAATGCATCATAGCAACACTAGCAACACTACTAGCGGCAATGTGGAGTTGGCTAAGTTGGGCGAGTTGAACGATTTAGATGGTCCCCAAAAAAAAGCAAACGAAACACTCACCACTTCAACAACTAGATCTTTAAATCATAGTGAAGTACATTCATGTAATGTGAAAGTAATCACTAGTACATCCCAAAAAATACAATATGTTGATGTAGCGCCAATTTTAGAAGAGTTTAATGTATATGACCATGAAACAACTGAGCATAAAGAACCATCCCCTTCTCTCGACAACAACCATTCTAACAATGTGGCGTTAAGTAGGAAGGAGAAGACTGAGAAGACGGAGAAGAAGGAGAAGAAGGATAAGACGGAGAAAAAGGAGAAGAAGGAGAAGAAGGAGAAGACGGAGAAGACGGATAAGAAGGAGAAGAAGGAGAAGAAGGAGAAGACGGAGAAGACGGATAAGAAGGAGAAGATACGAGTGGTAGACGATAAGGGGAAAGGTAAAATGAAATGTGGTAAAGATAATGGGGCATGTAGCAGTAATGGCAATATTAGTAAAATGGTTCGAAAACAACAATCAACCGTATTTGCTATCGATATCAATATGGATCTAGACAAATTGCTCTCCGATGATTAAGCATAATAAACTTTATGTGAATAATAATTAATAACCCATCTTTTTTTGTGTGTTTCTTTAAGCAACACATAAGACATTATACAAATCGACAATTAGACAATTAGACATCGACAATTAGACATCGACATTATACAACGGATAAATCCAACCATGAAAGATAGAAAACGAAGCATACCGACTAAACAATTTAAAAAGATGTATTCCGACGATGCGTTTAAATCATTCGGGGAAGGCATGCTCTTCGATTTCGATCATTACGACACCGTGATCGAAAATAATTGTGATGGTGTATACTATAATGAGGCGACATCGAAAAATGAGACATTGTTCCGCCTACGAAAGGGGGTAATCGATAAAACACTACAAGACCAAGCAACCGGTTCATTCTTAAAGTTGGCGAAACGGAAGACCTACAACCGGGGCATCGCCGCCGGTAAAGTCGAAGGGTCGACGACGGTGCGAGAAATAATAAATGGTCAAAGTCAGTCTAAACAGGCGACGACTAGTAATATCGCAGGGTACTATGACCGCCCTGACCGCATCCATCGAAAATATTTCGAAACGACAACGGTGTGTCGAAAAACAGCATTCACTAACAAAAATAGAGAACTATGGGATAAAGGACTTCCTTTCATACAAAAATGCTCGAAAATGTATAAATATTTAGGGGGGCGCTATTACGCACGACAAAAAGATGAATACGACAAAATCCATCCCAAGATGAAAATACCGGACACTGTATTTACCACTATTACTGTGAATTACAATTGGCAGACCGCATGTCACAAAGACCAAGGCGACTATTCACAGGGTCTTGGAAATCTTATCGTTACAGGAAAAGATTTCGATGGATGCTATCTCGGATTTCCACAATTCAAGGTGTGCATAAAGGTCGAACCAGGAGATTTTCTATTGATGGATGTGCACCAATACCATTGCAACACAGCACTTGAATTGAAAACGAAAGACGCATATCGCCTAAGTTTCGTCATGTATCTTCGGGAAAAAATGTCGAAATGTAAAAAAAAGGTGCTGATTGATAAGTATGAGTATTACTATTAATGGATGTGGAAAGTGGAAGTTCAACCAACATAAAAAATGGGATAAAAAAATTGAATTTTAAATAATAAATTAAATACTTGAAATACCTCAAAAATACATCAAAATACATTAAAAAAATACTCGAAAGGACTATCGATAACAATCTCAAAAAAATACAGTCATGAATGTGGAGAACATTACTTCTAAACACCCGAAACTCGACCTCATCATTGGATGCATGTTCTCGGGGAAAACGACTGAATTAATGAACCGTATCCGAAAGGCGCACCTCATATATTCGCCCTCCCATGTCCTAGTGATTAACCATAGAAATGACACTCGATACAATGACGATGCTAGGGTGTGTTCCCATGACAAACATAATGTTAATGCCATTTCAGTTGAACACCTCAACTCGATAATGACAACATATGAATTCGCTCGGGCGTCTATGGTATTCGTGGACGAGGGGCAATTCTTTTCCGACCTCAAGGATTTCGCTTTGGCGGCGGTGGAGAAACATGGTAAATGGGTAACTGTTTGTGGTTTGGATGGTGATTATCAACGAAATCGGTTCGGTCAGTTAATCGACCTAGTTCGCTATGCGGATACAGTCCATAAAACCACTGCCCTTTGTCTAGAGTGTAAAGATGGAACCCCCGCTCTCTTCAGTGCCCGCATTGAACCAATGGTTTCGTCGCAAAATGGGGATGAGGCGGGCGATGGGAAGAACGGACGAGAACAAACCGTCGTCGGTGCACAAGATACATACATTCCGGTATGTCGGAAACACTATCTGTCGAGGGTTTAGACAGTTCATAAAAATAAAAATAAAAATAAAAAACATAATCACTATTTGTATAGAATTTGTAGTATATCCCCTCGGTATCTATCACATCTATCATGTGTTGTATTTGTCTAATGTATTTTTTTTATGAAATTACACAGCAAGTCTTCGTCTTTTCATCGGATATTTGGGTCATTATATTGTCGAGTTGACGCACCACTTCGATGGCGGTAGGTCTTTGTTCCGGGTCGGCATTCCAACAACGCACGATGAGATGGCGCAAGGAAACATTTTTCAATTTGTAAAAGGAGGGTCGTATGCCCGAATTAATCGACTTAATTATTTCGCCGGTATCCAAATATCGATAGGGTATGAATTCTTCACACAAACCATACATGATCATTGCAAAGGAGAATATGTCCACTGCGGTATTGTATTTTCTGCTTTGAATAACCTCGGGAGCCATGTATCGATATGTTCCAGTATGGCCGGTCATTGCATATAATAACCAAGGGTCCTTTTGGAAGCAACTTATCCCGAAGTCGGCAATTTTTGCCCGCCCACTCTTCGTCAACAACACATTATGGGGTTTCAGGTCCCGATGTAGAACACATTCCGGAGTTCGGTTATGTAAATATGCCAATCCTCGAGCAATGTCAATACCGATTTCCAATGCCCGATGCAAAGTAATGTTCATTCCATTTAGTCCGTTGATACTACCTTCCATAAGTTCGACCACCAATGCGCACTCATCGAATAGAGTACTTACACCGAAGAATTGGAGCACATTCGGATGGTGTAACTTTGTCAACATTTCGAACTCCTTTCGGAACTCGCTTTTGTCCACAATGTGTTCCTTTAATATCTTAATGGCGACAGGGGTCTCTCTCCATAGTCCATAGTAAACATCACAAAAAGAACCACTCCCTAATTTATAGATGGTTTTAAAGTCATGGGTTTCCCATTCCCCCACATCGTCGACAACCGCATCATATATATTTGAAGGGCATTGAATGGCATTGCTATATCCCCTTACATATTGATGTTGGTTGTCATATTTTAATTTTGAATTCGACATTTGTTGTGTCATTTTTTTTGTCTCTGTCTCTGTCTCTGTCTCTGTCTCTGTCTTTGTCTCTGTCATTGTCGGTGTCAAGGTATGGATTTGACTACATGAACGCATTTTACCCTTTAAATTCAAAGGGAAATTTATATAGAATATATTGAGTATACCTTTACAAAAACCCACGGGACTGTTTCCAACAGATTTCTTCGGTATATCTTTAAACATTTGATTGTATTTGAAGATTGATATTCAATTTTTTTTACGGAAATAATCTACATTGATTTCTCAAAGAAGTCGTCATTGTCATCTTGTACATCATCCAAGTTTTCCACATCAATGGTATCATGGCCATCAATACCATTCGTATCAGTGTCAGGGTATGTGTAGGTGTCTTCGTCTTTGTCTTTTTCTGTCGAATGATGCTCGGCTTCAAAATTGGTTCCTCGATTAGTAGCACGACTATTCTCTTTGAAATGCCGCCATAATGCTTGGTGGACTTGGATGGCACCTTGAACATCTCCCTTGCCGTGGTCGGTAAACACAGTCCACGTCTGTTTCAATCGATCGACACGTTTCCGTTCATAGACCTTCCATTGTGATAGCAATGTCTGACATTTATCGGACGACGCACGGAAATTCATGTTTCCCATATGGTTTCCATTATTGTGGAAATTATTATTGACCTTAACCACATATGGGACGACACCCGCTGCTGCTAAAATTGTGTACACCATAATTAAAATTTAATTGCCCTTAATTTAAAACTTGTAAAACTTTTATATTCTATATTATATTTTTTTAAATGCACAAAGGAGGGACTGTTGCGACCGAGGTGCTAGGTGCGATGACTGTAAGGCAGAATACAATGCATACCACAAGGCATATTACAAGGCAGACTAAACCATATGTCAACTTGGTACCTCGTCACCGCCCTCCCCCTCGCTATCGTCCTCGCCCTACCAATGCATGTCCGAATTCGGGGTGGATATGTAGTTACAAATCACAACCACCACATGATGGGCGTCGTATCACGAAATTGGATATTTACAAGCGGTCTTTGCGGTTCGGCTATCAACTCACCACTCGACTCATTCGAGGAGAGAGGAACAACACCACAGGGGTTTGGATTCGGGACCAACTATTGGATATGGGACCGACCTATGTGAAAATCGGGCAAATTGTGTCATCTCGCCCGGACCTCTTTCCAGAGTATATCGTCGACGAGTTGGAGAAACTTCAAGACAAGGTTCCATCCTTTACCTTCGACCAGGTTAAACAGGTCTTTCGAGAGGAGTTCGCCTTCGACATCGCTTCAAAATTCAAGACCTTCTCGGTATCCCCGATCGCATCCGCCTCAATCGGTCAAGTTCACCTAGGGACATTGAAGAATGGTAAGAGGGTCGCCATTAAGGTGCAACGCCCGACCATTCGGGATAATTTTAAAGACGACTTGGAAGTGATATCGAACATCTTAAATATACTTCGGGGTCTAAACAACAAAAATGTCAATGATGTCATTCTCGTTTTGAATGAATGCACCAAGAGCATCGAACAGGAGGTCGATTTCCAAAATGAGAAGACCAATATGTTGATTTTCAACAAAATATTCTGGGCAGACGACGATGTCGTGATCCCGAGGGTATACTCGAAGATGACGAGTTCCCGGGTCCTCGTCATGGAGTATGTACCAGGTATCAAAATAAATGATGTGCACTCTTTGTCAATGGTGGCGGTTGATACAAATGGTCTGGCGAGGACACTTATGTCTATGTTCATCCGCATCATATTGAAGCATGGATATTTACACTGCGACCCTCACGCTGGAAATATTAGTGTTACTCCCGAGGGGCAGATTATCTTATATGATTATGGATTGGTCACCCGCTTCAGTCGGGATTTCCAGGATACATTCCGTCAAATCCTATTCGCCTTCTTCGACCAAAACACCGTGGAAGTTATGGAACTCATTTTGAAAAATCGGATTCTCTATGCGACTGAGTCGAAGGCGACCTCTGTAGCACAAATCACTGACAATGAATATGTGGTATTCTACAAACTGGTCGAATACATCTTCGATTACACGAGGACACTCGACATTACTACTCTGACCCAAAATATAACCACCGACGACTACATCGATGTCAACCACATCCCACTCGTATTCGACTCAAAGATGGTGCTATTGTTTAAGACGATGACCACCTTGGAGGGCATATGCAAGCAATTGGACCCGAACTTCAACTACAATCGGATAATATTGAGCATGGTCACCGAGGTCGTGGATACAACGTTCCTAATGGACCGTGCGATGACCGACATCGATGATATAATGAAGACGACCCGCATCAAAGAGTTCGTCGATTTTATACGAACCAACTTTGAAAGTCCATATACTTCGGAATCGACCACTGCAAATGGCACTGCGAGTAGAACTGCTAGTGGCAATGTGAATGGTGAATGGAACACCGACCAGGTAATGATGACCACCACCGACTTGTTGCGGCAGGCTATGCGTCGGCGACCCGGGGGGAACCCGATGGGTGTCCAAATCGACAAAGACCGACTGCTCAATGCGAGACTCGGTAAGATGGAAAAAAGAATGGAATCTGAAAGAACCATGGGGGCGATTGGGGTAGGGTTGGTGGCATTAATAAATATGTTATTCACAAATTAATGTGTATTTTAAAAAAACGATGGCTTCTTTACGACGAATGGTTGGAACATGAATAAAAATACGAGGCACACAATGAAGGCGACACCGAAGGTAAGGCCCCGTTTACGAGACGAGGTTTTTTTAATCTCGAGTTGGGTGGGAGTCAACGAGTCATTGAAGGGGGTTCCATAGTTGAATGCTTTCGTTACGACTATGTAAACCACACTGGCTACAAAGTGTGATATCGTGATGTAGGAAATGTAGGCGGGAACTCGACAAGATGCCATATTTTTTCAATGTTCAATGTATACATTATATTGACAAAAATAATTTGAAAAAACGACAAGTGGGACTACAAACGAGTAATGTTTATTAGAAAAGGGTTGGGTTATGTTAAACTCCCGTGCTACCGAACCCCCCAAAACCTCGATCGGTATCTGTGAGCGTATCCACCTCCTCGATATCGGGGGTATCAATGCGCTTCACAATGAGTTGGGCAATCCGGTCCCCCACATTGAAAACCAAGTCATCGGTACCGAGGTTAAACAATAGCACTTTCACCTCTCCGGTGTAGTCCCGGTCGATGACCCCCGCTCCAACAAGAATACCTTTGCAACTTAAACCGCTCCGGGGAGCAATCTGCCCATAGGTTCCTTCCGGGACAGTGAAACCGATACCTGTTGGGAACAAATGGCGATCACCGGGTCCAAGGGTAAAATCTTCAGTCGTACACAAATCGTAACCCGCCGCATCCTCCGATTTACGACCAGGAAGGAGCGCTGATTCATTGAAACGCTTGACATACAATTTGGAATCCATGCTTTTAAAATAGGTTGTATGAAATTATTACCCTAAGATTATTAGGCGTTATGCGTTATGCCACTATACATTATACAATATGAGCCTACTTTTATATACATATTCATGAAAAGATACAACATATTACATAAAATGGTCATTCGGTCATTATAATAATCTAACAAATTTTTTATTGCTTGGTCCATGTTAAAATAATTGTACGAGGCAAGTCTACAGATAAAATGTATATTGCCGCCTTCTTTTTCAGCCATTTTTTGATATTCATGATATATATTTTTATTAGCATAATTCAATACTGGATAACATGGTTATCCGACATGATGCATGATGCATATGTTTCTTTAACATAAACGGTATGGTCTAATTTCTGATCTATAAAATGCTTATATATTCTATACAATGGATAAATGGTGTTCATTTTCCAGGGTAGTTTACTACAGACTTCGGTATGATATAACTAAGTGTTCATTTTGTGTTCGATATGATAATTGATGTTTCTATATTCCAACTTTGGTAAGCATTTATCCGCAAAATAAGCATCTATTTGGTCCGGTATAAATGACAATTTATTCTTTAGTTATATGGTATTTTATATCATAATAATCAATATTAAATTTTACATGAATATTATGTTAATGTTTATCTAGAATATATTGAAAAAACAATATACCCCTTTTCAGGTAAGACTTGGTATTTATATGAAAAGTATCTATCATCAAATGACGTTCCAATTGGTATGTGTGCTAACACTTCAGAAGATAATTAATTTGGATATTTGTTCCATTTGCTTGTAGATATAATGTTTAAAAATCTTTTCGTATAGAATATCTCAAACTGGTGTTCCTTATTTAAAGAAAATCAAATGTTTTCGAAATTTTATATATTATTAACATATAGATAAGTGGTAAAATACAATGTGTGATATATATATGTAATAATTATTTTACTTTATCCAACAAATTATACAACAATAACAATATATATGTGTTTATATATTCTGTTTTTTTTATGTTTATAAATAAACATGATTAATATATCATTTCTAAATTTCTGGCCAAATTTTAATACAAAAACCACATCGATAAATGGTTTGAGTAGTAATGATGGTGAACATTTTTGCGTATTATACAATATACTAAATCAAATTGGATGTGATTTTCAAGTTACAAATCCATCAATCGCCCATGTAATTTTTTATTCTTGTTTCGGAAATTTGAATATAGTTAAAAATTACCCAAATGCAATATCAATATTGATTTTTCATGAACCAAAAATATTGTTCAATTATAGTATGAAGTATATTTTATCTATTTATGATTATCATATAGGGTATCCAACAGATGGCGAATATCTAGGTAAAGAAGACCGAGTATTATTGAGTCCACTTTGGTTATGGATTTACGATTTTTACAATGACCAGAGTGATGTGTATAAATATATAAACAATAATATATGTAAATCAGAATGGAAATTGCATGACAGAAGTCTACTGGGTTGTATGATATCAAGAAGCGATCATTTCGGATTTCGAAAAAGACTTTTCAAATTACTATGCAACGCCGGTATTCATTTAGATTGTCCATCTAAAGTATGTAACAATCAACCAAGTATAGAAAGTATCGGTTCAACAAAAGACCAATATCTAAGCAAATACATTTTTAATTTTTGTCCAGAGAATAATTCTCAAAAAAATTATGTAACAGAGAAAATATTTCATTGTTGCATGAATGGCTGCGTACCAGTCTACTTCGGTCCACGTAACTTCAAGGACAGTATAGAAGGAAAAATATTCAATTTGAATAGGATTATAATATACGACGCATCAAATGTCGAAGATGTTGTTAATACATGTAATGTATTAAGTGACATGTGTATAAATTTCGATACAAAATTACTGCCACTTTTTGAACAACCAATTTTTTTACCAACCGCCACGTCTACTATTAAGAATCAAATTAAAATACTAAGAAACTTCTTAAAAAAAATCATAGACACCATTGTTATTTAATATGAATTATAATCATACTATAAAATATCATCAATGCTAATAGACGTGGGTAGTGGTAATACATTTGGGATTGTTGCATTTGCTACAATAAACCAGAGTTCAAACGATACGAGGAAATTGTTTAACATATATTTAGAAATTTGATTCGGATATACGACCGTAAAAATAGTTTGATATACTTCATATGAACCTTCATATATTCGAATAAAAAATTCAATATTCAAAACTCTATTTTGCGTATAAAATATAATGCGCTAACATCTAAAAAATGAAAATGAATGTATATAGTAAATGAAACCGAGCGCTTGTAAATATAATGTTAACGATTACATCATGTTCGACATGTTCGTTAAGGAACACTTGTATTTGATATGTCCTATATATTCGAAAACAAGTCCCGACTTAAAGATGATAAAAATATACAACGACGAATGTGAATTATCTCTACTAAAATCGTGCAAATGGTTTGATATATACGAATACGCTTTGGTTTTAATATATAAATTACCAAATCCAAAAAATACATCCGATTTCAATATCAAAATATGTTATGGTGACAAAACAAATGGAACATTTGTCGTCCCGAACGAGACGGACAATCTGACATGTAATACATACGATTTGACGTTGACGACTCTATTCAAGGACGACCATTATCTATTAAGTATATTTTATGACTATTATGTCAAACAAGGGGTGCAACATTTTTACCTGTATTACAATGGACTATTAAGAGACCTAGACCAAAATACTAAAGACTTTTGTGCCAATAAAGCGGATATAACATTGATAGAATGGAACTATCGATATTGGAATCCCAAAAACTACATGGTACGTCATCATGCGCAAATGGGACAAATGCATCATGCATTATACAAATATGGGAAACAAAACAGTAAATATATGATATTTTGTGATTTTGACGAGTATATGAAAGTAAATATAAAATTAATTGATTTGATAAAAAGTGGCAAGGAATTGTATGGTTTTCGTAATGTATGGTCCAATACCTTAGACAATAAAATACCGAAGGAAATACCTAACAAAATATTAACAGGGGGAGTTGTTTGTCCATGGGGACATCGTTCGAAGAATGTAATTAGGACTGATGCTATTGATCTGATGGCTGTACATGAACCACGGAATTTCGATAATTCGAGAGACGCCGATAAAAATAACGTTATGTTTCATTTCTATTCGTGGTGCAAGACTGATCGAAGTAAACCACGAATAGAGAGTGACATTAGAACACGAGTTGACAAAGTATTGGATATTTCGTAAAATTATAGGTAACATAACTTGTCAAATGGTCAAATTCGTTATAAAAATTAATCATATGACATTTATGCGAAATGAATGTGAATGACTGGAATTCAATTTAAAACATTACCATATTAACATTCTAGAATAAAAATATTTAGGCGGTTTATTATATATAACAATCATCGAATGTCGTCTTCCCCCCTTTTTTTATTGCTCCATATACCGACAAATACCTACTATGGGACCCGTAGCGGTTTACGACGATGGGGTGGGAGAAGTGGAAATACCCACCAACGCCCTATGAGTATTCGGGGGACCACTATGCGTCCACGCTATAACATCGTCGGTTTCGAACGGTTTGCGGACGCCAACCATGTCGCCAACTCGGTCGCAACATATCGGTCGGTATATTGTGAAAATCCTAGCGAACGGGGTATTTGCCTTTATACCGACGGGCATTTACTAATCCACGCTATCGAGCATGACCTATGGATCACCGAGGTCGAACGGAACGACTTCCTAGAACGAAGCAGACACTTTAACCTCGGTCTCAGTATAGTTCATGAAATTTCACCCCCGGACATTACTGGAAATATCACAGTGCATATACGAGAGTATACCCCTGAATCCGATAGACATAGTAATTTCGACTTCGTCGATTCTCTCGAATATGTTCTTGATTTGCCCTTTGGTGATGAATGATGAATGATACCCAATACATGAACATAAAAAAATTTATAAGTTATAATTTTTTGTATTTTTTATCACTATACACTGATTACCACGAAATGATACTCATATGCAAGGTATATCATCATAGATTATGCTTTTAATAACAATGCTATCCACTTTCCAAATCAACAATGTGGCGATTATAATCATAAAACCCATGAAATATGCTATAAATGCGGGGGACCCTATTATTTGAGTAATCGTATTGTAATACATTAGCAGCGTCTTTGAGTTATTATTCCGTCGGTTGTGTTGATTTAGTTGATATTCAAGGTATACATAATGGGTCATCATTTTTTCGAATGTAGCACATAGTTCGTTAATATTTGTAATCGGAAAAGGTCTTCCAGGTCCATTCCAATTATAATACAGGGAATGAGTCGAACGGTGGTCCCATTCATCATACTCTTCGGTATATGTGGGATTTAAACGATACAGGATGTTCATGTAGAAGATGGTGAAATCATCGTCCGTCGAAGTGAATAACCGCATTTCATCATCAGTATGCTCAACCATTCCTGTGGGCATATTCATAAAGTAAGCATTTCGAATATGTGTCACTTTGCGGTCCCATTGAGTGGTTCCCACCAATGTAATTGGTGAAGTAGAGGAAGTCGTATCGACATTGATGGTCGCCATTTGTTAGTAGTATTTTTATGAGTTTCTCACAAAACTTTCAATGTGTAAAGTGTAATTTGAACTTAAAATATGGGGGGTCATATTTGGTTTAGATAAATCAATTTTTATCAATTTGTAAAAATAACATTGTAATTTAAACATAAAATTTAAACTTATTTAAAGACGAATATTTAACAACATAACATCATGATATCATAAAATTTTAATTATGTGACATGTGAAATAATGTTGATTTTTCTATAATTAGTTATAATGTGTATTTATTCTTATTCATCCATTGTATTGTAAATCCATTGTATTGAATATAATGCGATGATTTAAATGCATTATTTTTAATGTGCTTTAAAGGAGAGTTTGTGTATCTCCCCAGAGAAAAATACCAATTGACACCGTGCCCGAGTTGGTCCAAGGGGGTAGACTTAAGATCTACTGTGTTTAAACACTCGTGGGTTCGAACCCCACCGGTGTCAATCATGTATTTTTCCCTTCATATACACTGCAACCACCTTTAAAGTTTACTATAACTCTGAACATTATTACCACCTTATTCTTTTATACTGGGAAGAATGAGCTCCCATAAAATATCGATACAAATTAAAAAATTTAATTATAGTCAAATATACCATTATTAAGAATATTTTAATGTTCAGGCGTTTGTAAAGATGGGGACAATCTTGTGTAATTCGGTCGTGTTAATTGCGTTATTGGCGAAATATAAACGAATGAATTTATGCGTTTTTTCATTCTCAAATGACCGAATGATTTGGTTATACCTCCCGATTGCGTTTTCCCGATCAATATAAGTATGAGGTGTGATCTTGATGCATATGAGATGGTTTTCGATGAGATATTCTTGGTCATCTTCATCTATTAAACAATATTGCAGTTTATAATTTCCCATACCATAACCCCGATTAACGACCAATACCGGTTCTTTCGAACCCGTTTTTTTAATGTAGTTCTTTTTATCTTTATTCGAATAAGTCTGGATGGTTAATTTATTGTTTTTAATATCCGAGCTGTAAATGAGTAGGGTTTTAGTCGTGTCGTCCGTTAACAAAGGTTTGCATTGGTTCCAAACGACATTCCCCACACTTACGGTAAACCCCATATCCGATAGAGTGGTCGCATTAGAACACAATGAACGCAATTCGGATATATGTTGGGGGTATCCAATAATAGTATACCCCCCTATATCGAACACATATGGCGACTTATTTACAGTCAATGATTTCGAGGCATTCCGTAGAATCAAAATGATGGTTCCCTGGGAGGTCTCTAGGAAGTCATCAGTTCCTTCTAAAATGTGAAGGATTTCGAACGCAGATACGATATGTTTACGTGTTTTATCATAATAGAGGCAGTTAAGGAAACTTTTCGGAAGTACGAAACTAAGGATCCCATTTTCATTAAGTAATTGCAATGCTCTGATGATAAATACAATGTATATGTTCGGTCTACCATCAAAATATTTGTGATACTCTCGACTAAGTTGTTTTTTAGAGGTAACATAGTATGGTGGATTTCCGATTATGAGATCGAATTTATCATCCGTTTTCCAATTGATGAAATCGTCATTAATCAATTTAAGCGAAGTGGCATTGGATTCCGAATTATCTTCATTTTCAACCATACCACACACTTCATCATATATAGTTCTATTTAACTCGATACCAGTGATACGAAAAGGGGTCGATGGAAATTTTTTCCGCAATTCGATAATGTATTCACAAGAACCACACGATGGTTCGAGAATCGTTTTTACGGTTGACATATATTTCGTCAAGGTCTCAATATTTTTATGGATGGTAGTTAGGGGGGTAAAATATATTCCATTCTCTTTTTTCTCTTTCTTACTTATTCGGTCGGTAAGTTTCAACGACAATTCACTGTAGGACATTTTCGACATTTTCATTTTATCGAGCGAATAATTTATAATTTGGGTATTGTATTAATGGATGGTACACGTTACAGATTATAGGAATACATGTTCTTATATTGGTTTCGATAATGAATAACCCGTGTTAAATTCTCTCAATTTTTTTTTCAATTTTCAAGGAGGGACAAAATTGAAATTGAAAATGAAATTGAAAATGAAATTGAAAATGAAATTGAAAATGAAAATGAAAATGGAAAAAATAAAGTTATAAACACCAAGGGGGTACTAAACATCCATGGTAATGAGTTTATTTATTATTCGTTATTTTATTATCTAATGTTCTATCCCATTGTTTTTCATCGTATGTTCCATCGCAAGTTTGCGATGCCATTCCCATTCCCCCATCGTAACCTGGCCTCCCCAATATGGTCTATATTCGTGACACAACCCTCATTGTCAACTATTTTCACCGAATACAATAGTATAATGTTAGGAATACCCTCGTTATTTTTTTTAAATTGTACTTCTATATCGGATAAACTTTCTGTACACACTTTTATAACATGTGCGGTGAATCCATCGTCTTCTTTAAAACTCACACATGAACTACTTGGGAAAAATCCATTCAAGAATACATCTTTTTCCGCCAATTTTTCGATTATGCGTTTTTTCATACGCTTTGCGAAGTTACCCCGCTTACCACCATCGGTGTTCATTATATCTTCAAATGCATATTCTAAAGCAGATTTATGCCATTTTATGAAATAATCATTGTATTCACATGGGTTATTCATTTTGAATTTTTTAAGAGCCATACCAAAGTCTGATTGGACGGACCCCACACTGGCATCTTTCATGAAGACCTCTTTCGATGGTGGAGGTGGTAAATTTGGCAATGTATCCCGGATTTTTGGAATAATATTATTGTACCAATATTCTAAATATCGCTCGGATTCTTCATGTTTGTGCCAAGGGTCATTTATTAATTGTGTCGAATACCATGGGACTTTGAGCGATTTATCATTAACCAATTTTACCGTACTGCATTTAATGAATTTACACTCAATTGTGTGTAAACCACGACCTGGAGATATGTTTGGACCAATATCATGGCCATTATCGACACTATTCCCTTCACTATTCCCTTCACTTTTCTCGACATTGTCATCATCCTTAAACACTAATCGATAATTCATATCATGTGATTTTCGCCCCCCAACTTTAGTAAAGTATGGTCGATAATGTAATGGGTCAGGGTTGATATTTACATGATTCGAAATATGAAGTAACTCATGGTTGTTTAATGCTTTTTCTAGATTTTCCAATCTTCGTTCTTCTATTTTAGAATTGTTACACCGTTGATCTACCTTTACTTGTAGTTTTTCATGGGGTTTTATCTCGGATGATGGTTCAAGCGTCATATGATTCATTTTTTCATTCAATTCATGAAAATCATTGGGATCATTTATCGAATCCTTAATATCATTTTCATTGTGTATAGCAAGTTTAGATACATTGGATACAGTAAGAGAAACCGACATTTCAATAGATGGGGGTGTCTTACCTTTATCGGTAGTGTTAATGCACACCTTATGATCCATATTATCCATTGGCGTCCTTGATGGGGTCCTTGATGGGGTCCTTGATGGGGTCCTTGCTGGGGTCCTTGATGGGGTCCTTGCTGGGGTCTTCGATGGGGTCCTTGGTGGGGTCCTTGCTGGGGTCCACGTCGACACCCATTTTGAAAGTGCATTCAATTTTTTTTATCGGACAATTTCCAAAATATTTACATTTAAAGGAATATGTTCATTTGAAATGAAATGATATATTTTGCAATAATAAATGGAGAAAATCAATGTATTTCAATCGATTAGGGATTTTTCAGCGATTCCAAAAACATATGAAATGTCAAAAAGGATGGATATGTGGAAAAACATGTCTAGTGTAAATTACCATCCATATAATGATGTTGAATGTGAGGAAATGATCCGTAACAACTTTCCAGAAAAAGTATTATTGGCGTATCATAAGTTGATACCCGGAACTTTCAAAAGCGATCTATGGCGATTATGTGCTCTATATATCCATGGTGGATTGTACATCGATACCCATATAAAACCCGTGTCTACTAAAATAGAGACAATATTATCTTCTTATGATTACATCTTTTGCATCGATTACCCTACATCGCCATATTACCTTTATAATGCTTTTATGAAGGCGCCTAAAAAAAGTCCATTAATAATGGCAATAATCAACGAGATTGTCAACAATGTACGGATAGAACTGTTCGACAAACCTGACCTAGAATATACTGGTCCAGGGTTACATGGAAATGTAATAAAAAATATATTATCTATCGACAAATTTGTAGAAGGCGTCCATAAATTCGGTGACAAAACTATTTTGTTTATATCGCATAAAACAGCGTGTCCACCGTCTTTATATTATTTATGTATTGGTAATGACCCGATATGTAGTTGTCGTTATGCGAATTATCGACAAGAGTTGGATTCTATTTGTAAAAAACCACATTACGCAATTTTAATAAGAAATAATATGTTGTATAATAAAAATATCATTATACCACCGTGATATTAAGCTATAACCTATTTCAATTCATTCCCATTTATTTTTTTCTTGATTTGGCATTCCGATCATTCCCGGTATTTCCATTCTTTCCATTCTTTTGCGGTTTCCTCTCGGCAAATTTAAAGTCAGGCATAATCGACCCCACCTTGGTATCCTTGGCGTCGTCCAAGAGTGTCCCTATAAGGGCAGTTTGTGTCTGTACTGGATTTATATCACATTTTTGTTTCGAGGTCATGGTGCACATAGGAGGTTTTTTATACGGCATCTGCCATGATTGGTCGTATCTCAACACCATGGGGTCGAAGTCGTATTTTTCATCATTCGCCAAATTGTGGCGATTGCAAGCGAACTTCAATTCATTTAAATTGCGTTTTTCCCGTCGGAAGGCGAGTTTATTTTGGTCAGCGAACTCCCCCTCAGTTTGACAACGATTTTTGTAGTCTTGGACCATATCTTCTTCAGCGTCTGGACCATCGCCACCATCGCCATCTTCTTCTCCGTCGTGTCCGTCATCTCCGTCATCTCCATCATCTCTATCGTGTCCGTCATTTCCGTCGGCGGTCCGCTTGATAGATGCGACCAACTCGGATGTGTTCACACCATTTATTCCCTCAGAGTAAGCGTCTTCCGTTTGTGACGAAAGGTTTTTTGCCATCGTCGTAATGGATTTGAAGGTTTGCTCCGTCGCATCCGGGTGCATTATATTGTATATGGTCGGGCGATTGAATATATATTGGTTTTTCGAGTCGTTAAGCATGTACGACTTTTCTTTGGACCGGGTAGTGTTAATTTGATCATCAATTGCTGTCGATCGAAGCATGGTTGCCTCGTCGATGTCCTCAACATTCGAGGGCAGTAGGGATGATTGGGTAGACGATTGGGTAGACGATTGGGTAGACGATTGGGTAGACGATGGGGGGGATACTGCCATACTCGCATTATCATGGTCTTCTACACTGGTACTTGCGTCGCCGTTATTTGTCCCGCCTTCATTTGTTTCTACAAGATTGGGGGACGATGGTGTCGATACGAACCGTTCAATAGTATTTTTCTTGTTGTTACTTGTCTCATTATTTTTTGTAGTCCCTCCACCAATAGTTTCTTTAGATGATTTATTGTGATTATCGATCCCCCTTTGTTGTTCCACCAGTTCAGGGAAGAGTTTAACTTTATAGTTCTTCGGATCTTTGCGAAGGATGTTGGTAAGTCTCCCAAAAGTCATTGTATTGTCCTTAATTTTTTGAAAGCATTTAAACAACTCCTCCTGGTTAGGTTGCTTCCCCACTTCGTGTTTGAAAATTCCTATTATTTTTTTATAAACATCGAAGTCCTGGTCGGAATATGGACGGGGTTCCTTGGTATTTTCCACATAGTCGATATCATCGACATCGTCAATGTCGCCCATTTTCGATAAGGTCGTATTATGCTTTTGTATCTTTTCGACGAACTGCTCCACCAATGCCTTTTGTTTCTTAGTTTGGTCTACATTAAAACGGTAAAGCATAAAGGTGGAAGCCAACATTATAAAAATGATGACCAATTGGATAATGCCTATATAAGACATCGGTAATATTGTGGAGGAAATGTAATATTTTATATCACAGAAGAAAAAAGAAGAGGAACATAGACTGGTCCAAACATAACGAAACATAACATAAGATAAATTCAAAAAAAACAATGGTGAAATCCTAATATGCACAACACACCCTGCCAATTTACCATGGTGATTTAATGTTATAAATATACCATGATAATTTCCCATATAAGTTCATTTATGCGGTTATGAATTTTGTACCGATGCTCATGCTTTGAATTTCCTGCATAAGCAACTTACTAGCGAATGGCACTCGGATTTCCGAGAAATTGGTTTTATTGGAACAATTATGACATCTGTATATATTTTTTTCGGGATTTACATTAGCAGGTCTCCAACATTTTTTGCAGATAAACATACGATAGTTGTCCGAACATTCCATGAAACGCTCCTTTAAAAAGTTCATCGTTCCATGTGCCCAATTGCATTCGACCTCCATCTCTCCCAGTCGCAATCCTCCATCCCGAGCCCTTCCCTCGGCGGGTTGGCGGGTGAGTAGAACGACCGGACCATTGCTGTTCCGGGAATGTACTTTATCACACACCATATGTTTCAACCGTTGGTAGTAGGTGGGACCGATGAATATGTCCGTGGCGAGTTGTTCCCCGGTCCTACTGTTGTATAACACATCATTGCAATGCTTTTGCATCCCCAAGTTGTCTTGCAGTATGGTTGCTAGGTCGTTCACAGCGAGGTCGGTAAATGGGGTCGCATTACCATATGTTCCCATGACCGCACATGCCTTTCCCATAATGGTCTCGAGTAGTTGGGATATAGTCATCCGACTAGGGATGGCATGGGGGTTGATGATGATATCCGGGACGAGCCCGTCTTTATTGAACATCATATCTTCCTGATTGTATATCATCCCAATGGTTCCCTTTTGACCGCTCGTGGAACTCAATTTGTCGCCGATGGTGGGTTGGCGGAAGTCCCGGATTTTTATTTTGGCGAACCGGTAGCCCTCCGAGGAGGTATTTCTGAAGTACTTGTCGTGGGCACATTTCATGTCTACATAACCACACTCCTTATTCTTGATAACGACACTATTGTCTTTGTTCATGAAATTTGAGTTGGGTGTTTTTTGAGGCATGTATTTACCAATCATAATGTCCCCTGTTTTCACAAACACATTCTCATCAATGAACCCATCCTTGGACAATTTATCATAGTTAAATGGGCGGCGTCCCACCGACGAATCATCATCTATTTTACAGAACACCTCTTCCTCACCCGTGGATAAGTTTTTGTTGCATTGTTCTTTATATGTGCGATAGAATGTGCTATTAAATAGTCCCCGGTCAATAGACGACTTATTAACCATAATGGAGTCCTCTTGATTGAACCCAGTATAGGAGGCAATGGCGACAATAACATTCATACCACATGGCATTTCACTACAATTCAACAATTTATGCATATTCGTCTTCACAAGAGGTTGTTGTGGATAGTTTAATACATGACCGAGGGTGTCGAGTCTTTTTCTAAAATTAGTGGCATAAATCCCAATTGCTTGTTTTCCCATAGCTGACTGGTAGCAATTCCGAGGCGACTGGTTATGGTTAGGAAATGGTATATTACTTGCTAGGACACCTAATATCAATGAGGGGTGAATTTCCATGTGGGTATATTTCAAGGGAAGGCGCTCCCCCTTCGTCCCCTTCATTAGATCGGACAAACCCATTGCGATCATGCTCGAATTTTGTTCTTCAACATCGATGAACTCGACAACCGAGTCAGCGAACTCTCTACGAAGTTCGACATCGGTAATGGTGTTTGGACTTAAAAGATTATCCCAGGTTAGACGCCCCTGTATGAGTGCGAGGACATGTTTTTTATTGAAGATTAAGGAGTTCCCATCCCTTACTCGGAATACCGGGCGCACACATCGACCACATTCGGTCGATATGGTGATATAGTTAAGGAGCACATTCCAACTGATACTCGTATACACATTAATGACCCCTGATATTTTGAGTTTTTTCAACTCGGTGTAAAGGAAGTGGGGTTCGTGGTGGACTCCGACGAAGTCCCCATTCACGAAGACCTGGGTTTGACCATTAAAACGTTTCATATCCACACCATCTATGTATATTAAGGTCCCCAAACGTTCGACATTCTCCCGCACATTCGTGGAGTTCGATGTGGTGGTGATGTTGGTGGATATCGCCAAGTTTTTCACCAGACCGACGGACCCTCCTTCAGGGGTCTCAGCAGGACAAATGATGCCCCATTGCGTATTGTGAAGTTTTCGGGGTTGGATAAGTTTCCCCGACTTCTCCATGGGGGTATTCACCCGCCGCAGATGAGACAATGTCGCATTGTAGGTAAGTCGATTGAGCACCTGGGCGACCCCTTGTTTCACATTTCCATTCTTGATGCCCCAATTTCCTGTAGCGAGGGCATATTTAAGTCCCGACTCGATGGTACTCGGTTTGACTATTTTATAGATATTGTTTTTGTTGATCAGGTTGCTAATGTCATTTGATGCCTTCCAACTCCCTGTATTCAATTCCTTATTGACCGCATTCTTTACATCCTTCACGACCCGACCATAATATTGTCGAAATAGGTTCGCCATCATTATCCCAGGACTATCCACCCGCTTATTCAAATAGGAGTCACGGTCATCCATGTCAGTAAGTCCGATAAAACACATGAGTAATTTTTTCGTCATATATCCAATGTAGAGACCCTTCTTACATAGGTCGTTGCCAACATGGGGGAGGAGGTCATGCTGCAATATATCCATAACGATGCGTATTCGTTTATGCTTATTGACGACGATTTCACGGGGATACCCACTAATGTTGAGGTATTTACTTAAGAACTCCAATGCCTGATACCTCGTTGTGATGTGGTTGGACTCCTCGATGCATCCCTTGAGATGACTCATAATTACATGGTTATTTTCATCGTCGATATCGAATACAATGTGTTTCACGATATCCTTATCACTTTCGATGCCGAGAGCACGAAACATTATGAACAAGGGAACATCGGTGCGAATATGATGCAAATTCATTTTAATGCAGTGACCGAATTGGGTAGGTTTCGAGGACAGTTTCAAGGTGGTCAGTTTAGGTGGACCGAACAAATTATCGGGTACTGATCGGATTTCCGCCACATGGGAATATTGTGATAATTTGTTGTCCAAGAACACATATGTCTTATTCTCCGCAATACGGTCATGACTAATTATCACCTTTTCATTCCCATTGATAATGAAATATCCACCCGGGTCGTATTTGCACTCATCACTTTGAATTGTGTAATGCAAGTTATTGAGAACACAATATTTCGACCCGATCATAATGGGAATTTTTCCGATATTGATGTTTTTTATCACCTTCTTGGCGCATTTCTTCACCGAGTTTTCATACCAGGTGCATTTAATATGGAAATCCACAAAAAGAGACGAGGAATAACTAAAATTCCGCTGGCGTGCTTCAATCGGCGTCATCACGGTCGTCCGCCCATCCTTTTCGTATATGGTGGGTTTTATAATGACTGGGTTTATAACATCGATGTCCACTGTATATTCAAAGTCATCCAATTCATTCGAGAAGGTATGGGACACCTCGATGGTGTTGAAACCGCTAATAATCTCCTCTAATTTACTGAGCATGAAGTCGTTGAATGAATCAATTTGGTGGTTCGTAAGTGACCGTCCATTGTTGTGCTGGAAATAACTTTTAATGGCATACCAAGTGTATTTTTCGAATTCGATGCGGTTGAGTTCGACATCGGGGGATGGCGATGCATCATGCGATACATCATGCGATACATCATGCGATACATCATTATTCTCAACCATGGTGGTATCTTAACGAATGTCTAAGGAAACACCGCCACGACTTAGCAACGAATATCAACCCGAATATCAACAAAATTTATATTGTTCGAATTAGTGGGGCACACCCTATACTCATTCAAGAACAAGTGGTCGCCCGTTCTAGATGTATTTTTATTACGGGAAATGCACTTTGTTGAATATAGTAATAAGAGTATCTACGAAGTTCATAACATAGTATTTAAATAAAAATCAATTTTTTTCGTCGTTGAAGTCGTTGAAGTCGTTGAAGTCGTATATGCATACTGGGCAGGTGTGGTGTGTCTTCAACCATGTATCTATGCATTTTTTACAATACATGTGGTTGCATATTGTTTTTACCATGATATTTTTTTGGGTTGAAATAAGGTCACCATCTTTATCAGTGGGTCTATCCATCTCATTTTCATCGACATTTTCATCGACATTTTCATCGACATTTTCATCGACATTTTCATCGACATTTTCATCGACATTTTCAAAGCATATGTTGCATCTTAGGTCATCATCTGAAGGAACATACCCATCTACCTCATAAGGATTGTAGCATTTTTCCAAATTACATGCTCCGACGGATACAGAACCACCCATAATATTCTGTAATTGCAAATTGAAATCATAATTATTCTCCTGATTAAAATACAAGGGGAGCATGTTTGCGATGGTGTTAAAATCGACGCTTAAAACAGATTGTGCGGAAGAAGTTGTAGACACTGTAGACACCATAGACACCGTAGAAGCTGACGATGATGAAGATGATGAAGAGGTCGAAGATGTTGAATTCGCCAAATTACTTTGCCCCCCCATCTCTGAACGTAAGTTCGATGTAACATAATTGAAGAAACCAGACAGGTCCGAACCGATGATTTGTCCAACATCATCAACGGTTAGTGTGGTGGCGGTGGTATTTTGTTCAATCATCGGCGATAATAATGAAGACAATGGGGATAATAAGATAGTCTCCTCGAATTCGACCACATCCTGTCTATCGTCTTCATTTGAACCGATATTGGTGTTTTCCGTGGTGTTTTCCGTGGAATTAATGACATTCATTACACGCACATTTTGTGTCGTCGTCGGCCCCCTTGGGTTAGCTATGGGGGTATATATTCTTCGAAATCCCTGTAGTCTCGACATTTGGGTGCGCAAATAACATTCTTCTACATGACTAATATAATTGTCGAAAGGCACCGGGTAATTGCATATCTCACATGGTATTGCGGATGTATCACTTGTGTCCATTGAATTTTATAATAATGGTAGATATAACTATTTAAACACATTTTAAGTGGTTGTTTATGCATATGGTCCAACCCCCGAAAAAATAAGAAAAGGGAACGGGAAATATTCCTATTATCTTAAATCATATTTTTTTTTACCATGAAGAATAGCACTATCCTCGATGAATATATTGAAATTACGAAGAAATATCGCCTCCTCTATGGGGATAGGATAGTGGTCTTTATGGAAGTTGGAGGGTTCTTCGAAATCTACGCAGTGATAAACGACGAAGAACACCTCGGGCCCGACATTTATACAATTTGCGACATTCTCAACATCCAAGTAACTCGAAAAAATAAAAGTGTGGCGGTGGTGTCGAAATCGAACCATCTTGTAGCGGGGTTCCCTAGTCATTCGATTAAGAAATTCTTGGACATCCTCATCGGGCATAAGTACACGGTTGTAATTGTCGAGCAGGTTACTCCCCCTCCCTCTCCAAAGAGAGAGGTAACTAGCATCGTTAGTGCGTCGACCTATATCGATACGACCACTCCACCGGATACATCGGGGATGATGGTCGTTTACCTCGAAGTCGTAAAGTGTTGGAAAACGAAGCGGGAACAGATTGTAGCAGGATGGAGTTACTTGGACACTCTTACGGGTTCATGTCGTTCTGGGGAGGTGACCACCATTCACGATACCAAATTATTCATCGATGAACTGCATAGAATAATGTTGGTGGAATGTCCTAGTGAGTTAGTGATCACTTCGAATGAGGGGGGCATAGACAATGCGTCATCGAGCGATAATGGAAGGGTGAATGGGACAATGAATGGGACAATGAATGGGACAATGAATGGGACAATGAATGGGACAATGAATGGGACAATGAAAGGAAAGGGGGGGAGTACAGACCAATTATTTTCGCATAATATCGAAGAATCCGTGGAACTCTTAATCCACTCTCTCGATATCAGTTTCCATAACATGATAGGACGAATGGCATTGTCTTATCATGAAAAAGCATACCAGGAAAAAATATTGAACAAGGTTTTTCCGAATACAGGGTTGTTATCTCCAATTGAATACATCGACATGGAGACGACCCCCCTTTCCCTCGTCAGTTTTTTGTATTTGGTCCAATTTGCATACGAGCACAATGAAAGCATTGTGATGAAAATATCGAAACCTTTAATTGTAGACCATTCTAATGGAGCATATTTAACATTGGCGGCAAATAGTGTGTTGCAACTAGACATAACCACCCATGGAAATCTAGGTCACAATGGACCATCAACTTACCAGTCTAACCAACCATCGAAGTATGGGGCAAAAACGAGTTGCTTACTGCATATTTTGAATCGGTGTCGAACAGCCGTGGGGCGCCGTTATTTCAAGAACCGCCTTTTAAACCCTTCATGCCGTGTTCACGATATCATAGAGTCATATGACAAAACAGAAACTATGCTCCAAAATGATGTATGGAAGTCGGTAGGGAAGGGGTTATCCGGGGTCATCGACATCGAGCGCCTTTATCGACGGATGCAAATGAACAAAATCCAACCCTGTGAATTTGTGAATATGTGTCAATCAATCATGATGATTCATAATACCATGCAGTTGGTATATAATGAAACCGGTAAAGATGGAATAAGTTATTTCCCTTCAATTGAGCGATTATTACACAGTAAGGATGTTGATAATTTTAAAGCGATGTGTGAATCAACTTTGGATATGGACCAAGCCTTCAAATATAACTTGGACACTGTGAAGGAGAGCATCTTTAAACGAGGGTATAGTTCGGAAGTTGATGACATATGCGATGAAATGAAATACAGACTAAACAAAATCGAGGAACCACTATTTGAACTACCGAAAGCATCGAATGGAGATTGGGATGGATGGTTCAAATTGGAACACCATGATAAGGATGGGTATTTTTATGCAGTTACCGAGAAGAGACTTGAAACCGTGAGGAATGCGATGTCTAATAGAAAAAGCATGACCAAATTGGGTTATAGAGCATTGTCTTCCAAATGGAAGAGTATCCTCGGTGAAGATGTTGACAAAAAAAAAAAACCTCGAACGACATCACAAAGTGTAAAACTTCAAACCCAAGAAATGAAAAAACTAGGGCAAGACATAAACGACTTGCGGGAGCGTTTGAAGTCTGAAACAGTTATTGAGTTCCGTAAATTCACCGACCGTCTCCAACAAAAACATGATGAGTTCATTAAATTGACAGTCCGAGGTCTCGAAATCTTTGACTTCCATGCCACATGTGCGAGGAATTCGGTGGAAATGTGCCATATTCGACCCGATATATCCCTTTCCATGGAAAACAACCCCAATGATACAATAGAAATGGGACATAATGGAAACACGATAGACCGTGATACAAATACAAATACACCGCATAGTTTCATCGATGTTCATGATCTACGTCACCCCATTATCGAATATGTGCAAACCAATCTAAAATATGTACCGAATACAATACGTCTAGGTTCGAGAGGCGCAGGGGGGCCTAATGGGATGATACTATATGGTGTCAATGCGGCGGGGAAAAGTAGTTTCATGAAGTCAGTGGGTATCGCATTGATAATGGCTCAGGCGGGGATGCATGTTCCGGCCCGCAAGATGACCTACTATCCCTACAAGAGTTTATTCACCCGTATTCAAAGTTGCGACGACATTTATCGTGGGATGTCTACATTTTCCATGGAAATAGGTGAACTGCGGAATATTCTGAAAAGGGCCGACATGCATAGCTTAATCATAGGCGACGAATTATGCTCCGGAACTGAAACAGTGTCGGCGGTGTCAATTGTATGTGCGGGTATTGAAACATTGGTAAAGACCGACTCGACATTCTTGTTCGCAACGCATCTCCATCAACTCATGAAGTTGGAAGCAATGGATGTATTAGAGAGGAACCGAATGATACAAATTAAGCACCTCAGTGTAAAATACGACGAACTGACCGATGCCCTTATATACGACCGACAACTTCGGGATGGGTCGGGTCAGGAGTTGTATGGTCTGGAGGTATGCAAGGCATTAGATCTTGATCCGGAATTTCTGCATCGGGCTGGGAAAATACGACACGACTTATTACAAGGAACCCATGTTATGGTTTCTAATTCCGTGTCTCGCTATAATAGCAATGTGATAGTCGATGAATGCCAAGTATGTGGTAAAAGACGAGAGCAAACCCCAATTGAGACCCACCATATATGTTTTCAAAGCACTGCGGATAGTAGAGGAATGGTCGATGAACAAGTACATAAAAACCATGGAAGTAATTTGGTACCATTATGCGAAAAATGCCACGACGCAGTGCATAACGACCATCTACAAATATATGGATGGGCTCAAACTACCAAGGGGGTGAGATTATGCTACGAATGGGTTTCGTCGGCAATAAGTGATGATGTTGTCGTAAATATGCGGAAGCATAGAGAGGACATCATGTTATTTAGAAAAAGTAATAGTGTAAAGAAGACGAATGAATATATTCGAACAAAATATGGCATGCAACTATCGGACTACAAATTAGGAAAACTATTGAGAGAAATCATTTAAAACGATTGGAATAATACGGGTAGTAAACTATATGGATCCCTTTGAAAAACGCCTATCGGACCTACGGGCTTTGTATGATATGTTCGATAGTATCCGCAATACGAAAATAAAGGATACCTTGATGAATAAATTGTTCGACGAAGTCGATTATTTGGTCGACAATTTAGAGACAATTTATTATGATACGATAGTGCGGCAAAAAAAATGGGCGGTCACCAAAATGCATAAGGAACATCATGACACAATATTGCGGACCAAACAGACGATGCAAGTTTTTATGCCCTATATGATCGCCTATAATATATTAAATGGTGTCGAGGGTGAAACTCAATAATGGGATTTTGGAATAATGGGATTATGGAATATTGATTATTTAATAAAACATAGTAATATATCAATTACAAATTCATTATCATTATAATATCCATTTGATGAAAGTCATCTAGTTAATATTCCGCATGATACAAAAAATGTCAATGAATGCTTTTTCACAACAATGAACCACTTTACATGGGTTTATTATGGTGCTTATATGATCCATTGTACTTAGGATGTTAATTATCTTTATTTTTTTGTCATTGCTTATTTTTTTTCTCCATAAAATGCGTAGAGCACTCCGAGCAATAACCGTAATGGGAATATTATAGTGCATTAGTTGCATTATTGTATCTCGAGTATGGGTTTGAATGGATGCTGTATTTTGACTTTTTTGATACACATCGAATAGTTTTTTTAGGTCGGTGCTAACAAAGTCGTCCTTTAAAAAGTCTACAATACCTGGTGTGGGGGCGTCATTTGGTAGATGAGCGTCATCAATTGTAACAGTTACCATGATTTTGTCTTGTGTCATACATTTTTCACGATAAATTATTGTGTAAATGTATATGTCGAATAAATTGAGTTCGAATGTGGTAGTTGTTTTTTTCAAAACATAGTCGAATAGTTTTTCTCCGATTGCAGTAGTATATTTATTGTCATGGCATTTCGTTTTATTATCATTCCATTTCGATATATCCATATCATTGTGAGAAAGAATGTAATTCATGAAATTAATACCCGATGACCTTTTCAATGTCGGGACACGAATGGTCATGAACCGACTTTGAATTTCCGGAATAATTTTATTAAGTTTTTGACATTGTAGAATAAACATGGCGGTTCTCTGTGATTTTTCGAATATGCGGCGTAGACGGCTTTGCATTCCGAAATTCAAGTGGTCGAAATTGAGAAGCACTATTATATGTTTTTTATGCATCACACTTTTACAGGATACAATTGTTTGAATAAAGTCCAAGTAAGCATTCCGGTCTTTATTAAGATGTGTATCAAGATTAATTTCGATAAAATAGCGGGTTTCATAGTAGGGGAGCTCATTCAAACCTGATCTCTTGATATACATGGTATTTGGGCGCAAATTAACCACATCAAAATTACTACGGATTATATGACGAATATATACCCATACCAAGGATATGTCCGGTCCGAAGAACAATAGGTTGGTGAAGTCGAATAAATCGCAATTAGGAGATTGTGCCCCATCGCCTCGAATGGTGCCAATAATGTTATCGACAACAGGGTGATTAACTGACGGATAAATGGTATGTACATTATTTAACAAATGACTTAAAGGGGATTGTAAAGGTGTCATCGAATTACCTACCATCGTGATCTACAAATTTATAATCGCTTAAACCTACCCCTGTTCATATTGTTATATATTGTATACCTTTGTTACGGGGTTAAAAATGTTATCTTTAAAGCGCCGACAAGCTTTATATACATTAGGGCTTAAAGACACACAAAAAATAACAGTAGATGATGTAAACCGAGCATATCGAGAGTGTGTTTTACAAAACCATCCAGATAAAATAAATGGAGGGGCAACGAACACTGATTTCCACGAACTGCGACTGGCACGGGAGTTCCTCGTGTCCTATTTATCGACCCAACAGCACCACTCGAGGGCATCATCAATGCGCACCAGTATAGATGGTTATGCTACCGATAATGAATATGCTAGAAATATGTTGAAGATGCTATTGAAGTTGTTTCAAGTAAGTGTGATGAAATTCGTGAATGAAAATAAAAAACATCGCAATGCATATGACCACCATGCGAACCACCATGCGAACCACCATGCGAACCACCATGCGAACCACCAAACTATGACTGGTTTGGATAATTACGAAGAGCATGAAAATGATAATGCATCTGGAAACACATCTGGAAACACATCTGGAAACACATCTGGAAACACATCTGGAAACGCATCCGACGACGAAATTACTTATTTCGATGCGGAAAATGCGCCCTTTTCAATGATTGACGAAGATGACATAAAAGGTGGTGATGGGTATGCCAATGCTGGGTATGCCAATGCTGGGTATGCCAACGATAGTTTTAAAGAAACACATACTAGACAAAAAACATTATCATTCGTAATCGATGTAACAATCAAGGAACTATATCATGACTGTGGAAAGAAGTTGAAGATAAAATGCAAAGGACACCATAATGATGTCATACATCGGACAATCTATATAGCATTCGACCCATACACATTGAAATATACCTTCAATGGTTTAGGGGATTGGGACTCAACTGTTGCCACCTATGGAGATGTTGTAGTGACGCTTAATATAGTTGAGGACAATGAATACTCGATTAACACCATACTCGATAGATACGAATTAATTCGGACCATCGAGATTGATTTATATGAATACTATTATGGTGTATCGATGACTTTAGATCATTATGGGGATAGCATCGATATAAAGCACACTCCATATACCAATGGTCTAGATATATATGTTCCAAATTTTGGTCTACGAATGGGAAATGGTATAAGAGGAGGGTTATACATAATTTTAGTGGTAGTGCACGAAAAGACAATAAATTTAGAACGGGAAGAGGTTCGTCGTCTAATCGAACAAGAGTTCCATGGATTTCGTCATAGAGAAGGAGGGACCAATTAGTTCATTTTTAAAGTTTTAAAGTTTTAGTTTTAGTTTTAGTTTTTTATCGGGAAATAAATAAATACAAAAATCAATGGAACTTGAGATAGAAGGGGAAAGTAATACAAATCATAATGCAAAAAATGGTGAGAAAGTTGGGGGGTTATTAGATATTCTCGGAGATGCGATGGAAAAATTGCGGGATGATATGACAATTATTGAAACTGTAGCGATGTTGGGTAATTACACAAAGGTAGTAGAGCAAATTCTTCGTGGTTCGTTCGTCGCCGCTAGTTTGAAGAAGAACATTGACAAGGATGGATGGTGTAGGAAAATATCAACACGTCTTCACATATTATCCACAGATACCGAAGTGTCATTAGATACCTATTGGAATACCGATGATAGTTTATCCTACATTTCAAATACTATTTCCCTTATTTTAGAAGAATTGTACTACACCCTCTACATTCTTCACTATGGGTTCGCAAAAAGACGGGGTAAGATGCGCATTATTATATTCATGTCGAATTCTAAAAAAATTTTGCCATCGACATCGAGGGGAAAAAATAATAAAAAAACATATATTCTCACCGCCGATCATATCAATTCGGGGTTCTCTTATATACGAAAGCATCATGACAATATGTTTTCGCAACATGAAATGGAGGATATTGTAATTTATCGAAAAGAGGAGGTATTGAAGGTATTGAAGCATGAAATAATCCATTGCATGAATATGCATGCTAGTGATTATCCATTAGAATATGACAATGAACTTCGAAGGGAGTACAATGTTATTAATCTACATACAACCGGTAGTCTCAATATATTCGAAGCATATGTTGAATTTATAGCATTATTTTTGAATACTATGATTTACACATATTGCCATATGGAGGATGGGGCATCGAGACAGTCCTTATTGGTCGAATTGAATAAAAATATGATGATCGAGAGGAATAATACTATTCGAACAATGAGAAGAATATTCAATGACCGGGGAATTACTTTAACGGAACAGGGGTGGAAGTTCAAAACGAGCCATATGGAGGAAACTAATGTGTTTTCATACTATGTAATTAAAGGGGCATTCTTAATGGATTGGAAATATAGTTTGCATAGACTAAGGGAATTAACAGGGAACTTCGCTTTGGAAGGACCCGTTAAAGTGCGTCGATATTTTGAATTTGTGAAGCGAAATCTCCGTAAATTGCGGGGGCAACTAGGGGGGCGCATATATTTTCCGGAATTCCAGGGGAATTTAACTCGAAGTATGAGGATGAGTTTAAACGACCGAATGTAATATTACCACTAACTTACTTAAAGGTTTAATTTCATATGGGAAATATAACAAAAAACAATTATTCTCGTATATTCATAATCACATCATGGTGTCCCAACGCAAGTCAAATGGCAAGGTATTGAAGAAAAAAACCCAAGTTTCCACTAATGAGGAACCGGTCGAATCTGGACCATCGAGTGATGCGGTTGCACCTCCACCGGCATCTACAGAAATGCCACCCACTGTCGCTACTAAGAAACAAAAGACGGGTGAATCGCAAAGCACCCATCCACCTGTAGAAACCACCGATTTGTCGAAGTCGGAGTCTAATGCGGCGTCATCCTCCGATACTGTTTCCGACACCGAACAACACTCTGAGGAAAATGATGCGGCATCTAGTCCCTCCGCCACCAAGGATACGAAGGATGTGAAGGACAAGGCGGAAACACTGGAAAGCGCATTCTTGAGTAAGCTTTCGACATTCGTGAACAAGGTCAGTCTCATTAACAAGGAAGTGAAGGATTTGCAAAGTCTCGGGAAGACCCTGGAAAAAGATTTCAATGCGGTAATCAAGGTATTGTCGAAACAGAAGGTGAAGTCGAAGACGACGGAGAACCGGACATTGAGTGGGTTCGCTATGCCATCTCTTCTTAGCGCCGAATTGTATGATTTCCTTAATATCGAAAAGGGAACCATGATTCCACGAAAGGATGTAACTAAACTCATTAATGAATACATTAAAACCAACAATTTGAGGAATGAAGATGATAAACGGAAAATCCTCCCCGATGCCAATTTGAAACGCATTTTCAATTGTGGCGACGAAGACACGGTAACCTATTTCAATCTACAGACATACATGAAACATCATTTCATTAAGGAAACTGGAACGAAACCAAATGCCGCAATTCCAGTGGTTTGAACAAAAATAAAAACATAAACATAAACATAAAAAGATAAAAATATAAAAAGTATTATTCAAATAAACGCAATATTGTATTTATTTATTTTTTTTAGTCATATTAAGTCGATGTATGTAATCGCTTAATCTACTTAAACAAATTATATTCATTGGTGAATATAAATATTATAATATTGATAGTAATTTCAGGTATTTTACCATTAAAACCATGGGTTCTGAAGTAATGGACAACGATAAAACGTTATGGGAACTCATCGATACTAGCGTTGAAAGTGGTATGCTATATGATATAGCGGCGGTTGTGCATTACATATTAAAGGATAAATACAAGGTCGCAAGGTTAAAGTCTAAACAGTGGTATACATTCGATGGAATAAAATGGAAAACCGTGGAAGCGGGTCCTTATTTCGACTTATCACAAGTGGTTCTTAAAAAATACGAATTATATAGTCAAGGGAAAACGAAGCAGCGCACCAAGTTATTACAACAAATGGTGGTGCCTCTTTTTGAAGATGAGGAAACTTCCAATAATAATAAGTCGAAACAAATTGAAGAGGAGTGTACCAAGGTGCAAACTATCATTAATAAATTGAAAAATGTGAGTTTTAAGGAATCACTATGCAAAGAGTGTTTATACATGTTCTATGACTCCCAGTTTCTTACGAATTTGGATCGCATCGATAATTTAGTGTGCTTTCGTAATTGTACTTATGATATTTTGAAAAAAGAGGTGGTGGAATCCAAGAGAAGTAATATGCTATCCATTTACATTGACCTTGATTATGAACCATCGATATTCGAGAATGATATGGATAATTTAGAGGACATCATTAACCGCTTTATGGTCTTCCGCAAGAGTATTGTGAAACGCCGGAGACCGAACAATGTTTACAGTGTTAAATTTTATACGTGAAATACATGATAATTTTACACATTCGCCCATTCACACCCTTCGCTCATTCTCCCATTCTCCCATTCTCCCATTCTCCCATTCGCCCAATTTCAATTTTGCTAAACGAAAAAAATTGAAATAATATAAAGATGATTTATCGTCGTTAAAATATATTTAAAAACGATTGGATTTGATTACAACTATCACTCTATTTTTACCGGAAAATCTACGAAACTATTATTTGCTGCGACATCATTTTGAAACAACCCATAAAAGCAAACTTTATAAACATTTTATAGATATGTATGCTTCCAGTATTATTTTGGCGAAGGACCTTGATTTGAGTAAAGTTACCTATGATGAACCCCGGAAACTCGACAATGGGGGGAAAATGATATATGTATCTTTCAAGCGTCAACCTATCCGTATTCAAACACCATCGTGTTATGTCCCCTTCGGAATAAATGTATATAAAAATGAAGACTCGAATACCGAGTCCCATTCCATTGACCTGTCCTTTGATGGTAAAGACCATAATCCGGCGATGAAGGATTTTTATGATAAAATAAGGAGGTTCGATGAAATGAATGTGGAAAAGGGGTTCGAATATCACCAAAGTTGGTTTAGGAAGAAGTTCCAATCCAAGGATGTCATCGAGGCGCTTTACACGACGATGATCAAGTATCCGAAGGACCGCAATGGAGACATTACAACCGATTGGCCCCCGACATTTAAATTCAAGTTACCGATGGACAAATCCGGGGAATATAAATTCGAAGTATATGACTCCAATAACAATACCATAGATATTAGAGAAATAACAACAAAGGGGGCAAGAATGACTGTGATATTAAAATGCAATGGTATTTGGTTGGCGGGAGGGAAATTCGGTATGTCATGGAAGGTTGAACAGTTGCTCGTCCAACCTCCGACGAAATTGACTGGTTTTTGCATAAAATTCATCGAGGATGAAAGAATTGACTATGTATGTGATGTTAATAGTGTGGATTCGGGTGGGGTTGATGATGGCAACGACGATGAAGATGACGATGAAGATGCCGGTGAAGATGCCGGTGAAAATCATGATGTAAATGATAATAACATCACGATAGAGGGGGAACGTCCTATATCGGCGAATGATAACTATATTGATGACTCTGATACTGACTCCGATGAAGAAAATAAAGACAATGATATCAAAGCAAATACAAAATCGAACACAAACTCAAATACAAAAAACCCAATTAATAAAGAGAATAATGTTAGTGTTGCATCTCCACCATATCCAAGTATTGTTCCGGATCCTGAAGCGGGACCGGTTTCCGAAGCTGACCCTATGAACTCGACAAAACCGACAGTGAAACCCGGGACGAAAACCGATGCCTCCGAAAAACAAACGAAAAAGAGGGTCGTGCGTAAAAAAACGGTGACGAAATAAAAATTGGATAATGGGGAAAAAAATAATATGGCGAATTATATATAATACTCCACCGATAGTCTCTCATTTTGCATACAATTTCAATATGTGTTTTACGAAATCACTTCTTTGAACATCATTTTCTGAAAAGGTTATAATATCTGCGTATTTCGTATAATTTTTATTCGATACACTCCTCATTTTTTTTATCAAGTCTTCCAATCCATTATTCGGGGTGGAATACTCATTTTCTCCACTCGAGTTCGATTGGGGTAAATCACATTGGTCCAAATCACCCGTGACAATTATCTTCGTATTTTCCCCCACCCGTGTAAGCAGTGTCTTCATTTCCATTGGGGTGGAATTTTGCATTTCATCGGCGATGATCCAACACGATGAAAAGGTTTTTCCTCGTATGTAGGATAAAGGGCATATTTCGATCATATTATTTTTCATATACCATTTCAATGTATCTAACCGCATCTCTTTCATAAAGTTATCATATATAGGGGCGACCCATGGATCCATTTTATTTTCAAGGGTTCCAGGTAGGAAACCTAAATCATTTCCTGTACTAATAGTGGGTCGAGTTATCACTAATTTGGAAATGCGTTCGGTTACCAACTGTTCCAGAGATAATGAACACGCAACCGCCGTTTTTCCGGTTCCCGATGGACCTATTGCGATGACAAGTGGGATTTTTTTATTGGTTAATGATTCTCGATATTTACACTGTGTTTCATTGTATTTGAACTCCTTTTTAATATAATGATATTCGCCTCCTTTTATTGACATAGCACGACGCCATTGGTGTGTTATTTGCCCTTTTTTTTTAATGGTATATTTTCCATCGTAAGTTAATTTAAAGCAACGACATTTAAAATATTTCATGGAATTTGATAACATAGTTTATGAATTATAAAGCATATATTAATGTAATATGATAGCAAAAAAAAATGTAAATAAACATGGATGAATTTATAAGGACCTTTAATATCGACCATAAAAAGTTATCTTATAATGACGCCATTCGATATATATTTTTGAAAAACAAAACGAATAAAAAAATATTACTCCACCTTGACCATCTTTCCACGACAAGGGACCTATTCGTATTCTGTTTGGACTTATTTTGCAAGGGGATGGTGGTTATGCATTCGAGTAATGGACAACGTATAATCATAAATGATTTAACTCAATCTGACATACAAGATACAATAGACCGGTTAAGTTATACAGGTATAATGACTATAATAAAATTATTACCATTATCAATCGTTGATGAACCCACTAATAAACCCACTAATAAACCCACTAATGAACCCACTAATGAACCCACTAATGAACCGGATGGAAATTCATTACAGTTGATTCAACGCCAACATACGATTGTTAGCGATAGTCTGGATAATATTAATACAATGTCCGAAAATGACGACTTGGATAAATTTTATTTCAATTTAAATGTCGGAAATATTATGTATAACATCCGATTTAAAATCATCACTCTATAAATTTGGCGATGGTCTCTGGAACACGCTTACCCACCGCCTTTCCTTTAAATCCAATTACCCCTGCCTCTGATATAGAGAAGTCGATATTAGGGGACACCTTTACCATTTTAGTTTTTGGTTGTGTTTTGATAGTCTGGTTAATTTGATTTCGTGCAATGCCATCAATGAAATGGATTAATGGTTTGCCATGAATGTCGGTATGCACATACCCGAACCCCTCGAATTTATTGGAAACATTCCCCAATACATATACCATGCTATCACTTAGAAGACTTGTTGGAGTAGGTTGATGGGTTGTTATCGGCGTTTTATCGAAAACAAATTTATGGGCGATAGAGAATACTACATCGAGGGTAGGTAACCCATCGATAAGCACCCTGTCCTGACACATTCGAATTATTGTAATAACTGGGGCCACATTTTTTTTTACAAAGAACACATCGCTAGTCATAACGAAATCATTATCCATTTTATTTTGATTATGTTGGTGTTTCAACTCGCCCTCGCCCTCGCCATCACCCACACCATCACCAACCGTCTTTTGAGTAGTATTCGTATTGAATGCATCGAATAAGTTCATATAATTCAAATCCCCGTAATCGTAGTTCGAATACTTAAGTACACCATGGATTGTGCGGCATGGACTTTGACATGAAGTGGGTGTTTCATTATTATCATTATTATCCTTATTATTTGTGTTGTCATTCTCATTCTCATTATGAACATAGAGTGCTGTTAAAATTGAATGTGGAGACACACTAAAACAATACCCTGGTTTAACATATAGTACTTCACATAGAGATGATTCAAGGGTGGCGGTGAATTGATTAATATACATATCCTCCATGACATCGGTCAAATGGATGAATTCGATGTCGTATTTCAAGGATGCTAATATATTATCTCGAGTGAAGAATGGTATCTTTTTTATTTCGGTTATGGTAATATTATCATTACCACCTCCCGGAGCGACGACGATTTCAACAGGTAGATTGTTGTCGACATGTGTCAATGACTCCAATGTTGTATTTAAAAGACCCACGTCGACATGGTCCTTAATAAATATCACTATACCTTTTCCCACACCAATTTTACCAGTTTCATTCACATCATCCTCTTCAACCATGGACTGAAGTCGTCTCATTATCATTTCATGAGGGGTCTTAGTCACGTCTTCTATGGGGTCATTGATGGGGTCATCGATGAGGTCATCGAGGGGGATCCCCATGACCCGCTCAATATGCTTTTGATACACCATTTTGCGTTCCTCATTGATGGGGGAGTATCGGGATATTATTTTTTGAGAAACATCTCGGTAGGGTTCCGTATTATAGAATGTCGTCCGAGTTTCTTCCAACAAATGAACCGCCTTAGAAAATGTGTAGTCGTCATAATATAATCCATTATCCCGATATGGTTCACAGTTATGGATAATAGGAATACCTAGATGCATGAGTTCCAGATGCAAGAAGTTCAAATTATTCATGATATTATGACTCAATACCACATTAATATGATTATTATTCTTTTTTATGATGTCGAAAACAGTGGGCATAACCATGCGTTCATAGGTTTCGAGAATACCACTTTTAACAATCGCCAGGTTTTGTAAGAATGGCATATTATTTTCCTTGATTTTGTTTCCACAGAACACATACACCTTATTCAAATGGGCGGGGTTATCTAGAAAGTAGCGATTAGCGATCAATATGGGTATCAGACCAGTTTTATGAATACTCATGTTCGGTTCGAAGATTAAAATATTAATTTTGCTTCGGTCGATATGGTCGTAGTCGACTTTTATATCGAGATGTTTGCATTTCATATATCCTTCGATTATGTCGGTATTCCATACATAAGGGAGGATATGACTAGGTTTGTTTGTCAAAAAATTAATGTATTCATTCATGAAGGGATACATTTCGAGCACCCACGACTCTTGACTGATATTATGAAATGAGTTGGAAATAATATTATGCTCATTGAAAACAAATTCCTCTTGATGCAAAATGTATAAGTTTCCACAAATAATGTCAATACATGTTATGTTATGTTTTTTTATATTTTCGTAGATTGGATTGGTGTCAATGACAATTAATGATACGAAGATGAATACTTTATACATCGACAAATCGGATGTTTCATTTATCATATTGATCGGAATGTCGGTGTCTCCATAGATACTATAGTCGGTTTCGAAGGTTACGAAGTCGGTCGAATAACCGATGTTCTCGAAAATTTGTTTCAAAAAAAGCGATTGTTGAATGCATCCATTACTGAAGTTGCTTTCCGGTTTCTTGACCAGTATCCCGATTTTATTATTTTTTTTCATTAGTGTATTTTTATTCATATCACCATCATGATTGAGTGGGACATTTTTTTGTGAGTGGGACATTTTTTTGTAAAAACAAACAACACACTGCTATTTTAAGCACTATTAATATAAATAATTTAAAATATTGTTTCATTTGAACCCATTTTATAAATAATGAAGCGTATTTGAATAGGCGTTTGCGATTCTGTCATATTCTAAGAAGTATTTTGGTCGACGATATATTTATTCCAGTCTACACGTCGTGGTGATAACCACGACATCACTCTCGTGATTAACCCGGGGCTACGCTCATGCATTTTGTTAACATTTAGTTTATAATATTTTCCACTATTTATTTTTTCATTAACCATCCTTGCCATTTCCATGTGTTTGAGGTGAGATTTCCTTAAATACATCGAATATGCGACAATTGTGGAGAAAATGATTATCGACGCTATAGTTATTTTCAATAACAATCGCATGGCGTGTATCCTTTTTAACTTTTAAAACAGTAAATGTATTTATAACAATATAAACCATAATAATTATCCTTTACTCCAAACCTTACCCAACCTGATACAACCCATATATAACCCGGATGTCGTCACCATTATATACTGAATCACCCCCCACGCAAGAATCATCGCCATCCATTTTGAACACACTAATTAATAACCAGCAATGCCCTCTCGTGATGTTTAAGATACCTGGATGTGTTAATTGCTCGAAACTTACTAACTTACTAATGCATATACAAACAAAATGTGAAAAAGCGGGATATACGACATTCAATTTTGACATCATTGACCTAGCGACATTGGAAGAGGATGCCAATGAAGACCTGCTCGAAGAATTGTGTGAAACTAGCGGAGGGAAGCGGACATTCCCCAAGTTATTTTGCCGTGGAATGTATGTAGGGGACTACAATGACATTCGACGGAAATATACATTCGATGGAATGCAAGATATACTAAACCAACTAGGTATATCTAACCTCGACGAGTTTTAATCAATGTTATATATGGTATTTTGTTTCTATAATATATAATGGGGTTTGGTGTCACCATACACATATAGCATCAAGTGTCCGTATTATATCAATTGTATCAATTGTATTCATTGTATCCATTGTATCCATTGTATCCATTGTATCCATTATATCCATTATATCCATTGCTGCATTGAAGAAATGACATGGTGGAAAAGAAATGGTCGCCTCATTGCGATTTGCGGTATGCGAAGGAGTGGTAAAGACACCCTAGCGAACCATATAGCATCAAAATACGATTATGAACATGTAAAAATTGCGAACCACTTAAAGACGTCAGTGGCATCCCTATTCGACTTGGAACATGAACACGTCGATGGGCACATGAAGGATGAATTACATATTCATTGGAGGACTACACCTCGAAAAATAATGGATTTCATGGGAACACATGTATTCCAGCATGAGATTCAAAAAATAATACCACATATTGGGAGGTCCTTTTGGATTGATGGGCTTATACGAGAATTGGATATGAAGAATAAAAGATATGTGATATCCGACCTACGGTTTCCATATGAGTATCACCGAATAAAAGAATATAACCCCCTCATAGTTCGTATTGAAAACCCCATGGTTTTAAAGAATAATGTTGGTGTTGAAAAAACTCTACTTCAAAATCGTCCCTACCCTACAAATGATATGATGGTGTCTATGGGTACCGATGAATATGAATATGAAACTGAAACAGAGTTCACGAAGATCCATCCCTCATTAATTATACAAAGTGATACCGCAATGAAAATGTGTAATTCCTTCGACATACAATTCGATGGAATGATTATATGATTATATGATTATATGATTATATGATTATATAAAATCGATTATTGTCCGTTCATTGTAGTGATTCATATTACTTATGAAGTTCTTTGAAAGCATCTTCGTCGGTTTACCAATGTTTCCTATGGTGGATGGTAGTATAGATGCTGTAGATGATTGTGTTGAGTTGTACATTATCATATCATTTTCAATGGCATGGTAGTTTGCATTTACATAGTCCAATAGGGAGTTTTGAATAAACCATCGAAAGAAGTTCAATTGACCAATGGTCGTTTCTATAAAATTATCGGTGTCATAGTAAAAGTCTATGCGGTCTCGTCGTCGAAAGGGGTCGAATTGTGTTTTTTTGAATGCCTTGAGTTGGGAACGGTAATTAGAATACACATTGAAAAATTTATGGTCTTTATTAGTAATTGCAATTTTGTATTTTTTACTGTAATTAGTAACGAACCAGTCAATAAGTCGCAAAGATATCGGTGATGTCTTGTCCAGTATTGGAAGTATCGTTTTCATACCCTCCATGTTTTCATTGTAAAACCGTGTTAATGACATTAACAATAACTCATTTGATTCATTAGCGGTATTGTTGTTATTTATGTTATTGGATTGATTTCCTCCCACATCATATTTTTTCTTCATGGAAACAGATGATTAATGGTGATATTTCATAAATCTTTTTAAGTGTGTTTCCATTTTACATTAAGTTATGTGATGTAATTATATAATTAGCATACATTGCACACCATTTGCGGTTTTTGATAATAAAACGAATGTTTCAAACTTCGAATAATGTAGGAGGCAAATTGGTTCCAATTGATTTTACAGCATCCACTACAGCATCCACTACAACATCCACTACAACATCCACTACAACATCTACTACATCATCCATTACACATCCGCCCACATCACCTTTGACCATATATGATGATATATCGACACTGTTTAATAATTCGCCCTTAATTAATATCGACACGATATATGAACCGTCGAATGAGGGGTATAATAAATTGAAAATACATGATAGAAATTGCTGTGTATATATCGATAAAAATGATGTGTGTGCTGTCACATATAAGACCGCATTATCAAATGAGAACAAAAAAGTTTTTAAAAATTTACATGATGCATCCATCCATATTAATTAAATATGCATTTACCATGTTCATTCGCATCCCCCAATTTCTAGAGGGCGACGGTTCAAATCACTTTCAATGGTTGTTTGATTCCAAGGGGATACCTTTACATGTGGATTAGGTGGTTCTGACCGGAGTTGCATATTGGGGTTCCTTAGAGAATTCCCTACCGTATTTACTCCTACATGATACCCCGCATTCAAGAAATTCTGATCCTTTACATCTCCCTGTCCAGCGGGATTTACCTTCGCCCATTTCGAATTCGCAGCATCTTTCGGTAGGAGGTCTTCCGCCGTGAGTTTGTCCTTTGGAAAGCAGTCTTTGGGTAATTTCTTCGATTCGAAATTTACAGGTTTGTAATCTTCATTCGACGACGGTTCATTCGGTTTTGCCTGTTTCGACGACGAGACAGTCTTCATGAAAGCAGGGTCTTTCGGTTTGGCTACACTCGATGGAAGGCTCGCACCCTCCATCATACCATTATCGATTTCGTCGTCATCACCATCAACTTCGTCCTCGGTTTCGAACCCCTCCTCGTCTTTTTGTAGGTTGTCTTTTTTATAATATTCCATGGCGAGATAAATTAAAACACCCGCAGCAAACAAGATTAAAATACCTCGCAACACACTTGGTGAATCCATTTTTATAATTTTAATATAATATAATATAATATTTCGAAAAAAAAATTACGGTAGCATTTCCAATTCACGATGCATATTATCTATTTCTCGCCAAGTTATATATTTATTTTGGCATCGATTTTTACTGTCTTGTAGAAGAGCGACCCGCATAACTAACCGATTGGTATGGTTTTTCATAATATCTATTTTTTTCAATAGACAGGGCAATTTTTCATCGATGCTCTCTATTAAGGAATTCTTAATGGATACCATATCTTCCACACTCGGATGCGCCTGGTCATTATCAATGAATACATCTTCGCCTTGGGTGTCATCATCCTCTTCGATTTTAGAAATAGTAACCTTTGAAACATCTTGACCATCATTGTAATTCACTTCGAACTTGTAGCGGCATGTCAAGTCAATGTTTTCGATTGTTTTCAAAGCCTTTGTCAAATGTAATTCGATGTAATAATGAAAACCATCAGCGACGATTGGTATATGTTTTGCAATGTCAACACTTTCTATTAAATGATGGTTTTCCGGATAGATAATGGGAGCACATAGTGTTAATTGTTTATATTTATTCGATGGTGATACATTTTGAATAATTAAAGCATTACGGATAATTACCTTCATGGTTTATCAGTGATGGAAATGAAATAAAGAAATATATTTACACGAGAGAATACAATGTGGTTATTAAATTCTATACAATGTTTTAAATACATTTAAAACAATCAGAATTGGGAAATGGCGGGTCAACCTGAAAATCTAAATTACAATGATATGGGGAATGCCACTGATATGGGGAATGCCACTGATATGGGGAATGCCACTGATATGGGGAATGCCGAGTCTTCATTGAAATCGATGGGTGTTGACATTGATATGGATAATTCATGTATGAATGCATCATGTCTTAATGAAGTCATGACCTCGATTTTCCAGTCGATTATTTCTGAATTGGATAAAAATGACACCAAACATCAAATTAAACAATATATCGTAACCCCCATATTGAAAATGATATATGTTGAATTGTATCCCTATATCATGGTTTTTATATCCATCATTATATTGATCACGTTGTTATGCATTATTATTACAATCATTTGCATTATTGATTTCTATTTCTGATTTAGTAGGTCGTGCGATACGCATTATTCGCTGTTCTGTAAAGATATAATTGTATTACAAGGAACAACTTATCATAATTTATTTGTACACTTCGTAGACGGCAATTATCGGTATTCAAATTTTCCATGAATGGAGTAATTAGACTGTATATTTCATTCACTATCTTTTCATTTTCCATACACCATGTGTCGAATTTTTTCTTCCTCATGACTATGTGGTATTAGGAATATTACAATAGTTAAAAAATCATACAGTAGCATATATAGTACGAGGAATACTATATACGAAAAGATTAATTTCGATGAGAATCGGATGATCCTTAAAGGATGTTAAAAATCCGTTGATATTTGTTCTTTAAATAGAATTCATATTGTGCGTTCTGTCCTTTGAAATATATTTAAACGAAACAATTTTGTATGTTAAAGATACTTTTTTGATAATTAGGTAATTAGTATTTCTAAGACGAAATACCTCCAGTATATATATTGTTATTTTCATTCGCCCTTTTATTGAATGTGCATTTACGAAGATTACAATGAGCCAAAAAAAACAATCGAAGAAGAAACATCATAATAGAGAGAGGCGGTATAGACGGTACAATTTGCTCGACATATTAAAGGAGATCATCGCAGATGCTAACTTGGATGATTTCATCGACCTCCACGAAATGCTGGTCGAACGATATAGCATGCACGGATTTTTCAATGAAAGCAATTCAGCGAGTTTGATGCATGCATTGTTGGATACTATTATTATTAACAACATAGAGACCGACCTGTCCTTCGATGGGATTTATAGTGATGTCGAATAATGAATATTTTTATTATTAATTCATCCATCCCTTTTCAAAAAAAAATGTTCATGTATATTATAAAAAAATGAACACAACCAAAAATAAGAAGGGGGGGAGGAAACCGACCAAGAAGTCGGGTGGAAGCCAGATGACGAAACAAATCAGCGACTTGGCGGTCCCATTCGGTCTCATTTTAGCGAAAGAAAGTCTTCAACAGTTCTTACATAACAATAATAGCAATCCCTCGAAAAAAGCGAGCAAGTCTAAAAGGGTGTCCCTCAGTGGCGGCATGGGGTGTAGCAAAAAAGACACTAGTCTCCAAGGTGCCCCTGTAGGCGGCAATAAAAAAACGCCCACTCGCCGTGCATCTCTTAAAGCTAAGTGATTTAATGTAGGGTTTCTAGGACAATTTCAATGTATATATTCATTCATACTTGTTTGGTGTATGGTGTATGGTGTATGGTGTATGGTGTATGGTGTCTAGTGTCTAGTGTCTCAGTCTTTAATATATGTATAAATTTTTTTCGGACTCCATTATTTTTTGTAAGGTATCTTCGTCGTATGCACATCCATACCGTATACGCATTAGATAAATTTTTGACAAGGCAATTAATGTAACTAATATAGAATCGGTGACAACCATATCACATAATATTTTAGATGGTATGTTCTTCAAAATGAACCATTTACGAATATGAAAATCATGTTCGCTTTCATTTCCATCACGGTCGATATTAAGGACCTTGTTTTTATAAACAACCCGAGGCATTTTTCAACATAAAATAATATATGTATTGTTAATAATAATAGTTTTGTTTTCGAGAAAACTTTAATATGATTTCTATCACCGAACTATATGAAGTGGATGTAAGTGATAATTTCGGTAAAGAATATATCCCTATGGTCGAAGACATTATGAGAATGTTAGTTTTACAAATGTTTGTGCAATTCATGATGGTTTTACGAAATCCAAGTGAAAATAGCATGTTCGACCCATCATTCATTGAAATGTTATTGTATATTATACTCGGTCTCTGCGTGTATTGGTTGGTCCTTAAAAAGTTGGTTAAAATTAAGTGAGGAGGGAGTCAATTTTAATCCTAATCAATTTTAGTTATTTATGGAGTATTTATATAAATTCATGGGGAAAGATACACGGCATATTTCGTATATAAATTCTAATTTAAAAGACGACCAATTCCTATCCATCCATAATCGAGACGACTTGGTATCATCATTGACTAATGTATACAATTTGCGTGCATTACAGACTGATTGTGTCGTTGGAAAGGATGTTCACAATGATCTCGAACTATTTCACCCATATGACCATGAGGAATACACAATGACCGTGCACTCCACTATTAATAGCACCGATACGAATGGCGGTTCCCTTTTTTTAACAGATATTTTAAGTGCCCCTATATGCGACATTAACATATTAAATCGCAGAATGCATTGTATAAAGATGTTGGAAGAAAAATATGCTATTGAAAAAGAGGGCGAGGCAACTTCCAATCATGTATCCAATCATGTATCCAATCATGACATAAAGGATGACCTTAATAAATGGGAGTCTGATGTCGTCTGGTTTTTTTCACAAAAAGAGGATGTTGTGGAACAGTTCATGAATATCATCTATTTCAAATCATATTTCCTTCAATCCCTGAATAAATCGGAAAAAACACTTACTGCGACGAATTTGTATAAAATTGTTGTATCCCCCACAATCGGTATCTTGTCACCGATCATGTATTTCATTATTCCATATATCATCATTCGAATAAAGTTCGGGCACCTTTTCAAAGTTTCATTCCGTTCCTATTTGAAATTAATCATTGCGAGTATGCGGAATTCAACATCCATCCTCAATGCATTGGAGGGACATTCAAGTAATAAAATCGGTATTTTATCCACGATACAAACAATATCATACATATTATCATTCGCCTTTTATTTTCAAGGCATTTTCAATTCTATAGAAACCTCGAGGAACACCTATAATGTATGTAAATTCGTTAGCGACAAAGTGAATAACTTCATGAAATTTCTTAAACATGGAGTGCATATTATCGATGAATATGGACCTATTGTGGACGAACATAAAAATACATTTTTGAATGATGGCGACTACACAGTATCTTCTAAGACACTCCAGTTTATCCGTAATTACAAACCATACACTACATTCACAATGTTTTCAAACTTCGGTCGACAACTGTCATTCTTTAAGAAAATGAATCGACAAGAGATTAGGAGTAGGAAGGAAGTGTTATGGTTGATTAATCGCTTCTATTATTTAGACTGTCTCTTAGGGGTCGTTCGATTGAAAGAACGCCCCGGATGTTGTTATCCAGAGTATATTGACAGAAGTGAATATGGGGATGCTTTCGTCAATATGGAAGGGTTCCAACACCCTTGTTTGAACCATGCCACTTGTGTGAAAAACAATGCCATTGCGGATAATCTAATCATTACTGGACCCAATGCCGGAGGGAAGTCTACATTGATAAAATCCCTTTTCATTAATGTATATTTGGCACAGACCATTGGTATTAGTTGTTGTGTCCGGTTGCGATTTTCCCCCTTTTATTTTTTGAACACACAAATTAACATCCCCGACTGCAAAGGAAAGGAGTCATTATTTGAGGCGGAAATGAATCGGTGTCTGTATAATCTACAAATGATCGACAAAAGTGCCAGTCGCCCTTGTTTAATAGTAATGGATGAAATTTTCAATAGCACAAATGTAGTTGAAGCGGTGTCGGGGGCGTATTCGATTCTCGAAAAGATGGCGTCATATAGAAACTGTGTAAGTGTGATAACTACCCATTTCGCATTCTTAACGAGACTGCGTAAAGATGGACTATTCAAATGCTATCAAATGAATGTTATACACGACGAAAAGGGGAAAATACATTATCCCTATAAAATGAATAATGGTGTTTCAAAACAGTATGTCGCATTGGAACTATTGAGAAATAAAGGTTTCGAAATTGGTATCATAGAACGTGCGATGCAAATAAAAGATACCATTATAAAGAAAAAAGACACTGGAAAAGACACTGGAAAAGACACTGGAAAAGACACTGGAAAAGACACTGGAAAAGACACTGGGAAATAACACTTGAAAATGGAAGGCGATGGATGATGGATTGGATGGGACAATATCATTAATGAAATCAAATTGGTTCATGCATTTTATGAGTTTATTTTTATGTATGATTGTATGGATAAACGGTGCATACGTTTATCATGAGTTTAAAACAACCATAATATTATATCATTAAAATTCAAATTAATAGCCATTTTTATATACGACAATGAAGAAAATTATTCCTTCATCGTCACCTTTCAAACTGAGTGCGTCCATGAATAATTTGTTTTTTATGTTGGTATTTACATTCACCGTATTCATCCTTTTCCGTTATATAAAAACTATGGAAAAGGACATCAAAATCATTACAGATAAATTATTGCTCCTCGAAACTCAACAACAACTAATGGTCTCATCGTCCCCTCCTCCACAACCCATTGCTTCAAATACAGTTCAACCCGCATTTAAAGGCATGGAAATGGGAACGGGAGGCGATAATATTCCCTCGGTACAAAATGAAACTATTGGAGATAAATTGACATGTCCATCTCGTCCACCTGATGACGATACCGAATCAAAAGACGAAAGTATGACATCCGATATTATGCTGAAAATGGTGCGAGATATCGATGACGATGATGAACAAAGTAAAAGTAAAGTTGAAAATAATTATTATAGAACATCATCTATCCCAGATGGTGTATCGACGAATGTTGAAAAAAATGAAAACATGACCGACCTCATTGAAAATGATGGAAAATCTGGTGAGGCCAGGGGTGATGCCATGGGTGAGACAAGTTGTGATGCCATGGGTGAGACAAGTGGCGAGACCAGTTGTGAGACCAGTGGTGATATCATGGGTGAGGCAATTGAAGATGTCGCCGATGAGGTGGTTGACTTCGATATCGTAATGAAGACAGACTATCCACAGAAATCCCTAAATGCTGCTGAAATGTCCACCAATTCCCTAATGAAGAAGACGAATGAAGAATTAAAGAAAATGCTAAAGGACCAGGGGAAGAGTATAAAGGGCACAAAGCATGATTTGGTGCGTCGCCTCGTCGTCGAATAATATTCTTTTCTAATTTATTATAAAACAATATTGTTCCCTCGATTTTTTATACAATAAAACAAAAATGTCTTCATGCAAGTCATGTGATAAAAACAATCCAAATATGACCCCACCATCTACTATAAACTCCAATAATAATGGGGTGGTTCCTAATCCTAGTCCGTCATTGAAAAGTCAGGGGGCTTCATGCCCTTATCGTATGTCAGATGGACGGAATTTTACCGACTACCGGACCCGTTGCACCATCGACTATGAAACCAAATTGTTGAATGCATTCCAAAGCAGTTATGACCAACGGCAATTCCTTATTCAAAATGCCACTAAAATCATGCATGAAAACAATCGAATGGCGGAGTCCATGAATGAATGTAGTGGTTGTTTCCCGAAAAAATCACATGGCACTATGTTACCTGAGAAAAATATGGTGAAATGCAATGACAAGAAATGCGACTTCCAAATGGTAAATCCGAATGGACTGGGCACTGGTCGAAATTATCAGGTTTGAATGCGACCACAATACACTTATTCGGGAAATTGTAATATTTACATAAGATAAAAGATGGATGTAACAATTAGTCATATTGAAATTGATAAGTCGATATCCGATGGGAGTAATTCGACAAATGCGGTCCATGACCTATTCTTGGATTTAAAGGTTACTATGAAAGTGGACAATGACATAATCCGTTATATTGCGGCAAATCCTCCGGATTATATCACTAGTTACAGTGGTTCGGGCCTGCCCTTTGCGAATTTAGACCAAGCCTTTGAAAATACCAATAACTTTGGTTCCGTAGTATTAGACAAGGATGGGAGGGGGACGATAAGTATGCGTTTCCCGAATGCATATTATGATGAGTTAGGGAATAAATTGGTGACGCCATATGTCGCAATATTTTACCATGTAAATAAAGTGGAAAAGAGTGTATATGTGAATGTCAGTGATGGTATCCCCTATAGAAGCCTAACACATCCTAAATCCCGAAACTCACCAACTTTTTATTCCCATGGGTGGCACCTTCCTGTCTCATCACAGGAAACCATTTTGAGAAATTCTGCGTATCCCTCGACGAATCAACATCATGAAAATTTTTGGGGAATGCGACCACCTAAGTAAGACGGTGGGTTCATGCTACGATTAATGGGGAGGGGTCCCATTATTTTCAGAATGTAATCAGAACCCAAAGAAATTCTTAAAGCGGTTCATATAGCTAGTATGCTGTTCAGATAGACCGGAGTCATTGACCGCATCTTTGATATCCATTATGCTTTTAATATAATCAGTATCGGTCGTATCCTTCTTATCGGTGGTTTTATCCTTCTTATCGGTGGTCTTATCCTTCTTATCAGTCGTCTTATCTGTGGTCTTATCTGTGGTCTTATCTGTGGTCTTATCTGTGGTCTTATCTGTGGTCTTATCTGTCGTATCGACCAAATCATCATAATCATCTTTTTCCCTCTCATATTTATCGAGTTCTTTTTGATAGTCACTCATGATACGTTCATACATATGTTTCGGATCCATTTGTGATATTTCCGATGTGTTGTCATTTGTATGTTTCATTTGGGAATGTGTATCTGTAGCACCTTTCGTAACCTCTTTACCAAACAACCGGTCCTTTAAACCTTGATGGGGGTCTTTCATATCCTCTCCTTTCTCTTTATACCGATTCTCAAGATTGTCTAATTCTCGTTCACTTACACCATCCCGGTCATTTCGTTTCGCATTAACAATTCTATTTAGTTCATTGTATGTCATATTTCGAACAGGACCTTCCATGATATTTTGACTTACTTCATCGAAGTCATTGGAGGGTGTCTGTTTATTATGGGTATATCTATGGGTATGGGCCATATGTGTCCCTATTGGACTTTTCGTAATGGGATGCAAGATATATTTGCTCGCATAATTATTGTCATTCAAGTTATCATAGTCGATGCGTTGAATATTCAAATCGGACTCTTGGGTAATGGGTCCCGTATTGTAGTCAGTTCTTTTTAAATCATCATAGACAATGGGTTTTAGTTTGTCGAAACTAGGGACACATTTATCAGTACTACCCGTCGGTTTCGTCCCACTTTCCGAGGCGGTTGGGGTGGTCGGGGGACGAGACCCATTCCCTTCATTTAATGTCATTTGAAACTTCTTTATTGCGCTACATAATGCCTTTTCATCTTCCGACGCATCCAATTGTTCCACTCGAATTTTATCACATCGTTCCAAAATCGCTTTCGAACAGTCAATGGAGTTAAATACAGAACTCATATTGCTCCAATCAACCCCCTTGCAAGTGTCACATACTTTTTGTGTCATTAGACATGTCTTCGCCTTTATAGTCTCCCCCTCGGCATCGATTCTATAGCGTTCATTTTCCAAAAATAATGGGGATAACCTGATAAATTGGTCGCTCATATGTTTCTTCAATTTCGATATGATGCTGGTATGAGTTTGGCGATTTTGTTGCACCGCTTTATTTATTATCCCGAAGCATACCAAATGTATTTTGAGTGGATGATATTCATTTTGACTTATCATTTTACCATCGCTTTGTTTGTTAAGAATGAAATTCTCCCTACTTAGTATAATGTTATTGCGTCTATTCGAAACAAAGTTGATGTGTTGATAATTTATTTCGGTGATATCGAGGAAGTCGTATTCATCGTCGATCGTCATTTTTATGTAATCTCTTCCGTCATCGATATATTTTATGAATGTCAAGAGGTGGTATTTATCATCATTGAAATATATCTTATGGTCCACTTTTAGAGTAGGGGTTATTTCGTAAATATGGATTATTCCACCGAAATTAACCTCAAAGGTCTCAGTGTATTCATAGTCATCCATCCCCCCCCTTTTGATTTTCTTTAAGTATATCTTTATTCCGAGGGCGATGTTACCATTCACATTAGATGAATACATTTCAAGTAGATTAAAGACATTCCCCTTGAATTTTTCATAATTATTTTCATCGCCGACAGGTATGTATTCCGCATAGTCGACCGCAGAAAAATCGAACTTGAGATACCAAAAAACGGACATCTCTCGCATGCCATTTATCATTCTCAACTCACTGCAGGGGAACCCTTCGAGTTCGGTGTGCTCATTATTCGTCGAACCAAGATTTATACCATTAACTTGATTGTATATTCCATTGATGTTCTCATTCCTAATTTTGATTACATGACTATCCATGGTACTCGAAAGGTCCTTCCAAGTTTTCTTTTCGAAATCGATGCTCTGGGGGGCGAAGGTAGAGAAATAACAAGCGAATGATGATTTTGGGGTCTCATCGATATGAGTGAAGGGTGTATCAACATGTTTGTAATTTACCACTCCTTTTATCATATCTTTAGTCGCCGTTTCGCTAGTGTCTTCACTACCCGTTACTATACTACCGTCCACTTTCGTTTGCTCTTGTTGTTCATGTTGTTGTTCACGTTGTTGTTTATTTTCGGATGCCTTAATACTTTCTAGTACTATTCCAGGCAATTTGGATGGTTCTTCGAACATTTCCACATATTTCCTATTACGAAAAATAGATAGAATAAATAGCATGGACATCGCTACTACCAATAAGGCGGTGTCTTTTTTTTCCAAGGTTGAAATATTTTTCGCATTAAAAACTATAACTCCTATTAATAATACATAAAAAACCAACTGGATAATGGAATATTCATTCATCGTGTCCTAATTATTATTCTAAATTAAGATATTAAATTTGTCGTGTTTTATTTTCAAATATAATTTTATGATGATATATTTAAATTCACCATGAATAAAGTTGTGTATGTATCCGATAACAATGACCAAAATCAGACACAATCATCACAATCATCACAATCATCACAATCATCACAATCATCACAATCATCACAATCATCACACAATGAGGGGGGAATAGATAATCATCCTTTAAAATCAAATATGCAAAAAACAAACTTGAATATTCGAGATGCCCGGGATGTTTCGGATGTTCCGGGTGCGAACACTAATAAAGTTCATATGGATGGTCTTAAAGAACCGCATAGTACCCTGAACCAACAACTGGATAATGAACGGAAAGAACCGCAGTATAATGACCTAAATAGTGAGAATAACCTACATGGTGAGAATAACCTGAATAACCTTGAAGGTGGAGGGGGGAAATCAACGAGTGAACATAGTCTATCGGATACTGATGATGGGTCATCTGTCTACTCTAGCGATGGTGATGTGTCTAATAATTCAAATATCCAGGAAGATGCCGCATCCGTTTCCAGTCTGGACACCGAGGACCTTCTTCGGGTAGACCCTTTATATTACCGATTGACTCGGTTCCTTCAAACGGGTGGGGTGAATGTTGCGGAAATATTATTCGGTATCAAAGAGGAAATGGTTATGTTAAACAAAAACATATCGAATATGTACGCATTAACACAACAACAAAAAAAATAAGTAGAATAAATACTATATAAATTACCATTAACAATATGAACAAGAAGACACATTTTTCAAATCATTAATTTAACTCGTTTAACCTTGGATGCGTGGTTTTTTATAACATTCACAATGAAATTGTAACCAGTATCAATGTGCTCTTTCTTGGTGACACCGGTAATCAAAATGCACCCACTTTGAAATACCGAAATTGTTATTTTTTTACAATTGGTGGTCGTAATTCCATCCCCTTTTCCATTGCATATTCCATTTGCGCATTGACATTGCCCGTTCTTAGATGAATTCGAGGTGTTTTGGTGTTTGTAATAGTATTGGATTTTGACTCCGGGATATATACATGGGTCGTAGGTGCTGATTACCGCATATTCTTCGTTGAGAACCTTGTAAAGTAGATCCCGACGCAACTCCATATTAACTTTAAAGTCGCTATTGATTAAATGAATAGCCAAATTCGATGGATACAATGTATCAATATCTTGAACCACCACATGCTTTTCCATTGCGACATTTTTTTCATCGGTAGTCGATTGAGAAGATAGATGTGGTTGTGTTGAGGTCGAGGTTATTATTTGTATTGATGATGTTGATGATGTTGATGATGTTGATGATGCTGATGATGTTGATGATGTTGATGATGTTGATGATGCTGATGCCAACTCCAGCACCTTCGAATGGGTTATCTTTACCAATTTTATTACACATTCTATAACATCATATCCATCCTTTTCATTCTTCACCCCTGTCATTTGTATCTTACCATTCTTAAAGACTTTCACATTGATACGATTACCATTCTTAAGTTGCAATAGTAATGTTACAGAATTATCAAATCGTTTGTATGAATCAACCTTCTTTTTAGTATTTTTCCGTATCTTATTGTTTTTCTTTAAATTGACCCCTTTAGATATACGGTCGTGTTTATTGTTTCCAAATTCCGCATAAATTACCCCCCATTTATTATTTTCCCCACTGTCTCCACTGTCTTCACTGTCTCCACTAAAATCACGTAATTCACTCGTTGATTTAATTGGAATATGTTCATAGAAGAGGGGTAATTCGACCAACGAATTGATACTTCCGGTGGCGGTCATTGTCGATATACGATAAGGGGTCGCATGGACGCCATTCAAGTCTTCACCATCGATTATTTCGTTAAAAGACGTCATAATTAAACACGAATGATGTGTTTATGCAGTCTATTTTGGGTATATAATATTGAAAACTGGAAATGCACGTTTTATTAATTGCTTTGTGTAATGGAATATGAGAGGGATGTATTCATACAATATAAATGGGCGGTTCCGGTGTTAGTTAATTTCAATATATAAATGTATTGAAATAAAGGTGCTCTAGAATATGCTTAATCTTTAAGTATGTTTAAATTCCTTTAAATAATTATCCGAATATTACATAGTGGTAGTAGTAGTGGTTTTTCCCATTCCCGGATTATTAACCATTCCGCCATTCATCATACCGGCATATGTAAATTATATATTTTATTAATTGTAATTATTTGCTTTATAACTATCCTATTTCAAATCATTTCAATTTTTTATAATGGGTTTTTTAATGGCATAGTTAGTATCAGTCGCTCTCTAAATTACCATGCATTGAGGTGATATCATGAGTAAATAAACAAAAATAAATTAAGTTCAATTTACAAAAAAAAAATTATAATACCCTCCATTAGATTGAAACACTCTATAACACCCAAATACAACCTATTTATTGTAGATGCTCTCAAAATGGTCCAGATCCATAGACCATAGCGCATACTCAGTCGTATCCTCCAATGCCACTAGGGCATCCCGCATTTTGTTCCGTTCCTTTACTAACTCCTCCTTCTTTTCATATGTGAAGTTGAACATCGACATTTTAATCAAATAGTCGTATTTGTCGTCCTGGGTCGGATATTCATCCCGCACCAAATGCTCCTCGATTACCGATTTTTTCTCGTTCATGATGGTTAATTCCCCACTTATCACACTCAAAATGAATTTTATGCGGGCGTCCAAGAAGACCATTTCCTTCCGCAACTTGGTGATGCGGTGGGCTTTACGGACCCCATACATTCTCAAACGCACACTATAAAAGTCCCGAATTATATCATTGGCGGTGTCGTATTTTTTAATCTTCCCCTCGTGGTCATAGAGATGCATATTCGTGGTTCCGAGGGGTCTACTATTCGTCATTTTGAATTCATGCTCGAAATTCGTAATGCTTTCATTCGTGGGGTGGGTCGCCATTAATTGGTCCACAATGCCTTCATCGAAGAAGACTAGTACGAAATTGACAGTCGTTTCGGTATAATGGCTTTGGTAATCCTTCAACTGTTTGCACCCACTTTCTAGTTTATGCTCCAACAATCCCTTGAAGTCGTCCGTCCATACTCCGATGGGTAATTCCGTCACTTCGATCTTCGTCTTGTCTGTTCGATGGAAACACCCATAACTTACTCCATTAACTATCTTTCCCGTGTGTCCCCGATACCATGGAACTAGTTCATCCAAGGGCGTTCCGACCCCCTCCACCATTAGTGTTCGAATATGCCGTATAATGTCCACTGGGTTATAACAGGGGACATTGGTGCTGAACCCGGTCCCGATACCATTCGCCCCATTCACCAACACCATCGGGATGACCGGTATGAAATACTCCGGTTCGATGAATATACCATCGTCCTCCAGATAATGCAGCACCTCCCGGTCGTCGTCGGGAAATATCGCCGAAACCAGAGGCATGTTCAACTGAGTATGAATATACCTCGCACTCGCAGAGTCCTTTCCACCTTGGATTCGGGACCCGAACTGCCCATTCGGACACAAGAGGTTGATGTTGTTCGACCCGATGAAGGTTTGTGCCATACCCACGATCGCATCCTGCAAACTCACTTCGCCATGGTGATATGCTCCATGCTCGCTCACATACCCCGCCAACTGTGCCACCTTTATCTCTTTGGTCAAGTTCCGCTTAAAACAACAGTGCAATATCTTTCGAAGACTCTTCTTCAAACCATCACACATACTCGGTATCGAACGCTCCAGGTTATACACCGAGAAATGCACCAACTCCTTATTCACGAAGTCCGAATATTCGATGTTCCGCACAGTGTAGTCTAGAATAGTGTCCCGGGAATGTCCACTTATCCAAACCTTACGGTCGTCGCTCCGTTTCTTATTGAAGGCGAGGTCGATGCTCTCATTGGAATGGACCTCGTCCCAGTCGTATCGAACCACTTCGAGCTTCTTGAAGTAGTCCTTCGCCTCCGCACTCGTCGATGTCCCCAACCCCTTGTAGTATTTTACCGCCCATCCCCGACCCCCCGAGGTCGTCTCCTTCCAGTCGTCGTAGTCCTTCAAACAGTAGAATGACAATGTTTCCCGCCCCCTCGTTACTTTTATTATAGGGGTCAGCATTGATTTCAAAAACCCATTCATTTTCAAGAGAGATGGCCACATTGTATGAAATACATTGAAGAGTAACCCCTTGATATGTGAACCATCTACATCGGAGTCGGTCATTATCATGATACTACCATACCGCAACCCCTTCGTCGAAGTGTATACCTTATTCGTCTCCAGTCCAAGGATTTTTTTCAAATTCGTTATCTCCTCATTGTCGTTGATGCGCTTCGCAGTCATTTCCTTCACATTCATTACCTTTCCTCGAAGGGGAAACACTCCATATCTATTTCGCCCCACCTCACTCAAACCAGATATTGCCATGGTTTTTGCGGAGTCCCCTTCCGTTAGAATTAGGGTGCACTCCCCACTTTTGGCGGTCCCCGCCCAATTCGCATCGTCGAGTTTCGCAATTCCACGCACCGAACTCCGCTTCTTACCATCGGTTTTTTTGCTATTCTTGTCGTCTAGGGACGCTGATACACTCAGGGCTCGTTCCACGATACCGAGTTTATAGACCTTCTCCATAACCTTTTCGTCGATTTCATATTTACTACCGAACTTGCTCGCTGGTGTGGTCAGTGTCTCCTTCGTCTGGCTGTCGAAGGTGGGGTTTACCACTGTGCAATTCACGAAAATGAACAACTGGTCCTTGATATGTTGGGGTTTTATTTGCCCCCCCTTTTTCTTTTTCATTATCATCTCCCCGAGACGCTTGGTGATTTGGTTCGTAATGTAATCCACATGTTTACCTCCCTTCATAGTGTTAATTCCATTGACGAAAGACACCTGTTGAAACCCATTATTGCTCTCGGACACCACGATTTTCCAACGACCATTGGGTGCCACATCGACCACCCGGGAAGTATCTCCCTTGCCACCGATGTACATGTCCACATATTTCTCGAAAGTAACACATTCCAGTTTATGGTCATTCAAAAACACCTTCACTGTTGGTGGACTTAAGGCGCATAAATCATATACCCGCTTCGAATACAAATGCACCATGTCGGGTGGTATGCACCCATTCTTAATACCAAACTTCTCGAAGTCGGGGAAGAATTTTATCTTCGTATAGGGATACTTCGAATATTTCGTGATTTCGGGGGGGGTACAAACCGCCATGTTGTTTGAGAAGGATTGTTTGTATAGCAGCTTCCTCTTCGAGTCCACGGTCTCGAGGTGGAATTCGGTCGAATAGATGTTGCACGCCTTCGCCCCGATCCCATTTTGACCCCCAATAACCCTTTCCTGTGTGTCGTCGTAGTTGGTCGATGTCAACATGTTTCCGAACACGAGTTCCGGAATATACACACTGTGTTCCTCATGCTCGTACACCTCGACACCCTCTCCATCATTCATAATGGTAATGGCGTCGTCGCTAATATTGACCCGGATTTCCTTCACCACCTTGACTGGTCCAGACTCCCCCGACAACCTCGTTATATGGTCCAGGACATTTACGAGGATTTCGTCGAAGATCTTGAACAACCCTGGAATGTAATTTAGAGACACATTCTTCATCTTATTTAGAGATGTGTCGTAAATCCATTGATCCATCGTATCAATTTCCACAGAACCGATATACATACCCGGACGAGCTAAAACATGCTCCCTGGGATTCATCTTCACATACTTCGGATTCGCCTTAACCATTTTCTTTGGTTCCAGAGAAACCGGTGAAGCCGACGCAGAAGGCGAATTAGACGCAGACGAAGTAGCCATTCGGTATATGTTTGGTTTATTACGTCGGTCCTGGGTCTCGGTCAAATTACGAGTGGTTAAGGATACGAAAATACGAGTATAAATGAACTTTCTCAATGGATTCTAAAAAATAAAGTTACTCTTAATTCAATTTTTTTAGAATAAAAAATTTATGGTTACTTTCATGGTTTTATGATTTCATGGTTTGACGACTTAATTAAGTCCATGCTTCAAGTTTCTATAGGCGGTGTCTATACTCCGTTTGGTAATACCCCTATTGGTCGGTTGTTTCCCCCCACCATTCACACCATTCCCACCATTCACACCATTCCCACCATTTGATGTGATTTCATGCACCTCCTTCAGAAATGATTTCATATTATTGTTGTAATTCCGCAATAGCTCATTTTGTTGATTATTCGACAATTTTAATGCCTGGAATTTCCCACCGGATATCACATCGAGGTCCTTCTTCGTAAATATATTTTTGTGGGCATGCTTGTGGGTGGTATGCTTATCACCACCCCCTGTTAATTTGGCGACCATCCCTGGTCGGGCGGTTTCTTTAGTAATGTCGCTCATTTTCGACATCTTTACCGTATCCACATAGCGCCCGGTATTCGTTCCAAAGTACTCGAGAGGCAATGACACCCTTCCTCCCCGCAACTCTTTCGAAAGGGACCGCTGGTTGTCTGTATATTTCTGCATCGTCCATTTATGAATACCATCATTCAACTTAGTGTTCGCACATCGGGTTGTACCACCTCCACCTTTAAACCCTTTCCGAGCCCCCCCAAGCGCCCTGTCTAGCAAATACTGCTTATTGGCGTCGGTCGAACTTTTGTATGTGTCCGACATTTCATTTTGGATAATGTATTTTTGCAACTTCGATTCATGGGTGTCCATTCTCAACTGTCCTTTCAAATCCTTCGAAACCTTGTTTTTGTATTTATATCATATTTTTATTCTCATGACCTATTAAAATATCGCCCCCCTCCCACCCCATTCCATATTTTAATTTCATATTATATACATATAAAACCACACATACACATATTAAACTATTTACCTCACTATGTCTACCAATAGGCAACCGAATGGTAGAATTAATACCCTCCACCATACCAATCTGACGAAATACGAGTTCTTTGCGGAGAAGAACAAAGGGGACCATGACCATTTCCAATTCAATGCGGTCCGTCATATCCACACCGACACCCCGGTGGGAGACCTGTTCTTCTCGACGAAAAATATCGGGTTCCTACAAGATGGTATTCGATACACCATCTACACTAAAACGAATAAACGGCACATCATCGAACCCCAATCCGAAACAGAGTTACAGATCATTATGCGGTCAATGTATTTACAATATTCCAAGAACCGCCCCGAAAATGTGGTCGATCAGGTCAGAGACCTCAATACGAAGGTATTGGACTATGTTATACCCCGCATTTTATCGGAACTCAACCAATATGTTAATTACAAACACGACATCACTTACCTACCAGTCCCCCTTGAAAGGAGTAAAAATATGAGCTCGAAAGGGACGAAATTTCTCCACTTGAAACAATTTTGATGACAATATAAATATGTAAAGAAAGATTACTTTTTTCTTAATAATTAATAAAACAATGTTTAACTCGATTGTTCCCTTTAAAGCCATATTAGGCACTATTGTAATTTTCATTTTGTTCATTCTCACATTTTTTTACCTCGTTTATGCCTTTTCGATCAATAGCAATGGGCATGAAAACTGGGCGATTATCACCTTACTACTCGGATTGGGGTTAGCCTTGTTCCGGTGCATTCAAAACATTCGGGAAATCATCAGACTGAAGGAAGAGGAAGTTAGCAATGAAGATAAGAAAGTGCTCTTGAAAACCTGCCCAGAGTATTGGGTAAAGGATACAGTTACCTTTAAATCAGATGGTGAAGAGAAATCTATTACAATTTGTAAAAATTACCATAATTACGATTTCCCTGGAAATAAATACCACTATGTGGGTGGGAATATTGGTACATTCACATCAAATTTGAATACCCTGGATTATTTAAACAGCAATTTAACTATGCCGGATGTTATTGATACCTTTGTCGATCCAACTGACACAAACCATGCACATGATGATAAGAATGGGGATGTTATACTGGTTGATGCTCACAACACCCACGGAACCGATGATACTAATGATGGTCATACACATGCTGATACTAATCCACCGACGACAAATGATGAACCTGAACAAGACTTTAACAGCAATTTGTATGGAACATATTATTACCACCATTCCGACAAAAAAAATAATCCGAGTTGTGTTGTTTATCATAAAAAAGATGATGGCACAACTGATGTAAATTTACCTCATACCCATTTCGCCAATTGTAAGATAAATAGTGGACCACATGACTATAATGCAGACCATGACCCAACATATATTACTACAGATATTGAGGGGAACTTATTGACAGATGAACACAATTTCAATGTTATGAAATGGCACCGCCACTTATCTGGATCTGCGGATAGTGCCTATTCATTAAGGTATGGGAATTATCTGGACAATTGGATCAATAAGACTCCAGATAGTATGGAACACATAAATGTTAAAGGTGGGATTGAAATCAACCTCGATCGTCTAAATCAGGCGGATAATGTATGCGAACTATCTAAAAAATTCTATTGGACGGAGGCGTACAATAAATGTAATTACAATGGGAAATAATGTCATGGTCCGACATTTATTTTATTTAAAATCGTGATTTGTGTCTTAAACATTTGCTATAATTTATTATGCATAATATCCCTTTCCAATCTCAGTCACATCACCAGCATCATCTCATAATCACCCGAATCAGCACATCCTCGCATCATCCCATTCTAACATTCTCGCATCATCCATCCACCGGGGGTCCGGTCGAATTGCGTGAAGACGATGGCGAGTATGCTCCGAATGACTATTCAAAATTATCGACCCACTCTAAATGACTTCGGGCATTATATGAAGAATATCCAAGACATTCGTAGTGGGGTGGCGAATTCAAAAAAAGATGGTATCCGTCGAGAATTCCACACCCTTCTATTGACTGGGTCATCGGGTGTCGGGAAGACCACCCTCATGGACCGCATTCTTCAAAAGTATCCCCATGAGAAATTATTGGTGTCGTCGACCACCTATACTAATCTTACCCATATGAAGACCACCCTCACTCATTTCCTGACATTCACATCTATTAAGGCGTCTTTTTTTACCCCCGACCCGAAAATCATTGTTTTCGAAGATGTGGATGCTCTATTGACATTGGACAAAAGTTTCGGCGGTTTCCTCATGGACTTATTGTCGAACCGCCTGGAAAAACTCGGTTACAAGGTGTCCGTCCCCATCGTCGTCATAATGAACTCTACCCCGGACAAAAAAATAGCGGAAATTAAGAAGGTGTGCAATGTACACACTCATTTAAAGAAATTATCATTCAAACAATGCTTCCAAATTGTGCATAATGTGGTGGAAAAAGCAAAGACTTCCATAGTCGCCTCGATTGATTGTGGGGACAACAATGTATCTACATATGGGGACAACAATGTATCTACATATGGGGACAATATGCCCACTCATGGAGACACCGATGTAGACTACGACCGCCTCACCAATCTTATCCGCCAGTCGGACAATGACCTCCGGGTTATTTTGAACAACATAGACGAAGCGATCGTCGATGGAAGAATAGCAACCTTGGGTGATGGAGAGGGTAGTAAATCCAGTAGTGGTGTTGACAATGAAGGGGTCCATTTTATTCCGAAAAAAAATAAATTCATGGATTGGGGAATAATTGATGTCGCAAAACATTTTTTACAAAATCGCCTGAATTCGTCGGAAATCGAAGAGGTATTGAACCACGAGTCGTATGTAATCGCCTGTCTGGTGCATGAGAACTACCCAAAAATACTCCATAGCAATAGCATTTCCCAACCCTCTTCGGGAGCACATGGACAAATGGGACAGCATGCCAAAACTGGACAGCATGCCAAAACTGGACAGCATGCCAAAACTGGACAGCATGCCAAAACTGGACAGCATGCCAAAACTGGACAGCATGCCAAAACTGGACAGCATGCCAAAACTGGACAGCATGTCATAATAGGATCACAAGACAAACCCGGGGTATGGCGGACAATCCAAGCGGTCAACCAGAGTTTCATCGATGCGGATGTCATGGGGCAAATGGCATTCGACACAAGTAACACATTGCTATGGGAAATTGGGAATTACTACAAAATTAGAGCAACAAATTACCACATAACAACGACCCCCTCATCTGTTTTGCAACCAAGTAAAGCGCTAACCATCGACTTTTCACAGATGATAAACAAATATTCCCTTGCTCTAAATTTTCATAAAAAAATAATCAAAATGGAACGGCGACTTAATACCTCTCGAACCAACTTTTTATCCATCATGGTGTATTTCGCCTATTTATTAACCTGTATTTGCAATAAAAAGACGGTCAATGATTATATGGACCGGAATGACGCCGATGTCATATCCCGTTACTCAGTCGACTACGACCCAACATTGAAAAGCGCACTCACCAGAAATCGGAAGCATTTAAAAGGGGTGGGGGGAAACGACTAAATTGAAGGCATCTTTTTCTCCTCTATCTATCCACTATTACCCATATCTTCCCTTTCCCAATCTTTCACTGGTTCATCGAAAAAAACCTTAAAATTTGTTTATTATTTTCTTGTTATTAAAATAAATATATATTACATCATGGTTTCAGCAGTAACAGATAATATTGCTAATACAATTCCTAGCGGTAATGGCGCTAATATGGGAACCATGGTTCTCATGATCGTATTGTCATTTTTAGTATTGTCTCTAACAGTGTATGTTATTATTCATTTGATTCGGATGTTTAATAAAACAGATTTGAAGACGGTGACGCTTCTTAAAAAACCAGTTCGCATACCGAAAGGGGATTTGGAAATCATAAATGAAGATGTGGATATGCCGAGTAAATACAATGGAAATGAGTACTCCTACTCGATCTGGTTTTATGTCGATACACACCAGCAAACTGATAGACCGAAATTGCTTTTATATCACGGAAACCACCGCCAGATCCGTGGGGATACCACCCCAATATTTTACATGAGTCCGGATTACATCGAATTGAATGTCATGGTGCGAACCAATGACAAATTATCGACTGATCACCGTTCATCATTAAAAGGACTACATGAACACCGGGCATGTGATTACATTAAACTAAATGTTCCGTATGTCCCTATGCAGCGGTGGGTTAATGCGATTTTGGTCGTGGATAATGACTATGTGCAACTATTTTTGGATGGCGAACTTCGCAAAGTTGTGGATGTTACCAGTAAGGAACTTATTGAACAAAAGGATGATGAATATGGCAATCCAACAAAACCTATAACATGTGATGCACGGTTCGTCGGCGAAGAAACCAATGGGAACAACCTATATATTGGAAAACTATTATCCGATGAAGTCGTCGATGGATTCATAAGTAAAGTGCAAATATTCAATTATGCGGTCACAATGGACCATGCTAAAATTATCTACCAATCCGGACCCCTCCATTTGAGTATATTGTCCATGTTAGGATTACCTATGTATGGCATTCGGAACCCCTTTTATAAAATTGACAGCGACCAAGATGTCGAAGACGCTTCCAATGACACCGATAAAAAAGACGATTAGACAGCGGTTGGTTATATAATGAACGTTTTTCTTGATGAATGCCTAATGAATGCCTAATGAATGCCTAATGGTCATATCATTAGTAATATACATTAACTAATCCATGTACTCTACGAAAATACACATACTTCGAATTGTCGCTAATTTATCCTCCTTTTATGACGAATATACTAAAAAGGAAAAAATCCATTATATTAAAACACCAAAAAATTTTCTTCATTATAAATTAAATTACAATGCCAATATTCGCAGGATTTGAAGGAAAACATTTGTTGTATATTATTGTCGCAGTCTTGATTATTGCGCTGCTTTTTTTGTTCGGTATGCCATTCTTTTTTAGTGAATTGAAAGAGATGAAGCGGACTGAATCGGACCAAATCAATAAACTCCATTCCCGACGCTATGTTGTACCCATCACGAAGGGGGTGTGTTCGCTTACAAAAAGTAGACAGGTCATTAATACCTACAATAAACGCAACTCCACCATGTTCGTTGACCTCGTTCCATCCATCAATTTAACCGGTGGGGCCCAATACAGCTACTCCTTCTGGCTTAGGAAGGCCACTGGGTCAAGTAAACAACTACAAAATAAAATCATCTTCTACCGAGGAAATGAAATAATAAAATGTGATAAAAATAATGATGAATGCAAAGACGATGAAAACTCTAAAATCGGACATATTTATGATGAGAATGGTTTCACCCCTGAGGAATATGAAAAATATCAAGGCATCGATAGAACGGCTGATGAAAAAAAAACAGATTTATCTGAAGATAAAAATGATGGATCACAACGGTTTGTCAAAGCCCCCCTCGTGCGTTTCGGAGACTTCGACAAAACAAAGAACAACACATATTTGGTGGTAGAATTCAATAGTCTCCGTAACCCCCATCTTAAAGTGGAATTGGATGGAGAGATTTTCAGTATGTTGAAATCAACCTCTTCTAAACCGAAATACAACCTAATTACCATTTCATTCCAAGACAGTTTCGACTTCGGTGGTGTCGAACGAGGGATTAAAGTCGAGGTATTCATCGACGACGCCCTCGTAAAGACGAAGATATTTGAGGACAATGCATTGAAAATTAATAAAGGTCCCATTGTGTTATTTCCACCACTACCCAATATAGGAACGGACAAAATCGACGCTGACATTATCGACTTGACCTACTACAACTTCGCTGTGTCCACGCTCGATGTGGATAATATTTACAATAAAGGGTTCCGTGACATTACTTGTCAACTTCCCGACTCATGGTCGAATAGCGACAACTCTAAATACAAGTATGGAAAGATAAATCTATACAATGAAACTCGTCAATTGGACCCGAGTACATAGTAGTTCATAATATTATTTGCAAAATAAATAAATTTGTCAAATAACCAGTAAAACAATCCAACTATGTTGATTTATGTTTATTTCATTCAAAAACACACATCGACATTTTTTTATGCACTTAACGCCATTTCCCCTTTAAAATGGACCCCAACTCACTGCGGACTTGACGCATCGTGGGTCGTCTCCGCACATCGAAGTCCACACATTTTCGTATCAACCCTACCAATCGCTTGAACCCCCGAGACCCGTCTTTTCTTACTGTCACATCGTATGGGCCATACTTTTGATGGGTCCGAGAGTAATAGACCAATCTAGTCAGAATGACTCCGAGAGAATACACATCGACTTTTTTAACCCCATTCCCCATGAATTTTCTAATCGCCCACTCGTGGTTCTCGATGTCGACGGAACCACTATTCGGGTCAGTCTCTCTAATTTTCTTTAGTTTTCGTGAGTTCACGAACCGATCCACGAAACTTTCCAATTGGGTCCACATATCATCCGGTTCGACCCCGAGGACCTCCATAAATATCCCCTTTAAATCATCGTCTATGTTGATGAGGCCATTCCGTAGCAGCATCGATTTGAAGGATTTGACACTCATTTGGTTCGATGGGGGGGTCTCATCGTCTCCCCATACTCCCACTCCCCCCCAGTGTTCATTGTTTATAAACTTAATGTAGTTTGATATGACCCTGAATTCCGGTGGGTAGTAGCCATATTCGAATTCTAGGACCCGGAGTTCTTCGAATTTATACACATCCAGTGTGGCTATCATGAGCCCAAAGTCGATTATAAAACTAGTAGGGCGTTTGGTCGTGGATACGAGGATGTTCGCCTCCTTTATGTCCCGATGGCAAATATTTTTACGCTGCAAATATTCCAACCCTTTTACCACATTCATTAGTGTTGAACATATTGAAAATACATCATAGGTGGATTCGTGGGTATGCATATATTCGCTCAATGTTATCCCCCCATATTTTGACACCAGTTGGATGTAGGTGGGTTGGAATTTCCGGCGGGAAAACTCCTCACGGAATAGATCACATTTCTTTAAATGGGTGTGGGTTTTCGAATCACGTAGTCGGACACGGCATTTTTTATCGATGGGGATCGTATATTTACCATGTTTATCATATCCGTGTATTTTTTTCATCATAGCATACTCATCCAGGGCATCGGTGTCGTCGGGGAATACCTTCCCCACATACTTAAGGGCGGGGGCGGCTTTGTCGTGCCCTTTCGATTTCCTTGAGCGCATTTTCCGATTCAAAGATTTCGTAGTGTCGATGGATGTGGAGCAGGGCAATGGTGGATTATATACACACCCATATGAACCCTCGCCGACGAGAGAGGGTGAGGTGGTGTCGTCTTTAATTTTCGTATTTCCCCTCACCCCTCCCATTTTTGATGCTTTTTCTTTCGACATATATTATCGGTGGCATTCACTTTTAATGTATATAGCATGTAAAAATATTATTTTAGTTATTACGAGTGGTATATCATCCACAGTGATAAGTGCATCCCACGAAGGCGGCAATGTAGGCACCTGATGGCATTTCTTTGTAAACATCGAATGACAAATCAGACCCATTGGCATCGATATATTTTATTCGGTACTCGTCGTCATATAGCACATTGCCATCATCGTCTAATTCTTCGACATATCGGAAATTAGAGTCCGAATCTAATACCGGTATTTCGGAATATTCTATGATTTCATCGTATACAGGTGTTTGATGAGTGGCGTATACATTGTTGCCTTGGTCGTCGATGTATTCCAATATAATCTCACCGTTCTCGTCATATAACATCACAGTTTCGAATATCTGCTCTACATTACTTTTCGTAACCGATTGTGCTTTTCGAATATATTTCTGTGAAACTTCATCGAATTCGATGTTATAAGTCGTTTCAGTATTCAAATTTACCTTTTCCCGCTGTTTTTTTATAATATTTGATTTGGTTTCGGTTAGTAATTTCATCTTGGGAACTTTCTTTGGATTGAAGTCACAGTCCATGGTAATTTTGGCGACAGTGTAATTCATCAGTTGCCTTTCCTCTTGCAACATACCATATCCGGCCACTTCACATGATGTTATATAGTCCCCATTTATCAAATTGCCATTGTAGTTACATATCCATACGGCCCCTTCGCCTAATGAGTTCACGAATATCCGGTTGTCGTCGGGTCCGAACCGATTTGTTTCTTGCACCACTAATTGTCCGTAATAGCGCAACTCGGTATTTTCATCCTCTTTATTAGAAATTACCCCGAATACACGAGGGTCATTGTTGGTGGTCGATGTTTGAATGATCGGTATGGATTCATTAATGGTTATTGCATTCTTATTGTACAACAGAGTGTTGGATGGTCCGCCTTGGATACAATATTTACCCGTCGATATAGCAATTTTCCCAAAGTAATCGGGGAAGTTTGTGAGGTATGAATTCGACACAGGTTTGCATCTATGTTGCCCTGTAAAGTTACCTAGAGTGCCGTTACCTAGAGTGTCGAAGTAATCAGGATCAGGATCACGAAGAATATAATTATTCTGAAAAGCAGGTATAATAGCTATCCTGTGTGTATTGGTACCCCAAAAAGTAGTTGTTGTTTCTATAATAAACGCACTATAATTAATAACAGATTCCATCTTTCCACAATATGTTTTAACACTAAAATTATTATTATTATGCCCATAATACGTTATATTTTTATAAATGTTGGTTGTTCCATCATTTAAAACCGCCAGTGCATTTTTTCTTTCACTTACTGATGAACCACTTCCTACAATAAATAATGCGTCATCATTTGCTTCGTTGAATTTTCCACAAACATGTGAATAATCACTATTTACGATGTTATAAAGACCTTCGGCATGCGAATAATCACCATTTACGGTATTACCATAACCTTCGGCATGCGAATAATTACTATTTACGGTGTTATAATGACCTTCGGCATGTGAATAATCACCATTTACGGTATTCCAATGACCTTCGGCATGCGATTGTTCACCTGATATGGTATTATTTTTACCTTCGGCATGCGAATACAATCCAGTACTTTCAATAGTATTTCCATTACCTTCGGCATGCGAATGGTCACCTGATACGTTATTACCATGACCTTCGGCATGCGAATAAAATCCAGTACTTTGAATAGTATTTGCACTACCTTCGGCATGTGAATAATTAGCATTAATTTCAATAGTATTTCCATCACCTTCGGCATGCGAATGTTCACCTGATACGTTATTACCACGACCTTCGGCATGTGAATAAATTCCAGTACTTTGAATAGTATTTGCACTACCTTCGGCATGCGATGTATGCGCACCACTTTGAATAGTATTTGCACTACCTTCGGCATGTGAATAATTAGCATTAATTTCAATAGTATTTCCATTACCTTCGGCATGCGAATAATAACCATTTACGGTATTCCAACGACCTTCGGCATGCGAATAATTACCATTTACGGTGTTATGAAAACCTTCGGCATGCGAACTTTCACCGGATATGGTATTATTAGAACCTTCTACATGTGAATATTCAACACCTGGATTTAAACTATTATTATGTCCTGTGTTCAATGACGAGCCTTTAATACTACCACTAACACTTAATGATGTTCCGGTAATATCCCCTTGATTACCACTACTTACTAGTTTTTCCATAGTAATCGTTCCATTTGCGATTTGATTACTAGTAATCGTTTCATTGGCGATTTGTTCACGAGTAATCGTTCTATCTTCGATTTGTTCACGAGTAATCGTTCTATCTTCGATTTGATAACTAGTAATCGCATTATCTTTGATTTTATAACCAGAAATCGATTTAATTGCAATTTTGTCACCACTAATCGTATTATTTGTGAAATTTGCATTAGTTAATCTACTTGAAATACTACCACATGAAATTGTTCCAGATGTGCTAATACTACCACATGAAATTGTTCCATCATTACCAACATTTAATGACGTTCCTGTAATACTACCACCTGAAATCGTTCCATCATTACCAACATTTAATGACGTTCCTGTAATACTACCACTTGAATTTATTCCACCATTATCAACACTTAATGACGTTCCTGTAATACTACCACCTGAAATCGTTCCATCATTACCAACATTTAATGACGTTCCTGTAATACTACCACTTGAATTTATTCCACCATTATCAACACTTAATGACGTTCCTGTAATACTACCACCTGAAATCGTTCCATCATTACCAACATTTAATGACGTTCCTGTAATACTACCACCTGAATTTATTCCAAAATTACCAACACTTAATGACGTTCCTGTAATACTACCACCTGAAATCGTTCCATCATTACCAACATTTAATGACGTTCCTGTAATACTACCACCTGAATTTATTCCAAAATTACCAACACTTAATGACGTTCCTGTAATACTACCACCTGAAATCGTTCCATCATTACCAACACTTAATGACGTTCCTGTAATACTACCACCTGAATTTATTCCAAAATTACCAACACTTAATGACGTTCCTGTAATACTACCACCTGAAATCGTTCCATCATTACCAACACTTAATGACGTTCCTGTAATACTACCACCTGAATTTATTCCAAAATTACCAACACTTAATGACGTTCCAGTTATACTACTACCACATGAAATTGTTCCTGTTGCGGTAATACTACCACCTGAAATCGTTCCACCATTACCAACACTTAATGACGTTCCTGTAATATCCCCTTGATTACCACCATTTTCTAGTTTTTCCATAGGAATCGTTCCATTTGCGATTTGATTACTAGTAATCGTTCCATCGGCGATTTGAACATTAGTAATCGTTCCATTTGAGATTTTAATACCCGAAATCGTTCCATTTGAGATTTTATCACCATTAATCGTATCATTTGTGAAATTTCCATCAGTTAATGTACTTAAAATACTACCACATGAAATCGTTCCAGATGTGCTAATATTACCATCACAAAATATATGTCCCGCTACATTTAAGTTCTCACCAATAATAACACTTTTCGTAGTCTCAATGTTACTATATCCTTTTATTGGTCCTCTTACTGTTAAAATATTGCTATCCTCGCCCAATATTGTAATATTACTGTTCCAATTCATATTTCCAGTCGTATCACTAGTTATAATAGAACCCGGAATAATATCAAAATTTGCGCCGTTGTCATATTGCAATGATTCAGTTATACGTATTGTATTGATGTTTAAATATATTATGTTCTCTTGCAAACGAGCTTCGTTGTTTAAAGTTAATGTCCCAGATACCGTCAAATTATTTGCATTAATACTATTATCTACCGATAGGTCATTATGAAACGTGACATTCGAGGCGACTTCGAGAGTGCTCTGTAGATGGGTTTCTCCCCCTACCGATAGGTCATTATCGAAGATGACATTCGAGGCGACTTCGAGAGTGCTCTGTAGATGGGTTTCTCCCCCTACCGATAGGTCATTATCGAAGGTGACATTCGAGGCGACTTGAAGAGTGCTCTGTAGATGGGTTTCTCCCCCTACCGATAGGTCATTATCGAAGGTGACATTCGAGGCGACTTGGAGAGTGCTATGCAGATGGGTTTCTCCCCCTACTGTTAGATCATTAACGAAGGTGGCATCGTATTCAACTTGGAGAGTGCCATGTAGATTGGTTTCTCCCTCAACCATTAGTTCATTATTGAAGGTGACATTCGAGGCGACTTCTAGAGTGCTTTGTAGATGGGTTTCTCCCCCCACCGTTAGTTCATTATCGAAGATGACATTCGAGGCGACTTGAAGAGTGCTATTTAAATTGGTTTCTCCCCCTACCGATAGGTCATTTTGGAAGATGACATTCGAGGCGACTTCGAGAGTGCTCTGTAGATGGGTTTCTCCCTCCACCAATAAATTGTTGCTGAAGGTTACATTCGAGGCGACTTGGAGAGTGCTCTGTAAATGGGTTTCTCCCTCAACCGTTAGTTCATTATTGAATATGACATCCGATGCGACTTCGAGAGTGCTCTGTAGATGAGTTTCTCCCCCTACCGATAGATCATTTTGGAAGATGACATTCGAGGCGACTTCGAGAGTGCTTTGTAGATGGGTTTCTCCCCCTACCGATAGGTCATTATGAAACGTGACATTCGAGGCGACTTCGAGAGTGCAATGTAGATTGGTTTCTCCCCCTACCGATAGATCATTATGAAACGTGACATTCGAGGCGACTTCTAGAGTGCTATGCAGTTGGGTTTCTCCCTCCACCAATAAATTGTTGCTGAAGGTGGCATCCGATTCGACTTGGAGAGTGCCATGTAGATTGGTTTCTCCCTCAACCGTTAGTTCATTATTGAAGGTTACATCCGATTCGACTCGAAGAGTGCTATTTAAATTGGTTTCTCCCCCTACCGATAGGTCATTATGGAATGTGACATTCGAGGCGACTTCTAGAGTGCTATGCACTTGGGTTTCTCCCCCTACCGATAGATCATTTTGGAAGATGACATTCGAGGCGACTTCGAGAGTGCTTTGTAGATGGGTTTCTCCCCCTACCGATAGGTCATTATGAAACGTGACATTCGAGGCGACTTCGAGAGTGCCATGTAGATTGGTTTCTCCCCCTACCGATAGATCATTATGAAACGTGACATTCGAGGCGACTTCGAGAGTGCTATGCAGATGGGTTTCTCCCCCTACCGATAGATCATTATGGAATGTGACATCCGAGGCGACTTCGAGAGTGCCATGTAGATTGGTTTCTCCCTCAACCGTTAGTTCATTATTGAAGGTTACATCCGATTCGACTCGAAGAGTGCTATTTAAATTGGTTTCTCCCCCTACCGATAGGTCATTATGAAACGTGACATTCGAGGCGACTTCTAGAGTGCTATGCAGTTGGGTTTCTCCCCCTACCGATAGGTCATTATGGAATGTGACATTCGAGGCGACTTGGAGATCGCCATGTAGATTGGTTTCTCCCTCCACCAATAAATTGTTGCTGAAGGTGGCATCCGATTCAACTTGGAGATCGCCATGCAGATTGGTTTCTCCCTCCACCAATAAATTGTTGCTGAAGGTGACATTCGAGGCGACTTGGAGAGTGCTCTGTAGATGGGTTTCTCCCTCCACCAATAAATTGTTGCTGAAGGTGACATTCGAGGCGACTTGGAGAGTGCTCTGTAGATGGGTTTCTCCCTCCACCAATAAATTGTTGCTGAAGATGACATTCGAGGCGACTTGGAGATCGCCATGCAGATTGGTTTCTCCCTCAACCATTAGTTCATTATTGAATGTGACATTCGAGGCGACTTCGAGAGTGCTCTGTAGATGGGTTTCTCCATCCACCAATAAATTGTTGCTGAAGGTGACATCCGATACGACTTGGAGAGTGCCATGTAGATTGGTTTCTCCCCCTACAGATAGGTCATTATGAAACGTGACATTCGAGGCGACTTGGAGAGTGCTCTGTAGATGGGTTTCTCCCTCAACCGTTAGTTCATTATTGAATATGACATCCGATGCGACTTCTAGAGTGCTCTGTAGATGGGTTTCTCCCCATACCGATAGATCATTATGAAATGTGACATTCGAGGCGACTTCTAGAGTGCTATTTAAATTGGTTTCTCCCCCTACCGATAGGTCATTATGGAATGTGACATTCGAGGCGACTTCGAGAGTGCTCTGTAGATGGGTTTCTCCCCCTACCGATAGGTCATTATGAAACGTGACATTCGAGGCGACTTCGAGAGTGCTATTTAAATTGGTTTCTCCTTCCACCAATAAATTGTTGCTGAAGGTGGCATCCGAGGCGACTTGGAGAGTGCTATGTAGATTGGTTTCTCCCTCCACCAATAAATTGTTGCTGAAGGTGGCATCCGATTCAACTTGGAGATCGCCATGCAGATTGGTTTCTCCCCCTACAGATAGGTCATTATGAAACGTGACATTCGAGGCGACTTGAAGAGTGCTATATAAATTGGTATCACCATTAACTATTAATTCGCCATTCAATGTTAAGTTGTCACGTTCTGTTTGATCATTTAAATTGGATATAGAGACATCTATATTGCTTAATGTATCATATAATACAGTTGAATTATAAACGATTTCGTCTCCCCGAGTTTCTATATTGGAAGATAATGTCACTAACCCACTATTTGAAGTGCTTGCTATTGGTATTTCGTCCCATTGGCATTGCCCATAAATGTCAATTGCTTTCAAGTAGTAATTTTGATTATTTATATCACTTATTGAACCGGTTGATACGAACAATGAACCCGTATGTATTTCTCCTCCGACACTCAAATCACTAGCTCCTGTAATCGCCCCTCCGACACTCAAATCACTAGCTCCTGTAATCGCTCCTCCGACACTCAAATCATTATCTCCTGTAATCGCTCCTCCGACACTCAATGTATCATTCGCAGTAATGGCTCCTCCGACACTCAAATCACTAGCTCCTGTAATCGCCCCTCCGACACTCAAATCACTAGCTCCTGTAATCGCTCCTCCGACACTCAAATCACTAGCTCCTGTAATCGCTCCTCCGACACTCAAATCATTATCTCCTGTAATCGCTCCTCCGACACTCAAATCACTAGCTCCTGTAATCGCTCTTCCGACACTCAATTCATAATGTAATGTGATTGATTTTACACTCAGATCGTGTATCGTCGTGTTCCCAGTTACTTCGAGTGTTCCATTCACAGTTGCGGACTGAAAAGTTGCGGTCTGAAAAGTTAAATCATCCGGTAAAGGAAAGGAACCACCTCCAAAACTCAGATTTCCATTTATATTCACATCATTTAAAGTCGATTGTCCACCGACGGATAAATTCTCACTCAAAACCAAGGAGGTCCCATCGGTTCGACTTTCAAGTTCCTGGATGGATTCAGATATGGTTTCTAATTCGTTTTTTAAGAATACCGCACTATAAACCATATTGGGTTCAGGTGGTGTAGACGACAATGGTGCATTCGTCAACTTTATAACCCCCTCAGACGTCAATGTGGCGGTGGGTATGCGATACCATTGCCCTTCCCCATTATTGTTGATGGCTTTCAAATAAACGAGGTTATCGTTAATGTCAATCGATTGAAGTTGGGCATCAGATAATGGTGTCAAAATGAACTCGTTGGTGGTAATATTAGACAATCCAATAATGGTACCTCCAGTGATCGCCACTTCATTGCGGTTAAAGAATGCCATATCTTTCAATTGCAAATTACTATGCACATCATTTATATTCTCAATATCACCCAAATTCCCATCTTTTTTCAAATATTTATTTTGAAGTACTTCCGAATTCAGATGGAGCGGTATATTATTCAAATGGGTAAAGTCCCCGGTACGGGCGACTGTAGATAACCCGAGGTTCGACTGCACCTCATCAAGTTCGGTCTGATTAAACCCCTGGAGTTTGTCCGCCAATTTCAGATACCCAACGTCGTTGGAGAAGGCGCTAACCCCCTCCGGCCAATTTTTAATGTCCTCGGTGTGAATGTTAAGATTACTTATGGCGATAGGTTTTTCGTTGTCATCGAATTCGGAGAAGTAGTTCGATTTCTTGAGATATTGTGCGTCATTTTCGAGTTCGCTCACTAGTGTCGGGATGGCGGAAATGCATATATTCGATAGGTCATAGAATGAGTTCCGTATCGCCGTTGCCGTGGGAACATAGGTGTAACCATTTACATCGCTTTGGAGGTAATTACTGGTGAGATGGACCCCCCCTCGGCGGTGGGCGGTGGCTTCAGGAATTTCACTCCAAGTACCCTCTCCATCGGCCGTATTGCAAACTAGAATGTCTCCGACTGTCGTGGGACTGGTTCCCAATTTAAACCCTGAGTCCGCAAAGACATGTATGTTGGAGGTTGCTAATCGGTTGTCGACAATGGTAACACCATTCAAACCGAGGTTGCTTAATGCGGCCGCCTTGTTATCCACATCCGCTAAATTATTCATTCTTTCTAGATAATTCGACCCGGCTGTAATGCGGTCTAGTTTGGCGTCGAGGTTGGCGAAATTTCCGTGTGCCGCATTGCTAAGTTCGGTGTATACAGTATGCATGAGTTCGGAGTTGGGAACCCGGTCGGTGTAGGTGTCTTGAATGTTCGACGATAGAGGTACGGCCATTACTGTCGATGTATGGGGGTCGATGCGCAATATATTTCCGGATACCAATGGGTTAATTACTGGATTCAAATAGGGAAGGGCGAGGTCGGTCCGAACGACGAGATTGCTCGTGTGTATATTAGTCGCCCTCGCATTGTAGAGGTCCCGATACACGGATGGATCGGTCGAACCATCATCCTGGTCGAGAAGATGTGCCATTCCGAGGTTGCTAATCGCTTCGCCGACATCCGTCAAATCGGACAGGTTCATCCCCGCCTTTAAACATTGAGATACAGCGGCGACGGATGCGAAGGGCACATCATTACAGAACCCTGAAAGGCGCAAGTTGCTGTGTTCTTGCAATTCATTATATTCCTTCCACATGCCATACCCATTTTCATCACTAACCATAATCATCCCCTCTATTTGTGGCGACGACGCATATGTTTTACGCAATTGGAAATCGGAGGCAGAAATCTGTCCACCATCAATGAGGACATCGTCGGCATCCTGAAGCGCCATGGTACCGAGTCCGAGATTTTTCCTTGCCTTGGCCATGTCGGCGAGGTCTCCGAGGTTATTTTTGTTGAGGGTGAATAACGACATCGATTAATTACACTATCGGGAGGAACCGGCTAGTTTGTTTAATATGTCTCCACAAAATTAAATTTAGGGTGAGTAATTTATTTTTTTCCGATATACTTCATGTAGTCCCCCCATCCTCTAATTGGTACATTATTCCTTCCAGAGCCTCTAAACGAGTCATGAAGTTATCGTACATGGTTTTCAAATTATAAGCACTGATAACTGCCTCATAGTCAGCTGTCTCATATGTGTCGTCTAGGCGCCGCACCAAACCACGACTATCAGTAGTGGCTCGAAGCAACCGTGTCAATATGGCATGAGAATTATTGGGTTCATGCACATATTTTAACCAAGTGTCGGCGAGGTCCCCCATACTCATACTCGGGTCCAAGGAACCCGGTAATTTTAAATTATTCGCCACAACATGTTTCAATGTGGCGACACCATTCACTATATGGAACCCATCCCGACTATTTACCGCCATAGTACCGAGACCGAGGGTGGTTCGACATTCAGACCGTCGCACATCATCGAATTCCGATAAATTGTTGTGTTTCATGAGCGATCCAATGTCATTCGAGAAAGAATGTGTGGTGGTCGGATAGGCATCCAAATTGTAGTAGTTGTCGTCGTAGGAAATCATGGCCAATTTTAAATTTTGGCGGGCCATGGCCTGATAGTAAAGTGCGTTTGAAAATTGCGACAAATCTCTATCGAGAAAGACATTGTCACCCGCATCATAGTTGCCGAATTGTGATAATTGGGTATATATGCTCGAGTTTATAGCATCGATATTTGAAACCATGGTTGCATATAGATTGGATAACGAGGATGAGGTGACAACACAGTTAGATGCAGTGTAGTCCGAATGGTGCGGCGCCGCCGACGAAAATAAATTAGATGATAGACGGATGATACCCGAACCATTGTCGGATGCGTCGGGTATGGGTCGCAACCCAAGTTCGCCATCGGTCCCCACACAATAGTAGAGCAACCGGTATGTATCGGTGGTGGGAAAGGTAGAGAAGGTCGTGGACGCCTCAATATGAGTTAATGATGTAGAAATGGATAAGGAACCCGTCGTAAAAGAGGGACTTGATGAACCACCACCCATGGTGCCGCCTAATGCGGCTACATTGCCGATGCCAAGATGTTGACGACAAATTTCCCCATCGAGCCCTGGTTCGGAAAAATTCGACAATGCCGACACGAATTCCCCCTCCCGCATCATTTCCGTGAGTGTGTCCCGAACGAGGTCTTGGTCGAAATCCCCCTGCTGTCTCAGGCGCACCTCGTCTAAATGAACATACATATTGGATAGCGCCCGGGCGGTGGTCGCATTAGTCATGGATGGGTCTGTATAGGAATCCAAGAGAACCCAAATATCTCTAATGTTGTTTTCGTCGTCGTAGAAGGGGTTATACCATTCTGTACTAATCGTATTAAACTCTCCTGTATCTAGATCATAGTTTTTGGACCGCAACAAACTGTCAATCTGGTTGCTGTTTCCAAAAATGTGGAAGTTATTTTTCACAGTGACATCACGGATGGTCGTATCCTCGTAGGTTTCGAAGGCTAGTGCCCGTATCCCGAAAATATCTTTAAGCACATTGCTATCGAAACGCCCATATTCATCGACAAACTCCTGTAGATTGCATTCCGATTTAAGGAGACCCTCCTTTTTTTCATCGGGGATTATTTGGTCTATGGTGGGTTTTCCCTCAAGAGATGCGAAGGTGCCGTGGAAAGCGAAATTGCATAGCGAGTCGCCGAGGAGCAGGGGAAGGTCTTGATGGAATGACCGAATAGATATGTCCGATGCTGAGTTCCTTGCCCAGGGCGCCACTGGAAAATAATGTTGCCAATCAGCGGTCCCGATATCATCCTTGGAGACGATGTATGAACCGGTAAGGTCCGGAGTGGGTTCCGTTGAGGGCAGTTTTTTGTTGAACACGAGGGTATCAACCGCAATGGACCCACCCGTGAAGAGGACATTGTCGGCATTTTGTGTATCCAATTGACCATTGCGTAGATTTTTACGTGCTTCCTCTGGAGATGCTAAATCCCCCAAGTTCATTTTACGAATAAGATTATAGCTCGGCATGGTTATACGAAACGATTTATGAGAATGTGGTCTCTTTCAATAAAAAGTATTAATAGATGAGATTGGGGTTCCCAGGTAGGTAGGTTCGGGGGGTATAGTGGGGGTAAGGAATGGATTCTGGGGATAACTTTACCATTCAAGGACAATATATTATAAGGTGGTTAACCACCGGTCCAACCGGGTTTCGAGTTGGTCGATTTTACCTTGAATCTCATTGAATAAACGAAATACAGCGGTCGCACTGGCAACTTTATCGCCGAATGTGTTCGGATCCAAATGTTGTGCTTCATACACCACATCGTGAGATAACCGGACGGTGCCATGGATCTCAGATGTGGCGATAGGCAAGGGTTCCCAGCGCATGGTTCCTTCCGAGTCGATGGATTTTAGGAACATGTCCTGTACGGATGTCGCCCCCTCCTCTTGGTTCGCAAAAGTGAAGGTGTCGGTGATGGTGAGGTCGGATAAGGTGGCGATGCCATTAACAATGTTGACATTATTACTATCTTGCAAACACATCGAACCCAGTCCGAGGTTGTATCGTGCGATGGCGACATTTCCTAGGTCGTTGAGGTTGGACCCACTCACTAAATAAGGGGGGTCATTGGTGAAGTCGCTAAGGCGTGTCGGATGGTCTACCAAACTCGAAAAGAGGCCATTATGGGCCACATTGCATAACCCTAAATTGCGACGGGCATAGGGGGCATTGATACCAGCGAGACCCTGGCGTAAACGAAGATAGTCATTAAAATCAGTCAAATCTTCAATGGCCCGGGGTATCGCTCCCTCGAAGGACTGTATCATATTGGACAGACTCGAATATGCGTTGAATAAGGCATGGGAAGACGGCACTGTGGTATCGTTATCATGAAGATAGGAGGGGTGCAGTTTGGTGACACCATATTGAGTATAGTTCGCCATGGGCAGTTCCATCCAATGCACTAACCCATCCGCATTGGTGGTCAATACATTACTCAATTGCGCTCCTGGTGTGAATACGAACTGGTCACTTACAGTAAGGGTACCCACCCGGACATCATCGACATTTTGAGTGGCTATGTCGCCGAGACCGAGATTACTTCGAATGGCTTGTTGCTTATCGGGGTCATCCCCTACCTCGGACAAATTATTGGTTACAGTTAGCAATTGGAAATGATTAATAAGTTCATTCATGTATTCATTCTCCTCAATTTTGGCGATCATATTATATATCGAGGTATAGGCATTGCTCAGTGCGTAGGCACTCGGTGCCTGGTCTGTGCGCCCTGACATGAAGTCGTCGGTCAATCGGATCATTCCATATTCCGTCGCTGTCGCAATAGGCAAATTTTCCCATTTCGCAAGGTTACTGGCTCCCAACATTAAAAACATCCCCTCATTTATAACGGTATCCTGGGGTGTGAAACGGAACTCGGCCAGCACCGACAAATTGGATAGTTCGACATAGTAGTCGTCTGCGAAGGCGAGGGGTCCGAGGCCTAAATTTAGGGCGGCTTGGTGTGGGTCTTGCAAGTCGGATAGGTTGCAAGCTGTCTGTAAAAAATAACCATCATGGTAAAAACTGGAGAGGTCGCTCGGTTTTTCAACGAGGTCGTCGTATTGACCGGTGAATGCGACTTGGCACAATGTTTCTTGGGCGACGAATGGGGCGTCGTTACAAAAACCGCTAAGTGGAACATCGGATTGGTCCATTGTTAACCAATTTTCAATGGTCGGATATTTCCATTCGAGGGTTCCATAGTCGTCCTTAGCGACGAGATACATTCCGGGAGAAGCATCCGTCGAATTAAAGGACCAATTCGACACGGTTATACTCCCCCCGGTTATATTAACCTCATTGGAATCCTGAATCGCCAAAGTGCCGATGCCGAGAACCTTGCGGGCGACTGTGATGTCCGTTAAGTCCCGCAAATTATGAGATGACTGCAGGAAGGTAGTCATAATTTATTTCAAATATATAGAGTTGCTTAATATGATGATGAAAAAAATAATTAAAAAAATCCTTATGTTAAAAAAGAACACATTGAACGGATACATTCGGCATAATATTATTAAATTATGCCAGGTGGTTTAATACAATTAGTGGCTTATGGATCACAGAACATTTATTTGAATGGCAATCCCTCTCTTAGTTTTTTCAAAAAGGTTTACAAGACACACACCAATTTCGCAACAGAAAGCATTCGATTGAACTTTAATAAGAATGTTGTAAGTTTCCGGGAACCGACCCATCTTATCGCTAAGGTGGATCGTAATGGGGACCTCATTAGTAACATGTATTTCTCTTTCACATTACCGGATGTTAGAAAACGATACCATCATGATGAAACCGAAGAATATATTTGTGTGCATGATAAGGACCCGAAGATTGGACACAAATTCCGCTATGTTGAAAATCTCGGCGAGGTGTTCATAAAGGAGTATTACATATACATTGGTGGGAATGTCGTTGACAAACAATATGGCGAATGGTTGCACATATGGAGTGAGTTGACCCTCGAATCGAGCAAACGATATGGTTATGAAAAGTTGACTGGAAATGTCCCCGAAATCTACCGCCCGGACGACTACGACGACTATGAACATGGGGAAATCCAGGTTCCATCTCGAAAAATCATGGTTCCCCTATTATTTTGGTTCAATAGAATGCCGGGACTAGCACTCCCATTAATAGCATTGCAATATCACGAGATTGAAATTCACATCGAGTTGCGTCCCTTTCGGGAATTGGTGACCGAGGATGGGGTCCTATTAAATGATGTGTCATTGTATTTTGACAATGTATTGTTGAACATCGACCCATACTTAGAGTGCAATTATGTATTCCTCGACACTGAGGAGCGGGCTTTTTTTGCGAACAATTCGTTGGATTATCTTATAGAACAGGTCACATTGCATCCATATTACGAACTCAACCAACACAACATATTGGATCTCACTTTGCAAAATCCGGTTAAGGAGATTATTTGGGTGATAGGGCGAGATGACCGAGCGTTGCGGAATAAGTGGTACGAATATGGCGACAAATCGTATCGACGGACGGTAACATATATCAACGAACTTTCGGAGACGAAACAAAAAGTAGTGTTCGCTGAGAAGGAGGTTTTAGTGGGAGCGAAGTTCACTTTCAATGGTTTGGACCGATTAGAGGAGAAGGATGCGGCATACTATAACTTGGTACAACCATATCAACACCATACGGTCGTTCCTAAACAGGGGGTATATGTATATTCCTTCAGTTTGTATCCGGAACGGTTTCAACCATCGGGGGCGTGTAATATGTCAAGGATAAACAATATTCAATTGCATTTGACTTTGGAACCCCCCTCCGTGTCGAGTTATAAATATGAGGTGAATGTGTATGTCGTCAATTACAACTTTTTGCGTGTCACTGCGGGATTGGCGGGGGTCGCATTCGCATGTTGATAGACACGTTGTATTTTTGTTGGTAGTTCATATTTTTTATCATAGTCTATATTAAAATACACAAGTATAAATACACCGTTTTTGAAAAGATGACATCTATAGGCAATACTGACATGTTTCTAGGGCAAAATATCAACCCGAATGACCAATTATTGACGAAAGTAAGGACTGTATCGAAGGTGATTGAAAAGAAACGGACCCAATTCGAGTCAATGAAGGAGAAAATTAATAAATTGACTACATTGAATAGTAAATTGGCGAATGGATACGAACTTTCTTTAAAAATCGTGGTCGATGTTAGTAAATTGCTACGAAACTACACAAAAATGTTTGACGATATTGAGAAACTATTAGGTACATTGGACTATGACATGGGTTCTCATCAATTGGATATTAAGTACATCAGTGAATTGACGAAGAAGAGTATCGATAAGATTAGAATGGATTTCAACTCACAATACCCCTCAATCATAGATTCCCTCGAGAAAGATGGGAACAAAGAAAATGTGGCGAGTGCGCAGAAACTTAAAATGATCGTTAATGAAATATCGACGGATGCGAAAAATGTGGAGATTGAATTTAAAACGGACCGAGATCTAGAAAACATGGGGATAGCAAAACCCCGTAGTAGTAATGAGAATGCTAATAGGAATAGTTTTCTCTTCGGAGGGAGGAAGACACATCAAAAAAATAGTAAAGACAAGGTTTTTGTGGCGATCACTAGAAACCCTAGAGGGGGGAAATCACCGACAAACAAAAAAAAAACTAGACCACGCATTTGAAAATGCACTAGCACATATTCACACAGACACACGAAACAAAAAACAGAAAACAGAAAACAGAAAACAGAAAACAGAAAACAGAAAACAGAAACAGAAAAATAACGAAATATATTTAAAGTATCATGTGTTTCGTATAATAAGAAAAAATAAATAATTGGACTAATTTCAAAACGGATTTTGTAAACTTTAAACGGGGTTTGGTAAAATCGGGGGGTGGGATACATTATACACGAGGCACTCAAGTTATAAGATTTAATCGTCGACCTCGTATGCCATTTACAATTCATGGCAAAGTCTACCGAAAAATTACCGAATAACCACAATTTTTCGACTACTCCGAAAAAACGGGGGCGGAAACCGAACCACTTGAAGACCACACCTATTGGCGTCTCTTTAAATACATCGAATATACAAAAAGAAAAGGTCGATGATGTAATGAATGCATTTTGTCCGCCCCCCCATTCGAATGAGGGCGGATTATTGGTGCCGATCACAAGTAATGGTTCGAATGCTCCTTTAGAATTACCCGAACAGTCAATAGGTAGCAATGGTCGTGGTGTTGAAAAACATAAAAAGCGTGAAGACATAGTTGAATTACATGATGACCATCTCATATTGCATTTGAATGTAAAGGATACCAAGGATGGTGACAATGTATTTACAATGAATGAAACCAACTACTACGAGACGAATTTCTTTGAATACACTCCACATATAAATGAGCCATCGGCATACGATGTTATTGACGATGACAAATTTTCATCGTGTCCACAACTGGTGGATGCGACGGCAATGGTCAAGCATAAAGGGGATGCGTCAATTAGGAGTAGTCCGAAGACGATTAAGGAATTGTTCGACATCCAAATAAAAAACAATGAGAATGTAAATCCAACCTCTAGTAATATGAATAAGGACCAAGACACGAATATAGATGCACTAAATTATGAATATACAACTTCCCATGGTTCATCTTCCTCAAAGTCATCTAAACCTAATGCGTCGTCAGATGCGTCTTTTTCAACAAAATGTGTGTTAAAGGATTTGATGGTGAATAATCGATGGTGTGATAAAACCAATTACCATTGTTATTGGGATTGCCACCCATTCGATACACAACCATATGGAATACCCATAAAATTCAAAGACAACAAATTTTATGTATCCGGTTGTTTTTGTAGCATGGAGTGTGCGGTCGCCTATAGTTTCTATAGCAACGACATGTTGGGTGACGCCTGGGAACGCTATAATATGATAAATATGATGTCATCGAGAATGAACTATACGCACAATGTGAAACCCGCCCTGCCACGCAAATGTCTCAAGATATTCGGTGGGGAGATGGATATAGACACCTTCCGTGAAAAGTCTCAAAATGGGGCTATCGTAGATATCATGCACTATCCCATGGTTCTCCTCGTGGAGCAAATCGATGAAATAACAAATTCATACGATAAACAGAATCATAATTTCATTCCTCTAGATAAAACCCGGATTGAAAAAATAGAAGAGGCGAATAAGGACAGATCTATTTTAAAACAAAAATCAGTATTGGAAAAGTCCATGAATTTGAAAATCGTTGATGCATTATAACATTATAATGACGACGTGAAATATAATTTCCCGAGTTTATCATACGCAGCGGTCCCTACTTCATCACCGATGTCCCAATCATCTTCTATTTCATTATATACACGACTATAAACAGTCAATTCATCGTCATCTGTAACAAAATACAAAATACCATTGATTTGTGCTTCTATGACCCCGACTTCTTCGTCCTCTGTGGATATATGTGAACCATCCGTATCATCAATAGCACAATGTAATGGTTGATTATGACTAATTATGGAGGTTGCTTTATCAATACATGATGGTTCAGGGACTTCATTAACGTCCTGGACTTCATTGACTTCATTGACTTTATTGACTTCATTAACGTCCTGGACTTCATTGACTTCATTGACTTTATTGACTTCATTAACGTCCTGGACTTCATTGACTTCATTGACTTTATTGACTTCATTGACTTTATTGACTTCAATGGTTGGTTTAGCGGTTTCAGTTGATGGTGGGTTATGCTCATTGCATGTTCCCATCGCCATCTCGACTTCGGACGACTTTTTTCGGGGGGGGTCCACTCGGTGGTTATAAGACAATGTGGAATTACGTGTCGATTCATAGTATTTTATTCTTTTTTTCAACAGTTCAACCTCATTTTGCAGTCGAATGTTTTCATTTTTAGTTGCGATGATTAGGGACACATTCATAAAACTTTTATTTTGCTCTTCGAGGTCGGCAATGCTTCGTTTTAACCGGTCCTGCTCTACAATGGACTCATCATACAATGTTATAACCTCATCCATTTGTTCCATTACCATTTTTCGTATTATCACACCGTATTCATCATGCAATTCATCAAATTTCGACAGTAATTTGCATTTAGTATTTTTGATAATGTTCGGGTTAGAAATAGAATTAGGGTTCATTTTTTTTGGTTTTTTACATTGGAATATGGTATTTGTAGATTATATTATCCAAATCATTTATAATTAATTGATTGATAAACTTTAAATACCTACGGCGAAAACAATGGGGAATGACGTAGAAGACGCCATTTCGGTAGAAGAAGATACTATGTCATCGAGCAGTAGTAGACGACTGTGTAATATTAACATGTCGACAGAGAAGGAAATAAAATTACTACAAGATTGGAGAATGTTCACTCAGAAATACGAATGGCTCCATTTGAAGTCCTATTCGCATTTCAAATTTTTAAATTATGGGATAATGATACCCATTATTATCCTAACTTCCATATCAGGGAGTGCGAACATTATATTATCGTCTGGCATGTCCTCAAATAATGGTTGTAATTCTCCGGAGGGCATCGACTACCCGCAATTGGTCGTGGGTTTCATGACGATAAGTGCGGCGATCTTGACGACGATATATAATTTCATGAAAATCCCCGAGTTGCAACAAAAACATTTCACACATACCTCGGGGTTCAATAAATTGACTCGAGAAATTGAAATGGAACTGGTTCTTTATGAAACGAAACACAAAACCTATTCGTCTTTAGAAGAATTCATTAAAGCGATGCGCACCACATTAGACCGATATATCGATAGTGCTCCATCTATTCCTGGAAAAATATTAAGAAGTCTACCAAAGTTCCATAGTGAGGTATATGGAATGAGTATAATTAATAATAGAAATATGGTGACATCCCCGAGAATGTCTACTCCAATGGAAAAGATGATGGTGCCTCGATGGAAGAGGTTCACCCCCACTTCTCAGACGAAGATGTCAAACCAGTCGAAAGAGCATAAACAACCGATGTCTCAACCATCGCAAAGTCCCCTTCACCCCATGACTATTAATGACATCCAGATACACCTATCGGAAATGGACCAATCTCTAAAGTATAATAGACCAATGTCTAAAGCATTTTTGGAGAACGGTGAAGATGATACGACCAGTGATGCTATTAAGAACATCGAGCGGTTTAAAGAAAAAAGAATAAGCAATGAATTCGAAAATTTCAAGCGGAATATAAAATTGCGGCAATTTTAATGTTGCGTCATATTTTATCATATAAATATATTATAAAATTCTAATTTTATAGAGAATGGGACTTGATACGATAATCGAGGATAAGCCGCTTACTAAGGAGGATAAGAAGACTAAGGAGGAGACCAGTCCGGTTAGACATGTGGTTCTATGTGGAACACACCCTAGTCAATATAATGGATACTCTAAGGTAGTGTACGAAATCGCATGGGCAATGTCGAAATATGCCGACATTAAACTATATATATTCGGTTTCCAGAATTTCTACGACAAGGCCGACCACAAAAATGAGCGGCTACTTCCGGAAAATGTCGAGGTATTTGACGCATACAAAAACGAAGAACCCAAGGGAAAGGGGTTCGGAGATACCCTCATAGTCGACTATGTCAAACGCATCGACCCTGACATCGTGATCATTTACAATGACCTCGTGGTAATAACGACACTTATCAATAAGTTGCAGGAGATTAAAAACCCCCGTTACAAATTGGTTCCCTACATCGACCTTGTCTATAAAAATGAAAAAAACAATCTCATAAAAAATATATGTGAAAAAGTGGATGGGGGTATTCTATTCACCGATTACTGGCAAGATATTATCAAATATCAAGGGTTCAATAAAAGAACGGATGTACTCCCCCATGGTTTCAACAAAATGAATTATTATCCCATTCCAAAGAAAATTACTCGTAAGTTTTTCAATATTAAAGATGATGATTTCGTGGTGGTGAACTTGAACCGTAATCAACCGAGGAAGCGTTGGGATATTTGCATAATGGCCTTCGTCAAATTCATGAGTTTAAAAGATTACATGAGTAAACCGATAAAACTCATGATTGCGACAGGCATCAATGGTGGTTGGGATCTCATTGACATGATGATTTCTGAGTGTCGTAAACATGGCATCGACTTTGACGAATTCAAACAACACCTAATCATTTTGCAAAACCCTCAACAAATCTCCGACCGTGAAATTAATGTGATGTATAATGTGGGCGACATTGGGATAAATACCTGTGACGGAGAAGGGTTCGGTCTATGTAATTTTGAACAGGCAGGGGTAGGGATACCTCAAATCGTTCCAAAGATTGGCGGTTTCCGTGACTTCCTCACGAAACAAACCGCAATAATGGTGACCCCTAAATGGAGTTACTATTGTGACCATAGTCGAGACTTCGTAGCGGGAGAAGCGGAGGTGTGTGATGTCGACGACTATGTTCAAGCTCTAGAACTATACTACAATAATCCGAAAATACGGGAGAAGCATGGACGGAAAGCTCGGCGACATATTCTTGAAAAATATGCATGGGGCGACATCGTATCCCATCTTCATAAAATCATCACGGATTATACGAAAGACAATGCGCCCCGGGTTGCCACCGTGGTAAAGGACAATGATGAAATGAAAATTGACATCAACGCCTTAATTGAATCTAAAATTAAAAACATGTCCTCATTCAACAACAGTAATTCTGGTAATTCTGGTAATTCTGGTAATTCTGGTAATGGTGGAGCCAGTGCGGGAGACGATGACGACGACATCGAAATTATCGAGGGCGGGGGGTAAAAAATGCCTTTTAAAGCATATATTTTGCATTTATTACCATCAAATACGTAGTATTCAAAGGCGGCATTCGTGGTAAGTTAATGATGGGATTTTCGCATCTTCCATTAACAATTCTTGGGGTGGTTTCGGTTTTTGTGGGAATGACATGGACCGACGGGTTAAGTTATTGAATATTTGTGTATTCTCGGGACAACATGTAGATTTAGTCGCTTTTCCTCGAAATTTACATACAGGGTAATTGTGGTATGTGTTGAATTCATCCAACTCATACATGAACTCGTTGCTTTCTCTTTTACAGTCATATCCTAAACAAGTGGAATATGTTTTGGATGATGGGTTGCGGCGTTGTTCATTGTCCAAACATCGATATTTTAGTGAATATACATCGGTACGCAATTTTTGTTCCATTACCGGGTCTATAAAACACCGGAGATGGGAATACGCATCGTCCAATGCATAGTTATTATACCCGGTATCGAATACTTTGTCTCCACATTCTTTATTCTTCTTCATGTGACAATTATACATGAAGGATGCATTGTATAGGTCGGAGTTTTCTGTATCATATTTGAAATACGCCATCGTGGTATATTGTGATTATTTTTTATATTAGACAAATGTTAATTTTTCGACCAATAATACTTTTTCAAGACATCGTCAATGTATTCGATATCCTGTTCATTGGCATCCATCTCGACGACATTCGCATTCTTCTTTTTCGGTTTACGGATTGATGTCTTATTTTTTTCGACATAGATGCTCGTATTATTGGTATGCACAAAACGTAAGTAAATCCGTGGATCATTGTTGAAAAGTACCACCGACCCTTCTTTCGAGGCCGCCATCGCATGGATATATTTTTTCACGACGACATCTTCATTCACATTCAAGGCGTCATATTTCAACAGCGGGTCTTTGTAGGCGAATACAATTTGGGTACCATTTTTCATCATCATTTTCCAGGCTAGTTTGGTGTTGAAATTATATTCAAGACGGTTTTGAAATAATAAATATCGAGCTCCGGACTGTGACGAGAGCTGCTTATAAAGGAGAGACAGGTAATCGGACCGTCGCCAGTCGTCGTCGTCCCAAATGGTCCAAATAGCGTCCGGGGGCACCATTTCGAGGGATATGTTCCGCATGTCGCCGAGGGTCAAGGTTGTTCCCCGACGGTTCACACGCACCTCGCTGATATAGTCGATAATGGTTGGGGGTATGGTGCGTCTTATAGTATCATTGAAAACCGACACCTTACCCTCATTGATAATAATCAAGTATTTTTCAGGATATGTTTGAAGTACGAAATTCAACATTGAAATGCGGGATAATAATAGACGCTCCTTGTTTTTTCCAGTGATCATGAGGCAATACACGGGGGGGGCGGGATAATTGTTGGTCGTCATTAATTGTTTTCAAAAAATTATTTAATCTATATTAAGTTTTAATAATTATCCGTTTATCGACTTATTTTTCACATTACAATAATTTAACATGGCATCTTACGAATTGAAAAACCAAACACGAATTGTCCTATTGAGTGCCATATTATGCAGTGTATTCTGGGCATGTTGTTGGAAAAGAAGACACCCACAAATATACAACAATTATAAAGACACGCCTATTTCTTCGATGTCTTCGATGTCTTCGATGTCTTCGATGTCTTCGCCGTCAATTAATGGTCAAGAAAAAATATATAAAGTGAATACTATGGAACATAAATTTTTCGTCTTCAATTCTCAATACACTTTGGTGTCGAACTCAACGAAAATACCATCTGTTTTTTTCAAGGTATTTAAAGACATTGGTATTTCACATACATCTTCTTTCCACGAAGCCAGTATCATTTTTCTTGATTCATTCGACAACTTCGACAAACTTGCCAATGTGCCTTTCAACCCATCCGTTTGTATCATATATGGGCTCCGGAGTATTAATATGTTGGTCAGTAAGTCTATCCTGGCAATGACACTTCGTATGCATTCATCCAAGGCGGCTATGAATATAATTCCTACTACATGGGTCCCCATTATAGCGGTAGAACAAAGCCGCCTATTCAAAACTGCTCTATTGAAAAACCACGGTAATGGAGGGGGGCGCCTGCGATTTCCAATTATCTGTAAAAAAAATAAGCAGCAACAAAAGGGAATAACCTTGGTGAATACCGAGGAGGAGTTAAAGAAAGTACCCATGACCGAATATGCGGTATGTCAGCAGTTACTCCTTAATCCCTTCACCATTTTCGGTCGAAAAATAAATATCCGCATCTATCTATTAATCTTCGTAAATCAATCCGAACAACGGGTGGAGGGACACATGTATGAGAATGGTTTCATTTATTACACACCGGAAAAATTCTCGTCGACGAAAATTACAATCGACCGGCACATTACTACAGGTTACATCGACCGTTCCGTCTATGACACCCACCCACTTACATTGCTAGACTTGTACGACCATTTGATGAATGAGACCAACGATGGACATGCAAATGCAGCGACTAATTTTGTCGAAAACCCATCACACTTACTACGTACGAATATCCGGGCACTAATGACGGAATTGATGAATGCGTATATTCCACTATTTAACCAAAATGAATTAGAAACACCCCGGAGCCCGAACCGATTCATCATAGTCGGTTGTGACATCGCCCCCGACCGACATCTAGGGGTGCGATTAATGGAAGTTAATAAAGGACCGGATTTGACTGCGAAGGATGAGCGTGACGGTCGTTTGAAGACCGACTTAGTAATGGACGCCTTGCGAATATGTGGGATTTTGAAAAATTCTAAATCTACCGATAACTACACCCGTATCATATGAGAACAATTTATGCATGGAAACTTAAGTTGATGACCTATTGTGTCTAGTATTAGTCTACATCCATGGTATATATGGTTCTATGTTTATTCATCGAGTGATATTGAAAAAAATATCAATATAAATTAAGAAAACAGGGAAGTCGTTCTCAATCTATTTTCATAGAAGTCATGATTCGTAGTTATGATATAAACACATATGCGGATATGCCGCATTTACATGCTATGCGAGATGATTATTATTCCCAAAACAATTCTCCTAGGGAAAGGAACATGAAAATTATACTACTCCACTCAAAATTATGTGGTCATTGTCGTACCATGATGCCGGAATGGGAGCGTCTTAAATATCTACTGCAAAAAGAAAAAGAGGGCACTAGTGCCGATATGCGTTCAAATGGGGTCCAATGCGAACTGGTGAAAGTCGATGCTGACATGTTACCCACCATAAAACAATCGAACTCGATGTTTCATAGTCAACTTCTAAAAATGCTACGAAATAACAATAATAGTGTACCCAGTATAGCGGCGGAAACACCGGACAAACAAATCATTTCATTTAACCATCGAAGTGCTCCCAAATTGATGGATTTTATACATAGTTTGAAAAATTCACGACGTCGATTCACGACCACCGATGGACATCACGACACCGAGGTCGCAATGAAACCAATGTCTAAAACAAAACCCGGAAAAAAACCCGGAAAAAAACCCGGAAAAAAACCCGGAAAAAAACCCGGAAAAAAACCCGAAAAAAAACCCGAAAAAAAACCCGGAAAAAAACCCGAAAAAAACCCGAAAAAAAACCCGAAAGCGGATCCAAAGTCCAATACAAACTCTAAATCTACATCAAGATAAAAACAAATCCCTATTCCAAAACATACACACACAACACCCCCCCCCGTTTAAAAACAACCAAAGATATTTAACAGGAGCGATTTAATAATTTATTTAAAACAAAAATATTTTTTGTCTAAATATATACCCCTTGTTACATTATATCACACAATCCTATATATTTTGGTATGGCTTCATATAACACTGACCAATTGATCCGCAATTATGCAGATAACCAAACAAATGCATCATTCATCGATAATATTCTCAATGCGGACAATATCCAAATCCATAAAAGCACCCCTAACTTCGTGATGGGAAACAGTGCATCGATGTGTCCTCCCCAAAATGACACGGAAGGTTTTCAAGTAGCTCAATACAAAAACATCAATGAGACGAATTCATCACCCGACATTCACACCAACACCGATGCTACCCTTGAAGAGTTCAAAAATCAGGTAAAGATATGGATACGTCTAGACAATGAGGTGAAGGAATTGACGACGAAAATGAAGGTATTGGATAATGAAAGAAAACAACGGAAAAAATACATGGCATCATTGACCCCCATTATTTTAGAATACATGAATGCGAATGACATTGAAGAACTGAATTCGAGATATGGGCGTTTAAAAAGCAACAACTCCCTCGTTAAAATTCCACAAAGCATGAGACTCGTAAAAGAAAAATTATACAGTAAATTCGAGGAGAATGCCGAATATCTAGATAGCATTTTCAAGAACCGGGAAAGAGTGGAGAAGGTCACTTTGAAAAGATTGAAAAATTAGATGGAATATGAAAAGTTATACATACAATCACCATCACAATAATCATATAAAGACCCACACGCCTAGTCAATATGGTTTAAGATGATTTAAAGGTGGTTCAAGAATCATAGTCGTCATCCTCATCCTCATCATATGCGTCATCCTCTTCTGTTTCAATTCCCATAATATCCACCAATGCGACGACACGGCGCTTCATGTAATTTTCCATGTCCTCATTATTATAGTATTTCGTATCCGAATATATTGTTTTCCATTGTTCGCACAATTCCTCAAATTTTTTGAAGTCGACTTTGTCCTTGCCTTCCTTATCCTTTGTATGTGATAGGTACTTATTGCGGAAGTTTATAATGGATTTAAGGATGCTATCTTCCGTTCTTTTCATAATAGCATCCCCATGTTTATTTAAATTACTCCGTTCATCATCTTCCATGGTAAATGGATGTTCAAAATAATCTTTGATTTCATGGTTTAGTGTGTATATATATTTCACATAGGCATTGACCTCACTTTTATCCGGTTCTTTAGATTTTTTACCTGTATCATTGAAAAATATGAAGTTTAAAATACTTATATTTTTATCAGAGGAAGATGGTTCCTTATACGCATTTTTTATACCATCTTTTATTGTTTTTGCATTTGTTCTTAAAAGATTGTCGTCGAATAAGACTTTTACAACCGAAGAATAGGTGTCGTCAGTTTGCATACGGTTAAAGTTGATAAAGGTATTGAACAATGTCTTTACCCCAGTTTTAATGTCATTAAATTTTTTATCAACTATCGTTAACTTATTCGATAAGTTGTTTTGTTTATTTTTCAAATCGTTTAAGGAAGTTGTAAAGTTGGAAGTAATATTAGATGGATTAGAACTATTCTTAGTTTTGAAAGACTCCACAATACGCTCTTTCTTACCACCACCGGACATTGTTGCGATGAAACATAATATTGAAATGAATATGAAAACACCGAACAATAGGTATTGGATGATTGTCATCGAATATATAAACCCTTTCTTCTAAGTATCAGGGAGATAGAGGGTAGAGGGAGAATGGATGTTTTAATCTTACAAGAGAGAATGTTATGGGATGATATTAAAGCATTCTTAGTTATAATAATGACTATCTATATTTTTTCATCTATAAAGTCGCATCCATTCCACCAATGTATATAAGAAACCAATCCCAATTTATAAAAGATTGCCCCCCCTCCCATAGTGCCATTCATGACACCGAAAAGCATTAATCTAATAAATACCAACCATGTGTATATATCTTTGTGAAATGAACGCAATCTAGCATTTTTGGTCGTTTATTTTGTATTTTTTCTGTTTCGCATCGTAGATGATAAAGTTATTATATTTTGGATCCTCGCTATTAAGGAGTCGATTAAGGTCTTTTTTATTTTTGCACATCGCATCTTTCATAATCACATTTTTAAATCCTGGGTCATTAAGTATGAAATGTTCCCGGTTTTGTAACCTCACCAAAATCAGGGTAATAATGATGACAATGAATACCAACAATATGAAGAGCAAAAAAAGTAGGGTCGGCATTGCGCATATGTTTTGATATTACAATATAAAAAAATTAATGGTGTTAAATAACATTGTGAGTTTCAAAAAATAAACGTCGAACATAAGAATTTTAATATATCATACGCATTTTGTATCGATAGGATGACAATTACACTCATAGACACCAATACGAACATTACAATAAATAGTGTCGACATATTTTTCTATGTCTTTTATTAATATTATTGTAGAAGAACATTCTTCAAACAATAAACATTAAACATTGAACATTCGCTCGACTATAGAGAAAGTGTCGATAACAAGTATATAATATGATTGTAGATAGACAGTGTTATAGTGTTATAGTGTTATAGTGTTATAGTGTTATAGTGTTATAGTGTTATAGTGTTATTTTATTTCACCGGTCCTATTGTGGTTTTGTGCACATGATGGAGTGTTGGTCGCTGTATCGAGAAAGTCCCAATGCGACTGTATCGGGGAGGTTATTTCCCGGGCGAATACTGTCGGGGAATTGGTGGAGCACACCTGGTGGCGGGTTAGCGGACTTTAGATTATTTACATGGTAGTTTACCGAATCAGGTTTGACAGGATAATTTCGGTGTCCCCCAGTAATTTCAAATTCCTCACCCGTGTAAAGTCCGCCATTCAAACTTGGTTTCGGTGGTGGAATGTATCCGACCCGTTCCATGCCATATTCCGCACCATTGAGCGAAGAGGTGTTTATGTTGTAAGGATAAATCTGATCGTAGTTGGTAGTTCCACTAGGGTTCGCAATTGCCTTTTTCATGTCCTGTTATTTATATTAACATTTAAGATATTTAAAAATATGTAACTTATTCCTCTAATAATTGACCGATTATTTCCATCACACCCTCTTCGCAATCGACAGTCATCGTTCATACTTACAAATGGATAATGAATTAATCGACATTGTTACGGAAATCGTCGCCGACGAAATCCCATACCCATCCGTTGAAACCAAACTATCCCACTACAGAAATAAATACCCCGCAATATGTGAAAAATATAAGGTGCTTATGCAAAAAGCATGTGAACCAGATTTTGATATGGATAAATTCATTTGGATGATTAATATTAAAAAAAAAGTTGACACCAATCGCATCTCAGCACACGATGCAAGTGTTAAAGTAGGACAGTCCCTAGTCGACCAATATATTACCCCAAACTTAGGTGATGGTTCCAGTCATTCTATTCCCCCTAAACAATGATATGATGTTCTTTAGAGTATAATGTCTCACTGTCTCACTGTCTCACTGTCTCACTGTCTCACTGTCTCACTGTCTCACTGTCTCACTGTCTCACTGTCTCACTGTCTCATTGTCTCACTGTCTCACTGTCTCACTGTCTCATTGTCTCAATGTCTCAATGTTTAAATGTTTCAATTTGTCAAATGATAGGTGCGACACCATATTTCACAACATTGAGCGTTATCTGTCGTTAAATGATGAACCATATGTTTATATTCGGTGTCATTCGTTTTCCGGAGATCTCCCAGGTCCAAGGTTTTTTTAATATATGATATTTGGCGTATGGTGTAATAAGCATTATAGGTGGTAATGCTATTCATTACGGTTTGCAACACACTCTGTCGAGGCACAATATCCAATGTGGGGTCTTTCGAAATTATTTTCCTTCGAAGGGCGGCTTTAACACTTATTTGTTCAGGCGATAGATCCTTAGTAAAATTCCGGAATATTATGTATTTTTCCGAATTTGCAGGTCTACTTGTGTTTGGTTTGATGATATACATGTCATCATAAAATAATTTACAACATGCTATAAGTTTTATTGTTTCTTCGAGGAACAGGTCGAAGACTTTTAATAGGAATGACCCATTCGGTCTTTGAATGCATAATGTGGTGTAAATCTCACACATTAAAAGCATGTAGAAACTCATTTCTTGGTTGTTGAAGTCTTTGCTGAAGTCGAAACCACCATCCGCAGTCACCAATGTGCATTTATTAGGTTGCATCATATCAATGAAAGTGTCTATAGTATGGATATTATAGAGATTGCCATTGTTGCTATCAATGGTGTTCAATGAAATTGGGAACTCCCGAAGCATCGAGGATCCAATCTTCCAATTAGGTATCGTCTTATCCATCGATAGAAGTGTCAAACCATAGATTTTCTTATAGTTGTCAATGATGTGGTATTTCTTTATGAAGTCACATAACGCTTCTATGAACCCTCCAGGTCCTTCCGCTAAATGCGCACTTACGATAGGGTCGGGGTATGGGGTGTTGTCCCCCTCCGTCCTGTTCGGGGTCTTGTTCGGGGTCGTGTTCGGGGTCGTGTTCGGGCTCAATAGGTCGAAGTCATGCAAAATTTCCCATAACTTGAAATATGAACGACTTAAGGGTTTTTTTCTCCCCTGCCACGAAAGTGGATTAGATGGGGGGTATTTGGTCATCATGTCCGGTTCCAATACACCGACATTCGTTATAATGAATTCGTATTCATTCGTAAGTTTTTTGTATTGGTCCCAAGATGGGTCATTATTTATTTTGTTTTTCCATGTCATTAACTCGGTGCTCAACATGGAGTTCATACTTTTGATGCGTTCCATGGTGTCATTTTTGATAAAATTGCCCTCATTTGTCGAATTTTCATCGGCATTCGTAACATGCATATAATAATTCATTACCGAATGGGTCCGCATATCCTCTCCGTTTCAAAAAAAATATAATATGTATTCGTTCTTACCTTTCGTGTAAAAAGTGTAGATTGGTCTTGAAAATACCACGATTTCTTAAATGTCTTTTTTAAATGTATTTTTTGAATATGAACCATCGATTCAAAAAACTATATTCCTTCATAGTGTCGTTCATGTTATCTATTGCGTTCTTCGTAGCATGATGGACGAACCGCCCTTTTTCGTAATTGGCCTTCATTCGGTCGAAGAGGTATTCGAAGGAGGAGGTCGGGCGTTCGTAGTCACTGAAAATTGTGTCCTCTGTTTTAAAATCGACGAGGCGAATTCCATGTACCTCCAATTTGCGCTTTAATAGGTCAAAGTCGACGAGGTATTCGGGTATGCGTTTGTTAATGGTTTCGACATATACATCGATTTGTTTCCCGAGATTACTATCGTCGTCGGTATCCGTCGCATAGTGGGTGTACTTTTTCTCCATTTGCCATATCACCTTCCCATTCATTTCTCCCCGGAGGACATTTGTATTATTCCCCACGAAATGGTCGTTGACGGCGTGACCATCTAAGGCGGTACCAATGAAATAACCATTCGGTGACAACATATTATTAACATTTGAACAGAAAGCATCCAAGGTCTCGGAACTTTCGAAAAAGTAGTGGATGGCGAATTGGCAACTTACCACATCGAACCCCTCATGCATTATGTCATGGAATGAGCGCAACAACATATTCGGTTCCTTGTGCTTGTCATCGTATCCCATACCGAATGCCAACTTAGTCAACTTCTTGAACTGGGGAGAAGCGATGTTGTCGATATATTCCGAAGTCCATTCTTTCCCACCATCCATGAGGAGGAAGATCATGCGTTGTTTTTCCGGGTCGATTCCCCTCCGGTTGCCCCGACTCTGAGCCTGGTGGTGCATCTCCACATTATTATAATACCTCTTGTATATGCCATGGTCGGTATTGAGTAAGTTATCCTCATTGTTGTCGATTCCCACCACCACTTTGAATCCCGCCTCCGCCCACTTCGGAAGGTCTCCACCCTGTCCACACCCAATGTCGAGTAACCGCATATTCTTTCCCTTGAAGAGATTGAGCAAGCTCTTGTTTTTCACCCAATAGTTATGAAAATCGAGCATGGGAACCGATAAACTGCGGGCCCGGGGTGTGCTTCTCGCATAGTAGACATCGTCGTCATCCCTCTTCACCAGGGGTTCGTCAAAAGGAATGGTGCCCATAAGTAGGTCTTTTTCGACAGGGTCGACGATGGACCGCCACACATTCACAACTGTGAAGTAATTGTTCGCCGTGTTCTCAATCCGGCGGTCGTTGCGAATATACAAATCAGTTTTGTCTCGTCTACTACGGATGGGAATCCATTTCCTATAGTCATTGGAACTTTTGGAATTATAGGTGAATTCAATGATTTCATTACTATGGAACTCTTCATTGGTTCCATTGATGCGAGGAAATTGTTCATCGGATCCAAGGGGCAAATAGGTTCCATCATAGAAACGATGCACATACTCACCACCATCTATACCGATGCCGATGCCCTTACTGTAGCTTCCTTTGGTGGTCGTTGCTAGTTTCCCCTGTTTTTTCTTCGTGGCCATGTCGACCACCATTTGATTATACACCTGACCAACATCGACTATTTCATCGAGGGTCCCTTTAAATGCCACATACAATTTCACATATACACACCGTTGTGTGACGCCGGGTTCCACTTCTAACATAATTACCTTACCTAGTTTAACAAATACATCGATACTGTTGTCTTCAGGTGGTTTCCATTTGAAGACCTTCGACCATGAACCGCCGAATGGTTTCATAGTTTTATCATCCTTGTATAATGCTCCCGGGGATAAATCATTGGGGGTATAAATTAACCCATCTGTGTTATATGACAATGCGGGTAGTCTATCTAGGACTCTTTTCGAACTCGCAAAAATATCGGTCCCATACTCGAAGGTTTTCACCACCGCCCGGAATCGACCTTTCCCTTGATTTCGGGATTTTGTCTTTTCAAGCACCATATTGTCTTTGTCTTTATCCGACGCCAAAATTGCCTGCAACTGCCCTAGGCGTGATGACATAGAATGGGTCACCCCCTGCTTGTCTTTATTGTCGCTCTCCCCCCGTTGTTTGATGAATTCCATTGAACGCACATCTTTACCATCGACGAAATATACATCGAAAGCGGCGAATAAGTTCAATTCGACACCGAGACGGCCCTTATTAATCAATTCGCCATCAATGATAGTTTTTTTATATTTACTATGCGTCATCCCGGTGTAAATCACATCCAATAGATTGTTAATCAAATACATTTTCCCATCCCCACTAATATACAAAATGTATCTTTCCCCATCCGCCTTATCTGTTACACAATAGTTATCTCGGATAGAGACAACATCGACATCCGGTGGCAACAGGTTCCGTTTCATGAGAGTTACTGGTTGATATTTTAGATAGTATTCCGATGGGTTCTCTATGATGTATTTGGGTTCCTTGTCTTTTAGAATCGGGTCTATTAGTGTTGCATATTCCTTGACAATGGTGTGCTTTTTGGAGCGTGGTAGGAGGTAATCGACGCCCGCATTCACTTTACAAAGAAGTTGCACAGTCTGTAACATTTCCCGCAATTCACTATCTACCCGGGCATTGCCCCGACTATTGGTTTTAAGCGGCAAATACTCAACCTCTACTTCGTAGTGTTCCTTCTCATTCAATACCCCTGATTTTATCATGGTAGGGGCATCTTTCTTCGAACTTCTTACCACTGTCAAGTCGACACGATGATTTTTGTTTTTATGTAAAAAGGAGTAGCGTTTTTTGTAACGGTAGTGTTTGTCGATGGACCGCATATGTCGAAGATATTTCACTCTATCGAATGTTCCATCGGTGTCCATCAACGTCTCCTCCCGCTTCAAATTCGCCCGGACATGGTAATCATCTAGCATTATGGGGCGCCTTTCTGGTATGGTTGTTTTTTTTGTGAAAGTGGTGTGTTTCATATTCACATCACCTGTCTTACAATACCCTAGGATACTCCCTTTGTCATTTAGGGACATACGAATATTAGTATGTTCACCGGTCGCTGTGCGAACATCCAGTTGCTCCCGTGAGGTTGTCTCCACGAGGGTAAAATCCTTACTTCGATACAACTGGGTCATGATACGATTGAACCCATCCACCCTCAATGTCGTTGCAGAGAGTATGAATTCGAATTCGTAGTTTTCATTCTTGGACGCATCTGTTACCCGCTCCAATAATGCGTCGAATATGGACTTTGTAATCTCCATCATTAATCAATTTAATTATCTAAAATATTATTTAAATTAAAATCAATTTTTCCCCCAATTCTTGGATGAGGAAGTCTTTACGACACCGTTGATTACCATTCATTGTAGATATACCATGCTCTTTGCAAATGTCTTGTATATCTGATATTTTCATTGTTTTCAACTGTCGCACATCATACCATGTTTTTAACCCAAATGATTGTTTGTATTGTTCGATAAAATTTGTTTTGTCATTGTCCATTCCATAGTGGTCTTCGAATTCATACAGTATCCTATCCCTATCCCGACAATGTCGAACTTTTATTACTAATGCATGGCACATTGAATTATTTGACATATTTGAGGTATTCTCGACCGTCTCTGTGGTGTCTGCCACCACATCGGCACCGAGGGGAGCGCTAAATTCGGTCGGGTGATAACAACGGTATAGGCGGTTAGACCAAGACACGACGAGGACCGGTCTATTCAACAAACTGCTCCAAAATGACATATACTCGTCGTCCATATAACTTAAGTCCTTCGAGGCGGGGTCGGCGTCGAGGTATTGCTCTATTCTTCTTCTTAGGGATTTATGTCTAGATGACAGACTCTTCAATAAGTTGGGGTACATATCGAGACACTTTTTCATTTCAAACGAAAATTCCCGAAGTCCCCTTGAAGTTGTTCCATTAGGAGTATGAGTATGCGTATGCGTATGCGTATGAGTATGATGTCTATCAGTAGATGCCATTCGACCACATTCCAGAATTGTAATGGGTGAAATGTAGTGCATGAAGGATAACACTAACGACATACTCGCTTCCTGTGTATCCATTAGCGATGTCTTAGAAGGTCCCTTCGCTGTCTCCTTCGCTGTCTCCTTCGCTGTCTCCTTCGCTGTCTCCTTCGCTGTCTCCTTCGCTGTCTCCTTCGCTGTCTCCTTCGCTGTCTCCATCGCTGTCTCCTTCGCTGTCTCCTTCGCTGTCTCCTTCGCTGTCTCCTTCGCTGTCCCCATGCATGCCTTATACTCGTTTTGGTTGAGTTTATTAGACTTATGTTCGGTAGTTTGTAGCACCTGACGGACATCCCCATGATGAGTATACTGATGCTGATTCTGATTCTGATTTTGATGCTGTTTCCGGATTGATTGGGTCATTTTATGGTCTACTGAATCAATGCTTTTAACCATACCCTGTAAATTAAACATCCGTTCCATTTCGATTGTTTCCGGTAATTCTGTCGATTGAACGAATTTATTTTCACAAATCTTTGTTAAAATTCGATGGTTCATTTTACCCATATTGGTGATGAAATTTGTTAACTCAATTGGTTGTATCCCCACCATTGTGAATGTAATTTATGTTATAACTATTATGGGTCGACGGATAATTACACACCGGGAAAATATGTTATAAATAATTATATACTTAGTAGACGTATAACAAATACATTAATATATACGATTAACATTTTAGTTTTAAAACATAATCGATGTAAAAAATGAAGTATATACAATTTAAGCATCCATTTCCAATTCATGGCATAAGTTTCGGTCATCTATAACAATATGTTTACTATATTTTTTTTTCGCAACTAGGAATTTGTTTTGGGACACCTTGCGGTTATTTAGTTTTTCTTTTTCAACCATCCATATCGTTGATTTTACTACATTCATGTCAACAGTTGGGGCATTCATTTTAATTACATGTTCACATTCTTCATATTGGTTCTTCGTTAAATTCGTATCAACATTTTCCACAGTTGATGCAATAGATGCTACAAATGGCTCGTGATTAGGTGATTGTTTTAAAAACATGGAATTAACCATTTGATGTTTATTTGTTGACTCCATGTCGACTATAATCTTAATGTAATTATTCAATTCCATTAGAATGTCGTTGTTTATTTCTTCGAGATTGAAAAAAAATCCATTACTATTTATAGTATGTTTAAGTCGATATTTTTTCAAAACTTCATGGTATATTCTATCATGATGTTTCACATCGAGTTGCTTTAAATTTTGTAGTATTTTTTCCCGGATTTTTTTGATATGGTCGGAAACTAATGACGTTGTAGCCATAATGACGATGTATATTTATCCATGGTTAATCTTTAATTAATTTAGTCTAATTTCGTCTCATTTAACCTCTAACCCCCTAAATCCCCCTCTAACCTCGCCCCAATATATACTACTAATCATTTACCATCACCACCACCATCATCTTCATCATCACCATCATCCTCGTCACCATCATCTTCATCATCATCATCTTCATCATCCTCGTCATCTGCATCATCTTCATCATCCACATCATCGTCATCATCATCGTCATCATCATCGTCATCATTATCGTCATCATTATCGTCGTCATCTTCATCATCCAAATCATCGTCACCATCTTTGTCACCATCTTCGTCACCATCTTCGTCACCATCTTCGTCACCATCTTCGTCACCATCTTCGTCTTCAACTTGGATTCCGTTTTCTTCCAATGCCATTTTAATGCCCTTTGTCTTCGTTGTGTTTTTCAAAATGGAAAGTTGTTTCAAATTTATGGTATTCGTGTCATTTTCTTTTGTTTTCCCCAATTCTCCAGGGGCACTTACATCGAAGTCTTCTTCATATACATCGTCTTCTTCAATTATTATATTGTCATCCTCGTTATTATCTACGTCGATTATCAATCCGGTATTGTCATTCGAAATGCCGATAATTCGACCAAATGCGGATATTACGGTATCATTGATTTCAAACTTTTTACCCACAATTTCCACATTTACATAGTCATCCCGCTTCAATGTATTCAAATTAACCGACGGATCCGAACAAATACTCAGACTATTTTTAGGCACAATGATGTCAATGATCTCTTTATATACATTGTCAATAATCGTCCCCGACGAACATCGTATCCCGAAGTTGTTACTATTCATCACCTTGCATTTTATAATACTTCCCTTAGTGGGATTACAGACCAATGCCTTAAATTTAACATGAAAATTGATGTATCCATGAAGTGTATGGGTTTCGACTATACCCATAGAAATTTGCATAACTTCAATACTATCATATTTGATATAACCATGTTTAGAACATTTACCTTCATTTTTATGGACTAGAAGCGCATGTATTTCCCGTTTATAATTTCCATTCAAGTATTTGGGGGATAATTTGACCTTTTCCAATAACAACGACGGGACGAAATTATCATAGTCCATCTTTGATATTATTATATCGTTATGTTTAAAAACTTTTAATTTTACGGATATTTATTTATAAATCATTTATTCAATTTTTAGTTTTACCTTTACCTTTATCTTTACCTTTACCTGTACCTTTATCTGTGCTATTTTTTATGGTTGTTTTTTTATCACTAACCTTCTTCATATTCATAAACTTAGAACTATATAATCTATGCACATACATAGGTCTCATAAATGCGTCTCCCCCCTCAAGTCGCAAAATATATTCATAAAGGCGGCATAGCATATCCTTTCTTGTTTTTTTCTTCCGGATTTCATCTGAGTTCACCACCTTCTTTTTATCGGCATTTGTAATGTAGTCATACATTAACTCTTTGGTTAATTTCGAGGTATTATCACATACGAGACCTGTAATGATGCGATTATCCTTATCATTGCGCCCCACCTCGTCGTCCGCCATTTTAAAGTGCGCATCCTTATTGCCGCTTTGATTCGTGGCCACATGCCCGAGAATTCGTATTTTATTATCAATAACTCGCTTAATGGTAGCATCTAGATGACCTCCTAATTCCTTTAAAAATCTCATATTGTTACCTCGTGTCATTTCATTTATCTTATTACCATCAATTTCCATGTATTTATTTTTGTAAATATCGAAATATTTCACCAATTTATCATCGTCATCGAAATAATACATCTTCGAGGACTGCATGCTCTTTAAAAGGTGTGGGTCACGAATAGTTCCACCGATTGATGTCAGATGCTTTACGAATTTATAGAGGGTCTTCTTATCAAAGATGTCGATTACCATTGACCATACAACCTCCTTATCTATTTCATGGTCTGCGTTAAGCATCGGTCGCAGTCTTTCTGTTAATTCCATAAAGCGTTTCTTTTTGAATACATATGTGACATTGTCCCCCTTCTTGAGGTCCGCACTCGTAACATTCTTTTCGATAATCCGCATCGTATTAACTCCCTTTATGATATTGTTTAATGATACTGAATGTGGTTTTTTGAATCTTTTAAGTAGTCGGGCGTTTACTGGAATGCGGAGGTCGGAAATGTGGGTTGGGTGGAATATATATTTATCCGAACGGTAAATAAGGCGACCCTCTATACCCTCCAATTTGAACCTCCGTTGTCGCTCCTTGGCCCGAACACCATCATTTCTTATCAAGTCGTCCAAAGTGTATTTTAACAGCAATGCTTTGCGACCATCATCTGTGTTTGGTACCAATGCTTTTTCAATTTCGTCGTATTTCATGAACAGTTTTCCATACAAATTCCAATGTTTCACAAACATTTTTTTTATTTTGCGCATCATATAGTACATATCTGTATCGATGATATTCGATATGAATAGCGGTTGTTCCCCTTTGTCGTCCACCGCCTTTGTGTATCGGGATGCGATATTTGTTTCTATGGAGTCGGTCATACTGCATTGAACCAAGCATTCTTTATAGTCACAGGTTTTCGATCCATCGACATCTCCCAAGATGTAGTTATTAACAATTTTCCCTTGTGAAGTCACTATTCGGCGGGTCATATTCAATTTATCTTTCGGGAAAGATAGAGCTTCACGGTTCAAGGCGCAATCAATCGCCCCCTCCTTCAATACCCGCTCCACTTGGGAAATTTCATATTGTTTCCGTTGAGCGATACGATACATTCGATAGTCGATGCTTTCCCTATCCACGAACTCAGAGGAAACACTCCGATTAAACATATTCACATGGTGATATACTGTCACATTCCATTTCGCATTATCTGCAAAGTCCCTATGACTATTATTACGGATGCCTCGACCGATTATCTGTTCCATACGACTAAGATTAAACCATGGTTCCATAATATGCACCTCTCTCACATTTTTAAAGTCGACACCTTCGGATACCTTCTGGGTCATCAATACAATTTTTACAACATCGCCATTCCTATTCGCCGAACTCCGCACCTTGTCGAGGTCCCGCTCAATGTTCCCCAACTTCGAGTCTCCCGAAAATATTACATATTTTCCTTTCCCCGCCACTTGTTTCGTATCTTTTAATATATTGGGGTCATTGTATCGACCATATCCCCTGCTTTCAAGGGCGAAGGCGAGCGGTAAAATGCCTGAAAAGATGTATCTTGAGTATATCAAAACAATCCCCTCGCTATTTTCAACATAATCGATGATACGCTTTATTTTCGGGGCATATTTTCCGATTGATTTTTCATCGAAAATCCGTTCAACATTATTTTTATACTCGAAGATGCGTCTTCTCGCATTTCCTCCCTCATTCGTATTTTGTTGCAAAATACTGAGTAAACCCTTCTTTCCCACCGAGAGTTTGGCATTCATCGCACCATTACTGGGAAAGTATATGTTGGATAATTGTATGCGAGTTTGAAAATCCTTATCTACCATTTCCTCGACATACTCCTCGACATCTTCCTCGACATCTTCCTCGACATCCTCCTCGACTTCCTCCTCGACATCCTCCTCGACATCCTCCTCTACATCTTCCTCGACATCTTCCTCGACATCTTCCTCGACATCCTCCTCGACATCCTCCTCGACATCTTCCTCGACATCCTCCTCGACATCCTCCTCGACATCCTCCTCGACATCTTCCACAACATTTGCCACAATACCATCGGTATTTTCTTCAGCGTTTTCATCGACATCCTCCTCGCCATCCACGTTATTATTGGTGGGATTGTCTTTATCTACTTCAGCGGTTCCTCCGTTTGAAACACTGGGGTTATCATTTGTATTATCTGACTTCTCCGACTTCTCCGACTTTTTCGATTTATCCGACTTTTTCGATTTATCCGACTTCTCCGACTTCTCCGACTTCTCCGACTTCTCCGACTTCTCCGACTTTTTAGACTTTTTCGATTTATCCGACTTCTCCGACTTCTCCGACTTCTCCGACTTCTCCGACTTTTTAGACTTTTTCGATTTATCCGACTTCTCCGACTTTTTCGATTTATCCGACTTTTTCGATTTATCAGACTTTTTCGATTTATCCGACTTCTCCGACTTCTCCGACTTCTCCGACTTCTCCGACTTCTCCGACTTTTTAGACTTTTTATTATTATCATTTCCATCATTAATCTCATTGGTCTCATTGTCCTCAATGATATCCGTTTTCTTCGACTTCTTCGACTTCTTCGATTTGTATTTCAAGGTTTTATATAATTCGAATTGTTCATCGCTAAATATACTAGCAACTAATGTTATTTTATCAACCTTGTAGATGTCATCTAATGTCTCACCATAAACATCCAATTTGGGATGATCCTTCAATGCCAATACATTTTTATCATCATTTATCGTCGGATCTAATCGTAATGGAAATGTGAAGGGATTTTCCCCCCGCATATAGGACACATAATTTGACGAGAAGTCGAGCAAAATCTTCCTGACATCCTCTTTAAGTTCCCCATCGGTGTCAAACATATCATTCCTATCGATGGCATATTGGTTCTGTCGATTTTCATTGCGGGACATCGTTTTCATGAACCATTCCATTTCCTTAACATCATCATACATCGGTGTTGCGGACAATAATAATAGTCGTACATTATCCGCATATTTCATGATATCATCTATCATACGAGGGATTTGCTTTGTCGATTTATCGTCCGTCGCTCTAATATTATGCACCTCATCGATGATAATGAGCCGATCCGAGAAATTCGATTTCAAATACGAAATATAACTCATTGATTTCCTGTCCATCTTTTTCTTCGTCATGGCAAACAATATTTTGTTAGCAAATTCGATATACCCAAAAAATAGATAGCGCTTCTTAATCAAATTAGCGACATCCTTCAAAACATCCTCTTGGTCTTTCTTTCGTTTATTCGGTGTATTTTTTTTGGTGTACCCCAATAGTTCAAGGTAATGGTTTCCAATGCACGAGTTTTCATTGTCCCCATTTTTTTTATACATAGTATGGTCGAATATCTCTCGTGTAAAATTAGACTCCAATGCGGAGGGTAAAATCACTATGCACTTCTTGAGACCAGTTTCGAACCGCAAAAAATTCTCCGCTATATGCACTGCCGCACATGTTTTCCCTACACCTACACCATGGAATAGTAACAAACTCATGTTCCTGGTATTCATCGACGTGAATTTTTTTAAGAATTTTTGGTTATCGGAAAGTTCGAAATCATGGTCATTTCCCCGGGGATTTCCAGCATCCCCATTATTCTCTTCAGTTCCATCATTCCCATCACCTCTAAGTTGCTGAGAGGGACGGGGCGATGATGTGTTCTGTGTTGGACCGGGTTCTTTAAATAGTGGGGTTGTCTCATTTAAGGTATATTCGATATGCTCATTCAAACGGTCTACAGTGTCAATTGACGTTCTTTTTTGTCGTATACTCTCTTTGTGAGTGATTAGGTCATTATGCAAGGCATCAAAATCAAGATGTGATGTCTTTGTATGCATATATTGCTTCAACAATTTATAGCCTTTTTGTTTCTTAAAGAAATCCATTATGTATTATATATCAAAAGGAAAGGATGAAAGGGATAGTTGTTTGTCGAATAGCAGTCCCCCCTCTCCAATGTATGAATACGGTTCCCTGCGAACGCCCCTTTTTATCTTATATGGATTTTAATTTTTTTCGAATTGTCTCATCAATCATACGAAACATTTCTATCTTTTCACAATAGCGGTCTCTAATTTTATCAATTACTTCCATTGAACTCATCCATTTCACATCTCGCACCTCTTTCATTTGATGTGCGTTATTTTCATTATATAATAAGGTGTCTTCCTTGTCCGACTTATTATAATCAATGTGCTTTGCCAAATAGAACACATTCCTATACCGAATTTTATTTATGCTCAAATACACCTCCTCATAATTTTTGTACACATCGATGAACTGCAAATTCCCGAGCGACAAACCACTTTCCTCTTCGAACTCCCGCTTAGCACATGTAAAGTCGTCCTCCCCCACTTTTCGCCGTCCCTTGGGAAACTCCCATTCCTGTTCCAAACGAACCTTTTGACATTGGTCGATAATGTAGTTTATATCGACGAATATGTGGGGTTTGTTCAGATCAATCGGTTTAATAATGTATCCATTCTTTATCATGTTGAATTTTTCCCTCGTAATTTTGTAATCGGTATTTCTCTTTTTATTGTCGATCCACAATGATGACCAAAGGTATTCGAAGGTATTTTGACGAATAAGTTCCCGCTCATGGTGGGTCATTCTCTCGAATAATTTAATGATATAATCCTTGTTTTCTATTTCATATTTACCACGAATGAATTCGACATAGCATAGAGTGTCTTTTCGTTGAATCATTAGGTACTTTATAGTGTCTATGTCAATTCCATTGATTTTGTAACAAATTATACCATAACTCGTTGTAGGAAAATTACAATATTTCGAGGTGTGCCCGTAAGTACCACAGTTTATACATTGGATGTCCTTCTTTTTTTGCTGCAACGATACTGTAGGTTTGTCTATATGTTTATATACCATGCTATTTAACCGACCTTTTGTAAATTTGTAATACAAATGTCATGTTTTAGTTTCTCAAAGATGATTGTTTTAAATATTATATTGACACTCCACATATTTGTGCCATGGTGGGGGGGGGGGAGATTATTCAACATCCATTTTATTTTTGTTGTAAATTAATAAAAAAAAGAAATATAATTACTATAACTATATTAAAAAATGAGACCTGATATATGGGGGAAGTATTTATGGATTTCGATGCACTTCATTGCCATGGAATATCCACATCGACCTACAAAACTTGACCGAGAAAATTACCGCACTTTCTTTGAGAAACTTCGAGATGTTATTCCGTGTGTTACATGTGCTAACAACTACGCCGACCACCTTATTAAATTTCCACTCGACGATAGGGTCCTCGATAATCGCATGAACCTTTTTAGATGGTCAGTCGATATGCATAATGAAGTAAATAAAATCACAAATAAAAAGACAGTGTCCTATGAAAAGGCGGTCGAAATATACACCAAGTCCTTAGTAGACCGAAATGACACAATCGGTGCTATGTTAAGTTCCCATGTACCTACAAAAGAAAGTCGTTATATTATCCAGGCGACCTTATTCGTGGTTTTCATCATCGCCATCTGTCTAACCATATATCGCATTAGGATTGCGTTCGGGTCCAAATGATGATGGATAATGTTCGATGGATAATGTTTGATGAATAATGTTTGATGGATAATGTTCGATGGGAATTTTTCGGGCGTTATTATACCAAATGATAAACAACTTTCTGTCCTATTCTGTTCTATTGTGTCCTATTCTGTCCTATTCTGTCCTATTCTGTCCTGTTCGTTTTTCTATCACACATTGTAGAACATTTTCAAAAAAACCTTTTTGTACCTCTTCAATGCGCCTTCTTTGTCACTCTTTTGTAACTTAAATTTAACCTTCACATCCCCTCGATTACCCAACGACCATGCGACGCCTCGATTTTTCAATGTAATAACCTCATTAATGTCGAAATACTCTGTCATTTTCAATTTATAAGGCAGGGGGTAAGTAGTGGGCGTCGATGAAAGATGTATATCCCTTTCAAAACCACACAATAGTTCTTCAATCTTTACGCCTTCAACGATATAGATGACCCCATCCGAATCCAATTTGAAATTACGAGGGGACATATGGTGGCGAAAAATTACCACGATTTTGGTGTTATGGACCCCTTTAGTGTCGTCTTCGAGTTCCACCTTGCTCCTATCTGCCTGTCCAGGTGGTACATTGAGTTCGTATTTACTCGATATAGGACATTTGCCCTTTCCACCACACACAGTGCATGATTTAGGCTTTCTCTTCAATTGAGCATTGCCCCCACAATGCATACACACGATCGGAAAGGGGATGGCATTCTGGATCCCTCGTCCATTACACGCCAAACAATTGATGATTTCGCCATATATTATACCTTCTCCCAGGCAATTTGAACATGTCTGCATATTTTCGACTGTGAGGATATGGGAACATCCATTTATTACATCATCCAATGACAATTTTACTTCGACCTGCTTTTCCGGTGTGGTGGTGTGGAATGGTCTCTGCCCCCTCCTATTCCCATCAACGCCCCTTTCGAACCCCTTGTCTGCCCCCCCCTGCGTTCTATCGCCTCCACATTCGTCAAAATGGAAAATCCCTGAAAGAAGTTCATTCAAATCCATGAAACACATGCCTTGTGCCATATCGACCTGGTCTCCATGCATCGCCATATGCATCCGCACGTTGAATGGCGGGGGGACCATCGTTTCTGGGTCGGGAACATTTCCGAAGTCGTCTAGGATATTGTCATCATACAGTTTTCGTTTACTTTCACATGATAATACAGCATAAGCTTCCTGTATTTTTTTGAAATGCTCCTCCTTCGTCTTATCGCCTTCGGACCGGTCGGGATGATATATCAACGCCTGTTTTTTGTAGTTCCGCTTAATGTCATCTATTGACGCTTTGGGTTTTAAATCGAGGATAGAATAATAGGATTTCAAATCTTCGCATCGATACATTTAGGTTAATGGACGACACTCACTATTTAAATAAGTTTGAACTAAAAGCAAAAAAACCTTGTTAATGCTTAATGAATGAACTAGTCGAATATTTATTGAAAATAAAATTATGGACCCCTACTCAATTTTAGGAGTACCCAATAACTGTGATCGAGAGACATTGCGGAAAAAATATAAAAAACTCGCCCTTGTGTCGCACCCTGATCGGGGTGGTAGTGAAGCCCTTTTCAAACTGATAAAAATTAGTTACCAAAAAATACACGAAGAAATCAAACTGCGGCAAATCGACAAGCAATTCAATGACCTTAAAATGGGGTTCGTCGAACACAAGCAACACATTGAAAAACCCCATAAAAATAAATATATGCCATCCCCGGCATCTCCTAGAAAGTCACCCGAGAATGGGGGAAAGGTGCCTTCCAAGGACTTCATTACACAATTTAATCGGGTCTTCGAAGACCATAAATTGAAAAATCCCGAGGACAATGGTTATGCTCATATGATGGTCCAATCATCATCGAAACGGCAGGACATTGACATAAAAAATACGATGGGAAAATTCAACATCGACCACTTCAATACATCATTCAATAGCATTTCCCTATCCAATAAACATCAAGTCGCTATTTACCGGGAACCCGAACCGGCCAGTCTGGCGAAGAACCTAGACTATTATGAGTTGGGGGTTGACCGAATAGTGGACTTTTCAGGAAAAAATGAAACATCCTCACAGGCACTCCGATACATGGACTACCATCGTGCACATAAAACTAATCGGTTAGTGGATCCTACCCAGGTCAAACGGCGTGCTGAATATAGTAGTATGCAGCATTTGGAAAAGCAGCGCAACAATGCCGATTTTCAAATGACCGACCATGAACGGATAGAACATTTAAAGCATTTGAAAAAGATGGAACAGGAAGAGCAAAAACGAACCAAGTTTTTACAAAACCAAGATTCCGCCATTTTCGATAATTATAACCGTGTCCATGATTTAATGATCGACTATCGCACCTAATAAGTATGGTGGTGTGGTGCGGGGAAGGTGCGGGGATGGTGTGGGGAAGATGGTTTAATACAATGATGGCGTGGGTGGATGTTTATGGGATAATACTAACCAACGACATATTTGAAATATCTATTTAAATAGTCTGGGTAGTTTCTTAACACAGATACCCTTAAAAATAGCACACACTTAGACCAATGTCGGTTGAAGATATCGATTTTCTATATCAAAATAGTATTACCGAGGACATCATCATACTAGTGGATAGTGCGAAACGTGATAGATTGGTGTGGCATGAACCGAACCGATTTCAAATCGACTTCGTCGAACCCTTCAAAATGGTATGTGGTGTGGATATATTAGACATTAACATACCTCGAACCATGTATTCTATCGAAGCACATAACAATGCATTGAATTTTAAAATAGGGGTCGGTGACGACTGGATGAACTTTAATGACTATACCCGCAAAGTGTGCGAAGTTCGAGACTATACTCTACAAGAATTGATTAATGAATTGAATGATAATACGGGGTCCCTATATGCCAATAATATCATTGTGGCGACAGGAACATCGTCGACCAATGACAGCAGAAAGTCCGTTCTCATATTCGCCAACTCCGATAACCCCCCGAACCCATTTATATTCGATATGCAAAATTCAACCATCTGGTCTATTTTGGGGTTCGACGAAGTGGCGACATCACATAGAGGCACCATATACACCAATTTCTCAAAGGTGTATCAATCCTCTAAAGCCACGGAAACAACATACACCATGAACCCATACCTTTTTGCGAGTGTGCCCGAAAATCTTCGGACCTATGAGGTCGATGTGTCAATGCCGGGAACACCCTCAAAGTTAGATTTCACTGCATCTCAGTCTTTGGTTCACGAAATAAAATTCCATGGTATCAATATCATCGACGACTTCACGGTCGATGACCAAATCATGTTCACCAATGCGTCCGAAGCGATTGGGGATGGTACCATCGAAGATAAATACAGTGGTTTTTTCATTCACGGTTTAGAAGTTGATGGTGAACCACCGAATGGTTCCAGTGTTTTCCCGCCTAACGCATCTCGGCAATTGACATTTAATACTACCGATGGGACGACCATGGTAATTCCAGTTACCCCTCCAACGGCGGTCCGTTTGAAGGTGTGTTTCTTCAAAGTCGAATTGCCCACGACCACGACCACAGGGGACGCAATAACCGAGGCATATGCTGCAATCCATAATTTTAACCCTGGGTCGGTTGTATCCACCACCACATCGTCCCTTCCTTCCAATATAACCAAATTACCCCCTGAATATTTCCTAGAATGGGACCATACAAATAACAAGTTCATCTTTGAGATCGGAGAAACTGACTATAACGACCACATATTCTCCATTGTACCGATCACCCCCTTCTCTAGAGTGGTGCATATATCTAGAATCGCATTCGACAAAACCGACTTCCATGCTCAGTTTCTCGATGGGAACCAAGTAGTGGTCGATGACTATTTGCAACGGTATCCTGGAGACTTCACCTCGGAGCAATTGGATAAATACATTGACGAGTTATATGGCGATATGACCCGATGTGCTTTAAAACTCAACCCCGATTTAACGAATGCGTCGGTATCGGTCCAAAACTCAACTATCTCCCCCGTCGAAACCATAGTTAATGTCGGGTCATTGTCGGTAAAGTATCATATATCCTACATTGACCGTTTCAACCTCGAGGCCCCGGGTTTGGTAAAACTAATGGGGGAACGATATGTTACCGTCCATTGTGACAACATCGAAAATCATCTACGGGGTAGCAAGATGTTCAATGACTATTCCCCGGGGCTCGCCTTGGTAAATTTGGGGGTCGTCGGATACTCTCAGCAACGCATGGACTTCTATAGTGTGAAATACAAGAGGTTCCATCCAATCGGTAAATTAAATAATTTGCAATTCACTGTAAAAAGAAGTGGAGACCAATTATATGATCTGAAAGGGGTCAATTGGCATATGCTAATGTCTATAAAATATTATGTTCCCCGTATGGGTACCAATTTTAGAAAGTCGTCATTAAACCCCAACTACAACTTCGATTTTATGAAATATGCGAATAAATACATTAACAAATACACGAAACAAGTAATATCCCAACGGAAACGATATAATAATTTAGGTGGAGGATACATACGAGATGGTGCTACACTGGGGCGGCACGACACCGAAGGGCACGACACCGAAGGGCACGACACCGAAGGGCACGACACCGAAGGGCACGACACCGAAGGGCACGACACCGAAGGGCACGACACCGAAGGGCACGACACCGAAGGGCACGACACCGAAGGGCACGACACCGAAGGGCACGACACCGAAGGGCACGACACCGAAGGGCACGACAGCGATGATAGCGATACCAATGGTGTGTCTTTTATAGATTCCATTCCAATGCCGTATCTTCAAGCGGAACATAAATTGCGACGGATCATGGAATCGGAAAATAAAATGGACGGTCGTCCCATTTATGGCAATTTCAATGATGACGAAACGGAAGGGGATACCGAAGACGATACTGAAGACGATACTGAAGACGACACCTGATACGACACCTGATACAGCACCTGATACGACACCTGATACGACACCTGATACAGCACCTGATACGACACCTGATACGACACCTAATACAGCACCTGATACGACACCTGATACGACACCTGATACAGCACCTGATACGACACCTGATACGACACCTAAAACGAATTTGTGTTTTTGAAAAGATTGTCAAAATAGTTATGAGATGTGAAAATTAAAGTTAAATTTAAAAGGGGGCGAACATCTCCCCATCGAATGCTTCAATAACTTGTGAGTATGAAGAGGGGACCGCCATCCCACTGTCTTGGGTCTTCATCCCAGTCGGGACGGACATTCCTGGTGTCGACGAAATCGAAGTGGAGCTGGGGGGGCGGTTAATTTTAGGAACGACATTAGTCGGTGGAGAAACTTCGTCGTCTACCATACCAACCGAAAGCATTTCATCGTCCACCGCTTGCATCATGGGGTCCATTTGGTCAAAAGTCAATTGCTCGAGAAGTTGGTTCGGCACAGTGGTCGCCTTAGTGTTATTGGATAGAATTTTCTTCATATCGAACATCTCCTGCATAAAATTCTCCCGATAACGAATACCCCCTCCGAATGAGGAAATTAAAGTTAAGGTAATTAACAGAGTACAAAATGTCCAAAAAATTGCTGCTTGCATTATATAAATAGTTCAGTTTTGTATTTGTTATTAGTTTAGAAAATATTTTATACATGTTGTCTCGAATATACTCTATCAAATAAAATTGGTGTATTTCTCCCAATGTCCCAATGTCCCAATGTCCCAATGTCCCAATGTCTCAATATCCCACTTAAAGAATAACACCCAATCGCTAATCCCCTGGGCGATAGTAGAGTATTTTCTTTTTCTTATCCCATATCGACTTCTTCACAGCGGTCTGTCCCATTTTGTTTCCATAGCAATCCGTTGTGAATGTTTTGAATATGGTACCTTCATCGTTATTCATGAATGTCTCACTCAATTTTAGGAGGGTCAATTTGTCGACCTTCGACGCATATACCGACCTCCTCGGATAGATCACTGTTTTTAAATATATGATGTAATACATGAAAAATATAGAACACACATAAGAAGGTTGTGGCATGGGATTTGCAACATGTTTAGAAATGTTGGTGGATTTAGAATTAGAAATGGTTCCCGGAACAATCGAATAGCAGTTGTCGGACGCATCGTATATTGTGGCCACTTTTACATAATCCTTCGAAACAGGTAGTTTAACCCACACTTGACATTTTCTCGGTAGGAATATGCTGAATTCCTCGAAGCACTCCATCTTCGTTAATATGCGCTTATTTCTCCTCTTTAACATCTTAATGAGGTCCTTAGCGGTTTTATTCATTGTGGTCGACAAAAACCTCAATCTTTTCACCGAGTCAACATAAACAGCACAGTCCATGTGCTTTTTCAAGTAATGGTAGGTCGCCTCGCCTCCGATATACACCAGACTGTTATTAGCGACGAATCGGCGTACAATCATTTCGATGGGTTCGAACTCCATCGGTAGCAGGTCATCCGAGAACACATCATCACTATCCCCTTTAAATGTCTTTGAGATCCGCAATGTCAGTGGATACGCCCGCTCCAACAATAGGAGTCTCCGATAGACCTTCGACCACCGAAATGCCGAACTAATGGGCATGCATAGTTCCTTATACGCCATTGCCTTTAAAAAATTCACAGGTGATACTGGTAATTTGCGTCCCCGAACCGATACTTTTTTAGCACCCCGCAACAATATTCGGTGTGCTGATGTAGGAACCTCAGTTACATCGGCGACACTTTCGAAATTGCTATATACTTTGTAGGTTCCCTCGTGCAACGCATTCTTCACTTCGGTGTATTTGTACCCTTGGGAATACAACTCATCCGCAATCTCTTTCGCCAATGTTCCCGCATCCGGGTGGAAGAAATCGTAGTCGGGAATTTCGTATGGACCATAAAATTTAAGGTCGGAGGGTAATAGGAAATTGAGGGCCGTGCCCCCATAAAGCAATCCCTTCCGTCGCATTATGAAATTCTCCACCACCTCGAGGATAGGTTTGATGTTCTTCAATTTCTCCTTTTGTTTAACTTCCTCCAACTGGTTATACACATCATCCGGTTCTTCGAGCGACTTTTCAATGTAATCATAAATATTTTCGACAGTCGTTATGGAATCAGACAGCAATGACGCATCCAAAAAACTCATTTTATAAAAGTTGGAGCGATTATTGAATTATTACCAACTTTATTTACAATACACATAAAATATTTAATCGACCCCCTTGTATTTTTTATTTGTTTAATTATTATAAACCAAACATGGCTTCCCCCAATCTATTCGGTACTGATTTATTTCAAGCATATGAACAATTTTCGGGCCCGTCTGCTTATGGTGGAACAATGCATTCAGGTGATACCTTATACACCACGGATACTCCCCCTCCGACCATGCCATCAAGTCATCCCAGTGTTCAACAGGCGTCGATGCCCTCTACCGATGTAGTTTCAACGGCAATTCCCTCGGCGGACACTATGTCGATGACGAACCCTGCGTCGATGACGAACCCTGCGTCGATCACGAACCCAACTTCGATCACGAACCGTTCAACACCACTATACGACTCCGGGACCATCTACAATGAAATGACTATGAATCAACAACTAGCGGTGCTAAAGAACGAACTTCAACGGCAAAAGGATATAAACAAACTAGGTAATCGGGATTTTCAAGAAAGCATCGTTGACCGGTTTGTTTCAAAAAAAAAAGAAGTATTCAAGTTGGTCACGATGTCGATGACAATTTTATTAGCCATTAGTATTCACTTTGTGCTCAACGACTTGATCCGAAATTACATTGTTAACAACAACTTCACCGACAATCAGGAACTAACTACGAAGGTCGCCTATCCACTCACTATCCTTCTCGTGATATGGATGTTCAAGGTATTCAACCGATAAAAACCAATGCTTATTAACCATATGGTTTAGACTAACATAATCTAGCAACCTATTAACAACCTCTTAATAACCTCTTAGCATCCTCTTAGCATCCTAATAGCAACCTCTTGGCATCCTAATAGCAACCTCTTGGCATCCTAACAGCAACCTCTTGGCATCCTAATAGCATCCTAATAGCATCCTAATAGCATCCTCTTAGCATCCTCTTAGCATCCTCTTAACAACCTCTTAACAACCTCTTAGCATCGGTTAGTTATTTAAACTATGAAGCGGCGCTTCATGGTGGTGGTTGAGGGGGGGTCTTCTCTTCTTCCTTTCGGACCACCACCCATAATTTTGTGTGGGTCATGGAAATTTTCAGAATTATCGATTGATGACGATTTTGATGTCGACATGTTACGCAATAAAGATGCTTCGAGGAGCGCCACTCGGTTCCCCAACTCCTTCAACTTACCATAGTATTTTTCTAGTTTGTTTGAATTGGTCAGGTTTTCGTAAATCTTCATATTGTTGTTGGTATCTTCCATTTTGAAAGTCGAATCGGGTATAAGTAATGGGTTATTTGTATTCTTTATATTATAATGAGCGTTTATTTCTACAATAATTTTAAGTAAATATGGATTTCTTAGTAGATGTTTTACTAATTGTCGCCTCTATTGTTATCATAATTGCATTGATAGTAATTATTTTAATATATATCATATTAATTTGTTTTCCTGTTAGTGCATTTGAACACATTAATTCAACACCTTATGTCGATGGTAATCCGGTGTATATATCCATGTTATCAATTTTAATATTCATCTTCTTCATAATCCTCAGTGGTTCAGGTGTTTATTTTAGAATAATGAGGAATTTTAATGCGGTTTATGATCCGAGCAATAGCGCAATTGACCCCAAAAAGAGGGCTAATATTATTGAGTTTATGAATAAACAAATCTATCTTTACCCCTTTTATGTTTACATTTTCATGTTCGTATTGACTTTCCTATACATCACATTCTACATCTTATCAACATCAGTTTTGATAAAGATAATCACATTATACAAAACAAATATCGAAATAAAATGCACACACAATTTGAGTTATATAATATACATTATCATCGTGTCGATGTTCATCGTAATACCCATCCACCACTTGACATTGCTTTGTTACCGAATGATAAAGAAGCGCCCAACTACCATTGAAAAGATTAAAAAAGAATTTAGCACATTTTCCATCGTTACTATATTAATTATCACCACTACTACTATCTTACTAGGCACAAGGGATTTCTATGGAATGAACCACGCATTCGATATACGTCCAGCGGTGAATGGTAATTGTTTGAGCTCGACATTGGATATGAACACCATATTGTTTTTGGTGTCACTGCTATTTGCGGCGGCAAGTATCAATAAGCTTACCCGTACTCAAAACAATTTCAGAGAGCACAAAAAAGATGAACAACTTAAACCAAGTTGTTTTCAAAAAGATGAATGAGTGCATGATATTCCATGACTCAAAAAGTTTTTGCACCGAGACCATATTAGGACTAACTATGATAAGTAATGCTAATGTAATAACAGACATCATTAAAATGTCACACAGTACATGATTCATCACATTTAATGTTCTCGGAGGCGATAATTTGAAAATTTTAAAAAATGAGTGGATGATTAGCATGAATGGATAGGTTATTAAAATGAATAGTTTGTCGTTTTGTTCTCGTTTCCTCCCTTGACTCTTCGATTCATAATACAATGCTTTTCCCACTAAGAATAGGATGAATAAGGTCAATATGGTATCTTGAATGTCAAATGCGTGGTATTCATAATGTGAAGGTGGAGAAATGGAGGGTGATGTGTATAGACTATCGGTGTCCATCACTATCGAAGTTTGATTAGAGGTAAGTGTGGGTATGTGTTCTATATAGTTCTTGATATAATTAATCGCATGTCAATTCATATCCATGAATTTGATATCCATGAATTCATTCGGTATTGTCACAAAGCATAATAGTGTGAAAAAAATATACAATCGCACAAACCACATGTATTCCAATAAGCAAATCAATTAAACACATTCTCCCTAATCCGAGAAGTTGACGACCGATTAAGGTACTCGGTCTAAGGGTTGCCGTAGTTTTATTTTTTTGCTTGGAATCGGGTTGCCGGGTCGAATTCTTGGAACAAGACGATATCAGTCCACCGGAAAGTGCAGCATTGCCTCCCTTCTTTTCGTATTTTGCTACATAGGTGACCATCATAGTCGCTACGATGTGTAAAAGTATACCAACGAGGTAGATAACTTCAATGATGGGGAAACTATCCGTGTCCTCCACCAACTTTTGCTTTAAATGCTTTATAAATAAAATAATGGAACCGAAGACTATGGATATGAATATGAAATAATGTCGAGGGCGGTCGTAGGTGATTGTATAGCGACTGATTAGCACCACATACGATAAATAAAGACCACCAATGATAATATGCATGGCGCATATTATGGTCAAAATATCGATGGTATCCGGGTTTACGAATGTTTGGACCATTATGTAGTAGATGCCGGTAATTCCCACCATGGTAATCGACCGCCATACAACGGATAATTTGTCCCGGTACTTACTATTTTTTGTGGAGTTGTTGTAAATGTCATTTATTTGATTTTGGAAATAGTCAATGGCTAACCCGATAATTATTATACCAAATGTAAAACATATAAAAACAAGTAAAATAAATAAAGGGTTCTTTGATTTATTCCAAATTTCCTGTCCGAAAGAATATGTATAGTTACTAACGATATTCGACATAATATATAGTGTTATTATATATAGTGTATTATATATAGTGTATTATCATAATGTAATTATTTTTCAAATTTCAAATTTCAAATTTCAAATTTCAAATTTCAAATTTCAAATTTGGGGCATAAATGTTGTAAATACCAATACGAACACTATTATAATAATGTTGCTGACAAATATCAATTCTTCGTAGTCCGACAGATGCTTTAACGCCAACTTTATATTTTTCCTCGAATTTTTTACCTGTAATTTAAAGGTGTGCAATATTAACAAAGTCGTTTTCATTAGTAACATCATTAACAATATGAATAAACTAATGATAAGAACCCCTTCCTTGAATATCGCAGATATTCGTATATTCTTTAAAGAATCATTGAATAATAAATACAGTGGTAATTTCAGTTTATTCTCCAAAATGATGCGGTAGTGATTAAAGATGGTCCCGAGGAAAATGGCGAAAAACACGATGGAAGCGAAAAGATACACCAATATCAATATAATGTGCTTAAAATTAATGTTTTTATTCCGCATTTTGTAATGCACTTGTTGATTGACGAATGTGATTAGTTTGTATATGCATAGTGTTATCAAAAGCAGTATAACACAATAATTAGCCAAGTCTATGCGGGTCAATGTATACACATCGCCAGTTTCCGTGGTACCAATTTTCCAATTAATTATATAGATGAGGGTGAATAATAAGGTTGCTACGAATATTCCCATTTGAATAATATCGAATATTGAATCTATTATTTGTAGATGTTTCGGCATTTTATTCAAGGTTATGCTTTCGGGTTTGCTATCAGGTTGTTCGGTATGCACATCCATCGGGAAGTAAATGGTCCCGAGTATTATTTTATTATATCAATCTAATATAAAATCATACGGATCGGAGCATATTTAGTAAAATGATTATTGACGACCCCATGTTTATACTATATGGCTTCAAAGCGATTAGGATTTCCCTATCGTATGTATCAGTAACAATTACAGCAAATTACATGGCGCAAGTCTATATGGATAAGGTGTTAATAAATCAAGAGAACCCTCAACATTTGTCGAATTTCGTGTTGATGTTTTGTGTTATCGATGCTATCATCTTCGCCCTCTTATTGGGGTTGGTGTATCTCGCCTCCACTCTATTCTCGAAAACAGAGGGCAATAGCAATGAAGGGGAAACTATGTTCACGACTGCACTACCCATGCTCATTAAAGATTATTTAGGTTATATTTTGGTAACAGGGGCATCCGGATACATAATTACCATGTCTATGTATAAGAAGAAGTTCTTCATGTATAAAGATGATGGATTACGGGGTATTCGAGCACTTAAAGAAATTATGTTCAATCTATGCATATTGCATGGTCTAATTCCCTATAACTTACTATCATTGTCTGCATCCACTTCTCAAAAAAAAAATCCTCAATGAATAGTGTTGGAAATACTAATAGACGCTAATAGACACTAATCGATACTAATCGATACTAATCGACACTAATCGACACTAATATACACTAATAGACATCACTAAATGAATTTAAAACTACACTGGGATATAATATTAAGTATTGTGGTTTATAGCTAGATAATATCTTATCCAAGGATATATCGACAATAATATCATGAACCAAAATGTTGGGCGGCAAATACATTGTATAGAACTTACCAACGAAGACCAATCATTCGATGGGGAAATCGACTCGGACCTTAAATTGAAACCCCATCAACTAACCCTTTTGCATAAATGTGTCGAACACGAAAACAATGCTTTACGCATTGACGACGATGAACTCATATCGGAAAAATATGCGAATGTGAAAACCGACATCGGGATCCTCGGTGATAAAGTAGGAAGTGGTAAATCATTCGTAATTTTAGCGTTGCTATTGGTGAATGATACTCCTAAAATAAATTATACATCGAGTTCATCATATGGTAATGGCCATGTGGTAATGCAAATGCGGAACAAAAACATCATCGACAAACCAATTAATATTATTGTGGTGCCGCATATTTTAATCAATCAATGGTCCAATTACATCAAGATGTTCTCTAAAAATTTCAAAATGTATATCATCAATAAGAAGCGGAGTTTAGAAAATATAAAGGTAGAGGTCGATAAAAATGACATATTTTTGGTGACTGGAACATTTTATCGTCATGTATGTGGGGTGTTTTACATGAATAACTGGCGGGCGAAACGGTTGGTTTTTGATGAAGTCGACTCCATGAATACACCCGCCTCACATTTCATGGCATCTCGTTTCTACTGGTTAGTTACTGCTTCTTATAAAAATTTATTATTTCCGACCCATCAAATACACTATGACCGCCGGAACATCAGTAATTCCTACATTATATCAAATGGTATATTGAATAACATCTTCATTAAAAACCTTTTCACGAATATGACGAAATCCATGGGAGTGGGGGCGGCGGAAATCAGGGTTTTGGATCGCATGATCGTGAAAAATGCCGACCACTACATTGAACAATCATTTAATTTACCCCCTCCCGAGGTTCACACCATTCACTGTCGGTCTCCCGTCGAAGTCAATGTGTTATCCGGTGTGGTGAGCAATGATATCATAAATAGTCTGAATGCCGGGGATTTCGAGAGCGCCATAGGATACATAAACCCATACAATGTCGACACCGAGGAGAATATTATTACCCAAGCGCTCTCCGACTTAACGAAGCACCTTAACAATGTCGAGATACGGTTGAGCGCAGCGCAACAACTAACTTACAATACCGAGGAACAACGAACGAATACGATCAACCGTATTATTATCGAAAAGACCAATCTTGAAGAAAAAATACAATTAATGAAGACTCGCATAAATGAAAACCAATTGTGTATTATATGTTATAGCGAACCCAATAATAAAGCAATATCGAAATGCTGCAAGAACAGTTTCTGCTTCAAATGCATTTCAACCTGGTTATTGCGAAATAGTTGTTGTCCCTTGTGTAAAAGCAATATGAACATTGAAGAGGACTTTTATATTGTTCATCCTAGAGAAGATGACAATGGTAACCTTCATAGTCATCAATCTAATTTACAACGAGTGATGCACACGATACCGAGTAATGATGAAACCACGAAGAACCTTAATAAATTTCAAAATTTAGAGCGTCTCGTCAATTGCCGAAAGAGTTCGTCGAAGTTTCTCATCTTCTCCGATTTCGAACAAAGTTTCCACAATATGTATCCATATTTGGACAAAAGCGAACTGCGTTACGCACACATTAAGGGTAACTCAGTGCATAACACCATCGCAAAATACCGAGGAAGCGAGTTGGACGCCTTGCTCGTGAATTCAAAGAACTATGGTAGTGGTCTTAATTTGGAGAATACCACCGACCTCGTTCTCTTCCATAAATTTGAAAGCCAGTTGGAGAAACAGGTTATTGGTCGAGCCCAACGACCAGGAAGGACCACCCCCCTCCGCATTTGGTACTTCGTAAACGACAATGAATTGTGAGAGAGTTCGATAAATAATATATATTATTTTTAATAAATCGTTTTATTGTAAAACATAGTGGTCCTAGTCCATCCCCCAAAATTCCTATTCTCGACTTATCTTTTATAAATTTATAAAATAACGAGGAACGGTGCTAAGACGAAATACAATAATGCCCGATATTATTGAAATCGATAATACGAGAACCTCATGGATACAATTAAGTATCATTTTAACTATTGTGTGCATGGTGTTTTACATGCTTACGATGGATAATAAAGTGCGGTCCTTCGAGAAGGAGGTATTCGATGAGATATACCTCATTAACCTGGACCGCCGTCGAGACCGTCTCGTGCAGTTTATGCGAAACTATAACAACTCGGACATGAAGACATACTCGATTAACAAGTTTAATGCCATCGATGGGTCCAAAATCGACAATGAGACTGTTCCGATTACCGAGTTGGCGCTCTTAGAAATGAAGCAATTGGAAACGACCGGGTTTCGATACAAACACTATCAATTGACGAAGGGTGCAATTGGTTGTTATTTGAGTCATATCAAAGTATGGGAGAACATCATGCACAACAATCATAATGTGTCACTAATTTTCGAAGATGACGCCCGACCACCTCCAAATTTCCATAGAATAATCAATAATTATATTAAAATCATCCCAGATGACTGGGACATTATACTATTGGGAAAGGTGTGCAATGAATGTGAAGACCGTGGAGATTATTATAAAGTAAAGCGATTTATCCTCCTCCATTCCTATCTCATTACCCGGAAGGCGATTGAGAAAATCGTTCGTACCGACACCCTATTTCCAATTAGTCAGCAACTCGATTCGTATTTGAGTGAGTTAAGCGACATTTTGAATATATATGCGGTAAAAAAGGATGTAGTGCGACAGGCGATAACCCGCACCGACATTCAAGCTCCCCTAATTAAAAGTTCGAAGAACAACGACCGGTCAAAGATCGTTGTACCGAGGTAAAAGGGCGAATTGAGTGGAATAATTAGACGTCGATTTGTTTGCTGCATGATTGGATTGATTGGACTTTTTCAACAGGTGCGACAAAGGTGCGACAAAGGTGCGATGGATTGTAATTGTTTTAAATGAGCGTTAATATTGTGTAGTAAAACATTATAATAACATTAAGAACCGCTTTCATTAAAAAACATGGCAGAGAATGGTGAAACATCCATAGACATGACCGATAAAAAATATACATATGTTGACCGGAATGACTATTTGACCCTTTTCGATGATGTCGATGCCGACTACAATCATACCAAACGGGGCAAGGTATTGCGATTTTTTTTTGAATTTAGTAGAGGGTTCCGGAACACAGTAATGTTCTATGTAAATTACCATACTATCATAAACTTCTTGTTAATATTTTTTGCCATATGCATGATATTGTATTTTATGGTTAAAGTCGTGATGATTAGAGATTGGCAGTATATAGCATCATTATTGAACACCTATAAGAATTATTTTGTGAAATTTTCATTCGGTATCGTGTTTCTCGTCGTCATGGTCTTATTCGATAACAAATACGACTTTCCCCTTTTCAGATAATTGTAAAACGCATTTGAAGCCCATTTGAAGCCCATTTGAAGCCCATTTGAAGCCCATTTGAAGCCCATTTGAAGCCCATTTGAAGCCCATGTATTGATTAAGTTTTTTTATTTTGTCTATTTAATATCAAGTGCTATATACTAAAATACACACAATAAATTACAATAAAATTCTCATCATAAATTAAATTATTCCCTAATTGGTCGACAAATAATACCATGGACATTATATTGGTCGGTTTATTGTGCGTATTGGGTGTGTTATTAGGTTTCGTCGTCATCGCTATTTTGATGCACCGTCACACTACCAAATTAGATGCACTTAAACAACGCATTGACACATTAGAGATGGATTTTTCAGGACATATCGATACACAAAAAAAAGTGATGAAAAATTTAATCGACTCGATTAATTACAATGACACTGTGGCGAATATCAAGAATCACAATATTCAACATTACATGTCGAATATTGCGAACGACTCAAATGAAAAAATGATAGCACTTGATTCTAAAATGCATGCCATTAAAGATACGACCAATTCAAATTTCCACATCATGGATGACAATATAAAAAACAATGTATCGGACTTATATTCAAAAACAACTAATTTAGATAACAAACACCAAACCATGGAAAACAATACATCGAACCGGTTCGATGCGATCGAAAATAACAAGTTGAATCAAAAAGACTTTAATGAGTTTCAAATGGGAGAGTTCGAAGATCATAGAAAACTATTGGCGGAACATGTTCAAACTGTCGGCATAATGGCATCGAATCAGAAAAACTACTGTAATCGCCCTGAGTCTAGCAACCATCCCCAACTACCCCCTAGAAACAACCCCAACATATTCCGCAGATTAGACCGCAATAGAGCAATAGAGACCGCAACCGCATAACCCGAATTAGAGAATATACAATCCCGAATAAATTTAGATGGTAGTAAGTTTGTATAACTCAATAAATTTGTCTTGAAACAAATTTTACTATATGAAAAATCTTATTCTATTGTAGATTTATCAAAAGAAAAAATGTATGTATTAATATAAAAAGTTAAATTCATTTTGAAAATGGGAGCGTTAGTCCTAACGATGTTAGCATTAGTCATTATTATTTTCATTATTATCTTGGTGATTTATGTCGTCGCCAAAAGTGACAATGATAAGTGTACCCTCGAAAGGAATAAAAATATGAGTATATGGGATGTTAATTCCTATTTTAAGTGCACTGATACAGAAGATGTTTAACATAAATAATAATTCAATCCCATATAACGATGCAATTATACACTAATGTAATGATGTAATATAGTTTTTTTTATATTTCGATGTATCGAAATATTAATGATATTCGAAATGATGTGGGAGAAAATGCCATAAAAACTTAATGTTTTGTATTTGTATATAATAAAAATGCTTTTCAAATTAATCAAATATATTTTATTTGTCGTGTTTATGGTCTTGGTCTTTCTCGGAATTTCAAGTGTATATAAACCCCTCAAAAAAAAATTGGAGTCATTCGATGAGAATGAGAATGATAATAGTAAGGATACTAAGAAGGTGAAGGCTGCTATAACCATGTTCCCCACGCCAAACATTAAGGATAATGACGATAATGGACCGTCTAATACAATTTCAAATGAGTTGTCTAAAATGAAGCAATTTACAACCGACCTATTACAAACTGCGACGAAACTCAACCAACTCGTAGAACAATTTAATGCGTCGAGTTTGCACACCTCGATGCAAAAACAGGTCGATGATGAATCGGTTGATGTATACGACCAATACGACTACGACATCGATGTGAAGAAAAAGAAAATTACACCGAAGCGCAGTAATGCGGTAAATGAAGATGTAGACGGAGAAGTGGATGATGTCGCTGGGGATGTCGCTGGGGATGTCGCTGGGGATGTCGCAGGGGATGTCGCTGGGGATGTCGATGACGATGATAGCGAGGTTAAACATACACATAAACATGGTGCTAAGACTTCTACTTATAATGGGGGGGTCGCATTGCATGATGGTAATGGAACGGATGGAGACGATAGCGATTATGAGGATAATGGCCGAATTGACTATACCAGCATGAATTCAAACCGGGGGCGTCGTAGCACACGGAATGGTGGTGTAAAGGGGATGCTTCAGGCGGAAGAAACATTCAATATGAATATGAAAAAACAAAATAGTCGGTCTCGGAACCATAAATATAACGACTTTTATGGGGATGATAATGATGAAGCTCATGGTGATGATGATACCCATACAACGAATACCAAATTACACGAGAATTTCACATGTGGATATGATGGGATAACATCCCCAACCTGTTTAAATTGCCTATCGGTGGTATAGTAACACCATCGCATTCGCCCATCCAGTTGTAACCAATTAATCGCCATCCGGGCAAATATGGGGTGTACTAACTATTTAAAATCAAGGCGTCGGGGCGGCGTTCATTCGGTTCCACGAAGGAGATGCCGAGGAAGTCGAAAATGTCCTTTTCAACTTTACACTTGACCACGGTCTCTTTCTTGCCTTCCTTTTTAGTCGCATTCTCCACATGCTCTGTATCAACTTTAAATAAACCACATTCATTCAATAAATATCCTTTCTGTTTAGCTAGTTCTCGCATTTTGACATTGAAATCACCATTCCCTGTAAAATACAATAACATGAATGGAAGTTCGTCCGGTGTCGTTAGGATGATATCGAGGCGCCGATGGACCTTTTTACCAGGTAATTTGCACATTCCCATAAATTTTTTTTTACCTAATGCGAACACCCCATTCTTTTGAACATACCCCTCCATTTGAAAGTTCTCAACAATAAATTTGCATAGATCAGGTTCCAATGTGGGATTATGAGGACATACTAATACATCAATGTCCCCACTAGTAGCCTCTCCTCGTCGATAACTACCAGTGATAATACAATTGATTTCCCCCCCGAGTGTTTCTTCAAGGCGTCGCATTGAATCCAACACGAAATGATTATGTTCGTGCATTTCATCCCTCGGTATCCGTTGTATGATATCATCGTGGAAATGGACCCCCTTTCTTTGTAAATTGTTTAGCAACTGGAGATTTTGTTTTAAATCGTCGATGGTTCGTATGTTATGCACAGTCACGAGTTCGACTGCCTTCGATGCCCCAATGTTATGGATTGTCGCCAAATTATGGATGCTATCGAGATCCCCGGATGCGACCACCTCACACACATCGGGTAGGTCTCGACCATTTTCGATTATCCACGATATTTTATCAAGGATACCACCCTTTCCGACACCGATGCCGGAAATGTCATCCATCGACTGAATTCGGAAATCCGGGTTCAGAACACGATAATTTCTCAATTTATCCAATGTCATGTGGTATGCCTTTGATTTCCAGGTGTTTTTTGTAATATATTTATGGTGTTCGTATAATGTTTTCAAGTTATATGCGATTTTGTCGTAGAAATCCGCCATATTTCTTTGGAGTAGGTCTGCAATTTATCTTCAAGGTCGACACACTTGAACTTTAATTTCGAGGAGTTGCCCTTCGAAATTTGATATTGTAGGAACGCATACAATCTATCCAAGTCCAATTTCTTTAAATCAATCAATTTTTTCCAAGAGTACTTTGTTAGGGAATAGAATTCAACACCGCTATGGTCTTCGAAGCACTCTACCAGACATTCCACAATAGTAACCAAGGTGTGGTGAGTAAGATTTGAGGTATCCGCTAAACTAATCAGTGCACGACAAAAGTCATTCATTTCAATATCCAACATACTTGCGATCACATTGTGCTGGAAAATATACATCATGCTCTTCACTTTCGAAATGGTTTCCCCCTTCTTTTTCACTCTATTACAAAATACATCGTAGGACTCATTCGGAATGTCGTCGATGTCGTAAGTATCCACCCGCATCAATGCCTCGATGGTACTCTTGATTTTATGTAATATAACCGTCTTTACCCCACTATTCTTCGTTTTGTCAAAGATGAAAAACACCAGACTTATGTATAGATAGGTATAATTACTCGGTGTGAAACATATATTGAATATGGTGTCAATAATTCCAATAATATTCGTCATCTCAACCTGTAAAAACATTTTCATTGCCATTACATAGTAATTTTCCTTCGTTAGTTTATTTAGACAACCCATAGTCATCGTGTGCACCTTGTCATCTTGTCCTAATTTCAACCGCATTCTCGCTTTATTCGGTTTATCCATATTTTTATATCGACCTACCCCTCCTACACCCGAGTGGTACGAGGTACGCATTATATGGTGACGGCGCCCTTGATTCGAAAAACTTCCGATACTCCCATTCAAAGTTTTATTGGTCGACATTGAAGATGAGGTTTGATCTAATCTGGAGGTAAATTGAATATGAGATAACTCGACATAAGGGGGTGTCCGGTTCGTCGTCGTATCTATTGACACATTACCTTTATGAAAGAAGGGGGGTGGATTTTCGATTTTAAAGCAATCATATGTGTCGAAAATCGCCACCAGTTTGTTGCGAGTCTTTTCATAAAAAACACTATCCACATAGTCATCTTTGGTGGCATATATCGCACTCACATCATAAATAATTATGTCTTCCATGCGTATTTTACTATATTATAGAAACATGATTTAAGCAATCACATAATCATTTAAATGATTTAAAATGGTTCAAATATGTTTCCTCCCCCCATTCCCAAGTCGTCACTTATAACCCCTCCCTGTCACCACCTCAACGTCATCATTCATATCCCCGCCTTAACATCCTCATTCATATCCCCACCTCAACGTCATCATTCATATCCCCGTCTTAACATCCTACCATCCATTTTATGCATTATTATACCCGGATATATAAAATTGAACCATGCATATGTATATTGTCCGAACACCCCTATATAAAATGTTATTAAATAGTAAATATCGAATAATAAATACGCAATACATTAAACAATGCCCAGTAATCGTGTTTTTCTTTATATCATTCTAATCGTATTGGTGGTATTCGCAACGAGATACCTGTATATACATTACATGAAAAAAAAAGAGCATTATAGTGAGCCCCAACGGGAAGTCCTTTTCTTCTACGCAACATGGTGCCCCCATTGCACGAACTTCAAACCCGAAGTCGTAAAATTCAAACAACAGAATCAACATAACAAGAATCTTCAGGTGAAGTTATTGGAGGAGTCCATTTGCCCCCCTGAAATGATGAAAAAGTACGACATAAAGGGGTTCCCCACGGTATTGTTGGTATTTAAAGACAGCGCAGGCGCCGAAACGGTCGAACAATACAATGGGGAGCGAACTAGTGCGGGACTTCAACATTTCGTCGATTCACATCCCCATCCCGTTCAACAGTGATTTGGTGCTCCAATTGGGATCTCCCTATCTCATACAGTTTATTTATGGTTTCCATATCAATGTTTAGGCACATCGTTTTCCAATTGATGATGCTTATCCCCTCCACTTCGATGTTATATAACCACATTTTATATTTAAACTCATCGATTTGAGAGTGGACGACGTGCGACATCGCACTACTTACGAGTTGACTTACGAAGTTGAATACATTGAAAATTTTCTGTTTTCCTGGATTGGTATTCTTATTCACTTCTTTCAGGAGAATACCACACGTCGTCGATGGTTCTCTTTTGAAGTAGTCGATGGGGAAATTATTATATAGACAGGCGTCGACATAATATGAATTTTTATAGAACACGGGGACATATAAGAGTGGCACACATGTGCTAATGCGGACCGCCAAATGAACGGGCATATCCGGAGATGTGTCAATGTTAAAATATTCGAGGGTATGGGTGGTAATATTGCAACCTGTGACGATTAGGTTCTTCCCTGTTTTTTTTCCCAAATCTAGGAATGTCGTTTCTGCGTCGTATCCTTTTCGGGTCAGTATCAACTTCAATAGCATGGTCAAATTATTACCATCGTCCAATCCACAGGTGGTGTAGAATTTAAGCATATTCTTGTAATCTATTTTTGTATATTTTTTATCCGTTAAAAATTCTTTAATAAAGTCGACCATTTCCATCGATGAGTACCCACATGTAACAAATAATGCTATAACCGAACCGACGGATGCGCCCACGAAATTCTTTACAAGTGGGAAATATGGTTGCCTTTCGAGGACATTGATACATCCCATTAGAGCGATACCCCATATCCCTCCACCCGATAATACTAAATTAGTGTACATTGTTCACTATTGGTAAAAAAACATGTTAATAAATATTTAAATATTAAACTGACATATTGCCACCTTATCATTTGCTTAGTCGGTATATACTAAATATCGAACCTTCTTCATGAAAAAACTTAATATTTATGAACTCCATGGTGAAATGAATAGAAGGAAACAGAATCGCACGAAGAGTTTGGACCATGTATTGGAACGGTGCCATAATAAGATCCGCAATGCATCCAAGAAGGAACTCGCCCGGTGTCTATTCGATGTCCCGGAGTTCGTCATCGGGCTTCCTGTTTACAACTTGAATGACTGCATTATCCATTTAATGACTTCCCTCAACCAGAATGGGTTTGTGGTTAAATATTATTTCCCGAAGTTATTATACATATCTTGGGACTTCGATGAAATCAATCACAGTCAAAATAATGCCCTTTCCAAGGAATTGATATCCTATGCGGCGGGAACCAATCCGAACCCCGAAATGGACCATTTGCGGTCAATGGATAAAATGCTCCTCACCTCGGCGGCACAAAAGTCATTCGATGGACGCACTAGGGAGGGTACACCACATTCCCCATCCCACCGAGTTGTGGAAACAAAACCCTTTCATATCACAAAGGACGGGGGGACCACATCAACGAACCGCCGCCATTTATACCCATCCTCTAATACTACGGGCATTAAGAACATTAATAGCATTAAGAGTCTGAAAAATCTTCCCAATGGGAAATTCGTATTAAATCTTGACTAGAGTTTGGGTTATGGGATTTGGTCCCGAAGGTTGACTTTGGTGAGGGGTGAGATGTTATGCGTGAGAGGTGAAGGGGATGAGTGTGCGGGTATAAGTTATTCGTATTATGCATCGGATCACTAAATCACTAACTCACTATAATCCGTAAATTATAAACAAAAAATATCTTTGATAATTTTAATAGATTAAATTTCGATGACGGTAATTAACACGAATTATAGTAGTCTTGAAGACGCCTGGGGAGAAAATTTCGATGAAGTGAAAAAACCCCGTAAATCGAAAAAGAACACAGCACCACTAGCACCACTATCGGGAGGCGACCCTTTATGTGAGTTGTATAACAAACGTTATCGAAAAATAAAAAAACCATACGGACAAAAATCATCGACCCCTTTGGATGATGAATACTTGCATCGCTATAATACCTACAAAAGTAATGACCGGAGAAACTACTATGGATACCAGGACGACACCTATAAAAAACGCATGGACCCATCGAGACAATCAACGGACCCTCTTTTGATAGACCCTACTGATGAGGATGGGGTGTGCATAGATGTTAATGCAATGCCCCCCTTGAATTCTAGTAAGAAAAGTCGAGGTAAAAAAACACATAATAAGGTCCGTTTTATCGAACCCGAGGATGAAGATGATGTCTACTTGCAAAATGCGGTAGTGTCCTCTCGGGGAGATGATGGTAATGGAAGTGGGGGTATCGATGGACCCCAGACCAACTTCAAGGATGCTATATCGAATCGCAAATCGACCTTCAACCGCATCTATTCGAATGTCTACGACGAGACGGACGACGAAATGGATGGTGATTTGGATGGTGCGCTGGATGATGATTTGAATGGTAACATCGAAGAAGAGGGGGCGCTTGTATCATCCATGGTGGACACTGAGGAAGAGGAGAGCGACTGCAAGTTAATCATGGAAGAGTTGCGGAAACAGACCAAGAAGGCAATCTGTCGTCCCCCCCTTCAATATCCGGAAACCAGCACCGAGCACAGTAGGGAACGCCATTACCTTGACTTCATTATATATATCTTGTCAGGGTTCATTCTCATTTTCATGATGGAACAATTCATTCAAATTGGAATTCAAATGAAAATGAATTATTAAAGGGTTAAAGGGTATCGGTTAAATATATAATCTACACTATCGGTTACATTGTTTTTTATGTTTCACCATATTAAATATTGTGTTTTCCATTTATAATAAAATAGCATTGAAATCGATGAAGAAATCATTGTCGAAGGATTTGCATACCGCATTTTCCGTGGTGAAAAATTGGACGGACCGCTTCGTCATCACTAGTAACCATAACAAATATCTCGCTGGGGTCGCAATGATCCTCTTTAACATCGGTTCGAGACATATCATATTGGACGTTAGTAAAAGCACCGACCATTTACTGAAGAACACGATAATGCGGCGGATTACCCTTTTCTCCATATTCTTTCTCGGAACCAGAGACATATTTGCGGCATTTATTCTTACCGCAGTGTTCCTAATATTTACCATGAACCTCTTCAATGAAGAGAGCAACTACTGCATACTACCGAATGCGTTGCGGGATAATATCTTCACCCCGGAAGAATATGCGTATTCGAAACGGATCATCCAAAACTACGAGAAAATAAACAACATCAAGAAGGACGACCAATTTTGTTCTACGAAGAATATCCCACCAGTCACCCCATCATAATCAATATCTTATGCTACTCATCATATTCATATTCATATTCATATTCATATTCATATTCATATTCATATTCATATTCATAATATGCGCCGACACTGGGCTACTCGTATCCCTAACCATTCGATAAAAAAAATCGTATAGTAATTTAACAAGCAATCATTGCATTATAGCCATTTTACGGCAACCGATGATCCTCATATTATTAAATGCGATATCCATATTGATTCTTTACATATTGGTATTCATCCTCTTTTATCAAATGAGTGAGTTGAACACCCACTATGACAACATTACAGACACTCAAGATGTAAACACCACCCGACTAAAAAACCTCGTCTCGGATATTAACTACAATGACAAATATTTGAAGAAATACGTCGACCACGTCCATTCTATGCATTGAAATACGGGGAAGTGGTGGGAACTGGTGGGAAGTGGGTAATGGGGAACTTGACAGATAGTAGCGACGAATTTAATTTTTATCATTTTCATATTATATACTACCTTATGATAATAAGATAATAAGATAATAAGATAATGGTGTCAAATACAACATCCATACATAGCATTGGAACGGGAACGGGAACGGGAACGGGAACGGGAACGGGAACCCGAAAAACATTGATAAATCTAATATCTAAATACTATGACACATTATACCACACATTGTCCATTGAATTATCGAACTATTATTTTATCGAACCGAGTAAGATAACGAAGTGTTTAAACACATGCATCCTTTTAATTTACCTTTTGTTCCATTCGAGGGCGGTTAAAGCGATGGGTTATTGTGACACCATTAAAACAAGGGAGCGGGCGATACATGGATATGATTCATTTGATGCGAACATCACCCGTCTAGAAAAAAAACTTTTATCCGAACAGCGGGTAAATACATCGATTTTTTATTATGTTATGCTAACCGACTCTAAAGAGTTCCGGCGACCAGATTATGGTTTTGGTAATTCGTCATCGTCTAATATCTACTTCCCTGGACACACATTGTTAATCGAAAAAATGCCTCGAAACAAATTCCATATCTACCAATCGTATATTAACGAATACGACCTTCCATCTTATATGGAAAATGATATTGGTGGGAAACGACTCTGGACGAAAAAAGATATGAACAACATAATCAATATGATAAAATATATGTGTAATGACAATGGTAATTTGTGGAATGCGAAGATGACCACCAATTGGATGACATTAACAGGGGTGAACGCAATTCATTTCGAAGGGGCGACTATAAATGGAGTGTATTTTTGCTTTCAACGGTTCACGACGAAGATGGCGACACATAATGTATACAAGTCAATAAAAAAAGTGGTGAAAAATGCCGTGGTGCGCACAAAAAGCACACCATTGCAACTTTCACAATTGAGGGCCCTACAAACCGATCTAGAATATTATATGCGATTACAGTAATATAATCATATTATCGAGACAGTCCACCACCATGGATACCATACAAAATAGAACCATAAGCTCGTCGGTTCCTCTTGTATTCCTCCTCGACCTGGACCAAACAATCCAAGGCGATGTTTCTCCCCAACTCGCTGAATACAAACTTATCGACCATTTAAATGCTAACTTCAACATAAAGAAATATTCGAGACGGATGAAACTTCCACAAAATAGACGCTATATTATTCAGGATATGCATAAGGGTCTATTACGCCCTCATTTTAAACGTTTCATTGTTAAAATGCGTCGCAGGTACTCGAATTGTGAATTTTTCATATATACCGCCTCAGAGACGGAATGGGCCAAATATGTGGTAAAAATTATTGAGGAAGCTATCAATGTAAAATTCAATGCTCGAATTTTCACCCGTTCCGATTGCATTTACGATGACGACAAACATAAATATATGAAATCCATTAAACATGTGTCCCCGGACATTTTTAAGGCACTCAAACGGAAATATAAATTAAAGGGCGACAGAAAAACCTATATCTTCGAACACATTCATATGGTAGACAATAACAAAATTCTATATAAGTCAGAGCGGGAAAATTTAATCCAATGTGAAGAATATAACAAACGGGTGGTAATTGATGTACTACGCAGTCTTCCCCGGGAATTGTTGGAGACGAATTTTAAAGCGATTTGCCGCATTCTATACGATAAAAAATGCGACTCCCTCGTGGAGTTTTATAAAATGCACTACACTAATTTATTTGATAACCAAGAAGTAGTGGAGCGTATCAATAATGTGCACTACCATAAGGACCGGTTCTGGATCACCCTTCTGAAACGGTTGAAGAAATCCTATAAAATACAAGTTTGATTTAAACGAAAACTATAGTGTAGTTTATTATATCACAATCGTATCATTTCGTGGGACTATACCGCACCTCATACACTATAATAATATAGAAATATACCATGGTATGCATATTGTCCTTCGATGTGGGTGTGAAAAATTTGGCGTATTGTTTGTTCGAATACTCTAATTTAAAGGACTTTCACATATTAGAGTGGGACATAGTCGACATATCGGGTTCGTCGGTTGAGACACAATCGACAGCATCATCGACAGCATCATCGACAGCATCATCGACAACATCATCGACAACATCATCGACAACATCATCCAAGTCAAATTCGAAATCCAAGTCAAATTCGAAATCGAAGTCGGCATCATCGTCTTCTTTGAATTTGATCACCGATACTCTCCTGCGACAACTAAAGGAACGGTTCGAGTGTACCCATATCGACTATGTATTGATTGAGAATCAACCTGTTTTGAAAAATCCCACCATGAAAACCATCCAAATTATAATTTACACATATTTTCGTAATTTGAAGACGAATGAAGGTAAACTTTTGCGGGACATAATGCTCGTGAATGCGAACTGTAAGGTAAGGTTCGTCCACAATGTCCTAACCCCCCATTTTGCTTTGGAGGTAAGGTCGCCAAATAATGGCACTAAACAGGGAACAGGAACCCGTAAAACTGGTGGAACTAATGGAACTAGTGGAAGTGTAACGTATCGACAAAATAAAGAAATTGCGGTGCAGGCGGTGGAATTCCTTTTGACTAATCAACCACACCATGACCAATCCCTTCGATACTTCAATATATGCCGGAAAAAAGATGATTTAGCAGACACTATTCTTCAAGGATTGTATTTCGCCCACAATGTCTTGCGTTTTGAAAGCACTTAAAGTTTCTTTTTACCTTTTAATCAATATTCTTAACCCCGATTTATGAATTTGTTTAATTTAGTTAGCGAACAATCGACAGGTACTGTAAATGTTCCCTCTAAACCGAACACTGCATTCAACATCAATATGTCTCAATCACAATCTCCTGGAACATCAGGTTCATTAGGAACATCTGGTACCATGGGGGATTCGTCAAAAAACACCTTAATGAAACCGAAGTTGGATGTTTCAGGGATGGGGGCGGACCTACTCATGAATAATTCCGCCCGTGCCTACTCCGGATCGGAAAAGTCGTCGGAAGCAGGCGATAGTCATCGGGGGGCTGAAAGTAATATTTTCGATACCTCCGAGGATGATGGCGACGACGCCGAGGGTGGTGAATATGAGACCGAGGATGAATCATATAGTAATAGTGACAATGGAGGCGGAGGAGGACATAGAGAAAATATGGATAATATGGATAATGGTACCAGGTCGTCTGATGGTGGATTTCATGGAGACTTCGCAACAGCGGCCAATGCTTATGGACCTTCTCAGCCCATCTATCGGTCCCCCGAAGACATTGAGAATGAAAAAAAAGACTTACTCTATCAGTTTGAACGCATGGAGAAAAAGGGAATTAGATTGCCTAAACGCTTCACACTCGGGAATTCCTTGGAGGAAATGAAATTGGAGATGGAGCGAGTGAAACGAGATCGGGAAGTGGACGCCAGTATCCAATTTCAAAGGAAGATGATGATGGCGTGTGTTACAGGGATTGAGTTCATGAATACCCGATTTGACCCTTTCGATGTTAAATTGGATGGGTGGTCGGAAAATGTGCATGATAGCATCAATGACTACGACGAAATATTTGAAGAGTTGCACGAAAAATACAAAACCAAATCGAAGATGGCCCCTGAGTTGAAACTCCTTATGACAATAGGGGGGAGTGCATTCATGTTTCATTTAACGAAGACGATGTTCAAGTCGTCGTTGCCAGGGATGGATGAAGTCTTTAAACAAAACCCTGAACTGTTGAAGCAGTTCGCTGGAGCCACCGCACAAACGATGGCCCAAAAGGACAACACTGGTATGGCGGGCTTATTCTCGGGAATGTTCGGGGGACGAGGTGGAGGAGGTGGTAATAATGGTGCTATACCACCCCATTCCGAACCTATTTATAACCCTGCTAATGGACCCATGAATCGAATGAATGTAAGTGGGGGACCGAACCCACCCCAACCATCGAATGGATTACATAACCGCATGAAGGGACCGAGTAATATCAATGATATTATGAACGAGTTGGATGGAAATATCAATATGAACGACAACGAACGGATCGAGACGATGAGCACTGCTACTCAGTCTGAAATTTCAGACTTTAATGATAGTATCCTCGGTGGTAGCACGAGTGGTAGGCGACCGAGAGCAGGGAAAACTCGACGTACTGGAAGAACTCTCGATATTTGATATTTGATATTTGATGTTTATTATTATATTCTATTAGTTTAACGAACATCAACGAGTATTACCAATGTTTAATATGGTTAACGATGATGACGAAGATAGCGCTAATGATGGCAAGGTTGATGATGGAAACATTGAAGAATGCCCCATTGTCGTGGAATATACCTTGAAACTCAATAATGGCAGTTCATATGAACATTCAAGAAACATTGCAACCCCTCAATCTAAATATCAACAACGGGACATTGTGTCTTTATTTAACCATTTCAATATGCGATTAGACAACATTATTTCAAATAATATACGGGAAAACGACACAGAAAACGTAAAAGAAAATTGTGGTGACGCCAAACACACCTTAAATAACAACCTAAAACGGGTGGTAGAAGTTGTTTCCCGGCAACAAAAAACACAAACACAAACACAAACTAATGAACTATTGAATTACTGTGATGAACTTAATTCGAATATATCCAATGCCATTGCAATCTATGAACAAGAAATGCTTAAAGTGGTAAAAATTAATACTAGAATGGACTATCTCGAGCATAAATATAAAAAAACAGCAGGTTGGATCGAAAAAATACGCAAAGAAATCACATCTTTCCAACAGTTTGTGACAAAATATTTCAAACCGAGTGCCCCTTTATTGTATTCGGATTTGAGTGAAAGGGTCGAACAGATACAAATTAATTTGAATATGTGCGAAGATGTAATAAATAAATATGTCGATGATACCATTGAAGATAACCGCCATATTTACACAACCGCTAAAGAATGTGTGGAATCTTTGCAAAAAGTGTTTTCAATCACGAAATATAATAAGTATGCGTGTCCCATATGCATATATAAAGAAGTGTCAACTTTCGTAGTTCCCTGTGGACACACTTATTGTATTAGTTGTTCCAAGAAAATGGATTCCAGTTGTTTCATGTGTCGTCAACCGATCATTAAAATTAATTCAATATTTTTCGATCGATGAATGCACATTTATCCAAAAAATGCGGTTACTGCTCTTCCTATTTGTATACATAAGTTTCGCTATTTTTTCCATATACTATACGATACAATAGTATATCAAACCCTTTAAATATCATATTCAAATAATCAAATATTATAATAAAAATGACAAATTAGGAATATTGTGAACCATATCACACATTTTCAAGCGCTACAAGATTCACATATATGGTTTGAATCCACATCATCTACATCCGGCATTGGTTCGTTCCTACCAACATTGGGTTGTTTTTTTATGTTCGATTTCGATTTGGATGGGTCTATCGTGAATTGTTGGGTCGTGGCCTTCGGTTTGGTGCGAAGATAGTACATTCCGGTTTTGAGACCTTTCTCCCACGCATAAAAGTGCATTAATGTTAGTTTGCGGGGGTCCGGGTCTTCCACAAACAAATTCATGCTTTGCGACTGACATATAAAGGCACCTCGGTCAGCAGCCATGTCTATCAACTTTTTTTGCTTAATTTCCCATACAGTTTTGTATATTTTCCTAATATCCTCATGAATGCTAGAAATATTTTGTATCGACCCTTCATGGATTATGATTTCCTCCTTCAGATCCCGGTTCCATAGACCGAGCTCATTCAACTCCTTCATTAAATATTTATTCACAACGATGAACTCTCCCGCCAGTGTCTTCCTCTTGTATAGATTAGATGTGAATGGTTCGAAACATTCATTATACCCCATGATTTGAGAGGTACTCGCTGTAGGCATCGGGGCAACTAACAAACTATTGCGTATCCCCCATTGGTTAATGTCCTCTCGCAATTTGGTCCAATTCCATAGAGAATTGTCGATTGAAACCCCCCATAAATCGAATTGAAATAATCCCTCGCTTATCGGACTTCCTTGATATGTGCTATAACTTCCCCGGCATTTCGTCAGTTTTGCCTCATCACGTGTTAATCGAAGATAGTCCCACTTCATTTTCCATTCCTCTGTTCCTGGAGATATTCCATCTAATTCCAATAAAATTTCTGCCCGTTTTTTCGATATTTCCATGGACGCCTCCAACGATGCGTGGTATATTGTTTCGAAGATGCGACGGTTCAATGCCGCCGCCTCCTCGCTCTCCACGGCGTATTTCAACATCGCAAACACATCAGCGATGCCTTGGACACCAATGCCGATCGGGCGGTGTTTTTTGTTGCTTTCCTCCGACTTCGCAAGAGGATAAAAGTTGCGGTCGATTACCTTATTCAAGTTTCTAGTTACCACCTTAACAGTTCTATGCAGTGCCTCGAAGTCGTAGCATGGGGTGATGTAATTGGTGTCAACACCTTCTGTCTTCACACCTTCAGTCTTCAATTGTTTTTCATCTCCCGCATCATTTTTTACGAATGCGGGAAGACATATGCTCGCCAAATTACATACCGCAACCTCCTCGGGAGAGGTGTATTCAGTAATCTCACAACACAAATTACTCGATTTCACCACCCCCAAATTCGACTGGTTCGTTTTCCGATTAATGGAGTCTTTATATAACATATATGGTGTCCCCGTTTCAATTTGACTATCCAACATTTTCCTCCATAAATCTTGAGCCCTAATTTGTTTCACATATTTCCCATTGGTCTCATATTCTTCATAGAGGTCCTTGAAAGCAGCACCGAATGCATCACTTAGACCCGTGCATGTATCCGGACACATTAAACTCCACACACCATCCGCCTTCACTCGTTCCATGAATAGATCGGGAATCCATAGCGCATAAAATAAATCTCGAGCCCGCTCTTCCTCATTACCATGGTTTTTGCGCATTTCGAGGAACCCTTCGATGTCCGCATGCCACGGTTCGAGATATACTGCGATGCTCCCATTCCTCTTTCCCGACTGATTGACATACCTCGCTGTACTATTGAATACCCGGAGCATCGGAATGATACCATCCGATATACCATTCGTCCCCCGAATAGGACTATTTTTCCCCCGAATGTTATGGATATGAATACCGATGCCACCCGCATACTTCGATATCAAAGCACACTCCTTCAATGAATCATATATACCATCGATGGAATCATCATTCATATTCAAAAGGAAACAACTACTGCCCTGGGGTCGAGGTGTCCCGAAATTGAAGAGGGTCGGGGTGGCGTGCACGAACCGCTTACAGGACATTCCATCGTAGGTCTCGAGCGCCTCCTTGATGTCCTTTCCGTGAATACCGATTGCTACTCGCATGAACATGTGTTGGGGGCGTTCCACTGTGCGCCCATCGATTTTCAACAAATAGGCCTTCTCCAGGGTCTTGAACCCAAAATAGTCGAAGTTGTAGTCTCGGGTGTAGTCGATGTAAGTATTCAATTTGTCTTTATGCAATTCAACATGACGGCACAATTCTTCACTAACCAATGGTGGGTTATGGTTCCCCAATTCTTGAACGACCTCACTGAATGACGGCGATGTCTTCTTGTGGTGATTACTCACAATAATTCTCGACGACAACACTCCGAACTCCAAATGGTCCGCAATCAAAGAACTGCATAGTTGGGCGGCGATCTCATCCAGTTCACTCGTATTCACACCATCGTATATCCTCGAGCACACCTTTTGAGCTATTTCCGTAGCATTCACATTAAGGTCCGTCGATAACTTTTCGATGCGGTTTAAGACCTTGTCGAACGACACCTTCTCCATTTCACCACTACGCTTCGTTACTCGCATGGTCATCATTTATTATACAATAGTGTGTTCGATTATCGTCGGTATTTCTGTGTTTTTACGTTACTGTCTTTTTTCAACTTGTCTATATATTATTCATATAATATACTTAAAACACTAAAAACAGTAAAGACACACCTTATGGTATATCTTACCCATCAAAGTTAATTATTTAAATATATTTTCCATCTCCAAATGCCTTTAAACTACCAAAGTAAATCGAATCATCCCCCCCATCCATGATTCATTCTCGAAAACTTTGCAAAAACTTAATTTCATTGGTCTGTTTTTTTATATTCTTTTTCAATTGGTTTCGCATATTCGGTTTTAAATCACTCCACTTGTGTAACACCTTATCGAATCGGTTTTCGTGTTCGAGTTTACGCACCACCATCCGTAATTGAGGGGTCGTCTCTTGATACACCAATTTGTTCCCCTTCTTCGAATTGCTGTCCGAACTTGTCGTCGAATTTGTCGTCGAATTTGTCGTCGAATTTGTCGTCGAATTTGTCGTCGAATTTGTCGTCGAATTTGTCGTCGAATTTGTCGTCGAATTTGTCGTCGAATTTGTCGTCGAATTTGTCGTCGAATTTGTATCCGACACGGCTAATGCGTCATCATCGTAGTTTAGCATTAAATATCGCTTCGTCTCTAATTCGCTACCATCAATTTTCCCTGGAACAAGCACTAGTTCAACATTTCCTCTTAGTTTATATGGTTTCCTCCCCTTTCCCCCAATGACAATTAAACCGATATCTCCACCCATTTTACTTAAAAATACAACATACTCTAAAATCCCCCATCGATAATTCACATCAGTATATATTTCATCGACCTGTTCCGGTATCATAGCATCCTTCCAAGTCTCGACATTATCCACGCCATTTACCATCGCCATCCAAAACACAATGCTATCCATGTCCCAAACCCGACGCAAAGCAATGGGTATATCCGCCTTTACCTGTTCCATTTTGATGTCTTGAACCCTCCTCTTCTCAATCGTCGTCAATTCATTGCGGATTAAATTTAAAACAGTCGTCACCATCTCATTGTCGGCAACCACATTTCCCAAATGCTTAATCTCAATAACTCGCATGTATCTCTTCGGTACCAATTTTTTTTTCGACTTTGCGAGGTACTTCGGATTGACTTTATCAAACACATAGTCATAATCAGCATATATCATCGAATCGAGCAGTTTTCGTTGTGCATCAATCGATGGAGCAGGTGGTCGTGATGGTCGTGATGGTTGTGATGGTTGTGGTGGTCGTGGTGGTCGTAGGGGTGCGCCCACAGGGTCTACAGTGTCCATAACAGTGTCCTTAATCTTTTTATAGGGGTTCATTAAAGAAACATAGTGGTTTTTTATGTTACCATCCAATAGGTCGAATTTATCGAAGATTATTATTTTTTCTGTATCGTATATCGGTGTGTGGTAGCTCTCTTGCGACAATACCCATAGACCTTTGGAATATACCTCTTCTTTAATGGCGTCGTTCAATTCCTTATCCTCGGCCGCCAACTCATCTAAGACCAATTTAATATGCTTAATTCGACTATTCACGAAATATGGGTTCATTTTATGGCGTATCATCGCAATCGCTTCCCGATGGTCGGTATAATTGTCATCCCTCAATAACCGCAAAATTTTCTTTACATGTGCTCTTTGCTTATCATATTCCTCCCATTGGGTTTTGATTTTCTTCATTCGGTCGTCATCCATTTGGTATCCAACGAAAAGGTCGATGTCCATGTTGGTGTTGGTGTTGGTGTTGGTGTTGGTGTTGGTGTTGGTGTTGGTGTCCGTACTTAACTCACCAGTCGCCCCTATTTCGTGGTAGTCTCCCTCTTTACCGAATACCATCTTACCATCTATGATTGAGGTCTTGTAATACCCATTGTCGGGATATGATTTCCGGATCTTACCCAATATATTATTATGCATCCGTTTTACCGCAGATTCCGTTATTCTCGGCGATTTGAAGCGGGTTCTATTAACGACCCCTATACTGTCATTAAAACATAAACTGACATTCGAGTTCGCCATTATCAAGGTTCTACCAAGATCATCTTCCACCTCCAAGGGAATGTATACCCCTTTAAATAGGAACCCACATACCTTCATATTATAATTCAATATGACGACGATATGTTTAGAACGGTCACGATCCGCATTCGAATTTTCGTCATTATCACCATTATCATCGTCACTCAATGCGACGAGTTCGTCGAAAATGTTTTGAGCGTACAAAACACCACTCACTCTATTTTTATTGCGACATTGATTAATGTAATATGCAAATAACTCCGAAATACCATATTCATTTTCTTGATGGACATGATTAGGTATTATGTATGACCCTATTGAACCATCAGGTCTCTCCTTCGAAAAACGGATGATTGTTTCGTAGTCGTCTTGCATCTTCAACAAAAACACATATTTATCCGATGCTAATTTATCATCCATTGATACATTTCCATGGTGTTTACACAATATTTTAATATCATTGTCGCCTTCGACCACAAAAATCATGTAGTTGTATCGGTGGGGGTTAAACCACTCGTATTTCGTCATGTCATATATATCCTCGAACCGTTTCACAATGGATGCATCCTGAAGGAAATTTTTAAAGTTCACGAACGACCAATAGAATAAAAATTCCCTCTCAATGACCTTGTCCTCGAATGGGACCGCATTTTTTTTATTTTTGAAGTGACTAGTATTGACTTTATTGAGACGCTCTTTTATGAACTCTAAATTCATTGACCGCATATATTGCTTTCCCGCCCCACTAAACATAAAGGTCTTAAAATGCGCCAAATCAGTGTCATTTTGTATCGACACAGTATTCGGTATATATGTCCTCAAGGTATTCCCTGCATTCAATGCAATGTATTCCAAAAGTGTCATCTTGTCGCTAATTAGACTAATAAGTTCAGGTACAGACTTTATGTCGTCGTGATTTAATGTTTTCACGAAAGCATTGAGCATTTTTTGTTTTTTTTTTATTCCAATTCCCATTCGTATGAAACAATCCCTCTTTTTTTCCTGTCGTATTCCGGAACATTGATTAATTGTCCGACCGTTGTTCATGAATTCATTCAAAAGTAACGGCAATGTAGCGTATCGTCCATCCTCGATTGGAATGTTTGATACCTTCATGACATATCTGGTGGTTATGTCATTCGGGTCGGTTTTTCTTTTCAACGGCGACCGAGATACAGTATCATTCGATTGCTTTGTTTCGGAGGTTCCTCGGGTAGGAGGATGTTCATGATATTCAGACTGTTCATTATGTTCAGACTGTTCAGACTGTTCAGACTGTTCAGATTGTTCAGACTGTTCAGACTGTTCAGGATGGGTTTGATTATTTATTGGTTCACTTACTTCAATGGAGCCATTTGCATCATTAATTTCTTCATTAATTTCAGTGTTATCTAGAACATATTTGTGCTTTTTATAACCACAACAAATAGGTTGTTCGTTTTTGGGATGTAAATTGGTCTTCATGTATGACGGATATTTATATTTAATATCCATTGTATCATCCGCTCCATCTTCATTTCCTGCTTCCGCTTCCCTCTTTTTCCTTTTTTTCATTTTTTCGTCCAATTCCTTCTTGCTCTGCATGATTATCGGGGTCTCTTTATACGGTTCGGGGCATTTCCCATCATTCTCTCGTAGTTCGTCGGGATGCAAACTAACTCGACTAATAGGACACCATATTAAAGGGCATATATAGTAATTTTTTTTCATCAATTCATCTGTTGTCCCATATTTCACATAACCCTTGTACGATGTTCCATGGTATTTATCAATCGTTTCCTTCTCCTCTTTAGTTATCACGACAGGCTGCCTCCTATCCACAGCCGGGCAACTTCTAACATAATCTTTCGTAATGCCATTTACTTTTACACCTTCGTATTTGAATAACTTTGGGTCCGCTTCATATAGTTTATCCACTATGAATTTTTTATGGTAAGACTTTTCGAACAATTTTTTCGTTTTTAAATTGTTATAGACATCGATATCGACCATCCTACTCTCATTATCCGAGGTGGTTATCGTCTGTCCATTATTTTCTTCATCCATCACATCTGTAACATTGGTATCATAGGGATGCATATTAGAAACTGCGGCGTCGTCTAAAATTGTCCCACCCGGCGCAACTGGGGGGGAGTTCTCCATTACCCTGGGTGTCATATTCTCCACCCTAGACCCACTTCCAGCACTCTTCACACTAGCGGTTCTATTCGCACTATTCACACTAGCGGTTCTATTCGCACTATTCACACTGTCAGCACTATTCAAACTGTCAGCACTATTCACACTGTCAACACTCCTTATGCTATTTGTACTATTCACACTTTTCACAATACCCGATGCACCATCTTCCAAATCATCATCAGCATCCGCTTCCTCGTCCGCTCCCTTATCCACTTCATCGTCCACTCCCTTATCAACTTCCACTTCCGCTTCCGTCTCCGCTTCCGCCTCCACTTCCGCTTCCTCGTCCGCTTCCTCGTCCTCCGCTTCCTTATCCACTTCCGCCTCCGCTTCCTTATCCACTTCCGCCTCCACTTCCGCCTCCACTTCCGCCTCCGCTTCCGCTTCCGTCTCCACTTCCGCCTCCACTTCCGCCTCCGCTTCCTCGTCCGCTTCCTCGTCCTCCGCTTCCTCGTCCTCCGCTCCCTTATCCACTTCCGCTTCCGCCTCCACTTCCGCCTCAACTTCCGCCTCCGCTTCCGTCTCCTCATCCATTTTTTCTTCATCGGTCGTTCCAATGCTCTTCAAACTATCAATGCTCTTCAAACTATCAATGCTCTTCAAACTCCCCTGGTTAGAACTTCTTGCATTTTCATCGTCCCTATCTATTTTAGCATTAATTTTATTAGCACTATTTTTATGAATTTCAAAATTCACATTATCGGCAGTATCGGTTTTCTCGGTAGTCTCGGTAGTTTCGGTAGTCTCGGTAGTTTCGGTAGTCTCGGTAGTTTCGGTAGTCTCGGTAGTCTCGGTAGTCTCGGTAGTTTCGGTAGTCTCGGTAGTTTCGGTAGTCTCGGTAGTCTCGGGGGCATTCGCAGTTGCGACCATATCATCCATATTTTCATCGTCATTTAAAGCGTTGTCATTTAAAAGGTCATCGATCATGTCGAGTGTCGGATTGTTCTCATTATACTCCTCCCGCTCTACTTGTGTTTCCACTATATTATCCATGGTTTTTTCATCTACCCCCTTTAATGGGAATGTCAAGTCATTTTCACAACAAAGTATCACTAGTAATTTTAATATGTTCGAGTGGTAGTCATCACGGGTAGCATTGTTTATTTCCACATCTAATTGATACATACTTAGACGACACTTCACCACCACATAATATTTATTTTTCGGTGAATATAATACCGAGTTATTATTTCTATCCATTTTCATCCTTATGTTCCCGGAATGTTCGTCATAGTATTTCTGGGCGGTGTCTTTCGTAATTCCATATTCTATTATCATTTTAGCAACTATATCTTCCGATGGAAGAGTATAATTATTTGCTATGAAATTTGATATCCCATCCATATTACTAAAATTGGATATCCGTTTATAACCCAAGGTTAAATATTCATTTTCATCATCGTTCCTGAATAATGTGAAAAATGCATGGTTATTCAATTTCGCAATTATTTTTTGTCGAGAAAGCACCTTGCTTTTTAATATTATCTTCGTCGATGTTCTATTGGACAATCGGTGGTTCATTTGGTAATTCAATAGAAGACGGTCGAGGTGATAGTCGTACATGTCAAACAGTCCATTAACCTTCTCCACAATTAAACGGTTGAATTGAGGTCCGATAATTTTATCCAACCATTCCACATTAAAGTCCACATCCCCATGAATGCTTTTAAAATCGATTGTAATGACACCATGCTCTAAAATGACTATGTTTACATATTGTTTCCTCTTCATTTTTTTATATTTATCCGGTAGGTTTAATCGCATTTTGCCGATGAGGTGGGGGGTATATGTCTTGTTTTTATTCACCCGAGCATTCACCCTATTGTAACGCTCCAAATCATCCTCGACCCACCGCTCAAAGGTATCCTGCATCACCATCTTCGTTATATTCATATTCATTGTCTTGCAATGATAGGACCCCCTTGATGGTAAATATATCAGATAAGGGACTTCATCCGTCACTTCGAAGAGGTTGAATATTTTTCGAAGGTTCATCATTATGGGGTTCTTCGTCGAAATAGTAATTAGTCGCTCCGAGGGGGGGACCGTATATCGGAACATTTTAATGCTACATTTTATGTCTTTGACCACTGATTGAAAATCAAATTGGTTCATAGCATTTTTATAATCATCCAACTTCTTCCAAAGGCGCCGCACACCACCCCTCGTAGTTCCAGGTAAAGTTAGGATGTTGAAATATAGATCAAGCACCTCATTCCGGGTTGTGATTGTACTATTCTCCAGTGCCTTCTCCAAGTCGGGGCGAGTTACCACATATAAATCCTCCCCCTCGATGTCAAAGTCGCCCACATCATATGCCCCAAAATTATTTGTAAGAACTGTTGGGTCATTATAGACCATGTCCAAATTCAATGAATAGTCGAATGGATTCGCAGAAAATAACACCGTCCTATTATTTTTCTTCTTTTCGAATGACAAGGGAATGCATTCGTACACCTTGTGCTTTTTACATACTTTTGTCAACATATAATGCGCTGCCTCCAAAAATATTATGGATGTCGTAACCTCTCCTCCATCCTCCGACGACGATGCCATCATCGCCCGCAGTTTGTTTTCATCGACAATCTTTTGGTCGCTTTTACCCAGTTTTCGCATTCGCATCTGGAAATAGTTGTTCAAAAACTGAGGGTCAATCCCTTTCAAATGCAGATCATCAATGAATATTTTTTGTAAGAATGAATTCACCGAATGCTCTCGAATTTCCTCCGAGATCCGACGCTCTCCATATACATAGACCTCCTCGGGCCCATCTAGGTTCAAGACATTAGCAATTTTATGATGAATAACATCAATCGTATCATCCCGATAAATTAATGTATCTTCCACAAAATGCACATTTTTTACAGGAATGTTGTATTTTTCCCCGAATTTGGTCTTGTTCAACTTTGGAAATATGGCCTTGCCATCATCCCCTTCCTTCGCATTTTCTCCGCCTCGAAATATATATAGGTCGGTCGTGGTCGGTGTCCGCTTCACATGCACCTTATACAAGATATAGTCAGGGTTCAAAGAACACGCTTGAATGGCATTCATTTTTATTTTATGTATTTTATGTATTTTATGTATTTTTCTATTTAAATTACATATATTTTTAATTATCATAGGTAATGGCAACTCACTCAATAAGGTATAATAGGCCAATATGGACCAACATTGACCAATAAACAAAAAAATAGACCACACATTTGGCCATCATCTACTTTCACTTGGGTTTATGATTTATGATACACGGAATTAAACACTCATTCATAATACAGACGACTTAATAATTAGTCCACAATATTTTACTGGGGTAGTCGAATAGTCAATTCTCTTGTAAATCCCTTTCTTCACTGCAACCTTTAGCAATTTTTTGAAGTTTTCCCAAAATATCGGGGGATGCCCAATCTCCTTCGTCATCAAATGCGATAATTCATGAATTGCCACATATTTCAACACATTTAAAGGAACTAATTTATCACCTCCATCCCGGGACCGGAGACAAAATACGATTTTCTCCCCCTTGTTTATCGAATAGGATGTGTAATTATTATTCTCAGTTCCTTCGCTTATGCTATCGGGATTGTAGTTTTTCTCAAGGCGTTTCACATCCTCCGACTTTGGATACTCCCGCTTCATCTCCTGTATTAACTTTACAAGACTCTCATTCAATTTCGCCAACATATTCGCCGCATCTTTTTTATCCGCTAAATTCTTCACCAAATACCGCCTGCCATCGATATCGGATACGACATATTCCACTTCTACACTTTGTCCTTGAATGTAAAATACAATGATTATTGCCATGATCGTTATCACGAATATTTCCGACAAATTCATTTATATTATCGTATATGGGTGTATGGTTGGTTCCTCTTTATTGAATTCTACATTATATTTTCAATCCATTGAATATCACACATTTTTTCTCCATTGAAGCATCTACATCTCCTATGGATTTGTCATTTTCACAAGGTATTTCTCGCAAAAACCCATACACCCTGTTCTAAGTATTAAGTATAGAAATTAAAAAAAATTGATTTTGAAAAAATTGATAAGAAATGATCGCCAATGGATGTTATACCCATAAACACAATTAACGACATATTTAAAAACAACCGAGGATTTTGATTATTATTAAAACATTCTTGTCCTTACCCTATTCTAGTCCCCTGTTCTAGTTTGCATCGCCGGATATCCACATTATAATATATTGGAGCACTTTATATAAAGCGCCCAGAACGGCATACATCGCCTTGAAATAAATGCGGGATATAATATTTCAAGCCATCGATTGGAGACCAGAAGACTATGATTACAGCGATGAACTGGATGGGGACGACGATGGGGACAGCGATGGGGACATCGATGGGGACAGCGATGGGGACAGCGATGGGGACAGCGATGGGGGCGACGATGGACCCAATGCGTCCAAGGGCATGGGAAATTCAAGCAGAAACATAAAAAAGGATTGTGATAATAAACCATCGAAGCGGAAGTACATTATTAAAGTGTTCGGTGTCGATGAAGATGGACAATCTATCAGTGCGACGATTACCGACTTTCGCCCCTATTTTTGGGTAAAATGCCTTCGAGCCGATAGGTTGAATAATGATGAGATGGATTGCCTTAAGACCAATTTGAAAAAGAAACTACCCTATCGACTGAAAAATGACCTCATGAGCATAAACCGGAAAACCAAGAAGGACATATGGGGGTTCAATAACAATACCCGGTTCAATTTTATTAAACTCACCTTCCAAAATTTACTTACCATGAAAATATGCGCCAAACAGTTCAAATATCCGATATCCCTCGGTCGAGGAAAATCATGCCAATTCAAATTATACGAAAGCAATATCGAACCCCATATCCGCTTCTTCCATTCCATGAATATAAACCCATCGGGTTGGATCCGTTTTGTCCCAGGGACCTACAATATCAATACGAGTGTGCGGATAACGAAATGCAACCAAGACTTCACCATCTCTTACAACAATGTGACACCCCTTACCGATAAGGAGAATATAGCACCAATGCTAATCGCCAGTTTTGATATTGAATGTACAAGCAGTCATGGTGATTTTCCAGTCGCAATTAAAGAATACGACAAGGTCGCTCGGGAATTAATCGAAGCCTACCGCATCTTCAAAAATAATGGGAAGGAAAGTAAAAGTAAGGAGCAACTACAATTTGTGGGGGGCAGTCTTACCCACCTATTTACAGATGAGAAGAATGAACATTTCGCTAAATTTTATAGTCCCATATACTTCAAGAAAAATCAACCCAAAAAACAAAAGTCATTTGATTACATCAATAATATTACGGATGAAATATTTAATATCTTGGAAGATTATTTCAAATTTGAATTAGTAAATGAACTGCCGGTAAATGTGCACGCATTAGATAATCGGCGCATATCCGATTACTTTTCACCAGTAAATAACAAGAATTCCTATTCCAATCATAGCACCACCCGTCAGAATACATCGAATGATGCGGAAAAACCGGTCAAGATGACCACCTTCGAAGACATATCAAACACACTGATTAAATGTTTTCCTCCCGTTGAAGGCGACCCGATTATCCAAATTGGAACCACCTTCCATCGCTATGGGAGCATCGGGTGCCACTACAAACATGTCATAACATTGGACACTTGCTCGGATATCGTCGGTGTCGATGAAATCGTGCGGTGTAAAACAGAGACACAAGTCCTCCTCGAGTGGACCAAATTAATCAACAAACTAGACCCCGATGTCATTACCGGCTACAACATCTTTGGTTTCGATATGCAATATATGTATGACCGGGCGAATGAACTCGGGTGCACCGAAAAATTCATGCGATTGAGTCGGTATAAATACATTACAAAAGACATGGTCGAGAATCAAATGGTCCATAAACAGTTGTCGTCGTCCGCCCTCGGCGACAATTTGCTAAAATACTTCAATATGGAGGGACGGGTCCTCATCGACCTCATGAAAGTGGTTCAACGGGACCACCGCCTGGATAGCTACAAACTCGACCTCGTGGCTTCCAATTTCCTCCAAGGAAAGGTTAAAAAGGTGGTCATCGAGGAGGGCAGTAACAATGAGGGGGGGACGACTGATGGTTCCGAAGGAAAACCCATCCATACACTGGCGCTCGTTGTGGATACTTTGTATGGTATAAATGCGAATGATTACATTAACATTTTCATGAATGATGGTAATTCCCATAAAGTATTCGTTAAATCGGTCGATGTTGATAACAAAATAGTCCATATCAAACCGACATCGACATTAATAACCATTTTGAAGAAACCGGAGCAAGGAACCCCGACCCCGATCATTCAATGGGGTCTCTCCAAAGATGATGTGTCGCCCGCCGACATTTTCCGGTTTCAAAGAGGGACCGCAGATGACCGGGCCATTGTGGCTAAATATTGTGTGCAGGATTGTGCCCTTTGTAACATCATCATCATCAAACTTGAAATTATCGCCAATAATATAGGCATGTCCAATGTTTGCTCGGTGCCATTGTCGTATATATTCATGCGAGGACAGGGGGTAAAAATCTTCAGTTTGGTTTCGAAGCAATGCATGGAAGAGGAGTTCCTAATACCTGTTCTAAACAACAACCTAGATACCGACGCTCTAGAGACAGAGGAGGGTTATGAGGGGGCGATCGTCCTTCCACCCAATCCCGGCATCTACATCGACGAACCGATCTCGGTTATGGACTATGCCTCGCTCTACCCGTCGAGCATGATATCTGAAAACATATCCCACGATAGTATAGTTCTCGACTCGAAATACGATAACCTTCCGGATTATGAATACATCGACATAGTTTATGATATATACGAAGGGACTGGCGACAAAAAACAAAAGGTCGGGGAGAAGACATGCCGTTTCGCCAAATTCCCGGAAAACAAGAAGGGGATCCTTCCCCGCATACTTATGACACTGCTCAAACAACGCAAACAGACTCGTAAACGGATTAATGAGCAGCGCCTGACCCTGTCTGATGGTCGCAGTATCGTGGGTTTTAAGGACACGCCAAACCCATCCGAAACCGAAGGCAAGTATATTGTATTCCATGAAGCGAAAACAGGGACCAAACATCATATTCCTGAACCCCTGGTCGTTTCGTGTGTCGATGCCCACAATGACTTCATGAAAGCGGTGCTAGATGGTCTGCAGCTAGCATACAAGACCACCGCCAATAGCTTATATGGCCAGGTCGGGTCCCGCACCAGTCAAATATACATGAAGGAGTTAGCAGCATCGACCACTGCGACCGGTCGTAATTTAATCATTAAGGCAAAATCCTTCATGGAGGAACGATATGGTGCTGAAATCGTTTATGGAGACACTGACTCCATATTCGTCAACTTCCGTTTCCATGAAAAACATGGTCTAAAAAATAAAGATGCCCTCGAGAAGTCCATTGCCGTATCGATTAAAGCGAGTAAGGAGTTTAAAGATGAATGCTTGACCTCCCCACATGACCTAGAGTATGAAAAGACCTTCTACCCATTTATCATTTTGAGTAAAAAACGATATGTCGGGAACCTCTATGAACACGATATCCATAAATATAAACAAAAGTCCATGGGTATCGTGCTCAAACGACGAGACAATGCCAATATCCTTAAATATGTATATGGTGGTATGATCGACATTATTCTGAACAACTGTGATGTGCCAGGCGCAATTGCATTTCTACGGGAAAACTTGAAAAACCTCGTGGATGGGAAAATCCCCCTTGACCAACTCGTTATTACGAAGACCTTAAAGGGTAGCTACAAAAATCCTACGAAAATCGCCCATAAAGTACTCGCTGACCGTATGAAGGAACGGGACCCGGGTTCCGCTCCCCAGGTCAATGACCGTATCCCCTATGTCTACATCGACATTGGTGAGGGGGATAAAAAAGGAAAGGGCACCAATAAAAATGGTAAGAATGGCAACACCCCCTCCCTATTACAGGGGGACAAAATAGAACACCCCGACTACATCATCGAAAAGGGACTCAAACCCGATTACTGTTTCTATATCACGAACCAACTCATGAAACCGATTTGCCAATTGCTCGCCCTGGTCCTCGAGCAAATGACAGGATATAAACATAAAACGGACCCCCACTACTTTAAACGCCTTGAACAAACGTTGTTAAATAAGAAAAAGGACCATAAAAAAGTTCAGGATAAAATAATAGACTTGCGCATGCAAGAAGTCGAAGAGATAATTTTCAAACCGATACTGCTAGACCTCCATAGAAAACGACAGAAAGGTTCATGTATGGGTGATTACTTTCCACGGGCATATTAACCATTGACTCCACACTTGTATGGGTGAGGATGTGTGATGAGTTGATGAGTGGATTTAGTGGATTTAGTGGATTTAGTGGATTTAGTGGATTTAGTGGATTTAGTGGATGGATTAGTAAAATGTAATGTTGGTATATTGATTATATGGATATTCGTAATTGTCTTGGTGTAAATTTATCAATGATATGATGGAATGTTATTCTCGGTTTTAAAACCATCTTGGGGGGACCCCTTACGAAAGTGATTTTATAGAGCATCCCCCCCCTACCCCATTTTTTTCTGTTAGTAGAGCAATATAGTCCCCTACAGCATCTAATGAAGTCGTCCATCCTCCGAAGACCACCCCCTTCCCGTGGTGGGTCATCACCATCCATATCCAATGTCGCAACCCTCGTCGTAAAAAAATATCCATTCCTCTTGAAAGTTTTGGCGACCCTCCTTGTCCAACTCGGCATTTCATTTTACACGATGTATCAAACGAAAAATAACACGGGACTACGAGATACCATCCGCCGATACTATACCCTGGTATTCATTTGTCAGTTGGTGATAATCATCCTTCTCGCTATCGTTCCTCTTCCCATTGTGCCCAAATTTTTACTTTTCACCGCCTTTTCTGTGATGAATGGTCTACTCGTCCCATTATATGTCCCGGAACTGACCTCGAAGGACATCATTGACACCGCTCTACAAACCACATTCTTGTTCATTTCAATGGCCCTTGTCGGATTAAGCATAGCACAAACAGGTATCGGTACAACGTACCTTGAAATTGCTTTGTTTGCCATGGCGGCGGTAATGGTGGTATGGGGACTTTACCTGTTTTTTGTGCAATCGAAGGACGACCGCCGTAGAAGTGTGACTTGGTATAGGAACTTTACCATATTATTCTTCGCCCTCTACATTATTTATGACACCTACAACATTCTTCGAATGGACTACAATGGGGACTTCGTGACCGCCGCCTTCGACTATTACCTCGATATTTTCAACATTTTTCGCAACTTGCTTATACTGGACGCCGGGGAAGATACTTAAAGGACTATCTTTTTAAGGCCCGAATTAACATGACATGAAGTGCGTAATATTCCATTCCATTTGATGCATAATAAATATCATGATAAACTATAATATATCACACGAGCATAGCATATCACATCTAAAGAACATAGTTGTCATATTGCTGATTATTAGAACAGTATGTACACAGATATCATTCACCATTACAATCGTATCATCGTCGTCCTTCCATTGGAAAAATATCTCCAATTTAATGAAATTCTAATGCCATTATGCCATTTCTTAACTGACACATCGAAACCTATCATTAAATTAATCGAATACTCGCATGTTCTCGACGCTCAATTTATTAATGATTTATATGAATACAAAGAGGATTTACATATTGTGTTGGGAAGCGAAATACTTTCCCATTTCCCCACATATTATGTAATATACCAATTCGAACAGTTGGTGGCGAAACATGATTTAACTGTTAAAAGATTAATGCATGAATTCGTGTTGGATAATTACTTTATCATATTACAAAACGCATTGGAGGTATGGGAATATGCGTTGAATAACATTGATTTTTTAAAACAGAAGGGAAAGCATATCAATGTAAAATATGTACCCTTCCAATATGCACCCTGCATGAAATACCCCTCCCTTGAAAATGAAAAAGAGAAAGAGAAAGACATCGATGTTGCATGGATTGGAGCAAATGTCAAACGGCGCATCCCAATCATCGATTCGTTGAAGCGAACATTCGAGGGGACCCCTGGTATGACATGTGTATTCGGAAATAATGATATTTGGAATAATGACGAACCACGGATCGGACCAATTATTAACACCAAAGCTAACCTCTTAGGTAGAACTAAAATAGCATTGAATATACATGTTTACGAACCAAATGTCAGCTCATTGGAGGTTGTCAGAATATTATATTTCCTTGCGAATGGGTGTGCGGTTGTTTCGGAACCGAGTGGCGACACCGAAACCGACAAACTCTATCAACAATTAGGAGTGGTTTTTTGCCAATGGGAAGATATGCCGAAGAAATGTGCTGATTTGTTATTGGGTGTTTAAATCATTACTTAAATTTTAAAAACTTGTTGATCAAATAATGTTCTCTTTATATTTTATATAACTATTTGATAACAAGTGATACACATCATGGTTAAAAATTTTTATGTATGTTCTTATGGTGGATGTGGGTCGGTAATGTTGACGAATGCATTAAAGAAATTCGGTAAGACGAAACATATTCACAGTCGACACCCCCCAGACCATTTAGAATACGTTGGAACTGAGAAAGGCGGGAAATCACACTTTGAGTGGTTCAATGGAGTGAAAATACCACCACAAGAAATCGACGACTACTATGTAATCTACATCTATAAAAATCCTGTCAAATCTATCCAGTCCCGTTTCTATTGTCCAGGCCATTTAAAGAATGTTCAAACGGATACCAATTTGAAGCTTAAGGATGTGGTCGAACAACGGAAAGATTTATATGGAATTAAAGAATTCTACCATAATTACACCACACCGAACAAAAACCGGAACTACAAAATATATGCAGTGAAGTACGAAGACATCTTTGACAAACAAGACGAACTTAGCAAAGTCCTCGGTATCGGTAAATTGAATTTGGTAAAAAAAGAAAGTAAGCGAAATCCCGATGCAAAAACAGTGGAAGCATTGCAAGATATATACAAAGATATCCTTTCTGAAATGAAGACCAAAGAATTCATTACCATTATTTGAATGGAAAAATTAGACTATTAAATCATTTACTGATTTTTTATCACCTTCATAATACCATCTGTAACACTACCACTGCCAGTTTCTTCGGTACGGGCAGTCGATTTATTCATATTTGCAAGTATGTCTTCAAGTATAGAGATTTTAATTTCCGTAATTTGTTTTTCATTTTTTGCCCCCTCACTTACATTTTTCTTCAAGTCATCTAATGTATTTATTATTTGTTGATGACTATATCCTCTAACTATCTTGTTCCAATCTGCCAAATTATTAATTATTCTCCTTACTTGTTTTTTTATAGTTTTGGTATTTTTTTTGGGTATTTTTTTGGGTATTTTTTTTGGGTATTTTTTTTGGGTATTTTTTTTGGGTATTTTTTTTGGGTATTTTTTTTGGGATTGGGAATGTATCTTTATTAGTTTTTCTCTAGTCTGTTCTGTTATGACCTGTACTGATTTTTTCATTTGTTCACGCACTTTTGCTAAAGTTTTCTTTAAACTTGGAAAGAATGTCTCAACATTATGATATTTGGTTACAAAAATTATAAGCATGAAATTGATGAGCAAAACACCATATATGATGAATATATGGGTGGGTCGTTTAATCGTCAAGATGCTCATACCCTAAAGATAAACTATTATATTTTATTTCTATTTTCATTTTTATTTTCAATTTAATGTGAAATAGGTTTGTTTCGTTCTCACTCTCACTTTAAACATAAACACGTAAGCAATTTCAAGAGTGCGCATCATTTTGAGTTATATATTAATTACTTACATCAGCAGCTACCCTTGCCGCCGTGGGTTGGGTTTCACCCGTTGAACCTGATTCATGTATTTTATTAAGCGCTTCTTCAACGTCATCTAATAGTTTGTCATCAGTAACGATATTTGTTAACTCTTCGACTGGCAATGACAATATTTTTTCTATTATATACGAAAACGTGGTATTGCGTATTATCATTCTAGTTATGAAGAAAATCAGTAATTTCAATCTTATTTTACCATCATTTGTATCTGATATTAATTGTCTTAAATTCTTGACAATTTTAGTTTGTTCTCCGTCATTTTTATTAACCATAATATCATTATCATACAATGATAGGATTATCTCACTGAACTTCGTAATAAGTGTATTGACTTTTCTCTGAAGAGTAGTCCTCGTTCCTTCTCTATTTTTTAAATCACTTCTTATAGATGTCACGTTGTTAAGTATTACTACAATATTATCAATGATGTTACGAAAATAATCATTGTCGGAATTACTTTCATTATCCCTAATATTTTCTAACTTTCTTACAGTAGTATTGTTGTTAATAAAACCACCATTAACTTGTTCCAAATATAAAATCAATCTTATTAAATGCATAGCGCCTGTTTTAATATCATTATACTGATACTGTGACGAACCATTCGAGGTAAATGTGTCTTTCGTTGTTCGGTTCAAGTCCCTTTTCTGGTTCAATGCATTGATGACTTTATTGTGCCAGGTTGATAATATGATGATTGTCCCCAACAAAATCACCAATATCCCCACCAATAGAAAAATATTCTTCCTTCCACCATCCATTTCTATAACCTTACAAAAAAAAACAAATGAATTGGGTGGATTTGATTTCGATGTGAGGTAGTTGGGTTCTTTAGGAAGTCTAGTGAAAACAAATTCATATATTACCATGTAAACAACATTATTTCTTTCCCAATATTATTTTGAAATTGATGGATGGTGAAAGGTGGATGGTGGATGGTGGATGGTGGATGGTGAAAGATGGATGGTGGAAGGTGGATGGTGGATAATACATGGAAGAATACGAACCAAACACATTATTGTTCATCAGGTTCGATTTGCGAATTAATTTTTGGTGCGGATACCAAACCGATTAGTGTGTTCATGATGTTCTTAGAAAACCCGAAGGTTAATATGGCATGGGATAGCATATTATACAGTTCATTTCCGATAAGATTCAAACTATTATTGAATCTATGATCTTCGTCCGTATCTAGAGGGATATGTGTTATTTCAAGTTGGTTATTATCGATGTCGACTTTTTTGATGAAATTCAAAAAACGTGCGACCTTGCTTTCATCAATCTTCAAATCCCCATACTCATAGGATAAAATATATTGAATTCCTTTAATTACCCCCGCTTTAATATTATTTTTTATTTTTTTGTGGTCTTCAAAAATTACAAAATTCTCTTTACTCACCGTCTTCAACAGTTTACTGCGTTGCCAATTGGTAATAATGGCAATTGATATGAGAATAACTAATAAAACCATAGTAAGGTAAATAATATTCCCCCCTCCCATCTTTTGAAAAAATTAAAAGTATTATAAATTATAAGAAGATTATTTTAATTAGTAACTGGATGGTAAATGACCGATTAATAAAATATTTGTTTCATTGGACTGTATCCTTCGTTATATTCGAGACACTGTTTAATGTGTTCGCCTGGACACAAACAAATTATGAAAAACCATCATTCCCCACCTTGAAACGCTACTATCATGATATGCCTGTCCCAATCGTCGTATGGGGTGACTTCTTCTACTCGACCATGATATTTATAAATGCATACGCCATGCATGAATGGTTTTACAAGTTTTACTACAGCAATTACACCCCACCCGACATACTAAGTTCGGTCAATAATATTGGGATATTTATCATCATAATGGTCTCAGTTCAAGTGGTCTACGATGTAATTTACTACCTATTCGTTACCTATTCCGGTCTCGATAAGCGAAATGACTATGTATCCTTTTTCAAAGAATACGCCAAGGACTATTCATATCGGGCGATTTATTCCGATAGCATCTACCTCGCTCTTTGGACGGCATTGTTCTACCTACTATACCATACGACCTCCTATCTTTGGAAGTACTACATTTTGGCGTTAGGAGGGTTTATAATGGTGATGGTGTCCTATGAAGACATATGAAGATGGTTACGGATATATTATGAAAGGTCGACGATGGTATCGTATCGACCATTTTCCATTCTCGTCTCCCCCCGGGCACAATCAACTACATAGAATGGTGTCAGGTTCATGGAAATGATGGGTCGAATGTATTCATCAATGGAGTTTACATCAGTAATTATAAATGCACATCCATCGGTTAAAAATTTAATGGTAAGAATATCATCCAAGTAATTGGTCGACCTATCTTCTATGGATACTTCTTCATTTGAAATCTTAAGGTGAAACACCCGGTCACCGGCTATGCCCCCCCCTCCATCGGGTTGAGTATTTTTAGTTTTAGTTATTGTTTTAAGTCGTCGCACAATGTCCCGACGCTGTTCCGGTGTTAATTTATGATGGAACCCGACGAATAGTTTCAAATTCGTCGACATGTTGCGAATAATGTTGATATAGAATGGATCGACGAGGGTTGTCGGATTGTTAAAGTAGATCCCGACCGAATTTGTTCCGAAGTTGCTATACATGGCATTCAAATATCCCTCGATTACATAGTCGAATTCGATGGTTCGGAATTGGTTGCGTCTTTCCACTAAAAAATGGGTATAGTCAATTGATGGGGGAGGTACCATGCGTTTCCCATCGATGGAATTTTGGATAACCAACCACTCGTATGGAATGCAATTAGTCGTGTCGACCTCGAAACCACTTTCGGCATCATCAGTAGGTCTTCTAGATGAGGGGGGAGGAGGGGTCTTTATCTTGGTATTTTCCATGATTTGAAATAGCGGTACTTTTGGATTGTAGTAATACGTGGTATTATTGTGCAATAAGGACACATCCTTTACCGTTCGTGATAAAATACGAGGGTCCCTGATTATGTCGCTTAAATGTGCCCCACAATCTTCTGTAGGAGGACACCATAATATACGATAATCACATCCTATGCAATGACATAATGTAAGCAAATCGACGACCGCTGCCAGGCGAACCACCAAGGGACCTTCGATCAACATGAACACATTGTCGAAGATATAGTTCGCCATTTTATATTTTATTATATTCTATTTGTAGAATTTAACATACGACGATATTAGACATTTTAGTCCGATATTATTATACTACCCGCACAACTCCGAGGCGACGCTTTCCAAAATAAATTAAAATGGTGAACAATAGAGTGGAAATTAGTACCAATGCCGCATTTTTAGGCCATTCGATGAACTTAAAACCGACCACTCCCATCGATACTAAAAGATTAACTATGAACATGTATTTGAACTCGGTCATCTTCAGTAAAATTTCTGGTTTCACATCTAGCATTGAATACCCCATTAGTATGGAACCAAAAAGAATGAGATTTACACGGATAATCGTTAAAACTTTGGTCGAATGCGAACCCATTTTTGTTTTACAATAATACTCGGAAAAATTAAAAAAATTGAAAGTTATATATTACAACTTTTTTCATCATACATAAAAATACAATTAAACGCATCCTAATAAAGTCGCCCCATTAGATTATATATTAAATTCCATACCCCCATTATAAACAGATTAAATTTACATCATCTCCCAATGCATCCCAGATGCATATTTCGAAAGTCCCTTGTTCCACTTCAAAACATAGTGCGGCGGAAAAGGCGTTATATTAGATGCTCTTCCTATGTCGTCACTCGTCGCCCCATGGTGGTTAAAGACATGGTCATACGAAGTTCCATTAACACCTCGGCTGCATTGGCGCTATATGCCAATGAACAGGGTATGTCTATAATACATTTGTCGTCGATGGAACATTTCATATCCGGAACCATCAAAGTACAATTAGTGTCATTGTTGTTTCACTTGGTATACGATGTCCTATTTGAATATATTACATATTATTTTCGCATTCCGAAATGCGAACCTCGGGTATCTCCCATTTGCCCCCCGCTATGTGAATATGAACCGTTTAGCACAGCAGCCGCTTCATGTGTGATTGAAGAGACCACTACCACTACATGTGTAGTGGAAAAGACAGTCACAACATGTTATGTTGAGGAGACAGTTACCATTATGCCTTCATCACCTAATGTGAATACAAGCGAGACATTGGAGACAACATTGGAGACAACATTGGAGACAACATTGGAGACAACATTGGAGACGACATTGGAGTAGACATTGGAGCAATGTGATACCATCAACTCCATCATTCCGGATAAATCAACCGAATAACCTAGTAAGACGACTGTAAATGTAGGTTCAGAAAAGACAGACGAACCCATCGACTTCATTTATGTGGGTTTGGTTGAAGAAACCCTTACGGAAAAAAACATGACCGATAATTCTATTATAATGAATTGTCATGATGTGGGTTTAAACATCAATTCAAAAAACTAAATAAGGGGGGGGGAGATTTTACATGAATTCAAATGGTATTTAAACACTCGTTAAATAAGACATTAAAAATCACGATTTTCTTCTTTTTTTAATCATTATCATAATAAAAATACGAAATGAACCTATCCCAAAATCAAAAGAAAGCCCTCGCTAAACTTACGAATGAGCAGCAACTCGTATACAACATGATGATGTTTGACACCAATTTAATTTCCTCTGTCCCTACCATCCCAACACCTCAATGGGTTACCGACCTCGGTCATGATGTGAAACGCCTCATATCCGAGGGTGTAATTAAGCGAGTTTGGTTCGATGAAGATGGACATATAAAAGTTGATGTATGAACATATATATCCATTTTCGAAATGATTGAGAATAACATTCAAAATCATAGAATAAAGCACATATTCAGTTCATTCGTTATTATCCAAATATTAGCATTCCATATCATTCCATATCATTCCATATCATTCCATATCATTTTTTTCCGCTTAAAGTTAAAAGTTTAAGTTTAAATTAAAATAGGAAATAATTTGCATAATGACCACGATGATACACAATGGGAAAGAATGTACAAATAAAAGTAAAGTTTTCCTTAAAGGGTTCACATTACCGAATTTGGGAAACACATGTTATCTAAATACATGCGTCCAATGTTTGTTGAGTTCATCGACATTCACAAGCAATATTATGCAAAATACAAAAGTATCTAACCCGTCCAGTGTAGGGATTTTAAAAACCATGCTTCATGATTTCGAGAGGATAGTGGTTGAAAATGACACTCTCGTGGATGTTGATAAATCGAATGATAAACCTGTATCGATATTGAATACCTATGAAAAATTCGTCGGTGCGTTGCATTATAAATTGCGCACTAGCATGAATATATATCGACAAAACGACTTAGGGGAGTTTTTCACATTGTTTATCAATCTATTGAATGACGAAGTCGGGGAAAAAATAAGCATACAAAGTGGCGACGAATACACCACCATAAAAAAATTTGGAGTCGACAATGGTTCGCCCGATGGAGAAACACCCGATGGAGGAACACCCGATGGAAGACTACAACCTCCCCATAAAATCTTCCGCATGGCGAAGGGTGTTCTAAGTAAGGTATACGATAAGAGAACCTCCCCACTATTGCGTCTCCAATATCGATGTGATGCGGCTTGGTTGAACCATTTTCAATCCAAATACTCTTTCGCAATTCCCATGTTCTATTCTCTTCTCATATGTCAGATAAGTTGTGGATGTGGTAAAGTGCATCATAACTATGAATTTTTCAATGCGCTACTATTGGACATATCATCGACACCTTCCACCATGAAGCGCCCAGTCTCACTTCTGGATTGTGTCGAAGATTTCATGCGGTCCTACCCTTTAAATGATGAGCGATACTCCTCCTCCCATGAGTGGAAATGTGATGCATGTGAAAATCGAGTTGTTAGTCACAAAAGTTTCGCTTTTTGGCGATTACCCACCATTCTTGTATTGACATTGAAACGTTTCATTTTCAATGAGGCGACCGGTCGGTTCATTAAGAAGACTACTCGTGTATCCATTCCAGAATATTTAGACATGCAACAATGGGTCGTTGGCGATGAAGAACAAGTATTTAAGTACCGCCTTATTTCCATCGGGTGTCATATAGGAACTCTCAATTTCGGTCATTACTATGCCATCGTTCGCCGAGGAGGGGACAAATGGGTCAAGGTGGACGACGACATCGAAACCCCCCCATTTCCCCTTTATGACCACATAGAAGATGGTTTATCCAATACCGATAGTGGTGCATTTGATCATGCATATGTTTGTGTCTATGAACGATTTAAAGTTTGATACAGTTTAATACAGTTTAATACAGTTTGATAAAATTGTATAATGCATAAATGTAACAAAAAATATACGCATAAAATATAACATTTCATCATGGACATTGGAAAATCTAATATAATCCGACAAGTTTTTTTTGTAGTGTTATACATAGTGATGATATCAATGTTCGGTATATTATATCAATTATTGCTACATAGAACCAATAATACTAGCAATCGTCTACTCCCATTTCGGGATATTTGTAAGCATCCACATCATAAGTCATATACCGATTGCTATAACCAACTAATTAGACGTAATTGGGTCCCTGAATGTAAAGTATGTAATACAATGATATGTACCCGATTCATTAGAAGAAATAATGACCGTACGAAATATTATAATATATTTCTTAATGATTTGAACATTTTATTTCACAATTATCAATCCTTCCCAGAGAATTGTAGGAATATCGGTTCTTATTTGACTAATATTGTACAATGCACTCAAAACTTCGAGGAAGCAGCATGGGCACAAGCTGTGAATTCATTCATTCAAATGGAAAAAAATCACATCGCATTCAGCGCCGGTATTAAACCATCCACAATTCGGACCGAAGATCAATTCAAGGAGGTTAAAATATTCGAGCCATTGATACAACAACGCTGCGACTTATTCGCAAATGTATTCAATAGAGATATGCAAAGACTAAAGACATTCCCACTCGTCTACGAATTGTATCGACGGGGGTTGATTAATTTATTAAAGGAACCGAGAACAATAACATACCAGACATATTATAACACAAATGCTATAAATAGAAAGGCAATAGATAACCTAATACAATACAAAAAAATTTAATGAATAAGACCATTATATATTAATGAATAAGACCATTATATATTAATGAATAAGACCATTATATATTAATGAATTAGACCATTATATATTTATGATATTATAATGGATACCCTCTACTATTCTAGTCTATCCTAGTCTATATTAGTCAAAATCCCCTTCATCGGTCTTGAAAATTGTCCCAACTTGTTTATAATTTCAAAATCTTTAGTGTAAACGGAACGAATAATTTCTCGACTTTTCAAATTTAAATGATTTCTATTCAGAGATTTTGCCACTGTCTTATTTATCGGTTCGATTGTCGTTATATCGAGATTAATATTGAACTCTCGCATCAGAGCATTGAAGTCATTATTCAAGTTGTCGAAGTTTAGAATATAATCACATGTAGGGGTTCCGTCCTCTCGAAAAAGATACTCGTACTGAGGGATAAAATGACAATCATGTTGGAAATTTTGAGAAACTCGTTCGAGATTGTCATGTATCCATTGATTTAAGTTTTCCGCATTTTGCATTAACTTGTTTATACGATGTTGATAAATGTATATATACGCACTAACCACTCTATCGAATGGATTCCGAATTACACAAAAAGTCGGGGTCACATCATATGGACTATTTTTCTTTAAATACCTCGGGGGGATATGCCAAAAACTGCATTCACAGTTGAAATCCCCGCATTTATTAATGTAAGACTTCAACGACGAATTATAAATCCCCCATAACATACCATTGCGTTTCCCCAATGCTTCAATTGTAGACCCCGCATTTTTCGGGATGTGAATGAACTCGAGTTTCATTTTATTTTTATTTTTATTTTTATTTTTATTTTTATTATTTTTTGTATTTCGTCTACTCGACAATATGGATACCACTAGAATTATACATAAGATTAAACCAAGTAACAATGATAGTGTAAATTCCATTAACATCCCCTGTTTGAAATTCGGCATATTAAATACACATATATATAAATGAAATAAACAAATTTGATACACACCTGAATAATTTAAATCATGCTATTTGTATTTTCCATTTTACATCAACCATGATGTAATTTACATTTTGATGCATATACATTAAACAAAATCTTAAACCTTAAAAAAACTATGATAATAATTATTTCCGTACAACAATTAAAATATATAGTCGGTGTAAAGGTGTTTTAAAAAGGTAATAATGGTTCAGGATGGAATTCATACGGGAACTGGAACTGGAACTGGAACAAGGACAATTACTTTTGTCATAGTGCTACTATTATCAATTTTAATGTGCGCAATTACATTCATTCGAAAAATACATTTAACCAATACCAATACAAATACCGATACCAATACCGATACCAATACCGATAATGATTACATTGTTAAGGAAAATGAAAATGGAAAGGAAAATGGAAAAAAACTTATTCCTAAAATAATATGGACGTATTGGGACAGTAATATACCACATATAGCGCATCAATGTATAAATACATGGCATAGACACAATCCATTATGGACCATCCATGTTATCACAAAAGACACATTGGGTTTGTATCTGAATAATGATGAACTGCCCGCTAGATTTTACCATGATGTAGATACACCCCAGGCGTCTTCCGATTTAGTCCGGGTCTGCTTGTTGTACAAATACGGTGGGGTATGGTTGGATGCGACCATTTTACTTTTGCGGCCATTAGATTGGATCCATGACATACAATCAAAAAAGAATGTTGAGTACGTGGGGTATTATATCAATGAATTCACAAAAAATCGAAAGCACCCTGTCATTGAGAGTTGGTTCATGGCGAGCACTAAACATTCCCTATTTATGGAAAAATTAAAGAACGAGATGTTCAAAGTCTTTGGGAATAGGAAAAAATATATTGATGGTCTTCGAGGAAAAATTGATTTTCAAAACATACCCCGTTATCTACAGGTTTATTTAAGCATTCACATCGCTATGCAATTCGTGCTTCATAATGATATTCATAATGATAGTCATAATGATAGTCATAATCAAATATCATACGCATTATTATCGACGAGTAAGCACGCATTCAAATTACACAAACTAACTAATTGGGATTCGAAGGATTTAATCAATGTTCTAACTACCGATAGTCGACATGTTATCGATACCTATGAACCATACCTCAAGAATGTGGGGTTGATAAAATTTAGAGGGTTAGAAGTGAAATATCTACTCGATAGACCTATTCCGAAACAATCCATCTTAGGGAACCTATTGGATTGAAACATCCACATTTCATCTCCACATTTCACATCATACTCATTACCATATTACCATATTAATACATTAATGAATACTCATTGTGTACTATCATTCACTTGTTCTATTTCCATAATCTTCTTCCACAATTTTCTATGAGACATTATGCACCCTATCTCCCCGATCTTTAATGGACATTCATATTCCCGTCCATTATCATCCTTTACCATCTTGTCTGTTGGGTATATCGCATCAAAATGCTCCACGTCATGAAATCCCAACTCGTCGCATAACAATCTGGTATTTATATAACGCTCATTATACTTCGTTGATTTTATGATATACACTTTATTTATGTATGATGATGGTAAGTTTTCTTTCAATGCACTCCGTAAAATATTTATTTGCTTTATCATTAAAATTTATGCGAAAATAAATACCACGAATACTATGGTGTATAAATAATTTTGATTTAAACAATACATGAATATATTTATTGTTTAATATATTTTTTAAATCATTAATATACTTAAAAAAAGATACGGCGAGCAATATATTTTTAACCTTATTAAGTTGTCGTCGTCGGTCACTATTACAATACTACAATTACACGGGTATCACTGTATCACTGTATCACTGTATCACTGTATCACTGTATCACTGTATCACTGTATCACTGTATCACTGTATCACACAATATCACATATCGACGCACACTCACTACGACAGATGAAATTACCGTAAATAATTGTCTTCGATTTCAGGATAGTCCGAAAGAACAGATACACATATTTTCCACCTATAAACTAGATTGACAATTAGACTGGCAATTAGACTGGCAAATAGAATGATGGTGGTACCTGAACCTATTCCGATGTCGTCGCAAACGCCGATGTCGTCGCACACGCCGATGTCGTCGCACACGCCGATGTCGTCGCACACGCCGATGTCGTCGCACACGCCGATGTCGTCGCAAACACTAATCGACCTTGAAAGTTACAATTATTATGTGGTAGAACCGATAGACCAACTTAACAATACCGAACCATTGGAAACAAAGCAGGGGGGAGACGAAGGAGAGGAGGGAGATGATGGAGATCATGGAGATGAGGGCGACGCATTTGGTAATAAAAATAAAAATAAAAATAAAAATGGGCGAAGTTGGAGTGGAGGGAGCGATGGATCATACACTGAACAATGCTACATCTGTTGGGACAATGACCCTGAGGTAGACCAGGACAATAACCCTGAGGTAGACCAGGACAATAACCCTGAGGTAGACCAGGACAATGGCGTCGAAGAAAAAGACCCAGACAACAAATTAATCCTTAAACCACATAATACCAAGCAAAGCATAGAAAGCAACCCCATCGTTTCGACCATTTGCTGTCTACACACCCGATACCATAAAAAGTGCCTGGCGAAGTGGATCCGACTGCATCAAACATGCCCTTTTTGTCATAAACCGATCCACTGTCGATGCCAGGTGGTCACTGCATCATCCATTAAACAGAGCGGGGGGGACTACATCACTATCGACATAGATGATAATGATGGTGTAGACACATCGGTAACGCCTGGGGCACCAAATGACAATATGGCGATAAGAACACAATCACCCTATACTAACTTCAATATTATAGCCCTGAACCATGGAAAGTGGAAAATATTACTGCAGTCCATCCTATTCATGATGGCTATAAACCTCTCCATGGTCAGTATATATTCACTACTGCGGTGAACCATAACTGGTTTTGAACCATAACTGGTTTTGAACCATAACTGGTCTTGAACCATACTATATAATCTATGGAATTAGTACCCCCTTTTAATTAACAGTATATATCGCTGCGAATTATTTGTATGTATGGGGAAAATAAATTTGTTCTTATAATTTAATATTTGTTATTTTTCTAATTTATTTCCAACGAACCATGATAGCAGCCATAATAATCGGTGCTATCGTAATCCTCATTATCGTTATGTTAATGAGCCGGAAGCGTAATTCGGAAAATATACCGATCGTTACCCAGTCCCAACCCATCCGGACGACCGACGATGGTATTAACAGCAAGAAAGTGTCAATGGTTAATACACAACCGGCAGTATCAGCAGCAACAGCAACACCACCAGTACCAGTAGCAGAAACACCAGAAGTAGCAGCAAGATTAGCAGCAGAAGCAGCAGTACCAGGAGCAAATATAGAAGCAGCAGAAGGAGCAAATACACAAGGAGCAGCAAGAGCAGAAGCAGCAGCAGTACCAGGAGCAAATATAGAAGCAGCAGATCCAGCAGCAGGAGCAGAAAGAGCAGAAGCAGAACCAGCACCAGGAGCAGAACCAGTAACACCAGGAGCAAATATAGAAGCAGCAGAAGCAGCAGCAATACCAGCAGCAACAGCAGCAACACAAGCAGCATCAGGAGCAGTACCAGGAGCAGCAGCAGCAGATGCAGCAGCAGCAAAAGAAGAAGAAGCAGCACCAGGAGCAGCAGCAACAGCAGAACAACAACCAGCAGCAGCAGAACCAGCAGCGAATACACCACCATCAGCAAGAGTAGCAACAGCAAAAGCAAAACCAAAGAACACCCAATTAATTTTCATCAATAAAAAACCTAGTCAATTAGGCGGTTCAGTGCCTGATCATACCAAAATTACACTTAATGAAAAATACGCAGATCTCCAAAATATAACAATAGAACTATTACAGGATACAACAGAAGATACTACTAATAAAATAACCTTCTATCAAATACTACAACAAGCACATTCTTTGTTTACTAACAAATACAACACAAAAGGTTTCAAGTTTAATGAAGGTAAACTCAAAAATATGGAGGTCGACGCAAAACAAGAGTTGTTTAAGAAACATTTTTTCCAAACCAACTACATTCAATTGGTACAACATATGTTTAAAGAACAAAACAAGCACAAAGTAATGAAAGGTACAAATGGTCCTGATCCTAACTACATCTCATTATATAATATTAAATCAACAACGTTACCAATTGTAATTATTAATAACAATAATTATTTAGACATACCAGAATTGTTTAACATGTTCATCAACGACTTTTTGGAGATGGTCAAACAAAAAGTCATCAATAATAAAAATGAATACGAGAATTTGAAAATATTTGTGACCGAAAAAGAGGAAGAGGGGCAAGAAGAGAGGGCATGTGATGATGCATGTGATGATGCAGGTGATGATGAATGTGATGAAGATCGTGTGGATAAAGGTAATGCGTCAAGTAAATATCATGAATGCGTCAATCAAAAACTCGAAGAGAATAAAGATAAAATAATACAAGATTTGGAAAAGGAATTAACAAAGTACAAAGATTTTTGCGATGAACTTAAAAAAAGACAACAACAAATTGTAATCGTTAGAAATGAACATGAATATCAACTTAATGTACAAGTCGCACATACTATTAATGATTTTTTAAATAATTTACATAATCAATTTAATCAACAATATATGATTATGTATGTTGCTTATATATTTAGGTTGGTCATTATCGCTCATAATAAAAATATACAAATTGATTTCAGTAAAATTTTAAATTTATTTGGACAATCTAGTAGTAGTAGTAGTAGCAGTATAAATATTTATGTACTACTACTAGACGAAATTATAAATTTTTTACATAGAATCATTGAACATAATAAAATTGACATAAAAATAAATGAAGATATTTTGAATCATAGTGTGGATGAAAAAATCGAATATATTAAACATTTATTTTACGAATTGGGAGCGAAATTTGGTATCCCCCGAATAGTAATAAATACATTATTAGGATTACCCATAGATGTTACAATAAGTAGCTTTGATGAATATTATGGACCTTTTCAAATAGAAGCATCACAAGAAGTAGAATCAGAACAAATGAAAAAAAACATGAAACATTTGGAAGTATCACTCATTATTCAGACTCTGTCACTTCAAGAATGTAATAATAGAAATGCTAATGACATTGAAGCATTAAATTTTATCCACTCCCTTTTAGAAACAATCAAAGCGGTGGAAGAAAAGTTGGCAGCGGCGGAAAAGGCGGCGCAAGAAGCGCAAACAAAGTTGGCAGCGGCGCAAGCAGAGTTGGCAGCGGCGGAAAAGGCGGCGCAAGAAGCGCAAACAAAGTTGGCAGCGGCGCAAGCAGAGTTGGCAGCGGCGGAAAAGGCGGCGCAAGAAGCGCAAACAAAGTTGGCAGCGGCGCAAGCAGAGTTGGCAGCGGCGGAAAAGGCGGCGCAAGAAGCGCAAACAAAGTTGGCAGCGGCGCAAGCAGAGTTGGAGGAGGCGAAGGCGGCGGCGGAAAAGGCGGCGAAAGAAGCGGGAGAAAAGTTGGCAGCGGCGCAAGTAGAGTTGGAGGAGGCGAAGGCGGCGGCGGAAGCAGAGTTGGCAGCGGCGAATGAGGCGAAGGCGGAGGCGGAACAGGCGGCGAAAAAGGCGAAGGAGGCGACGCAAGCAGAGTTGGAGAAGGCGCAAGCAGAGTTGGCGGAGGCGCAAAAGGCGGTGCAAGAAGCGGAAGCAAAGGTTAGTAATTACGACTCTTTAATAAAAAACTTATCATCTGTAATTGGTGTAGATGCTGCTACTGATGCAGACAATCAATTCATCGAGAAGATAAACAACATCTTAGAAAAACGAGCTGAATATCAAGCCAAATGCGAAAAATTGCAAAAAGATTGCGATGAATTGAGGAATAATGAAATAGAACAACTAAAACAAGAAAATGAAGCACTTAAAGAACAACTTAAAGAATGTAATAAAAATCTGGAAAAATGTAATGAAAAAAAAAAACTTGATGAATGTGAAAGTGTAAAGGAAAATGCAAATACGCAAAGTAAATCAACTAATATTTGGGATATTAAAACTAATTGTATAGAAAACATTAACATTACTAGTTTAATTCCGTCGGTTATAGATAATAATAATGATGATAATGATGTACAAAAAAAATACGAGATGTATAAAAATTATTTAGATTATCTTAGTAAGAATAAATATTTAGCGAATACTATTGTTAAAGATAATAACATAAGAACATATAAATTTGAATTAAATGATGACCTTACTAATAAATATAAAAATTTCGTTGAACAAAACAATAATATTCTAGAAGATTTATACAATAGTATGATAAAACTTAACAGTGAATCTGGGAAAAACGTGACCCAATTTATAAATGTACCTGGTAATACAAATTATGTAAACTTTGAAAAGCTTGTTTTCCCTGAAATAAAAACTATACCAATTAATAATAATACATATTTATATAATTTTATTAACATTATTCATTCATTGTATGTAATTAATCCAGGACAGAATGCAATATTATCCAATAACGATAATGAGATAATAAGTATAGATAAAACAAGTACAACTAAGGACGTTATTTACGACTATATTTGCACTGAAAATAGGGAGAAAAATTTTGTAATTAAGTTGTTTCCACATTTTTTCAAACTAATTGAGAACATGTTCTCGGTATTTACAGATCGTGTTGGTATAATGTTGAAAATCAATTCAATGGCTCTCATAGACGAAGATATTAAAAAACAAATCCAACTAAACAATAATCAAATCGTAAATAAAAAAGTTTTTCCCGATATTGGTTCAGAACAACATAAAATTGAAGATGGATTAATTAAAATGAATTATGATAACAACGTTAACAAATATAGATTCCAAGAAGCATATGTACCTAAACAAAATGTTAATGTTCCAAATGATGTTATATTTAAATCAACATTTCTGAATAACGCTATCAATAGTGTTTTAAAGTTAGAAAATACCCCGAAGAATATCGTAATCTACAATTATGGATATTCAGGTACAGGTAAAACGTACACATTGACCGGTAATGATAGTACTCATGGACTAATTAATTGGATAATCGATAGATACAAAAGTTTACAAATAACATTGAAAGCGACTTCAATATATGGGCATAAAATAGGGGAAAACGATCATGGAGGGATTTTTGAAAAACACGAAGTAAAAATACTAATAAATAATGATGAAAATTTAAAGAGCAAAGTAAACTTTTTACAAAATTTATCAAACAATTATGGTACAGTTCTACAACTTAAAAAAAATAACATTGAACACTACAATATTATCAAAACAGGTAACGAAAAAACAATCATAAGTAAATTAAATGGTATAACAAAAACAGATCGTGGCAAACCAAGTTATAAATTCTTTAAGTCTAGTATGAACAATCCGAATAGCAGTAGAGGGCATATCAAATATGAAATAGAATTGAAAAACAATGCAATCAGTACATATAGTCGTAAAATTACTATATTTGATTTGGCAGGAAGTGAAGATTCGATAGAAATCTTAAAATATATGTGTAGTGCACATGGTATAAATTGTCAAAATATTAAAACGAAAGATATAAATGTAGTTATTGATACAAAGGTTCCCACCAAATCACAAAACGCAAATATAAATTTAAAAGATAATATAACATCACAATTAAAACAAATTTTTACTAATTTACAATCTAATGATCTTAATAGCAATATTGTTAAAGATGTATTAAGAAAAGACGATACTGAACTTGATAAAATATATAAAAACAACAAGTTCAATAAGAGACATACATTATATGGATATGAAATAAATATTTCATATAAATTGAAACTCCATAATAATCATTTTTATACATACGACCACGAAATTTCATTTTCTAATAATAAACATAATGAAGATCAAGCTTTACTATTATCTTTATATGTTATAAAAAAAAGTGAAGGTTTTTTAAACGGTAAAGATATAAAAATTACATTCGATGAACCCAATATTGACTTAATTAAGGAGTCAGAATTCATTAATGAATCCATCGAAATATTACAAAAATCCCTCGAGGAATTTAGTAAAAATGGTAAAAATACTGATGAACTCGATAAAGATATGGATTTCTTCTTTGGACATTCATTAAAAAATATCAATAAAGTTTTTGTAATCGGGTATGTTCGTGATGAGGGACTGAACAAAAGTACATCTCAATCAACTGATAAATACAATAATAAACTAAAAAACTACATAAATAACATAGACACATTTTATGAAGGCACAAAACGAACTATGACATTTTTAAACAAAATAAGACCAGACATACTTATTTCATCTACTAATAAATCAGGTGGAATGATGACGAATAATAATAAAACAAGGCATCTTAAATATAAAGACTCGGAACATGGAACAACCTGGAAACCACCCGTAAAAGCCATCGCCCCCAATGATCTGGCAATCAATCAAGTGGTCGGCAACATGGCGCTGTCCCAGGCGAACCAATTGTCCGAACGGGCCTTTGAAACCGTCGCTGGTCCCCTCATGGACGGTGGTGGCATGTTCGACCAGACCACCCTGGACACCGACCGAGCCCTCTTCATCGCCACGACCTTCGTGTTCGCTGTCGTGATGGTCCAAATCAGCAAATACATGGTGCAACGGGGTTACCTCGTCTCGAACAAAACAGCAGTCGGGTTCAATATCCTCCTATTCTCGACCATGACCATGGCATATACCTCATTCCTCGGCATGGAAAGCATCGGTCCCTTCTATGTGGTGATTTATTTGATGATGTTCGCCGCCATCAACCTGGGGCTCAGGGTCTACTTCGACCTGGAAAGCAAGGGCAGCGCTGTGGTTCAAAAACTGGGGGGTATGGGGGTGAACGCCGACCGACTATTGGCGAGTTCAACAAATCCACCCATAAATCCATCGAAAAAAAATGAAAAGGGTAATGTGGAGGATGAAGCGAGTTCTGAAGCGACTTCTAAAAATACCTCAAATAATAATGCATTAACATTGTTTCCTGGGGGGACATCGATTGACCTCTCAATGTCGGTGGGAACCCCGGGTGATGACAAAAACATTGAGAAGATCACCCTCCTAACCTGGTGCATAACATCCGTGGTGGCGATATTATTATAAAAAAATGAAATTAAATCCAAGAAAATGTGTCGAGATAGTTTTTGTGGGTTAGTGTAACTGTGTATTTTATTGTCATTATGGGGTATATGCCGCCCCCTTTTTTGTGTTTATATATAAGAATGAGTATGGATCATACGACAACCGACATCTACCCGGATATTCGCCAGCAGGATATTCGCCCGGGAATATCGGGAAACTCTCGGGAAACTCGGAACACTCCAATGGATACCTCGATAAACACCATGACATCTTCTAAGGTGGACCATAATGCCCTCGAACCGATTAATTTGGCATTCATCGACCGCACCCAGTTCATCCCCGATTTCCTAGAAATCCGCTATTCGTCCATCGATGGCGCTGGTCTGGGTATCTTTGCGAAACAACCGATAGCAAAGGGCACTTTTCTAGGGAACTATGTCGGTAAACCGATTCCGCTAAATAAATCAGTAGACCACGAATTATCCACCAATGTCTACCTATTCCATACAGTGGTGAACCAGGAACATGTAATCCTCGATGCGAGGCGACTAGAAGACTCGAATTGGACCCGTTTCATGAATTGTTCGTGCGGGGCACACACCGATAATGTATTGGCCATACGTTGTGAAAATACCGGGATATATCAGAAATCTAATAATACCTATATATGTTTGCATGGGAAAATCATGTTATACACCAGTCGGGACATACAAATTGGAGAAGAATTGTTCTTCGACTATGGTCCATCCTACAAAAAAAAATGGGGAATGCATGAATAAATGTTGCTATCATTATATATTATTATTGACTTATGAAGAATATATTGGACGGATTTAGCATTCAATATTGTTTCAAGTAGTCATTATTTTCGAAGACAGGTTAAAGTGTATCATGTATAATCCATTTTTAAATGATTCATTTTTTATTTCTACATGCTCTAACATGCCTGTCTAGAATCTTGTAATTATTCGACGGAAACTTGGTACCACTACGCACGAAACCGCCGGTTTTAGTTGTAGCAGTGGTAGAAGATGGATTAGACGCATTCGGTATATTTGATGCATTCAGCATATTAGACACATTCTGCACATTGGATGCATTCGGTGGTTTAGTGTTAACATTATTGGTGGAGTTGGATTTTAGTTGTGAATTTGTCGTTTGGGTGGAAGAGGACGCAATTGAAATCTCCTTTTGGGTTATATTTGCGGAGGTGACCGCATTTTGTAGGGCATCATCGATATCCTTCGTTGTATCCACCTTTAGACGCTCCATGATATTTTTAAGGACCACAGGATGTTTTTTTATATCATAGTCGATATTCAAGTCCTCCGAGTTACGTAACTCTTGCAATATTGTATTAATGTCGGTGAACTGGGCGTAGTCATCGGGTCGCAATTGGGCGATACTGCTCTTAAAGTCCTTGAGTTTCTGGATTTGCTCATTAACGAGGTTATTTACCTCCATGAAATAGTCCGCCATTTTGTTCCGAGTGTTCCGGAATACTTCAAAAAAATGGTTGTGTTTTGTTATTACATCGTCAATGACCCCATCCGCCATCGTCGTAACCCCACCACTACCTCCACACATCCCCCCCTTTTTGATAAGTTGGTTATATTCCGACACATTGTTGTGGTCCTTGATGAGCGATGTGATTGCGGTGTGTACCTTTTCGAGATTTGCCTTGTCTTCAATCGTGATGGACTTGCTGTCAACCATTTCTTTTATTTTGTCGGTTAAATAGACCAGTTTCCGGTCTGTCGCATTCAAGATGAAGAAGGATTCCGCATTCTTGTATATGTTGATGGCGAAGAGTAGATAAACATATTGAATGTAGTGATTAAGGTACACATCGAATATGTAATATTTAGTTTTGTTTAAGAACACCTTCATATGAGTTTGCAAATTGTATTGGAATTCATTTTCCGTCGTACTATACTCCTTAATGAGCATAGTTTGTTTTAACTTTTCCAATTTCTTAATGTATTCATTCAAATATTGCAGGTACCCCTCCATTGCATGTTTCTTTTCGAATTTGGCATTTTCCAACCCTTCCAATTTCAAATAGTTCCGCATCGTATCCTTATCCGGTGCCTCGATATTGACCAGACCTACCGCAACGAAAAAATGGATGGTTGGCAATTCATTTTTGTCAATGGTCTTGAACCCTTGACCTTTAGCACTTATCAAATTTATTACCCGCACCTTATTTTTGAGATAAGCGATTTGTTTGTCGATACTCTCATTGATATTATCGATTTTTTCGATGGTGGTCGGATGCATGAATTCAATCCCACTATTAAGAGTAGACCGCATATGCTCTCTGAATTGCTTCTCTTGATTGGCGAAGTCATTTTGTTCGCTACTCAATATTGAAAACATACTTTAAGTCGTTTAGTTTTATTAATAAATGACAATTTTATTTCACAACAAGGATAAAAGATAAATGTATTATTGATAAGTGCGCATTATCCAGGACAATAAAGATATGAAATAACATGGAATGGGATAGTGATTGGGGTAGAAATTGCCTTACATTAAACAATTTATGTGTATCGATGATCTTCATTTGTATAAAGTGTATCATATCAATATCCTATACACAAAATGGTATTAAAAATGACTTAAAAGAATACATTGTGTGATTGTTGTATAGCTTAATAGTGAATATTGAATTTTCGGTATACTTCGATTACCATATATTTCAATAAGACCAATAGTAGAATTATAACATGGCGACGACCACACAAAATCAAAAATCTAATTCTGACACAGCTACGACATCCAATGCTACATCCAATGCTACATCCAATGCTACATCCAATGCTACATCCAATGCTACATCCAATGCTACATCCCGGTTCAACCTCGAAGTGACACGTTTCATCTATCAGTTGAAGCAGGAAATGGTCTCTGACCTCGTCGACCAAATGAAACATGAAGACGACAAGGCCATTTTATCAAACTTTTTGGATGAATTGAAAAATGACCTTGAACTCTTCGAAAAGAAGCAGAAAACCTTGGACAAAAAACGAGGCGGACCCAAAAAAAAGGGGGTTAGGGCACTATCCGGATACAATCGCTTCGTCAAGATGGAAATGACGAATATCCGGTCGAAGTACCCTGAATTGGCACAAACACAGCATATGTCGAAGGCGGCCGAGCTCTGGAACGCACTCAGCGACGAAGAAAAACAAAAATATAAAGTGGAAAGAGTGGATACTGTTGAAAATGCATAGAAAATACATTAAGAACATTGGGTAAAGTATATGGGGAATTAGTGGGGAATTAGTGGGAAATGTTCATTGAAAATAAATTGGGAAAAATAGAAAAAACATAAACAGAAATATAAAAGAAATGCTGCAACTATCCATTAATCTATGCTACTATAAATAAATTTACGGATGATTTCTCGAATATTAGCATCTAGGCAAATAACTGAACATGGAGAGTTCGGTGGAAGATATTCGATTCCATCTAAACCAATACGACTATATCCCCTTTGTTCTGTCGACCATTTATTTTTGTCATTGAACACATCATGCATTTCTGTGTTTGAGTCTTTCTCTATCATTTCGGTATTCGCATTATTAGTACAAATATTCATTGCATTAGGGGCAATCATCGTTGTACTAAAAGTTCTATCGGGATTGTTGATACCAACCATGGTGTAGGTGTACCCTTTTTCTGTACCCCCTTTGTCGCTTCCCCTTTTGTCGGTGTGCAATAAATGGTGTGTTGACGATTGAGTAGGGTCTATAAAGTTTCCCATGGTTTTATTAATATCATTTCCCCCATTCACCGCCCCCCCATCTATAGATGACGCCGTAATAACTTCACAACCATCTTCGAAATCGGCGATAGTGATGGGTGGTAATGTTTCTATGACATTTTTGCGTTTCCTCCAAAAGGACATTGATGGGAACATGAAATTTTAAGATTGTGTCGAGATGAAATGAGGCAATTTGGAACACGTTGGAACAGTTAAGAACATTATGGTGTGCTATTAAGTTTAAATAATTTTAAACTGTTGAACCACATTCTCAAAAAAAAAATTGAATTGGTTTTTGTTGAATTTAAGGCGATTGGTAAATATATTTTAAAAAGTTCGTTCCAAGCCATCTTCACAATTACTTACCTACTGGTGGGGGCATAATATTCCCAACCAAACGATTTCGATGCGGTGGACTGTACTTAATATGGATGTGTTAAATGGAAGGGGGGGAAGGGATGGAAATGACGATGGTTTCGTTGCGAATGAAATGGAATTCAACGACTTAAACCTCAGTGACAATTTCCGAAATTCTACAACCCCTCCAAAACCCCTCATTAGTCTAGTCGGAAAATTTTGTGAAAGTTCCCATGCGAATAGGGGATTGTGTGGCGAAAAGGCGGTATGTTGTTTATATGGGAAATTTAGATGCTATAAGCACGCCATCGATGTGCGACGTGCTACCATCGGGAACCCATGTTGTGCTATCGTTGACATCGACACCTCGGGAAAATTCATATGTTGTCGTAGTCACACCACGACGAGACACTTTGACAGATATTTGTGCCCAATGCATTTCAAAGTGGACTGTCAATCGCTTTCCGAATTTCCTGAAGATATAGAATGTGCAGTGTGTTTTAATAATGAACATCCACCATCCCCTATGCATTCGTCTTCGAACACTATCGAAAAACAAGGGGGGGTCGATGGAACCAATGAGACGACCAATGAGACGACCATCGATACGACCCTTAAAACCAATGATATTGACCGCCTAGAAAATGATGGATTGTCCGTTTGTAGGCTCAAATGTGGTCATATTTTCCATAAAAAATGTATTATGAAGTGGTTCGAATTTAGTGAAGGCGAAGACGCCACTTGTCCGATTTGCCGCCAGGTTACAATGGTGGAGACAGGGCTCGTGCCATTCCAAATGTATAAAAATAAACTTCCAATCCGCATCATCTATTAAAATTTACTTAAACACAAACACAAAGGGAATTGATTACGAAGTTATTTTATATGAGGTTGTTTTGAAATAATACATACCCATATTACATCCCTACATTAAACACCATTCATTAGAATATTAGAATATTAGAACATTGGAACAATGAATAATACACCATTTTCTTTTTATGTACACGTTCCCGTGGATATCCCTCATGTTTTGATGAAACATGTTATCGGAAAAAATGGAAAATGGTTTCGTTTCACCACACAGCATACCAATGTGCGCAACATTTGGTTCAACAAATCCCGCAGCATTGTTGAGATATGGGGTCCGGTTCAAAATTTGATGTACGCCGCATTTGCGATCCAAGAACGCATCAACTATGTGAAAAATAGATTTAAAGATTGTCTTGAAGGCGATGATGGTGTGGTGGTACGCCACGAGTGGCCAAATGACGAATATGTGGAATTTCCTCTGACCACAGAAGAATATAACCTAGATCCGGCAATTGTGCGGCATTTCATCGGTAAGGATGGGCGGCATTTCAAAAAAATAACGAGAGAAACAGGGGTGAGTTTCATTTGGTATCATATGTATCGACATTGCATACAAATTTGGGGACCCAGTGAGGCGTTGGTACAGGCGAAAGAGATGTTAAAGAATAATATAATGGCAATCGCTTCGAACACCACCATCACTGACACCACCATCGCCGACACCACCATCGCTGACACCACCATCACCGACACCCCCAATCGCTGACACCACCACCTACCTATCCAGTGCATATCTCTAATTGAACGACAGATGATCGACCAAACCAATTGTATGTCCTTCAAATTAAACCGAACAAATCTATCCCCTGCTTTCTCGAACATGTCGATGCGTTCAGGATTAAAATTCATCATACCTACCTTTCCATCGAAATCGAAGAAGTCAATTCCGTCTACTATCTCGCTCCATTCTTTGGAGTTTCAATCTGGAAAATTGTTGTAATATGAACCAGAATTTCTAAACGGAACATACCATACCTCATCAGGTAATTACTCAATCATATTGATTTTGTATATTTCTAATGGTAAAGGGGTTATAAATACATCATTTACATGTCCCCTTTTTTGTATGGAATGCCCTACCTTTGAAAAACAACAAAAACATCATTGAGTTCTCTTCCCAGTTTACAACCCTTTTCGATGGAAATTAATTCCATAAACATTATCCGAAACAACAAGGTGGTTGGGATATATTTTTTCATGAATATTCCACAGCATCTACAAATATATGGGGTGTGTCATGAATCAGGATGTAGATAAATCATCGTGTCACCTCTTTTTTTCACATAACTTTATGTGGGTAACGTTTGTTTCAACCACCAGATACGCCGCCAATTTTTTAAGATGTGTTATTCTTGAACGTGAATCTGGGTGCGTGTTCGAACCACGTAACGATATAGTATATCGTGTGAAATATCCACGACTGGTGAAGACCACATGGGTCAGGACGGTGGTTTCATTCGACGGTGACTTCTTTGGCTATACTCACGGATGGTACTTATGAATCGTCGAGACAATTTGTAATGTGCACATCTTCTCCAATTTTATGCAATTGCTCACATATCTCGGCCATTCTCTTAACATTCCGCAGTGAATCTATGTTATTTTTAAATTTTACAATTATGTTCGGCTTCTGCTAGCTAATATAGGAATTTTGTTAATTGGTGGATTTCCGTATGTTTCATCATCAAGTATTTTACATCCATAGATTTTACGTAGTAGACTAAATATACTTTGATCATATCTAGTATCCTTAAAATCATTCCTCTTATTCATGGTTTCTTGATTATATTTATCTGTTATCAGATACATATCATGATCTAATAATTTATAAAATTCTTCAAACAAGTCTGTGGTGTGTTTACATTTTTTGTATATCATAATCGTAGCCATTATTTGATAACTGGAACCTAAATCAGTTTCCGAATTAGTTCCAAAATATTCAAATAACCTGTTTGTTGTCCATACTTTTTCTCTATGTTTTAAAGCAAATCCTAAATTACCATAAGGAGATTCATTTAGCATGTTTATGTATTCGTTTAATCTATCCTTTCCGTTATCATTTAAAACACAACCCGCATCAGCATATATTACAATGTCGTTTTCTTTAACTTTATTTAAAATTTGTGTTATTACATCAACTTTCCATATACAGTAACCAGCCCCTCTTTTTAATTGTAAAACATTTTTGTATTTTTGTTTAAAACCGTCAGTTAAATCATCAGGACCAAAAATATTTATACTTTCAAAATTAAATGATTTAGCCTGAGTTTGTAATCTCTTTTTTGCACGAAAATAAGTATCGTCTCCATATGTAACAAAATGTATTTTTTGCATTTTGTTTTTAACATTTTAAAAATTATTTTTTTTTAAATGGATTTTTCTTGTTCGTTTTTTGATCGGTTCTTAGAACCAGTCAATACAACAAACGAGGAATGTTTTAAATGCATACACTTTTCATCTAAAACAAATTCAACGTACTTATACTGACAAAGAAAAACTGATTGGAATATACAAGCATCTCACGCATTTCCATGTCGTCAAATACCCCAAATTCGTCGGACGTATCACGATTCGGATTATTAGAGTGCACGACATCATATCGATATTCCGCAACCATCGACGAAAATATATTTACAAATCGTTCGTAGTCGAAATACATGTTTGTTTTTAAAGAATTAAGTTATTATGTGTTTATTTCGTTTCTTGAAAAATATCAACGAATTGTATTAATTATATATGAAGTTTAAAAATATCGACCAAATTTGTGTTGTACATTGTGAACAATTTACAGATCGCCGTAGTTATTTGGAAAATGTGTTCAAACAGTTAGGTATCAACAATGGTTATTATTCATTCTATGTGAATACATATAAGGACACTCTAACTCAAAATGTGATCGATGAACATTATGATACAGATTAAAAGGAACGAAATCGTGAATTACGTGTAATTGGAGAAGATAAATATTTAACAGCATCTATATCGAAAGGAGCATTGTCTTGTGGAATTAATCATTTTATGATATAGAAAGATGTAATTGCTAAAAAGTGGGATAACGTTTTAATATTAGAGGACGACATATTATTTATGAAAAAGAGCATGAGTCGTTTGGAAAATGTATTATCGAATGTACCGAAACACTACGACATAATATCATTAGAAGATTGTGCGGGATTACATGCGAGTCGTTATGGACTCAAAATTACGGAAGACAAATGTTTGTATAAGATTCCGGATGGGCGAATGAGAGGTGGGGGGGCGTATATCATATCAAACGAGTGTTGCACAAAACTAGTTCAATTCAATGAAAATAAACGATATACTTTGGAAATTGACATGCCAATATGGTTGTATGGTTCATTAGGGTTATTGAACATGTATTGGGCGGAACCACATGTATTTACACAAGGATCTCAAAACGGGGTTTATAAAAGTAGTATACAAGTAAAATAACTTTTTGGATAGTAATGATCCATGTAAAAATTTTTTTAATTATTTACATAACTAAAAACCCATAATTTTGAAAATATAGTGTGTTTAAACATTGTTTAAAAAACATAAGTACATAAGAAAAATGATTAATATTTCTTTCTTAAATTGGTATCCCGATTTTGATACAGACACTACGAAGAAAACGGGCCATTTCAGCTTAATTTCCAATATATTGAAACAAATAGGATGTGATTTCAAAGTTACAAAACCATCAATCGCTCACGTTATATTTTTTCTTGCTTCGGAAATTTCAATGAAGTGAAGAAGTATCCAAACGCTGTATCAATACTGATAGTTCACGAACCTAGAATAATATTCAATCGTAATATGAAGGAGATTTTATCCGTTTATAATTACTACATAGGGTATCCAACTGATGACGATTACTCACGTGAAGAGGGACGACGAGTATTATTGTTTCCATTTTGGTTAACACAATACGATTTTTACGACGACGAGAGTGACGTGTATAGCTACATAGAAGATAATGTATCTAAATCAACATGGAAAATACATGAAAGGGATCTATTAGGTTGTATGCTATCAAGAAGTGATTTCGGAGGATTGCGAAAAAGAATTTTTAACTTACTTCAAGATGTCGGTATTCGTCTAGACTGTCCATCAAAAGTATGCAACAACGAATCTAGCATAGAAGAAAGAGGATTGACAAAAGATGAATATTTACGTAAGTACGTGTTCAATGTTTGTCCAGAAAATAATGCTCAAAATAATTACATTACGGAGAAAATATTTCATTGTTGCATGAATGGATGTATACCTGTTTATTTCGGACCACGTAATTTCAAAAACTGCATAGAAACCGATATACTTAATTTAAATAGAGTTGTGATGTACGATGCATCAAAAGTAGATGATGTAGTCAACACATGTAACATACTAAAAAACATGTGTATGAATTTTGATACAAAATTAGTGCCGTTCTTTGATCAACCGATATTCAAATCTACAGCAACTTCTACAATTCGGAAACAAATTGAACAATTCCGACATTTCTTAAAAACAATCGTAGGAAAGCTTGGTGGTATATGATGTTACTGAAGAAACCATTAAAATAATTATAGTACTTTTATAAATGTATTTTCACCCATATATTGGGATTTTTTTAAATTCCTGAATAGTTCGAACTAAACATTATTTCAGGACTTTAAATAATCATATAAATAAAATTCAATCTAAAAATTTTATCGCATGAGTCAATATACTAGAATCCGTATAAGTTGTTTGATTTCTTCCCCTTGTCGGCTTGTTTAAAAAGTAATAATGGTTGAAATACAATAGATCACTGTTGATAGAATATTCTCTCTTTCCACTAGTTATAGTGTGTACACTGAAAGTTATTACGTTTGTAGGTATCACGATTTGCTTCTCGTGTCCTCTTTTAGTAAGAAGATTGCAGTTGAATATCTTTAAAAAATTATAACCATGTGTGGGTAAATCATGTGGATTATAGAAGAATTTGTTCAAAAGCCTTATGCTACCTACATCTTTAGGATTAACTTTGTTTTCTTTCATAGCACGCTCTATACACAGAGATACATCTGCCCCCCCTTTTTGGATGTTTATATATTCGTCCACATCGAATAATCCAATATACTTGCAGGTACGAAAGGCATAAATACTATGATTTTGCTGTGTGGTCTGACCGGAGATACCACTTACTGGCATTCTATAGGGATAAGCCCATTTTATCAGGACGACTGTACTAGATTCCAGATAAGATTTTAACAAACTTGCTAATTGTTTATTATCATGACCAGTATTGTCGTAAATGACGAATCTATTGACCCCTATATTCTTATGGAACTCTATCCATTGTATTAGATAATCGTTTTCGTTTTTTACAAGTGTAGACATTACAAATTCGTTAGGAAAATTGGGATATTTGTTTACGTCCGTGGTAATTATATCATCATATATTTTTAACATCACCGAGTTTACATCACCTACGCTTGATTTCGACACATATACATACGTATGGTTATGTGGACATGTGTAGAGATTAAATTCCGTATTTTCATTGACCACAAGTTTTGATAATGGTGAGGATTCTGAAGGTGATATGATAACCAATTCATAGTTAGTGTTTAGAAATATGTCATAAATGTTGTATTTTTCTATATGTATCGGGTTGTATACAGTCACACACATAATTGATTTAACAAATATTAAATATTTCATATGACAACGTGCATAAACTATAAATGAGTTTCAAAGTTGCATTTTACTTTTTAGTTTTTCCAACTAATATTGTATCCAACTTGGATCCACATATAAATTACCATGCCATTCACTGTTCATTTGAGGATAACTTACTATAGAATTGAAACTCAATACCCCGATCAACCAAGAAAAAGTTCCGTTGGAAAGCACGACATGTTTGCAAGTGCTTCCAAATTGTATGGTATTTATTATATTATCGTTAAATATGCGAAGATTGTGTTTTTCAATTAACCTTTTTACTGTAGGATGATTGAACGAATCTGATGTTACATATCCTTTATCGAAAGTCTGTTTTGAGATAACTTCATCGTAATACTCGAAAGACTTACAACGTTTAGGGTCGTGACTAATGTCACCGAGTCTAATATGTACGAACAAGTCGTTATTGACACCATATCTTTTCTTGAATGGATTTGCGTCCATAATTTGTGTTTTTTGGTTATTTTCATGTAACAACTTTGTTATTAGTACAGCGAATTCTGGAGTCTGATAATAACTTTCCCCGTCGATTTCTACATTGAAATCATACTCGTTATTTTGTATCAACTCGACACAATTAACGTCCGTGCATTTTATAGTTTTCGAATGTGTTTTATTCCCAACATGTAAACATATGCCTAATTTGCGGATATCGTCAAAATGTTTATATTCACACTTCAAATCGTTTTTAGTGGATATCATGTGTAACATCATTGCGAAAATAAATAAGTTTCCAAATCTACATGAGCTTCTAGTAAATGTAGAGTTAATCGCCATTTTACTATAAAAAACTGTTTTAAAAAATTGAAAAAAAAACGATAATTACTTGGAAGAAAGGGTATACATACAAGTTATCAAGAAATTATGACCTCAACCAAGTTGTATGTCAAGTGCTTCAGCGAGTCGGCTGTCCTACCGGAACGAAAGTCGGGGGATGCGGCCGGGTACGACCTATGCACCACCGAATAAATCACATTGGGTCCGGGAGAACGCCATCTGTTCCCCACGGGCATCGGGTTCACCGTCCCGAAAGGTACGTACGGTCAGATCGCTCCCCGAAGCGGTCTCAGTTGCAAAGGAACCTCGTAGGAGCGGGGGTAATCGACCGGGACTACACCGGGGAGGTCAAAGTCCTCCTCTTCAACCTCGGGACCGACGAGTTGGTGTTCCATGCGGGAGACCGTATCGCTCAACTCATCGTGAAGCACATCGACAAGCCGGACATAGAGGAGGTGGAGTCTCTCGAAGACACGGAACGGGGTGCCGGTGGGTTCGGGAGCACCGGAATGTAAAAATAAAACCACCAAATAACGATGTTAATATAATTATTTTATTTTTTTAGTGTACATTCCAAATCGTGTTGGACCATTTCGTCGACGAGGCTGTCGAAATCGCATTCGTGGCGCCATCCTAGTTTTTCTCGGGCTTTCGTACAGTCTCCCAATAGGTTGCCTACTTCGTTAGGTCGGAAATATTTGGGAGACACCCGTACGTAAACCCGCTTCGAGACACGATCTAATCCGACCTCGTTCACACCGAAACCTTCCCAGATTATGTCGATGTCGATTTTACGGAAGGCTTTTTCCACGAACTCTCGAACCGTGTGTTGTTCCCCGGTCGATAGTACATAGTTGTCGGGGGTATCTTGTTGAAGCATCAACCACATTCCGTAAACATAATCTTTTGCATGACCCCAGTCTCTTTTCGAATCGAGGTTACCGACGTAGAGACAGTCTTGTGTATTGTGTTTGATAGCCGCCACGGCTCGAGTTATTTTTCGTGTGATGAAGTTGTGACCTCTTCTCGGGGATTCATGATTGAACAGGATGCCATTGCAAGCGAATATGTCGTAGGCCATTTTGTACGAATTAGTGATGTGGTACGCATAAAGTTTGGCTACGGCGTACGGAGAGTTGGGTATGAACACGGTGTTCTCGTTCTGTGGGATGTTCTCGTTGTCTCCGTAGATTTCGCTCGTAGAAGCTTGGTAGAATTTGATTCGGTCTTTCAATGGCGAATTGCGGATGGCTTCCAAAATGTTCAACACCCCTACCGCATCCACTTGAGTCGTGTAAATCGGTACTTCGTACGACACCGCCACGTGACTCATGGCTCCGAGATTGTAGATTTCGAGGACCCGTACGTCGTCTTCATATGTACGATGAATTTCGGTCAAGAGATTGATGATGCAAGTATGGTCGGTCAGGTCTCCGTATCGTAACATAAGTTCGGTCGATTGGTAGTTGTACAAATGGTTTATTCGCTTGGTGTTTATGTTCGAGTTGCGACGAATGAGTCCGTAAACCACGTACCCTTTACTGACCAACAACTCCGTCAAATACGACCCGTCCTGGCCGGTTATACCCGTGATTATTGCGATATTCCTCATTTTATGAATGTTTTTTGTTCGAACCACATGTATAAATACATTTTTGCACACATTTAAAAATAAATTGATGAAATCTACATTTAAACAAATCAACATTTTGAAAAATAAAAGAAACAGGATGGTCAATGGAAAACATTATGTTGTTGTCACCGGTAGTAACGGTATGGTTGGAACGGCTTTGAAGCGCAAAGTGTCCAAACGAACTATGACAAATACCAAAGAAGTTTTTGAATGGGTATGGGCTACTCGAGAGGATCTAGATTTGCTCGATTACGACATGGTCGTCAAGTTTCTAGGGAAGTACAATTCTGATCGAGTAATTGTAATCAATTTGGCGGCGAACGTAGGTGGTCTGTTCAAGAATATGAATCAAAATTTGGACATGCTAGACAGTAATCTAACGATAAATTTGAATTTATTGAAAGCTACTAAAAAACTCAACATCTCGAGAGTAATAAACATATTATCTACGTGTATATTCCCGGACAAAGTACAATATCCTCTATTGGAAGAGTACATAAATCAAGGTGAACCCCACGGGTCTAATTCGGGATACGCATACGCCAAACGAGTCGGCCAGATTTATGCTACATTGGTCAACGAATCAAGTAATCACTTTAAATATGTTAATTTCATCCCCACTAATTTGTACGGAAAGATGGACAATTACAATATACGAGACGCTCACGTGATACCCGCTATCATTCACAAATGTGTGAAGATGGCAAAAGACAAACAACAAGGGTCCGAGTTGATTTTGCCGGGAGATGGAGAACCGGAGAGGATGTTTTTGTACGATGAAGACTTTGCGAACGTTATAATCGACTTTGTGTGTCACGAGACTCTTCGTACCTACAAAGGAGACTACATCGTATCCGGAAATTCGGAGAAGAGTATCAAGATAAGGGACCTTGCGACCACGATAGCGACCAAAGTAGGGAAAGTACTAGATTATGATGTACGTATCAAGTTCGAAAACGATGCATCTGGAAACGGACAACATAAAAAACCTTGTAGTAACGCCAAACTATCGAAAGCTTACACGAATGAAGATTTAATGCTACCGATTAAGGATGACAATATGTCAAATAATCTAGATGACGTGATCGAGTGGTTCGTGAACAATTATGATATATATGATAGAAAATAATTAGTTAATACTTTATTATGAAAACATAAAAAATAAACTTGGGATTAGATATGTAACTGTTCCATCTATTCCCGACTGGCATCGGCTTTATTGTCCCAGAAGGTACTTATGGTCAAATCGCTCCTCGCAGTGGTCTCAGTTGCAAGGGTATCCTCGTCGGAGCAGGGGTCATTGATCGAGACTACACGGGGGAGGTAAAAGTGCTCTTATTCAATTTGGGAACAGACGAACTAATTTTCAATCCAGGTGACAGAATATCCCAACTAATTGTAAAATACATCGACAAACCTGACATCGAGGAGGTGGATTCACTTGAAGACACGGAACGGGGTATGAGTGGGTTCGGGAGTACGGGAGTATAATAATTGTCAACAGTTAATAGCCTTTTTAACTGTTAATAGTCTCAGTCATTCTCTTAAAATCGTCCCATTAATGACCAATACTCGACTCGAAATTAGCACAAGATGTTATAGAATGTTGTTTGTTAAAGTAAACATTTAAATTCAATTTATAAAAAATCCAATTGTATTCAAAGTCAATTGGTAAAACAATTTTATTATTCTCTATTTCATAAATAATGTTTTTACAACATTTTTTGTTTATTAAATATGAAATACAATATGCTGTAGATGGATGATGTCTTCTAATTACAAGGTCATTATTTATGTTGGTATATTTACCATCAAACATGTTTTTTACAGAATTTGGAAAATATACATCCCAATCGTTTGGAAGACTATTTATTATATTATTTAATTTATATAAAAACATATCGCTAAATATAACGTCATCTTCGATAACAAGAGCATGCTCTAAATCTAAGTCAACTATTTTGCTTAGAGCCACATAGTGTTTTAACGCTACAGACTTTTCTGAAATTTTCAAACTTCTATATCCATTTTGTGACTTAATATAAAAACCCCATCGTTTGTACCATTCAAGATTGTTATTTGAAAAGAATTTATCACATACATGATTAGTTATACTTTCTGCGTCATATTCATTTATGAAATGTACTTTAATGTTTTTGAGCTTTTCTAACTGTGTCTATATATGTGTTTTTCTATTTACTAATTTAGTGTAATGGCAAATAAATATGTGAAGAATGTCCTGATTATTATTCATTATAATAAATAAAAGATATAATATATTATTTTAAAAAAATATCATTAAACACTTTCATTACATTTTCTGGAGTATATTCTTTGTACGCATTGAAATTTATATTACTATGTTTTATTGGATCAAAGTTTAATAAGATTTCTGTTAGATCCGTTTTATTATTATACCAAATTGCATTATTTTTTAAAATATGAGCATGACATAAGTCTCCTCCACATTGTTTTGTAGCAATAATAGGTTTATTTAATGTAAAAAACTCACCAATAGCTATACCAAATGTTTCTCCGCCTTTTCTTCCCCATAACATTGCATCACATGTGTTAATAAATTCTACTTTTTCATTTAAGTCAGTAATCGTGGATAAATGTATTATATTCGGTAAACTTTTACAAAATCTATCAAAATTGGCAAATATAAAATAAATATTAGAATTGGATATAGAAATGTTATAAACTACATTCTTAACAAAATCTATAGAAAAACTATCTTTTCCACCATATCCTCCAAATACTACGGCATTTTCTGGTATATTTAGTTTTGATCTCATATTTCTATTATGTTTTGGTAAATCAATCATGTGTGGAACAACAGGATATTTGCCATTATTTCCATTTATCCAAGGTGCAATAGTAGAATATATTTCTCCATGTGGTTGAGTAGCATTAAATACACAATGAATACAATTTTTAGCTACTCTACTAAGTCTGTTGTCTCGTTCACCTGCCTTAATAATATAAACATGCGATATATTATATTGCAAAAAAATATTATCTATTTCTTTCGTAAAGAATCCTTCTCCTTTTACGGATGGATGTGACACACAAAAAACTCTATTATTAAAACGTTTTACAAACTTTTCTACTATCTTGTCTTTGGTTAAATGACTTTTATTGATATCATAAAAGATGTATGACTTATTTCCAAGTATTTTTTCATTATAATGTGCATAATCGTATACAGCTATTGTTGTCCCTCTTTCGCATAATTGATTGGCCCAAAAACCAATATTCATCATCATATATTATCAGCAAATTTATTATATTTGAAGAGTCAAGGTTATATCTATTCTTTAAATAAGGAGATAATAATATATTTTAAATGTTCAAAGGTGTAAAAAACCCGAAAGTTTTATCTTTTTCAAAATATTGTCCTTTCACGCCCCCGTCGATTTATTTCCAAGTGTCGATTAAGATTTCGAGCAGGTCGATTAAAATCCAGTGTATACCCAATATCCTTCCATATCACACACTCCTTCCTCTCATATGTTATACTCATATTTATGTGTATCATGTATTTATCATATAGTATATCACGCTCAACGCCACGATAATCATCATATGTAAATACCACACCCCCATCGCTACAATGGATTCGCCACCCGATGATATGGTTACTGCATAATTACTCCATGAAGGTATCACACACTTATTTAAAAAAAATTGACAAATTTAATTTTGCGTTCGAATATATTATCTACTGCAAAACAACAACTAAACAAATATATCAATAGTGTAATGTAAAATTATAAATTGTGTGGATAACTCGCCATTTTTAATGAATATAGATATGACTATCAATAATGGTTCATTTTTCATTCTTGCATCGACCTTTTTCGACGATGTAGGAACATTGATGTGTCCCGAAAAGGGCATTGAGGCATTTCAACAAACTAGCTTTTACACTTACATATCTAGGTATTATATGCCGCACAGTGCTCCAGTTTCGACGCCATCAGCGCAAAATAATTCGGCATATTCCATGGATACATTAGTAGAAGATACACCATTGATATTTGAGGTCCCCATCGATATTATTACGACCCACGAACCCTTCGTCGACTTAATCTTCTCGGAAAAAATTAACCGTTCCCAGTTCTCCTATGACTCCGAACACGAACATTTGTATTTTATTTCAATCGACACATTATTCTATGGTTTGCATAACCTATTGGTCCAACTTCAAAATGCGATAGATGATCCCTATCATCGTCACGATGTTCAAGCCTACGATGATTTATGTCGGAAAATCCAAATCATGGCAACAGGAATTAACCGTATCTCATCAAAATTGGACTGGGATGACATAGCAACGACATTATCAAATCAACATATCCATTGATACATCCTGATATACATCACGATATCTATCATGATATATCGAACCGTTTAATCCATATTAAACTTGATGGGAAAATGAAAATGAAAAAGAAAATTAAAAGAGAACATGAAAATTAAAAGAGAACATGAAAATTAAAAAAGAACATGAAAATTAAAAGAGAACATGAAAATTAAAAGAGAACATGAAAATTAAAAATAAAAATTTGTATTTTTAGATAAACAATAAAAAAAATACATATAATGGTTGGAATAGGAACAACGTCAGGGGTAGGAGGTTCATCCCTATTTAAATGGAAGTATTTCATTCTTCCCCTCGTATACTTGTTAGTGGATGTTCTTTGGATACACCTAATGACACCTGTGCTATATGCGCCCCTCGTAAAAAAAATCCAATCATCGCCCCTCATTCCCCGGATGGGATATGCCATTGGAGCATACATCTTTCTTGTCATGGCCCTACTATGCATTTGTTTACCCCTAAAGTCCTATTATAAAAATAGAACCGGACTACGACTGTCTGAACCGATGGCGATTTTTTGGAGTTATGGTATTACTGGATTTTTAATTTACGCCATTTACAATTTCACCAATGCGGCGATATTTAAAGATTATTTCAACCATGTCGTGTTAATCGACTCTATTTGGGGTTTACTTGTCTTTAGTTTTATAGGGATTATAGATAGTGTAGTCGTATGATGTTTGCTCGATCTTATTTTTGAATTGACCGTCGTCGGTAATATCCTGTGTGTCTGGAACAAGGTCCGCATTCAATTTGGGAAATGAGTCGGGTGAGTTGTCTTTACCTCGCAAACTTCTATAGGTTTTGTCCAGCATTTCTTTAACAGCAGCGCTTGTGTCTTTCATGGTGTTCGGTGGTGTTTTGACCGTGTCTAGTGTATGGACAGCGGGATTGTCCCGATAATCGATTAGCACTGCGTTATTCTCATACTGCTCCAACTTTCTCGCACATGTTGTGATAACAATTAGCGCCCCTAGAAAAAATATCGCTAAAAATGGAAGTGATGTCTTTAAGATGTCTTCGAATTCCATGCATAAAATATTTTCCTATAATAATTCCTAAAGTCGGTAATCTAATACAGTATATTACATTAATGACACATTATTATTATCGGTAGAATTCATGTACTTATTCTTTTCTCCCACATTTATCAGTGTGTCAACTCATTCCAAAAAAAATTGAATTATTATTGTATAGATACAAAGATACAAAGACAATAAAATATAATACAACCGATACCACCCCATAAAATATTCACCATAATATACCCCCCATAGCGACATACTTGAACAAAATAAGAGAACATGAGCATCTCTTTCGAATCCGACTATATATATGCAATGGATGGTATCGCAAACATATGGGAACACCAATTAAAATTATATAGTGTCCCCCAACATGGACCTATTGGCATCGCCGATTTGAATGAGGTGTCGTCATCCTATCTTACGTCGGCGATGGACTTTATTCACAGTAACCATTGTTTCTATAATGTGGCGCTAACTAACATGGTTTACAATAGTTACAATTACAATACCTATTTTGGTAATGTCGCTCACGGAATATGTTATAAGATCATCAATATGATCGATTTATATAATCGAGAAGATGAAGTTTTCCCTTACATCCATTGTCTCTTCTCTATTCTTACACAATATAATGTCAATCTATTTCATATCGACTACTACCAAAAAACACCCTTCAATACTGTGGTAGAATACACCTACTATTGTATTTACAGCAATAAGATACTGACCCGAAAACAACACACCGCCTTAAATGCGCTTATTAAAGTGGTCAACCCTGACTACAATGTCATAAAAAAATGTCAAGCATACATACGGAGATGGTTGGGAACACGGACTGTTCAACGGAAAAGACTCCGTCGAGTTTTGGACGGCATACTATACGCCCCACTGGGACAAATTGAAAGTAATATCTATCCCGACTTCCCTGGTGGAACCAAATTTCATCAATGTGTCGAACAATTTGAAGATATGGCCATTCGACAGCAAATAAAGAAACTACTCATGGTGTAACATGTTCGTTTACATCCCCTTTATCTCATTCCCACCCCCCACAAAAAACCTTCCCGTTTCAACCCATTTTTTTTAATAACAAGCAAATATATATTTCATCAAATATATATTTTATCAAATATTTATTTTTTTGTTGTATATAATAACGACCATTTATTTACACTGTATTTCCAAAAGATGAATATAACCGAGGTCGCTATTTTCTTTTTCCGCCGGGACTTGCGAATCCACGACAACACCGCCCTTAACGAAGCGGTTCGCCATTGTGAAGACACGGGTCGTAAACTACTCATAGTCTTCGCCTTTGACCCCGTCCAGGTCGACCAGAAGAAGAACCCGTACCATTCCAGCAATGCAGTGCGTTTTATGGTGCAATCCCTATTGGATTTACATGATAGCATCCGTGGAGAAGGAGGACACATTATATTCTTCCGAGGAGACTCCATTAGTTTCCTGGAAACATTGACCAAGGACACCCCGGCGATTCGAGTGCAGGCGGTATTTTGGAATATGGACTATACCCCATTCGCCCTACGGCGAGACTCGACACTGACCGATTGGTGTCGCTTTAGAGGGCGGGCGATTGATTGTTTTCCCTCCGAGGATTATACCTTGCACCCCATCGACGCCATCAAGACGGGAAATGGGCGGGCATACAAGATGTTCTCGCCTTTCCATCGAAAAGCCAAGTCCATGTCCAACCCACTCCGCCCCACCACCGTGTCCGAGGGACCACCCTCGAAGACCATCAAGGCATTGAAAAAGGTGTCTTACGGTATCGTTCTACAGAACCCCGATAGTATTCTAAATCGAGACACCCTATCTAAGATGGCCGATGGTAGAGACACTACCTACAAGAAGTATATGCCGTCCCTTTCCCTCTCGCCCCTACTGCGGGGAGGACGTGGGAAGGCTCTCGATATATTGGATGGAATTGTAAAAGGTCGCTACAAACAGTATAGGCGAACCCGGGACCACCCCCGGAATTCCGAAGGAACCACCAAAATGAGTCCCTATCTCAAATTTGGGTGTGTTAGTATTCGAGAGATGTATTGGGCGGTTCGTACCACCTATGGTCCAAAGCACGAACTGCTTACACAACTTTACTGGAAAGAATTTTACGCCAACATCACCTTCCACTATGGACATGTATTGCGGGGTATGCTACGACCCAAACATGGAAATGCGCCGATGCGCCGGTCATTGGAAAAAAAAGGGCATAGAAGTGTGATTAAATGGCGTTCCATGCGGCGACCCGCTACGAAGCGGGACTTCGAAAGATGGTGCCGGGGGGAGACCGGATTCCCCTTCGTGGATGCGGGGATGCGGGAACTCAATGAGACAGGATACATGCATAACCGTCTCCGGATGGTTACCTCCACATTCCTAATGAAAGACCTCCATATAGATTGGCGCCACGGTGAACGGTATTTCGCTACCCGCCTCGTGGACTACGACCCTGCCTCCAATAATGGAGGGTGGCAATGGAGTGCGGGGACCGGGTCGGACTCACAACCCTATTTCCGCATTTTCAATCCTTGGACCCAGGCTAAACGCTTCGATAAAGACTGCCTTTACATCAAAAAATGGGTTCCCGAATTACTGGACATTCCCAATAAAGATGTCATTCAGTGGAACAAATCTTATCGTAAATATTTATCCAAAGCACGGGGTAAGGCGCACAATAAGGATAAAAAAACACAGTTGGTCGACGATACTAATGAGGGCGCCCCCGATATACCATATTTCGAACCCATTGTGGACCATGCGAAAGTGGTGTCCATTACCAAAACTGTCATTTATGACATTTAATTTTGAAATCTCAAACATCCAACATGATAGCATAAAATGGTGTTAGGCAAATGGTTTGAACGATACCGAGGTCAATGTATGTAATATCAGGCGGTATCGGTCGAAGTTCCAATTTAGATTTCAATGTGGAGTCCAATAGTTCGGTTTGTTTCAACTTCTGCATCGCCTCCTCCGCCTTGACATTCGCTTGGAATGCTTCGATGGTTGCTTTATCATTCCGATTCTGGACATAGCGGAGGTAAAGAAAAAGACACCCTGTCACTAAAAGAGAATCCACCAAGTAACTCGTCGCAATCTCTTCCGAATTGTTAAATAGGAAAAACACATAGTAGAGCACAGTGTTGTAGAACACCTCGAGAATAATGTCGGTGTAGTCGAACGACCCATAATTCAGTAGAATATACCGATAGTAGGCAACCTTACTTAATTTTATTATATATAGAGTGGCGTGGACATTTATTTTACTAAAGATCCATTTGGCATACAAATTCAGGTAGGTGCGCATGCTTAACTTCTTCGACCCCCTGATTTTCGATATATAACCACCACTCTGTAGTGTATTACGATTTACCGTTATATTTGTTATTGTGGAAATGAATTCTTTATAATTATTAAGATGTGTATTTTTGAAATCTTCGAACTCATCATTATTCGATATACCACTAAGTTGGGGTAGTTTATTATTGTCCCACAAATGAAGAACATACAACAAAACACTCAAACTTTTTATTTCTGTTTCAGGAGCTGTATTTGAACCACTATGAGTGTATGTGTCTTTTATATTCTTTAAATGACCTATTAATGTATTGAAATTATTTAAACCATTACCATCTTCACTCTGATTACTATTTATTTCCAATTGCAATTTATTCTTCAATTTAGATGGTAGTTTATCTTCGATGATTTCATTGAAACTGTTTTTATCGGAATCGGATAATTTATTTACATCTGTGTGTGTTTCAGACCAATATTTGTATCGATAAGCGTTAATTATCAACAATTCTAAATCAGGATTTTTTTCATTGGTGGTGGTATTCGCATGCACCTCGTATTTTTCGGTAAACAATAACGGATATAATACCATAACATATTCCTTAAATGTACCTAAATACACCAACTCAATCAAGAATTGAATGACATGGTCGATATTATTATCTATGATTTTTTTAGTAAATAATGATGATAAAGTATTCTTCGCTTCGTTATATTTATTTATCTCATCCAATATACCATTTTGTTTATCACCATATATTTTAATCACTGCATCTTTTAATTTCTTATTCTGTATGATATATATGTGCTCTGCGGCTTTATCTATTTGTTCTGGGGACATGGGTTGGACAACACTACCATTTGACAAGTTAGACAATTGTTCAGAGTTTCTTTTCGATGCTATTGATGCCGCATCACTACAACTTTCAGCACAATCATCTGGTTCATGGCAAGACCCACAATCTTCGGTGTTGTTTGATGCTTCTAATGAAGTTGTAGGTGCGGAATTACAATTTTCAGCACATTCACCTGGACAAGACCCACAATCTTCGGGTTTTTTTGATGCTTCTAATGAAGTTGTAGGTGCGGAATTACAACTTTCAGCACAATCATCTGGTTCAGGGCAAGGCCCACAATCTTCGGGTTTTTTTGATGCTTCTAATGAAGTTGTAGGTGCGGAATTACAATTTTCAGCACATTCACCTGGACAAGACCCACAATCTTCGGGTTTTTTTGATGCTTCTAATGAAGTTGTAGGTGCGGAATTACAATTTTCAGCACATTCACCTGGGCAAGGCCCACAATCTTTGGTGTTGTTTGATGCTTCTAATGAATTTGTAGATGCGGAATTACAACTTTCAGCACACTCGCCTGGACAAGAAGATACACAATCGAATGAAATTTGTGATGCATCTACTGAAGAAGCATCACTACAATTTTCAGCACATTCACCTGGGCAAGGCCCACAATCTTCGGTGTTGTTTGATGCTTCTAATGAAGTTGTAGGTGCGGAATTACAACTTTCAGCACACTCGCCTGGACAAGAAGATACACAATCGAATGAAATTTGTGATGCATCTACTGAAGAAGCATCACTACAATTTTCAGCACATTCACCTGGACAAGACCCGCAACTTGAAGATGCATCTGTAGTTTCTTTAGAAAGTTCTTCTCCTTCCCCACCTTCTCCGCTGACATCACTACCGTCTCCATTATTACCACCTATAACATTCTCCCTCAAATACAAAATATTATCCAACTTTCTTTTAAAATCCTCCGCAATCTCTTCTATTTTAGAAGAATCATTATTTTTTTGTATAATTCGGTTTTGTTGTTCCCTAATTAATTTGTTTAACTCATTATGTGGTTGTTGTAAAAAAGATTGGGATTTTAATGTCGATTGAGAATCAGATTGAGGGGAAGATGATGAAGATTGGGTTGACGATTGGGCGGACGATTTGGTTGACGGAGATACATTTATAGATAATCCATTTTGAGAAACCCCTTGCTTTTTATCTTTATCTTTATTTGATGCATATACCGAAACAGCCGCTAAACCTGCGACCGCAAATACAATATATATAATCATCGGTTTTAAATTTTTTCATATATTACTATTTATTTATATTTTGTTTTAACAAAAGGAAATTCAACATAATGACCGTAGAAAAGAACATCGCTATCATCATCCTTATTTTCTACATATCCCTACGATTGTATCATGCCATAACATGGATAATAAAAGAACGTCGATTGTATCGGAAACGCAAACGGGTCACGATCTTTTCAAATTGTATGACCATGTATGAAGAAAGAATGCGAACCAATGCCCTGCGCAATCTATCGGAGTGCAAAAAGAAAAATAAATATCCACATACCTTTTCACCGGAAAACACGTATGTGGGAGAAACCGACTATGGGGTGTATTTATTCTCTACAGTAATGTTTGATATTGCGGTTATTTCTGGACTATCAATTTTCATCTATAGTGCATAAAATGGTAATCATGTATCGATAACATGAAAGGTTATTAACGGATGGGTGATGTAACCCAATGAAGATGATTAGTGTATTAGAAAAGATGAGTATTTTAGTGTGGTGCTTACTCAGGGACCAACTAAACTTACAATGAGATGATATTCAATGACGCATCCGGATTAATTGCTATATTATAGCATGTTTTTCGAACTGTTCCAGTGGTTACAAAATTATACATGTCGTCCACAATAGATTGATATGGGAATAGGATGGGTGTTTGATTTAATGAATTTTTCAATTTCTTCAGCATATTAGTAAAACTGATGTATCGTTCATTCATTGATGTTAAAAAAGCGAATAGGATGTAGCAAAGAACCCATTGATATCTAATATGGGGATAGTGTTTGATGCATACACAAAAACTTATATAAAAAGGGGATAGACGGAACCACGCCCACCGGCCCGTCGAAATGGTATAAAAATTCCGGATTTTGTTGAAGGTGGTGTTTAATTGGTAATAGGTGGTGATTGGTAAATTTATTTCAATGGAGGGGGGGTAATAGATACAATACCAATTATATTCGGGTATGCGGTATGCCCCAATGTTGAATTCATCGGGTGTTATGTAAGAATATTCCATATATATTTTTTCTATTCGAGAGCGGATAGTATCGTGCAGTTTGGGATTATGTGTTTCTACGTCTTTATACGAATAGGTGAATTTGTATGTTGACATATTTGAAACAATGGTTTACTTGTTCCGTTATCGGTGAATAGGTTTCAACTTTAGATTATTGAAAAAATAAAAGGTTTAAATTTCAATTTTTACAAAATGTCTATCCATCATCGATGTTCCCATCTTCACCATCATCTTCGTTGTCTTCACCGTCGATTATTTTTCCAAGTTCCAAGGGACTATTGTGGATGTATCCGGATTCGTCGATAATTTTCTTGAGTGCCCTGTATCGTTGATTTAAAGCATTATATTCGGACTTTAAAAATACCACATATTTTTCGAGCTCACATAGTGATATTTTGTCATAGGTAGATAGGCGTATAGGTCTATTAATAGGGTTGTCTGCATCCGCATTCGCACTTTCAAATTGGGTCGATGACCATTGGGTGGTGGTATGGTCGACATTGTTTGGGTATGGATAGCGACTCGGTGTGGCCCCCATATTTAAACTCGAACTTAGCTATTATCTGTGTCTATTTTGCATCTATCTTTAAATTAGATAATATGCGTCGAATAAAGGGTGGGGGAATCATGATGGTAAATGAATGGGCATATTAATGGGCATATGAATTGGTATAAATAGATGTTGTTTTCTAATATTAATTATGGGATGTATCATAATTATATCGGAATATTTAATTTATATCCGTTAAATAAAATCATCACATCATGAATGAAATACTGAAGATTATCGTCGACTTTCTACTAGCGAACCCGATATACATTGTAACAACTTTGATATTTATGACCCTCATTCCCCTGAATGACATATATACTTCCCGTTTGTATGGGAACCTATTTGAAACGATACAAAAGAACACCTTCACTATGAAGGATTTTACGAAAATCCTAGGGGTGACTTCATTTATTCAAGTGGGATACGCATTAATGGACCTCAATGATTCAAAACAAATCCCATTATTTCAACAATATTGCAAGGAGAAGTTCATAAAAAATATATTCGAAAAGCACAAAAGTAATTTCAAGGAACTGCTAACGGGCGACCTTTTATCGAAAATATTGCGATCACAACACATCATAACCGCCTGGTATAGTCGATTGACGACCTTTATCATACCTCACATTTTCGAATTCGGTTTTAGTTTAGGGTACTTCCTCTGGTTCGACTACATTCTCGGTACGAGTTTCGGGTTGCTTCTCGCAATATTCATCATCGTGCTCGTGGTATCGCCGTCGAAGAGCAATGATGATACAATACGGTCCGACAAATCCTTGAATAACTTGCACGAGCAGATTGACGACTTACTCACGAACTACTTGAGTGTGCATAAAGAGGATAAATTGAATTATGAACTCGAACGGCTCAGGGATCATAATAATAAATTTATGAAACACTACAATAACACGGTAAAAACGACATTGAAATACCGATTATTCTTGACCGCATTACTCATAGCATTCCTATTCGTCTTCATATATCGAAGCTACCTTCTATTGAAGTCGAAGAAAATGAAGAAGTCCTCATTCTATTCATTGGTCATGATTATAACCCATATGATGGGTAGTTTGTTATGGATGATTGATACTGCAAGGGATGTGATATTCGACTATGGGACCATTAAAAACTCAGAGTTCCTAAGTGAACCATCATCGAAGCAGAATAATAACATGGTCGGAACAACTTGTGTCGATTTGGACACAAGTATCAGGCGTCGAACGTCGGGAAAGACACCTGGGGAGGCGGGGGAGAAAGAGGAAGGAAAGGATGGATTTGACCGAGTACTTGTTATTGAAAATGTTCATTTCAAGTATGTTACCCAAAGACACAATGTCCTATCTGGTGTTAATATCGAGATTAATAGGGGCGATAAGGTCGCCATTGTCGGGCACATTGGGAGTGGTAAGTCCACATTGATTAAAATAATGCTCCGCCTATTGAAACCGACGAAGGGACATGTCTATCTATTCGGGAAATGCGCCACGAACTACGATAACCGGACCTTCTACCGCCATGTCGGTCTGATGCCTCAAAATTGTGTTCTGTTTAATCGCCCCATCATCGAGAACATCAAGTATGATAATGCGAAGGTCACTGATTCGATGATTTACGAAGCGATCCATCGTTTCGGTATTATAGACCATTTTTCGAACTTGAAAAATGGGTTGGAATCGCTGGCGGGGAAAAATGGGATGAATCTATCGGGTGGACAGCGCCAGTTGGTGTGGTTTTTGAAGTTGTACTTCAAGAATCCCGAGATAATAATCATGGACGAACCGACCGCATCCCTCGACAAAGAAACGAAGGACTTGTTTATCGACATCATGGGGACTATTCTAAAGAACAAAACCATTATTATGGTGACACATGACAACTATGTATTAAAATTCGCCAATCGATTGATGCATATGAAAAATGGAAAGACCATAGAAGCAAAACAAAATATGTAAATAGCACATTTAAGAAAGATGGGATGGGAGGGGGGGGGTGTTAAGGGAATGTTGGAGGGAATATTGGAGCGGATTGAATGTTTTCCACTACATTCTCTATAAAGAAGGGGGTTGTGATGCGATTACGATATCTGGATTGTCTTTAATGAAATGGTATAATCCACACGCATACAATAGACCGAATGTACTTATAACCAATATGCGGCGTATACTGCTCTGTTCGCACAGGGATGCTACCAAACTACTACAATTTCTAAGAGAACGCCGAGATGTCCTAGAAAGGGAGCCATTCGAACGGGGCAAATTCCGATGGTGAAGGGGGAAATTTTCAAGGTCGTCTCCACCCACATCGGAGTTTATATCGGCATCTTCACCGTCATTAATTTCAATGGTGAAATGGTCGGCGATGCGTTCATAGGTTTGAATTGTTACATTAAGAAGTTCGTTCATTTCGGTGTGGGTGTGGGTGTGGGTGTGGTCATCGCCTGCGCTATGATTTCGAATGTCCGACCGACATATTGGACAGACTAACTGGGTGCGACCGAGGGCATTTTTAAAATTGGTCGAGGTGCATTTAACGACCGATGGACTACAATAAGTAGAATGTAATGCACATTTGACTTGCCCCTCAATAGAATGTTGTAAATATTTACACGCACAAATGTAATGCATGAGGTGACCACATTCCCCTATAATTATACATGGTTTGCTAGACAATCCATTCGATAGTCGAGGGTACCATTTATTGTCGTCGTTTACCATAGAGACATCCCCCCGGAACTTTGAGGTGAACTTGCTGTCGTATATGCTTTCATATATGCTTTCATATATGCTTTCAAGACAAATCGGGCATTTAGTGGCATCGCCCATTGTATTATTCCATTTTGTCATAATGGATGCCCCGACGACATCCACATCCTGGACGGCATTTTCATCGTCAATCACCACTTTAGGTTCCATTATGTCGGTCACCGCATCTACAATGCTTACGTCATTAATCATCATATAATCATAATTATGAATTGGTTCCATTTCTATACAATCCTGTTATTTCTTATTTTTTTTAACAATGAATAAGATTGATGAATTGATTTAAGATATGTGCGACGAATTATTCAATTTTTAATTTTTTTTATCACAAATAATAAAATTATAAATTATGGAACAGACGGTCTCTAAAAGTGAAACAACCTTCGACAATCAACCTTCATCCACCTCCCCTACCGAAAATGTGGTTACGAATAATCATGGAGGGCCCATTCTTAAAGTCGCTCAAGAATACGACAAGGGTCAAAATCACGACAAGGGTCAAATGGAAAGTTCCAAAAACTATGGCGACCATAATCGAAATATTACGCATTCCATCATGCAAAATGTCCCAACGGCAGGGGTCTCATCGAAATATGACAACGACGAACTATCGGCCTTAGCGTCGGCTCGTCTTGGGAAACTGCGGAAACGAATTAATGCGGACGCATGGAGCAATGAATTGGAGGACCTAATGCAGTCCTGGGGGGAAAAGGCGGCGGGGAATCGAGAACTGCATCGTAAGGCATCGGGATATTGGCGGAAATTTAGCGACCGACTTTATCTCCCAGTTATTCTCCTATCGACGATCGGTGGTGTAAGCAATTTCGGAGCAGCGAACACCGAAGACCCGGTATATTGGATGTATGCCATTGGTACCATCAATATCGTAGCGGCGACACTCGCTTCCATTGTGAAATACTACAAACCGGATGAGAGGAGTCAGGAACATGCGTCGGTCGCCAAGAATTTCGGTAGTTTCTATCGGAATATGACGGTAGAGTTGGGACTCTCTCGGGAAGACCGCATGAACTCCGACGAACTCACTCGATGGGCCAAGGCGGAGTACGACCGTATCCAAAAAGAAGCACCGAGTGTTCCAGGGAAAATTCTAAATGAATACATGACCATTTACAAAGATAACCGGAACAACCCTGACATCGTGAGTACCCATTTTGAAATTAAAATCAATGGGCGGGTAGACTAGTGCATTCTTCATTTTAATTATTTAAAGCATATAATGGTATATATTGACGTTTTTACGAAAAAATAAATATCAAAAAATATATATAACCCAATCGACATATTCGATACCCATCTTCTCTACACCCATCGTCTCGACACCCATCGTCTCACCCTTCCCACCACTATCTTTTATTTTGGCGCAAAAGATAGTTCCTCGCCGCATTGGTCGCCAACTCGTCGGCCTCGGCATTCCCTCGAGAAATCGCATCGGTTTTTCCTGTATGAGACCGGACATGGCGAACCGATATAGACCACCCCCTTCGCCTCGAAAGGGCCTGGTAAATTTCGAGGATGGCCTTTATTACATCTTGGTGCTTCACAGGTTGGTTTTTCGAATTAACCCAACCATTTCGTTTCCAAGTGGCGCTCCAGGTGGTAATGCACTTCATCGCATACTCGCTATCAGTATACAATGTTAAACTAATCACACTATCATGGTCTGCTTTACTGTCGATTTTATTGTCGATTTTATTGTCTACTTTCATACCATCGACACCGTGCAAACTATCGACACCCTTCAAACCCTCGAGGATCGCCATGAGCTCGGCCCTTTGATTGTTCGCCAAGCGCACATCATCTAATGCCCCATTCCGTTTTAGAAGGACCCTTTCACTGTGTTTATCGAATTTATCACAGTCCCGCCGTCTATCATCATATTCAACCACCTTGATAACGAAACCCCACCCCACTGCCAATGTTTTATAGGTATGGCGGTCTTTTATCTCGCTACCATCGGTAAAAAGACGAAGATTTATTATGTGGGTTTTTATGTTCATATTCACGGTGGTGTTTATGTCTTCGTATTTCCGGTCTTCACAGTTGAAGTTGAGGATAGATGATCCTTTCGTTCTTCGTGATTCTTTTGAACCACCCTTATGCATAAATTGTTTACCAACGATAGCATCCTTTTCCATATTTCTTAAATATTTCAAAATCGTCATGGTTTATGGTTTTTCGTTGCCGTCTTTTTTGCCGTATTTTTTTGCAGTCTATTGTTTCCGTTTTTTTTGCCTGTTATTGTCTTATGGTTTGTCTTATGGTTACGGGTTTATGTTTAAAAAAGTTGTAACGCTTAAATAGTGAATATGCCTCGTAATTTATGCTATATTTAATGCTTCGATTTTTTCAAAATATTTATCTTATTTAAAATATACCGCAAATGGCGTTGGACCACATATATTTGTTCGTATTACCGAATCAATTATTCGAAACGACCCATCTCAAAAATGCCTTCAATTTTTTATCGACATCTCTCAAGAACAGTAAAGACCGTGGAATTGAAGAAACCTACATTGAGAACAAAGACATAAATATTAAAAATACCATTCATACAGAAAATGTGGAAATTACAGTGGTTTTATGGGAACACCCCCACTTCTTTACTAGGTTTAAATTCAATAAAAAGAAGTTGGTGCTTCATCGGGCGTCTATGAAACATTACTACGACACGGTTCTAGAAGATCTGGAAAAGAATGGTGTCATCCATAAGCGCATCTATGTCGACTACATTGATTCACACATCGGTCGTTCAATGCTTAAACAAAGGGCTCATAAAGGGGGGGCGAAAACAAAGAAAAGGAAAACAAAGAAAGCAACGAAAAAAGTAGCACAAGTGGAGAACCACATCGTGGCCTTCGACCCCATCGATAAGGTCACTGGTTTCAATCGACATTTGGAAATCATGGTGGAGTCACCCAACTTCCTTTTAACCAAGAAGGACTACACCGACTACCGAAAGGGGCGAAAAGCAGATAAAGGGTTCGCCTTCACCACCGGTTTCTATGTCTATGGTAAAAAAATCGTAAATATTCTCGAAAAAGTGAAATCGACCGACCATGCCAACCGTTCCCATCTAAAATCGCATGACGACCTCTCACAGGTCCCGGTTGTCCCCTCCGCTGCCACCGCTACACCTCGGGGCGAACAGAACTACATCGACGAAGCCCGCAAATATGTCGATGCCCACTTTCCGAAGAATTATGGAACGACCGATGGGTTCCATTTCCCGATTAGCCACCCCACTGCTCGAAAATGGATGAAGGACTTCGTCACCCATCGCTTTGAACACTTCGGGATGTATCAGGATGCCATCGTCAAAGACAACTACGCATTGTACCATTCCATCCTATCCAGTTCTCTCAACATTGGGCTGCTCAACCCAATCGACATCCTCGACACCATCGCCCCTCTTAACCCGGATACGAACAAGAAGTCCGCCATCCCGATCAATAGTTTCGAAGGGTATGTGCGCCAACTTTTTTGGCGGGAGTATCAACGCTACTGCTATATTCACGCACATCATCTTATTAAGAAAACGAACTATTTCAATAACCGTCGTCGTATCACCAAGAAATGGTACACTGGTAAGACCGGTGTCGCCCCAGTAGACAACAGCATCATCCGGGCCTTCGAGACCGCCTATTTGCACCATATTGAACGATTGATGGTCATCGGCAACTTCATGATGTTGAATAAAATTTCCCCCACCCAGGGATATAAGTGGTTCATGGAATTTTCCATCGACAGTTATGACTGGGTCATGCACCAAAATGTCTATGATATGGTGTTTTTCAATTCGGGCGGTATCACCATGCGAAAACCCTATATCTCGTCGAGCAACTATATAATGAAAATGTCAAACTATCCCCGGACCATAACCACTTATACCACCACCGATGACACCACCACCGCTGACACCAAGACATCATCGAAGGGCCGTAAGGGCAACAAAGCCCGCCTTAAAGCCCGCATCGAAGATAAGAACCGACTTGACTGGACAAAGACCTGGGATATCTTGTATCATGACTTTTTAATGACACATCGGGAAAAACTCAAACCATTCATCTACCATTTCCCAGGACTTCGAAAAAAAACATCAACTGGTTGAGTGAAAAAAACATATTTGGAGGCGGGATGATGGGATATAATGCATCCCTACCACTTTAATATTCCAACATATTTTCAATCATTCTGATAAAGTAGTTATATCTTTCTCATTCTCTTTCTCATTCTCTTTTTTCAAAAATCGACCATTTTTTTATATGTGTAAAAATAAAATATACTACCCACACACCTACCCCCTTCGTATAAATTATATTCTTTACCATTGGTCCATTTTAATTAAAAACACCATTGAATAAAGAATTTTGAAAATTTATTTACATAATGATGTGGGTAATAATACTTATCGGTATTATCATTCTCGTGGTCATAGGAGCCACCATCATCTTCTTGCACAATCGGAACCATACGACCACCGCCAAGAAGGTTAAGGATATCGGCGAATTGATGAATAAATACAAAAATAAACAGGAACTGACCAACGCCGACTATCGGGATATCATCGTTGCCTTGTATGAAGACAATTTGAATAACCATCGGACGACCCGGAACAATCTGAAGCGCATCCGCAAGTTGCAGGATGTCGCCACCGACACCCGACTACTCGCAACCTCCAACAAAGACACCATCCAAAAGGAAAAAGAGATCGCCCGGGCCAACTATGATGCCAACAAGGCGCTCATCGACACCAACAAAACCCTCATTGTTGAAAATGAGGACACCATCCAAAAGGAAAAGGACATCGCCCGGGCCAACTATGATGCCAACAAGGCGCTCATCGACACCAACAAAACCCTCATTGTTGAAAATGAGGACACCATCCAAAAGGAAAAGGACATCGCCCGGGCCAACTATGATGCCAATAAGGGGTTAATAAACAACCTTAATAAGCAATCGAATATTCACGGTCGTCTCATTACCAAAAATAAGAGTATCGCTAAAATGAAACACAAGAATTTGAAAAAGCGCATGAACGCAATCGGGGATAGAGTAGAAGGAGCGGCGTCGGGGTTGAAGAAAATGACCGATTTCGGTGTATTGGATGAAATTAACAATTTAAAGGGAACAATCGGCGATGTAGAAACCAACAAGCAATCTATCAGCAAGTTTGAACAAAGTGTCGGTCAACTCAGATCAAATGTCGGTCAACTCAGATCAAATGTCGGTCAAATCGGAACACGTGTCGACCAACTTGAAAGTAGCACGGCGACGAAGAGAGAGGTCGGTGACATGCAAAATAGCCTCACCACTACCATGAATGATGCCATTGCTGCTAGTTATAATGACTACAAAAAGTTAGTCGACCAGAGTCACTCCTCCTTAGATAATCGCTTCAAATCAGTTGAAACTGAAATTGATAACTTGGGAAATAATATGGATTTTGCCCATTCGACAGATTTGAATGAACTGAAACAAACCATGGATGACATCAGTGAAGAAATCGGTGGCTACGAATTGAGCACTCTCGGGGAATTGAGCCAACAAGTACAAAAAATTCAAGACGAAAGGGTAGACGAAGAACAAAGATATTCTAACTTGGAGGACGCCTTGAACACACATCTACATAATCGTCTCGATGAACAGATTGGCATCCTTCAAAGCAACATAAATAATAACGCAGCGGCCATCAGTAATATTAATCAACAAAATTTTATAAAGCAAGGGGATACTATTGGCGGTTTACTAGTTACAGATAATGGACCTATTTTGAGTGAATTATTGGATGAGAAAGCTAATAGAAGTGCATTGGACAATTATCTTACAACAGATTACGGAACTAGCAATGACAGTAATGTGACTAATATGTTGGGACAGTTGTCTGGCTACGATTCCCGAATTGCCAGTAACACAACTAATCTGAGTAAAATAGTGAATCAAACTGATCTAGATGGTATAGATGATGGCAACACCATGTATAGTTTATTAAATGACCGCATAAATTCTAACTCTACCTATCTTGATACACAGTTCGGTTCATTAACTGAAGAACAATTGGGTAATATATTCAATATTGCAAATGGAGCATCGGGTACTAGTGTGGATTCAAGCAAGTACCAGTTATTAAGGGATGATGTAGATTCAAATATTGCGAGATTAAGTAATTTGAGTGAATTATTGGATGAGAAAGCTAATATAAGTGCATTGGACAATTATCTTACAACAGATTACGGAACTAGTAATGACAGTAATGTGACTAATATGTTGGGACAGTTGTCTGGCTACGATTCCCGAATTGCCAGTAACACAACTAATCTGAGTAAAATAGTGGATCAAGATGAACTAGCTGGTATAGATGATGGCAACACCATGTATAGTTTATTAGATGACCGCATAAATTCTAACTATACTCTATTAAATCAACATATTCAAAGTAGACATACATTTTCAACGGTTCCAACAGAACAAATAGAAACAAATATAAATGAACCTAGTAGGCGTCTTTTTGGAAATGATGATAATCAATTAATTAAAGCAAATGAGATTACCCAACAACAAGATGACAATGAATGTGCTATATTATCTTTACAAAACGATGTAAATTTTAATGAATACACTGAAAAGACTGGTATCAATATTACAACAAACTATGTAAGAGATGATCATACGGGTATACTAAATTTTAGAGCAAATACAATTGTAGACAGAAATGGTAAAATTAATGGGGATTTTTTGTATAATTTCAAAAAAAAACCGTTTGATATGACCTTAGACTATACAATATCTCTATGGGCAACAGGTATGATGCATATTATTGTAAGCGATAAATTTGATAATACTATAAGTAATTCTCCCAATTTACATTTAATTATAAAGTCATGGAGCGAAATATATCGTAATCATGATAATAGAGATAGGATGAGACGGATTGTGTCTTTAAGCGTTCATGCAAATAAAAATCGTATAAATTATAGTAGTAAGAATCAATTAAACATACCATATAATGAACTTGTTCATTATTGCATAGTGCATAATGCATCTAAAAAAGAAGTTGAATTTTACTTAAATGGGGAAATCATAACTACATTAAATTACTCTGATGCAGAAAATATTGTGATTCCAACATCAGGGTACTTAACAATCAACTCCCTATATAATGGTTTATATTTGGGGTATCCAATTGATGGAAGACATAATCTAATTTACCCCCCCTGGAAATTTACTCATGGTAGTTTTAATCGTAATCAAAAATCAATCACTGATATCGATGGTGAGGTAAGTAATATTTTCCACCAATTGATGGATGTTCGTATCTGTAATAATTTAGCAATGACAGGAGAACAAATAACCGAATTGTATAACGACGGATTAACAAAAATTAGACGTATTAAAAACGAATGATTGAAGAAAGGGATGGGTTAAGAATATTCCTTCAAATATTCATTTCACAGTGTAAGTGTATTTATTTGTAAAATCATATCGTCTAATTACGAAATTACTCGTTACAATATGATGGAAAACAATAGCAAATTAAGACAATAAACATTTATGAATTTTAAGATTATGGTATATTAAAACACTCATGAAAAATGAAATAATTATGTAACAAACGCATTTAAAGGTAATGCAATGAAGAATTTACTTTATCGTGTCATCATATTCATTCATCTTTACACATCATCATACCATTAAACAATCATACAATCACCACCGTCATGGACGACTTCACATTGGTCCAATTGCGACCTAATGGCGATTTCGATACCCCTTCTTTGATATCCGGCGATGCTTCATCTGTAATAAATACATATCTAGAGCCAGTCGGTGTGGATAAAGTAGGTGTGGATACAGACTTGGACACAGAGTTGAATACAGAGTTGAATACAGAGTTGAATACAGACTTGGACACAAATGGTGTAGTAATTCGTGATGCATCATCATGTCGCACCATAACCGACAGGGTGCCCCATTATGACCAAGACGACCGGAAAAGGAAGTAATTGTAAAAACATATAAGCATTCATTTAAACTGTAAAGGTATTAATAATGGGGAAACAACGAGGAGGAATAGAAAAAGGTATTGCCGCACCAACAAATACCGATGACCAGCAAATAACGAAACCGATAACTAAACCGATGGACCCAGTCTATCGTACGAAAGAACAGCGCCAAGCGGAAATAAAAGAAATTATTTCACAACTCAATAATTTGCAATTGGGAATACACTACCCCCCGATTCGCAACCTATTCGCAAAATTCAAAGAGTATATCGACGATGGAAACCGCATTGAAATCAATATACCATTTCCCGACATCAATAGACGCATTAAAGGAGTTCTAGCAGCATCCATCAAGGAAGATGTGTGTATCATGTTAAAACACGAAAAGTTTTGAGTGTGTCAAATCTAAAAAATGGAGAATGGAAAAATTAAAAATGAAAAGTGAAAAGACATTTCACCCTTTTCAATGTTTCGAAAAAAAAAGTTATGATAGCAACCAAATAATGCATTTAATTTAATATTTTTTAATGAAATACTTTCTCTAATATATGTTTCGTATGCTTCTATTTTTATTTCTAAAGATGCTATAGTTCAGCATCATCTTCAGTATTCATCATCAGTATGCATCGTCATCATCGCTGTGATATTGTTCGTCCTCTTCATCATTGTCATCATCGTCATCATTGTCATCAATTTGCCCAATGCGGTCTTCGGGGGTCAATTTGATGGCACACCCACGGTTCTCCACCTTCGGGGAAATGAGCACTTGGACCGCCTTCCAAGAGCACCCGAATTTCCCCCCAGCGAACCATAGACCATTGCATCGGACAAGTGTCACTGCTCTCGCCCCCTTTGTGTTCATCGTTAAGAGTTCATCGCCGTCCAATTTGTTTTCTTTGTAGTCGTAGAAGTCACAGAGGAAACGGTCATCGGTTCGTGGCAACTTCATTTTGAAGGTCGGGGGATAGGCGTCGGTAATTTCTCCAGTATCCCTATCCTTCGAGTATCTTACAATCGGGGAATAGAGTGCCTCGATGACATCTTTACTCGGATATGTCTTCCGGAACCAATCCTTTTGATTATTAAACGCCTCGGATACAATAAGGTCGTCCATCTTCTTCAATATGTCGAAGAACCGTTTTAGTGCGGGTCTGCTGTCCATGTCCCGAAATGAAAGGTCCAATGCGTATTTACTCACAGGGTCGTCGTCCATGTTCGTCTTCCCGATCCCGAAAGGAAGATAGCATTCTGGTGTTTGAATGATGAGTGGATTCTTATTATAGGACATGAACTTCATTTTCGAACCCGTGTCCAATGACTTCATCTTTGTATCGAATGCCACCTTGGTAATATCGAAATTGGATGTGTATACGATAGAGTTCATGGTTGGTGTTTTTTTTAATGGAACTTTGTAAGTGTTTATGTTCCCAGGTAAATGTTATCGGTAGTTTGCGCAAGCGATGATAGGGAAAGATAGGGAAATACGAAGGTATATAATTGTAAATTAGTAGATTTTTAAATACTATTCCCCTTCTTTATAACGATTAGAAAATTTCAATTTTTTTATAATTCGTGAGGGAGGATGGGGAGAAAAAAGGAGATGAAAATCAATTTCACCATCATAAATTTACCTTGCTTGTTAAACCATTCCCACACATTATTTTTTTATGTTGAGTTTGCTCCGAAGTTCCGACAGATATGTCATAATCCCCTTTGATTGCACATATACTGTTCGAGGACCCTTAAATACCATAACATACCCCACTTGACCGAAAAAAAAAGATTTCAACCCCCCAACAGGTTTCACTTCGTATAAATCCCCCCCATCGTCGTCACAGGCAAAGAACCGCTCATTGTCAACATGCAGTACCTCTCCTGTCTTCAAGTCGATCTTTTGAATCGCCCCGAATCCCTGAGCCCATACTTTGTGGGGCCCATTATAGTTAGGAGAGGAAATGCGCTTCGCCTTCGGGAAGATCAGTGTTTCTTGGCTCCCGATGTTGAAAAATTCTGAAAAACGGAAGTTATTGCGGGATATGATGTCCACATTATCGGTACACGCTAGGAATGCTCCATAGTTCAGGATGAGACCCTCTTTATCGGACACATCGAGTTGCACGATGCTACCTGGGAAGGTTTGGGATAGCGCAATAATACCATTCTTTTCCCTTTCAATCCCCAATGCGGTATTATGGTAGAACTCCTCGCCCGTGAACTGACTCGTAAACATTCCGAACAATAATCCGATGAACCCCCCTCTTTTTGTGTATTCGAAGTTCGTGTCGATCTCGATGTTTTGGTAATACACCAATGTTCCAGGGTCAAACTTTATTTGTTGATTATAGGGAACATATAGTAATAGCACTTTATTGTCTTCATTCTTTCCTTCCGCAGATATGTAGTCGTAGTTCCTCTCATTGTCGATATGGTCCAATACCAATGGATTGTTTATATCTTTATCCCCTGTCGTCGTAGCACTATCCACCCCTGTGGAAGAAGATGAAGAATTTTCCTTGGTGTTCGATGATTTGTTTGTAGATGCATCCTGTAATGTATCTGGCGATGTATCTGGCGATGTATCTGGTGATGTATCCGCACCACCATGGATGCTCCTCTTTCCCCTATTAACATGTCCCTTGGGGTGGTTGTGGGGTAGTTTCCCACCATTTATATTATCATGTTTTTTCACCCGCATATTACCCAACTCATTATTTTTATGTCTATAGGTGTGGTTTTTTCGTAATGCCCCACCTTTATTCATGACTTTATATTTTACATTTTAATTACATAAAAAATATATATTTTCATTAATGAGATAATCTAATATAGCTAGCATATAGCATATATTACTAATGGGTCATCGATTTTATTTTTGTTTTAGTATAATACCCATAAAACTATTCATTCAATTCCAATTTTCAATACATTTATGAGATTTTCGCATAATCCTAGAAGGGGCAACATTTGGAATATTTTATCGAGACTGTGCTTGTGTTTTTTATTTTCCTCCTCCATCAACCTGAGGCGTTCAGCTAGGCGCTCACATTCCTTATGCATCTCTTTGTATTCTGGGTGATTACTTATGTCATTATAGAACCCTCCCTGTTCATCCCTTGACCCCGACGGCATTAACCGAGGAGGGGGGGTGTCGATGGGGATGTCAAACCCGGCGTCACCACGCAATCCATCATCCCCACAATCATTATACACTGTATCTTGATCGCAATTACCATCCGCATCGTCTGGTTCGATCCACTCCCCTTCTACTTCGTCGTCCTCTTCCCTGTCACCGTCACCGTCCTCTTCATCGTCATCTTCATCGTCCTCTTCCCTTACGCCGTCCTCTTCCATGTCACCGTCCTCTTCCCCGTCTACTGCATTGTCAACCGCATCGTCAACCGCATTGTCAACCGCATTGTCAACCGCATTGTCAACCGCATTGTCAACCGCATTGTCAACCGCATTGTCAACCGCATTGTCATCATCATCCTCATCCCCAGAGACCCCATCATTCTCGATTTCATCATTCTCGAGGCTATTCCCATTGTTCGAATTATTAGTGGTCGACTTTTTCGACTTCCTCCTCCGCCTCTTTTCCTTAAATGTGGAAGCAATTTCTTCAATTTTATCACCATCTCCCGAGATGCCCAATTTAACATGTATGATATCGACATTGTGTATTAACTTGTATAAAACATTACACGTACTCTTCTTCGAACTAGATTTCATGTCTTTCGTCAATTGCTTAACAAGTTTTCTGCGCTCAATGGCAGTTCCAGAGAACAACTTCAACACATTGGATGGGTCCGCCCATTTTTGTTTTTTAGCATATCTAGAATAACGATTTAATTCCCTTACCATGCTTTTTACAAAAGTCTGGCTATATTTACCATCCACATTGTTTTCCGCCACATAATCTTCAAACTCGCTCAAAGTCAGGCGATTGTCTTGAGTATCCGGAGCATCGATAGTATCACGATTATTAGCCATTGCAAAATGAATCTGTTTTTCGAAAATATGCTTTAAATGGAAACTATCGGTATCGGTTTGTTTTCCTATTATATTTGCGCTTTGTATACGTTCATCGAGCGCAGATTGATTTGATATTTCAATTTTTTTTTCGGTTAATTCGACGAAGCGGAAGGTGGTGCATCGATTTAGCACCCCTCGGCATATGGACGCATATTTGTGACTGACATAGTATTGAACCTCTAACATACTATCACATACTCTACCACTCACCGCACCACTCACCGCACCACTCACCGCACCACTCATCCACCGTTGTTTAAAAACCTTATCCAATGACATAATCCGCCCTGCTCCGCCCATATACTTCTTCGGTCGAGGTTTCTTCCTTGTGGGGTATCGTATGCTCCATTCCAACCGCATTATCCGAGACACGGTGTTCCATTGGGGAGATGTAACAATAAAAATGTAGGTCCATGGACCTTTGTCACGGGTCGCACGGGCACCCCCCTTAATTATCCCATTGTGTTGTTTAAGTCTCCTCGACAGATCGTTGGTGTAACCATTGTAGGTGCGACCGGACCCATTCTCAATGATGTAACAAAAATAAGGTGGACCTTTGTTTCGACCCATCATTCAACCATACATTTAATTCGTAATATCCTTGCTTTTTCTATTCACATATAAATCAGTTTACATATTGAACTCACAAATAATATCCACCTCATCCATTGTCTATATCTATGTCAAACCACGTGCTTTCGAGTAGGCAATTACTTTTTCAACAATGGTTGGATTATCGGCGTACAACTTTTTAACGAATGCTTTTAGTTGGGGTTTGGTCCGCAATTTTCCTCCATTGAGTAATTGCATTTTGACATGACGGGTCAATGGATTCCTTTTTGGAACAGATTTTGGAATAGTTTTCATCCCTCCTGTTTTTGTTTCTGCTTTTGCATGTTTTATTTCTATTTCTTTTTTTTTTATATCGCTTATCATTTGTTTTGCCTTTGTCGCTGGGAGTTTCTTCATAAGTAAATTATCAAAACAATGTTTTTCTACAATACAATCTAACATATTTGAATCACATTCATCTAATATTAATTCATCAGTCGTCGCATAGCAAGGTTCACAAACTTTTGCATTATATAATGCTGTATTACATACATTATTCGGTCCATAATTCGTAGATGTTTTACCCCCCTTCATTCTACCACCATTTGTCTCATTAGAGGTAAAGGATTGATAGAACATTTTCTTTATCAAATCTTTTATAACATTTTGATTCTGCGTAGTATACACGTTTAATCCTGTTAAGAATTTGCATTTCGTATCCTTCATTTTATTAGAGATATGTTCATCATTTCCATTTATTATTTTATTTTCATTTCCATTTTCTTTTTCATTTTCTTTTTCATTTTCTTTTTCTTTTTCTTTTCCATTTCCAATCATATAAGCCAATCCATTGTTATCGAAGTTTGTAATGGGAAGATATGCTTGAAATTCATTGTCATGCATGAACAGCGGGGTTCCAGCGACAAGCTCGTATAATGTACACCCCATCGCCCAAGTATCTCGCTTCCACGGGGTGTATGTAATCTCTTTTTCTCCCATACATGTCAGAGTATCTTTGCTAGCATAGCACATTGTTAATCCGATCAAATCATTGATATTGTTCGCATTATTATCAATATCTGTTAAATTATATGCTTGTTTATCAATTGGCAATGCGAACCCCATGTCTATGAATTTCACTTCAAGTTTATTATTGTTTTTTATGAGTCTTATGTTTTCCGGTTTTATGTCATTGTGGCTATATCCGCATTGATTATGCAAATGGGTTAGTGCTTCGACCAATTTTTGATATATTCTCACAACCAAATCCTTATTTTTCAATTTATTTATTGACATCAATGGTATACTGCAATATTCCATTTTCAATCGTGTTTTGTCGTCTGTACATTTAAACATTTTCGCAACATATGTGTAAAAATTATTAGTTTCATCATTAGCTGCTGCGTCAATATATTTTTTTTCAAACCGCAGGTCATTTACATCTTTCACTTTTTTTATCACGAAAACATTGTCTATTGAATCCGGTTTAGTATTATTCCCCATTTTTTTCTTAAAAAGAGTTACTGTTCCGAACCCTCCCGAACCGATGGTTTTCTTATCATAGTTTTCATCTACATTGGAAGGACATGCAACTGCGTCATTTACTACTTCGCCCCCTCCCCCTCCTCGCAGCTTTTTTATAAGGGATATACTTTTTTTCCGCTTCGTGGTCATATAAGAAGGGTGGTCTAGGTATAAATATAAATATTCACCGAAAGACTTAATATATCTTATAATATTTATTATATTTTATTGGGGGGGGATATCGGATGTTATATTACACTAATTTTAACCATTTAAAAATATATTAAAAAGAGACAAAGAACTAATGGTCTTTTCGGCAAATACAGTGTATTATATATGTTATGATGTATCGGAATGTCAAAAAACAGAAGACGAATAAAACCGATAGGGATAGTCGGAACAACAACTTATCTTCTATGACGAATGTGGAAAGCAATGTCTATGATAATAGTGAAGATGGTGGTGATGAACTCATACGTGTCCGGAATTCCCACATATATTTCTACGACAAGGTCAATAAATCGAACGCACTCCAACTCATCGATGAAGTGTTATCGGTCGTATCCATGCTCAAGTCAAAAATGGATAGTATTGAAATCGATAAACCCTGTGTATATTTGCACATTAATAGTAGTGGGGGATGTTTATATAGCGCCTTTTCCGCTTTCGATACATTGACCGCACTCGATGTAAAGTTAATTACGATTGCGGAGGGGAACATATGCAGCGCCGCAACCATCATATATCTCGCAGGAAAGGAGCGGTGGATGCGTAAACACACTTACACCCTAATCCATCAAATTCGCACATACACTGGATGGGTTACTCATAGGGAGATGTTGGAAGAGATGGAAACCACTAATGAAATACAAAGAATGGTCGTTAAAATGTATAAAGACCATACGAACATACCGAAAAAAAAGTTAGAAGCCCTAATGTCCCATGAAATTCAAATGAATTCGGATGAATGCCTACAATATAATGTGTGCCACCGTATAATTTAGTATAATTTAGTATAATTTAGTATAATTTAGTATAATTTAGTATAATTTAGTATATTTTTCAATGTAATAATGTAATGATGTAATGATGTAATGATGTAATGATGTAATGATGTAATGATGTAAACTTTTCCTAGTCGCATATAGCATTAAAAGCATTCATTATGAAAAGCATACATTATGTATTTTCCAAGAGTATTTTTTATTATGTTCTCATGTTTTATTAAAAAATCTATTGGATTTCAAAATAAATGGAACAGTCATTAACCAAAAAACATGATACAATTCACTATATTGACAAACTTAAAAAAGAAGTAGCGCTCTTCAAATCGAATGGTGCATACAAATACACAACAATTTATGTAAGAACGACTGGGTCAAATTATCGCCAGTTATGTGGTATAATTACGAAGCATATGAAGAAATATAAATACATCGAAGTAGTATGTATCGACGGTAATACGACTCAAAATGGCATGGAAGCGGTCTACACCAAAATCAATGGTGTTGAAAATAAAGATCATATAGGCACCAATTTCTTACCCACATCGAACTTGAATTTATTGAATAGTAAATATGTAATGGTGACGAGGCACACCCACTATGACAGTGTTCAAGATAATATTGGGGAACATGGGAAACCCATGAAACCTATGAAAATGGCAAGTCGTCGTAATAGTAGTAAGAGGAAATTCAATTACACATGGTCAAAGGACCTCTCTATCGATGAACGCACCTATATCGATTCCTTAAGTATTCCCCCCGCCTGGACACCGGCCCATATATTTCATAAAAATGACAAGGTAGTTTGGGTCGCCCAAGACAAAATGGAACGATGGCAATGGAAATACACCGATTCATGGACAAATAAGCAGGAGTTGAAAAAAATAGTAGATTTGGGGCATATGAATGGCTATTTCTGGAAGAAATTCCATAATAAACTAAATGATGATATTCAAGATGGGGGGGGGTGGACAGTGAAGCGTCTCGCTGCTATCGCCAGCAAAATCATGTTCATAACGAAATTGCGTCCTGGATGGATAGAACCGGTCACCGATGGCATCGACGATGAAGAAGACGGCGCCCACTTCGGACTAATCACGATGCATAATAAGCATGTCGACCTCGGAAAAAGAAGAATCAAATTTGTTGGGAAGTCGGGGAAAACTAATATATCGAAATTGAAGGGCGACACCGACTTCTTCTCTTTGTTGACTGAAGTGAAGGCAAGTGGCAATGACGACGACCTCTTTTTCGCACATTCTGGAATAAAACTAACGACCAACATATTTTCCCGGTATTTAAAGAAACTCCGGATTAAACCGAAACAGTTTCGCACATATTTTGCAAATAGCACATTGATAAAAAAATTGTTGTCGCTCAATAAGACCGACCATGACACCGAAAGTAGGCGGAAACGAAATTTGAACCGCATTTATAAAAAAATTAGCAATGGACTGAACAATACCCCGAAAATGTCGGAAAAGTCCTATGTATTTTCGGGTTTCCCGGCATTATATCTTAAGGACCCATACACATTCTTAAAGATCGCCGAGGAGGGTCTATCTTCTCTAATAAAGTGCTTCGATGGAAAACATGCTGACTACCGTAAGGACACCCTTATAGGTCACCGTAAGGACACCCTTATAGGTCACCGTAAGGACACCCTAATGGTACCCGAGAATACAATGGATATTAAACAGCGCAAACTTATTGTATTGGTCGCTTCTCGTACTATGCATAAAAAAATCAGGAAGTTGTTGCTTCCTAACAAAAAAATCAAAACAATAATTATCTGAACAAAACATGTATCAAGCAAATATTTTAAATTTTTAAACATTACATTATTTTACATTTTTAAACATCATTCCCCTTGAAACCTATTTCGAAAATCCATTCTTTATTTGCTTCAAGATAAAAAAAATGATATCTCGACTAGACTAGGCAATATGCTCCTCGTTCCCCTCTAGTTTACGCTAATACGATGTATCTATTAGGTAGGTTCGTGTTTAGCATACCGACCTGTGGGTCGTTGAAATGGATGCGATAGCGATATGACCTCATTGAAGAGGATGGCTCTGTTTCCACCCCGACCCCATCATAATAAGTTGGGTTTAATCGCACCGTCCCTGCTAGAACACTTCCCTTTAAACGCCCTGATTGAACGGCGACCAACACTTTCCGTCCCAAATAGACCGCATCCAGTCGAGACTCCATCGATGGTCCCCGGGATGACTCCGCTGTATCGGTAGCGGAGGAAGCCTTCAATTCAGGCACTGGAAAGTCCACGAATTTTCCCGAATGCCTTTCATATCGAATGTGTTGAATGAATGAATGGTGCATCATATAGGCAATATATTCTTTTATACGTTGTCCGGAGTTTCGGTGATGGGTCGCTACACTGTGGCGCAGGTCATTTATCGTGAACTTTTTCGCCCCAGTGTATTTCTCGAACATGTCAGAGATGTAGGACGACAACTTCCCATCTTTATACATTGCCCCATCATTTTTCGTTATCAAGTGGGTCGGTCGCCGCCCAGTCACCTCCTCCACCTTCGCCAAGTATCGTTTCACCAGTTCCATGGTAGGGTCGGATATCCGCAATTTGAAATCCCGATAGAGGGCATCGGTCTTAAATTCCCGCAAATGTAGGGTCTTCGTCCGCAAATTGAGGAAATTTGGGCGACTCCGGGATCGTGTGGGGGTCGTCAATCGTTGTCCCGAGGTCGCAATTCCGGTACTTGTACCTAGTGTACCTAGTGTACCTAGTGAACCGATACCCTTCCTCTTTTTTTTCATCGCCTCGACCGACGGTTCGTGCTCGCCCACTTCGATCGCCCCAAGGTTGTCTCGTAGGACATTCTCTTCGATGTAGAATTTGGCAATCACTTGGTCCCGCAACCCACCCAGTGTCGTCGCATCCACATGCCTCGCTATCAACGGGGGAATTAGTTTGATGTCTTCCCACCGATACGACGGGGCATTGTCGAGACGGTCCATCTCCTCCTCCTTCGAGAGTTTAATTGCCCTTTTCATGCCGTCCTGTAGCGGTTTAATTTGTAGTAAAGGTACCATTGTCTGCAATTCCCGTACCATTGGGGACACTCGTTGTTCGTTTAAAGGCAGGTCGCCACTTTTGCGATAGAATGATATGAAAATCGATAGGTAGTCTTTGATGCTCGATGGACTCAAATGCGATGTCGCCAACTTATTGTAAAACCGTTCCGGGTTTACATATATGTCAAGAATGTTCTCGGTACCATATATTTTAATGGATGCTTTCACCTTGCACGCATACTTCCGCATACCTATGGTTTTTTGGGTTTCGCTTTTCCCCGAGAGAAGTCGGTCATTCTCCACTAGTACTGCTAGGGTATTTATCATGGCACTCTCACTGATTACCGCCCCCTCGCATTTTTTCTTCGCATACAAATGGGACCGACCTGATATATTCTCCTCCATGAGTTGAATATGGTTATTGGTCGCCGTACTTAATTTCGACTGATACTGTTCCACAAACTCCGTCGTGCGGCGAGGGACATACAACTTTTGGTCGACAACCTGTGCCGGTCTTTTTAATATGGATAATTCCTCGACAGTCCATGCATACATCGCATTGGAAATTGTCGACTGGCGAATGACCCCCCCTTTTTTTGCTCGATTTATGATCCGTTTTTTCAATATGGAAATACGGTTGGACTTATAATAGGTAGTCGCATTCTCTATCGTAGTCGCACCCACATTCACATTAACATTTTCACGGTCCGTCGAAGTAGATATTGACATTATTTAAGGTTTAAAGGGCAGCCCTTTAGGTGCACTACAATATATTGCTTATTCACATAAAATATAGGGATAGGGCAACGCTATACATATGCTAATTTACATTCAATTTTTTTTACATAATATACTTATGCGACATATTATGTCATTATGTAACATTGTATGTATAAATATGAATTCGCAAAATTAATTATAACCTATCTTTTTTATATTCATAGTTATACTATATACAACATTCATTCATTCCACACCTCCCTCCCCCCCTCCCACATAAGATTAAAGGACCCACTATGATAGAACCTAGACCACAAAATAGTTCGAATTGTCCATCGACAATGACCCCTCATATTCTAGTCTATGGCGCCGACGGATGGATCGGTACACAATTCACCCCCCTCCTAGAGGGGGCACAAATACAACATACCAAGGGGACTTCTCGGGTGGATTCAGTGTCCGATGTGGAACAGGAAATTAAAAGTGTCGCCCCCACACATGTGGTATGTTTCATCGGGAGGACACATGGCAAAATCGACAACACCGACTACCCGACTATCGACTACCTCGAACAACCGGGGAAACTCACGGAAAATATCCGGGATAACCTGTTCGCCCCCATTACACTGGCGATTACCTGTGCCTCGCTCGGGGTCCATTGTACTTATCTCGGAACAGGGTGCATTTTCACCTACGACGACCAGCATGGGGTGAACACGAACATGGGTTTCGACGAAGATGCCATCCCCAACTTCTTCGGAAGTGGCTATTCGACGGTGAAGGGGTTCACCGACCGATTAATGCGGTGCTTCTCATCGACCTGTTTAAATTTACGGATCCGGATGCCCATTACCGCCGACATGGGTCCTCGCAACTTCATCACCAAAATCACCTCCTACGACCGAATATGCAGCATACCGAATTCCATGTCGGTTCTCCCGACATTACTCCCATTGGTTATCGACATGATGTTGAAGGGAACAACTGGGACAGTCAATCTCACCAATCCAGGGTGCATAAGTCATAATGAAATACTCACTATGTACAAGGAAATAGTCGACCCCACCTTCACTTGGAAGAATTTTTCCCAGGAGGAGCAACGGAAAATACTCGCCTCGGACCGCTCCAATAACTTGCTCGACACCCGGCGACTACTGGAGTTGTATCCAGATGTCCCCGACATACATACAGCGGTTCGTTCTTGCCTCCAAAAGTATCCGAAACCATTGAATGGGGGCATAGACGAAACATATATTCCATATAATATACTGGTCACCGGAGGATGTGGATTTATCGGTAGTCACTTCATTAACTACCTATTGGACACCCACCCTGATTTGCGAATCATCAACATCGATGCGATGTATTACTGTGCCGATAAGAACAACATATCCGAAGCGCATCGGAACAGTTCCATAGGAAATTATGTCTTTGTGCGTGGGAATATCAACGATGGAATTCTAGTGTCCCATATTTTGGCGACCCATAACATAGACACAGTTGTGCATTTTGCGGCCCAATCTCATGTGCAAAATAGTTTCTCCGATTCAACCCTCTTTTCACGAGATAATGTTATGGGTACAAACACCTTGGTGGAATGTGTTCGCCGGTATGGTAAGGTGTTGAAATTCATCCATGTGTCTACTGACGAGGTATATGGTGAGTCCATGTCATATATTGAAGAAACGAGGAAGACTGAGCACTCCATTCTTTGCCCCACCAATCCCTACGCTGCTACAAAAGCGGGGGCGGAGTTGATCGCCCAGTCATACCAACACAGCTTCGGACTGCCCTTGATAATAACTCGAGGGAATAATGTCTATGGACCCAACCAATATCCCGAAAAACTCATCCCTAGATTCATAAAATTGCTTCGTCAGGGGAAAAAGGTCACTATCCAGGGCACTGGAGAGACACGGAGGGCATTCATGTACATCGACGATGCGGTCCGAGCCTTCGAACTGATCCTACTCCGAGGGCGCATCGGCGAAATATATAACATCGGTTGTGACGACGGAATGGAATACTCCGTCATGGACATCGCTCACCATCTCATTAATAAAATGCACCCCCCACTTGAGAGTCCGAATGGTGAGACTTCGAACAAAACGGTATCCGATTGGATCGAATATGTTGAAGACCGACCCTTCAATGATATGCGCTATCACATCAGTAATAACAAATTAAAGGAATTGGGGTGGAAACAACACATATCCCTTGAAGATGGAATAGAACGCCTACTTCGACATTCTGTTCAATGATAAGAAAAGTATATAAACATTATAAACACCATCAAGTTTTATCCATTTATAAATAGTCCAAAACAATGACCAACGCATCGAAAAATAAAACAGAGCGCCAAGGGTTCGAGATGGACCAACATATTAAACACTATGACGAGTATGTGAAAAAATACTCGATTACCAAAGGACGCATTAAATCTCTGAAAAAGTATCTTGACCGACTTCATCCGGGGACGACGACCAATGATGGGTTCACTCCGAAGCAGTCCCGTGGAGACATCATTACATATAAGAAACTATCGAACCAATACCATTCACAAATTAATTACCGGCGGCATTTGGAGAAAAAAATAGGGCAACTTCGCCAAATCGTCGGGAAATGACCATGGTAAAAATGCAAATAGGTTTTCCATATTCCATTTTATATTTTCAATTTTCAATTTTCCATCTTCCATTTTCCATTTTCCATACTTATTTTTTATTTTTCATATAGATGACATATGAATCCCATCCATTTTTTGCAATGTATTCCATGTTCCGCATACAAATTGCGAAACTCGCCCCACTATGTCCATCAGAATCCAACTCATAACTCAAATTGGATAAAATGGGATGATCCCAAAACATATACCCACTATTGTCGGGGACAGTCTCTTTAAATAATGCCCATATATTTTTACTTTCTATCTTCGCATAGGCATTCGATAGGGCTTGTCTCCATATCACATTTTTTATAAATGAGAAGTCTCCATGTGAATAAGTAGTTTCTTTTTCTTTTTCTTTTTCTTTTTCTGCGACAGTAGGGGTGTTAGATTTGCTCGTTTCCATCATCGCCACTCCGATGTTTAAAAAGTATGGTTTGCGTTGTGGTTGGATTAATACACGATGATATTGATACGATATTATGAATTCGTTGAGTTTTTAGAGGGATATTATATTTCAATTTTTTTACTTTGTATTCACTCTATTATTTTTAATTTAATTTTTAATTTAATTTTCTATTTATTTGTAAAGCAATTATAGCACATTTTACCACATTGTAACCATATTATATTATAACACGATGCCTAAATTGATACTTATATACTCCCACAAACTGAACCCTGTCGAAGACTATATCGATTCTCTAGGTGTATTCGATGCCATCGTTGAATTGGCGGCTCTAAATCTCTATGATTTGCAAAAACCCGACCACCTATTATTCTTTACACAAATGTGGTTTCTACCTTTATTGCATAATCCAAAATTCCCATTCAAGGACTATGCATCCCGCATATTCTTCATCAATGTGGAGATGCTAACAGAACATAAACGCTACACCCAAATTCGCCAACTCTTAGCGGCAGGGGTACAATTGGTGGACTATAGTCCAACTAACATTAGCATTATGCATCACATCATCAAATCAGAAAATATACCATATCCCCATATCATTAGATACCTTCCCTACCAATACAATCACACAGAGAAAATTCATTTACAAAATGAACCATCGGTTAACTACGACTATGATGTCGGTATGATTAATGTATACCCAGTTACTGATGATAATACTGATAATACTGATAAAGGGCGAACTCGGCGATCCGAAATTTTTGAAAGATTGTGCCACGAACCGAACATAACCTGTCGCAACATCGTCGGATGGGGGCGAGACCGAGATCGAGAAATCAGTAGATGCCGCATAATCGTCAATGTGCACCATTTCGAGCAATTTCGAGTGTTTGAGGACATCCGTTGTGCCCGTATCATTTTTGCAAACAAATTGGTCGTATCGGAAAAAAATCTGAACGATGATTTAGTGGACATTAAAGACTTCATCTATTGGGCGGATTTCGACAACATTGTGGACGTTGTGAAACATATCATTGCGAATTTTCAACACTACCAAGCGGACCTCGTCAATAAATCGAAGGAGGTCATTAAAGCGTCACGGCAGAACATACTCCATGAGTTCAAAAAACAATTGAATGTATGTTCGGATGAAATCATGTCTAATCATGTCTAATCATGTCAAGTGGTGGTTTCCGATGATTTAACAAGAAGGCGATAAGAAGGTCGATGGTGGAGGAATCGGTGTCAGTAATTGGGCATTATTCATTTCATCTTGCCCTCCGATAAGAATGAGTTTTTTCGTTGGACGACTAATCGCTGTATATAATAACTTTTTGGCAGAATTATTACTCCACATCCTTTTATGATGTGAACCCATGAATAACACCACATTGTCATATTGACTTCCTTGTGATTTATGGATTGTCATGCAGTACCGGAGTCGGAATTCCTCATTCAATTCGTCTATGCTAATTATTTGTGTTTTATTGACATTTCCGCCAATGGTTTCACTATCATAGATTATTTCCACTGTATCTGGATTATCTGGATTCTTATCGTTGATAATTCCAGTTTCTCCATTCGCATATAGATTACTATCTGAGGTGTATAAATTAGATATTCGCACCACACGATCATTGTATCGAAAACTCGATTTAGGTATTTCATTTTTTCCATTACAAGGATTATGTATATTTTGCAACATATTGTTAATTTCGGTGCACCCACAAGGACCATCGTGTTGAGGTGTGAGGAATTGTGTTTTCTTAAAAATTTTGTCTTGGGTTAATTTGTGTTTCTCGAGGAGTTTATGAAACCTCCCCTCGTCGATCTTATCATTCTCATTTAGTAAATTGCGGTAATTTATGAATATCATGTTTTCATATTTTTTTACATCTACAATTTTCAACCTGTCATTTGCATTTATGACTTTCATAATTGCATCCTTCAAATATGGGGCATCCTTCTGTCGCATAATTTCCGTTAAATAGACCACATTCGTGTCTTTAAAAATGGCACTGTTTATCAACTGGTTGAGTACATCGACTGGACCGATCGGTGGTAATTGGTTTTCGTCCCCCAACATGATAAGTCGACATTTAAATATTTTGCAAAACTTTACCACATGGTTCATTACAAACAAATTTATCATGGACACTTCGTCAATGACAATTAAGTCGGGAATTTTTTCTTTGTAATGTAATAGTTTTTTATGGTATTTATCGTTCGAAGAAATGTAGACATGGGTTTTGTCGTGGTGGTCAGTGTCTTCTTTGTAATTAGGTGTATAAATTGCTTTATTGTCACCAGTAAATACTTCCCGTTTGTTTAGTAGGCATTCTATATTTATTTCCCCAATGATTTCATCAAAATGCATTGCTGTATTCATATGAGGGAATATATTGTATAATAAGCGATGCAATGTCCCACTCGCACTGTCATTGTAGTGTGTTGTGTCACATTTGCTTTTCAAGTTATTCACCGCTATACCAGTGGGGGCCGCTATGGTTACATTGAATGGTTTTGCCTGATCGGCAATGTTATTGCGGCATAAATAGGCGATAACAACCTTGACAATGGTCGATTTCCCTGTTCCAGGATAACCACATATGATTTGGAAAGGGTTCGAAATGCATTTCTTTATCGCCACCCTTTGACGCTCATTTAAGTGCATATTGTTCTTTTTTTCGTAATTGGTAATGAATGTATCAATAGCAGTTTCATCTTCATATTCATCGTGTTCTTCATTATCGTCTTCATCTTCATCATCGTCTTCATTATCGTCTTCATCTTCATCATCGTCTTCATCATCGTCTTCATCCGTTCCATGTAAATCAATATTTTTAGCATACAACTTTACCATTTCTTTCGTCAATCGTTTTTCCAATTTGAGGTAATATTCAATGGTTAGATAATCCTTCCCTTTAATCTTAACTTTTATACATAACTCATCCAACAATGTATCAATGACTACATTAACATCATTGTGTTTTTCGCAATATTTTTTTAAATGTTTGGATAATTTCCATTTAGTAATGTAAAAACTATTCTCTTTGTTTACAAGATGGTAGAGTATGAAGCATTTTGCTCGAACATCTATCGGTATTTTTAAATCCAGTTCTTCATGTATATGCTCCACTTTCTCAAATGTCAGGAGGTAATATTCCTCTTGAATGAAGTCATATGGGTTACTCACAATATTCGATAAAAGGAACATTTGAATACTTGATTTATCGTTTGTATTTTTCATGACCAAGCATAAATGTTTTATGTGGTATAAAATTTTACGGAGACTCTTGATATATATTTTCAAGCCTTTTATCAGTTCGTCATAGATGAATTTTTCCGTTACAATGGTGTCGTCCGAAGTTCCCGTCAACTTATATCGTATTTTCAATTGGGCATACTCAATATATAAATCTTGTACATTCTTCTTCATTGCTTCATCATTTCTACTCTTTTTCGTCGTCTTCTCCGTCTTCTCCGTCTTCTCCGTCTTCTCCGTCTTCTCCATGGGCGTTCGTGATGGCATCTTCGATGTCTTTTCTTGTGTACGCATCCCGAAATACGATGAAATAAGTGTATTTCCTCTCCTCATTTTAGATGACGGAAGAATTGACGAATACTCACACTTATTTGATGTGAGAATAGCACCAACGCAAGCAACAACGCAGGCAACTGCAATAATTAAAATACGAACTGTTCTATACCGTATACCCTATCTTTACAATTCAATTTTTTTTAATTTGGTTAAGACCATGTTTAACCATATTCCATTGTTTTATTTTTCATTGTAAGGGACCTGCTTCCTTTTCTTATATATTTTTAAAATTACCCGGGTATCCACCTAGTGTAAGTACCATTCGAAATATGATGAGAAATACACAATTTCTACTAAAATACCACGACACGAGTCTGAATTCCACTCGTAGCGACTTCATCGACCCATTATCGGTGATTCTGATTCTCGCTCTTTTGAAATATAAACCCATTGGAACGAAATTGCGTATCGGTAAATCGGTAATACGATTGGTTAAACCCACACTCGGTTCCCGTTTAAAGAACACATTTTACCGTTCTCGAACCAAAATTGATGATCTGCGTCGCCTCTATCAACCGCTCATACACGCCTGCAATTTCTTCTTGGAACCGAAAAGCAGCGTTCGGACGAAAAATGCGTATCCAGTAGATGTGGTTGAGACTAGCCACGGCATCGGTCAAGGCATCGACCACGAAAACACTGATATACACCAGGTCTTCGAGTTCGCTATGGCGGGGTTAAGGAACTTGAAACAGACATACAAGAACTCTGAAGATATTGTGAATATGATACATGTGTATATAAATATCATCGACCGAACGATGCACGACTACGCCTCGATTATGGCCTTCATCGACGACCTTTTCAAAATAGCCGACCCGACAGCGGTCTTCGATGACAATGCCACCTTAAGGAAGGTCTTCGAGATGAAAAAGAGCATCTATGAACAGTTCAACAGCAATTGGTCTCCGACCCGCATTTCCATAGTAACCCAAATGTTCAAGGAACTTAATAGAAGAAAAGATACAAATGAGACGGAACAATCGAATATGATGAAGTCGATTGAAGCTATTTTATGTGACTGCAACCAAGATATTCGAAACTTGCTCAGGAACCTGTCATGATTGTCCCATGATTGTCCCCTGAATATTCGTTCATGTTAAGCGTTTAAGAAAACATGCTTAATCAATATTTTAAAAAAAAAGGAATATAATTATGGTTACTTACATGGATTTCATAGGATATGTGGGTGGCGCAACAGGTTCCATTAGATTATTACCACAAATTGTAAAGGCGGTTCGTACCAAGTCTACAGGTGATTTATCCTATGGTACCCTTGTTTTATCCATGGTATCTCAAATATGCACCATTGTATACACTGCGGATATCAATGCTTTGCCGTTGGTATCAACGGTGAGTGTGTCCTTCGGATTTACTTTGATTATGATGGGTATGAAATTTATATTTGACCAACGGAGACAGAATAACTTACCTACAATACTCACCACACCAATCAATCCCACCTCACCCACTTCACTTACCACCCCCACATCGCCAACCACTCCCACCACACCAACCACCCCCACATCGCCAACCACTCCCACCTCACCCACTACACCATCCATTCTAGATACGATGGTCGGTTTGGTGGTCGTCGACGACATTCATCTTAACCCTCCATGCTATGAATGATTCGTTGATGCATTACACAGGTAAGTATCATACATCTTCAATACATTTCGTCGCATTTTCTTATATTCGTGGCCTTTTTTGTCGAGACCAAAACCCTCGATCCATTTTACAATGTCTTTGCGCCCGTCGGTCACATGGTCGACCCCTAGGCATTTGCTAATATCGAGTTCCAGAGTAGGGGTGTCAATATTGTTTACCCGCCCCCGGAAATGCACACGTTCAGGTGTGTTCATATCCACCGCATAGTATAGTTCTATGTAGAGGAATGGGGATACCTTGCAATAGAACACTCGGCGGTCCGCCCGATTAGTATGTATCGTTACACTAGCGTCGGCATTTCTTAGTTCTCGCAAATAATAGCGACTCTCGTCTGGACCCATACCATCCGTTGTGAAGGATGCCTTAATATATGGAGTACCGCTTGGAACATCATTTTCGTCTACCGTTCCATTGATGGTGGTGGAATGCCTCGCATTTTCACGATATGTCGCCCTTGGGGGATCATTTACGGCTACATATTTAAAGGACCAAGTTTTAACATTTCCAGAATAAACATTTTTTACCTCTAATACATCACCACCACCCTCATCAACATTAACCCCATCATCTACCATAATGTAAACTGGACGAGGGTAATAAAATGATGCGTCGAATAGCACATATCCTTTAGCATAGGGAAGGACCACAGCGGCGTGGGAAATAGGTTTATACCCAGGGCGTTTAAATAACCGGGGAGGAACCACTCCGACCACTGTCGCTCCCGGGAACCCGTCCCTCTTCAATACGAACTGGGTGTAATACGCAAAGGCGACACAATTCCCTTCCTTAAAGGTGTGCATCGCATATTTGGACTGAGGAACACTCCCTATCTTCGTCATGTGTTTAGAGGTGTAATATGGGAACCGGGAGAATACGATGTCTTTCATTATTCTCGTGTGTATCCGCTCGAGAGTCCGTCGAGTTCGTTTCGTTAGTCGCAGAGATTTGTCCGGCATTAAGATAGTCGAACTGAAGTCGTAGAGTTCACATACCATCGTCTTTCGATGTTACAATATGATTTGATTTACTTCCAATGTTAAATCCGTCCCACTTTAAACAATTGGAGGGGGGTATAGTAGTGTTCCGATATATTTAGATATATTAATAATAAATATGAAATAAATTTGTGGATGTTCTAATTATATGCATTGTATAATGAAATTCCGATTAAAAATATTGCTTTTTGATAATCATGTATGTCATTTTGGATATAATAATCAAATCGCTTAGATAATAATTTAAAAGATAATGACTGCATTGTTTATAATCTAGACAAATTTTGAAAATCCCGTGGTCTATTATCATATTCATATTCATACACTCGTCTCATTATCTCCCACCACCATATAATTTCCCCCCTCATTTTACAACCTCCTTTTAAACCGACAAGATAATGGAAGATCTATATCGATATTCATTACCACCCCCCTATGTGTTCCCACATGGTTCAAGAACCAATCACCTCCACATCTCAAGTGACAAACTCCTACAACATATGCAGTTCCATGTAGCATCAATGCAACGGGAATTGGACATGGAATGGGTTGAAACTCTGACGAATAATATCTGTGCAAGCTATCATGAAAATGGATATGTTGACTGTGGAACTATCCATGTCGGACACCTTAACCATGTATTTTATCTCATCGATGGTCAACATAGATATATGGTGCTTACAGCACTCCACCACCAGTATTCCATCAATATACCAGTACATATTAAGGTATATGAGGTGTCGAACCAGGAGGAACTTGCCGAACTCTTCACTGTGATAAATGGGTCTAAACCCACGAAGATTTACCCATCGACCAAGACCCAGGTCATTATTAACACATTTCGTCGGTATATCATGGACCAATACAAAGAGTATCTATCTAAGTCGAACAAACCCCGGAAACCCCATTTCAATTTATCACAACTCGTGGACACTCTGATGGAGAAGGATGTTATTTCGAAGCTTAAAATAGAAAGTCCCGAGCAATTGATTGATGCGGTGGAAAATATCAATACCTTTTATCGTCAAACTATTTTCGAAATCTGGCAGAAATGGAAAATTAAAGATGTCGATGCACAGGTTATGAAATGCTACGAAAAGCAATCAATTCGCCCCCTTTATTTGGGTATTTACGACAACTTCGAATGGATTGATCGCCTTGTATGCAAGCATACTCAACACATTCCATATTCCAATATGCCCCATTATCCCATTAATTACCGCAAACCGATTCACAAAAATAAACGGTTGGCGGTATGGAAAAAAAGAAATGTGTCCCTTGATGTTGGTGAATGCTTTGTTTGTGGTACTAAAAATTTAAACTACCATGACTTCGAATGTGGGCACATCGTGTCGGTTTATTGGGGCGGCGACACTACATTAGAGAACCTCGAACCGATTTGTAAGGATTGCAATTTGGCGATGGGGGTGCATAACCTATCGGATTATAAGCGGAGCTATCATGATGATAAAATGCGCATGAATGTCCCAATTACTACCAAGACCACCACTACCTCACCTTCACCTTCACCCTCACCTTCACCCTCACCTTCACCCTCGCCTTCACCTTCAACCTCGTCCCCTAAAAATGTTAAGACTACAACCACCCAACCGCATTTTAGGTATCCGATTAGATCAAGAATTGGTGTATAATTCTTGAATGTCGAACTCGTCGTCGGAACTCCAAATCAATTCGTAGTCCTCCGAAATGTCGCTCATGGTCCAATCACTATCCGTGTCTTCGTGTTGTAATACTTTATCAAATGCCGACAGAATGTATTCGTACTTCCGACACGCATTCTTTTTTCTCTGTTTTGTCGCCAAACGATGTTGTTTACGGGTCATGTGCACAGTTGTAATACGGACCATTATCCATTGAATAATCCGCTTCTCGATGGGCAATGTACGTACTCGTTTACCATCAATATAGTCACCGACAAAAAATACCCCTCGAGGTAGAACCAATTCAAAATTAATGTATTCTTCTTCCGATAGGCAATAATTATGTAAAGTTATTCCCGTGTAGTATCTGAAGTAGTTTTGCATCTCCGGCTTCGGTAAAAGTTTATTGATGAACTCGAAAATGGGGGCCATGAGGATACGGTGGCGCTTCTCCTCGATGAGAATAATGAGGTCCAGTGGGAGGTTTTCGAAGAGCCCGAGGGGACACACCCCATTGGAGCACTCCTTCAATATGCTCAGGGTCTTGCTATAATGCAGGGTCACCGCATCCGCCATAAAAATGACAGAAATTATATACGGGAAATATTGGTAAATGCTCGAATTAACCAGTTAGATACAATCCACATCCCTTTGTCATTCACATTCTATTATTTTAACCCATTATAATTTTAAATCAAATAATAGGTTTATCTAGATTTTCCATACTTACACAATATAATTATAAGTATAATAAAAACAATCTATATATTACCATATTACAATCATCTTTATAAAATAGCATAATACACTATATATACTCATGGGGATCAGCGAATCAAAATTAACCACATCCATCGACAAAGTTGACGACAAATATAAAAAAGAACTCGCCCATGGGAAGCAAATGATAAAGGATTTGCAACACCATGTGAAACAACTCGGTGAAGATAATGCGGCGATCAAGAAAGAGAATGATGTCTTAAGCATGAAATTGCATCTCGAGCTCGAAAGAACTATGGATTACGAGGAATTCATGGTTCGGGTCCACGATGAATACGACCAAATGGCAGCCATCGACACATTTATGCAAAAAAATAATCTGGCGTGGATGGAAGACGCCTTGGAAAGGGAGTGGTTGCTTAAATTCGCAATGTATATGAAAGAAGAATATGTAAACCAGGTATTCAATCATTTAAATCCTAATGTGCTACAAAAGACCACCACGTCGGTGAAATAATATGGCGACTAGCGACTAAACTGAGACAACATACCACTTTTTTTAGATATGAAGTATTTTTTTCAGGGGGAATGGGCCAGTGTTCTTCCAACTTCCGCCATTCTTAGACTAATGAGTGGGTTAAATGTATAGTTTTAAAGACATCCATAATCACTTTACCCATGTCAATGCCGTAGTTGGTTTGGATTGACACACCGACCATCCACCTCGTCGTAGTTACGGATTGTCCCATTGTTGTTCTCCTGGATGGACCGCATGGTCCGCCCATTGTCGTTCTTAAACACCTCTGTCCTCGAATAGAAAATGCCATGGGGCGAAGATGAACCAGCGCTCGTATCATCCATGATTTTCATGCTATGTTGCATCCGTTGTTCCACCGCTTCGAACATTTCATCCAATCCCCCTAAGTCGAATAGTCCACCGAATAGTCCAATGGGGGGGTGGGCACGGTCAGCAAAATGCCCCCTTCTACGGCCCTTCCGGGGCGACAAAGTTCGTTCCTCCATGAAGGGGTTCATCACATCGAGCGATGTGGACGACGGGCCACCCTCTAGTTCCTTTAGAATGTCATCTCTTGCCTGGGTAATCGCCCGGAACTTCTCCAAATAACGGTGCCGCTTCTTATCATCCATGTCTTTCTTAAATTTATCCGGATGGTACTTCAACACCTTCTGTTTGTACGCCTTTTCGACATCTTCAGCTGTCGCTGTGGTTTCAAGACCGAGGATGAGATATGGATAGGGTGTGGAACTCATTTTTTATACTTCGAATAATATGAAATGGTTTGTCTTTTATGTGATAATACACAGTATTTATTCTTAAAATACATATAAAATACTCTATATTTTTTCTAGAACCCTAGAACCAAAAATCTACCGAAAAAATAATCAATCATATACATATCGACGACTGGGTAATACTATTTAATCATTTAAAGATGGATGACACTGTGAAAAATATAATGATATGTTATAAACATTCAAAGGATAGTGGATACTTGAACCAATATACTGGATACTGGATACAAGATATAGGATACAAGATAAAGGATACAATATACAAAAATAAGCCACTATCAATCTTACTCCACATTAAAAACAAAAGTGCATGCAGTTACCGAACGATCAAATGAAGTCCAAGGCAATCCTATTCGGAATAAACTACTATGGACACAAAGACGCCCTCCTACGAGGGTGTGTGAATGATGTGCGAAATATGGCATCCTACCTTAAAAATAAGGCTAACTTCGATGTCGTGAAGGTCTACACAGACGACGATGGGGACGACCGGAAGGTACGGGGGCATTCCATCGTCAATAGTCTCTACAAACTCGCCCTCGACAGCCACCGGTTCAAACTGGACCGGGTATGGATCCATTTTAGCGGACATGGTGGGGGAATTCGGGACTACGACGGCGATGAACTGGACGGTAAGGACGAGTGCATCCTCCCTGTCGACTACCGCCAGTGTGGTGTCATCCACGACGACCTCATCAAACGCCTTCTCCGCTATTTCCACCCCTACACGAAAGTTACCTGTGTATTCGACTGTTGTCACTCGGGAACAATTGGAGACCTCCACTACCACTATCTAGACCGTAGAAACTGGCGTGTCGAAAACGACCAGTCAAAATGTCGGGCCGATGTACTCCTCCTATCAGGGTGCATGGACGACCAAACATCCGCCGATGCCTACAATGTTAGGGGTCGCAGGGAGTTCTCCGGGGCAATGACCTCGTGTCTCCTCCTTGCCCTTGAACAGTCCACCTGGGTCTTCGATGTCGTGGATCGCCTTCGGGCTACCCTAAAACACAAACAGTTCACCCAAATACCCCAAATCAGTTCCAGTCGGACCATCGACGCCACGAAGAAGTTCCACTGATGACCCATCCCATTAATCCATCATCTTCTCATTATCATTCTCCTTATCATTCTCATTCTATTCAAATGGTTTCCCCCATTTTATTCAATATTTCAACTCCACTCCATTTCCACTCCATTTCCACTCAATTACCATATCGCTATATAATGGAATATGGACAGAGAAAAACCTAAATTTTTATTTCTTAATGTATTGTAATATATCGATTATTTCAATATATCTCATATGCCAATATTATATGCCGCCTAAAATATCGGATAAAACGACTGAACGAACAAAAAACCCCCCCGAGGCGAACACCAAAAATAAAAATTCGCCATCCGTATCGGATATTCGTGAATACTTTACCGACCACGTGAAGCAACACCACCATCGGGCGTTATCAAACCTAGCGTCACAATGGGCCGAGAAAGGCGGTATGCATACCCTATCGATACCACTCATGAAGCGCCTCGTCGCCTCATTTGTGAAAAAGAACCCGACCATAGTGAAGAAAGTCAAGGAATACGAGAGAAAACATTCCAAAACAATGGCGACGGTGGTAGATATGAATGACCGTAAGGAAAACAATGAAATTGAAAATCGCATTAGCAATAGGAACCGCCACAGCAATCGCAATAATAACCCGACCACGAACGATGGTTTTGACATTGAGGATGGAAAGGTAAATGGGCACACCTCTATGGTCGCCCCTGGTATTTTATTGAAGAGGAAATACAATGTCGGTGTCGGTGGATACTACACCACCTTCGCCAAGGGCCGCTTCACGAAAAAACAGGCATACTATCTATCGAAGTATGGACCTAGAAAGTTGCGACGGAAGTCGTCGAAGAAGACGGTGGGCATGGAAACTAAAAAAACAGAACACGGAAATAAACCAAATCAACCAAATAAATCAACCGCACAAACCATACTGAGTTCGACCCATTTCAAAAAATGGAGCGAAAAAGTGAAACGCCCGGGTGGTAATCATTTGGACCATGTTACAGTGTACGACCTAGATGGGGTGGTCTTGAGTGGAAAGAACCGTGTAGGAGATGTGAAGATCATTAAAGTGTCGGATGGGAAATTCGAACCTGTTTTCATTTCATTAGGAGGAGGAGTACAATCTATGAGTGTTGATTTTGGTAATTGTGATAATTGTGGAATAGAAGATATTGAACCAGTAACACCAAAGCGTTTTGAACAACAAAGAAGAGGAACCGCAAATAGGACTAACTCGGAATTAGATGTCTCATTAGGATATCTAAATTTCGCATTAACAAATGAAATTAAAGCAGGTTACGCCGCAGATGCTGCTGAAGTGGCGAAAGAAGCAGCGGAAACAGCAGCGAAAACAGCAGCGGAAACAGCAGCGAAAGAAGCAGCGGTAAATGCTGCAACAGAAGCGGAAACAGCAGCGAAAGAAGCAGAGGTAAATGCTGAAAAAGCAGCGAAAGAAGCAGCGGAAAATGCTGAAAAAGCAGCGAAAAGTGCGGTAAGTAGTAATTCGAATACATTTGTGGCTTATTATGAAGCAAAATTAAGGAATGAAATTGATAATGTACTACTACAAGCACATAATGTTATTTCACAACAAATATATTCACTGGAAACTGCGAAGGATGCGATTGGAATTAAGCTTGAAACTGCGAATACTGCGCTCGAACAAACTGCGAATAATGCGCTTGAAACTGCAAAGACTGCGCTCGAACAAACTGCGAAGACTGCACTTGAAACTGCGAAGACTGCGCTTGAAAATGCGAAGGTTGCGCTCGAAAAACATGCGAAGACTGCACTTAAGACTGCGAAGGTTGCGCTCGAAAAACATGCGAAGACTGCGCTCGAACAACATACGAAGACTGCGCTCGAACAACATGCGAAGACTGCGCTCGAACAACATGCGAAGACTACGCTTGAAACTTCGAAGACTACGCTTGAAACTTCGAAGACTACGCTTGAAACTTCGAAGACTACGCTTGAGACTGCGCTTGCAACTACGAAGACTGCGCTCGAACAACATATTACCATGTATGAAAAAGAAATTATACATGTTCAACAAGCATTATATAAACTAACAGATGCTATTGATGCACTTGAAAATGCAATGAAAATAATAAGTAATTCAGAAAATGGTCAGACCATCCAAGAAGAGTCTATCAAGGCGAGAGAATCGGCTAATAGCGCTCGTTTTGAAAGAGAAATAGCGGAAGATGCTTTGATATTACTACCCTTTCCACCTGTTACTGACTGTTCAAAACAAAATAATTGCTCTATTAAAATTTGTAAGAAATGTAATTATGAACTAGAGAATGAATTAAATAATATAAAGACGGATTATTTTAATAACGATAAAAAAAAATTAATTCAAAAAAACAACTTAACAAAATTTATTAATGATCTATTTTCACAAACGATAGATATAGCAACAGACAAAAAAAATCAATTAGAACAACAATTGAATATATTTAATAATACAACAACAGAAGAAAATAAAAATAAATTATTATTTTTACAGCAAAGCATAGATGAATATTACTATCTCATAAAAAAACTACAACTTAGAATAAAATTGATAAATCATTTAAATAATGGGGAGGATACAGATAAAGATATTCCGTTTATATCTAAAATTAACTACTTGTTCAAAGACTTTATAGAAGACCATGTACACATAAAATATGGTGGAATTAATATAGATACAATATCAAATGACCCTGACAAAAATATTGGGTATCATTCATTGTCAATTTTAAATTACCTTTATCTTAAAAAATTATATGACAATAAATCATATGAAGATAGATATTCAAATGATTTCGAATCTCAATTTAATAACCAAGAGGGTGCTAAACCACAAAAAAATGGTGGGGCAGAACCATCGTCGTCATATAATAATGAACAGAAAGATGAAGAACTTAGAAAATTTGAAAGAGTTTTGTTTTACAATGACACTCACCACGATTTCGGTTCTAAACTTAGGAATATAGAAAGGGAAAATTTTAATAAGAAGAAATACATCGAAAAAATACATGTTAATAATAAACATAAACAATCAAATGAAGATAATTATTTTCGTATAGAATTATTAACACATCATAACCCACCGAATAACCAACAAAACACAACGAATAAACAACAAAACACAACGAATAAACAACAAAACACAACGAATAAACCGATTAGAATTACACCATGCAGTAATATAGAAGATAATTTAGATATATTTGGTAAAATCGGGGTAATTACATTACAATATAAGACAACTCAAAATAGAAACATGTGGAATACAAACCAAAATATATACCAAATAAATGATATATATGGTGGGAAATTTACAAATACAGAGATAGACGAAATTTTATTTACAATGGATACTGGTATACAATATATACCTGATGTAGGTAATAATTTAAATGAAAACAGAACGAAATACTTAATAGGATTGAGAAAAAATACACAGTTGAAATCGACATTAGCAACATTAATGGACCCTAGTCCTACAGGTGATACACAAAATTTGTATCCTAGTGATGGCCCATCTCATTATACACAAATAAATGCATATATAAATACATACTTCGAAAATATAGGTTATAATGATATCAAAGTAAACATATCAGATATGACTGTAGATAATAATAGTAAAAAAGGATACTTTAATGTTGTATTGAAGATAGATGATAAATCTAAAGTTCCTCCACCCGAACTTTCATTCAAATTTCATTTTCATATGTTCACAGTTACTAATGTCAATGTAATATTACGAGATGAATTGGATTTGTATTCACCTGATAATAATGTAAATATACGTAATAGTAATCATGAAATACAATTAGAAAGTATTGTTACATTTCTAAAAAAAGAATTTAAATGTAACAATACTATAAGTCCTAGTACAACAAATTTCCCCAATTTAGATGATTGTCATATTAAAATCGCCCATATATTGTATTCTTTCAAGACATTGGGGGACTATCTCCAAGTATTGATGGTTAAATATATAAATGAAAATAACAATAATACTATAAAAAAAAGAATGGTTATCATCACAAAGGATAGACCATTGGTGGTTAGTGCTTTGTTAAAAAATGTCCCGTGTGCATCCACATTTGAGTCATTGGATAAAAAATTCTCAAGCATTCCACAAGATCCAGGGCACGAGCACTATCCTAAAAGTACAAATTATAAAGAAAGATATTTGTTTTATTACTATGGTTCATTATTCACACCAGATGATTTGAAATTCTTATTAAAAAATAAATCATATTACAATGCTCATATAAAACAAATTGTTGAACCGAACCCACCAGTTAATAAAACTAATGATGACATTAAAAATGAGTTAATCAATAATATATTATTACAAAACATGGTTAGTGGTTGTGATCGTCAAAATATAAAAAATATAATTGAGACAAATTTAATTAAATATCTAGACTATTACTACCATGTTGTTCTGTTTAAAGAAGACACCACATTTTTAACAGCTAATTTGTTAAATTCTATCACATTTAAGACTAATTGTATAAGTTTGAATAAATCTGTAAATAGGGGTATAATTGTGTACCAATTAGAAATATACATAAACAATTTATTCAATAAATATGAACATTTTTATGATGAACTCACATGTGACAACAATATAACAGTATATATGGAGAATAATATTGATATGAAAGACAAATTAAATAGTTTTCTTGATAATTTCGAAAAATTATTTGATGAAATGTTACAATCAGTTAATTATATTAGTATGAGTTATGAAAAAAATCGCATACTTAAAATAATAAAAAAAAAAGCATCAATTATAGAGACAAAATTAAAACCAGACTCTGTTCTCGTTATACCATCTTCCGAACCATCAACCCAACCACCCCCCCCTCCCGCACCACCTCCCGCACCACCTCCCGCACAACTCTCTACATCGCTATTACAAAGATTTAAAAATATAATTATAGAGTGGTTTGGAAATATAACGAAGAGGGACAGAAATGCTTCTTCTTCAAATGCTTTAAATGATAGTAAAAAACCAAAACCAAATTAACCTATTGTATAAGCACCATAAATGTATTAAGCACCTCTCTAAAATTTGGGGGGAAAGGGGGAAGGAAAAAAGATTTTTTTTTATTTTTTTATTTTTTTTTAGGATGCTATGCTATGATGCTATTTGATGCTATGCGATGCTATGCGATGCTATATGATGCGATATAGGAACATCAATCGAAGTTCATGCAATAAGCTTCCATCTTCTCATCCTCCTCAAAATCGTCAGATAGTCCGAGTTCGTTGGAACCGAGGCCATACTCGTCAAAGTCGTCCATTTCTCCGTCTCCGTCTTCGTCGCCGTCTTCGTTGCCGTCTTCGTCGCCGTCTTCGTCGCCGTCGCCGTCTTCGTTGCCGTTGCCGTCTTCGTTGCCGTCTTCGTTGCCGTCGCCGTCTTCGTCGCTGTCTTCATCGGAAGAGGAGGATGACGAAGAGCTGTCGTCATCGTCGTCCGAGTCCTCGTCATCGGATGAATTAGCATCAACAACCTCATTAACGATGTTGACCTCAACGTCTTCGTCTTCTGCGTCGTCATCATCGACAGTCTCTTCGGGGGTCTCTTCGGGCGTCTCCTCGGGCGTCTCCTCGGGCGTCTCCTCGGGGGTCTCCTCGACGGTCTCTTCGGGCGTCTCCTCGGGCGTCTCCTCGGGCGTCTCCTCGGGGGTCTCCTCGACGGTCTCTTCGGGGGTCTCCTCGACAGTCTCCTCGGGGGAGATAGGGGGCTCTTCGGGGGTCTCCTCGGGAGTGGTAGGGGGCTCATCGACTTCAATTGAGGTTGTGTTTCCACTCTCAATGTTCTCGACTATTGACTTGACATGCCCCTTATTCAAGGGGGGCTCCTCGACGGTTTCCTCGACGGTTTCCTCGACGGGGGGTCGCAGCTTCTTCACCCTCTTCGATGGAATTGGAACCTTCTTCTTCAGTTGATTTTTCAATGGAATGATACTCAAATCAAAGTATTCACATGCACGGGGTATTGACACCATGCGCTCATCTTCTATTACCGTATTCTCATCCACCGTGTAGTAACGCACCTGGTTCAACTCATTGTATTTGAGCATTCCCTTGATCACTGCATCCTCTTCCTTGAAACCATCAATGCCGTATTGCTCAATAACGAATTGGTATGTATACTCAGCGGTCCCCAAAGCGATTTGATGTTTATTGAGTTTCCGAGGGGTAGTGAGTTGTTTGGTTTTCTTGTCCTCTTTAGCTTTGGAATATACCTCGACGCAATAGTCAGCGAGGTATGCGAGGTGATTCTTGATGTATTTGATGAGTTCCCCCTTGTATTTGGAAGAAGGGGAGGTTTCTTTCTCTTTATCTTGTTCAGGTTTGTCGGAGGGGGTATCGGAGGGTGTGTCTGAGGGGGTGTCGGATGATACAGAGGTACGCCGTGGTTTCTTCTTGATTGCCGTATTGTTTGCCTTCTTGTTAGGCGTCTTGTTTGCCGTATTTGCAGGTGTATCGACTGGCGTATTTGCAGGTCCGCTTTCAAGTGGGGGAGTAGCAGTAACTCCCCCTTCCAAAGAGAGGATGCGACTAACGAAGTAGTCCTGTCGAACAATGTAATCTTCCGCCCCAATCATGAAAAGGTTCTCCTTCTTGCATTCCAAAACAACCTGTTGGACGACGGAACGAACGAGTCCAGCGTATTGATGTTGGAGAGCCATGGTAATGGCGAAAGAACCGTCTGAAATAGTAGGATGTAAAGTAGAAAGCAAAGTAGTAAGCACAGTAGTAAGCAGTGTAAAAATGTTGTTCATTAACTTATGGAAAGCAAACAACATAAAAATATTTCAATTTTTATCAGAAACCATAAAAAGCATGTTACAGCATGGTAAATTCAATTTTTATCAAAAAATATGAAAAAGCAAGTAAAAGCATGGTAAAATCAATTTTCATCAATGAAGAGTAATGGATGGTGGAAGGTTCATGGTTGGATGCTCGAATGGTAATGGTTGGATGCTCGAAGGGTAATGGTTGGATGCTCGAAGGGTAATGGTTGGATGTTAAGTGGTTCATTGGCGGTATCTCGGAGGATGGTCTAAGGTTGCTCGAAGGTTGCTCGAAGGATGGTCGGTGGTATCTCGGAGGATGGTCGGTGGTTCATCGGTGGTTCCTCGAAGGATGGTCGATGGTTAATCGAAGGATGGTCGATGGTTAATCGAAGGATGGTCGATGGTTCCTCGAAGGATGGTCGAAGGTTCATCGAAGGATGGTCGAAGGTTCCTCGGTGGTTGATCGAAGGGATGGTCTATGGTTCCTCGAAGGATGGTCGGCGGTATCTCGAAGGTTGCTCGGAGGATGGTCGGTGGTTTATCGAAGGATGGTCGGTGGTTCCTCGAAGGGTAGGTAGGTGGTTTCTCGAAGGATGCTCGGTGGTTCCTCGAAGGTTGCTCGAAGGTTCATCGACTGTTGAATGGTGGTTTCTCGAAGGATGCTAGAAGGGTAATGGTTGGATGATCGGAAGTTCCTAGACAATTCGTCGATAGAATGCACGAAGGTTTCTCGGCGGTTCCTCGAAGGATGCTCGATAAGTCATCGAAGGTTAATCGGCGGTTCCTCGGTGGTTCCTCGAAGGTTCATCAGTGGTTCCTCGAAGGTTGCTCGGAGGATGGTCGGTGGTTCATCGAAGGATGGTCGAAGGTTCCTCGGTGGTTGCTCGAAGGGATGGTCTATGGTTCCTCGAAGGATGGTCGGCGGTATCTCGAAGGTTGCTCGGAGGATGGTCGGTGGTTCATCGAAGGATGGTCGAAGGTTCCTCGGTGGTTGCTCGAAGGGATGGTCTATGGTTCCTCGAAGGATGGTCGAAGGATGCTAGTTATGTCAACGGTATAGTGCCAAATCCAAATAAGAAGAAAAAGAAAAAGGAAAAGGAAAAAAGAAATTTTATATTCTTTTTTTATTTTTTTGTTTTTTTATTTTTTTATTTTTTATTTTTTTAAAGGATGCGATGCGATGCGATTCGTTTCGTTTAATCAAGCATAGCGAGATTAGCTTGCATAGACAAAATTTCATTCTGAATGTGTTCGTAGTATGCATCGTAGGATTTTTCAATTCGCAATGCGTAATACTCCCGTTTCAATGCCGCCCGTGATACTCCATTTTCAATTAATACATTCTGGATTTTTGTAACGAGAGGTCCACTGCGAGTGTGCCCGGGAATAACCGGAACGTCGATGTTGAGTTCAGCGCACTTAGCACGTAGAACTTCAATACGCATATCGTTGCTAACATTAAGCAAGAACGTAGTGGGAATTTGAATGGAACGATTTTGGATTTTCTGTAAATCACGTTGATAACTAACAATCAAATTTTCGAGAGTAGAACGACGACTGCGATGAACGACGGGAGTAGGGGGTGAAGTAAGTGGCATGTGCTGTTCATAGTAACCGACCCGTTGTCGAATAGCATTCGCCGTCGTATTAGCAGCAGCAGTCCCCTCCCGATTGTACATATTCCTCAAAGTATCACAAATACGCAAATACTCAAATTCGGAAACATCGTCTTTATGGTCATCAACGATAGACATGATAGTCCGGATAGTTTGTTGGTTAGTGGAAGAAGCCATGATATCTCGAGGAATGGTCTGTTTTGGAAGGTATTGTATTACATTATATCAAGGAGCAAAAGGACACATGAATATATCAATTTTTATCAAAAACCACGAAAAAAGCAAGTTAAAGCATGGTAAATTCAATTTTCATCAAAAAGCGTGAAAAAGCAAGTTAAAGCATGGTAAATTCAATTTTCATCAATGAAGTGTAATGGATGCTCGAAGGGTAGGTAGGTGGTTCCTCGAAGGTTCCTCGAAGGTTCCTCGAAGGTTCCTCGAAGGTTCCTCGAAGGTTCCTCGGTGGTTCCTCGGTGGTTCCTCGGTGGTTCCTCGGTGGTTCCTCGGTGGGTAATCGGTGGTTCTTCGGTGGTTCTTCGATGGGTAGGTAGGTGGTTCCTCGGTGGTTCTTCGATGGGTAGGTAGGTGGTTCCTCGAAGGTTCCTCGAAGGTTCCTCGAAGGGTAGGTAGGTGGTTCCTCGGTGGTTCCTCGAAGGTTCCTCGGTGGGTAATCGGTGGTTCTTCGGTGGTTCCTCGATGGGTAGGTAGGTGGTTCTTCGGTGGTTCTTCGATGGGTAGGTAGGTGGTTCCTCGATGGGTAATCGGTGGTTCCTCGAAGGGTAATGGTTAGATGCTCGAATGATGCTAGAAGGGTAATGGTTGGATGCTCGAAAGTTAATGGTTGGATGATCGGAAACTCATCGACAATTCCTCGAAGGTTCCTCGACAATTATCCGATAGAATGCACGAAGGTTCATCGAAGGTTCCCCGAAGGTTCCCCAAACAATTCTTCGATAGAATGTTTGAATGTTAATCTAAATTAAAAAAAATGGTGGTGGGTAAAATGGTAAATAAGCGAATGAAAAAATGGAGGTGGAATTGTAGGCGGTTGGTTGATTGGTTGAAATTGGTTTGGGGTTGAAATGGCTAGTTAAATCACGGTGTTTTCATCGACCATGAAATAGCGGACATGATGGAGTTGATTGAAACGCATCATTCCAAGGATGATTGCTTGTTTATCATTGAGATGAGTATTGTCATTGAAAATGTTAAGGGCATGTGAAGCAGTTCCCATTGCGATTTGATGAAGATTGAGTGGTTTAGGTGTTGTCGTAGATGTTGAACCAGTCCGTATTGGTTTAGAATAAATAGTAATGTTATTGTCAATGAGATGGTTGAGTTCAGTTTTGATGGTGTTGATTGCATAGTAGATGAATACGATGCGTGGTGTGGAAGGGTGTAGATGGTCGTGATGGTCGTGATAGTTGGTCGTAAAAGTATTCGAAAGGGTGGTTTGAGAATTGTTAACCATAGAAGTAGTAATCGAAAGAGGAGCCATAGTTAGTCGTCGAAAGAGGAGCAAGGTGATTGTAGATAGGAGATCGCAAGGATAGCAATAGTAAATCGTATAGATGATATTATTCAGTGGTGGGAATGTCGTATCAAACATAAATCAATTTTTATCAATAACATGGAAATGACCATGATAGTTAGATGGGTGTTTCATCAGTCTACCATGGGTCTACCATGGGTATATCATGGGTATATCATGGATCTATCATGGGTCTACCATGCCCCCCTCATGGGTCTACCATGGGTATATCATGGGTCTATCATGGGTCTATCATGGGTCTACCATGGGTCTATCATGGGTCTACCATGGGTATATCATGGGTCTACCATGAGTATCCATTATATGGTTTATATGATGAATTGATGAAAATTGAATTATGACGGATGTATAGAGACAAAGAAAACCTTTAAAAAAAACACAAAGACAAAGGAAAATCGTAAAAAAATGGTTGTAGATGTGCATTCTAACCAAGAAGATTGTGGTGACCGGATAATCAACGCCTTTTCTTCGAACCACCATGTTCTACTTTTAGCACAAATGCAAATGGGTAAGTCCGGAGCATATTGGTATGCGATTTGTAAAATATTGTCGGAAGGGTTGTATGGAATCAAGAATGTGCTGGTGATAAGTGGTAATCGTGAGAAGGAATTACGTGCTCAAGTAATCAAGGATAAGACAGAGTATTGCAATGCGATGTCTAAAAAGATATGCGAAAAGATGCCGACACAAAATGAAACAACATTGTGTCGCTTATTTAACAATAAAACGAAGGTGATATGGGGTCAAGATTTATTGGAGAAGAATTTGAAAAAAGGGAAGATGGAAGATGAAAAGAGAGTGAGGGACAACACATTGATAGTGTGGGACGAGTCGCATTATGCGCAGTCAAAGGGAAATGGTCCACACAGTTGGTTCAAGGAGAACAATTTGGAGGGAATATTAAAGGGAGACATGGAAGAGTCGGAAAAACGAAATATTAGGTTGTTGACAGTGAGTGCGACCCCTTTTTCAGAGTTGATGATAAATAGCGTGGTGAATAGCGATGTTGGAAGGGTTGAAGGGAAACTGGAAGGTACAACAATGGTTCGTTTGGAGGCCGGATCCCAATATCGAGGTGTAGGGTGGTATTTAAATAGCGGTCGGGTATACGAGTCGTTTGAAATAAAGAGCGAGTCGTCGGTTAATAAGGTAATTGAATTGTTGGAGAAATATAAAAATCGAAAAAAGTATGCCATAATCCGAGTGTCGAAGAATGGGTACGAGTCAATAGTTCGTAAAGCGTGCAAAGAGGTGGGTATGGCATGCGAAGTGTTGAACTCGACAACGGTGAATAGGGATTTCAGCATGGAAACATTGAAAATGGAGCCATTGGCGAGTACGGTGGTATTGATAACGGGGATGCTAAGAATGGGTAAGGTGTTACCAAAGGAGCACATATCGATGGTGTTCGAGGCATCCGTATCGTCGATAAATTCGAATGCGAAGAAGACAGACACGGGATTACAGGGGTTGTTCGGTCGAGTATGTGGGTATGTGGATGAAAACTCAAATGGTTACGACATAGATGTGTATGTGGATGCGGGGATAATGCGTCAAGCGAGAGAATATGTGTCCGGATACGATGATGTGTCGGGACCATTGAATGACAATGCGATGAATGTGTATAAAAATAAAAAGAATGGTGTCGAATTGGAAATCAAAGTGGAGCATTTGATGCCGATAAAAATAAATTTGGATAAGAGCGAACGTAGTGCATGGTTTACAGCATCCGGGATGTTTCGTCAAAAAAAAGTGAGGGAATGGTTGTTGGAACAGGGGAAACCGGAACTGTCAAGAAAGTTGGAAATGGGTAAAATGTATGTGTTGGAAAATGAAATGGTAATGGAGGTACTGAGCGATGCGAAAGCGGTGGGTAATATTACTTTTATGAATTTGAACAATGAAATGAAGTTGCATTACCATGAGACGATATACCGAAGTGTGGAAGCAGGTAGTCCAATGTTTAAAGGCGGTATAAGTAATAAACCCGGTGTGCATTTGACAATATGTGCGTGGTCATCACGGAGTGGTGATAAAGCGTATCCCTCGTCGGTGAAATCAATGGGTGGTTCAAAGGAAGACATATGGATGACAGTGAAGGTAATAAAGTATGTAGAAAAGGATGAGGAGGAAGATATGATGAAAAAGTTGCGAAAGTTAGTGGACATGAAATGTGTGTATATGGTAGATGAAGTATCGAAATGAAAAGGGTGTAGTCGGTATTGAGTGGTGTAGAGTGGTGTTGAGTGGTGTTGAGTGGTGTTGAGTGGTGTTGAGTGGTGTTGAGTGGTTAATTTGGTTGGTGCGATGTTTTGGTTGATGTGTGCATAATAAAAATAAAAATAAAAATAATCATTTATTGGTTATTTTTTTGACCAATACATAGCGAATCATAATATCGGGATGCGTTCAGTTGCCTCTCAATATCTTTAAGATGATATAAAGCATATTTTTCCATAGATGGAAGCGAAGCAATTGTCTTATGACCGTATAATTTTTCATGTAATTTATTAACCCATTTAATGTCGGGTTTATTTTTGTAAATACGCCATTGATAGTCAGGCCAATTAGACCAGTTTTTTTCATTTACTCTCCATCCCCATTTATCAATATGTTGTTGAGTTAAACCATCTATTATATTAACTCTAGGTACAACATAAACATCAATCGTTGGATTATTATCTATAATGGTATGTAAATTGGTAACTAATTCTTCATGAGGTAATTCATCAGCATCAATTTGAAAAATATAATCTCCGGAACAAAATGAAGTTAATTTATTTTTCCAATCAGCAAAATGGTCTTGAAAAAAATCAGAATGCAAAGTAATGTCATTATTTACGGAATGGTTTCTAAGATATTCGTCAACTCGACTATCACCATTTTTCTTATCGTATAGAACTACAATATCATCATGAGTTCTTTTATGTTGTAAAATAAAAGGGATTAGTTTTTGAATTTCAACAAATTCATTGCAAACTGTAATAGCATAACTAATTTTCATTTTCAATTTGTGTTGCATTAGAAAATAATGTGCTAATATATCCGAAGGAGACAACCCTAATATGCGAGGAGGGTGTTTATTAATATGCGGTAAGGTTCTACCATGTGTTGTGTAACATATTAACAAGTGTCACAAGATGAGACGGTGGACGAAACAATCCCGATCAGTCAGGCACCGGATGTGACCATAATCCAGTCATATTCAATAATTCAATAATTCAATAATTCAATGCGCCCCCTCGATGGTTCCCTCGAAATAATTCCATCGACAGGATGTTCTATAAGTATCCTTGCATTACAATGTTTTACAATGCATTTACAATGGTGAGGTTGATATTTCAATGTATAATTCTTTGTGGGTTTCCATCTTCGATGGGGATTTAAACATTTAAGGTATCCAACATGGCGGCATTTAAAGCGACACATTAAGGCATTATAGATTGGTTCTCGAGAGGATTGGGAACATTGATTACCTTTTTTTGTGTAAAGTTTTTCAACCATGGGAAACTTTTTTTTCAAAAATGAAATTCAAGAAATGGAATGATGTTTTCAAATTTATAAAATCTAAAACTGTAAACTGTAAACTGTAACATGGTGCTAACAAATTGAGTAGACGATCCAATCTTCTCGTAATGAAAAGACGGGACCAAAAACATAAACAGAAACAGAAACAGAAACAGTCCATAACATCATTCAAACATTCAAACATTCAAGGCGCTCCCTCGATGTTTCCCTCGAAACCCTCCGTCGAAGTTAAACTCTTCGAAGAAGATGGTTCCCTCGAAATCATTCCTTCGAAAGTTTCATCGTGTAATTTACAATGATGCGATTAATATTTTCAATGTGTAAATCATTGTGGGTTTCCATCTTCGATGGGGAATTACAAGGCATCCTACATGGCGGCATTTAAAGCGACACCTTAGGACAATGCATGGGTGTCATTGTCGACTGGGAACACTGATTAACTTTGTTTTGTAAAGTTTTTCAACCATGGGGCAAAGTTGTTTTCAAATTTACAAAAACGAAAACTAAAACTGAAAGTGAAAACTGAAAACTGAAAACTGAAAACTGTAAACTGTAACATGGTGCTAACAAATTGAGTAGACGATCCAATCTTCTCGTAATGAAAAGACGGGACCAAAAACAAAAACAGAAACAGAAACAGAAACAGAAACAGAAACAAAAATAGTCCATAACATCATTCAAACATTCAAACATTCAAGGCGCTCCCTCGATGGTTCCCTCGAAATCCTCCATCGAAGTTCTACTCTTCGAAGAAGACAGTTCCCTCGAAATCATTCCATCGACAGGTTGTTCGATAAGTATCCTTGCATTACAATGCTTTACAATGTATTACATTGCTTTACAATGCATTCAAAATGATGAGGTTAATATTTCAATGTGTAAATCATTGTGAGTTTCCAAACATTCAAGGCATCCTACATGGCGGCATTTAAAGCGACACATTATGGAAATGCAGGGGTGTCATTGTCGATTTGGAACACTGATTGACTTTGTTTTGTAAAGTTTTTCAACCATGGGGCAAATTTGTTTACAACTTCCTAGGACACTTCCTAGGACACTTTTTTCAAACTATGAAATTCGTCCGGGACATTTTCTCACATTTTTACAAGCATACAAAATATACCAACCATGGGTTCTTACATCCTTCCGATACATTTATATACATATTCGTAGAGAGTTGTTGTAAATATCGCTCTTTGCTTTGTTGAATACCCGTTTCTTAAATGTGTTGAAATCCGTCATATAATTATTCGCAAACTTTTTAAGATTGTCCGTTTCTTCCATATCATCGGTTGCATCTAGATCGGGGGATTTTCCCGGGTTTTCATCAATCAACATTTGTCTCGATAATTTAATGTATCGGTTAATAATCCCCTTAATGACATCTAATTGGATGTCCTTAATCCATTTACCATCATTGAAAACATCGATGAACTTGTAGTCCGTCCGTAGGTTGGTGAGCGATATATTTTTTGTTTCCGGGTGTTCCGGATTGAAGAATGTATGTTCAAGATATTTAGTGATACATTCCATCGATGATTTTATAGAACGGCATTCGGATTTCAATTTGTCTAATTCGACATGGTCATGTGTGTAATTATAGAAGTTGTTAATGATATTATTGGTTACATTGTGTGAATTGTTCGTAATATTACCGTTATTATTTATAACTTGCATTGGTCCATTGTTGACTGGTTTACATTTTACATTTTTAACATGTTGATGTTTTCCTTGTTTTGATGCGAACATTTTGAGACATATCATGCATTGAAGTGGATGGAGACCATCACATTTTTCTTCGTGTTTCTTCAAGTTTGTCGTATTCGATAATATTTTATAACATTTCGAACATTGAAATTTATGTTTACTCGTGGATGATTGTTCACTGGTGGAAGATATTTCCGGCGATATTGGTTGACAAACGATATAACATGGATTCTTTCTTTTAAGATGATTATCGAGATTTGATTTTCGTTTTGTCGTGTAAGAACAATGGTCGCACTTGTAAAAGACCATGGTAAAAAGTTTTAGTAGTTATATGAGATAAACAATATATATTAACGAATATCTTAAGTAAAGTATGCATATTTACCGGATATAAAGATACATTTACCTAATATTCAATAACATTTACCTAATATTCAATAACATTTACCTAATATTCAATAACATTTACCTAATATTCAATAACATTTACCTAATATTCAATAACATTTACCTAATATTCAATAACATTTACCTAATATTCAATAACATTTACCTAATATTCAATAACATTTACCTAATATTCAATAACATTTACCTAATATTCAATAACATTTACCTAATATTCAATAACATTTACCTAATATTCAATAACATTTATATAATATTCAATGGAATTCATCATTAATATAGTAAATATAAATTTAAACCACCATATATCGTAATGGTAATTGAATACATGAAATTGAAATTATTACCATGTGCTTATTAAGTTGCTTAAGTTTTTAAGCGGGGAGGGGATCAAAAAAAAAAATTAGTCCTCTTTTTTTTGGGGAACTCGTTTCCTTGATTTTTTGAAACAGATTATTCATGTGTTGAATTTTAACACTGGTCCGTCTTGTACTAAATGAAACAATGCGCCCCCTCGATGGTTCCCTCGAAATCCTCCGTCGAAGTGCAACTCTTCGAAGAAGATGGTTCCCTCGAAATCATTCCATCGACAGGTTGCTCGATACGTGTCAATGCATTTAAAATGGTGATGGTATCATTCCAATGTATAAATTTTTGTGGATTTTTATCTTCGATGGGGATTTACAAACATTCAAAGCATCCTACATGACGGCATTAAAAAACGATGTAATAATAATACAAAACAATATAACACCATAATAGCACACCATCATCTTACTACTCCAAAAATTGAATAATAATAAATACTAAAATATACCATATGTAGTCAAGTCATTGAAGCGGTCATGGAAGCGGCAGTAAACAGTCTAATCGAATCAATCGTCCGACAAACCTTTTTTAGTGACCCTGTTTTCAAAACTAAATTTCTAACTCCGGAACTCAAACATCATCTCGAAACGAAATTCTTGAAACA